TCAGAATTTATTCTTAATAAAACTAGATATACTGTATTGATATAGTCTGAATAATATCCATTTAATAATGTAATTTTCAAGACTGTATCTGATTAATGTTAAATTGGTTTCTCTTACAGGAAACCAATTTAACATATTATATATCCAATGTAAATTACAATATTTAAAAGATGAAATTTTTAGTATTAATCAGATCCAGTCTTGAAAATTACACTACAAAATGAACAATATTTAGACTACATCAATATAGTATATCTATTTTATTATATATTTAATACTTTTTTATTTATTAATATATAAAAATAAATTAATATATATAATGAATATAATCGGAATTTATTCTTAATAAAAATAGATAGATTACTCTGGTATAGGCTAACTAGTATTCACTTTAGAGATATAATTTTCAAGACTAAATCTGATTAATGTTGAATTGGTTTCTCGTGAGAGAAACTAATTTAACGTATAACTGAGTCTATCATAATTTATACTATTCAAATGTAATTGTATTACAATTACATTAATACAGTCTATTCTATATCGCTGTATATGAAACAGAAAAGTAAACAATGTGGATATGATTTAATTAGTGTTGGATGGTTTTCTCGTAAGAGAAACTCATTAAGTAATATAAATTATGATATGATTATAATGATAGTGACTCAAACCCTGACTATAATATTTAGAATGAAAACAATTCCATGTTGTTAAAAATTGTTATTTTATGCTAAACCTATAAATCTGGTATTCTTACAAATAGTAATTGACAACAATACGAGTGAGTCAATAAGATCACTAGATTTTTCAAGTTTGGTGATCACATAAACCTAGAATACAAAGTAAGTTTCTACAAAGGATGATTATTACCGACTATAATTGATTTGTAAGAATATTAGGTTTTATATTCCCCCTCTCACGGATCTAGTATTTTAGTGATTATTGAATGCTATATACTCCAAATATATGAAAATATATGAAAATATAGTGTCATTCAGACAAATATTCATATACAATTAATTAATTGTTTAACAATAATACTATATTTTTTTCACTTCCTAGTCTATCCCAAAAAATTTCTCAGATTTTTACAAAAATTTCCAGATTTTTCCAGAATTTTCCCAGATTTTTTCCAGAATTTTCTGGAAATGTTCTAGAAAATTTAAAACTTTTCTGTATATGTATACAGAAAGTGTAAAATTAGTCATTATTAAGACACTTCCACACTGTCTTGAAAGTACTTAAAAATAGCAATTTTTGAATATTCTCAAAAAAATCCAGAAATCCTGGGTGTAAAAAGAATTAAAAACTGTCACATGGAAACCCTTCAAAATGTTACCAAAATCTGGATACTTTATTATGTAGGTAAATTCAGGGGATAATCTACATGTATTAAAAAATATTATTTTATGTCGGTGAAATACGGTACACATAAAATTAAATCAATTGTATAAGAAACATATCGGTTAAAATGGATGTATTGTGGGAAGTTAAAACAAATTAACAGATCATTTATGTAAATGCTAGATCTAATGATTTTCTTGTAAGAGGAGAATTATTAGATCTATTTATCTACATGACGTTTATTGATATTATATATATTTTTTATATTTACATGTTGAAAATATATTAGACTTAAACAACTTAAAATTAAAATGATTTTTACTGGCTTACTTCAAGTGATCATTAGATCATATAATTCTCTTTTTCATACATGAAGATAGATCTGAAAATATCAGACTTAATAAAACTAGATATACTGTATTAACATAGTTTGAATAATATCCATTTAATAATGTAATTTTCAGGATTAAATCTGATTAATGTTAAATTGGTTTCTCTTACGAGAAACCAATTTAACATGGAGTATAGTCAATATAATTTATAGTATTTAGAAAACAAAATTTATAGTATTAATCAGATCCAATCTTGAGAATTATGTTTGTAAATGAATATTATCCAGGGTATATCAATACAATCTATTTATTTTATTATATATTTAATACTTTTTTATTTATTAATATAAAAAATAAATTAATATATATAATAAATATAATCAGAATTTATTCTTAATAAAACTAGATAGACGATATTAACACAGTCTGGATAATATCCATTTGAAAATGTAATTTTCAAGATTGAATCTGATTAATGTTAAATTGGTTTCTCTTACGAGAAACCAATTTTAACATGGAATATAGTCAATATAATTTATAACATCTAGAAAATAAATTTTTAGTATTAATCAGATCTAGTCTTGAAAATTACATTCCAAAATAGATACTAATTAGACTACACTAATACAGTTTATCTATTTTATTATATATTTAATGCTTTTTTATTTATTAATATATAAAATTAAATTAATATATATAATAAAAATAATCAGAATTTATTCTTAATAAAATTAGATAAACTGTACTGACACAGTATGAATAATATCCATTTGAAAATGTAATTTTCATGATTAAATCTGATTAATGTTAAATTGGTTTCTCGTAAGAGAAACCAATTTAACATGAAATATAGTCAATATAATTTATAGCATCTAGAAAACAAAATTTTTAGTATTAATCAGATCTAGTCTTGAAAATTATATTCCAAAATGGATACTATTTAGACTATACTAATACAGTTTAATTATTTTATTGTATATTTAATACTTTTTTATTTATTAATATAAAAAATAAATTAATATATATAATAAATATAATCAGAATTTATTCTCAATAAAACTAGATAGATGATATTAACACAGTCTGAATAATATTCATTTAATAATGTAATTTTCAGGATTAAATCTGATTAATGTTAAATTAGTTTCTCGTAAGAGAAACCAATTTAACATGAAGTGTAGTCAATATAATTTATAACATCTAAAAAATAAATTTTTAGTATTAATCAGATCCAATATTAAATATATAATAAAATGGATACTAATTAGACTACACTAATACAGTTTATCTATTTTATTATATATTTAATACTTTTTTATTTATTAATATATAAAATTAAATTAATATATATAATAAAAATAATCAGAATTTATTCTTAATAAACTAGATAAACTGTACTGACACAGTGTGAATAATATCCATTTGAAAATATAATTTTCATGATTAAATCTGATTAATGTTAAATTGGTTTCTCTTACGATAAACCAATTTAACATGGAATATAGTCAATATAATTTATAGCATCTAGAAAACAAAATTTTTAGTATTAATCAGATCTAGTCTTGAAAATTATATTCCAAAATGGATACTATTTAGACTATACTAATACAGTTTATTTATTTTATTGTATATTTAATGCTTTTTTATTTATTAATATAAAAAAATAAATTAATATATATAATGAATATAATCAGAATTTATTCTCAATAAAACTAGATAGATGATATTAACACAGTCTGAATAATATTCATTTAATAATGTAATTTTCAGGATTAAATCTGATTAATGTTAATTTGGTTTCTCTTACGAGAAACCAATTTAACATGAAGTGTAGTCAATATAATTTATAACATCTAAAAAATAAATTTTTAGTATTAATCAGATCCAGTCTTAAAAATTGCATTCTAAAATGGATACTATTTAAACTACATTAATACAATCTATATATTTTATTATATATTTAATACTTTTATATATATATTAATATATAAAAATAAATTAATATATATAATGAATATAATCAGAATTTATTTTCAATAAAACTAGATAGATGATATTAACACAGTCTGAATAATATTCATTTAATAATGTAATTTTCAATATTGAATCTGATTAATGTCAAATTGATTTCTCTTACGAGAAACCAATTTAACATGCAGTGTAGTCAATATAATTTATAGCATCTAGAAAACAAAATTTTTAGTATTAATCAGATCCAGTCTTAAAAAATTACATTCCAAAATGAATACTATTTAGACTACACTAATACAGTTTATCTATTTTATTGTATATTTAATACTTTTTTATTTATTAATATAAAAAAATAAATTAATATATATAATAAATATAATCAGAATTTATTCTCAATAAAACTAGATAGATTGTATTAACACAGTCTGAATAATATTCATTTAATAATGTAATTTTCAATATTGAATCTGATTAATGTCAAATTGATTTCTCTTACGAGAAACCAATTTAACATTCAGTATGGTCAATATAATTTATAACATCTAGAAAATAAAATTTTTAGTATTAATCAGATTCAGTCCTGAAAATTTCATCCTAAAACGGATACCATTTAGACTATACTAATACAGTTTATCTATTTTATTGTATATTTAATACTTTTTTATTTATTAATATAAAAAAATAAATTAATATATATAATAAATATAATCAGAATTTATTTTTAACAAAAATAGATAGACTGTTCTGGTGTAGGCTAAATAGTATTCATTTTATGGATATAATTTTCAAGACTGGATCTGATTAATGTTAAATTGGTTTCTCATAAGAGAAACCAATTTAACGTATAACTGAGTCAACCATAATTTATACTCTTCAATTGTAATTGTATTACAATTACATTAATACAGTTTATTTCGTATCACAGCATATGAAACTGAAAAGTAAAATATTGTGTATATGTAAATATGAGTTAATCAGTATTCATTGAGGATATAATATTCATAATGAAAAGAATTCTATGTTATCGAAATTGTTATTTTATGCTAATACCAGATCTGAAGATCTAACATTCATGGTAATACTAAACATAAAAATCTGATATTATTACAAAATAGTAATTATTATCTATAATTAGCAACAGTACGAGTGAGTTAATTAGTATTCATTGGAAATCATAACTTCATTGGAAATCATAACTTCATGATTGAATATAATTAATATTGAATGGTTCACTCATGAGAGAAAACTATTTAACATATGATATGATAGCTACGCAGACTCTGTTTATAAGATTTATAATAAAAATTATCACACATCGTTTAAAACTGTTGTCTATACTGGTATTCCTTCAAATGGTAATTATTATTGACAACTGATGGTAATATTTTGCGTGAAATTTACATGTGATGTGAGTTTTCCATGAAGAGTTGTTAATATCATTTACAGTCAACCACTGCAAATCAGTAAAAATCATACGAATATTAGACTCTTACAATTCTAGCATTATATTTTAATATTCGTATCTGAACAATTAATTATTAGGTAGCAATACTAAAAAGATATACATCATACAAGACTTAATATATCAACATTTATATTGTTTCAACATGAACACATTAAATCAACTGTGATATACGTTACATTTTTTACTTTCTCGTCCGTCTTTGATTTTTTTTTCCAGAATTTCCTGAGACAGTTCCAGATTTTCTCCAGAATTTTTCCAGAATTTTTCTGGGATTTTTTTCTGGAAATTTAAAATTTTTTTCTGTATACATATACAGGAAGTATAAAATAAGGTACTTTGAAGACACTCCCACTCCGTCTTGAAAGTGCTCAAAAACACTAATTTTTGAATGTTCTCAAAAAATTCCAGAAATCCTGGAGATAAAAAGAGGTAATAAGTGTCACATAGGAACCCTTTCAAATATTACTAAAATTTTGAAGAACTATCATATAAGGAAAATGTAGTACACACTATATGTAATAAAATACATGACTTTTGTGACGACAATATGTACTGTAAAAAATCAAATAAATATTTTTAACTTATGGTATGACAAAAAGAGGAACATATTACAATGTGTTATATTTCATGGTAATTTACACAGTCTGAATTAATTTTGATTGAGATTATATGGTATAATTATATGTAAATTGTACAAGCGTGAGATAACAATGTCTATATAAAACTTAAATTTTTGAGATATTACCGGTAGAAATTCACGACTTATATGAAAGATATAATTATTTAACGTATGTTGGTATAAACATGATGGTTACCAATATATATTTCAGTTATAATCATACAAGGTGAAAATTGTTTACATATATTTCCAGCAAATAATGATAGACTGTATTGGTGTAGATCAACTAGTGATAATTTAAAAATATAATATTGAGGTTATAATCATATGATGTTGAATTGACTTCCTTTATGAGAAACAAGTTAACATGTAGTGTAGTAAATATAGTCTATAGTATTTAAGAGTGAAATTTCCAAGATTGAGATTAATCGATATCAAATTGGTTTCTCTTAAGAGAAACCAATTTGACATTAATAGGATTCAATCTTGAAAATTACATTAACAAATGAATATCATCTTTGATGTACCAGTATAGTCTATCTAATTTTATTAAGAATAAATTCTGATTATATTCATTATATATATTAATTTATTTTTTTATATTAATAAATAAAAAAGTATTAAATATACAATAAAATAGATAAATTGTATTAGTGTAGTCTGAATAACATATATTTCAATATGTAATTTTCAAGACTGAATCTGATTAATGCTAAACTGGTTTCTCTTAAAAGAAACCAGTTTAACATATAGTATAATCAATATAATTTATAATATTTTAGAATGTAAAATTTAGGAATAGATCTGATTAATGTTAAGTTGATTTCTCCCAAGAGAAATCAATTTAACATATAATGTAGTCAATATAATCTAAAACATTCAAAAATAAAAATTTTAGCATTAATCAGATTTAGTCTTGAAAATTACATTCTTAAAATGAATACAATTTAGACTATATTAATACAGTTTATCTATTTTATTGTATATTTAATACTTTTTTATTTATTAATATATAAAATTAAATTAATATATATAATAAAAATAATGGAAATTTTTCCTCAATAAAATTAAATAGATTGTATTAATACAGTCTGAATAATTTTCATTTAATAATGTAATTTTCAAGATTGAATCTGATTAATGTTAATTTGGTTTCTCGTAAGAGAAACCAAATTAACATATAATGTAGTAAATATAATCTAAAACATTCAAAAAATAAAAATTTTAGCATTAATCAGATTCATTCTTGAAGATTATATTCTAAATTGAATGCTATTTAGACTACATTAATACAGTTTATTTATTTTATTATATATTTAATACTTTTTTATTTATTAATATATAAAAATAAATTAATATATATAATAAAAATAATGGGAATTTTTTCTCAATAAAATTAAATAGATTGTATTAACACAGTCTGAATAATTTTCATTTAATAATGTAATTTTCAAGATTGAATCTGATTAATGTTAATTTGGTTTCTCGTAAGAGAAACCAAATTAACATACAATATAGTTGATATAATATACAATAGATAAAAAATAAAAAATTTAGCATTAATCAGATTCGGTCTTGAAGATTATATTCCAAAATGAATGCTATTTAGATTACACTAATATAGTTTATTTATTTTATTATATATTTAATACTTTTTTATTTATTAATATATAAAAATAAATTAATATATATAATAAAAATAATGGGAATTTTTTCTTAATAAAATTAAATAGATTGTATTAACACAGTCTGAATAATATTCATTTAGTAATGTAATTTTCAGGATTGAATCTGATTAATGTTAATTTGGTTTCTCATAAGAGAAACCAAATTAACATACAATATAGTTGATATAATATACAATAGATAAAAAGTAAAAATTTTAGTATTAATCAGATTCAATCTTGAAAATTATATTCCAAAATGAATGCTATTTAGACTACATTAATACAGTTTATCTATTTTATTATATATATTAATTTATTTATTAATATATAAAAATAAATTAATATATATAATAAAAATAATGGGAATTTTTTCTTAATAAAATTAAATAGATTGTATTAACACAGTCTGAATAATATTCATTTAGTAATGTAATTTTCAGGATTGAATCTGATTAATGTTAATTTGGTTTCTCATAAGAGAAACCAAATTAACATACAATATAGTTGATATAATATACAATAGATAAAAAGTAAAAATTTTAGTATTAATCAGATTCAATCTTGAAAATTATATTCCAAAATGAATGCTATTTAGACTACATTAATACAGTTTATCTATTTTATTATATATTTAATACTTTTTTATTTATTAATATGTAAAAATAAATTAATATATATAATAAAAATAATGGGAATTTTTCCTTAATAAAATTAAATAGACTATATTGTTACAGTCTTAATGACATCCATTTAGTAATATAATTTTCAAGATTGAATCTGATTAATGTTAATTTTGTTTCTCGTAGGAGAAACCAAATTAACATACAATATAGTCAATATAATTTATATTGATTAGAAAACGAAGATTTTTAGTATTAATCAGATTTAGTCTTGAAAATTACATTCATAAAATGAACACTACTTAGACCAATCAAACAGAATCTATTTATTTTATTGTATATTTAATATTTTTTTATTTATTAATATATAAAAATAAATTAATATATATAATGAAAATAATAGGAATTTTTTCTTAGAAAAATTAGATAGACTATACTGACATAGTCCAATTAACACTTATTTTTAAACATAAATTTCAGGACTAAATCTGATTAATGTCAATTTATTTTCTGTTATGAGAAACTAATTCAACATAAGTTACAACCAATATAATATACATTATTTTAAAATTTAATTTAATAACCGCTGATTTTCTCCACTTAAAAAAAATTATTTCTCCCATATCCCAATTGTATTACATCTTCCATCATCTTAAAAAAATGAAAGAGAAAGATAAATTTTTGTATGGTTAAAATAACCATTTTCTGAATTGTTTGAAACGTATTCATCCTTATCTCCAAATGTCTGACCAATCTGGAGTAGCAAACACAAAAAAATCTAAAATTGATTTATCGAAAAAACTTGAAATAATTGCTGAATATCACAAGTATAAAAATTGTTCCCGTGTTGCAAATAAATATGGTGTTTCTAGAAATACTATTATCAACTGGATCGCTAAAGAAAAAAACACTGAAAAGGAAGTAAAATGTGATCTCGGTAACAAACAAAGTCTTAAATTTAACCTCTCGGAAAAACTTGAAATGATTGCAGAATATCATAAATGTAAAAATTATTTATCTATTGCAAATAAATACGGTATCAATGTTAAAACTATTATTAAATGGGTCGGTAAAGAAAAAGACATCAGGAAACAAGTGGAAAAAGGATTTGGTGAAAGACAAGGATTGAAGAAACAGCCAGTTAAAGGACCTAAATATAATCTCTTGAAAAAACTTGAAATAATTACTGAATTTCGTGTATGTAAAAATTATACATCTATATCAAATAAATATGGTGTGGATGTAAAAACTATTGTCAGTTGGATCGCTAATGAAAAGAATATCAGGAAAGAAGTAGAAGAAGGATTTGGTGAAAAATTGAATATGAAGAGACAATCTAAAAATCTTAAAATTAATCCTTTAAGAAAACTTGAAGTAATTTCTCAATACCATGCATGCAAAAATTATACTTCTGTATCAAATAACTGTGGTATTTCCAGAAAAACAATTGAATATTGGGTTTCTAAAGAAAAAGAGATTAGGGAAGAAGCGGAGAGAGAATTTAGTGAAAATAATTTTGAAAAATGTTTATATGATATTGTTCCACCTAAGGAAATAGAAACGATTGAATCAGTTATAGTGGAGGATGGAAATATATTGAAAGATATGACACCATATGTAGAAGAAAATAATTTGGACACTAATGAGACTGATTTATATACAAATGAATTTGATCACGAATATATGATAGAGGATAATTTTAATTTTGTTGAAACAGGCATATACTCAAATGATCACGTAACAGATAATTATAATATTAATGAAACGAATCCATATTTAACCGAATTAAACAATTATGTGAGAGAATTCTAAGTTCTTAAGGGACCTAAAATTATTATAATGATATGGTAACCATATTAATGAATATAATATGGTTATCATATCAGCATCCACTAAATGTGTTAAACAATATTTTATATATGTTTCAAATTGAACCATAATCACTCATGATAGATTTATATATATTATTATATATTATATTATCTCGTCTCCAGTCGTTCCAAAAAAAAATGAAAGAGAAAGATAAATTTTTTTAATCTGGAAAATAATCAATTGTAATCTGTCCAACATATCTGACACATATTCCCAATGGCTGGTCAACTCAAAATAGCAAGTTCAAAAAAGTCCAAAGTTAATCATTTGAAAAAACTTGAAGTTATTGCTGATTATCGTAAATATAAGAATCGTTCCTATATTGCAAATAAATATGGTATTAGTGAAAAGTCTGTTACTAATTGGACCTCTAGGGAAAAAGATATCAAAAAAGAAGTAGAAGAAGGATTTAGTGAAAGATGTAGATTTAAAAGACCGCTAGTTGGATATTCTAAAACTAACCTCTTGAGAAAACTTGAAGCAATTATTGAGTATCGTAAATGTAAAAATTATACTTCTGTTGGAGATAAATATGGTGTTTATAGAAAAACTGTCGCTAATTGGGTTGTTAAAGAAAAAGACATATTGAGAAAAATAGAGATAGGATCTAGTGAAAAACACCTTGAGAAATATTTATATGATTGGATATTATCGATAAGAGATATACATGATATTATAACTTATAACATGATCAAAGTCAAAGCAATTGAACTTACTGACAAAATTGGAATAGAATATACAAATATTTATAAAGATAGTAAGGGTAAAAAATCTTTAAAGTTGTTAAAAATTTCTGATAAATGGTTACGTAATTTTTCTGAAAGGTATAGTAATATTTTATCCAAGAAAGCAGGAGATATTAAAATAATTATAAAAAAGGAAGAAAATGAAGATTTGTTGGGAAATATGACAGTATATGCTGAAGAAGATAATTTTAATGTTGATAAGACTGAATCGTATACAAATGAACTTAATTATGAATATGTAACTGAAGATAATTTTAATATTGATAGCATAGATAGCACTGGTATGTATTCAAAAGAATCTAATTATGAATATATTGTAGAAGATAACTTTAACGCTGACGAAATTAGTTCATATCTGAAGGAGTTAAGTAATTATATGATGTAAATGAACCAATATATAAATTCTATAACATTATCAGTAGTACCATCAGATATGACCAGTCATATTTTATATTATGATTCAAATTGAACCATAATTCATTACAATGAATTCGCATATATATTTTTATGTTTATCATGTATTCTCATTATTTTCACCAAATATTTTGTCAAGTGATTATCAACCATTAACATACAATCGTGTAATTGTTGATTTTACAATATATTGATCCATCATCAACTACAAATGGTATACATCGTATATATTTGAAATTAACCATATTTCACCTCATCTGACAGACCATTATAAAATTACAGTATAATTTTAATTTAAAAATTTCCGAATTGAAATTTTTTTTTCGCCTTAAATTGTAAAATTCTATATAAAATATATACATTAGTAGATATTTTTCTCTCGATCTTTGATCTTCTAAAAAGCGATAAATTAAAAAAATATTATATACAAGCGTTAGATATGAACACCATAAAAAGTGATGAGTATCTTAATAAAGAGTTCATTGATAGTGTATACCAATACACTATCAATAACCTTCAATCCATCTACGATGTAGCTTGGGACAATTACGTTTCAAATAAGTTTGAAACTGTAAAGTCAACCGTCCTCAATAGAGTTAACGGAATGGTTGACGAAAATTATTACCACGAACTCACCACAGTCTACAATATGGAGAAATTGTATGACTACATCAAAAGTGGTGAAATTATTATTGAAGCTTCAGATATTCCTACTGAAGCTATCTCCGGGTTTGAGGAACCCCCAAATCCTCCGTTCATGATTGGTGGCTTCTTGATTCCAGAGACCTTTGGAAAATACAAGATCAAAAGGGGAAGAAAATCAAATGTTGATAAAAACTTCTCCTTTTCAGATGTATATCATGGTCTCGACACATCATGTTTACCACCAACTGACAATCCAACTTCAACCACCAACAACACAACAAATTCAACTACAACCACAACCACAACCAATTCTAATTCCACTCCCACCCCCACTCCCGATCTTAAACCTCAACCACAACCTAAACCCAAAGCTAAACGTAAACCATACAAACCCAGAGCCAAACCAGCTAAAAACAAATCCAAGTCTAAATCCAAAACAACCAGTTCATCACCACCACCACCACCACCACCATCAATAATATTTTCATCCACATCCACATCCAATTCCAATATTGAAAACAAAAACAGTGTTTCTATTCCACCTCCCAAAATAATTTCAACTAGTATATTCACCCCACCCCTTAAGTCAATTCCAATCAATTCTTTCATCCCACCCACATTTAATGCTAATAACACCAGTAAAACCAATGTCATTATCAATTCTATCAATACCAACAGCAACATTTCCACCACACATGTATTAATACCAACTATTTCATCACCATCTGTTTATAGCAACACCAATTCCACCAATTTTATCATTCCACAATCAAATCCAATCCATCTTCCTATTTTTCCACCACGTAAACCCGTTAAAACAACTGCTCGCAATATGTTTGAAAATCCCAAAATTATACACAGACCCCCTGTAAATATATATGCCATCAATCCTCCAAAAGTAGTAGGTCTTGTATCATCTCATGTTTCAATCATTCCAGCACCAGAAATTCCCCAAGTTGTCAAAAGGGGTAGAAAAATTGGTAGCAAGAATAAAACTGAAGAGGAGAAATTGGCGGCAGCAGCTGAGAAGGAAACAAATACTAAACCCCGTGGACGAACTGTCGGTAGTGGTAATAAGGGACCAACAAATAAATCAGATTTGAACGTCATAATTCGTGATAAAGAAGTTGTTTATAGGGAAAATCCAACTGATTATGAAAAACACCTTATTCAGTATACCGTGGGTTGTAAGAAGATATCATATGCTGAATGGTCAGATCATTGTCATAAACATCTTGAAAGGTTGAAGGAAGGTTGGGATGTCGATAGAAAGGAGTATATGGAAGAATGGGAAAGTAGAAACCTTAACATGATCAGATCTTTAAAGAGTAAATGGCTTAATGAGGCAAGAACATTGTATACCTTAAGCAAATCTGTGTATTGTAATCCCAAATCAGTTGATGACCTCTTGAATTCATTCTCATTACAATCCCTTAAGCATAAATTAACATCTAGATATTCAATAATTAATGACAATGTAGTTGATAAAATTAAGGAGATATATAAGAAAACAAATACCCGTACTGAGAAAAACGTCTGTGAATTCTTGTTCTTTGGATCAAAATCAGTCTGTGGTAAATCATTTAAAGATGATATTTCTGATAAATATTCATGTTGTGAACCTGCACCATTGGATGATATTTATGGGTCTGAATTTGAATCTGAATCAGAGGATGTGGTTGAAGTAAATGATGAATTCAATGACAGTGAAACAGGTACGTCGGAAACGGATATGTATGAGGTAGATGTGGTGGAAGTAAATAGTGAGTTAGATGATTGTAAATCGGATATGTCTGGAACTGATATATCTGAATCAAATGTACCTGAATCAGATGTGGTGGAAGAGGGAGATAGTGTTAATAATGTTGGAGATGTGGGTGATAATAGCAGTATTAGCAGTATTAACGATGTTAGTAGTGTCGGAGATGTAACTGATGTTGATGATGTAAATGTATTCAGTGATGTAGTAAGTATAGTTGATGCGGATAATAGTGAAGATTTAATTGATTTTAACCTGGATGTGAATGATGATGATACTGTAATATATTCTAACGTAAATGATAATCATCCAGTAGATGACCAAAGTGTATTTTCAGTTGATGATCTCTATGAATTAAGTTTGTATTATAGGTCAAATAGACGTGTTGTTAATAATTTTTCCTCTGATTCGTCAAGTAATACTGATTCTGAGAATGGTTTAAATGATATACATATGTTCGATATTATGGATAGTGGTAGTAGTGATAGTGATCATAATAGTGATCATAATAGTGATTCTGAAATTGGCGGTGGATCATGTTTATCGGACGATATGAAAATGTTATTTGACGAATATTTTGTAAATTGTAAAAATTATGATGTAAATTATATTGATGAACATTCCTCATCATCAGATAGTATTAATATAAATATTTTGTAAATATTATACGCATATAGACCATCATGTTATTCTAAATTGAAAATATCAAACATGTATATATATTAATATTTTTTTTTACATATTCCTAACATCATGATATATTAATACTTATTGCGATTGATTGAAAAACGATATTAATTGATACACTATATAATGTTATTTTCTTCATTTTTAGTATCTTACATGTTTATTCATAATATAATCAACATATTTAATATTTAATTGATGAACGATGATGATTAATATGTTACATAATACTATTCTATAATTTATATTTATAAATTTACACACCATGCCTTATTTGTTTATTCATAATATATCTAATACCTATTACATTTGGTAGAAAAGATAATAGTTATTATAATGTATAATGTTATTTTTCTTTAATCTTCATGTACATTTATGAATATTTAATGATGTAAATTGAGAGTATGACATAATCTAAACCACTACATAATTCCATATAACTTTATGGATAAATGATAAAGTGATTAATTACGTTGAAACATTTGTGAAAAGTGAAATATATTTTCAATCACACATGGGTTGTATCTGAATATCTAGTTGTTTTTGCATGAATTTTCTAATCAGAAATTAAAAAAAATGTTGAAAAAAATTTTTTTTATATAAATATGATTCTTAGATCTTTAAAAATAAAAAATTTTAGAAACATTAAAATAGAAAAAATAAAATTGGATAAATATAGGACTATTATATATGGTGGTACTATAGATGAAGGAAAAGATATCTTATTATCTCTTGTGATATTTTTTGAATGTTACAACTCAATTTATAATAAAGTAGTAAGCAATAACATCACAATTAATAAACTACTCAATTTGAATATAAACATTCCATATGACGTAAATACATTTTTATCAATAAACAATGATGAAGAATCGACAATTGTTGGAAATTTTTCAATAAATGATGATAAGTACAAGATAGAAATGTCATTAACATGTGCTGGTATGTTGTATATCAATGACGTTGAAGTAAAAAATAATGAAAAAATAAATTATGTACATATGTATAATTTAGATACATATTATGTTAATTTTAATAATGATATAAACAACTTAAGATTGACATACATTGAATTAGAAAATGTATATAAAAATAAAATAAGGGTTTATATGTTAGAAATCTTCGATATCATGAATATAGAAGATGAAAATAAAAATATTTACATATATTATAAAAATAAAAATAAAAGAGAGATAATGATGTTGAGTGTAGATTTTCAAAAAATTTTCGCATCTTTAACATTGTTATATTATCTATTAAGTAAAAAAAGTGGAGAAAAATATTATTTGTTAGAGAGACCTGAAACGTTTCTCTGTGAATACAGAATTAGAAAATATATGGTATTTTTAAGAAGTATATGTGATAACAATGAAATCAATTTGATAATTACATCTAATAATAAATATGTCATGAGGAATATGCTTAATTTAGATAAAAATGATGATAAGGAACACATATTAGTGTTGGAAGGATCTAACGAGGTAAATCTCAATGGTTTCTTCACAAAGCTAAAAAAGTATATCCCATATTAAATAAATTTTATATTACTACTAAAAGTAAAATCAATGATGAAAACGTATTATCTAAAATATCTATATGTTATGAAAAAGTAATATTCTTAACTGATGCTGAATTTAAACCTTCAGAAAGAATAGATAAATATAACAGAAATATTAAGGAAACTAATGATAATATATTTCACATATGTACGAATTTACCATGTTCTGAGTCTTATTTGATACTAGACCATTTCTTGATAAGTAGTAGGGAAAATAATATTATCAAATTAAGAGATTATTTCAATCTCCCCGAAAGTAAAAAGAAATTTTTGAATGGTCTTGAGAATGAAATTCAAAATATTTTAGAATATGTAGAAGAAGGGGAAAGGACATGGAATAGAGCTTTATTGGAAATTACAAAGGAAAATCCAGACTACGAATTTTTAACCACTGTTATACACGGTCACTTATGGGTTAATATGATTGGTAATAATGGAAAATACGAAGATTTGAGTATTAAAAGCTCAAAACACTGGTATGAAATTAAAAATTTTAATAATTTACAACCACGCACAGAATATTTATTGAACATAATGATGATGTAGATTTCAACAGTCTCTTCTAAAAAAATTGCTTATATATTATGTATTATTCACTATACATGGTATATAGGTAATTTTAGTTTAAAATAAAGAGCAAAAATTTTCAAAAAAAATTTTTTATATATAAAATGAAAATTTTATCTTTAGAGATAAATAACTTTTTAAATAATAAAAGAGGAAAAATTAATTTTGTAGGATATCCTCTAGTTGTGAATGATTATGATAATATGAGTAAAAAATACGCAATATTATCAATCATGATCTTCTTAAGAGGATGTAGATTATTATTAGAAAATACATGTAGTAAAGGAATGGAATTATTTACAACGGTTGACGATTTACTAGACATATATTTAAATGAACAATATAATATTTCATCTTTTCTCAGGTATAAAAATAAAAATAACATATCATGTTTTGTAGGTGAAATACTAACAGACGGTCATGTCGATAAAATACATGTCTTCTTAAATAACAATATAATATCGGTAAATTCATATTATGAAAAAATTGAAAATTTTGGATATGTATATATGTATAATATATACCCTTATTATAACGTAATGAATATAAGCGAAAATAATAATAATTTGAGAAGTGTTTTCGTTACATTGGACGAATCGTATAAAAATTGTATAAAGAATCATATGAGGGATATTTTCTGCACAAATAATATAATATATGGTATAAATAAATGTTTATATATAAATATTCAATATGATAGTGAAGAATTGGAAATAATGTACTCTGATTGTCATATACAGAAAGTATTTGCATCATTTACTTTGTTGTATAAAATAATATCTGACAAATATAGTAATAGTTATTACATAATTGATGAACCTGAAGTGTTTTTAGAACATTATAAAATGATAAAATATCATTCAGCATTAAAATATATATGTGATAAAAATAATGTGAATTTAATTATTATAACCAACAACAATTATATACAATTCAACACATATAATATATTTTCAATTAAAAATAATAATGTGAAAACCATAAGTAATAATATAAATATAAACATAAATACAAATATTTTCGAAAATCTGTTACTTGTAGAAGGTTCAACGGAAATATATGAAAATGGATTTTTAACGAAATTAGCAAATGTTTATCCAGTTTTGAAAAAATTTTTTATGATGGAAAAAAACAGGATAAATGAAAAATATGTATCAAAAAATAATATAAACTGTTGTTACAAAAAAACCATATCATTAGTGGATAAAGATTTTCTACCTTATGAATTATCACGTTCTCACAACGAAAAAATGGAAGAAGATGGATTCGGTGTATATAAAATATACACTGATTTACCATGTTCTGAGTCTTATCTTATATTAGATTATATATATATATCTAGCAGAAAAAATGTTCATGAGAAGTTACAAGATTATTTCAGTAATAACAGAAATAAAATAGACTATATAAATGGTTATAATACTGCAACGTCAAAATATCCGGGGTATGAGGGAAAAGGTGAGGAAAACTGGAATAGAGCATTATCTGAAATATCTAAAGATAATCCGGATTATATATTAATAGTTTCAGTAATACGTGGTCACAACTGGGTTGAAATGCTTAAAGGTGGAAAATATCCCGATTCTATTATCAGTAGTTCTAAGAATTGGTATAAGAAAAAAGATTTCACCGATTTTCACCCAATCGTTCAAATTTTTCTTGATAGAACATATGGTCCTTCCGGATATTTTGTAAGAGTATGTCAATAATTATATATAACACAAAATTTTTATTAAAAATTTTATCATAAGGTAATAATATTAAATATGCAATACATTAAGATTATGGAAAATGGCAGACACGTTTGACACAAAATATAATTTTAACCTCACTAAACAGGGAATAACAAGCGCATGATAGATACTCTACAAAATGATGGAATGATGAATTTAAAAGGTGATCTATTAAATTATAAAAATATGATAAATATAAAAAATTTAATATATTTCCATATACAATCTCATATTATATAATGATGTTATAAATAATATGGTCAGATGTAAAAGAAAATATAATATTTATATTAGAAGATATAGACATTGGTGTGATATTACAAATTTTCATAATTTATATCCCTCCATTAAAAAATATTAGATATAATGTTTGATTATATAACAGACATATTTAATATCTAATATATAATTGATATCAAAAAATTTGAACAACCTATACACAGTGATATTTTCCATAATTTTTGTGTTAAAACAGTAGGAAAAGGGAGTTCAAAATGATTAATATTTTACAATATGTAAAATATTTAGTGTATTAACTATATTATTTGTTAATGTATAAAATGAAAAATTTATATTTAGAGATAAATAACTTTTTAAATAATAAAAGTGGAAAAATTAATTTTGCAGGATATCCTTTAGTCGCGAATAATTATGATAATATGGGTAAAAACACATAATAATATTAATCATTATTTTCTTAAGAAGATATAAATTATTATTAGAAAGAACGTACAATATATACCCATATTATAATATTGTAAATACAAAAACAGATGTAAATAAAAAGAATATTAATTTGAGAAATATTTATATTACATTAGATGAACCACATAGGAAATGTATAGAAATGTATATGAAAGATATTTTTGATGTTAAATACATAATATGTGGTATAAATAAATATCAATATATAAATATTCAATATGATGTAAGTGATGAGTTAGAAATAATGTATACCGATGATTATTTACAAAAGTATCCACATCATTTATATTGTTGTATAAACTAATTTCTGATAAACGTGGTAACAATTATTATATTGGTGATATCAGTAATACGTGGCCATAACTGGGATGAAATGCTCAAAAATAGAAAATATCCTGATATTATTGTCAATGACTCTAAGGATTGGTACAAGAAAAAAGATTTCAATGATTTTCACCCAATCGTTCAAATTTTTCTTGATAGGACATATGGTCCTTATGGATACTTTGCTAGAGTATGTCAATAATCATTCATATAGAGTATATAATTTTTAATAAAATTTTTATCATAAGATAAATATCAAAAATGTGTTTTACAATATGATAAATATATATAAAATTAATTGATATACATCAGATATGCTATTGTAGAATGATGTAACAATAATATGCTGTAATATTTTCATAAAACCGGTGTTAAAACAATAATAAAGGGAATCCCAATGATTAATATTTTACTGTATTAACTATACCATTTATCAATGCATAAAATGATAACTTTTTTATTGTATTTTTTAATAAATTTTCCTCAGAAAAATATGTCTGTGCCGGGGTTGTATATTTATAATAATTGTATGGATGAATCCACCCAAAATGCTGTTTTAGCATATATAGATTCAAAACCATGGTTACTTGATTTAAAAAGACGTACACAACATTATGGGGCAAGATATGATTATAAAACCAGAAAATTATATTATGACAATATTTTACCATTCGAAAAAGATTTCCCAATAGATGTCATTAGAAATAGTATATCACAGTATTTTGGTGCTATCCCTAATCAATGCATAGTAAATGAATATACATCTGGACAATCCATATCACAACATATTGATGCAAAATGTTTTGGAGATGTCATAGTTACTATATCTTTGGGAGATTTTACAAATTTTGTCATGAGTAATGACAAGGAAACCATACCAATCAGAGTTAACAAAGGTGATATAATAATTTTAACATCTGATGCTAGACACAAATGGAAACATCATACCACACCTGTAAATGCTCCAGGATACAGACGCATATCGATAACTTTCAGAACAATTAAAGAATAATTGAAGAGTAATATATGTTATATACAATGTATATAATTAAGCTAACATAATATGCAAAAAAAATATTAAATCAACATGAGAGATTATGAGATTAATGATTGTAAAAGCATTAGGAAAATAAATTACTCTCACATGTATAATTTACATTCTTATTATGAAGATATAATGAATGAATACGTATATTTAAAAGATTTTAGATTGATTTACATGAAACTAGAAAAAATATATAAGGATATTATAGAAAAATACATGATGGATTTATACAATATATCTTCCATAGAGAAAGATATTAATAACAAATATATTTATGTTAGCTATGAAAATAAAAATATAGAAATAATGAATATGAGTGAAGACTTTCAAAGTGTCTTTATATCTTTAGTACTGTTATATAATTTAATTTTTAGTAATGAAAGTGATAAATATTACTTAGTAGAAGAACCCGAAAAATTATTACAATTCCATAACATGAGAAAGTATTATTCAATATTAAAAAATATATGTGATGAAAATAATGTAAACTTGATAACACTTACCAATGATAACTATATTAAACACAATACGTTAAATTTATATTCTGTTAAGAATAATAATATAGATGTTAAAAGTGACGAATATGAATATGCATTGATAGTAGAAGGATCTAATGAAGAAGAAACTAATGGTTTTATTACTGAATTAAATGTGTTATATCCAATATTGGACAATTTTTACATAAGAGCATCATGTAGGTTAATTAACAATTTTTTAAAAAGAAGGTGTCTCAAGGATGTAAAAAAGTAATACGATTAAAAGATAGGAACAATAAAAGAGTTGATAAGTACGGTATATATAACTTGTACATAAAATTACCATGTTCTGAGTCACATCTTATTCCGAATTACTTTTTGACAGATAAAAAAGATACACCTGATTATTTTCTGATAGTATCTGTCATTTATGGTCATACATGGGTAAAAATGCTGTCTGAAGATTTCAATATAAAAAGATACAAATTTTGAAGGTTTACATCCTATTGTTAAAAGTCTTTTAGATATAACAATAGAACTCATAATAGACAGATTTAATGAGCAGTAGAAGTAAATAATGCAATAATCTTCTATATATCAAATTTAAGAAAAAAATGTTAAAAATTTACAAAATTTTTAACAATAAACGCACTGATAGTAAAGTATGTAAATGATTTTTATATTTATAAAGATCGTTATAATTAATGATAATACCAATAATATTAAATTCAGATATCAATTTGGTGATAATTGATTGTGAAAATAATTAAATAATAAATAAACATCAATATTTGCACATATTCGTGAAAATTTATAACGATTATATTATTAAAAAATAATATTTTTTAATTCTTCTAATTTTATTTTATATTTTTTTCTTAAAAAAAATTTTATTATATAAAATAAGAATTTTAATGTTAAGAATAATTAATGTCTTAACAGTAAAGAAGAAAGATAAGTATATTGATGTACGAGGTGATGAAAATAATCTATCGTGTCCATATTCATACTATCAATATAGTGTATCAGTATTTTTATTAATTACAAGCTGTTATGTAACACCCAAAAATTATTTTGTGAGTGGGATATATACAATTGTATATAGTAATATGATAATATTGAACGGCTTTGATGAAATTTATAACAATATTTATATATACAATGTATACACAAGCAATGTATATGTGGAAGATTTTAGGAATACATGTATTTTTAGCCATGATGATGGAATAGCTAATCAATTAATATTTAAAGGATTACCAATACCCTTATGTAATTACATTGTGACAAAATATCAATCAAATTTAAATTTTGTAAATGTTATAGATAGCGATAATAATATTAACTTAATATGCGATTCAGTTAATGGAGAATCTCATCTTGATACAATAGAAAATTTATTGATTGTTGAAGGATCAACGGAGATCGGAGAAAATGGTTTCATCACTAAACTCACGAAAGTTTATCCTGTTTTGAAAAAATTTCATATGATTGAAAAAAACAGAATAGATGAAATAAAAGCTTTAAGAAGTGATGCGAGCAAATCTTATAAGAAAACAATATTATTGGTAGATAAAGATTTTAAACCATATGAAAGATCGTGTCAACATAATGATAATATAAAGGAGGATGAGGATGGTATATATAAATTGTATCTTGAATTACCATGTTCAGAGTCACATCTGATCCTTAATTATTTTAAGAAAGCTAACAGAGAAAATATTACCATGAAACTAGAGGACTATTTTAAAAATAATGTAAATAAACAAAAATTCTTAAATGGTTTTAATTATGCTGTTCCAAAAGATCCAAAATACGAAGGTAGAGGGGAAGAAATATGGAACGAAGCATTATTAGAAATTAAAAAAGAAAACCCTGATTATGTTTTAATAGTCTCTGTAATTCATGGTCACAGATGGGTCGGTATGCTAAAAAATAAAAGAAGATATAAAGATATCAATGTTAACAATTCTAGAGATTGGTATAAGAAAGAAGATTTTAGTGATTTTGATCCAGCTGTTTATGGCTTCCTAGATAAAATGATTAAACGAATATGTGATATATGCGGCTATTAATTATCAAATCATGACCTTAAGTTTATTAATGATAAATTTATAAGAATATCAAACATGTCAGGTTGTTTACAATCAATAATGATATTTAAAGCTGTCATTTAGGCGAATATCAGACATCTTAAGATTCTTAATATTCTTATAAATGTGCATATATTGTAGAGCTTATAGTTTAGAAAAGTCACATTTTATAAATCGAATATCATTTAATAATTATAATCATGATCATTATTATGATTTGGAAACGGAAGATGGTTTGAAAGTAATTGATATGATGGATATTGAATATGAAGATACGAGGGGTAACACTATTTTATTTTATGCATGTTGTACTAATAATGTTAAACTATTAAAGAAATTAATAGAAAAAGGAGTAAATATTAATCATAAGAATGACACTGGTGAAACAGCATTAATTTTTATGAGTTACAACGAGTATATAGACATAGAAATAGTGGAAATGTTAATAAAAGCAGGTATAGATATTAACCATGTCAGTGATGATGAAGAAACATCAATAATGGTCATATGTAGATGTGAAGGGTATGACAATAGAGATAACATCTTAAATGTTGTAAAGACTTTGATAAAAGGAAATAGCAACCATTATTATGATTATTATAATTCATATAGAGATTCAGCACTGACCAGTGCTTGTCAAAATAATAATGTAGAATTGGTTGAAGTATTGTTAGAGTCTCAAGAATATATAAATTGTGATATAGCCTTAATATATGCATGTGAAGATAATAATGTAGAAATTGCAAGATTATTAATAAATAAAGGAGCTGATCCTGAATATTTGACTAGATCGAATGACTCACCTTTATTAATAACATGTGTAAATGGATACACTGAAATATTTGAAATGTTGATTAATGCTGGTGCTGATGTCAATTATATAGATTATGATTGTGTATATACTAATAATCTTGATAATTCATTACTAATGTACGTATGTGGTGAATGTTATAAAGCAAATGAAAGAATTGTAAGACTTCTAATAGATAAAGGAGCAGATATAAATTATGAAAACGAAATAGGTGATACAGCATTGATATATACATGCAGAAAAAAATATGTGGAAATAGTAAAAATATTAATAGACGGAGGTGCAGATGTTAATTATATTAATAAAAATAATGATACAGTCCTTACATTTGCATGCGCTAGTGGTAAAATTGAAATAGTTGAAATATTATTAGCGAAAGGTGCGAATATAAATCATAAGATTAATTACAATACATTATTTATTATATCCTATCATAAAAATAATTTAAACATACTAAAATTATTAACCGTCTTTGGATATAATTATCTAGAATTACATAAACATTCGAGAATAAAAAGTAGTTTAGATGTGACATATTATACTGTATATGAACATTTAAATATATATAATCAGTATTCAGATACAGAATCCATAGATGAATATAATAGCATGTAAAAGAGATTTAATGAATTTTTTAAGAGATTATATTAGCAGTGATGAATATCATAGAGACAAAAATCAAAATAAACTTATTAATAAAATTGCATCTGACATATTATGCCAAATAGTATTACTTACAGATGATTATTATATTTTAAAATATTGAATATTTCACACAAGCATATATGAAAAATAATCACAATAAATTAAGTAGTTATCCTGAGAATATCTGAAATGTATACAAAATTTCACTATATACATATCGTTATTTACGAATGAGTTAATATAATTATCAATTATATGGACAATGTTCATTACAGTAAGTATTCATATATAAATATAAACAATATTGTGATTTATATTGACAAATACTTTACAATATGTAAAACATTCCGGGATGTTATTAAAAAAATATTTAGAATAAAAATGTTTTAAAAAATTATTTTTAATTAAAATGGAACTTAAATCTATAAAAATAGAAAATTTCACAATTTTAAAAGATATAGATGTAAATTTAGAAAGATGTCCAGTGGTAATATATGGCGATGATATAGAAATCAAGCATATATTATGGTCAATCATTTTATATATTGAAGGATATAATATTTATTATGAAAAACTTAAAAGTGAATATAATAATTCTACGACATTGAATGTAAAAGAGAATGATATTTTAACTATGTACATTAATGGTGCATATACAGTGAAATCTCTATTATCTATGAGTAATGATGTACCATCTTTTGTTGGAAAATTCAATATTAATGGTAATACTAATGAAATAAATATACGCTTAACACCATATAATATTTTAATTGTAGATGATATGGAGAATAACACTAATGATATTGATAAAATAGATTACATACATATGTATAATTTATGTCCATTTTATGATGGATTGTATAACAATAACAACATCTATAATTGTATCAAAAATATAAGAATGTCGTATATAACATTGGATGATATGTGTAAAGAAGAAATAAATAATTATATGAAAATTATTTTCGACGACATTGTGATAGAAAATGATGTAAACAATATATACATTAAAATAAATAATAAAAAGATGGAAATAATGTTTCAAACAAATGATGTACAAAAAGTATTTACATCATTGATATTGTTGTATAAATTGATATGCAGGGGAAATCAAATTAAATATTATTTGATAGAAGAACCAGAAATGTATTTGTCTTATTATAAGATGAAGAAGTATATATCAATTTTAAAAGATATATGTAATATATATGATGTAAATTTAATTATGGGTACGAATGATAATTATATTATAGGTAATACTGAAACAGTTGAAAATATTTCCAATATTGTATATGTAGTTAACAATATAAAAAAAATAAAAATTAAGTCATCTACTATTGATGATATAAAATATATAGATCGTGAATATTTATTGATAGTGGAAGGATCTGATGAAATAGGTGCTAATGGATTTTTCACTAAATTGAGGAATGTATATCCTATATTGGAGAATTTTTATATGATAGTGTATAACAGAATTAATGAGGATGTTTTGATGGCTAGATTATCAGAAAAATATAAGGTAATAATATATATTACGGATGCTGAGTTCAAACCAAGGAACATTATAAACATGTACAATAGTAAAATAAAGGAAACCATGATTAATGTATATAATATTGTTACTGATCTTCCATCCTCAGAATCTTATTTAATCCTAGACTATTTTAAGAAGAGCAAGAAAGAAGATGTAATGGTAAAATTAAATGACTACTTCAAAAAAGTAGAACATAAGGAAATATACATTGAAGGATTGAAAAAAGTTATTATTAATGTTGATAAATGCTTAGAAGAGGGTGAAAGAATTTGGAATAAAGTCTTATTAGAGATAAAAAAAGAATTTCCAGATTATGATCTTATAATATCAGTTATACACGGACATAGTTGGGTAAAAATGATCCGTGATGGAAGGTATATAGATATACATATAAATAATTCGAAAGACTGGTATAAAAAAACAGATTTTAAAAATTTTGATCCTTCAGTTAAAAGTTTTTTAGATAATATTATCAATAATATATCAATTGTTATAGAATGATGTTATTTACTTTAATAATATTACTAATATTATTAAAAAAAATAATTGAGAATATCACTATGGAATGTAGATGGTGGGATACTGATAAGTTGGAAATGTTAATAAAAGGAGGTGCTGATATAAATTACGTCAACAAAAATGATGACACAGCACTCACATTTGCATGTGCAAGAGGTAAAAACGAAATTGTAGAAATGCTCCTTCTAAATGGGGCTGTTGTGGATCGTAAAGTTAATTATAATACATTATTTATACTAGCTTATCATAAAGGTCATTATGATACAATAAAATTATTGACAATTTCTGGATACAATTATTTGGAACTATATAAATTTTTAAAAATAAAAGATGTTCTAGATGTCGGTTATTATGTTTCATATAATTATATCGATAGATATAAGGATTACTGTGAAGATGAATATTTGACTAAAGATGAATATTTGACTAAAGATGAATGTGCAAGATACCAAAAAGAAATAATAAATTTTGTAAGCGCTTATATAAATAGTGACGAAATACATAATGATAAACACAGTCACAAATTTTTTGGAAGAATTGCATCTGATATTTTCAGCCAAATTGTGTTATTAGCTGACGAATATTATACTTTAAAAGATGAATAAAATATAACATAAAATATCCCATCATAAAGTGATGTGTAAATTAAATAATTTTTTTTTAATTTAAACACGAACAAATAGGAAATACACGATGTTTTTCATAGAGTCATTATTGTACGATTATATGGATAAAATATCATATGACTTTCTGGACTGTGAAAATGACGTTCAAAGAATAGAAAAGTTGTTAGGTATAATTAACATCGATCATGAAAATGCGCAGGGAATTACTCCATTAATTTATGCATGTTATTCCAACAACGACCAACTCGTCAAATTATTAATAAAAGAAGGCGCTAACCCAAATTATGTTAACAAAGAAGGTGTAACAGCTTTATTATATTCATGTCAAACCAATAGTACCGGTATAAACATAATGAAGTTATTATTAGAAGCAGGTGCAAATATTAATTATGAAGATAATAAAGGAAGATCGTGTTTACAAATAGCATGTGATAATTCAAACGCAGAATTGGTTAAATTTCTGGTTAAAAATGGTGCAAACATCAATCCTGTAGATAAATATGGACATTCTTTATTATTAAGCGCGACATTGGCGGAAGATATTAAAATTATCAAAATATTATTGGAATGTGGTACTGATATAAACTATGTAAACTGTATAAATAATAGAAATAATACAATATTAACATATGCATGTATGTCTTACTGTACGAGGGAAGATATATTGATTTTATTATTAGAAAATGGGGCCGACATAAATTATAAAAATTATGATGGTAATACACCATTGATTCTATCATGTATGCATAAGAAAATGAATTTTGTAAAAATATTAATAGAATATGGTGCAGATATCAATCATGAAAACATTTATGGTGATACCGCGTTTATATTCTTATGTAAATATAATCGTATTCATGAAATAAAAATGTTGTTGGAAACAAGATCGATAAAAGAACATGAATATTCTCACGGTTTATTACATGCGTGTAATTGGGGATATGAGAGATTGGCAAAAATATTAATACGTGAAGGAGCTGATGTTAATGTGGAAGATAGAGAAGGCAAGACATGTCTTATGAAAGCGTGTCTTAATGGTGATATTAACATATTGAAAATATTAATAAATTTTGGAGCTGATATTAACTATATCAATATGAATAAAGATACTGCCTTAACTTTTGCATGTGTTAATGGTCATGTAGAAATAGTTAAATTTTTAATTTTAATAGGTACACATATAAATATTAATGTTAATTACAATACAATGTTTATATTGACTTTTTGTAGAGGCTATATGGATATAATAAAAATATTATTATCAACAGGATATGATTATGTTGAGTTAAGCAAATATCACGAAGAAGATAATACAATACATTTTGAAAAATATCTCCTATCCGAAACTACGAACGTCATATTTCATTATATTATGAGCGGAGATATGCATTTAGAATTTAAAAATAATATCATTGAAATAGCGAAAGAATATGTAAAAACTAGTGAGTATCATGAAGTTAAAAATAAAATATATGAACCGCTAGCGTCAGATATATTTTCTCAAATTGTATGTGTTTCAGACAATTATCATTCTGTTATGTGTTAAATTATATAAATTATATAAATTATTAATGTTAATAATACGTTAATAATACGTTGATAATACATTAATAATATATGTTTAATAAACACATATTACGAATATATAAAGAACATACAAAATGAAGATCAAAAAATTTTTGATCTAAAATATAATAAACTGGGAAGTATATAATGCCATTTTTAAGATCAATAATAACTCATTATAAGGATAAACTTTCATATGTTGTACAAAATAATGGTAACGACGTGTATGTAATGGAACAGTTATTAGGTGTAGCCGATTTTAATTTTGAAGACGATAAGGGAATTACTGCATTAATACATGCTAGCCACAGTAAAAACGTATCACTTACCAAATTTTTAATAAAAGAGGGAGCCGATGTAAATCATGTCAATAAAAATGGTGAGACTGTTCTATTATACACATGTTCAAATAAAAATGCCAGTCTAGAAATAATAAAATTATTATTGTCAGCAGGAGCTGATATTAATTTTGAAGGTAAAGATGGTAAAACATGTTTACAAAAAGCGTGTGAAACATCAAATACAAAATTAATAAAATTATTAACAGACTATGGTGATGGTGTTGAATATGTAGATATAGATGAACATTTGGCACTAGCAGCTAGTAATATAAATATAAATAATGTCGTGGAAGTGGTCGATACATCAACAGAAAGCAGTACTAGTGTAAATGATGAAGATGAGGAAAGTAATGCATTATTGAGATTGTGTAAATCAGATAATCATGATGGAGGTGCTTTAGTTAAGCTGCTGATGGAAGGAGCTGATATAAATTGTAAAGACAAAATAGATAATACACCATTGATTATATCATCAAAGAAAGGAAAATCGAATTTTGTTAATATTTTAATGGATTGGGGTGCGGATGTTAGTTGTAGAAATATACATGGTGAAACTATGTTCACAATCATATGCGCTCTCGATCATTCTAATGAAGCAAAATTGGTGATGGAGATGGAAGTGATGAACAAATATAATTATCCTTCTGATACATTAGGAACATATAATAATGATGACACAAAATCAACAAAATCAACAAAATCAACGGTGTGTAAAAACCTCGATATTAATATGTGTAATAAAAGGGGATATACACGTCTTATGATAGCATGTATGAAAGGAGATCTTGACAAGGTAAAATCATTGATAGACTCTGGGGCTGATATAAATTATGTTAATGTATATAATGATACAGCTTTAACTTACGCATGTTCTAACGGTTTTGACATTATAGTTGGACGATTAATATCAAGAGGTCTATGTGTAGATACAAGAGTTAATTACAACAGAATGTTTATGTTAGCTTATTGTCAGGGCTATATAAGAATAATAAAAATGTTAGTATCGTCTGGTCATGATTATGTTAGATTATGTAAATACCACGATAATGACACTATATATGTGAAGGATTACATTACAAGCAAACCTGTCGGTGATAAACCCAGATATAATATTATAGAAGGGAATGTATTTTCAGAATATAAGGATGAAATTATAAAGATAGTCAAAAAGCACAAAGAATCAAATGAAAATATAAAAATGTCGAGAACATATTGTCAGCCATTTGCTTCAGACATATTCTCTCAAATTGTATGTATTTCAGACGGTTATTACCGTATTAAGGAAGACGAGTAAAATGATGAACAAAATAATGTTTTTTTCAATTAAATTTCCAATGGATGTTGGAACGAGTTTATCACATAACATAAATTATGATCAAAGTTACAATAAAATATGTAACATATTGGAGACGGGAGGTGATGGTGTATTTGAAAAAATTGAAGAAATAGTTAGCACTTTAAACATTAACCATGAGGATGAGGATGGTATGACATTGCTAGCACGAGCATGTAATGACGGTAAAGTGGAGTTAGTTAAATTATTGGTAAAGTATGATGTTAATGTCAACTACGCCAATAAATTGGGAAGAACAGCATTATTTTATTCATGTCCAACAGCCAATATAATTGCGAGTACCAAAATTATTAAAATATTATTGGGGGTTGGGAGTAATATAAATCATGTTGATAAAGGTGGTGATACACCGCTAACAATAGCTTGCTACAACTCACATATAAATGGATTTGTAGTAAAATTGTTAATAGAAAGAGGTTCAAATGTAAATCACATCACTAAAAGTGGTGCGACAGCACTATTAATAGCCTGTGGAGATCAAGATATTAGATTAATAAGATTTTTAATAAGTAACGGTGCTAATGTTAATCATAAAGACAATTATGGTGAATCTATTCTTATACATTCATGCGGTATAGGAAATATAGAAATAGTGAAACTTTTAGTGAGTAATGGAGCTGACGTAAATTGTACAGACAGATCTGATAATACTCCTCTAATGATTATATGCTCCAATGAATATACAGATGAAAATATTGGAAACTTTTTAATAGATATGGGTGCTGATGTTAATCATTATAATGCACATTATGAAACAGCTTTAATACTGGCATGTAAACATAGAAGAATATCTACACTTAAATTAATAAAACAGTTGGTGGACAAAACAGTGGATATAAATCATGTAACTGAATATGGAGAATCGGCATTTACAATTTTATGTTATTACGGAAATATTGGCGCTATAAAATTATTAATAGAGAAAGGAGCAGATATTAATTATACAGATGATGAAGGATATAATGGTGCTGTGTACGCATGTATGAATCAACATGAATATTTGGCAAAAATGTTAATAGAGAAAGGTGTGGATATTAATATTGCAACACTTAGAGGATACACTTGTTTAATTTATGCATGTATTGTTGGATGTATTTATTTAACGAAATTGTTAATAAAATATGGTGCTGATATTAATTATGTCAATAATGTTGGTGATTCTGCCCTAACCTTTGCATGTATAAATGGACGTACAGAAATAATAAAATTATTAATTGAGAAGGGTGCTGTAATAAATTATAAAATAAATTACAATACATTGTTTACGGTAGCGTATTCTAAAAGTAGCAGTGATATTATTAAAATATTGACTAATTATGGTTATGATTATGCCGAGTTAAGCAAACATTCTAAATTAGATAAAAGTGTAAATGTTTACCATTACACCAATACTAATATTAGAGTAATATTAATCCCTTATGAAGATTTTTTTAAATATTTAGCCAATTCATGTCTATTTTGCAATTTTCAAAATCAAGTAGATAAGATAATTAATTTTATAAAACAATATGTGCTCACTGACGAGTATAAAAGAGAGAGAAATATTATATATGGTAAAAAAGCATCTGATATGTTTTCTCAAATTGTGTGCGTCTCAGACGATTATTATACATTCAAGTAAAGTTGTTAATTGGAAATATGTTAATAATATGTGTTTAATAAACATATATATATATATATTATAAAAAAAATCAAAACATATTCTAGATAGTAATGACGATAAGATATTGTCAAAAATAAATGATATTTTATGCATAAATGAATTACATATTAATGATTTTACACTAGTAGTCGATAACAACATTATTTCAAATCTCAAGGATATTTATACCATAAATATATGTCTGGAAAATGATAATATTTTGATGATAAACAATACAAAAAATGCAATCGATATTACCGAAGAAGTAGATTATATATACATAGATGGTTTGTTACAATCTTATAAAAGTGTATGCAACAAAAGAAGTTACATAAATATATATATGTCTTTAAAAACAATATATAAAAACGCTATTATTAATCATATGAATGATCTCCAGAAGATATTCATATCGCTGACAATTTTATTTGAACTGATAGATAGAGATAACGGAATCAAATATTGTTTGGTCGAGGAACCGGAGTTACATTTAACATATTATAAATTGAAAAAATACATATCAATTTTAGCGATTATATGTGACGTCTATGATGTAAATTTGATTGTAATGACAGACGATAAATATATCTTAAGCGGCACTGAAGAAGTCAAAAATATTTCATATGTGGATTATGTTATAAGCAATGTTCATAAATCAAAGAGTAAATCATCCAGTGTTGATGATGAAAGGTATATTAATTGTGAATATTTACTTGTAGTAGAAGGAACTAATGAATTAGGTGTGAATGGATTTTTCACAAAATTGAGAGAATTATACCCAGTTCTGCATAATTTTTACATGATGACGAAATCATATATTAGTAATAACATCATATTAGCGAATCTATCGAAACAGTATAAAGAGATTATATACATAACAGATGCATAATAACACTGAATCGCCGATTCAGTGTTATCACAAACCATTAGATATGATTAATGTGGACAGTATTGAGATAAGTGATGTAATTAATGTACATTATTTTAACACAAATCTACCATGTTCTGAATCATTTTTGATACTGGATTATTTCCGTAAAAGTAGTAAAGATAATATAACATCTAAATTAAGGGATTATTTCAAAATCAGTGAACATAAGAAAAAATATTTTGACGGGTTAAACATATATATTAAGGATAAGAAGATATGTCAAGAAAAATGTAATGAAATATGGGATAGTATATTATTGGAAATTGAAAAAGAAACACCTGACTATAGATTTATAATCTCAGCCATACATGGTCATAGTTGGGTGAAGATGATTGGTAGTGCTGGCAAATATGAAGACATAAGGATTAATGATTCAAAAGATTGGTACAAAAGGACAAATTTTATGGAATTTGATCCTTCCGTTAAAGAATTGCTAGACCCTATCAATAATTATATATTGCACATTTTAGAATAAAAATCTATTATTATTAATAATAGAATATGGTTACCAGATGATATAAAAAAATGTGGAAAATATTTTAACATATGTTTTCTCAAACTGTGTACATTTCATATGATTATCATTACATTAAAGGAACAAATGAGTAAAATGATGAAAAAAGATAATATTTTTTTCAGTCAAATTTTTAATAAATATCAGAATGAGTTTGGAGAGAGAATTATATTATTACAAAAGTCATATTAAAATATTGAGTATATTGGAGGTAGGCGCTAATGATGCATATGAAAAAATTAGTGAAATTCTAAATTGTTTAGATATCAACCATGTAAATGATGATGATGAAACATTTTTAACACGTGCTTGTACTAGCAATAATGTAGATTTGGTTAAATTATTAATAAAGCATAAAGCTGATGTCAATTATTCCGATAAAATGGGAAGGACAGCACTATTTTATTCACTTTCTGCAGAATACGTAAACATTAAAATTGTTGAAGCATTATTAGAGGCAGGGTGTGATATAAATCATGTTAGTAAAGATGGTACTACTCCTTTAATAATGGCTTGTTACAATTCACATATCAATATAAATGTGATGAAATTATTAATAAAAAGAGGCTCAAATATAAATTGTGTAACTGTACATGGCGACACAGCACTATCGGTAGCTTGTAGATATCAAAACATTAAGTTAACAAAATTCTTAATTGATAATGGTGCTGATGTTGACCATAAAGATAAACAAGATTATCCTATTCTTATGTATTCCTGCAGTATAGGAAATAAAGAAATAATAAGACTTCTTGTAAACAATGGTGCTGATATAAATTGTACAGATAATCTTGGTAACACTCCTTTAATGATTGTATGTTCCAGAGAATCTTCAGATGAAAAAATGGGAAGATTTTTAATAGATATGGGTGCTGATGTAAATCAATATAACGTGTACCGTGAAACAGCTCTAATAAGAGCGTGTAAATGTGGAAAGCCGTGGATGATAAAATTAATAAATCGTATGATAACTAAAAGTACAGATGTAAACCATGTAAATGTATATAACGAAACAGCCTTCACAATTTCATGTTATTATGGTAATATAGGCTCTGTAAAGTTATTAATAAAGAGAGGAGCCAATATTAATCATGTGGATGATATGGGATATACTGGCATTATTTATGCATGTATGAATAAACATGAAATTTTAGCAGGAATATTAGTGGGAAGTGGAGCGGATCTCAATACTGTGACGCATAGAGGATATACATGTCTAATGTATGCCTGTATGAAAGAAAATATTGATTTAGTAACGTTATTAATAGAATCGTGTGTGGATATTAATTATATCAATGAAGATGGAGACACTGCATTGACATTTGCATGTGTGAACAATTGTGGAGAAATATTAAAATTATTAATTATGAAGGGTGCTGTAATAAATCATAAAATCAATTATAATGTGATGTTTACGATGGCGTACTTTAATGCTAGTAATGATATTATTAAAACATTAACAAATCATGGTTATGATTTTACAGAGTTGAGCAAATATTCCCAATTGAAAAGTAATATAAATATATACCATTACACTTATGACAATTATTATAGAAGATCACTTGATTATGACGATTTTTATGCATACTTAACCAAATCATGTTTGTTCCATAATTTTCAATTTTATGTAGATAAAGTGATAAATTTTGTAAAACAATATATGTTAACTGATGAGTATACAAGAGAGAGAAATATCATATATGGGCAAAAAGCATCTGATATGTTTTCCCAAATTGTGTGTGTCTCTGACGATTATTACACTTTTAAATAAATGATTGGTAGACAATATATGTTAATAATATTAACATATATAAATAATTATATAGATTCCTAATTACCATCAAAGGTAACAACTTCGACATAAGTTTTATCCTTAATGTGAGCGTCCACATATTCAGTCAATTGTTTTTTGCTAAATGATTTTATTTTTGGATTAGATTTATTCGGTGGTTCAATGAAAAATCCAGTTTTACCATCTAGGATCTTATTTACAACCTCTAATGATATTGGAGTATCTGGTGTGATAGCATGAGATGGTCTTTTATTCGTAATAAAATCACCCATAATTATCATGTTGTTACTTTCCAATTTGATTATATCGTCCCAGTCGTCATAGTTAGGCTCCCAGATGTTTAGCTTATCACATTTTGGGCAAAAGCCACTCCGACACTCATCAACATTACTTTCCATGGAACCATAGTGATATTTATTTAATGGAACTCTTTTATAATCACATTCATAACAGGTTTTTAATGTCATAAAAAATCCACCATAGTAAATTTTTGACCTTAGGCTAGTTTTCTTTAAATTTGGATAAGTGTTTTCTAAATATTGGTGCAATAAAAGTCTATTTTCTGACTGTTCACATGGTAGAGCAAAAATCAAATGCTTATCATTGTTAAGCTTTTCAACTATAACATCCATCTTTTTTGTATTATTTTTTGTTTATAATATATCATTTTAGAGTTACTAGATCACCGTACAGTTATGAAAATTTTCTATTTTTTTAATAATTTAGTATTAAATGTAGAAGTGGGTAAAATTTTAATATCTTTCTTAATGACAAATTGAAAACATAAGATGTGTTTACAATCAAATTTTTAAAGAATTTTATTTTAGATTGTGTGGTAGGTGTTGTTTATTATGAATAATATTCATAATGTTTGTAATATTTATTGGAAAAAAAATGTATCGAAAAAATTTTTTCATATAAAATGAAAACTAAATCATTGCAAATAAAAAATTTTTTAAATTTAGATAACATAGATATAAAATTTAATGAATGTCATACATTGATACATGGTGACGAAATGAGGAGAAGATCAATACTATGGTCTATTATAATATATATCGAAGGATTCAATATATATTGTAAGAGATTAGAATATAATCTTAATAATGATATTTCGTTGGACATAAACGATGATTTATGTAAATGTATAAAAGAATTGTACATCGATAATTATGTAACGATGAATAATAACAATACTATCTCAACCATCAAGGGAGTCCTTAATACTAGTTATGACGTCAATGAAATAAATATATTCTTGGAATGTGATATTATCTTGATAAACAATGATACGAAAAATCCAACCAATATAATTGAAGGAATAGAATATTCATATATGAATAATTTATTACCATTTTATAGGAATTCATATAATGGAAAAAATTTTAGAAACATGTACACATCTCTAGGAGATGTATATAAAAAAGAAATATACAATCATATGATAGATATGTACGGTAATATTAAAATAAAACATATTAAAAATAGTATTTACATCAATGTAGGTGGTAATAAAGAAGTGGAATTGATGTTCCAAAAGAAAGATTTCCAAATAATATTTACATCATTAATAATGCTATTCGATTTAATAAATAAAGAAAACAAAGTGAAATATTATCTAGTGGAAGATCCAGAAGTGCACTTATATCATCATATATTGAAAAAATACATATCTATTTTGAAACGTGTTTGTGAAACATATAATGTATATATGATTATATCATCTGGTAATAAACATATATTAAACAGTACCAAAGAAGTTAAGAATAATTCATATATAAACTATATCATAGACAATATTAAAAAATTTAAAAATCAATCATCAAACGTTGATGACGAAAAATATATTGATAGTGATTATTTGCTAATAGTGGAGGGTTCTGACGAACTAGGTACAAACGGATTTTTTACAAAATTAAGGGAGCTATATCCTGTACTCCACAAATTTTATATGATTACAAAATGTAGTATCAGCAATAATGCTATATTAGCACAATTATCTATGAGATATAAAGAAATTGTATATGTTGTGGATGCTGAATTCAGACCTCCTAATATTATAGATGAATATAATAATGAAATTAGACAAAACAAAATTAATATTTATTATTTAATTACAAATTTACCTTGTTCTGAATCCCATTTAATATTAGATTATTTCCATAAGAGTGACATAAATGTTGTTAGAATTAAATTGAACGATTATTTCTCAAATAAGGAACATAAGGAGAGTTATTTTAAAGGGTTAAAGGATTTCATCCCAGATGATCATGAACGTCGTCGAAAATGTGATGAAATATGGAATAGTGTACTACTGGAGATCAAAAAAGATATACCTGATTTTAGATTTATAACTTCGGTTATACATGGTCATAGTTGGGTGAAGATGATTGGTAGTTCTGGTAAATATAATGATATAAGAATTAAAAATTCTAAGGATTGGTATAGAATGACAAATTTTATGGAATTTGATCCTTCTGTTAGAGAATTGTTAGACACAATTAATAATTATATATTGGAAATTTTGGGATGAATTCTATTATTATTAATAATAGAGTATAGTTAACGAATAATTGAAAAAAAAATGTCCCTAATATTAATGATATAACAAATTATGAATATATGTCCATTTTACGGAGATATAAATGAAGATGAAAATTCGTATGACTATATTAAAAATTTAAGAACATCATATATATATTGTTGGGAGAATCATACAAAAAGAAAGTATGTAATCATATGGTAAGTATATTTGGTAATATGACGATTGAAGAAATGGAAAATATATATACATCATCGAAGAGAATAAAGATAAAATCGAGATTATGAACATAAATAATAATTTCCAGAAAATATTCGCATCTTTTTCGATATTATATGAATTATTGAGCACAGGTAGTAATGCAAAATATTATTTAATGGTGAAACCAAAAATGCATTTATGTTATTACAAAATGAAGAAATATATGATTATTTTAGAACATTATTCTATTATTAGCGGCAGATTATATGTGAATAATGACACAATTTAAAATTTTTTAAATAAAAAAAATCAATTATCAAATATAAAAATCATGCTTTTTATAGAACAGTTAAAGTACGACTATCGCGATCATTTAACACCAGACATTCTAAAAGATAAAGACGATATTGAAATATTAGAAAATCTAATAGATATAATTGACCTCAACTATGAAGATGTTGATGGAAATACTTTATTAATGTATGCTTATTACACAAATAATATAAATCTTGTAAAATTTTTGTTAAACAAAGACATCAATATAAATTATGTTAATAAAAACGAAACTTCAGTATTATTATATTCATGTTCGGATGTAGATGTTCATTTAAACATAATAGAATTATTTTTAGAAAAGGGTGCTGACATTAACCATAAAGATAAAAGTGGACATACATGTCTTCTTAAAGCGTGTAGAAAAAAGAATATAGAATTAGTGAAACTTTTGATAGAAAAAGGTTCAGATGTTAATCATAATGATATATATGGTTATTCTATCATTTCCAATTCATTGGCCGTTGGGAATAATGAAATTAGTAAATTATTAATAGAAAATGGTGTCGACGTGAATTATGCAAACAAAAGAGGTGATACAGCATTAACTTATTCATGCATATCACCGAATGTGAATGTAAGCGTTTTAAATTTATTACTAGACAAAGGTGCAAACATAAATCATAAAGATAAATACGGTGATACACCCTTATTATTAGCATGTGCCCAGAAAAAAGATGATTTTATTAGAACATTAATAGAGAGAGGAGCAGATATTAATTGTATAAATAAACGTGGAGAAACTATATTCACTCGCACCAGTCATGCTTGTTGTAAAGATGAAATATTATCATTGATAGAGATAATAGCTGGCTCAAATTCACCAAGTTTGCGCGATAACATGAATATTGGTTTGATAAGATCGTTGGTGAATGAAGCAGGTATAAATGGACGCACATGTCTAATGAAAGCATGTGTTGATGGAAATATTGCTTTGGTGAAAACATTAATAAGCGTTGGTGCGGACGTAAATTATGTTAATAGTAGCGGTGATACAGCGTTAACATTCGCATGTGCTAACGGATATGAGGATATAGTTAAGTTTTTGATTTTAAACAATATGATTATTAGCGATAGAATTGATTATGACACTATGTTTATTTTAGCATACTATAAAGGACATATAAATATAATAAAGATTTTGATATCAGCAGGTTACAACTATCTTGAATTATCAAAATATTCAGAATATGATGTTATTTATGTTAACAGTTATATTAAATTAAAAGGCGATGATGTTCAATATTTCACTACTATAGAAGAAGATGTATATCTAAACTATAGGAACAATATTTTTGAAATAATAAAAGAATATGTAAAAAGCAGTGAATATAACAGAGTGAAAAATAGATTGTATTCACCGTTAGCATCTGATTTATTTGCACAGATTGTCTGTGTATCAGATAATTATAGTGTTGTACGAATTAAATGAGAGAATTATTGATTAATGTGTTTAATAAACATATTATGTGGAAGATTTAAGGTAAAATAAATGTGGATTATGGAATCATATATTTTGAAGAGAATGATAATTTGAAGGTTGTTGAGGAGGCCGCGAAAATTATTCAAAAAGAATTATGGATATGTGTTAAATTAAAATCTGAAAATTATGATATTCAAACACTTGAGGTTATAATTAGTCAATTATATTGTATTTCAACAAAAATATGTTATTCTTTAAACAAACCATTAATGGTGATAAATGTTTTATTAGAAAATATTTGTAAACATCAGCCACATATCACATTTAAAGAATGTCAAGTTTTGATTGGTCCTGGAAAAGACAGATCTAATTTATCACAAATTAATGAGAACAGGATAAACAAAGGATTACAACAGCTATTATTCTATGAAATTTTTGTATCTGAAACACAATATATAGATTTTAAGAATATATCAGAAAAATTAATAATTGAAAAATATTCAGAAGTTGTGGTAGGTGGTACTTTTGATAAACTTCATGCTGGACATAAAATCCTGATATCAATATCATGTTTATTAACCAATAAGAAAATAATATGTGGTGTAGCTGATAAAGCTCTCTTAAAACATAAAAAATACGATAAATTAATTGATGATAATTACCATCGCTGTCAGGAGGTAACAAAATTCATAAATTTGTTTAAAAGTGGGCTGGAAGTACATGTTACTCCAATTTCTGACATTTATGGACCGTCTGTTGCTGAGCCAGGGTTACAAGCAATAATTGTCTCACATGAAACTAAGAGAGGGTGCGATTTGATAAATAAAAAAAGAATAGAAAATAAATTAAATCCTTTAGATATTTATATAATTGAGACATTCTCAATAATAGATGAATCTCTGCAGAATGGAGATTTGTCATCTAAACTTAGCTCAACTAAAATTAGAGAAACAATATCTGCATCCAGCATCAATAAAATGATATAAAATATGTTTTATAAACGTAAAAATATTACAACGAGGGATAATCAAAATGGATACAAACAAGACTGAATTCACTAGTAACAATGAATCAATAATGGAACTAATAAAGATGAATGGTATTGATTATGAAGATGATAATGGTAATACTCTTATATTATATGCATGTTATACTGATAATATACAACTTTTGAGATTATTGATAAAAGCAGGTGCGAACGTAAATCATATTAATAAATATGGTTATACTCCATTATTATATACATGTGATCGCGAGAAGTTAGAAATAGTAAAAATTTTAATAAAAGCGGGGGCTGATGCCAATTACGATGGTGATGGATTACCACCGCTATTACATGCATGTTCTACCAATAATATAAAATTAGTTAAAATTTTGCTGGAAGGAGATGTATATATCAATATTACTGACGAAAAAGGAAAAACTGCTTTATTTTATGCATGTGATAACAAAAATGTAGAAATGATAAATTTATTAATGAGCAAAGGGGCTGATATTGACCACACTGATGAAAAGGGAAATACACCTCTATTACATACATGTTACAATATAGATGATATAGTTAGTGTAGATATAATAGAAACATTGTTAGATGCTGGTGCAGATGTAAATCATATCAATGATTATGGAGATACTGCCTTACTTCATATATGTTACGGTAGGCATATGGATATAGAAATAATAAATATTTTAATAGAAGCAGGTGTGGATGTTAATCAGATAAATGACGAAAATGAATCAGCACTTATGTTTGTATGTGGTCGTGGAGATAAAAATACTGTTGTAATTAGAGCATTAGTTGAAGCTGGAGCTGATGCAAGTTCTTTTATGCATGATTATGAATCTGCTCTTACTAATTTTCTCGATAATGAATGTGAAGATTTATATGTAGTAGAAATATTATTAGATGCTGGTGCAGATAAATGTATTGATTATGAGGATCATAATGGTAAAGTTCCTTTAATATGTGCCTGTAAATACGACGATGTAGATTTGGTAAAATTATTGGTAAGCAGAGGTGCTAATGTAAATGTAGTAAATAAATATTATAAATCTGCAGTTTTCTATGCATGCGATAATGATAATTCTGAAATTTTGGAAATTTTAATAGATAATGGTTTAAAAATTGAGGGCAAAGGCGAATATGATAAATCTGTATTACTACTCTCATGTGAATGTGGAAGTATTGAAACTACAGATCTTTTGATAAAGAGGGGAGCTAATGTAAATTGTATAGATCGATATGATAAAATGTCACCGTTAACAGCTGTATGTGAAAATAATAATTTAAAATTGGCTAAATTATTATTAGATAACGGAGCATATATAAATCATACATGCAAAAATGGTAACACAGCTTTAATAATATCGTGTATTCACGGATATAGCAATATAGTTAAATTATTAATAGATTATGGAGCAGATCCAAACATTGCAAATAATAAAGGATGTACTGGATTATTGTATGCATGCAATTTAAATATGAATAGTTATGAAGGGTATGCAATGAAAGCATATTATGAAGGATATATGATGAAAACAAATTATGATTTAATAAATTTATTAATAAATGGTGGCGCCGATGTAAATTATGTATATCCATATAATAGAATGTCACTGTTGATGATAGCGTCTCGGGAAAATGATTTAAAATTAGTCGAACTTTTATTAAATAACGGAGCTTATGTTGATTATATAGGTGATCGTGGATGTACAGCTTTAATAATATCTTGTATTCATAAGTATAGTAATATAGTCAAATTACTAATATCTTATAAAGCGAATATTAATATTGTGGATAATAGTGGAAATAATGGGATAATGTATGCATGTATGTTGGACATTGGAAATAACGAAAGATGCAAACCTAATATGAATTATGATTTAATAAATTTGTTGATAGACAGTGGTGCCAATATTAATATAGAAAATAATGATGGTTACACATGTTTAATATATTCATGCATGTACGGAGATATTGAAATAACGAAATATTTAATAAATAAAGGAGCGGACGTCAACTATGTCAATAAAAACAATGACACCGCATTCACATATGCATGTACAAGAGGTCATATGGAAATAATTAAATTATTATTGTTAAATGGAAATTTCATAAATGAAAAAATTAATTATAATAAATTGTTTATAATAGTTTATTCACAGGGAAGAATAGATGTGATAAAATTGTTAACTTCTGCAGGGTATGATTACTCTAAACTATATATACATTATTTAATAGACTATATACTTAACTTAACAGGTTATATTGATATTAAATATGGTTATTACACATCAAGATATCTGTCAGAGTATAACAGTTCGAAATTTCAAAAAGAAATATTAAAGTTTGTGGATGAATATGTTAGAACAGATGAATATAAAGAGAGAAGAAAATTTATTCATAAAGAGATCGCCTCAGATATTTTCAGCCAAATGGTATTGGTGTCTGACAACTATTTTTCTATTAAGGTCACACAACAATGATTTATAATTTTTTGAATAAATAATTGTTTAATGTGTTTATTAAATGCATTATGTAAAAAAATCAAGATAAAATAACAGCATATACATTTTCTAAATGTAAAAATATTATAAGTAAGAAATTGTTAAAATGGATGCAGATAGAACTGGGTTTATTATTGACAATAAGACAATAAATAAATTGATTGAATTAGATTATATCAATTATGAAGATAATAATGATAACACTCCATTATTACATGCATGTTACACTAACAACATACAACTTTTAGAATTATTAATAAGAAAAGGAGCTGATATTAATTATGTCAATAAATTTGGTTATACTCCATTATTATATGCATGTGATCATGAAAAACTAGAAATAGCAAAAAATCTAATAAAAGCTAATGCTGATGTCAATTATAAAGATAATGGATTACCTTCGCTATTACGAGCATGTTTGACCAATAATATACAATTAGTGAAAATTTTATTAGAAGGAAATGCAGACACTGATATTGAAGATAAAGAAGGGAAAACTGCTTTGTTTTATGCATGTGATAACAATAATGTAGAGATGATAAATTTATTGGTAAATAGTGGTGCGAATGTTAATCATCTTGATAAATGTGGAGATAATGCTTTATTTCACATATGCCACAGTAAGTACGTAGACGTAGAAATAATAAATGTATTAATAAAAGCAGGTGCGGATGTTAATCATATAAATAATGAATGGGAATCAATACTTATGATCTTGTGTCGCTGTAAAGATATAAATGCTGACATAATTAAAGCATTAATTGAAGCTGGTGCTGAGGCAGATTATAATTTATTAGATTATGAAATTATTATCACGAATGCATGTGAAAATAAATGTATGGATCTGAATACGATAGAAATATTATTAGATGCTGGAGCATATAAAGATATTAATTCTATAGATGCATATGGTAAAACTCCCCTTTCATGTGCATGTGAAAACAATAATATAGATTTAATAAAATTATTGATTAGCAGAGGGGCAGATATGAATATGACATATATGGATTATGAAGCTGTTATTTTTCAAGCATACAAAAATAAAAATTTCGAAATATTTAAAACATTAATAGATGCAGGTGCAGATGTTGATCAAAAAAACAAACATGGTGAGTCCATTCTGTTACATTTATGTAATGATGAAAATATTGAAATGATTGAATTTTTAATAGAGAAGGGTGCTAACATAAATTGTATACATCCGTATGATAATGCATCACCATTAATAACTGCATGTAAACGTAATAATTTAAACTTAGTCAAACTTTTATTAGATAACGGTGCTCATATAAACCACATAATGAAATATGGTAGTACAGCTTTAATAATATCATGTTTGTATAGGTATAATGATATTGTTAAATTATTAATAACATACGGGGCAGATTGTGATATTATAAATATTATGGGATATACTGGACTAATGTCAGCATGTAATCTTAATATTCAATTCAGGGATAAGTATGAATCTGATATAAATTATGATTTGATAAATATATTGATAGATGGTGGTGCTAATATCGATGTCGAAAATGATAAGGGACATACATGTTTAACATATTTATGCTTGCATGGAGATATTGAAAAAATTAAATATTTAATATATAAAGGAGCAAATATTAATTATGTTACTAAAAATGGCAATACTGTCTTCACATATGCATGTATGAAAGGACATGTGGAAATAATTAAAATGTTGTTATTAAAAGGTATCACCATAAATGAGAAAGTTAATTATAATAGGATGTTTATAATAATTTATTCACAGGGTAAGACAGACGTGATTAAGTTGTTAACTTCTGTAGGATATGATTATTCTAAACTACATAGATATCATGCAATAGATTATGTAGTCAATGTGGGTAAATATATTAATATTATACATTATCCTTATAATCAAAAATATCTATCTGAGCATGAGAGTTCAAAATTTCAGAGAAAAATATTAAAGTTAGTAGATGATTATGTGAAAACTGACGAATATAGAGAGAACAGAAATTTCATACATAAAGAATTAGCCTCAGATATTTTCAGTCAAATGATGTTGTTATCTGACAATTATTTTTCCATAATGTGCACACGTACAGTGTAAATAACATTTATTAAATAATTCGATATGTAACTAATAGTTACATATGGAGAAAAATCTTCTCAACAAAATTATAAGATTTACAAATTTATCATTTTCATAATCATCATTGATGATTTAGTAATGACTGTGAAAATATTTTTACCGATAAGAGACCATACCTTATGCAAAAAATATTTTCACCGACAAAACTGTGCACCTGATGTAAATCACCATATTCAAAATGTTTTCACCGACAAAACTGTGCACCTGATGCAAATCACCTTATTCAAAATGTTTTCACTGACAAAGCAATGCACCTGATTCAATTCACCTTATTCAAAAATGTTTTCACTGACAAAACTGTGCATCTGATGCAATTCACCTTATGCAAAAATGTTTTCACTGACAAAACTGTGCATCTGATGCAATTCACATTATTCAAAATGTTTCCACTGACAAAACAATACATCTGATACAATTCACATTATAAAAATTATTTACATTATGTCAGATACAATACATCGTTTAAGTGTAATAAATCCTAACAATAAAAATGCAACATATTTTTATTGGGAAATTCGACTCTAATTTTGTTAGCGGAAAAATAAATATTAAAACTAATGCATTCAGATATACTAAGCCTCAAATAGATCATGAATCCATGAAAAAACATTATGGAATGATCAGAGAATAAAATATTATGCAAGTTCAAAGAAAGATAACGTTATAGTGTATTTCAACAATTATAGTCAAACTCGTATAAAAGGTACAGACTTGTGAATGGAAAAGAGTATAGAAAATTATTCAGAAAGAGAGGATATAAGGCATTTTTATTAGGAGGCTTTGCTATTTACAAATTCTTTTATTAAAAAAAATATTGAAAAATATAAGCAATTTTTACCTGCAAAATAAATGGTCATATTTAATGAATCATTAGAATTTGAATTGAATAATGAAGTTGATTTATTACAATATGCATGTTTGATTAATAATGTAAATTTAGTAAGACTATTGATAGACAAGGGAATTGATGTAAGCTCGTCCTTATTATATGCATGTTCTGTACACGATATAGATATTAATATAATCAAAATGTTAATAGAGAATGGAGCAAATGTCAATTATATAGATGATGAAGGAGTGACACCGTTAATGATTGTATGTAGCTCTAACGATAATATAAATATAGCAAAATTATTAATAGAAAATGGTGCAAATATTAATCATAAAGATAATAATGGAGAATCTATTCTTTTGCATTCATGTCTGTCTGAAAACAGAGAAATAGTGAAAATATTAATAAGTAGTGGAGTTAACATAGAAAATATTGACAAAAATGGTGACACAGCTTTAACGTTCATATGTTCTTATAAACACACATGTGAAGAAATTGGAGAATTATTAATAGACAGCGGAGCAAATATAAATTATGTCAATGGATATGATGAAACGGCATTGATAGCAGCGTGTATAAATAAAAGTGAAAATTTCATTAAATATTTGATTAATAGTGGAGCGGACATCAATTATGTAACCGAGAATGGAGAAACCGCCTTAATGATTCTATGTTATTATGGTTATGTAGACATTGTAAAGTCATTAATAGAGAAGGGTGTTGATATAAATGTAGCTGAAGATAGTGGTTATACTTGTTTAATGTGTGCGTGTATGAATAAACATGAATATTTAGCAGAATTATTAATAGAGAAAGGTGCTAATGTAAATGTTGTCACATATAGAGGACATACATGCCTTATGTATGCATGTATGACTGGAAATATCAAATTGGTAAAATTATTAATAGCTGCTAGAGCAAATATTAATTATATCAATGATAAAAAAGATACGGCTTTAACATATGCTTGTGCTAATGGACATTGTGAAATAGTTAAATTGTTACTATCAAAGAAAATCCGCATAAATCGTGATATTAATTATAATACAATATTCATTTCAACATATCATGGAGGTCATACAAATGTCATCAAAATATTGATGTCATATGGATACAACTATACTGAGCTATCTAAATATTGTAGAATATATAGCATAGATATACATGAATATACCAAGACGGGGAACGATGATAAAATTATTGATTATAGTAAATTTTATAAGCACATTCGGATGTCATATAATTTTATAAAACTTCATGATTATAAGGACAAAATAATAAAATTCATAAATGAATATATTGTAAGTAAAGAATATATAAGTGAAAAGGCATCTGATATATTTTCGCAAATTATATGCATTTCAGACGGATATTATATTCTTAAATAATTATGCATTTAGTAAATTCATAATATGGGAAAATGATAGAAATTGTAATTTTTTAATTTAAAAAATTATATAACACGAGAATTATCAGAATGGAAGAGGGAGACGATGATATAACAATTGTGAACAAACTAGTACAGTATAATAGAATCAACTACGAAGATAGAAACGGTAATACATCTCTACTTTATGCATGTTACAAAAACAATCTGAATTTATTAAACTTATTGATAGAAAAGGGAGCTGATGTAAATCACATAAACAAATATGGTTGTACAGCCTTATTATATTCATGCTCTATGAATAACACCTGGGAAGATGATACAGTGTTTGAAAAGAAAATGTCAATAATTAGAGCATTAATTAAAAATGGATCAAATGTGAATTACTCAAAAAAAGGTGCGCCAATATTACTGATGAGAATACTATACAGTAATATAGAACTAGTGAGAGCACTACAATATAGTACAGGACTTATCAGAACATTAGATGAAAATATATATGATCATTCAAATAATATTCACTCTCTCTTTGATAAAAATTTAAAAATAATAAGACTTTTAATAAATTCGGGAGCAAATGTTAATCGTAAATATGGTTCTGAAACTTATCTTACTAGCACGTGTATAATAAATTTTAGACGCATTGATAATTTCATATATGAGAAAAATATGGAATTAATAAAATTATTAATAAACACTGGTTTAAATGTTAATGATGCTGGTCTCTCTGGCAGAACTGCTTTATCTCATGCATGTGTTAATGGTGATATTGAAATGGTAAAATTATTAGTAAATTCAGGCGCTAATATTGAACATAAGGATTTCGACCACAATAATGTGTTATTAAATATATGTAATAGTGATAACATAAATTTAGAAATAGTGAAATACTTAATAAATTTAGGTGCTAATGTGAGACATACGAACGGACACAATTATACACCATTATTAAGTTTATGTTCTAGAGATAGAGTGGACATTGAAATAGTGAAATTATTCATAGAAAAAGGCGCTAATGTGAATCAGATATGTAATAATAACACTTCATTATTCTCAATATGTAGTAAAGAACACATAGATATAAACATAGTGAAACTTTTAGTTGAATCAGGGGCAAATGTTAACCATAATAAAAATAACAAAACAATTTTATTAGAAGCATGTGATAATAAGAATGTTACTTTAGAGCTTATTGAATTTTTATTAGATTCTGGCGCAGATATATCATATGTAGGGAATAGAGCACTATTACAAGTATGTGAAAATAATAATATAGAATTGGTGAAATTATTGGTAAGAAAGGGTGTGAAAATTAATAAAGCGATTAAAAAGGGTCAAACACCCCTATTTTACACATGTTCTAAGATTATAAGGGATGGATTTCCATTTAGTGAATATATAGATTTATTTAAGACATTAATAAATCTCGGTGCTGATATCAATCAGGAAAACCCAAATGATAACTCCGTTCTTTTATATTCTTGTAAATATGGAAACATAGACATGTTAGAATTCTTAATACATAACAATATAGATTTAGATCATGTGTATAAATGTGGTAATACAGTCTTATTGATTATGTGTAAATTAAAAATAGCAAGGAAAGATTATCATGACGAGAAAAAGAGAATATTAGGTATTATCAAACTCTTATTGGACAAAGGGGTAAATATTAACCACATAAACAATGAGGGTGATACAGCACTCACAATCGCATGTTCTAATAGTTATGTGGATATTGTGGAATTATTATTATCATATAAACCCAATGTTAACATTATAAATAAAAATGGTTATACAAGCTTATTACACGCTTGTATTAGAAAGGATACTCAATCAGTAAAATTATTGTTAGAAGCAGGTGCTGATGTTAATTTTGTGGATAATAAGAGCAACACTGGTTTAATGTATGCTTGTGTAAATGGAAGTGTGGAACTCGTCAAACTATTAATACATTTTGGAGCTGACATCAATCATATTAATAAAAATGGCGACACGGCTCTAACTTACGCTTGTATATGCGGGAATGTGGAAGTGGTAAAAATATTATTATTAAGTGGAGTAAAGCAAAATTATGAAATCAACTATAATACAATATTTATAATATCTTACAAATTAACCAAAATCGACATAATTAAATTATTAACATCATCAAATTATGATTATGTAAAATTATATAGTTTGTCAAATATTAATAACTCTTTATTTAAAAACACCCGTAATATTTTTAAACGCGTTGATCTTCTAGGTGAATGGTCGGTAAAATTACCTTCAATTAATCTTGATATAAATGAATATACAAAAATACAAAATGATGTGCTGGACATGGTATGTGAATATAAAAATAGTGAAGAATATCATATGACACGAAATAAACTATATAAGGAGGTAGCATCTGACATATTTAGTCAAATTGTTTTACTCACAGATGATTACTACAAAATCCATATTTTTTAAAAATTATTATTAATTCAATGAATTGATATATCACCATAAATGAAATTTCATTTTCTTATTATTCAAATTAATAAATTATACAACTTTTTTAACATGGATTTTTTAGGAGACGGCAATTATAAAAATATTAAATTATTAGAATCATGTTATCTTAACGACATACATGAGGTAAAACTTTTGATTAACAAAGGAATAGATGTAAATTACGTACATAAAGGAGAAACTGCTTTATTAAAATCATGTGGTGCAACTATTGATGTGGATGATGAATTTGATGTTGACATTAATATAGAGATAGTAAATCTGCTGATAGAACATGGTACTAATGTTAATTATGAAAATGATGAGGGAGAAACACCTTTAATTGCTGCACGTAGAAATAAAAACCATTCTTTAATAAAATTATTAATTGAAAAGGGTGCTGATATAAATTATGAAAACAAAAAAGGTTTAACAGCATTAATGAGTGCATGTGGTGAAAACGATATAGAGTCTGTTAAAATTTTATTGACGATGGGCGTTGATGTCAATTATATATCTAAAAATGGTAACACTGCATTGTTGTCAGCTTGTGATATGGATATTTATAGTGGTTATGTAAATGATAAAGAATTATGTGTAGATTTAATAAAACTTTTAGTAATTTGTGGTGCTAATATTAACCATAAAAATCATGGTGGGAGAAGTGTTTTTTATTCTATATTTGAGCGACATGATTATGATTTGATCGAATCTCTGATAGATTTCTGTGATGATATTGAATGTGTGGATATACATGGAAATACAATATTAATTTGGTGTTGTTACCGAGGTAATATAGTTTCGGTAGATTATCTCGTGAAAAGGGGTGCAAATGTGAATGTTGTGAATAGTGAAGAATGCACTCCATTAATCTATGCATGTACAAGTGGAGATATTGGTATGGTTAGATATTTGTTGAAAAGTGGTGCCAATCCAGATCATCAAAACAATATCGGCCATACTCCATTAATTTGTGCGTGTATAGATGGTGATATAGATATGGTTAATTTGTTGATAAATTACAATGCTGATATCAATTACGTTAATAAAAATAAGGATTGTGCATTAACATATGCATGTATTAATAATCATGTGGAAATTGTGAAATTATTGTTAAAAAGAGGATCATATATAAAACATGATATTAATTATGATATTATGTTTATAACACCGTCTTACTTTAAAAACTATAATATAATTGAAATATTATTATGTGCAGGTTATAGTTATAAAGAACTGACAAAACCCAGCAATTTTGAGAATAATTTATGTATCAACGATTATCTCAAATATAAACGTATAGCATATATTGGTCTTAATTTGGGTAATTTTCATAGATATGCAGAAAGTATAGACGGGATTATATTTTTAGAAAAATATTGTGAGGAAAATATAAAATACAATGGTTTAAAAAGGGAATTGAGAGAACCAGTTGCATCTGATATATTCTCATACATGGTTCTAGTGTCAGACGGTTATTACACACTTGGAAATAATTTTTAATAAACATATTTTAAACTGCTTTGTTATAAGTTATATACAATTTGTATATAACAATGCCACCACAAATGAGATTTATTTTTTTATAATTTAAGTTAGAAAATCATACAAATTATATCAACATGTCGGATGCGGAAATTTTAGAATTTGATAACTACAAAAACATAAAATTATTGAAATCGTGCTATCTTAACAACATACACGAGGTATATCTTTTGATTGACGACGGAGTTAATGTAACATATGAACACAATGGTGAAACTGCTTTATTAAAATCTTGTGAGGCAATTATAGATGCAAATAATGAAATTGACGTCAGCATTAATATAGAAATAGTAACCCTACTGATAGAATGTGGTGAATATGTGAACTATGAAAATTGTGACGGGAAAACACCTCTATATGTTGCTCTTAAAAGTAAAAAATATGCCTTAGCAAAATTTTTAATTGAAAACGGCGCTGATATAAATTATGAAAATATCGAAGGTTTTACAGTATTGATGTATATGTGTGAGAAAAATGATGTAGAGTCTGCTGAATTTTTATTGGAGATGGGTGCTGACGTCAATTATATATCTAAAAATAATAACACTGCATTACTATTAGCTTTTGGAATGGGTATTAATAGTGACATAGATGATAAAACCTTGAATGACGATCTGGTAAAACTTTTGGTAAACAATGGTGCTGATATCAGTCATAAAGATTGTAATAAAAAATCCGTTTTTTACACTATATTTGAAAAATATGATAGTGTTTTGATTGAATACCTGTTTGATTTATGTGATGATATTGAATGTGTGGATGTATACGGAAATACAATATTAATGTGGTGTTGTTATTACGATAATATAGATTCCGTAAAATTTCTTGCGGAAAAAGGAGCAAATATAGAACATATAACACCTGAAGGCTATACACCATTAATTTGGTGCTGTTGTTATGACTATATGGATTTAGTAGAATTTTTTGTGGAAGGGGGAGCAAATATAAATTATGTATATGATGAATGCTATACTCCATTAATATATGCATGTATACGTGAAAATGTGGAAATGGTTAAATATCTGTTGGAGAACGGTGCTAATCCAAATTATTCAAATAAACATGGATACACACCACTAATTTATGCGTGTATAAATGGTAATATAGAGGTTGTAAAATTGTTGATGAATTACAATGTTGATATCAATTATGTTAATAAAGACAAAGATTGCGCTTTAACATATGCTTGTATTAATGATCGTGATGAAATTGTAAAATTAATATTGAAAAGAAGTGTATGTATAAAACATAATGTTAATTACAATATGATATTTATAACATTGGGTTATTTAAGACGTTTCAATATAATTACAATATTATTATGTGCTGGGTACAGTTATAAAGACCTGAGCAAATCTAATAATTTTAAAATTGTTTTACCTATAAACAATTACCTCGAACATAAACGTGTATCACACACGGGGTTTTATTTAGATAATAATGATGAACATATAACAAACATAGACAAAATTATATCTTTGGAAATTGACTGTGAAAAAAATGTAATATATAACGGGCTAAAAAGAGAGTTGAGGGAACCAATATCGTCTGATATATTTTCATATATGGTTCTGATTTCTGATGGCTATTACAGTTTTTGAAATAATTTTTAATAAACATATTTTGAGTCATGTTTTTTATAATTTATATACAGATTGTATATAATTGCACAGTCACCGCATAATGATATAAATCCATTCCCAAAATGACATAATTTTTATTAAAAGGTCACCAATTAAATATTATTATGGAGGCATTAACACACGATAATGTAGACAATAATATTCAATTAGCGATAGCATGCTATAATGGGGATGTAGATCAAGTAAAACATTTATTAGAAAATGGTGCGAATGTCAATTATTCAAATAAGTGTGGAAAAACTGCTTTATTATCAGCATGTGGGTTACACATGTTAAGAAATTACGAAATAAGTAAACTTATAAAATTTGAAATAAATTTGGATATAGTTAAAATTTTGATAAACAACGGTGCTGATGTTAATCATAAAGATAATAATGATATGACAGCACTTTTCCTATCATGCAATGGGCAAAATTATGAAGTGGTTAAATTTTTAATAACATCAGGTGCTGATGTTAATTGTAGAGATAAATATATGGATCCATTAATATCGTTAATGTGTGAGAAAAATAATATTGAATTGGTTAATATTCTCATAAGTGCTGGAGCTGATGTTAATCTTAAAAATAATCAAAAAGAGACTCCATTAACATTTGCATGTTTTAATGCAAATGTTAATATGATAAAGCTTTTAATTGATAGTGGAGCAGATATTGAAAGTAAAGACATATTTGGTAATACTGCACTTATGTCCTCATGTAGTCATTCATCCATATATGTTGTAAAGACACTTCTCAACCACAACGCTAATATCAATAGTATAAATTATTTCGGACATACTAGTCTGATGTATGCATGTATGGATGAAAAAATTGAATTAGCAGAATTGTTGATAAAATCAGGTGCTGATATTAATCATATTGATTGTGCTAATAATTGTGCATTGACATATGCATGTACCAATAGTCATTTAAAAATGGTAAAATTTTTGTTAAGAAAAGGCGCTGCAATAAATCATAAAATTAATTATAACACAATGTTCATAATATCATACCATCTAAACTTTATAGACATAATTGAAACATTAACATCTGCAGGGTATGATTATGAAATTTTATGTAATTACCATAAATTTGAAAAAGACATATTGGTTGGAGGATATTTTACTGGTATACATGATCAATATTATAAAGATATTATAAGTGTGAATGATTGTTTGAGAATACAAAAAGAAATTATACATTTGATGAAAAAATACACAAAAACTAAAAAGTATGTTGATGTAAAAAGAGAATTATTTGAATCTACAGCATCTGATATATTTTCGTATATGGTTCTGATAACTGATAGTTATTACAAGTGTTAATGATATAGCATGATTTTTATAATTTATATACAATTTGTATATAATAAAATGAATTGCTTTTATTATCTATTTTGATGATTTTACTCTAGGATGAGAGTTAGCTAAAATGAAATATATTTTTATTACATACATTGATTTCGTGGATATTCATTAGAGGGATGCAATTTCTACTTGTCGTTAACATTATCTCTGAGTTCAATATTTTCAAATAACTCTACAATGCTAAGATATCCACACTTTTTAACAATCATAAGTGCAAAATTATTTTGTTTTTTAATATTATCTATTTTCTCTTTGTTTTTAATTTTATCTACATTGTACGCCTTTATTCTTTCCAATCTTTCTTCCAATAATACGCTGATAATATTTTTATATCCGCGATTTGATGCAGCATATAAAGGTATGTACCCTTTATTATCTGCTTTATCTATGTCTATTCTTTTATCGTTAATTAAAAGCTTCACTATATCCAAGTATCCAACAGAACATGCCCTATAAAAAGGAGTAATCCCATTTTCATCTGCTCTATTAAAGTCAGTTTTATTATTGTTTAAGAATAATTTGACAATATTTGTAAATCCGAGTGAACAAACAGAATGGAAAGGAATCCTACCATAATTATTTATTACATTAATGTTTACTTCCTCATCTTCCAATAATTTTTTTACAATCTCATAATTATTGATCAAACAAGCACTAAAAAAATATAATGTTTTAATATCATTATATATGATAGGCTCTGCAGATATAGTATTTGGTAAATTATTCATGTTTGATTAAAATATTTTAAAAATATATAAGTGTAAGTGTTTTTTTTTCAAAAAAATAAAAAATCCTTATATTCATTATTATAATAAACTTATTTACAAATTAGTTGATACACCTTCTCTTATTTACAAAATTATTTGACCTGGCTCCAGACACTAATTACTCTTATTAAAAAATCAATTATTTAGAGAAAATAAAGTTACACTCTCACTATTTTACAAAATCAATTATTTACAGATAATAAAGTTACACTCTTATTATTTTACAAAATCAATTATTTACAGAAATTAAAATTACATACTCACTATTTTACAAAATCAATTATTTACAGAAATTAAAATTACATACTCACTGTTTTACAAAATCAATTATTTACAAAAATTAAAATTACATACTCACTATTTTACAAAATAAATTATTTACAGAAATTAAAATTACACTCTATTTTACAAATTAAAATTTATAATTCACATCGTAGTTTTACCACAGATTTGAGCCTATCCTTATTTTCTTGCATTTCAACTTCCTTTTCCTATTTATAGTACTAAGGAAGTATCTATTTCTATTTTTCTCCATAATAACACTATTCCCATTCACATTCCCATTTCTATTCTTTACATATTTTTCACAATAATTTACCAATTCATCACGTGCTATATTTATACGTCTGTATATATTTGTAATTAATTCATGAATTATTTCAATGTATGGTACATTTACTTGATAAACATTATTTACACCACTGTTAATATTATTATTTACAAAATTATTATTTACAAAATTATTAAAACTATCAATAACTCTATCATGATCATCATCTTTCTTTATTAAACCATTAATTATCTCTGTTTCGTTGATGCTCGTATAAATATTATCACTGGTCATGTTTTCTGTGTTAAATAAAGTAATGTTTTCCACATCCGCTGAATTATTGTCATAATGTACATATGTGTCTATTATGTCTGAAATAATATCCATATCATCTTGGTATGTTGAATCACTATCACTTGAATAATTCAAATTATGTTTCATGACGTTATGGAATTCATCAACACCACTGCTACTATCACTTGTATAATTCTCACAATTATTATTTTCATTAACATCCTCTTCAATTTCATCGATTTCACTTACCCCACTAACATCATAGTCTACCTCGCTCAATATATCAATCTCGCTAATTTCACTATCCATCTCACACGTTACACTACTCACATCATCTATTTCACTTACATCACTTACCTCATTTACTGGAATAACCACATCATCTGTATCCAACATCACATCCAATTTTGACTCATCTAATGCATTCATTTGTGTTAAAGCATTTCTTAAAATATCACTGATCATTTTATCATTCTTAAAGCTTCTCAAGAGCATATGCATTTCATCCACAGCTGTCTTAACATTGTCTGATTCAGTATCAATATATCTACCGTTCTTTAAATTATGGATTTCGTCAAAATTTTGTCCACCAGATCCCATTCGCATATATTTGTTCTTAATTCTCTCTCTACGTGATTCAGATTCTTCAGGCTTCTTTAATTTTGAACATATCTCCTCAATTGCGCTAAAAACAGTCCTTTCCCATTCCTTTACACATGTTTCAGATATTTTCTTGTTCTTCTCATTTAAACAGTTAATAATTTCATGAGCGTGTCCAATCCATTGAGCATATGATTTCTCAGCGTTATCAATAGTGTATTTAATCATATGTACTTCAAATAAATTTGGGTTCACGCGTAACATAATCTCATCATCTCTCATGATCACCTCTATGTCCTTCTTTGCTGTAGCACCAATATTCTCACTACCACGTTGTCTACCTCTAGGAAGTTTATTATTCTCAATTTCTTGTTTTTCTTCTGCAATTTTATTTTTACTTCCCTCGCGTCTACCTGGTCCTACTTGTACTTTAACTGGTTCTCTACATGGTGAATTATATAATGGTATATTATAGAGTGGTATTGATGATTTAATTCCCACTGATGTATTAACTGATGCTGATGACAATGGTGATGGCTTCTTAAAATTACTGAAACTAAACTTTGCGGGTTCAAATACACATCTGTTCATCTCAATTTTTTTAGTCGTGTACACATTGATATTGGGTGTATAGACAATAGTTGATGTTAATGTGATTGGTAATACAGGTTTGAGTCTAGGTTTAGTATTAACAGTTGATTCATTTATTGGTTTTTTCCTCAGGATATCAACATGATATCCTAAGTTACAACATTTATCATTACCGAGAATTGTTCCACCGGCATATTTTCTAATTTTATTGATTGATTCATTTTTGGACGAATCAACATTAATAACAATATTATCCGAACTATGATCAGATCCTACAGTAGTATTATCTGATTCTGGTTCGGGTTTATCAATAACTTCACTATCTAGTTCTAAGTCAGATTTGTCAACAACAGCATCTGACTTTAAACCAGGTTCATCAACAACATTATCTGATTTAATATCAGATTTAGCAACATTATTACTTTCAGTTGGACCCATTGGATCCAACTTACTCGCGTTATAACTTACAATGAAGGAATAATTATTGAGAGCAGATGGGTTTCTGCCTCTTTTTACTCCTTTAAAAGTGATAGAATCAGGGATTTTATATCCGCCAATAGTAAAATCAGGTGTGGGAGCCGGCTCCCCAAAAGCAAAGATGTCCGGACATCTTTGCTTTTCACCTTCTATAATATTATTGATTGAACACTTGAGAGTGTCCAATACTTCAACATCAATAGGAGAGACTTTTGGTTTTCTCCCCTTTTTAACAACATAGTATTTGTGGAGGATATCCCACAATTTTTCTAGGTTAAAAACCGTAGTCAAATTGTGGAAATGTAACTCCTCCACATTCATATTAACATCGTAAATGATCCTTTCTCTCTCCTTAACATACTCATCATTGATGAAATCTATTGTCTTGGAGGAGAGAAAAGATTGCCCGTCGGCTTCAACATATTTTCTGATCTTTTCGATCAACTCACTAGAGGACTTTTTAAAATCACTCATTCTCGACTATTTTATGTAAAATTTTTTAATTAAGGTAATTCAATTTTTTAAAAAAATTTTTTTTTATTTTTTTTTAATGAAATTTTATAATAGATGGATTCTGTCTTGGTAAAAAGTATTAAAAGATTAATATATTGTGAATTGACTGTCTGTGGGAGTCAATAATGTAAATATTAGAAAAACATGTTATTGATGTATCAGAGCTTATACGGTTATTTACAAAAATATTAACATATATGATATAAATTAATTTAAATGATTGTCATGTTAAATTGAGAAAATAATAAATATATGATGTAGTAGCAGGTATAGTTAATTTATTAATGATAAATTAATGGAGATGGGATTGATGTATGGTAAATAACATGTGATTGAAAATAATGTTCAAATTATATCATCGATATAAGGTAAATTGATATTTACCATAGAATCGGTTATTGAGATAGAATTTATTAATAATAACATGTTTACTTTCCAAATGAAAATTTTTAGTATTAATCCTAACCTATCCTGATTTTATTCAAATGATTCTGTTTTAATTACAATTGAGACAAATAGATCTATTATGTTTATTGTATATTTAATAGTTTTTTATTTATTAATATAAAAAATTAAATTAATATATAAAACAAATATAATAGAAATTTTTAAGGATAAAATCAAATAGACTATAATAATATAATCAGGATAGTATTCATTCTGAAATGTAAATTTCGAGATAGGTTAGGATTAATACTGAAAATTTTACGATGGAATAATTTTATTAACATATAAATGAGCTTCTTATGGTTTATATAAGATATATAATTTTTTGGTTGTAACTGGATTAAATGCATATGTTTCTAATCATTCGAAATATAAATTCCTATGATTAAGTTACATTAATGGTAAAAAGTTTTCTCGTAAGAGAAAATTTTCAGTATTAATCCTAACCTATCTTCATTAATCTCAATTTAATTTGTTTCAATTACAGTCAGATCAAATAGACATATTGTATTTATTACATATTTAATAGTTTTTTATTTATTAATATAAAAAATTAAATTAATATATATAATAAATATACTGGGAATTTTTTAAGGATAAAATCAGATAGACTGTATTAATATAGATTAAATAACACTTGTTTGAAATTATAATTTTTGAGATAGGTTAGGATTAATACTAAAAATTTTCTCTTATGAGGAGTCTTTCCATTATTAATATAACCTAGTCTTAAAATTTTTCATAGAAAATAATTTTACCAATATATAGTTTAGATAGTTATAGATTATATTAACTAAATATGTTTCAATTATAACTAGATTAGATGAATATACTTATAATCATTTAGAATATAAAATTTTAGGATTGGGTTATATTAATAATGGAAAGTCTCTTCTTACGAGGAGACTTTCAGTATTAATCCTAACCTATTTTGATTTTTAATATTTTAATTTAACTCAGTTGTAGCTAAACCAAATAGACCTATTACATTCATTGTATATTTAATTAATTTTTTATTTATTAATATAAAAAAATAAATTAATATATAATACAAATATAATAGAATTTATTGAGGATAAATTAAAATAGACTATATTGATGCAGATTAAACGATACTCATTTGGGGTTATAATTTTTATTATAGGTTAGGATTAATACTGAAAAAATTTCTTAGAAAGAAGAACTAACAATATAGAGTTAAATTGATTGTAATTTAAATCAGATAAATAAATCTCAATTATAACAGTGTTAAATAGATATACTTATACATATTTAAAATATGAACTTTTAACATTGGGATATATTAGTATTGAAAAGTTTACTCTCATAAGAAATTTTTTCTGTATTAATCCTAACCTATCCTGATTTTATTCAAATAATTTTGATTCAATTACAATTGAGTCAAATAGACCTATTACATTCATTGTATATTTAATTAATTTTTATTTATTAATATAAAAAAATAAATTAATATATATATAAAATATAGTGGGAATTTATTGTGGCTAAATTAAAATGGATTATATAGATATAGGCTAAACGATATTCATTTTGAAATGTAAATTTTGAGATAGGTTAGGATTAATACTGATAAAATTTCTTAGAAAGAAGAACTAACAATATAGTGTTAAAATAGTTATAATTTAAATCAGATAAATAAATCTCAATTATAACAGTGTTAAATAGATATACTTATATACATTTAAGATATGAACTTTTAACATTGGAATATATCAATACTAAAAAGTTTACTTTCATAAGAAATTTTTTGTATTAATCCTAACCTATCCTGATTTTATTCAAATGATTTTGACTCAATTACAATTGAGTCAAATAGACTATTATATTTATTTGTATATTTAATAATTTTTTATTTATTAATATAAAAAAATTAATTAGTATATAAAACAAATATAATGAAAAATTATTGAGAATAAATTTAGATAGACTGTACTGATATAGGCTGAACAACATTAATTTGGAAATATAATTTTCAAGATAGGTTAGGATTAAATTGGAAGATTTTCTCTCTTGAGAAAATCTTCCAACATATAATTGAGCTAATCATGATATAAACCACATGAATATATTTCGGTTTTATTCACACAAATAAATATATTTAACATATTATAAAATGTTATTGTATCCCACACAGCGTGGTACAATTATAAAATGTTTACATCCTATATATTATAGTGATGACGACAATACACTTACAATATTTACAAGTGAGAATTAACATCGGTAATAAGCAATATGAGTAAATATCTTGTGAATATCTTGTACTAAATACAAGAATCTATGAGGTGTGATTATTACTAATATTAGTTATCATTTGTAAATTAGAGGAAGGTATTATTTCATTTCTCTGCACAGAAATGATTATCAAATATTTAGTGTGTGTATTTAATTCTAAATATCATAGTTATTATGTCGTATGAAATATACTGATAATATCACGTTAATCTTTACCATGATATTATTTTATGTTTATTGTCTGTATCATTCCGTTGTATTTTTCCGGTATTTTCCGGTATTTTCCAGGTTTTTTTCTGGAAATTTTCCAGAAATTTTTTAAGTTAAAAAAATTTTTATGTATAGAGATACAGAAAGTGTAAAATAAGGTACTTCCAAGACGCGTCCATTCCGTCTTGAAAGTGTACAAAATAGTGCTTTTTGAATGTTCTCAAAAAATTCCAGAAATCCTGGGAGTAAAAGGAGCTAAAAATTGCCATCTGGGGGAGCTAACAAACATTATCGATTTTTGTGTAATCTATTATAACGGTAAAATCTAGGAATAATCTGCATGTGTTTAAAATACACCATTTTTTAACGACAACATACAGCTTCAAAAATAAAACAATATGTTTTTATTTTTTTAATTGCAGAAAATAAAATGTAGTTTAGTATATGCAGTTCTCTGTCTGTTATTTCCATTGTTTCTAACATTAAAAACTAATGAAATGATAATTTGTAAAAATACCATATAAAGACTTTTATGATATCAATGGATGTCTTACAATATACTTTATACATGATGTTTAACAATTGACTAACATTAAAGTGAAATTTCTTTATTGTAAATTATATAATACATCCATAAAATGAAATGATTTTGTCTAAAATTTAAATTAATAAACCATATCAAAGAGTTCAGCATGAAACATTTAAAAGACAGTAATAACAAAAACATTAAATTATTAAATTCATGTTATCTTAACGACGTAGGTGAAGTAAGAGCTTTGATTTTTGAAGGAGTGAATGTAAATTATAAAAGCAATGGTGAAACATCTTTATTAAAATCTTGTAAGGCAAATGTATACATGAAAGATAAACATAATGTTAATATCAATATTGAAATAGTGAATTTATTGATAAAAAACGGTGCAGATGTAAATTATGAAAATGAAAAAGGAGAAACACCATTATTCATTGCTTATAAATATAAAAAGTATGAATTATTGAAATTATTGGTAGAGAGTGGTGCTGATATAAATCACGAGAATAAAAGAGGTTTTACGGTATTAATTGACGCATGTGAAGAGAACGATATAAAGTCTACAAAAATCTTATTGGAGATGGGCGCGAATGTCAATTATATAACTAAAAATGGTGATACTGCATTATTATCAGCTTGTGAAATGAGTACTGTTGGTATTAGCGTGGAATGTGTTAATCTGGATACAGAATTGATAAAACTTTTGATAAATCATGGTGCTGATATCAACCATAAAACTAGTATGGGTCGAACTATTTTTTATTCTATATTTGAATCATATAATAGTGATTTAATTAAATATATGATAGATTTATGTGATGATATTGAATGTATAGATAATCATGGTGAAACAATATTAAATCGGTGTTGTTATTATGTTAATGAAATTTCAGTAAAATTACTTGTAGATAAAGGTGCAAATGTAAATCATATAGATGATGATGGATATAGTCCATTAATTTATGCATGTCTACATGATAATGTAGATATGATTAAATGTTTATTGGAGAATGGTGCTATCCCAAATCATTCAAATAATACAGGATATACACCATTAATTTATGCATGTATGAATGGTAATGTGGAAGTTGTTAAATTATTAATAGATTACAAAGTAGACATTTACTATGTTAACAAAAACAATGATTGTGCTCTAACATATGCTTGTATTAATGATAATACAGAAATTGTGAAATTAATATTAAAAAGAGGTATTTGTGTAAAACATAATATTAATTACAATAGAATGTTCGTAATACCATCTTATTTGGGTCATTATAATATAATTGCTATGTTATTATGTGCTGGTTATAGTTATAAGCAGCTGAGTAAGCTTAACGACTTTAAAGATAAATTAATAGTGAACAGTTACCTCAGACGTAGACATGTATCACATATTGGTTATAATTTAGACGAAATTCTTAAAAATGTGGAATACGTGAATAAAATTATGTTTTTAGAATATGATTGTGAAAGAGATGTAAAATATAATATTTTAAGAAGGGAATTAAGAGAGCCAATAGCATCTGATATATTCTCGTATATTGTTCTAATTTCGGACGGTTATTTAAATTTTGGAAATGGTCTCCAATAGACATATTTTTATTTGCGATAGCGCATATAAATTATATGAGATGTATATGATATATTCTTAAAGTGAGATATTTTTAGTTAAAAATTTTAACTAAATATGGAAATACCAGGACACGATATTATAGAAGGTACAAAATTAGCAATCGCATGTTATAATGGAGATGTAGAACAAGTAAAGCTAATACTGAGAAATGGAGCAAATGTTAATTATTCAAATAATAATGGAAAAACTGCATTATTGTCAGCATGTGGGTTACACGTATTTAAAAGTTATGAATTTGACACGCTTACAAAATTTGATATAAATCTGGATATAGTTAAAATCTTAATAGATAACGGTGCGGACATCAATCATAAAGACAATAATGGAATGACAGCACTTATAGCATCATGTGGTAGAAAAAATTATGATGTAATGAGATTTTTAATAAAATCGGGAGCCGATGTCAATTGTAAAGATAAATATATGGATCCACTATTGTCATTAGCGTGTGAAAAAAATGATATTGAATCAGTTAAAATTCTCATAGAAGCTGGTGCCGATATTAATCTTAAAAATATTCAAGGTGAGACTCCTTTATCTTTCGCATGTTTCAATGATAACGTAGATTTAATAAAGCTTTTAATTGGGAATGGTGCTGATATAAATAGCAAAGATATAATTGGCAATACTCCATTTATGTCATCATGTAGTCATTCATCCATACATGTTGTAGAGGTACTTTTATCTTATGGAGCTGATATTAATACAGCGAATTATTATGGACATACCGGTCTAATGTATGCATGTATGGATGAAAAAATTGAATTGGTAGAATTTCTGATAGCATCAGGTGCGAATATTAATCATGTCGATTGTAACAATAATTCCGCATTAACATATGCATGTACAAATGGTTATTTAAAAACGGTAAAATTTTTGTTAAGAAAAGGTGCTGTAATAAATCGTAAAATTAATTATAACATAATGTTTATAATAGCATATCATAGAAAATTTATAAACATAATTGAAACATTAACATCTGCAGGATATGATTACGAAGAGTTATGTACTTACCATAAATTTGAAAAAAGCATAAATGTTGGAAATTATTTGAATGGTATAGAATTTCAACACTTTAGAGAACCAATAAACGAAGATGATTACTTAAGAAAACAAAAAGAAATCATACATTTAATGAAGTCATATGTTAAAAGTAAAAGGTATATGGATATAAAAAGAGAGTTATTTGAATCTACAGCGTCAGATATATTCTCATACATGGTTTTAATAACCGATAATTATTATGATTGTTAGACTAGATATTAATGACTGTCATGTTTTCGAATATTAATTATGTACAAATTGTATATAAAAAAACGAATTTATTATATACATATCTGACCATAATTTATTGATTTATTAAACAAGCAGATACTCATGTAGAATAATTATTTTTCCTATGCATTCAACGCTAGTTACTCTTATTTACAAAATAAATGTTACATTAAATAGGTAGATACCCTTTCTCTTATTTACAAAATAAATATTACATGAAATCAGAAGATACTCTACCTCTTATTTACAAAATAAATATCACATGAAATCAGCGGATACTCTACCTCTTATTTACAAAATACATATTACATTAAATAGGCAAATACTCTACCTCTTATTTGCAAAATAAATATTACATGAAATCAGAAGATACTCTATCTCTTATTTACAAAATAAATATTACATGAAATCAGTGGATACTCTACCTCTTATTTACAAAATAAATATTACATGAAATCAGTAGATACCCTACCTCATATTTACAAAATAAATATTACATGAAATCAGCAGATACCCTACCTCTTATTTACAAAATCAATTATTTACAAAAAATAAAGTTATATATATTCTATTTTACACGTTATAATTTTACCACAAGTCTGAACCAGTCCTCATCTTCTTTCCTTTCAACTTCCTTTTCCTATTTAGAGTACTACGGAAGTATCTATCTTTGTTTCTCTTCACAATATCACTGTTTTTATTCTTACTTCTATTACCCACATAATTTTCACGATAACTAACCAATTCACTCCTCACTGTGCGTATACGCTCATACATATTTATAATTAAATCATGGACTATTTCAATATATAATGTATTTATCTGATAAGAATTATTTGCATTACTAACATCACTACCAACATCACCACGATCATTACTATCGTCCTTCTCTATTAGACTATTAATTATCTCCGTTTCATGTATGTACGTATAAATATTGTCAACAATCATGTTTTCTGTGTTAAATGCATTAATATCCTCTACATCTGCTGAATTATCATCATATTGTGCATATATGTCTACTATATCTGAAATTTCATCAGTATCATTATTGCTATTACAGCTTGTATTATATTCATAATTATTATATGCATCAGTTTTAACGTTCATACTTTCCTCTACTGTATCTATAACCTCATCACTTACTCCATCGTCTATTTTTTCACACAACTCACTAACATCACTTAATTCATCAACCTCACTCATCTCGTCAATTTCACCCAAATCGCTAACTTCACACACATCACTCAACATATCAATTTCATCCATATCACTAATATCACTAATCTCACCAAACTCGCTCACTTCGTATATGACACTATTCTCATCAACTTTACTTGACTCACACAACTCACTCAACTCGTTCAATCTATCTATTTCACTAACTCCATCACTTGTCTCACTATCAACAACTTTTATCTCACTGACTTCTCTCACCTCATCAATTTCAACTTCACTAACAGGAACAACCACATCATCTGTATTCAATTTTGATTCATCTAAAGCATTCATCTGTACTAGTGCATTTCTTAAGATATCACTGATAATCTTATCATCTTTAAAGTTTTTCAAAAGCATATGCATTTCATCCACAGCATTTTTAACATTATCTGATTCAGTGTCAATATATCTACTGTTCTTTAAATTGGAGATCTCGTCAAAATTATCACTATTTTTAGCATTAGAATTCATTCGCTTATATTTATTCATGATCCTTTCCCTACGCGATACTGATTCACTTGGTTTAGTTAATTTTGAACATATCTCATCAATCCCGCTCAAAACAGTCTTTTCCCAGTTTTTCATGAGTATCTCGGATATTTTCTTATTTTCATCATTTAAATGATTAATTATTTTGTGAGCATGTCCAATCCATTGAACATATGATTTATCAGAATTATCAATAGTGTATTTGATCATATGTACTTCGAATAGATTTGGATTCACACGTAACATAATTTCATTATCCCACATGATTACCTCATTATCCTTTTTTGCTGTTGCTCCAATGTTTTCACTACCAAGCTGTCTACCTCTAGGAAGTTTATTATCTTCAATTTCTTGCTTCTCCTCAGCGGTCTTGTTCTTACTTCCTTCACGTCTACCTGGTTTAGATGATTTAATTGGTTTAACTGGTACTTTGTATGGTGATGGATTTACTAATGGTGTATTATAAAGTGGTACAGACGATTTAATTATTACTGGTGTTTTAGTTGATCCTGATAATGATGATGGCTTGTTAAACTTACTGAAACTGAATTTTGCTGGTTCAAATATACATCTATTCATCTCAACTTTTTTACTCGTATACACATTGATACTGGGTGTATAGACAATAGTTGAGGTCAATGTTATTGGTAATTCAGATTTGGGTTTAACATTAACAGCTGATTTAACTACTGGCTTTTTCTTCAGGATATCAATATGATATCCTAAATTACAGCATTCATTATTCCCGAGAATTGGTCCATCGGAATATTTATTAATTTCATTGATTGATTTGTTTTCAGACAAATCAATCTTAACAACATTATTATCTGGTTTTGAGCCAGATTTATTAACAACATTAATACTTTCAGTTGGACCCATTGGATCCGACTTACTCGCGTGATAGCTAACAATAAAGGAGTAATTAGAAAGAGCAGATGGTTTTCTGCCTCTTTTTACCCCTTCAAAGGTAATAGTATCAGGGATTTTATACCCTCCAATCATAAAGTCAGGTGTGGGAGCTGGCTCCCCAAAAGCAAAGATGTCTGGACATCTTTGCTTTTCACCTTCAATAATTTTATTTATTGAACACTTCAAAGTGTCCAATACATCAGTATCAATAGGGGAAACTTTTAGTTTTCTCCCCTTTCTAACAACATTTACTTTGTGGAGGATATCCCACAATTTTTCCAGGTTGAAAACCGTGGTTAAATTATGGAAATGTAATTCCTCCACATTTCTAACAACATAATATTTGATCTTTTCCCTTTCCTTGACATACTCATCATTGATGAAATCTATTGTCTTGGAGGAGAGAATAGATTGCCCGTCGGCATCAACATACTTTTTGATCTTTTCGATCAATTCTCTAGAGGATGTATTAATATCACTCATCGCACAACTATTTAATATCAAATTTTTTATTTAAGATATTTCAATTTTTTAAAAAATTTTTTAAATTAATTAAATATGAAAATTTGCTATTATTGAGTTTAATGTGAATTGAAAATGTGGATGTAAACAATATTATGAGATAATCAATTGTATTGATAAATAATATAAACATTAAGAAAAAAATATTTTGATAACACAGTAGAATTTACATAATAATTATTATTAATGTCTATTTGTTTATACATACGTGGAATAATAAATTGATGTTTTAAACTTATGAAGGTATTGAATATATGATGTGGATCAGACATGATTAATTTATTACTGATAAATTAATAAAGATATAGATGGTGTTGAACGTATAAAATTAATTTTTAAATTAGATTTAGATTGTGATATTGATACTTGACAATTCATATTTATTTATGAGTATCATTTTTATATAAGGATAGATTTGGGTTAATATGTTAATTCTAACAATGAAAATTTTCAGTATTAATCCTAACCTATCCAGATTTTATTCAATTTATTTTGATCCGATTGTAATTGATCCAAATAGACCTATTATATTTATTACATATTTAATGCTTTTTTATTTATTAATATAAAAAAATAAATTAATATATAAAATAAATATAACAGGATTTTTTTAGAAATATATTCAGATACACTATATTAATATAGAATAAATAATGTCAATTTTACAATGTAATTTTCAAGATAGGTTAGGATTAACACTGAAAAATTTCTTGAAAGAAAATCTTATTAACATACAAATGGATTAATCATAATTTATATCAGTTAAACAAATTCATATTTGGAAGCGAATTAAATTTATATGTTTATAATCACTTAAAATGTATGTTTTTAAGATAATGTTACATGATACTGAAAAATATTCTTATTGTAAGGAAATTTTCAGTATTAATCCTAACCTATCTTGATTTAGCTTAAATTTTTTGTTACAATTCTAATTGAGTCAAATAGACTTATTGTTTTTATTGTATATTTAATAGTTTTTTATTTATTAATATAAAAAATTAAATTAATATATAATATAAATATACAAAGATTTTATTTGGAATAAATTCAATTAGACTATATTAGTGTAATCTGAACAGTATCAATTTATCAATACAACTTTTGAAATAGGTTAGGATTAATACTGAAAATTTACTTGAAAGATATAAGTTATTAATATATAGGTGGATCGTTTATAATTAATATCTATTAAATGAATTTTTAATTATAACTGAATCGAATACATATGTTTTTAATCATTTAAAATGTAAGTTTTTAAGATAATGTTATATTAATATCGAAAAAATTTTTATTATAGGGTAATTTTCAATATTAATCATAGCCTATCTTGATTTAGCTTAAATTATTTTGTTACAATTCTAGTTGAGTCAAATAGACATATTGTTTTAATTATATATTTAATAGTTTTTTATTTATTAATATAAAAAAATTAATTAGTATATAATATAAATATATAAGGAATTTTTTAAGAATAAATCTGTATATATTATATTAGTATAGTCTAAATAATGTCAATTTTAAAGTGTAATTTTCAAGATAGGTTAAGATTAACACTGAAAATTTTTCTTCGAGAAGAAACTTTTAGAATTGATAAAATACAGTTTTAAAAATTTACAATCTTAATGTTTATAAATATATTTATTTAATCCAGTTATAATTGAATTTTATATAACTACTACAAATTATAACTAATTCATCTATATAATAATATATTTCATTCCTTAGATAAATTTTCAGTATTAATCCCAACCTATCTTGATTTAATTCAAACAGTTTTGATACAATTCTAATTGAGTCAAATAGGCTTATTATTTTATTGTATATTTAATAGTTTTTTTTATTTATTAATATAAAAAAATAATTAATATATATATAATAAATATAATAAGAATTTTTTTTAAGAATAAATCAAGATATACTGTATTAATGTATGAAAAATAATATTAATTTATTAATGTAGTTTTTGAAATAGGTTAGGATTAATACTGAAAGTTTCCTTGATGAAAGAAATTTATCAATATATAAATAAACTGGTTATAATTTAAATTGATAAAACTAGTTTAAATTACAATTGAATAGGACGGATATATTAATAATCATTTAAAAAATAAATTTTTGACATTATTTTACATTGATAATAAAAAGTTTCTTTTTCATGGAAAATTTTCAGTATTAATCCTAACCTATCTCGATCCAATTCAAATTATTTTGATATAATTCTAGTTAAGTCAAATAAATATATTGTATTTATTACATATTTAATAGTTTTTTATTTATTAATATAAAAAAATAAATTAATATATATAACAAATATACAGGAAAATTATTGATTATAAATTCAGACAAACAGTACTGATGCAGCACAAACAATATCAATTTGATACTGTAATTTTTGAGATAGGTTAGGATTAACACTGAAAATTTTACTTGAAAAATGGAATTATCAACATGTAGTTAAACCATCATAATATAAAAAATCCGAACATATTTCACTTATAATCCTTCTAAATAGGTATATTTAACATGATGTAAAATGTTGCTATTATATTATTGTATAATGCTGTTACAAAATGTTTATACTTCACATGTTATGATGATGTCGATAATACTCATCCAATGTTTACAAATAATATCTAATATTGGTAATATGTAAAATATGTGGGGGTCTCAACAAAATTTTATGTATGATGCAGGATTTTGTGGGTGTTGGAACCATGTTAGTATATTTAATTTTGTTGCAGATTTAGTACCTCAAAGAGTGGTTATTACCAATGACAATTATTTCCCTTCAAATTGGAGGAAAATATTGTTCTAATTTTCCATACAAGAATGATTACTAATACATCACACATATATTTAATCCACACTTATATGATTTTTATATCTTACGGAATACAGAACAAATATCCATGTTAACAACAATCTTGGAATTACCTCATATCCTGCTCATCACAACATTTTGTTATATTTCTCAGAATTTTTCCCAGAAATTTTCCAGAAAACTTTTTAAATTAAAATATTTTTTCTGTATATGTATACAGAAAGTATAAAATAAGGAATATTTGAGACACGTCCAACCCGTCTTGAAAGTGCTTAAATTAGTGCTTTTTTGAATGTTCTCAAAAAATTCCAGAAATCCTGTGAGTGAAAAAGTGTAAAAAATGACATATGGGATGCTTACTAATAACATCAAAAATTGAACAATCTGTTATAACGGTATGATGTGATAATAATATACATATGTTAAAAATATACTGTTACCATGACAATAACACACCGTGTCAGAAATAAAAACAATATATTTTTATTTTTAATATCTCAGAATGGAATGGAATGTTATCGTGCGTTAAAAATAACATACATATATGTATATCATACAATCTTTAATTTTTATATCATCTAATTTTAAGACATCAAGAATGCTGGATGTAAAATTATATAGAATTACTGTCGATAATTAACAAAGATATTACACAATATTTCCTTATAATGTCAATAATATAATCTATAACGTACTTTATAAAATATCTATATATGATATTATAAAATATCATTAGTATAATACATAATATAGTTTATAAAATACAATTGTCTTAAAAATCTAATATTTTTAAGACTGTATTAGTACATCCTAAATATTATCAATTTGGAAGTATAATTTTCAGCATAGGTTAGAATTAACACTAAAATCTTTTTGCAAGATAATTTTATAATCATGTAAATGAACCAACTATAATTTATACCATTCATATGAATTATTAATTATAATTCAACTAAATTTATATATCTGTAACCATTTAAAATATAAAATTTTAAGATTATATTACGTTGATATTAAAAAATTTTCTTATAAGAGGAAACTTTCAGTGTTAATCCTAACCTATCTTGATTTTATCCAATCTATTTTGACTCAATTATTGTTAATTCAAGTAAATATATTTTATTTACTATATATTTAATGTTTTTTATTTATTAATATAAAAAAATTAATTAATATATATAATAAATATAATAGGAATTTATTATAAATAAATTCAGATAGACTATATTAATATAGTATAAATGACACCCTTTTAAAAGTATAATTTTTAAGATAGGTTAGGATTAATATTGATAGTTCTCCTCTTATAAGAAGAACTATCAACTTATAATTGAATTAATTTTAAGTTAAATCTCTTAGAATGAAATTTTTTAGTGTTGATCCTAACCTATCTTGATTTAATACAAATTAATTTGAAACAATTTTCATTGAGTCAAATAGACATGTTTTATTTATTATATATTTAATAGTTTTTTTATTTATTAATATAAAAAATTAAATTAATATATATAATAAATATAATAGGAATTTATTATAAATAAATTCAGATAGACTATATTAATATAGTATAAATGACACTCATTTAAAAGTATAATTTTCAGGATAGGTTAGGATTAATATTGATAGTTCTCCTCTTATAAGAAGAATTATCAACATATAATTGAATTAGTTTTAAGTTAAATCTCTTAGAATGAAATTTTTTAGTGTTGATCCTAACATATCTTGATTTAAGACAAATTAATTTGTAACAATTTTCATTGAGTCAAATAGATATATTTTATTTATTGTATATTTAATATTTTTTATTTATTAATATAAAAAAATTAAATTAATATATATATAATAAATATAATAGAAATTTATTATCAGTTAATTCAGATAGACTATATTAATATAGTAAAAATAACACTCATTTAAAAGTATAATTTTCAGGATAGGTTAGGATTAACATTGATAATTGTCTTCTCACGAAGAAAACTATTTACATATAATAGAACCAATTTTAAATTAAATTACTAAAATGAAAAATTTCAGTGTTAATCCTAACCTATTTCGATTTAATACAATTTACCTTGTAACAATTTTCATTGAGTCAAATAGATATATTTTATTTATTATATATTTAATGTTTTTTATTTATTAATATAAAAAATTAAATTAATATATATAATGAATATAATAGAAATTTATATTCAATGATTTTGGATAGATTATATTGGTGTAGTATAAACAGTAATCATTTGAAAATACAATTTTCAGGATAGATCAGGATTAATATTGATAAATCTCTTAACAAAAGAGATTTATCAACATACAACTGGATCAATAATAACCTACATTATAAAAATATGTATTATTCATATATGGATAGAATAAATTTATTTTAACACTCTATCATTTATAATTATTATCTGTATGTATTCTAATGTAATTTCTGTATATGATAAATTCATTTCTACAATAACATGTTTATATCTCTAATATCAATTCATTAATTTGCTATGGACAGATTTTCGTTAATTTTCACATTATTAATGTGAAACTTGTAAATCATTATTTTCTACCATGTATAAAATTCCTCTTCCCATAATTTTGGAAGATTACCATTAACATTGTGTCTGAGTTCCATATTTTGAAATAATTATACAACGTGATAATATCCATATTTTTTAATAATCATAAGTGCTATATCATTTTGCTTTTTCATATTATCAATTTTCTCTTTATTATTGGCTCTATCTACATTATATGCTCTTATTCTCTCCAATCTATCATCTAATAATAATTTTATAGTTTCTTTATATCCACGATATGATGCAGCATATAAAGGTATATGTCCTCTATTATCTTCTTTTTCTGTATCTATTCTTTTATCATTTATTAAAAGCTTCATTATATCCACGCGTCCAAAAGTACAAACAAAGTAAAATGGGGTTATACCAAACTCATCTGTTTTATTAAAATCAGTTTTATTATTGTTTAAGAATAATTTAACAATCTCTGTGTACCCTAGAGAACAGACAGAGTGGAATGGTGTTCTACCATTTTTACCTGTTACGTTAATGTCAACTTCTTCATCTTCCATTAAAATTTTCACAGTCTTATAATTGTTGATTAAACAAGCTATATGGAAATCAAATGTTTTAATATTATTGTATATAATAGGCTTTGCAAATGTAGCACTTGACAAAATATCCATGTCTGTTAAAACTGCGTTTAAAATGAATAAGGGTTAATATGTTGATTTTTTTTTAATAAAAAAATGAATAATTTACATATTTATTACTGTATTAAATTTATTTATGGATAGTTTGTCAAGGAAAAAATATCGAAAGTGGAAATTTACATGTATTTAAGTTATAAAAAATAAAAATTAGAACTTATAACTTAAATGGAAGAAACGAATAATAACCAAGAAGTCACCGATGACATTAAAACAATTAAAGAATTGATCATATCAGGAGATGTTGATTATGAAGACGATAATGGTAACACTCCTATTATGTATGCATGTTATACCAATAATATACAACTGTTAGAATTATTGATAAATAATGAGGCGAATGTAAATTATATCAATAAGTATGGTTATACTCCATTATTGTATGCATGTGACAATAACAATTTGGAAATAGTAAAAATTTTGATAAAAGCGGAAGCTGATGTCAATTATAATGGTAATAATAAATTATCATTATTGATACGCGCATGTAAGATTAACAACTTACAATTAGTTAAAATATTATTAAAAGGAGGTGCTGATATCGATAGTGTGGATGAAAATGGAAGAACTGTGTTATTTTATGCATGTGATAATAAAAACCTAGAGTTGATAAATTTGTTATTGAATAAAGGTGCTGACATTAATCATGCAGATGAAAAAGGAAATACACCATTGTTAAGTATATGTTATAACGCACATGAATACACTGATGAAGAAATGATAAAATTATTATTAAGAAGAGGTGCTGATGTTAAACATCTTAATAAATATGAAGAAACAGCATTATCTCGTTTATGTTGTAGCGAATATATAGATTATGAAATGGTGGAAATTTTAATAATAGCAGGTGTAGACGTGAACAATAGAGATTGTGAAAATAATACAGCACTTTTAATAGTATCTCAAAGGGAAGATGGCTATATGGATGTAATTAAAATGTTGGTTGAAGCAGGTGCGAAAGCAAAAAGTGATAACCCTGAGTATGAATGTATTCTTACCAATGTATGTAATGATGTATGTTCTGATGCTGACACTATTAAAATATTATTGGATGCTGGAGCTGATAAAAATATCGATTATGAGGACAGAAACGGTAAAATTCCTCTACTATGTGCAGCTAATAATAATGATATGGATATAGTAAGATTATTGATCAAAAGGGGAGCATATGTAAATAATACAAACAAAATATGGGAATCGGCAATCTTACATGCTGTGATTAATAATAATTTGGACATGGTGAAATTTTTGGTAGATAATGGGGCTAATATTGAAGAAGAAGATAGAAGTGGAGATACAATGTTATTGTGTTCAACTTCACCTTGTAGAATAGAAATAGCAAAATATTTAATAAACAAAGGAGCTGATATTAATCGTGTGAGTTTTTATGAAAAATCATCATTGTTGATGAGAGCATGTGTGGATAATAATTTGGAATTAATCAAACTTTTATTGGATATGGGTGCATATATTAATTATAAGAATGAAAATGGAGATACAGCATTAATATTATCATGTTATCACAAACATATTGATGTTGTGAAAATACTCTTAAAATACAAACCTGATATGAATATCATGAATAATAAAGGATATTCAGCATTAATGTATACATTAATTATATTTCGTAGAGTTTACGAAAATAGTGAAGAGAATATAAATTTTGATTTGGTAAATTTATTAATAAACGAGGGGGCTGATATCAATATCGAAAATGATAAAGGACAAACATGTTTAATATATTTATGTACATATAATAAGATTGAGTTGGCTGATTTTTTGATAAATAAAGGGGCTGACATAAACTATGTCAACAAGGAAAATGACACAGCTTTAACATTTGCCAGTACAAAAGGACATGTTAAAATAGTAAAATTGTTATTATTGAAAGGTAACTCTTTAAATTTTAAAGTTAACTATAACACGTTATTTATAGTGGCTTATTCGCAGGATGAAATAGAAATAATTAAAATACTAACATCAGCAGGTTATGATTACACAGAATTATGCAAATATCATGGAACAAATAATATATCTAGTATAGGTAGTTATATAAAGAATATATCTGTAAATATTAGTTATCCCAATTCAAATACACAAGGATTACCTAGATTGAAATTTATGGGTTATATGGATGAAAATGAAAAGTTGAAATATCAAAAAGACGTAATTAAATTAGTAAGTGATTACAAGAAAACTGAAGAATATATTCAAAACAAGAATTATGTTTATAAAGAAATAGCTTCCGATATTTTTAGTCAAATGGTGATGATATCCGACAATTATTTTTCTTTGCGCTCGCGCAAAGACACATTTTGAATCAATTTAACGAACATACAAGTTTGATAAACTTGTGTAAAATAATATACTTTCATGTATGATGTAAAACGGGTAAACTGTATAAAATGAAAAATGAAATTTAAAAAAAATCAAAAAATAATAAATTTACGAGACGAACATGGAATTATATGAAGGAGACAGAGATTACGAAGGTATGGCATTGGTGGAGTTATGTTATCTCAACATGTTAAACGAAGCTATATCATTAATTGGGAGAGGAGCTAATGCAAATTACGACTACGACGGTGAAACACCATTATCAAAAACATGTGAATCTGTTTTAGATGAGGAGGATCAGTCAGACATTGATAAAAATACAGAGTTAGCAAAAATACTGATAGAAAATGGAGCGGATGTTAATTTTGTGAATTATAAAAAAAGAACACCATTGTTATTAGCATGTATAAATAAAAGACATAATTTGATAAAACTCCTAGTGGAAAACGAGGCTGATCTTTATCATGAAAATTCTAATGGTCTGAACGTATTATTACATACATGTTGTGAGGATGATATTGAAACTATCAAAATTTTGTTAGAGATGGGTATGGACATTAATTATAAAAATAAACATGGAGTTACGCCACTACTTTCTGCTCTTGGGTTGAGTTGTGATACTAAAGAAATAAATGAAAAAGAAATAGATATGGATATGATAAAATTTTTGATAGCTCACGGTGCTGATGTCAACTACAGATGTAACAAAGATATAACTGTTCTATCCACTTCATTTGAACAAGACAGTGAAGAGCTGGTAGAATTTATGGTAAATATATGTGATGATATTGAGTGTATTACTAGTAAAGGAAACACAATGTTGATAACCCAGTGTAAATATGGTAATATTGAATCTGTAGAAAAACTTATTAAGAAAGGGGCAAATATAAATCATGTGAACAATGAAGGATTAACACCATTCATGTATGCATGTATAAGTAGAAATATAGACTTGGTTAAATTGTTAATTGACAATGGAGCAGATATTAACTACGTCAACAGGGATAATAATAGTGCTCTAACATATTTATGTTCCAATTGTAAAAATGGGATTATGGAATTGTTATTAAGAGTGGGTGTAAATATGAACAATAGAATAAACTGTAATAGAACGTTTTTAGCTGCCATTTATATGAAAAATGTCCTCGGTATCATATCACTATTTTGTGCTGGTTATAGTTATAACGATTTAGGCAAATACAATACATTTGAGAAAAATGCAATCTTGTATGAGAATCATGAACATGTGAGTGTTAATCTTTTTGGTAAATATATGGAGAAAAAAAGAATATAATGTAAATAGAGAAAAAATATTACGTTTGGAAGAAGATTTTTGTAAAAATGACAAATATTCTGAATTAAGAAAAAAATTGTGCGAACGTATAGCATCCAGCATATTTTCATGTATGGTGTTAATTTCTGACGATTATTATAATTTTTAAGGTTGATTTATAATCATACATAACCATAATAAATATTATTCTAATTATATACGAATCGTATGTAATATATTTAAAGGTCCTATTCAAAATAATTAAATTAAAACTTAAACAAAAATTAAATTAATTTTTGCTTAAACATGGAGCCATTAAAATCGTCTACGTCACAATTAATGTATTTATGTGAAATAAACGATATACAATCTGTGAAAAATATATTAGAGACAAATAAGGAGGATATAAACAGTGTGGACAGAGATTATCATACATGTTTATTTGCAGCATGTATAAATATAAACATTGAGTTGGTAGAATTGTTATTGGCCAACGGTGCTGATATTAATCATCGAAATATTGATTGTGAATCTGTTATTATGATTACATGCAGATTGTATGAAGATATTAAAGACGATTATAAATGTAGTCAATTAAAAAAATTGATTAAACTTTTGATAGCAAAAGGTGCGGATGTCAATCAGGATGATATATTTGAAAAAACTACATTGTTACACATGATTGATCTAAATGATCATATTGACATAATAAAAATATTATTAGATTCAGGAGCAGATGTCAATCATTATGGTGGTGATGGTGAAACTGCATTAATAAAGGTATGTTGTGGTCTCAATGTTAACATAGAACTGGTCAAACTTTTATTGGAATATGGAGCTAATGTAAATCATATATGTTTTCGTCATGGAACACCTTTATCAATAGCACGTAAAAAATCAAATTTGAAATTAATAAATCTTTTGGTAGCATATGGGGCTAATACATCTGAGTAATCCATTTATACAAAACATTTTATGTATTTTTTTACCAATTGTAACTAATACAGTTTAAAGTGAGATATAATATTCGAAAAAATAAATAAAAAAAATTTTTTTATTTATTCAACAGTTGGAGAATGAGTAAGAGGACCGATATTTTCAAGGTTACAGATGGTGAGACTCAACTGATAAACATGTGCCGTAGTAATAATATACAATATGTGATGAAATTATTGAATCTATGTCCCAATATCCCAAAATCATATATTAACCATGCTAATAACAAAGGTAATACAGCATTATTTTATGTTTTATCCAATAAAAATTTGGAATTAGTAAAATTGTTGCTAGACAAAGGGGCGGATGTTAATCACGTTAATAATAATGGAATGACGGTTCTATTCTACACAATATTTAATAAAAAATTAAAGTTGACAAAATTATTGCTGGACGAAGGTGCTGATGTTAATCATGTAAGTGATACAGGAAAAACACCTATATTTTACGCAGGATACAAAGAAGATTTAAAAATGGTTCAATTATTGATAGATAGAGGGGCGAATATCAATCACACAAATAGATATAATCAAACGTGTCTGTTTCATTGTTATAATAATACAGAAATTGTAAAATTATTAATATGTAAGGGAATAGATGTGAATCATAAGGATCATTTAAAATATAGTCCACTGTCATATATTTCTAATGAAGAGACTGGTTTGAATATGGCAAAATTATTGGTGGAAGCAGGTGCGGACGTAAATAGTCTTAATGAATATGATAGTACAGCATTATCACTTGCTTGTGATAGTTGTAATTTAAAAATGATAGAATTTTTAATTAAAAGTGGAGCTGACATCAACTTTAAAGACAATGAAGGGGATACACCTCTGTTAATTGTAGTTAGAAAGAAATATATCAATGTGATAAAAATTTTAGTAGAGAATGGTGTAAATGCTAACCATGAAAACAATCGCGGTCTTACTCCGTTACATGGAGCATTTTATAATAAAAATTTAAAAATTATTAAATATTTGCTGGACAACGGTGCCGACCCAAATTATGAAAATAAAGAGGGTACAACCATATTATCCCTAGCTTGTAGAGATTATAATATTGATATGGTGAAAATTTTAATAGAAAAAGGAGCCAATATTAATCATGTTAATAAACGTAAGAATACTGTTTTAACAGAAATATGTGTTTCGCACACAAGATCTAATTGTAATGACTATGAATTTGTAAAATTTTTGTTGGATATCGGTGCTGATATTAACTTTCAAGATATTAATGGTGATACTCCATTGATATTATCGTACAAATCGCGTAGACAATACAACAAGTATTGTATTGTCGGGGCATTATTAGAATATAATCTTGATGTTAATATAAAGAGCAATGATGGTCAAACAGCATTAATATATGCATGTGAGAAAGCGGATATAGAAATAATTGAACTACTTGCTTCAAGAGGAGCTGATTTCAATTGTGAGAACGATTCTGGGGAAACTCCACTCATGTATTCGTGTCGACATAAGCATGTTGATATATACAAAGAGTTGGTGAATTATGGAGCTGATATTAATTATGTTAATAAATATGGTCATACTGCATTGTTTGAGGCTTGTACTTATGAAAACATTAATTTGGTAAAATTCTTCATAGAGGAAGGAGCTGATATAAATCAGTTGAGTAAGATAAATGTCAACGCATTTATAGAAACATGCAGTTATGGATATATTAATATAATACATCAGTTGCTATCTAACAATGTTCATATACTTGTCAAACATTTATTAGATAACGGCACAAAGATAAACCGTATAGACAAATCTGGAAATACTGAACTTTTGTTCACATGTAAGATGGATACAAAAAATAGTCTCGATTGTAATGTAAAAATGAGCATAATAAAACTGTTAGTACAAAAAGGTGCATATATTGATCATAAGAATCTTTCAGGTGAATCTTCTATTTACATAATATGTCTAATGTTTTCAAAATATCCTGAATTATGTTATGAATATTATAATATACTAAATTTTTTGATAGAGTCAGGTGCTGATGTTAATCCTAAAGATTTATTTGGTCTTACTCCTTTAATGCATGCATGTAGTGAAGGTGATATGAAATTGGTTATAGCATTGATATCAGCGGGTGCTGATGCAAATCAATGTGATAATAGAGGAAATACTCCATTATCATATGCGTGTTGCCGTCGTGATCTTGGTATGGCAAAATTATTAATAAATACGATCTTCAAATCCGGACAATCAATAATGAATTTTGAGGCTTTATTTTTGAGTATATGCTGCACTTGTGATGATAAGATAAATTTTGTGGAACTTTTTATAGAAAATGGAGTTGATATCAATCATACTGATTTTATGGGAAATACAGCTCTGGGTCTATCATGTCACTCAAAAAGTACTGAAATTTCAAAATTATTGTTAAAACACAATGTAAATGTTAATACTGTGAATAAAAAAGATTTAACACCACTAATTTCAGCATGCAAAAATGGAAATTTAGAAATTGTAACTTTGTTGGTAGAAAAAGGAGCAGATATTAATTATGTTAACGATAACAATGACTCAGATCTGACATATGCTTGTCTGAATAATCGGGTAAATGTTGTTAAATATCTCATTTTGAAAGGGGCTGTCATAAGCAATAAAATTAATTATAATACAATTTTTATTTTATGTTATTATTCAAATCATTTTGATATTATTAATATTTTAACATCGGCGGGTTATGATTATTCAAAACTATGTAAAAATTTTAACTATGTTAAATTCTTAGACATAAGTCGTTATAAAAGCATGTATTTGATAAATTTAAAAAATGATACATCCATAAACGATGATGATTATATTTATTATAGAAATATGATTATTAATATGATAAATAGGTATAGAAAAAGCAAAGAATATATTCATCTTAAAAGAGAGTTTTGTGAACCAGTAGCTTCTGACATATTTTCGTGTATAGTTTTAATCTCTGATGATTATCATAGGATAAAATTATGATTATGAAAAATTTACAGTGTAAATTTTCCAAAAATACAATAAACATAATTTAATAGAAGGTGTGAAATGAATAATAAAAAACTTGATAATTTAGATTTAGACAGTACAAATGAATTAGGAGAAACTACTCTTATGAATGCCTGCCAGAATGGAGATTATGAATTTGTTAAACATTTGTTAGATATTGGTGTTAATGTAAACCGTGTAGTTAAATCTGGAAACACTGCACTTTTATCAATATGCAGGATGGATACAAAAAATAGTAATGAATGTGATATAAAAATGAACATAATAAAATTGTTAATACATAAGGGAGCACATATTAATCATAAAAATTATTTTGGGGAATCTTCTATTTTTATAACATGTTTAATGTTTTCAAAGTACCCTGAATTATGGTGTGAATATTACGAAATATTAAAATTTTTGGTAAAGTCAGGTGCTGATGTTAACTCCAAAGATGTATTTGGTTCCACTCCTTTACTATATGCATGTAGTAAAGGTGACATGAAATTAATTATAATATTGATATCTGTAAGAGCTAACGCAAATCATTGTGATGATAAGGGAAATACTCCAATATCATATGCATATTACCGTCATGATCTTGATATGGCAAAATTATTAATAAATACAATCTCTAAAACTGGTCAATCAATAATTAAACTGGGGAATTTATTTTTAAAGGCATGCTCCACTTGTGGTGATGAATTAAATTTTGTGAAACTTTTCATAGAGGGGGGAGCAAACATTAATCATGTTGATGAATTGGGAAATACTGGTTTAAGCATAGCATGTTACTTTGAGAATATCGAAATTTCAAAATTATTATTGAAACAGAAAGTAAATGTTAACACTGTGAATATAAAAGATTTAACACCACTAATGACTGTGTGTAGATGTGGAGATTTAGAAATAGTAAGTTTATTGGTAGAATCGGGAGCAGATATTAATTATATTAATAGAAATAATGATTCGGCTCTAACATATGCATGTTTAAACAATCGGATAGATGTGGTTAAATTTCTCATTTCAAAAGGAGCTGTCATAAGCAATAAGATTAATTACAACACGATTTTCATTTTATGTTACCATTTACAATATTTTGATAATATTAAGATTTTAACCTCAGCAGGCTATAATTATTTAGAACTGTGCAAATATTTTTACGACGATAGGTTGCTAGATTTGACATATTACATAAGAATGTGTTTGATTGATTTTGACATTAGCACGTCTATAAGTGATCGTGAATATGAGAACTATGAAAAAGGTGTAATAAAGATGATAAATGAGTATAAGGAAAGTAAAGAGTATATACATCTTAAAAGAAAGTTTTCCGAACCTGTAGCATCCGACATATTTTCATGTATTGTTTTTATTTCCGATAATTATTACAATACTAAGACTAAATTGTAAATTGTAAATTGTGAATTGGTCTAACCATGTTATGCACAAATTGTGTGTAATCGTTGATATGGACATTAAAATGAACTAATTTTATTGAAAATTTCATTTAAATTATAAGTATAAACAAGATGGATTATTTATATATATGTGGTGATAGGATGATGTTACATAGACATGTTGATGATGCTGAAAAGAACATTGATACTTTAGATATACATCATGTTGACGAAAATGGTGACACTATATTAACACTAGCATGTAACTGTAATAGAATAAAATTTGTGAAATTTTTGGTAGATGCTGGCTCTAACGTAAATCATGTGAATAATAAAGGACTATCACCGTTATACTATGCAGTTACCAACGAAAATATTGAGTTGATAAATTTTCTAATAGAGAAAAGAGCAAATATAAATTTGATATTTAATAAAGACGACAATTTTTTAACATTCCTCAATGTTAATAACAATAATATTAAAAAAATATTAATATCAGCTGGTATTAATATTAATCATGTGAACAAAAATGGGAGGTCTCCTCTTTTAAGAGAATGTGGAGTGAAAACAAGTAAAAAATGGGGCATAACTTATGGTGATAATATTGATATAATTAAATTGTTAATTGAAAGTGGTGCAGATGTTAATCATGCGAATAGGAAGGGAGAAACTTCACTTTTAAAAGAATGTGGTCTAGCAACAGGTGTAGAGGGAGGTACAACTTATAATAAAAATATGGAAATTATAAAATTATTGGTGGAGAGCGGTGCTGATGTTAATTATGAAAATATTAAAGGGGAAACTGTGCTCTCAAGAGCATATAAATCAGATAAAGTTCGTAATGAAAAAGTTTTGACTAGAGAAGAGGTTGATATGATAAAATTTTTAATAAAGAATGGTACTGACATCAATCATGTATATGATAAGAGTAATACTATCCTTTTGTATGCATGTAAAGACGGTAATCTAAAATTGGCAAAATTTTTAATAGAATTTGGTGTTGATGTAAATCATGTTAATAGTAATGGTAATACAGCATTATTATACATATGTAGGTTAAGCAACAAATTTTATACTAAACATGCTGATGTTGAAAATGTAGAGATAATCAAGTTACTAATATCTAAAGGAGCAAATGTAAATCATGTAAACAAAAAAGGCAATTCGGCTCTATTACATTTGTCTGATTTCGAGAATATTGAATCTATTAAAGTTTTAATTGAACATGGTGCTGATATAAATTATAGAGATAAATATGATAATACTTTATTCATTAAAGCATGTAGATATGATAACATTCCCTTAGTAAAATATTTATTGGATCACTCTATAGATATTAATGCTGAAAATGGTTATGGCCACACCGGCCTGATATATGCTTGTATGCAAGACAATGTAGATTTAACAAATTTATTAATAGAATCTGGTGCAAATATTAGACATGTTAATAAATTCAAGGATTCAGCCCTAACATATGCATGTTCTAATGGATTTATGGAAATTATCAAAATATTATTGCTTAAAGACAGGGAAATAAATCTTAATGTTAATTACAATACTTTGTTTACTCTAACATATTATTATGATCATAAAGATGTGATAAAATTATTGACATCAGCAGGTTATGATTATGAATCATTATGTAATAATTTTGAGATTAATTTTGAGAGTGATGAATTCATATGTTTATCTTTGTATTATTATGACGATTTTGATATGGATTCATCAGTTCATAACTGTGAAGAAATATTGACAGATTCACAATGTGGATATATTGAGAGTAATGGAATGAAAGATGAAATTTTAAAAATGATAAGAGAGTTTAAAGATAGTGAGGAATATGTTAAGTTGAAAAATAGCTTATATAAAACAGGCGCCTCTGATATATTTTCATGTATTGTGTCTATCTCCGACGAATATATGAAAATTAAGTAATTATACATTATAATTAAATTTTTATTGTATACAAATTGTATATAGTTTACAAAAACTATGCCATTTATTTTTAGAATTTTTTGAAATAAATCGCAAAAAAGATTAATAAAACAATTGTTAAGGCATGGACTTTGTAGATATTGTTTTTAATATTCATAATATAGAAGTGGAAACACTAATAAATGGACTTGACATCAATCATGAAGATGAAAATGGTGACACGCATCTAATCACAGCATGTTAAAACAATATGTTAGAATTTGTGAAAGGCTTGGTAGAAAAGGGGTTAAATATAAATCATCAAAATAAGGGAGATAGAACGCCTCTATATTATGCAATTTCGAATGAAAATGTTGATATTGTAAATTTCTTAATCGAAAACGGTGCAGATGTCAATATTATATTTGATGGGGGTAATACGATCCTTACAGCCTATCATAGATTAACAGTTAACCTAATGAATATTATAATAGCTGCCGGAACTGATGTCAATCATAAAAATGATAGAGGTATTACTGCTCTTATGCAGATATCCATGTTAATTTCACAATGTCAAAACGAATGTGAATATGAAAACATGATTAATATGATCAAATTATTGATTGAAAACGGTGCAGACATTAACCTTAAGGATAATGAAGGGGAACAGCCTTAACATATTCATATGAAAATGTGTTTTATCGGGGTAATCGTTATCTTGAGATGAACATTAAAATAATGAAATTCTTGACTGACGGCGGTGCTGATGTCAATGTTGGAGTTAAATATCATAATAATAATACAATATTAACGTTTGTTTGTAAACTTGAACAAAATGAATTAGTTAAAATATTGGTAGAAGCTAGTAGTGACATTAATCATGAAAATAAATATGGGTGTACCCACTAGTGTATGCATGTGATATTGGAAATGTTGAATTAGTAAAATATCTAGTAGAGAAAGGAGCTAATGTTAATCATATAATTAAAGCAGGACATTCATTATTAATATTGTCCAGCAAAGATGAGAATATAGAAATTATAAATATATTATTATCTTCGGGAGCAGATATTAATTACAAAAATAAAACTGGCGACACTTTTTTTACATATGTATGCAAGCATAATTATATGATTTTATTTAACTGTTCGTTAGTCAAGGATATGGATATTAATGCTGAAAACGGTTATGGCCACACCGGGTTAATATATATGTGTATGGTAGGAAATATCGAAAATGTAAAATTATTAATAAAGATAGGTGTAAATGTTAACCATATAAATAAACATGGTGATACAGCTTTAACCTTTGCATGTGTAGCTGGACACATTGATATAGTTAAGTTGTTATTGGCAAATGGTGCAATAATAAGCGATAAAATAGATTACAATACGATGTTCATATTGACATATCATAATAAATATAAAGATATAATTAAATATTTAACAGCTGCTGGATATGATTACAGTAAATTATGCAACACTTCAAAATTTACAAAAAGAATAACATTGTGTTTATATGATTATAATGAATTTATGCATGAATGTTCAAATTTTGAGGAAGTCGTGATCTTTTCTGAAGATAGATTTATGAATGATATTGAATATACAGCATGTAGAAATAATATTATATCTGAAATAAATGCGTATATGAAAAGTGATGAATATAATTTTTTAAGAAAAGAATTTTTTGAACCAATCTCTTCACATATATTTTCATATATTGTTTTAGTTTCAGATAATTATTATTCTATTAGTGAGAAATAATCATATACTATAATTAAGTTTCACTATATACAAATTTTATGTAGTTTCACAAAAATTTTTGGAAATAAATTGCAAAAAAGACTAATAAACAATTGTTAAGGTATTGTCTTTACATACATCGTTTTTTTAATATCCATAATATAGGAGTGTAAAAAATAATGAACGGATTTGACATCAATCATGAAGATGAAAATAATAACATAAACACGATAAGCTGGACAAATTTACAATGTAAATTTTTTGAGATACAATTAAGAATAATTTGGAAAGGGGTGGAAAAAATAAATGTTCAGTGTTTGCCAGTACTATTTAAAATGAAATATGATATTTTTTATATTTTTTGTTTGACAGCTAAAGGTTGTATACATAAGATGACAAATACTTTTGAGGTACCATTTTGACATATTCACAGTTTTATAGTTATTTTTCAACTTATTCTTATATTCCTGAATATACTCGACACCGTTTTATCGTATTATATAATCTCCATATGATCAAGAAGTAGTAGGTGATTATGAAAAACATTTTTTACATATTTAGAAAATTATGTAAAATTGATAAAAATTTTAAAAAATTTTTTTAACAAAAATTGATTGATGGGAAAAAATTTTTGACGGAAAAAAGATGTTGAAGAAGAAAGAAAGAAGGAAAGAGAGGACAAAAGAGAAACGGAAAGAGAGAAGAAAAGAGAAAAGGAAGAGGAAAAGGGAAGAGAGGAGAAATGGGAGAGAAAATGAGAAGGAAAGTAAAATACTTCCAAATAATATTACATCTCTATACAACAAACCTCCAACAACAACCGTTAAAACATCTTTAAAAAATATATTAAAACCAACCAAATATGTGGGAGGCTTTGACATCAATAGAATTATACAAAACCATGTAAGATATATAAATAATATAACAACTCACACATATTTCTTTCTGAAGTTAATGTTGATATATTACATAGAAATGAACTTGGAATTCCCTAAAATTGATGATGATTTTATAGTATGTATAATGAAGAGCATAACAGAAAAAGTTAAGGGAGGAGGTGTTAGGCCGAGCATAGAAACTATTAATACAAATAATAAAATAATTGATTTTTATGATAAATGTTATAGACAACTCATACCAGATGGTGAAATTAGGATAGAGTCAACTAATTTATCTCAATTTTTCAAATATGAATCTACAACAATCACAACATGTATCAAAAACAACATTATTTCTCAGTTTTCTAATAGATTAAGTCAATACATAAATTTAAAACTTGATATTGAGAACAAATTAAATAACATAAAAAATAATAAAGAGTATAATCAAGAACATAAAGATGTATTGAAAAAATCAATTATAAAAACTTGCAGAGATGTCAAAAATGATATTTTTAATAAAGATAAATTAATGGTATGTGATGAAGAATATCGTGATTTTGTTTTTGATATTAGGAGCACTCTTTTACCAACAAGAGTATATACCAAAAATTTACAATATGATGTAACTTCCCACCCTATGGATTACTTAAGAAGTTTAATAATTTTAAATAAAAAATTAGAGGAATACGGTAAATCTTTTCACGCTGTTCCAACTAGAAAGTCATATTATCCTAAATATGTAAGATTCGATACATGTTCCATTATATATTTAATGATATCCTCTGAAAATAGGAAAAAGATGCTGGGAAATGTAAAACTTTGTAAAGATGAAGTGTGGAATCAAATATTTAACATGGAGAATAAATCCATCAAAAGCAAGTTAAAACATTATAGAATATCAGGATCATTAGTAACAGATGGTGTAGGTGCTTCTATCACCTTTATACGTCGCGATTTAGAAGATATTGTAGATACTGATAATGTTTTATCAATTGACAATCCAAATGAATATTTAAACATAAAATCATCACAATGGGGAGAGTATGAGTGTCAAAGGAATATGTACAAAGAAAATCTTAGAGCCAATGATATAAAAGTGAAAAGTTCCGTTGATCAAGTTGATAAAGAAAAAGTTATGTATTACAATGGTCTTAAGGAAGATAAGTACATATCTGAATGCAAAAATATTCCCGGAGACACGAAAGTAATAGCTATAGATCCCAATAAAGGTAACTTAATCTATGCCATTGATGAGAATAATAAAGTTTTCAAGTATACTAATGCTAGAAGAAGAGTGGAGTCTAAAACCGTAAAATATACAAATCTGAGACTACAATTCAAGAGAGAGAATGCTCAATTCGGAGTGTCTATAGAGGGATGGGAAACATTACTTTCAGCACTTGATAGTAAATCATGTAACTTCGAAAAATGTCGACAGTATGTAAATGCTAAATTGTACAGTTTCCTTCACCTAAGAGACTTATACTCAAAACTTCCTAATGGTTCAAGTTCAAATATTTCCGATCTGAGCATAAGAAAACTTAACTTGAATAGATATATGAACGTTAAAAGGTCAGAAGATCTGATGTTGAATAAGTTTCAAGAATTTTATAGTGACGGTGACAACATGTTAAATCCTAAAAATACCATCATAGCTATAGGAGATTATAGTCCCGGAAATTACCACATAAAATATAAGAATCCTGCTATGAGCGTCAGGACCAGGAAGTTGTTTAAAAATAGAGGGTATAACGTTTTTCTCGTGGACGAATATAAGACGTCAAAAACGTGTAGCAAATGTGGAGAATGTTTACATAAGTTTGTGAGAAGACCCGTTCGCAAAAAGAAAAGGAGATTAAAGAAAAATGAAAATATTATCAAGATAAATAATATTCAACTAAATGAAGTTAAAAAAGATATAAAACTGGTTGAAATTAATGAAAATGTAAAACTAAATGAAGTTGAAAAAGATATAAAATTAAATGAAGTTAAAAAAGATGTAAAACTTGTTTTGGCCCATGGTGTACTATCATGTAATGATATAAACGGTTGTCGTACAATATGGAATAGAGACATGAATGCTTCTTTGAACATCCTTAAAATTGTCAAAAGTGAAATTTTAGGATGTGGTAGACCCGAAGCATTTAAGCGTAGTAAATCTGGCAGTAATGAAAACATGCCTACCCATATTATATCGACTTAATATCGAATTGATATTGAATACGTATATATAGTTTATGGCGTAATTGACAAAAATGATTTCATTTATTTTTATATTTTTTTAGAAATAAACAACCAAAAAATTAACCAAACGATCGTTAAGAAATGGACTTTATTGATATTTTTAGTCAGAACTATCTTAAAAAAGCAGAGGAACTGATAGATGAAATTGATATCAATCACGAAGATGGTAATGGTAATACATGCTTGATGCTCGCATGTTATGGTAATGAATTACAATTCGTGAAAAAGTTAGTGGAAAAGGGGTCAAACATAAACCATAGAAATATGAGAGGTAAGACACCACTATCTTATGCGATTCTCTGTGAAAATGTTGATATTACAAATTTCCTAATAGAGAACGGTGCAGATGTTAATATTACATTTGATGACGGAAACACAGTTCTTACATCTTACGAAAGCTTGACAGTTAATTTAGTGGAAATTTTAATAGCTGCCGGGGCTGATGTTAATCATAAAAACAATAGAGGTGTCACTGCCCTTATGCAGATATGCATGATGATCTCACAATGTCAGTATAAATCTGATTTCGACAATATGTTTGTTATAATCAAATTATTGATTGAAAATGGTGCTGATATTAATTGTGTGGACAATGATGGAAATACAGCTTTATTACATTCATATAACAATATAGAGTGTTACAGTGAAAATAATATTAAAATAAACACAGAGATAACAAAATTTTTGATAAATAACGGTGCTGATGTTAATGTTAAATACTATGGAGATAATACAATTTTATTATATGCTTGTAAAAGTGATAATATTGAGATTGTCAAAATATTGATAGAGGCAGGTAGTGATATTAATCATATGAATGAGTATGGATGTACTCCGCTTTTGTATGCATGTGATAATGAAAATATTGAACTAATAAATTATTTAATAGACAATGGTGCTGATGTTAACCATTTAAATAAAGATGGGAAATCAATATTGATGTTGCTTAACAGAAATGAAAACATGAAAATAGTAGACATATTATTATCTTCAGGTGCAAATATTAATCATAAAAATAAAAATGGTGATACTTTATTTACATATTCTTGTAAACATAATGATATAATCTTAATTAATCATTTGCTAACCAAAAATGTAAATGTCAATGTAGAGAACAACTATGGACATACTGGATTAATATACATGTGTATGGTAGGAAACATCAAAAATGTAAAATTATTAATAGAAAGAGGAGCAAACATTAATCATGTAAATAAGGATGGTGATTGTGCTTTAACATATGCTTGTGTAGCCGGATATATTGAAATAGTTAAATTGTTATTAGTAAATGGTGTAGTGATAAGCAATAAAATCGATTACAATACAATGTTCATATTAACATACTATAATAAACATAAACATATAATTAGATTTTTAACATCAGCAGGATATGATTACAATAAATTATGGAATATTTCAAAATTTACAAAAAGAATATTATTATGTTTGTATAAGTATAATGAATTTATGTATGAAAGTTTAAGTTTTGATGAGGTGGAAATTGTACAATATTCACAAAAAGGTTTTATGAATGATATGGACTATGTAATATGTAAAAATAATATTATATCTGAGGTTAATGTATATATGCAAAGTGAAGAATATAATTTATTGAGAAAAGAATTTTTTGAGCCAATATCATCCCATATATTTTCATACATTGTTTTAGTTTCAGATAATTATTATTCTATCACTTGTAAATGATTATATATATTAATATTCACGATAAAAATAGTACGTAATCATGTGATATTAAATTTACAATGTAAATTTATTTTTGGACACACTGACAAAGAAAAATTTTCTTTATTTTTAATGAGTGGATTTAATATCTCTTCGATTTGCTAAAGTGATGGTATCGATTATACTATATACAAATTGTACATAGTTTGTGCCATGATAGACATAAATGACATCGTTCAAAATTTTATTTTTTTTAAAATTTCTTACAAAAGAATTAATTAAATAGTTAATGGACGTGGATTACATAGATGTCTTTTTTCGATATCAACTTAAAAAGGCAGAGAAATTAATAGATGAAATAGATGTCAACTATGAAGATAATATAGGTAATACATATTTAGCGAACGCATGTTATAGTAATAAATTACAATTAGTTAAAAATTTGGTGGAGAAGGGGTCAAACATAAATCATAGAAATAAGAGAGGTATGACACCTTTATTCTATGCATTTGATAGTGAAAATGTTGAAATGATAAAATTTTTAATTGAAAATGGTGCTGACATTAATATTACAAATATTTACGGTGACACAGTTCTTACAGCTTATGATAGATTAACTGTTAATCTTGTGGATATTGTATTAGCAGCTGGAGCTGACATCAATCATAAAAATAATAAAGGTGACAACGCCCTTATGCAAATATGTATGTTGGTCTCACAGTGTCAAGATAAATGTGAATTTGAGAATATGTTCAATATAATCAAATTATTGATTGAAAATGGATCTGATATTGATCATATGGACAATCATAAAAAAACAGCTTTATTATACTCATATAACAATGCAAATTATCAAAGTAAACGCTCTCTTGAAATGAATTTAAAAATAATAAAATTATTGATAGACAGCGGAGCAGATATCGATCATAAATATTGTAATAAAAATACAATTTTAATATTTGCTTGTAAAGATAGCAATGTTGAAATTGTTAGGATGTTCGTAAATTCTGGTTGTAACATTAATCATGAAAATGATTTTGGTATTACACCACTTTTACATGCTTGTGGTAATGAAAATATTGAATTAATAGATTATTTGGTTCAAAACGGTGCTGATGTTAATTATTCAAATAGTAACGGAGATTCTATTCTAACTATGCTTAGCAAAAATAAAAATATGAAAATAATAGATATGCTACTATCTTATGGTGCGGATATTAACCATAAAAATAAAGTAGGAGATACCCTATTTACATGTGCTTGTAAATATGATAACAAAATTTTATTCAATTATATGCTAACCAAGGATATAGATATTAATGTTGAAAACAATTATGGACACACTGGACTGATGTATATGTGTATGATAGGAAATATTGAGAATGTAAAATCGTTAATAAAGAGGGGAGTAAATATTAATCATATAAATAAACACAGAGATACTGCTCTAACATTTGCATGTGCTGCTGGACACATTGAAATAGTTAAATTACTATTGGCAAACGGTGTGGTCATAAACAACAAAATTGATTACGATACAATGTTTATATTGACATATCATAATAATCACAAGAATATAATTAAATTTTTAACATCAGCTGGATACGACATTAATAAATTATGTGATATATTTACAGATTCAAAAAGGATATTGTTGTGTTTATATGATTATGATAAATTTATACATAATAGTTTACGTTTCAACGAGGTAGAAATTGTAAAATTTTCTTCAAATGGATGTATAGACTATATGGATTACACAATATGTAAAAAAAATATCATGTCTGTGGTTAATATATATATGCAAAGTGATGAATATAATATATTAAGGAAAGAAATTTTCGAACCAATCTCCTCCCATATATTTTCATATATTGTTTTGGTTTCAGATAACTATTACTCTATTACTTGTAAATAATAATATTCTTTAATTTTCATGTTATAAATGGTATGTAATACTGTGCATTAAATTTACAATGTAAATTTATTTTTTTGGATATATTGGTAATGTGCACACATCTTGAAAAATATTTTCATATTAATAAATTTTTCCGTTAAAACTTTTACCATGGATTTAATACAACGATTTATTAGAATTCTTAATAGGATGCCAAACGAGTTAGTATTTAACATCTTTTTAATGTTGCCAAGGAACAAAATTCCTGAAAATATTATGAATGATCCATATTTTTGCAGCATGTGGTCACATATTCACATTAAAGAAAAAATATTCTGTGATTCTGAAGTATTAATATCTGTACATAAACACATTTTTTGCCATTATACTGGGGATAATTGTTTAAACGAAATTTTACACATGGACGAAATGATAAAAGTGAACAACAGTATCATTGTAAATGGTAAACAATTAATTGGTGGCATAAATATTGTAAATGAAATGTGCTCTGGATATGAAATTGATTATATTATACATAATAGTCTGTACAAACATACTGTGGAGACTTATGAAGATGGAAATGTAAAATTTATGACACATATTATATACGATGATAATTCATATACAGAAATAAAAATCTTCGATAATTATAATAGATTAAACATTATCAAGAAAAATATATTAAATAATAACATAATTTCCGAAATGAATTTTATATTTTTTGAAAACAAAAATTCTGTCGAAGTGAGAAATACCGATTTTGGAATTTATGAATTATTTCACAATGTGTGGTTATCAGACGGAGAACATAAAGAATATTTTATGGACGGAAATCTCAAGTTTGTGATTAATTATAAATGTGGTAATGTTTGCAGTATAGCCAATAAAAATGATTTATTCAAACATATTATGATTGCGACGTAAATGCCGTTTATCCAACAAATTATTTATATTTGTCTAACAATCATAAATTTGCAATGCAAATTTATTTAGTCATCCTTATATGCTTCTAATAAACAAGAATATATAAAAATGGGAATTTTTTCTAACACAATAGTATGTGGGACAGTAATTAAAAATACTTCATTATCAGAACATAACTTCTTCTTGATTGAATCTCTATATTGTTGTTCATATAAACAATTTATATCTTTTTGAAATCTTGGTGTAAATTCATAATGTTGTATACCATTATATTCAACCGCTATCTGTAACTCTTCATTATATACATCCAATTGTAACTTTCTACCACTTTTTGGATTTCTACACCATGTTGGGAAAATACTTATGAATTTTTTAGAAAATATATATTCCATAAAATCTCTACAATATTCTTCGTGCAACCATTTACCATTATCTTTCAATGATTGATAATATTCTCTATCTTTATTTGGTGAAAGCCAATATCTGGGGAAAACTGGAAAATCCTCATCTTTTTCATTTATCTTCTTTCCTTCTTTAATAAAATATTCATGTGCTTCGTTTATACTAAAATTTTTTGTCTTATTTATCCATAATTTACATTTACTTTCATCATTTAACGGAGTTATTAATTTATTATCTGTGGGTACATCCCCATATTCATTTATACATTCCTTTGATATATTATCTTCTGCGTATGAACAAGTCTGTGTATTTTTTATCGGCTCTACATCCACATCAGACTTTTCACTCGCTTTTTCAACATCATTTTTAACAGCTCTATTTTTCCTCTTATGTATTACAATTAACGTCGATAAGAATGCTATGATAAATAACAAACATAATATTAATAAAATATAAAGTGCATTAGATACGTGTTTATAAATTTGGTCCATGTATGTCATCGTGTTTTAATGATCAAAAAATTTTTTCACATTTTGTGAATAGCTGACGTACAAAAAATAATCATCGATTATTTTATGATTTACTGCTTACAATTCATTGTATAAATCTTGAATCGCTTTTCTTTGTAACATCACAAGTCTATTTGTTTCACTTATTTTTTCCCACAATTCATCAGATATCTTGTATGACATTTCTAATTCAATAGGTCCCTTAATTTCATCCACATTTTCCATGTTTCTGTCAGCACCCCCGAATTTTTCCAATTCTTTAATTTGATAATCAGTGTAGTAAGTAACAAAATTCTTTACTTTTCTACTTTTCAAATCTTTAATATTTGGAAAGACTCTAAATTCGTTCAGCTTCCATTTTTCAAAATAACCATCTGGATACTTTCTTACAACATACTTGGGTAATCTTCCTTGTAAAAATTCTTCAATAGCCAGATTCACAACATTTGTGATACCAATTTTAGCGATCTCATAATCTGATAAATTGGGTCTGATACCATTGTAAAAATCAAATGCTCTTAACGATATAACCCTGGCTACTTCGAATATAGTTATCTTTTTTAATTCACTGCCTCTTCTCTCATCACCAAGAAGCTCTTTACCATCTATACCATGTTGATTGATTTCATTCTCATCCACAATGTCTATATCAACATTATCATTATTTATTTCCTCTTCTTCTTCAATTAGTTCTTCATCATCTGACTCATATTCATAACTGCCAAGTTCCATTTTCTAGAAAAAATATGTGATGATTTATTTATTTTTTTTTACAAAAAATATTAAATATTTTATTATTTTTGGGCTTATTTACAACTAATAAAAACACAAATGAACAGCAATTTTTATCGATTTTTCGAAGAGGCTATAAACAAAAAATATAGCCAAAATAACCACAATCAACCAGAACCTGATAAAGAAGATATAAATGTCGTTAATCTTAACTCTAACTTTTTGAATAGTAACAATACAAATTATGTTGATCATGATTTAAAAGGAAAAGGTAAAGGAAAAGAGAAAGTTCTCTATGCATAATATGTAAAAAAAATATATAATTTCATTGAAATCATAATTATTATCCATGATAATGTGTTATAAATTGTTTACTATATGTCACAACTTCTTTTATTGATGTGATAACGTCATTTAAAGGGACATTATCAACAATCTTCTTATGCAGCTCTTTTATCATATTCATAGTGTGATTGAAAATTAATATAACATTTGCGAAATCAAATGTAAATGTTGTCTCTTTTAAAAAATCATTTAACAAATTCATTCTGCAGCGTGTGATTAAAGTTACAATAAATCTTTGAATTGCACCAACATTGTCAAATTGTATATCTATCATTTCAGATATAATTTTTACATCTCCTTCTAAATAATCTGCTATTGATTTCATTCTTTTTTCTAAATCATCAATGGTCAAAATATGTTCAAAATATGAGATTATACCCTTATGTAACAATGCAAATTTACTAATGTTTGTATCATAATTATTAAGAGCATCTATTACATCTGTGGGTAATATCATATCAGTTTTCACTGATAGTGTACACATATTTTCGATAACGTCAGTTATATCCTTCGATTTTATATATAATTTATCGTTAGACATATTAATTTGGGTGAATATTAGAATCCTCAAGAGTCTAATATATTTTATATATAATGCAATATTTATAAGAATATTATATCCTTAAAGATATAATATTCGTCTGAATTAATTACGCGGTTGTAAGAGGAATTGGAAGAGGAGATGGTGGTGGAATGAACATACCTGGTGGAGGCATAGGATATCCAGGTGGTGGAGGTGGAAACATTCCGGGTGGAGGCATACCGGGAGGTGGCATACCATAAGGTGGTGGTACTTGACCGCTCAACAATGCATTTGACGCACCCTGAACAAATGCATTAGTATTCGGATTACCCGTCAGACCTTTTGTCAGTCCAGTCGCCGCTCCCATAAGTTTGGATTTAGCTTGCTTTTTAAACACTGCTACTAATAATAACCCAGCACCCAAAATAAATAATACATATGATGTTAAAATAATACCCATCGCTCTCCATTTCTTTCCACTGTCATCTATTCCAAAATCAGCAAAACCATAATATATACCCAGTCCGCCTAAAATAATTGCAGCCACTGAAGATAAAGCTCCTCCTATAAGGTACAAAGCCATTTATTATATTTAGAATCAAATAATTTTGTTTCTAAATTATTTGTATGTAAATCATAAAAATGATCAAAAAATTTTTCATTTTTTTATAAAAAAAATATTTCGACTCTTTATTATAAATATTTTATTTATAAAATAAAATAAGATAAATGGGTGTACCGGGATTTTACAAGTACCTTAGAAACAATGAATTATTCGCGTCATGCACGGGTAATACAATCAAGGATAAAAGTAATATCACACACTTTTGTTTAGACCTAAACGGGATTATACACCAAGCTGCCCAAAAAATATTTCAATATGGTGGAAATTACACGAGAACCGAATATACTGAATTTAGAGGTGAAATATTTTATTCAGCTGAACAATTAGCAATTAAATATTCTGAAGTTTATCATGAAGTGATAAATATAGTATTGGAACTTACAACAAAAATTGATCCTAAAGAAGTTTTGATGATCGCAGTCGATGGTGTTGCACCACAAGCTAAAATATTACAACAAAGATACAGAAGATACAAAAGCTCAGCTGAAAGAGATCCATATCAAGTATTCGACAGTAATTGTATTTCACCCGGGACAGATTTTATGATAGGATTGGACACATACATAAAGAGAGAGATTGATTTAATTTCAGATAAAAACAACATGAAATATTCGAATCTTAGACTTCCCCCTACTATTGTTTATTCATCACATTTGGTTCCAGGGGAAGGTGAGCATAAAATAGCAGATTATTTGAGAAATGTTGTTTTTTCAAATACAACAGTTGGTAGAGTAAACAAAAAGACAATAGTTATTCATGGTATGGATGCTGATCTTATCATGATATATTCAATGATGATTAAACCAGAGAATGATTCGATTTTAAACAATATATATTTATTCAGAACACATACAAAAAAATATGATATAGAATCAGTGGTTAATGTCAGGTTGTTAACAGAAATATTATATGATTTATATCCAAATGCTGAAAATCCAATAGATGATTTTGTTTTGTTATTGTTTTTCATTGGAAATGATTTTTTGCCAAAATTCCAAACATTTGAAGTGATCGACAATACATTAACAGCGTTAATATATGGATATTGTGAATTTTGTAAAAAGTATCATAATAAAAATTTTAAGGGATTGGTTACAAACAATGAAATAAACTGGGAAAATCTTTCATATTTTGTTGATTTTATTGGAAAGGGATATGATGAAATTTTATTTGAGGAATGGGCTAGGAGTGACAAAATAGAACATCCATCCCCATTACTTCCATATTCAGTTAAAGATGGAAGATATTCTTATGACATATTTAAAGATAAATGGTATATATTTGTTTTTAGCCCAAAAAAGAATCCGAGAAGTGCGGTTGATAAAGCTGATGTGGATAGTCTTATAATGTCATATTTGGAGGGAGTTTCATGGGTTTTCAAATATTATAAGGAAGGAATTGCTAATGTTAATCAAGGGTGGTACTATCCATTTCATTATGCACCAATATTTTCAGATCTGGCTGATTTTATGTTTGAAAATTTACCAATTAGAGGACCCATATGGGATAATTCATGGCGTGGTTATGTAGATAGCATACCAGTATTGGAACAGCTGCTACAAATTTTACCACCAAGAAGTATAAATATTTTACCAGACTGTCTTAAGCTATTGTACACAGATTCATCACCAATTTTTGATTTATTTCCTGAAACATTTTTAATTGATGAAAATGGAAAATTAGTTAAACATGAAGCAGTTGCTCTTGTTCCAATTCCAAATCCATTGAGAATAAGCAGAGCACTTGAGTATATAAATATTCCTGTTCATGTACAAAATAAATATGTTGCAAGGGATACTATAACAGTGACAAGAGAATATAGGGGAATAGGTCCGCAAGAATATGACAGAGGGGGAAGAAGAGGTGGATACAGAGGTTCTAATTATAATCCAGAGTACTCAAGAGGTGGCTATAAAGGTTCTAATTATAATCCAGATTATGCAAGAGGCGGTTATAGAGGGTCTCGTGATAAATCATTAAGTCCAAAGGATAGACATCAAGGGACAAGTAGAGGTGATTATAGGGGCGATGGAAGAAATTATGGATATGAAAGGAGAGATGAGTATAAAACTGAAAGAGTAAGAGATTACGAATATAGTAAAAGAGATAATTATCAATCTGGTAGTGACAGAGACGATCGTGGAAGTTATAGCAGAGGAAGAGGCGGTGGTAGTAGAATATGGGGTTGATAAATACAGTGAAATTAATAAAATATATAAACATTGTAAAAGTAAACAAATATACAAATCATGCACTTCCGTTAGACTCACGATTAATATCTTTTTAATAAAAAGATAACCATTGTAGTTAGTAATTTATTTTTCCAACAACAACGTTTGCCATCGGTTCTGTAAACAGATATAGATATTCTTCATTTACATATATTGTTAATGTAAAATTAATGGGCTTGTTATTTAGAACATGTTTTATTGACTCAATTCTACCCTCTATCCCCTTAAATTTATATTTTGTTTTGTTCTTTTTTGTTGTTGGATGTTGAAAATGCCATTCATATGATAAAGCAACATTTCTGCTAGGAAACCCTTCAATTATACAATACATAATATATGGTCTTTTATGTTGTGTTTTTTCAGCACCTCCCACAATATCACCATTATGCTGTCTAAGTCTTCTCCTCGGATCGGAGGTCATACCAACATATGTAAAATTCTTATATTTCGGATTTATAGATTTCAGTATATAGCAGTAAAATGACATATATATTTATACTTTTTGTAACTTTTATAATTATGTTCAATTTTGATAATAAATTTTGTTTAAAAATGAAAAATGGATTTTTCGTGTTTATTGTAAAATATAAGGCATTATTAATGAAATTTTAATAAAAAAATTTTGATTAAAATAATTTTTGGAGATACAGTCATGGAATACATTATGATTAGTGAGAAGAGTAATCTTCCTTTCAAGGAGAAACTGAAGAGACATAGTCATTCAAACACATTTATTAAAGAGGAAGAGTGGGATAAATATGTATATTCTGAATTTGAATCGGAAAGAAATAAATTTAATCCATCTTCATTTGACGAAGAGTATAAGTGGGATTATGAACATTCAAAAATAATTGAAGATGCAAGGAAAGAGTGGAAAATGTTAAAAGGTATGGGTGGTTATCAATGTTCGAAACATTATATTGAAAATAAGAAGGGTGTTAAAATGTACAATTATATCTCCATAAACAAATACAAACAACATATTAATTGTAAATTAGCAATTAATTATAAACATATTAAAAAATCCGTGAATAAATCAACAAATGTAAAAATTTTCCACAAAAATACAAATGAGAAAATAGTGGAAAATTTATTGATGTGTAATCAAGTAGGTGACAAATGTACAGTCTTATATAAATGTGGTATTATTTACGATTTAATAGAAGAAATAATACACATTTATATAAGTAAGGATAATGCTGATTTTAAATACATATTGGAATATGACGTTATGGAAAGCAATTATTTGATATACAAAAATATTGAAGTGGAGAAGTGCAGTAATGGTAATATTATAATAAATATTATATTTAATGATGAAAATCCCAATATTTTTAACAATTATTATGTTGTATATAATAAAGGTACAAACAAGGAAGAGAGGGTCGCGCTTGATAATTCATCATATCCATTTATATACAACAGAAAAGTGTACACAGTTACCAATAAAGAATTACAATATCTTGTGAAGGGTATGTTTTCTTCATATATATTAGTTGATAATTATGATGAAAATATTAAGGACGGTATAAATAATTACAAATATAAAACAATTAATTCTACTCATGATGGTTTGAAACTTGTCGTAGATTTTATTCACATTAAAGATCAATCTATAGGTGATTCTAAAGTATTGATAACACAAAAATGCTCAAATTATAATATAAGACAGATCCTCAGTATTCTGAGAATGTCTGACAAGAAAATAATTTATGATTGTAATATTCTTTATGACAAAAGATATAATACAATAAAAATATATGATATTCGTGGAAGTAGGAGTTATGGATATGAGAAGGTGGTTGTGTATGATATTTTTGAAAATAACCACCTTATGTACAATAATGTATTTATATATAAGAAAGATAATATACATGTAAAAATAACTATTTATGATGACGTTAATGAACATGAAAAGATGAAAAATTACTTTGTGTTTAATTCAGGGGTTAAATTGGAAATGAACAGATATGGTAACAGTCTGTATATATTTAATAAAATTTTGAAAGATGAAGAGTTGGAAATTGTAAATTGTAAAAAGACTTTTGCTGAAAACAATTTTTGTTTACAAGCATCACCGGACGATGGTAAAGGTTTTGAAAAATCTGATTATTTAAATGACGATGAAAATTACGAGAAAAACAAGACTAACATAAAAATTGATGAACAGGAAACTGTGAATACATCTACAGATATATCCGCAAATACACCTGCGGATGTACCAGAGAAAAAGAAACATAAATATACTGGCAATGATAGGCAATTTATCAGAAATATTGTTAATTTAAACAAAATTATCAATTTTTTCAATAATATGGAATTGGAAGCAAATAAATTGTTACATAAATATAATAAAATGTGTTTAAGGATGAAAAATAAGGGTAAATTTATATTAAAAGCACCCTTAAATGCAAATATGTTAAAGTTGGAATATCCCATAAACAAAAATAAATTTAAGTTAAAACCATTACTATATAACAAGTATTTGTGTTAAATGTATTTTTATTATCTTTTGATAACAATATGTCATTGACATATTGATTCAAGAAATATACATGTTAGACTAAAAAGTGTAGATCTTATCAAATCTTATATGAGAACCATTTTTGAACGATATTTTCTTGGTAGTAAAATTTATTTCTTTTACGAGCTGATGTACATGATTAGACATTAGTATTTCTTCATATATTTCTAGTTTCTTTTTAAATGGTATGGGTGCTGTGTAATTTACCGTACTATCTGAATCATACGAGTTATCTATATCTGTCATATCTTCAGTATCACCTACATAATTATCATTTTTAATTTCTTCTAAACATAAAATACCCACAGTATTAGATCCGTCATCATAATTTGTTATATTAATAAATTTATATGTTCCAATGTTTAAATATTCTAAATTATTAAGATCAATCTTAAAAGACTCCTTTATGTTCGATATCTTTAACTTTTCATCTACCAATTTATAATTTTCCTTAAATAATTTATAAAATTTTTCTCTAAGAACATTTATATCTATATCTTCTTCAAAATTCAATTGACTATTATTAACCATCTCATCAATGAAAATCACATTATATGGAGGTTCAAATAATTCTTTATATGAATTTTTATGAATACCTGAATTCATTTTAAACTCTATTTCACATTGATCTAAAAATTCATATGGTAAATACGGTATGACACCAGTACATACATATACAAAATATTTATTGTCTGTTTTAATTTTAATCTTTCCATCTTCTTTATACATTCTAAAATTAAAATTATTCTCGTAATCTTGGGAATCAAACATTACTAAACATGTCTTTTTATCGTTGAAAATATAGTGTACATCACATCTTGTGAAATGTCCATTCATATTTGTTATTGTAACAATTGTTTCAGTACACAATTTATTCAACACTTTTTCCATATTCTCTACATCAACATAATACTCTGTTGAATTTAAGTCGTTTTGAAGTAATACTTTTTCTACATATGAACTATGATGTATAATTCCACCATAGTCCAATATTTTCATGACGATAGGATTTATTCTTTGTATAAATGACGTCATTGTAATTTTGTTTAAAATCAAATTTGCATTGTATTCTCTTATAATATCGTCATCATATGGATAACATGTTTGGTCTGAGAATGATGTTGCAACTTCTAAAATTTCTTCGTCAACTTCCATTTTCATTTCACATGTTAGATATAATAATTTTTTAATGTCTAATTTATCGCTGATGCTATTCCATGCTAATAATGGATTTGTTTTAAAACATCTTGGATGTGTTGGATAGTGGTAAATATACTCATCTGTAATTTTTATATTAGACAATTTATCCATCTTCAACTCGCTTCTATGAAAAATTTGCTCATTCCAAAAATTTGTACTTTCAAAATTTAGGATATTCAACATTATACTTTTTGGAATATTATCAATGATATTTTCCACTTCAATGGGATATGATGTGGGTTTTCTCGATAATAAAATATTCATATATGAAGGAACATTGTACATTTGATAATAATCTGCAGTGTATAATTGCTGCTCAAATGTTATTTCGTTACAAGGTACCAAATTATATGGAGATATGAGTGAATCTGTATTGTTCGTTTCTAAATATAACACATTGTCTTTACATCTTGATTTTAAGAGAGGTGATATAAGATAATCATTTGGAATAAGATATGTTTCATATTTATTTATATTTATGTTTTCTAAATTAAAAAGATTATCTGGAGTTATAACCAATATTATCATTGTCTGTAAAATTTTTTATTAAAAAAATTTATCCCTTTTCGGATCAAAATTTTCAATGAAATTTTGATAAATGTAATGAGATTTGTATCATAATATTAATAGTATATCTGCGGATACTTATTTTCTAATGGAAAAATTTCCTGCACTGTTTCGAAACTGTTTTCTAATAATTTTGACAGTTTTTGATCATATGAACCACGTAGCACGTTTTTAATTTTGATTGGGACAGGAATGGGAATAGAGTTGGGTATATTCTTATTGTTTATTACTTCATAGCCATTATCTTCTTCGTTTGTTACATCATGTGAATTACATATATCGTTTATCTCTTTCATTTCTTCCATTTTTGTAATTTCACTCTCAAACTCACCACCTATCCTTTTGTAATATTCAAGTTTATCACCTATATTTTCATTCATTGATTGTACCATGTAATCATCATCAAATATATTTAATTGTGAAACAGACTTTAATAAGCTTATGTAATTACCTTTATCTAAATTTGCATCATGTCCGCTTATTGTCAGACATCTCTCCAATGAATTGCTTAAAGATCTTCTTAACTGACCGTTTAATCTACCACTTAAAATGTCGTCTATATATTTTTTTGAAAAATCATTGGCGTGAATATATGATGTATGCGGTACATCTTTTATTGTAAGAATGTTTGTCTTGACAGGAGATTTGATATGAAACATAGATTTTCTATATGCAAGCGAAACTTCATTTATATCAATTGAAAATGCTACTCTATCACATATATCATGTTCCCAGTCTAACACTGGATTCTCTATTGCATATTTACATGAATCAAATGTTTTTGAACATGATATAGTATAACTGATTGGTGATGGTAATATATCATCGTCTATAATCAGATGTAATTTCTGGGAGTCTATTATTTTATGAAACATTTTAAATGTAGTGTCATCTGTAAAAATATCATCATTGTGTAATTCCAATATCCACTCCTCCAATACAATATGATTTTTGTCTAATAAATCATCTTTTGTTATTTTCAGCTCAGTATTGTATTTTTCATTTCTAATAATAAGATGACCTTCCTTAATTCTTGATATGTCTATATATATTGTTAAATATAATCGTTCTATTTTATCATCAGTTAATGATGATATATTGAATTTGTTTATATTTATATTTGTATTTGTATTTGGACCATATTCTTTAATTCTTGATTCAAGAATAATATTGACATATTGTATATAAACATTATTCATGTCCATTGAAGGAAATTAAAATATTGTTTACAGTTGAAAAATTTTTTATTTTCAATTTCAATTGTATATTAGTGAAATTGGCTCATATATGGAGATTATTATTATTAAATATTTTTGATAAAATTTTTACCAAAAATATATGGTGTTCTTTTCACTTATAAAGGACATCTATGTAAAGATAGTTTTGTTAAATTTACATATGATAAGAATCACAATATTAACTCTATAACTATTTTACATGGAATATGTAATATTAGATTAAAATATGATCACACAAATGTATTGATAGAATTCGTCAACTTTTTAAATATACCAGACGAAAAATATTACATGTTCAATGATATAATACCTGATGCTGAAATTATAATATCCATAGATATTTTTTATGAACATAAAAATTATTTAATGTGTGTGGAAATGAATATCATAAATATTTCAAAAAAGATATACACAGAAATATATGATATTCTTCTCACTTATAAGGGAAACTTATTTGAGAATAATTTAACTAACTAGATATCTGACAAAAACAACATTATCAGATCTATGATTAATTCCTATTGTGTAAGCATTATTAAAATGAAATATAATTATACAAACATATTGATAGAATTCAGTGAATTTCTAGATATACCTGACAATAAATATTATAATATATTCAAATACTTTTACAAATATGGAAAATAAATGTGACAAAAAATTCAGTTATGTTATTGGTGAAATTGATTAATTTATTGTAGTTATTGTCAAACATTTTGATAAAATTTTTATCAAAAATATATATGTAAATTTCTTCCCATATGGAAGAGATTAAAATGGAAAATACAATAGTAATTTTAAAAACAGAAATATATGGTATCTTCCTCGCCTACAGAGGTCATTTAAGTAAAGATAACATCACTAAGTGTATGTATAACAAACATAACAACGAATATAATATAATGTTCATAATTATTTTATATTGTGAAGAAAATTTCATGATATAACATACACACGGTTGTGTTAGTAAAATTTTTAGAAATACCTAACGATGTATATTATATGTTCAATAATATAAAACAAAATATTGAAATTATAGTGTCATCAAATACTTTTAATGATTATGAATATTATTTTGTGAATGTGAATATAAAAAATATTAAAATTCTAAATATATTGCTTGTGGGAAGAAACATGAAAACACTGCATAGATATACTTATATTTTATTAGAATTTAATATTATGTTCAAAACATCTAACGAAAATTATTTTAACTATGATGGAGTAAATCCTTATATAAGGGTTATTAAACTTATAAAACACTTTAATAAGTTTAAGAAATATTTAAATTAGAAGAGTCTTGTTAACCTACAAGGTTCACCTTAATAAAGATGAGTATATGAACTTGTTACTCACTATGACCGATGAAACATATATAGTTGTATTTATAAATGTTACACACGATATGAATAATATTGAAGTATAATATATACATACAAACGTATTAGTAGAATTTAAAGATATAGTAAAGTAAGAATTTCACAATATTCTGATTTATGAAATATTAGACTCATTAAAGAGTATAGTATTTTATGTGTTAACGCGTGAAAATCAGATCCTAATGAGATCTTTATAGTTTTTAAATTAATCACTTACATTACTACAATTTACATTAAATATTTGATATGATAAGAAAATATATGGACATCATATTTGTATATAATATATATGTTTAGATAAAAATATCCATATTTAAGATCCTCATTTTTTTATATTATGAAGGAAAAGAAAAATGTTAAAAGTAAAAAATATTAAACATATGGAAATTAAAAGAGTCTTCCTCGTATATAGGGGACACTTGAATAAAAAATATTATGGAGAATGGTTGGTAGGGAAAGTAAAATTTACACATATTATAAAGGGGAGAAAAATGCTTAAAATAAAAAATAATGAAATAAGAAGAATCTTGTTAACTTACAAGAAACACCTTAATATGGGTGAATATATAAATTTGTTCCTCATTATGACCAATGAAAAATATATACATACAAACGTATTAATAGAAAAAAGAAAATAAGATTGTAAAACTCATTTAAAACAATAAGTTTAACACTGAAAGAGTCCTTTTTATATACAAAGGATACATTATCACTAATACTTATATATATTGGCTACGTAATAAAATTATATATACTCACAATGTTAATTTTATTAATGTATTGCATGTTGGTGAAAATACGAAAACACCTCGGAAATATACATATATCTTAATAGAATTTGATAAAATATTGAAAATATCCAATGATGACTATTTTAATTATAACGGTGTAAAACCTTATGTAAGAATCATTAAATTCATAAAACATTTTAATAAGTTTATGATGTTATAATGACAATCAAATATATACAAGAGATGTATATGTAAAATGGGTGAATTTTAAAATACTAACACTCAGCGAATTCTTTTTATATATAAAAGATACTTTAACAAAGTGAAAATTTTATACGCGTACGAAAGTATATAAATATTATTAATTTGTAAATAAAATATATTAATTTCAGATAATTGATTAAAATAATTTCAAAAGAATTAAAAATTTGACATTAGCGGGTAATCTATCACTGGATTATTTTCATGTTCTTAAAACGGTCGAACGCTTAATGATAAAAAGGATTTTTAATGAACTCATAGATATACCACCTTCTGTTAAGTATTTGACTTTAAATAATGAATGTAAACATTTCATTGATAATTCATTTATTCTAAATATTGTTACACATATGGTAGTTGATTATTGGAAACATCCATAGATAATCATGAAAATATTATAAAATTATTATCCGACAATAATATTATTAGTGTCTGCATCTTGGAGTGATCATATAAATATTGTAAAATCATTGGTTGATAACGGAACAGATATAAATAAAAACATTAATATTATTCATATCCATTAGGACAATAATATACTTATTGAATCTGTATTTTCGATAAAATTTTTATCAAAAAAAATTTTTTATATTATAAAAGGAGAAAAAAATGTTGGATATTAAAAATTCAGAAGTTTTTGAAAATTTTGAAAATTTGGAAATTAAAAGGGTCCTCCTTAAATACGAGGGACACTTGAATGTAAAAAAGTATACAGAATGGTTACTGGAGAAAATAAATCATATATATAAAATAGTTTTTATATCTATTTTGCATGAAATGGATAACAGTGAGATACAGTATATCCATACAAGTATTTTGATCGAATTCAATATAATTATGATTATCAATGATGGGAGTTACTTTAATTTTAATGGAATATCACCAAATATTAAAGTAATCATATCATTGAATAAATTTAATAAGTATAAAAATTATATGATAAGTAAAAACCAAAACATTGTAAATAAAAATCAAAATATCATAAAAAATTCAAATATAGGGCCATCAGAAATAGAATATATTTTGAAGTTGAAACACGAAATATCCAATTTGTTTATTGAATGTCTATTGATGGTATCAGAAGAAGAAGTATGGGAGATAAGAATTTCCCCAAATTTTAAATTGGATCTAGGTAATTTAATATTTTGTTATGGGAAATTATTACACTTCTCCACACACAAAACAAATTTAGATGTTATCCAAATACCTCAATTTGTTGTGGATGACTTCTGGTGGCAAGTATTACAATCATGTTCTTTTATCTTTATCATAGCCTTTGCACCGGTAAAAAACATATAGATTATTTATAATATACACAAGTATTTATTTTCCCAGAAAATAAGTTTCTCTTATCATATTCAGAGTTAATCACTTATACTACAATGATTTATGTTAAATATTTGGTAGATAAAATCTATGTGAACATTATATTAATATATGGTATGTATATCTAAATAAAAGAATATCATTTTATTCATATCCTCTAAATTTTTATTTATGAAAAATATAAACAATATACATAAACATTAATCATATCCGTTGAAAAATCATACGGTTTCATGATCTGTATTTTTTTTACATTATAAAAGGATGAAAATCATTAAAAATAAAATATTCGGAAATTAGAATGATTCTCACGTATATTATAACAACAATTTTAGAAAAGTATTTAAAATATTATCATGTGGTCATGTTAATAAAGGAAATATACAAACTATCTATTTATTCGTGTAAAGAAAATATATTAATTTTTGTATTTTTTATCAACAATTCCAAATAATAACATTTTTAATTGTCACAATTAAAATATATTATATAAATACAATGAATATAATAGACTTACCAGAAGATATAATATTAAATATTTGTGGATATCTAAATGACGTAGGTAAAATTAACTTGTTAAGCTCACATCCATTTTTGACATACATTAAACATTTAATTTATTATGAAGATGAAACGCATTATGATAAAATTAAACATTTGGACTATAAATGTAATTTTAAATCATTAATTGTCTGTGACAATAGAGATTTAAGTGATTTCAAAAGAATTAAAAATTTGACATTGGTGGGCGATCCATATAAATATTTTCCATATAAATATGATCTATCATTAGATTATTTTCATGTTCCCGATACGGTTGAATGCTTAATGTTAGACAGAAGTTTCGGTAAACTTGTCAATATACCACCTTCTGTTAAGTATTTAACTTTAAATAATGAATGTAAACATTTCACCGATAACGTAATTATTCCAAATACTGTCACTCATATGGTAGTCGGTTATAGATGCACTTCTGTAGAGAAAAAATTTATACCAGATTCAGTTACACATTTAACAATTGTATCTGTTTATAACATTGATAATGAATACTTGCCATCATTTTTGACATATCTGGATTTGTCAATCATATTTATATCTTCAGATTTTGTAGTCCCAAATACAGTTACACATTTGATTTTTAACGATTTATTTGATGGTCCAATTAATTGCTGTAAAGATAACAAATCTGTTAAATATCTTGAATTTGGATATTCATTCAATAAACCTGTGAATGGTTATATACCATCCACGGTAACACATCTGGTATTTGGTGACAAATTCAATCAAATTTTGGATTATTGCATACCTGATTCAGTTACGCATTTGATTTTGGGTAAATATTATAACAAATGTATCAGGAACATTATACCAAAAAATCTCAAATACTTAAAAGTACATAGACGATACGAAGATTATGTAAAACATAACTTGTTTGATATTCAAGTTGAATACATACCGTAATGATTGTAATAGATGTAAATTGATCAAAAATGTCATGATTTTTAATCAAAATCATTAATTTATTATGGACAATCTTGGATTATTCACAAAATCATGTGAAATTGGAGATATTGAAAAAGTTAAGACTTTACTTTCTACCTTATACATTAATGGTATATATAATGGATTAACTGGATTATTGGAAATATCTATAAATAACCATGAAAATATTGTAAAATTATTATTGGATAACGGTGCCGATGTGGATATTGTTAGTTGTAATTATAAGACTTCATTAATGCTTGCGTCTTGGAATGGTCATATAAATATTGTAAAATTATTAGTTGAAAGAGGAGCAGATATAAATAAAAAAGATTCAGATAATAATACACCCATCACATTAGCTTTACAACGTCATAATTCAGAAGTGGTAGAATATCTAATATTAAAAGGTGCTCAATTTGATTGTATGTCTACACATGGTTATGAAAATATTTTAGATAATTTTTTCTACAAACGTTTTAATATGAATATACTATTATCACTTATGTACATGAAGAATATTGATAAAAATACACTATTTATGTTGGCTTGCAGATATTTAGCTGATGATCTAATAATATCTTTCATAAATAAAATAGATGTAAACATGAGTGACATTAAGGGTAACACACCTCTTATTATGTTATGTATATATGATCCTTCTAACACAGCTAACTATATTCCACCTGAAAAATTAGACAAATTAGATAAAGTGGCATTTTTGTTAAGACATGGTGCAAATGTGAACAGTTATAGCAAATATAAAATTACTCCTTTGATGGCGGCTTGTCGCAGTGGAAATATTAAAAATGCGAAAACGTTAATACGGTCAGGTGTTGATGTAAATCATAAATGTTCTAGGGGCGATACAGCTTATACTTACACAATATGTTACAGAGAAAAGAAAATTTCTAGACTATTATTATCTGCGGGTTATGATAATTTATACGGGTTGTCAGAGAAAAAAATAAAGTTTATAACAGAGTACAAGAATTCACGTGAATATTATGATGTCAAAAATGATTTATTTTATTCAGATGCCTCCGATTTATTTTCCATTGTTGTATTGTTATCTGATGATTACTATAAACTTTGATGATTACAAAAACATTGTTTTTATGATCAATATGTTATCTCATTCCTCTAGTTACATATCCGATTTTGGATAAACATATATCGTAACAGTTGTAATCGATGTGAAATGATTAAAAATGTTATTTTTTAAAATCAAAATCATAAAACAATAGATGGATCCACCGCTTTCGATTACTCAATGTTTTACAGAAAGTCGTGCGAATATTACGATACTAAAAATAATTTATTCCATCCATAAGCATCAGATGTATTTTTCATTTTTGTATTGTTGTCTGATAACTATTATAAAATTTTATGATCACAAAAACATTGTTTTTATAATTGATATAAATTGATCAAAAATGTCATTATTTTTTTTTACCAAAATCATTAATTTATCATGGACAATCTTAGATTATTTACAAAATCATGTGATATTGGCGATATTGAAAAAGTCAAAATTTTACTTCCCACTATAAATATTAATGGCTTATATGGTGGATGTACTGGATTAATGAATGCATCTCGTAATAATCATGGAAATATTATAAAATTATTATTAGACAATGGAGCAGATGTGAATATTATTGGTTCAAATTGTAAAACTGCGCTAATGTATGCACTCTGGAACGGTCGTATAAATATTGTAAAATTATTGATTGATAACGGCGCAGATATGAACAAAAAGGATATAGACAATAATATATACATTACGTTAGCTTTACAAAATTGTAGTTCGGAGGTGGTAATGTATTTAGTGTCAAAGGGTGCTCAGTTTAATTATATATCTACACGTGGGTATAGAAATATTTTAGATGAACATCTTTTTAAGTGTGCTGATATGAATGCGATATTATCACGTATGTACGAGGTAAATATTGATAAGAATACGTTGTTCATGTTAGCTTGTCAGTATTTGGCATATGATTTAATTGTGTCATTTATAAATAATGTCGATGTAAATATGTGTGACAATGATGGATACACACCCCTTATAATATCATGTTTAAATGACATTTCTACTATGGTCAATTATATCCCGTCTAAAAAATTAGAAAAATTAAAAAAAGAGGACAGGGTAGAACTTTTACTGAGGTATGGTGCCGATGTCAATTGTTGTAACAATGATGGGCTTACACCCTTAATGATGTCCTGTCGCATGGGTAATTTTAAAAATGTAAGGATGTTAGTACGATTAGGTGCAAATATACATCATAAATCTAATGATAGTTCAACAGCTTACACTTACTCAACACGCCATAAAAATAAAAATATTTCTAAATTATTATTATCTCTAGGTTACAATAATTTTGAAGGTTTATCTAAAAAAGAAGTAAAATTTATGACAGAATATAAAAAATCCCGTGAATGTCGCGATTATAGAGAAAAACTATTTTATACAGACGCTTCAGAAATATTTTCCATTGTTGTACTGTTGTCTGATGATTATTACAAATTTTAATGATTATAAAAACATTGTTTTTATGATCGATATAAAAAGTGTAAAATGATTGGAAATATCATATTTACCAATTAAAATCATTAATTTATTATGGACAACCTTGAATTATTTATAAAATCATGTGAACTTGGTGATATTGAAAAGGTTAAAATATTACTTCCCACCGTAGATATTAATGGAATATATCGTGGATATACTGGCCTAATGAAAGCATCTATTAATAATCATGAAAGTGTTGTAAAATTATTATTGGATAACGGTGCTGATGTGGATATTGTTAGTTGTAATTGTAAGACTTCATTAATGCTTGCGTCTTTGAATGATCATATAAATATTGTAAAATTATTAGTTGATAGAGGCGCCGATATAAATAAAAAAGATTCAGATAATAATACACCCATCACATTAACTTTACAACGTCATGATTCAGAAGTGGTAGAATATTTGATATTAAAAGGTGCTCAATTTGATTGTATGTCTACACGTGAGTATGAAAAAATTCTGAATAACATTCTCTTTAAGTGTACTGATATGAATATTTTATTATCACACATGTATATGAAAAATATCGACAAAGATACTTTATTTATGTTAGCATGCAATTATTTAGCTCATGATCTAATAATATCGTTCGTAAATAAAATAAATGTAAATATGCGTGATATTAACGGCAACACACCCCTTATATTAGCATGTATGAGTGACTCTTGTATTATGTACAATTATATTGTATCTGAAAAATTAGAAAAATTAGATAAAGTGGCGTTTTTGTTGAAACATGGTGCAGATGTAAACAGTTATAATAATCATAAAATTACTCCCTTAATGATGGCCTGTAAAGCAGGAAATATTAAAAATGTGAAAACATTAATACGTTCAGGTGCGAATATACATCATAAATCTACCAATGGATCAACCGCATATACTTATTCAATATTGTACAGAGTAAAAAGTATTTCTAAATTATTATTATCTGCAGGTTACGATAATTTAGAAGGTTTATCTAATAGAGAAGTAAATTTTATGACAGAATACAGAAACTCTCGAGAATATTATGATGTTAGAGACGATTTGCTACAACCGGATGGTTCGGATATATTTTCTATTATTGTATTGTTATCAGATGATTATTATAAATTTTAATAATTATAAAAACGATGTTTTTGTAATTTATAAATTACAAAATATCATTATTTTTAATATTATTATAAATGGACAATAATCTTGTGAATGTATCTAATAATCACATGTATAACGAGAATAATTTACAGTTATTATCCACGTCGTTTAAATTTGGTTATGTACATAATTTTCTGTGTCACAGTAAACGAAAGTGGTTGAAAATTAAAATTAAATGCAATTTATACTCATATTGTGTGATCACTAATAATATTACTTTTTTAAGATATATAAGAATTAATTCAAATGATGATATTATTAATGAAATATTGTCACAAACTGTAACTCTTCCTGATGGCGATGAAATAAGTCCAATATATTTTACCTTTAACAGAGAGGTCATGAATGAATTAATATTACTAGGATTTGATTTTACAAACATCAATGCTGCTAGAATATGTTATTATAATGTTAATCAATGTAATAATATAATTGATTTGCTATTGGATAAAAATGTGGATTTTTATAGTACATACAAAAATATATCCATGTTAAACTATACATTAATAAATGATTGTGATGGATTCTTTTACAAGAATGGATACAATCATGATGAAAATTTTGATAATATTAGCAAGATGATAAAATTGTCAGATATTGAATTTGTAGATTCTCACGGTTATAACACTTTGGATACTTTACTTGTATGTGATTCGTATTATTCTATAAAACATATTATAAATATTTTGGAAGGAGAATGTAATTTTTTAAATTATGGTAAAAATTCATTTATTCACGGTAGTAAATATTGTAATATAAGTGAATACTCTAAAAAATTTAAAGGTATGAAACCACTGTCTAAATTGACATATATTATATTTTATTATCTTGTAATTAAATGTGACGAATTCAAACTTATTGACACTTCAATATATAATGAAAGTTTACATGAAAATAACCATAATTTTGTTGTTAACAAAGAATTGTGTTTTAATTATTCTAAAAACAGATATAAAATAAATATATTCTCCAATCTGTATGCAAAATGTACTGATGAGGACAATTTTAGTATATTATGTAAAAAATATTTCTATAAAAGAAGGTACTTTGTTAATGACATAAAATATTTATATAGTACATTTGTTCTTTTAGGAATTTTAAAGGATTATCATATTAAAATTTTGTATTTGTACACTGTGTGTTTGACAGACAATTATTTTAAAATGAAAAATAAAAACGGTGCTGTAACAAAATATCTTAACATTGTGAGTAAATTACCGATGGAAATGCAAATGAAAATATCTAATAATGTTTATAATGTCAACAGTGATTATATCAATAATGATAATTTTAATGTAATTTTAAAACACATTCTGAAAAAAGATAGTCTGTTCAAAAAAATTGCAAATTTCTTTAACATATGATTTTATGTCCATTAAGTGGTCATAATTGATCATGTACAATCTGTAAATATTTATATCACTAATATAAATATACTAAAAACATGTTTTCATAAAAAAATAATGTGGTTATCAATAGTTGAAAAAAATAACATTAAAATTCTCAATTTTTGAGATATGACGATATTTTTAGATTTAACTAAATATCCCCTAATTATATACGATATTGATGGATTTGAAAGATCTATGATTTTATCATTCATCGTATTGTTCTTTGATATTTTTTAATAATATTTAAAGGGTGAGAATAGTATCATATTAGAAAGTAAAATATCATGTGAAAACATTATAAATACTAATTATAATTATTCATGTTTAAAAATCTTTTATTTTATTTTAAATTGATTTACAATTAATTTATTCTCATTTTTAAATGAATAAAATCCCGTTGATTAATGATCTTTCCAAACAATATCCAAACGATGATGTTATTGAAATCTTCATCAATAAATATCCTGACGGTAAGGGTAGAAATGTTATAAACATTTATAATCAATTACATTCCAAATATATGTCCGTTGACGATATTTGTGATTATATCAAATTTGTAAATTATACATCATTGCCAGCAAGTGAATATGAGTATATTGCACCATATATAAATAAAGATAATTTCTTGAAAATTATTCAAAAAGTTGATATTCCTGATGTTTATGATGAGCTTTTTGCATATTTACATCACGATATTGTTAGTTTATACGATAAATTTAATGAATATGAAGAGACGTGGTTATCAAGAAAAGAAAATTTTGAATGGGCTGCTGCTAACGATCATGAGATACTTTCATCATATATTTTAGAAAAACATGGATGTAATTATTATAAAATTAATGGTGTTATCTGTGATGATACATTTAAACATGTTGATGTTATTTTCTGTCGTCTATCTTTATTATTCAAAAGTATAAATGGAGATATAAACATTGATGTTTTCAAGTATGTTATTGGTGATTTACGCGAGCATATTTATGCTAATAAAACTGTAAATAGTGATTCTAGAAAATATTTCGAAAAAGTATTTGACACTATTATCAGTATTATATATTCAAAAACTACAGATGATAATATTAAACAATATATGAAAGAAGCTTTTGGTTGTAAAGAAGTAAATATTGGCGCTATCCTGATGAGTCTGATGGGTATGGCCGGTGGTTTTAATATTCCCACGTAAACAATTATTTTCACTGAAAATAATTTCAATTCCTTAAGAATAAAATAAATATAACTTTGTTAATGTATCACATATAAATTTTTTCTATTTGCGTTATATCTTTCCTACATATAGAGCAACGTTGATTTGATTTCTTTAATAATAAAGCACATTCATAACAACAAAAGACGTGTTTACAATTCATCATAATGCAATTTCTTTCTCTGTCAAGACATATTGCACATAATGTTTTTTCTACATCTGCTGTCATTTCTAACACTTTTTTTCCACTTTTTAGTAATATTTCATTTTTCTCTATTAATGAATCAATAATTTTTTGTTTTTCTTTTTCTAACTCTATCTCTTGTTGTTTTCTCTCAAATAAAATTTTATTTTTCTGTTCTTCTAATAACATTTTTCTTTCCTCTTCCTCCAATAATAATCTTTTTTTACGATCTTTGTTAGTTTCTGTAACATTCGATGAATTTTTTGAATTTTCCACATTAATAAGGAAATCATTTATGTTTATGTGTGTTGGATCAACATCATGTGTTTTGACATGATCAACCCATTTGTCTGATGTCTTATATTTTTTATTACAATTTGTACACTTGTAAAAGGCGCTCATAGTATTGTTATATTTGTGATTGTGATCTTTTTTATAAAAATGCTAATAATTGTTTCCTCAATTATACATATGCTTACACATAAACATCTCGTATGACATACATTTATTTTTATGCGCTCGCGCAACAATGACACATACTAATAAACATATTCTAATTTTGTTTTTCAATAAAACAGATAGGACATTGGAATTTTTTAATATCATATGTATATATAAAAATTAACGTACAGGTATGGTATGTTACTTTATTTATTCACAAATTGCCAAATGTGTAAATCATTGAAATATTTCTATAATCGATATCATATACAATTGCACACTATATATTACATTTTCTATATTTTTAAGGATGTTCACGAATATGTGAAACATTGAAAGGTTTTATACAATGTTGTGTTGTTTTTATAAAACTTCATTTTAAATTTTGCTTCGCAAAATTTAAACGCGGGGCCCCCCCTTGGCCCCCCCGCACGTCCAAATCACATCTATGATGTGATCTGGATGGCCATCAATAATACTATAAACCATTACACGGTTTGTATGGTATTTTCAATGTTTCACTATAATTAACGACAATGTGATTTGGTACAATAGGGGTGCCCTGATACCCCGGCACCAGTACATCTAATATTCGCTATATATCAATAACAATAAATTGTTGTCTGAAATTTTAAATTAATGATCAAAATATTCGAAAATATCATGAATATTTACGATCAGTTACACTCTAAACATATGTCTGTTAAAGACATTTGCGATTACATAAATTTCGTGGAAGATAAATCGTTACCAGCTGATGAATACGAATACATTGTTCCATATGTAAACAAAGATAACTTTCTGGAAATTATTCAAAAAATTAATATTCCTGATGTGTACGGCAAGCTTTTTATGTATTTACATTACGAAATTGTCAGTCTCTACGACAAATTCAATGAATATGAGGAAGCGTGGTTATCAAGAAAAGAGAATTTTGAATGGGCTTCATCCAATGATCATGAAATTCTTACAAAATATATTTTGGATAAACATTACTGTAATTATTACAGAATTAATAGTGTTATATGTGATGATTCGTTTAAATATAGCAATGGTAGATCCCGTCATATTTCTTTATTATTCATGAACATAAATAATAATGAAAAAGTTAATATTAATCTTGATGTTTTTAAATATGTCCTCGATAAATTACCAGAATATATTGATAATATCTATATAGGAAGTAATAAATCCAAAGAATATTTAGATATTATGTATCAAGTCATTCTTAACAGCATATATTCGAAAACTAACAACGAAGATATTATGCATTGTATGAGGGAATCTTACAAATGTAAGTATATTACACTAACTGATGCACTCGTAAGTTTAAAGATTTTACCTGATACTACTAAACTCGAAGAAATTAGTCTTAGCGAATAAATACGATGTTGCAAGAATTTCGCGCAAAGAAAAATAATTTTATTTTCATTGAAAATAGGATGTCGTAAGAAAAATAAATTTAACATTATATATTTTTTTCTAATATAAAATGAAATTGATAGATGACATAATAGATATATTTAATACTCCTCATAAAAATGTGAGTGAAATAAATTCCAAGTTGAATTACATATACAGTTATCATAATGACGTGAATAATATATACAAAATTTTATCACATATATGTCATGTTTATGATAAATATTTAATATATATCAAAACATTCAAAAAATGTACAATATTTAAAGATATTGAAATATATGCCTTTTACGGAAATTATTTTAAACCATGTACAAAAATTATATATGATAGCTTTAAACATAAACATAAGTGGAAGAGCGACATGGAATTGTATGATTTATATAATTCAAAGAAATACTTGGAATTGATGAATATATTGATTAACAGAAAAAGTTATAAACATTCTTTAATATTTAACGAAGTTATCAAGAGAACAATTGTAAATAAATTATGGGATATGCTGATACATATTTTTGAAATTTCTAGAAAAGTTTATTTTATGGAATTTATTACTATCATCAGATTCTATTTATTTTTGTTACCAAAAAATATTTTGTATACTGTTCTATCAGTTCATAAGTTTGAACTGTATGTTAGAGAATCTTATTACATATTTTATTTGTTGAATGGTGAAGATGAAAAATATTATATACCATTTGACAATTTTCCAGTGGGATTGAATGTATGTCTGTATACAAGTAAACTATTGACTAATGAGGGATATTTACGTACATCTAATGAAAAAATAAACAAATTCAATTATATTTTGGGTAAATTACCAATTGAACTGAACGTGAAAATATGTGATATTCTTGAAGGTGGTCGTATAATTGATAGAAAAAATATTTTACCATGTATTTCTTATTTGTTGGAAAAATAATTTTTTTTATAGAACATGAAAATATTATTGTTAAAATACAGTTTTAACAATGTTACATGATATTCGTGCAGATCAATTATAATCAAGATACCCTTCCTCTTATTTAGTTTAATATATTTACAAATAATTTATTTACAAGATACCCTACCTATTATTTAGTTTAATATATATACAAATGGTTTATTTACAAGTTACCCGTGCAAATCAATTATGGGTATATAGACCCATAATTGATTGCCCTAGCGTTTAACGCCAGTATCTCTTGTTTTATTTACAATATAAATTTACAATATAACTTTATTACGGGATACCCTACCTCTTGTTTTATTTACAATATAACTTTATTACGGGATACCCTACCTCTTGTTTTATTTACAATATAACTTTATTACAAGATACCCTACCTCTTGTTTTATTTACAATATAACTTTATTACAAGATATCCTACCTCTTGTTTTATTTACAATATGACTTTATTACAAGATACCCTACCTCTTGTTTTATTTACAATATGATTTTATTACAAGATACCCTACCTTTTTTTATTTACAATATAACTTTATTACAAGATACTCTACCTATTGTTTTATTTATATTATGACTTCATTACGGGATACCCTACCTCTTGTTTTATTTACAATATAACTTTATTACAAGATACCCTACCTCTTGTTTTATTTACAATATGATTTTATTACAAGATACTCTACCTCTTGTTTTATTTACAATATGATTTTATTACAAGATACTCTACCTCTTGTTTTATTTACAATATAACTTTATTACAAGATACCCTACCTCTTGTTTTATTTACAATATGATTTTATTACAAGATACTCTACCTCTTGTTTTATTTACAATATGATTTTATTACAAGATACTCTACCTCTTGTTTTATTTACAATATGATTTTATTACAAGATACTCTACCTCTTGTTTTATTTACAATATAACTTTAAATGGTTGTTTGCATAATATTTTGTCTTCATTTAACTTTAATATATTTATAAATTATTCTATTTACACTAATGTACGTCTTTAAACGGCTGTTTATTTACATAGTACTTTGTCTTCATTTAACCTTAATATATTTACACTAATATACATCTTTAAATTGTTACTTTAATCTAACTCCAAATACTCTTCTTGAAAACATTCAAGTTGTTCATCTTCACAATACATTATTTTACATATGACACACAAACATATATTAAGTATATTATATAAATCGGTAACATTCTGCTTTAAATTGATTACTGTGTCCATGTACAAAATTTCAAAATTTTCTATATATTGGTTAGCCGAGTCGGTAGATTCTACATCTGTAATATTTAGATCTGATATTAATGTGTTGTTACCATAAACTCGTGATGTGTACATATCTTCATCTGACATGGACATTATGTTATCATACAAATTGGCATCTCTATATAATTCAGGTATATCATCATAATTATTAACCATATTATTTATATTATCATGTGTTACTAATTCTTCATCGAAATTTATTAAATCTATATCGTCTACCTCTATTTTATGTTCATTGTACTCATCAATTATATCAGATTCATCAGCTGCATCAAATAATTCAGATACATCGGGGGAATAGGGAATATCAGATTCATCAGCTACATCAAATAATTCAGATACATCGGGAGAATAGGGAATGTCAGATTCATCAGCTACATCAAATAATTCAGACACATCGGGGGAATAAGAAATATCAGATAAATTAGCAATATTAGATAAATCGGATACATCAGATAAATTATCCATATCATCTACATCGATTACATTATGTAAACTTGATAAATCAAGTCCTGTTAAATCACTATACACAGATTCTGTTTTTGGTACATCAATTGATTCATCACATTCGAATATTATTAAATCCTCAACTGTATCATCAGATGACTCCAATTCTGGTTCTAACTCTAATTCCAACCTTAACTCTGATCTTGATTCTGAACTTGATCCTGATTCTGATTTTGGTTTGCATGATATTAAAACATCATTTTCATGAAGATATTCGCATGTTGGTTGTAATATTTGCGAATATTCACTTACATCGGATATTGTTGGTACATCTGTGCATAAATAATCGTGTTGTAAATTAACACTGAAATTATCGTTAAAATTATTATTCTGTAATAGTCTCACAGTAGATTTTTTGGATCTATCTCTAGTACTATAAACATCCGAACCTAAAAGATTATCATAATTATTAATTTCTCCATGTGCATAATTTACTTCATCTTCCAAAGGTATATACAAAGATGATTTTTCCTTAGTGACAATTGTTGGTACGTAATTTGGATCATCAATCCATGGAATACCAGTCTTATATTCAACATCTTTAACAATTTCATTAAATTTGGTAATTATCACACCATCTACTGTGGTAAATATTATACTATCAGATGTTTCAATTGTTTTAAATTCAGTGTATGAGTCAAATTTACCCTTATTGGTGGGAATACCATAAATCGGTTCATCAATTACAATTTCTGATTTTACTTCTGATAATGGTTTTGCATCAAGTTTTAACACTACTGGTACAATTACTGGTACTGATTGATCGTCATCTGATGGTGATAATAATGGTTTTACTATTGGCGCTGGTTGTTCGGTAATTGATGATTTGGTTGGTACTGGTTGATTAACAATTGATAATGATTTAATTGGTACTGATTGATCAACAATTGATAATGGTTTAATTATTGCTGTTGGTTTAACTGTCATTAATGGTTGGTTAATAATTGTTGTTGATTTAACAATTGGTACTGATTTGACAGATAATATTGGTTTAGCAATTGGTAATGGTAATGGTAATGGTAATGGTAATTGTTTAACATCTGATTTAATCATGGGGGGATTATACACAACTTCTGGTAAACGTGTAATATTGTTGGATTTTACAATATTACTACTTATGATTGGTTTGATTGGTTGTGTATTATATGATGATTTTTTATTATATTGTCCAATTATATTATCATGGTGTTTAATAATTCTACCATTGTTATTGTTGTTTGTACCGACTGTACTGATCATAACATTTTTAATTGGGGCTTGGACGGGGTTGGAATAGGAATTAAAATTAGAGTTGGAATTAAATTTGGAAATTGGAACTGAATTACATACAATTTTTGCAGATGATGAATTTTTACTTGGCTTTCCAATAATATTATCATGATATCCAATAACTCTAGTTTCATTGTTGCTGCTGGCAATTACAGGCTTATGCACATTTACTGGTGGAACATATTTTGCGGATTTACGTGGAACTTCAATTATGTCATCGTGTATTATCCTGTTATTATTTATAACAGGTTTTGATTCAACTATTCTATTCACATTACTACTAATATTTTTACAGAGCTTGCGAATAGCATATTGATCAAGATTTACACTTAAGTTAAACATATTAGAACCAATACCGTTTATTCTTATGTATCTCACATTTTCATCATTCTCCTCTTCCTCCCCCTGGTGACTCACTTCATGTCTTATTTTATTCCCATTATTTTTATCCCTTTTATCACCTTTAACTGACTTACGAGCTTTTGTTCTTGGTGCTTTAACAACTTTATCTGGAATTACTGGCACATCACAGTAAACGCTGACACCATTAACATCAGTTAAATTTACAAATAATCCACTATCTTCAGGTGATATATGTTTAGGTTCTAGATAGCTTTTGATAGGGATTCCGTTAACACTTTGGACTATAGCAGCTTTAGATAGATCGCCTGCATGTTTATGATATGTAGATGTTATATTAGTGTTAACAGGTACTTCATTCTCATCTACTTCATAGCCATCGAATTCCAATCCATTACATTTCTCTACATATAGGGGGTCATATATGTTTTTGATTGGAATACCGTTTATAGACTCAATTACCCCACTCTTTAATGATTCTACTACACCTTCGAATCTACAATATTTAGTTCCCTCATGATCAAAGTCAAATGCTGATCTCTTTGCCTTTTTATTGGGTAACTTTATTGATCTAGGCTCATTTATAGTAGCATAAAGAGTTTCATTAATCGATGATTCACACAAAAGATTTCTAATAAACACATCGACAGATTTATTAGAGGAATAGTATGCCATGTAATTCATGTAGGTTTCTTGGCAATGAGCATCTATTCCATTGGCATTGGTGGCAGATTCTGGATATTTCACAGTCTCAAAAGTCCTTGGTAATTGACCAGTTTTAATTTTAAACTCAAGGTACTTTCTGAGACTCACTATTTCATCAGAATTGATCTCCATCCAATCCTTAACATATTCACCTACAGACTCCCTTAATGAACACATCATATTTTTCAGTTCTTTAGCAGCATTCATTTCCCATTGTGCTGAAGAAATGTTCCTGTTCTTTCTGCTATATTGGAATAAGAACTGTTCAAAATATGTTGGGAGTTTTCTAGCCACAATCTCCTTATCGCGAATGACGACCTCTCTATCTGATCGGGCTGTGGCTTTAACATTTGTGCTCCCGAGAGGTCTTCCGGATCCTTTTTTACGCTCTGCTTTTTCACCGGTATTCAAAGCAGGGTCGACAGCATTTTCGCCCATAACACTTACAACACTGGAACTTTCAGTGTTATTGGACTCGCGGATGATTCCCTCTAATATACATGGAATTGACTTTCCGCTAACAGGGGGATTTTTACATTCAGGCTTTCCCCTACCTTCACTCACGGCTTTCTTCTTTCCTTTTCCGCTTCCCTTCTTTCTTCCTCCTCTCTTCTTCAGCTTCTTCTTTTCCACCTCTCTTGCTTCGTCGGCTTCTCTTTCTGCTCTCATTTCAGAAGTCTCAACATAGTCCTTGGTGTAATAATAATCAAGAAGGGCAGATGGCTTAACATAACCATTCTTGTGTCTTCCCCTGTTGTCCTTTTTCTTTTCACCCATGTGTTTAGGAATTTCAACGCCGCCCAATGAAAACGGGGGGTATTCAACAGGTTCGTACCCGGGAATGATACTGTTATCGAGTTGGCCAAATGTTTCATCCAACTCATCTTCCATCTCAACAGTTGCAGGGATATCGTCACCGTATCTTTCTTTGATTTTGAATTGTTTTTTAAGCAATTCAAAATACTTCTGTGCATGGTGTACGGTGCACTCTTCCCTGTGTTCAACTTCGTTGATGAGTTTGTTCAACTCATCAACTACCTTCTTCTTCTCAGCTTCATACAATGATTCCACTGTAATGTCCCATTCGAAAGAGTAGATCTTCTCATGGTTCAGGACGGTATACTCATAAATGAGAATCAACAATCTTTCACTGATCAATGGGTGGTAAAGAGCTCTTCCCATATCTACAGATGTTGATTCCATCTTATCAGTCACCTTCCTCTCCTCTGTCTCTCTTTCGCTGGTCATCTTCACATCATTGTCATCCACTGACCCTAGCTGAATGTCGCCGTCTGTCGCTGCCTCATGCTGTCTGTCGCAGTCCGTCACTCGCTCTCTCTCACTCATCGCTTCTCGCTGGTTCTCGTTGGTTCTCGCTGGTTCTAGCTGGTTCTCGCTGTTAGCTGGTTCTCGCTGTTCGCTCATTTTAACTGTTTTTTATCGTTTAAGGCGAATTTAAAAATTAAAAAAAAATTTTCACAGCTAAAATATTTTAAAAATTAACAAAATTTTTTGCAAATCAATTTTAAAAATATTTTAAAAATTAACCAGTCCTGATCATGTAACGAATTGATAGTGTTCATCCACCTCCAAAAAAACTGACATTGATATTACACTATTATATAGTGTACTTGTTTTGTCTAGTATACAAAAATATATACCATGAAAAACATGGTGAATATGAGAATATAAAATAGATTGGATAAATCACATGTAAAAGTGATGATGTATACACTTACATTGTATCTGTATTAGATGGTAAGCAGCTATTGTAATGATAATCATATGTAATGGTAAATATATGATTTGTATATGCTCTGCACAACGTGTTACATGTTTTAAAAATATCAATACTAATGTGTTGGTTCTATATCATATATTATTTGTATTGACGTGGAGAAAATATGGCAGTAAGGATGTACTAAATATGAAAGGATAAATAGGTGAAATAAATTATATGGGTGTACGATAGCATATATACAGTTACATTGTAATTGTATTACATAATAATCTTTTCAATGAGGTTTATCAGTTATAATATCAAAAATTTCAATGTATATTTCGTGTTATACGGGTTTAATGTTTCAAAGAAATATTATTACTAATATGGCTCCAGTAATAATAAAACTACAAAATTTAATATATGATAACATTTGTACTGGATATAATAGGAAATAAAAATATCAGTGTATTGATTGTAAAATATGCTATCGGTCGATATACATAATTATAATATAACTATGTTGAATATTTATTCCTATTTGTGGTACCTGTTAATAACCATAATAAAATTGTGACATATACATCATTTAACCTAAGGTATATTATGATATTCAAAAATATTTTGTTTGAATTTTCATTGAGTCATATAATCCATTTATAATTTTTGTATTATTTAAATTTCATGATTGAAAGTTTCATTGTAACTGTTGTAATTTTGAAAATTGACCAAATTCATACAGCTAAATCAATACCATTATTGTTTTTAATATATTAATTTTTAAATTATTCTTCTAATATAAAAAAATTAATATATAAACAAATATATAAAATTAAATTGCTAATTTTGTGATTGATTCATTTTTGAAGGATAAATCTGTATATTTGTAAATATTTACAAAATTAATTGTAACACTAAATATTCAAACGTAAAATAACAGTTTATATTTTCAGGAGTATATGACTCAATGTTAAAAGTTTAATGTTGTTTATTTTAACTGTATTACATCATATATTAGAATTGAAATTTTATATTAATTTTTTTGATTGTTTTAATACTGTGTCATATAATCATGTTTACAATAAATGTAATTTTAACATTATTCATTCGATCTGATAGTCTATCATAAAAATAAAATTTTTAATGAAACATATAATGATTCATCAACTTCATATGTTTAATTTAAAATCATAATATTTTTTCTATACTGGAAATTACACACATTTTGTTCATATATAATATTATCATACAAACATGTGTTTATACATTCTTCTAAGGATGTTAATATTTTAAGTAATGTCAACATTAGGAAAATGATCTGAAACTTCATCAATTCAATCTTTGAAATTTAGATGTGTTTGTATCATATTCTACTGTTAACAAAAGTTATATTGATGATTTGTCTGCTGTTAAATAGTCAAGTTATCATTATTTTTTGGAAGATTTTCTGGAAAATTTTTCCAGAAATTGTCTGAAATTCCAGATTTTTCTAGAATTTTTTTCAGAGTTTTTTCTGTATATAAATACATAATTTTCAGAATAAAAAATTTCCATAACTCTAGAATTTTTTTAGAGTTTTTTCTGTGTGTAGATACATAATTTTCAGAATAAAAAATTTCCGGAACTCTGAAATTTCTGGAAATTAACAAAATTTTTCTGTATGGACATACAAAATTTACAGGTAAAAATTTCAACAGAATTCTCCCAGAAAATTATGAAAATTTACTGTATAGAGATACAGAAAGTGTAAAATTGAGCACTTTTAAGACACGTTGGATTTGGTGCAAGTAATCAAAAGGCGCCATAAGGCGCCTTTGATTATTTCCGGGGTGCCAAAGCACCTCTCTTCAAATGATTAAAATTCAGTAATTTTGGCTGATCTCAGAAAAAATCCCAGAATTCTGGAGATTTAAAGTAGTAAAACATATCGCATGGATGAGGGTTAAACAGAACCAGTTTGGATATAAAGCTTTACAGTCGGTAATTTTTCCAGTTTGCATGTGTACATAAATATTAATAAATAACTAAACTACTCTATCGGGAGATAATTTCATTAAAATTATCTCGAATAAAATATTAAAATAAATATTGGATAATATTGTATTTGATTTTAACTTATTTAATAATTGAAGATAGATTAAAGATATGTAATTCTTAAGCATTCAATGTTTAAATATTATAAGGAATTTTCAGCAAACGTATTAAATATTAATTTTTTTATAATATATGCTTATCCCGCAGTATGTAAAATAAAATTACTTATTTATGTTTTTAAGACTGTATGACTACGTTAAATTGATATACATATATTTTTGATTTATGTCATATAAGTGTTATACCATATTTAAATAATCATTAGATTGTTTTAATATATGAATTCTGAGTCAAACAGTATATTTTTAATTTTTATATCTTTTAACAATGATTATTTAACTATACAATGAATTTTTGAATATTTACTAAATATTCACTTTTAATATTATTAAATGAATACCATTGTATTTTTAACATATTATTTTTTTTAATTATTTATATAATAAAAAAAAATTAATATATATAAGAAATATACAAAATAATTGTTGATTTTAACAATGGTTTTGATTTTGTGACACAAATATGATAGTTTGATGTTCTTTATAAAATTAACTATTTGGTTAAAGAATTAAATCTAAATCAACGATTTAGATTTTTATGACTATATGACTCAATATTAAGAATATAAAATTATTTTAGATATAAATTATCTTCGAGTGTAATAGAATTAAAAATATCAATAATTTTATGTTTGTATGATAATTGAGTCATACAGCACGGTTTTAACATTTATATTTTTCAACAATGTTAACTGTATTCAATCGATTGTATTTGAATTTTAGTTTGCTGGTTTAACAATGTGTTAATTTTGTAGATATAAGCTGAACGTTTGGAAATTTTATAAAAATATATCACCTGACCGAAAATTAAAATATAAAATAACTTTTTATATTTTAAAGACTGTATGACTCAATGTTAAGAATACAATATTATTTTGAATGTAATTTAAATTTAGACGTATCAATGTTAAATATACTATTTAATTTTTTTGATAGTATAAACATTGAGTCATACAGTATATTTTTGTTATTTGTATCATTTGATAATAGTCATTTAATTATATGGTCTATTTTTGGATTTTTTATAAAATTTCACTGTGTATATTACTTAATGGATACCATTGTATTTTTACTATATTAATTTTTTATTTATTTATATAAGAAAAAATAATTAATATATATAAGAAATATACAAAAATAATTGTTGATTTTATAATGGGTTTGATTTTGTGTCACAAAAATGAACATTTGGAATTTTTCATAAAATTTACTGTTTGGCTAAAGAACTAAATCTAAATCATCGATTTAGATTTTCATGAGTATATGACTCAATATTAAGGACATAAAATTATTTAAGATGTAGGTTATTTCCAAATGTAACAGAATTAAAAATATCGTTAATTTTATATTTAAGTGAATGTTGAGTCATACAATACATTCAATTATTTATGTTTACCATTAATGAGCAGTTAAATCTAATTTGTTATATATGTATTTCAATTTAATGATTTTAACAATAATTTATGTTCTAGACATTTAAATTAAACATTTACAAATTTTGTAGAACACATTCTCTGGTTAAAGATTTAAATATAAAATAACCATTTGTACTTTGAAGACTGTATGACTCAATAATAAAAACATTAAAATATTTTATATATGATTTAAATTCAAATATATCAATGATAAGAATATCATTTGATTCTTTAATATTATAAACATTGAGTCATATACTATATTTTTATTTTTTATATCATTCAATGATAATCATTTGACTATACAATTTATTTTTGAATATTTTGTAAATATTCACTTTTAATGTTACTAAATTGATACCATTGTATTTTTAACTATATAATTTTTTATTATTAATATAAGAAAAAAAATTAATATATATAACAAATAATTAAAAAAATTTTTGCTAATTTTGACAATGGGTTTGTTTTTGAGGGGATAATGTGGACATTTGAAAAATTTCATTCTAATCACTGGTTCATTAGGAAGATTAAATATAAACTAATAGTTTACATTTTCGAGTGTATATGACTCAATGTTTATTATACACAAATATTTTAATCATTATCACTATCATATGTATTATGGTTGAAAATAAAAATTATTTGTTCACTCATACGAATATTGAGTCATACAATGTATATACTATATATACGTAATAAAACAATATTCGTTTGGTCTATTGTACATCGTAAAATTTATCTTACCATTAATAATCTATTCCGCGTATAGCTGTCATATATGTATGTGTAAAATTATTAATTTTACACGCGCGGAGTTTTTGTGATATTTTATTATATTTATGTTTAACATCTTAAAATGTAACAATATGATAGACTGAAGCATATATTTGTATATTACGATCTGAATATTCTTCCATCTATTATCATTAATTAATATTAATAATCGGTGATAATATCACACATTTACATGTAGTTCTGTGTTATCAGCATAAACATTTAAAGTATTTGGACTTTCGCCTATTAAATTTGAACAATTTTTAATTTTTAAAATCATTTCGCGATTGTGTTGATTGAATATTATCAGATATTTAAGTATATTTGTAATGTAAGTAATATACCGTGTTGACAGTGTTATATTTAAATTGGTTCTATTTGACCTTCACCTATGTGACATGTTTTGTTGTCCTTAATCCCAGGAATTCTGGGATTTTTTCCGAGACCAGTTAAAATTACCTATTTTTAGTCATCTGAAGACGAGCCCAACGTGTGATGAAAACGGTCAATTTTTAACTTTCTGTATATCTATACAGGAAATTTTAAATACTTTCCAGAAAAAATCTGGAGTTCTGGAAAAATTCTGGAAAATAATTTCTCCCGGAAAATTCTGGACGAAATTTTTAAAATAACCTGCACTCATGTCAGTGTGTCATGCTTGAAGGCCCCTCTCTTATGAGGAAAACTGTGAAATAGAGAACTGAAAGTTAACATACTAGATTCTCTAAGAGTGAAACAAATGCTAATATATTAGACTTTTTGAGAATAAAGCAGATGTTAACATACTAGACTCTTTAAGAGTAAATCAAATATTAGAGTATTAAACTCCTTAAAATAGATCAAATATTAACATATTGGTTCCTTTAAAAGTGGTTCAAATATTACCATATCCAATCCTCTTAAATAATCAGATATATTAACATAATGGACTCTTTAAGAGTGAATCAAATAATGACATATTTGTTCATTTAAGAATGAGACAAATGTTACCATATTGGATTTTCTAAGAATAAGTCATATATTAACACATTAGACTCTTTAAGAATATGACAGATGTTATCATATTTGATTCTCAAAAGACGGGTCAAATAAATATCATTTAAAACGGAAAATATTATAAGTCTACTGTATGAATCAATGTTTATATGAACATTATTTTAAACATTATTTTAAATATTATTTTAAATATTATTTTAAACCAATGTTCTTCCAAATTCGATATAAATCAAAGATGTTTATTCATTAATTGAATTGAGTCATATAATCCTGAATGTATAAATTACTGATTTACACATAACCTCTTAATAAATCAATGATTTCATTACCAATTTTCAAATATTCGTTTTTGACCCACAAAAAGTAACCCATTGTAAAATGGCAATAATTTTTTATACATTTATTATATATATTAATTTTTTTTTCTTATATAAATAAATAAAAAATTAATATATTAAAAATACAATGGTATAAATTTAGTAGTATTGAAATTGAACATTTGATAAATATTTGAAAATATACCATATGGCTAAGTGATTATCATTAGTAGATATAAATAACAAAACAACACTGTATGACTTAGTATTTATACAATTGAAAATTTAAATAATATTTTTAACTCTGTTATATTTGATAATGATACATATCAAAAATATCAGATTATCATTATAGTGAAGTCATATAGTCTTAAAACTTATAAACATATATTTAATATTTATTTACCTAATAGATTGGTTATTTAATTAAATTATACATAAAATTTAATCATTCATTGTAACATTCACAGAATTAATATTATTTAATTGTTACATATACAACTGATATATAGATAGGATTAAAATATAAATTAATAATTTATATACTTTTAAGACTGTATGACTCAACTGTAATGACAATCTGATATTTTTGATTTATATCATATTTACACTGTTTTATGTTGAAACAGTTATTAAAATATAAAATATTATGAATACTGAGTCATATAGTATATTTTGGATATTTATATTATTTTACAATGATTATTTGATTAAACAGTGTATCATTAAATATTTTGCAAATATTCATTTCCAATACTACTAAATTTATACCATTGTATTTTTAATATATTAATTTTTTATTTATTTATATAAGAAAAAAAAATTAATATATATAATAAATGTATAAAAATATTACCAATTTTACAATGGGTTATTTTTTGTGGGTCAAAAATGAACATTTGAAAATTGGCAATGAAATCATTGATTTACTGAGAGATTAATTATGAAACAATGAATTATATTTTTGAGGTTATATGACTCAGTGTATATATAAATAAAGTTTATATTATATTTTTAATTCTAACATATGTAAAGATGATATATATCAAAAGTATTAACTTATCATTCTAATGGAGTCATATAATCTTAAAATGTATAAATAAATATTTTTATTTATACATCCAGTGGATTAACTATTAAATAAATGTTACACCAAATACTTTTTAAACATCTATTATAATAATCATGAAATAAATATTACTAAATTATTATATGTATATTGATCTATCAAAAAAAAATAAATGTAAATTATTAATTTATATATTTTAAGACTGTATGACTCAATATTGAAGACACATAAATATTTTGACTATATGTCTATGTTCCAATATAATAAAATTAAAATGTTTTTCAATTTTTTTTGAAAACATCAATATTGAATCATATAGTCTATTTTTATTAATTGTATCTTTTTATGTTAATCATTTTAATATGCTGTATGTTTCTGGATAATTACCAAATGTTTATTTTTATTATTACTAAATCTATACCATTGTATTTTTAATATATTAATTTTTTAATTATTTATATAAGAAAAAAAAATTAATATATATAATAAATGTATAAAAAAATTATTGCCAATTAACAATGGGTTACTTTTTGTGGGAAAGAAACACTCTTTTGGGAAACCTCAATAAATTCATTGGTTTATTAATAAGTTAAACATAAATTATTAATTTATGTTTTCGGAACTGTATGGCTCAATATTTAGGATATATCAATAGTTTAAAAATAAACTACGCTTACATATGTTATTAACAATAATATAATCATTTATTTATATACGTGGAAAACCAAGTCATATAATGTATTTTTGATAATTGTATTTGTCAATAACATTCTTCTCTATATCATATTATGAAATATGTTCTATAATATTTATAAACATACTGGTTTATCACATTTTAAGGATTTTAAATTTCTCAAAAGTATAAATTTTACCCGTGTTGTCCAGTTCATAAGGATTTTAATTTAACGTGAATAACCAGGTTGTATATGTTTATCATTTAAGATTGTTTTAAATTAATTTAATATAGTTATCTCACGATGACATTGATTGGATGATTATGAATATTTTTGTACATGTGTAATACGGGGAAATGCTGACTATATTGTATTATATTCAAAATGATTCTGTTTTATACTCTCCCATATGGCATATTTTACTGCTTTTAATTCCTGGAAATCCTGGAGATTTTTTGAGAACAGTCAAAATTAATGAATTTTGATCATCTGAAGGCGAATCCAACGCGTCTCGAAAGTGGTCAATTTTTAACTTTCTGTATATGTACACAGGATTTTTTTATTAATTTCCAGAAAATTCTGGAAAAAATTCTGGAAATTTACAATAGTAAAATATATTATTAGGTGGGGGTTAAACAAAAACATTTTGAACGTAATACTTTCTGATCGATAATTTTTCCATATTATATATGTATAAAAATTTTTATGATTATTTTACCAATACTATTGTGAGATGATTGTGTTAATTTGATATTAATATATAGGATAATAGATGAAAAATATTAATATTTTTGAGAAAAATCACTGTCAAAAGAAGTAAATCAATGTAAATAATTTTAATTTCAGACTCTTTGCTTCCCAATTAATCCAATGTGAAATTAAATGAAAAATCATATGATTTTGATAAATACCTGTAATTTTAAAGGACAACATCGTTGTCCTCTAAAATCTGTTACAATCACTATCAGATTTCATATGATTTTTATTTATACTACATAATTTTTAGGAGAATACAAGACCCCTAAAGGGTCTTGTATTCGTCTAAATAAAGAAAAAAATTAATATATATAAGAGAATAGCTGAAAAAAATTTTAAAAAATATTAATTTTTTTAAGGAATTTCACTATCAATAAGAAGTAAACCAGTAAAAATAATTTTAATTTTAAACTCTTTGCTTCCCAATTAATCCAATGTGAGATTAAATGAAAAATCATATGATTTTGATAAATACCTGTAATTTTAAAGGACAACGATGTTGTCCTCTAAAATCTGTTACAATCACTATCAGATTTCATATGATTTTTATTTATACTACATAATTTTTAATTATTAAATAAAGAAAAAAAATTAATATATATAAGAGAATAGCTGAAAAAAATTTTAAAAAATATTAATTTTTTTTTAAGGAATTTCACTATCAATAAGAAGTAAACCAGTAAAAATAATTTTAATTTCAGACTCTTTGCTATCCAATTAATCCAATGTGAGATTAAATGAAAAATCATATGATTTTGATAAATACCTTTAAATCTGTTACAATGTTGTTATCATTTTATATGATTTTTATTTATACTACATAATTTTTAATTATTAAATAAAGAAAAAAAATTAATATATATAAACAAATAACTGAAAAAATTAAAAAAAAAATATTAATATTTTTAAAGAATTTCACTGTTAAAAAGAAGTAAACCAGTAAAAATAATTTTAATTTTAGACTCTTTGCTATCCAATTAATCCAATGTGAGATTAAATGAAAAATCATATGATTTTGATAAATACCTGTAATTTTAAAGGACAACGATGTTGTCCTTTAAATCTGTTACAATATTGTTATCATTTTATATGATTTTTATTTATACTACATAATTTTTAATTATTAAATAAAGAAAAAAAAAATAATATATAAGCAAATAATTGAAAAAAATTCTTAAAAAAAATATTAATATTTTTAAGGAATTTCACTGTCAATAAGAAGTAAACCAGTAAAAATAATTTTAATTTCAGACTCTTTGCTATCCAATTAATCCAATGTGAGATTAAATGAAAAATCATATGATTTTGATAAATACCTGTAATTTCAAAGGACAACATCGTTGTCCTTTAAATCTGTTACAATATTGTTATCATTTTATATGATTTTTATTTATACTACATAATTTTTAATTATTAAATAAAGAAAAAAAAATAATATATAAGCAAATAATTGAAAAAAAAATCTTAAAAAAATATTAATATTTTTAAGGAATTTCACTGTCAATAAGAAGTAAACCAGTAAAAATAATTTTAATTTCAGACTCTTTGCTATCCAATTAATTCAGTGTGAAACTAAATGAAAATCATATGATTTTTGATAAATACCTGTAATTTTAAAGGACAACATCGTTGTCCTTTAAATCTGTTACAATTCAAAAGGTATATGAACAAGTGTAAAGTTATCAACTTTACATGTTTATTTTATGATATTTTTGTATAGACAACATGGATTGTATCATGTATATATCTACGATATGTTATACACATTCATGATAGATTTATCAACATAAATATTTGAATTGTGTATGTATTCGTACTCGAATGTTATTTGAAATCAATTTAATAAAATCGTATCACGATGGTATTGATTGGATGATTATAAATATTTTTATATACATGTTATATCGGTAAAATACTGACTAGAATTTATCACATTAAGAATTGTTCTGTTTTATCCTCGCTTATGTGACATATCTTACTGTTCCGAATCTCCGGGATTTCTGGAAATTTTTTGAGATCAGTCAAAATTAGGAAATTTTGGTCATCTCGAGACCGACCCAACGTGTCTTAAAAGTGTTCAATTTTATACTTTCTGTATACATATACAAGAAATTTCTATTAATTTTTGGAAATTTTCTGGAGTTCTGAGGAAAAATTTTTTCTGGAAGATATTAAAAATTTTCTGTATACATATACAGAAAGTGTAAAATTGGTTACTTCCAAACCACGTTAGACTTGTCTTCAGATGACTAAATTTCATTAATTTTGACCGTTCTGAAAAAAATTCCCGGAATCCTAGGGATCTAAAGCAATAGAATATGTCACATGGGAAAGGATTAAACTGAACCAGTTTGAACATGATACTTTCAGTACGGTTCTTTCCTTATATTACAAATATATGTGAATATTTATCAATATTCAACCCATATCAACGCGAGATAATATTATCAATTAAAATTTTACCCAAAATTTTATAAATAAACACTTATACAATTCAAATGTTTATATTAATAACACGCTGTTACCTGTAAGTGTATAATATTGTATATATATTACTATAGACATCTGATAGCAATAAATCTTCTAAAATTTTTATAGTATTAAATGAAAATCATATAAAAACTAATAGAGTATTGTAACAGATTTAAAGGACAATATTGTTGTCCTTTTAAATTACAGGTATTTATCAAATTTATATGATTTTTCATTTAGTCTCATATTGGATTAATAAGATAGTATAAAGTCTAAAAACAAAATCATTTTTACTGGTTTACTTCTTTTTGACAGTGATTTTTCTAAAAAATATTAATATTTTTTTTTAGAAATTTTTTCAGCTATTCTTTTATATATATTAATTTTTTTTCTTTATTTAATAATTAAAAATTATGTAGTATAAATAAAAATCATATAAAATCAGATAAAGAATTGTAACTGTTTAAAGGACAACATTGTTGTCCTTTAAAATTACAGGTATTTATCAAAAATATATGATTTTTCATTTAGTCTCATATTGGATTAATTGGATAGTAAAGAGTCTGAAATTAAAATAATTTTTACTGGTTTACTTCTTTTTGACAGTGAAATTCCTTAAAAATATTAATATTTTTTTAGAAATTTTTTCAGCTATTCTTTTATATATATTAATTTTTTTTCTTTATTTAATAATTAAAAATTATGTAGTATAAATAAAAATCATATAAAATCAGATAAAGAATTGTAACTGTTTAAAGGACAACATTGTTGTCCTTTAAAATTACAGGTATTTATCAAAAATATATGATTTTTCATTTAGTCTCACATTGGATTAATTGGATAGCAAAGAGTCTAAAATTAAAATCATTTTTATTGGTTTACTTCTTATTGACAGTGATTTTTCTTAAGAATATTAATATTAAAAAAAATTTTCCAGCTATTCTCTTATATATTAATTTTTTTTCTTTATTTAATAATTAAAAAATTATATAGTATTAAATAAAAATCATATAAAATGATAACAATATTGTAACAGATTTAAAGGACAACGATGTTGTCCTTTAAAATTACAGGTGTTTATCAAAAATCATATGATTTTTATTTAATCTCACATTGGATTAATTGGATAGTAAAGAGTCTGAAATTAAAATCATTTTTACTGATTTACTTCTTATTGACAGTGAAATTCCTTAAAAATATTAATATTTTTTAGAAATTTTTTCAGCTATCCTTTTATATATATTAATTTTTTTTCTTTATTTAATAATTAAAAATTATATAGTATAAATGAAAATCATATAAAATCAGATAGAGAATTGTAACTGTTTAAAGGACAACATCATTGTCCTTTAAAATTACAGGTATTTATCAAAAATATATGATTTTTCATTTAGTCTCATATTGGATTAATAAGATAGTAAAGAGTCTGAAATTAAAATCATTTTTACTGGTTTACTTCTTATTGACAGTGATTTTTCTTAAAATATTAATATTTTTTTAAAAAAAATTTCCAGCTATTCCCTTATATATTAATTTTTTTTCTTTATTTAATAATTAAAAATTATATAGTATAAATGAAAATCATATAAAATCAGATAGAGAATTGTAACTGTTTAAAGGACAACAATGTTGTCTTTTAAAATTACAGGTATTTATCAAAAATATATGATTTTTCATTTGGTCTCACATTGGATTAATTGGATAGCAAAGAGTCTGAAATTAAAATTATTTTTACTGGTTTATTTCTTTTTGACAGTGATTTTTCTTAAAAATATTAATATTTTTTTTAAATTTTTTTCAGTTATTCTCTCATATATATTAATTTTTTTTCTTTATTTAATAATTAAAAATTATATAGTATTAAATGAAAATCATATAAAATCTGATAAAGTATTGTAACAAATTTGAAAGACAGCAATGCTGTCTTTCAAAATTACAGGTGCTTATCAAAAATATATGATTTTCATTTAGTCTCATATTGGATTAATAAGATAGTAAAGAGTCTGAAATTAAAATCATTTTTACTGGTTTACTTCTTTTTAACAATGAAATTTTTAAAAACACTAATATTTTTTTAATTATGACAAAATCTCAACTAATAAAATCATCTCGTGATGGTATCGATTGAATATTTATAATTAATTCTATACATATGTAAAATAAGAAAATTGCCGATCAGAAAGTATTACATTCAAACTGCTTTAGTTTAACCCTCCTAACGATATACTTATTAATATAATTTCCTGTATCTCTATACAGAAAGTGTAAAATTGGACACTTTTAAGACACGTTGGATTCGTCTTCAGATAACCAAAATTCAGTATTTTTGACCATTCTCGAAAAAATGTCCCAGAATTCTAGAGATTCAAAGCTGTGAAACATATCACATGGTTGAGGGTTGAACAGAACCAGTTTGAATATAAAGCTTTACAGTCGGTAATTTTCCCAGATTGTATATTTACATAAATATTCATAAACAATTAGACTATTACATCGGGAAATAATTTCATTAAAATTATTTCGGATAAAATATTAAATTAAATATAAAATATCAGATACATAAAATACGAATGGATTGGATGATATTGTATTTAGCTTCAACTTGTTTAATAATTAAAAACGGCTTAAATATGTAATTTTACAAGTTCAATATTTCTGATATCATAAGGATTTTTTTGAAACATAAATAAACATTAATTTTTTTATAAATTATGTATATTTCGCAATATGTAAAATTAAAAATTACTTATATATGTTTTAAGATTGTATGACTTCATTATATTGATACATTAATATTTTTTATTTATATCATATGAGTGTTACTCCATATTTAAATAATCATTAGATTATTTAATTATATGAACCTTGAGCCATACAGTACAGTTTTAATATTTATACGTTTTAACAGTGATTATTCTATTACACAATTAATTTTTAAATATTTTGTAAACATTTACTTTTAACGTTATTAAATGAATACCATTGTATTTTTAATATAATATTTTTTTATTTATTTATATAAGAAAAAAAATTAATATATATAAGAAATATACAAAAATAATTGTCAATTAAAACAATGGTTTTGATTTTGTGACATAAATGTGAATATTTGGAGTTTTTTATAAAGATTGTAGTTTGGCTGAAGAATTAAATCTAAATCAAGGATTTAGATTTTCGTGAGTATATGATTCAACATTAAGAATATAAAAATATTTTAGATATAAATTGTCTTCAAACATAATAGAATTAAAATATCATTGATTTTATATTTGTATGTTTATTGAGTCATACAGTACAGTTTTAACATTTATATTTTTCGATAATAACAATTGGATTTAATTGGTTATATTTGAACATCATACTAATAATTTAACAATGGGTTAATTTACGTAGATTTAAAATGAACATTTTAAATTTTTATATGATACATCGTTTGGTTAAAATTTTAAATATAAAATATCTTTTGTATTTTTTGAGACTGTATGACTCAATGTTAAGAATACAACATTATTTTAGATGTAGTTTAAAATTAGATATATCAATGTTAAATATACTATTTAATTTTTTTGATAATATAAATATTGAGTCATATAGTGTATTTTTGTTATTTGTACCATTTGACAATAGTAATATAATCATACCGTTTATCTTTGAATACTTAATAAATATTCACTTTTGATGTTATTAAATGAATACCATTATATTTTTAATATATTAATTTTTAATTATTTATATAAGAAAAAAAAATTAATATATATAAGAAATATACAAAAATAATTATTGATTTTAACAATGGGTTTGTTTTCGTGACGCAAATTAGAACATTTGGAGTTTTTCATAAAAAATCACTGATTAGGTAAAGGATTAAATGTAAATTGATAATTTACATTTTCAAGAGTATATGATTCAATATGAAGATAGTAAAATTATTCAAAATATAGATTATCTTCAGATGTAATAGAATTAAAAATACTACTAATTTTATATTTGTATGATTGTTGAACCATATAATATATTTAGTTATTCATGTCTATTAATAATGTACAATTAAATCTAATCTGTTATGTTTGAATTTCAATTTAATAATTTACCATTTGGATGGACCATAAGAATCTAAAAATAAACATTTATAATTTTTTTTTGCAGAATATATCATTCAGTTAAAAGTTTAAATATAAAATAATCGTTTGTATTTTGAAGACTGTATGACTCAATATTAAGAACATTAAAATGTTTTGGATCTAATTTTAATTTAAATATATCAATGTTGAGAATATCATTTGGTTCTTTAATACCATAAGTATTGAGTCATATAGTATATTTTTATTATTTATATCATTCAATGATTATCATTTGATCAAGCAATCTATTTTTGAATATTTTATGAATGTTCATTTTATATGTTATTAAAACAATACCATTGTATTTTTAACTATATAATTTTTTATTATTAATATAAGAAAAAAAAATTAATATATATAAGAAATAATCAAAAATTTATGGTTAATTTTGACAATGGGCTTGTTTTTGAGGGGGTCGGAATGAACATTTTGGAGAATTTCATTTTGATCACTGTTTTATTAGGGGATTAAATATATACTAATAGTTTATATTTCAGGAGTATATGACTCAATGTTTATCGTACACAAATATTTTAATTTTTATTACTATCATATGCATTAAGGTTGAAAATAAAATTTATTTATCCACTCATATGAATGTTGAGTCATACAATGTATATATTATAAATATATAATGGAATAATGTTCGTCTGATCTATTGTACATCGTAAATTTTATTTTATATTTAGTAATCTACCCCGCGTATGGCTATTATATATGTATATGTAAAATTAATAATTTTACACATGTGAAGTTTTTACGGCATTTTATGATATTTATATTTAACATCTTAAGATGTAGCAAATAGTGGACTAAAATACATATATTTGTATATCATAATATGATTATTCTTCCATCTATTACCACTGATTGTTATTAATAATAAATGTACAATGTTGCTCATCCACGTGTGATTCCATGTTGTCATCATAAACATTTAAAATATTTAGGCGCTCATTTATAAAATATTAACATTTTTTAATTAACAAAATCATTTCGCAATCACGTTGATTAAATATTACCAAATATTTATGTATACTTATAATGTAAGGAAAATACCGTGTTGATAGTATTATGTTTAAATTGGTTCCATCTAACCCTCACCAAAGTGACATGTTTTATTATTTTCAATCCTAGGTCTCTGGAATTTTTTTCTGAGACCGGTCAAAATTACCTATTTTTGGTCATCTGAAGACCAGTCCAACGTGTGATGAAAGTAATCAATTTTTAACTTTCTGTATACATATACAGGAAATTTAAAATATTTTCCAGAAAAAATCTGGAGTTCTGGAAAAATTCTGGAAAATTCTGGAAAAAAATTCCTAGAAATAACTTGCACCCCGTGTCTGTGTGTTATACTCGATGGTCCTTCTCTTATGAGGAGAACTATTGAAGGAGAATCAAATGATAACATACTAGATTCTCTAAGAGTGAAACAGATATTAACATATTGGATTCGCTAGGAGTGGAATAAATATTAACATATTGGATTCTCTAAGAATGAAACAGATATTAACATATTGAATTCATTGGGAGTGGAATAAATATTAACATATTGAATTCATTGGGAGTGGAATAAATATTAACATATTGAATTCATTGGGAGTGGAATAAATATTAACATATTGGATTCGCTAGAAATGAGATAGATAATAACATATTAGATTCATTAGAAGTGAGACAGATGTTAACATTTGATACGCTCTTAGAGAACACGCTAAATAACAACCAATTTGACTCTCAAGGAATCAAATTAGATATTAATACGACTGACTCTTAAAGAATAAATCAGACATTAATATATTTGATTCTCAAAGGATGGATCAAATGAACATCATCGAAACAGAAAATATTAAAAGTTCATTATATGAGTCAATATTTACACGTACATAATTTTAGATAATATTTTAAACCAACATTTATTCGAATATGATATAAATCAAAGATGTTTATCCATTAATCGAGTTGAGTCATATAATCCCAATAGTATAAATCACTAATTTACACATAACCCCTCAATGTATTAATGATCTTATTACCAATTTTCAAATGTTTGTTTTTGTCCCACAAAAAGTAACCCATTGTAAAATGGCAATAATTTTTTTATACATTTATTATATATATTAATTTTTTTTTCTTATATAAATAAATAAAAATTAATATATTAAAAATACAATGGTATAGATTTAGTAATATTGGAAATGAATATTTGACAAATATTTGAAAATATACAATATGACTAAATGATTGTCATCAATAGATATAAATAATAAAACAATACTGTATGACTCAATGTTTATATAATAAAAAATAAGTAATATTTTTAATTCTGTTACATCTGCTGATGATATAAATCAAAAATATCAGATTATCATTATAATTGAGTCATACAGTCTTAAAATTTATAAATAAACATTTAATATTTAATTACCCGATAGAATAGTATTTAATAATATTATACATTTTTTAGTTATTTATTATAACATTTGTGAAAATTAATATTATTATGTTATTACATATACTAATAATACATTGAAAAAGATTAAAATATAAATTAATAATTTATATATTTTTAAGACTGTATGACTCAACTATAGTGACTATCTGATATTTTTGATTTATATCATATTTATACTGTTTCATGTCGAAATAGCTATTAAAATATAAAATAGTGTGAACTTTGAGTCATATAATATATTTTGGATATTTAAATCTTTTGATAATAATTGTTTGATTAAACAGTGTATTATTAAATATTTTGTAAATATTCATTTCCAATATTACTAAATTTATACCATTGTATTTTTAATATATTAATTTTTTATTTATTTATATAAGAAAAAAAAATTAATATATATAATAAATGTATAAAAAATTATCACTATTTTTACAATGGGTTACTTTTTGTGGGACAAAAAGTAACATTTGAAAATTGGCAGTAAATTTATTGATTCACTGAAAGATTAAATGTAAAATAATGAATTATATTTTTGAGGTTATATGATTCAGTATTTATACAAATAAAAGTTTATATTACATTTTTAATTCTAATGTATATAAAGATGATATATATCATAAATATTGACTTATTAATATAATGGAGTCATACAATCTAGAAATGTACAAATAGATATTTTATTTAATCATTTGGTGGAGTAACTGTTAAATGAATGTTATATCAAATATTAAAAAAAAAGCATTTGATATATCACTCATGAAATTAATATCTCTAAGTTATTACATATATGTTAACTTAACGAAAATAAATGTAAACTAATAATTTGTATATTTTTAAGACTGTATGACTCAATATTGAAAATATATAAATATTTTGATTATACTCCAATGTTTCATTATAATAGAATTAAAATATAAAAAAAATTTTTCAAACGTATTAATATTGAGTCATACAGTCTATTTTTATTATTTGTATCTTTTCAAGTTAGTTATTTTAATATGCTGTCTATTTCTGGATAATTACCAAATATTCACTTTTAATGTTATTAAATCTATACCATTGTATTTTTAATATATTAATTTTTTATTTATTTATATAAGAAAAAAAAATTAATATATATAATAAATGTATAAAAAAATTATTGCCATTTTACAATGGATTTATTTTTGTGGGACAGAAATACACTTTTAGAAATTTCATCAAATTCATTGGTTTACTAATAAGTTAAATATAAATCAATAATTTATATTTTTGAGACTATATGACTTAACATATATGATATATCAATAATTTAAAAATAAACTATGTAGATATGTATTATGATCATTAATATAATTATTTGCTTGTGTATATGGAAAACTAAGTCATATAATGTATTTTTAATATTTTTATTATTCAATAATATTCATCTCTATGTCATATTATGACATAATTTTCATAATATTTGCAACCACGCCAGTCTACCACATTTTTAAGAAATTCTAAATTCCTTAAAAGTCTAAATTTTGCCTATATTATTCAGTTAACAAGATTTTATAACTCTTTCTTAAGAATATCATTATTTTCTACATAATGTTATAAAGTTTGTATCTTAAGATGTATATGAATGAATATAAAATTATTAGCTATATAAATGTAATTTTATGATGTTTTATAAAGCCTGGTAATTCGATGGTGTTTAATATTTTTATATGGATAATGATATGGATTAACCACATGTGTTTATATATTTAGATTTGAATTTTTTTCAATATGCAATATGCCCGTACGTTAAAATTTATCAACATGAACAATCAAATCGCGTATGTTTTTCATTAAATGTTATTTAAAATTGATTTAATACAGTCATCTCGTGATGACATTGATTGGATGATCATTAATATTTTTGTATATATGTTATATCGGTAAAATGCCAACTATGATGTATTACATTCAAAATGATTCTGTTTTATGCTCTCCCACGCGACATATTTTACAGCTTCAAATCTCCAGGAATCCTGGAGATTTTTTAAGAACAGTCAAAATTCATGAATTTTGATCATCTGAAGACGAATCCAACGTGTCTTAAAAGTGACCAATTTTTAACTTTCTGTATATGTATACAGAAAAAATTTATTAATTTCAAAAAATTCCTGGAAATTTTCTGGAAAAATTCTAGAATTCTGGAAACTTACGATTGTAAAATATATCGTTGGGAGTGGGTTAAACTAAAATATTTTGAACGTAATACTTTCTGGTCGATAATTTTCCATATTACATATGTATAAGAATATTTATGAATATTCAATCAATACCATCGTGAGATGATTATGATAGTTGAAAATTAAATATAATTTACAAAAATATATTTAAGATATGAACTTTTCATTTTGTAGGAAGCTGATTAGTCAAAGTAATTTTAATCCTAATTTTAATCCTAATTTTAATCCTAATTTTAATTTTAGTTTCATTAGATGTTTCCAATTAATCCAATATGGGATAAAATAAAAATCATATATTTTTGATAAATACCTGTAATTTTAAAGGACAATAATGTTGTCCTTTAAATCAGTTACAATATTGTTATCATTTTATATGATTTTCATTTAGACGAATACTAGACCCCTAAAGGGTCTAGTATTCTCCTATATAATTTTTTTGATTATTAAATAAAGAAAAAAATATTAATATTTTTAAGAAAAATCACTGTTAAAAAGAAGTAAACCAGTAAAAATGATTTTAATTTCAGACTCTTTACTATCTAATTAATCCAATATGAGACTAAATGAAAAATCATATATTTTTGATAAATACTTGTAATTTTAAAGGACAACAATGTTGCCCTTTAAATCTGTTACAATGTTGTTATCATTCTATATAATTTTTCATTTATACTATATAATTTTTAATTATTAAATAAAGAAAAAAAAATTAATATATAAGAGAATAGCTGAAAAAATTTTAAAAAAAATATTAATATTTTTAAGAAAAATCACTGTTAAAAAGAAGTAAACCAGTAAAAATGATTTTAATTTTGGACTCTTTGTTATCCAATTAATCCAATATGAGATTAAATGAAAAATCATATATTTTTGATAAATACTTGTAATTTTAAAGGACAACAATGTTGCCCTTTAAATCTGTTACAATATTGTTATCATTCTATATAATTTTTCATTTATACTATATAATTTTTAATTATTAAATAAAGAAAAAAAAATTAATATATAAGAGAATAGCTGAAAAAATTTTTAAAAAAATATTAATATTTTTAAGAAAAATCACTGTTAAAAAGAAGTAAACCAGTAAAAATGATTTTAATTTTGGACTCTTTGTTATCCAATTAATCCAATATGAGATTAAATGAAAAATCATATATTTTCGATAAATACCTGTAATTTTGAAAGACAGCGGTGCTGTCTTTCAAACTGTTACAATATTGTTATCATTTTATATGATTTTTCATTTATACTATATAATTTTTAATTATTAAATAAAGAAAAAAAAATTAATATATATATATAAGAAAATAGCTGGAAAAAATTAAAAAAAAATATTAATATTTTTAAGAAAAATTACTGTCAAAAAGAAGTAAACCAGTGTAAATAATTTTAATTTCAGCTTTATACTATCTTATTAATCCAATATGAGACTAAATGAAAAATCATATATTTTTGATAAATACCTGTAATTTTAAAGGACAACAATGTTGTCCTTTAAATCTGTTACAATATTGTTATCATTCTATATGATTTTCATTTAATACTATATAATTTTTAATTATTAAATAGAGAAAAAAAATTAATATATAAGAGAATAGCTGGAAAAATTTTTAAAAAAATATTAATATTTTTAAGAAAAATCACTGTCAAAAAGAAGTAAACCAGTAAAAATGATTTTAATTTTGGACTCTTTGCTATCCAATTAATCCAATATGATACTAAATGAAAAATCATATATTTTTGATAAATACCTGTAATTTTAAAGGACAACATTGTTGTCCTTTAAATCTGTTACAATATTGTTATCATTTTATATGATTTTTCATTTATACTATATAATTTTTAATTATTAAATAAAGAAAAAAAAATTAATATATAAGAGAATAGCTGGAAAAATTTTTAAAAAAATATTAATATTTTTAAGAAAAATCACTGTCAAAAAGAAGTAAACCAGTGTAAATAATTTTAATTTCAGGCTTTATACTATCTTATTAATCCAATATGAGACTAAATGAAAAATCATATATTTTTGATAAATACATGTAATTTTAAAGGACAACAATGTTGTCCTTTAAATCTGTTACAATATTATTATCATTCTATATGATTTTCATTTAATACTATATAATTTTTAATTATTAAATAAAGAAAAAAAATTAATATATATAAGAAAATAGCTGAGAAAAATTAAAAAAAATATTAATATTTTTAAGAAAAATTACTGTCAAAAAGAAGTAAACCAGTAAAAATGATTTTAATTTTGGACTCTTTACTATCCAAATAATCCAATATGAGACTAAATGAAAAATCATATATTTTTGATAAATACCTGTAATTTTAAAGGACAACAATGTTGTCCTTTAAATCTGTTACAATATTGTTATCATTCTATATGATTTTCATTTAATACTATATAATTTTTAATTATTAAATAAAGAAAAAAAAATTAATATATAAGAGAATAGCTGGAAAAATTAAAAAAAAATATTAATATTTTTAAGAAAAATCACTGTTAAAAAGAAGTAAACCAGTAAAAATGATTTTAATTTCAGACTCTTTACTATCCAATTAATCCAATATGAGATTAAATGAAAAATCATATATTTTCGATAAACACCTGTAATTTTAAAGGACAACAATGTTGTCCTTTAAATCTGTTACAATATTGTTATCATTCTATATGATTTTCATTTAGACGAATACTAGACCCTTTAGGGGTCTAGTATTCTCCTATATAATTTTTAATTATTAAATAAAGAAAAAAAATTAACATATATAAAAGAATAGCTGGAAAAATTTTAAAAAAATATTAATATTTTTTAGAAATTTCACTGTCAAAAAGAAGTAAACCAGTGTAAATAACTTTAATTTCAGGCTCTTTGCTATCCAATTAATCCAATATGATACTAAATGAAAAATTATATATTTTTGATAAATACCTGTAATTTTAAAGGACAACAATGTTGTCCTTTAAATCTGTTACAATACTCTATCAGATTTTATATGATTTTCATTTAATACTATATAATTTTTTAATTATTAAATAAAGAAAAAAAAATAATATATATAAAAGAATAGCTGGAAAAATTTTAAAAAAAATATTAATATTTTTTTAGAAATTTCACTGTCAAAAAGAAGTAAACCAGTGAAAATCATTTTAAATTTAAATGTTTTGCTATCTTACTAATCTAATGAGAGACTAAAACGTAAATTATATAATTTTTGATAAATGTTTATAAATTTGAATAATAACAATATAGTCATTAAATATGTCATCAATATCAAATTCTTAAGTTTTTTGATATTTCTGGAGGGATCTTAAATATGAATTATATATTTATACTTTCAAGACAACACGATTCAATCAGAATATACATAATTTATTATATCTTACTTCTCCACAGGATGTGTATTATCAATATAAATATTTAAACTGTATATACTAGTGTTTATGATTTTTGTTAATAATCAATTTATGAAATTATCTCCCAATGGGTAGTGGTTGAATGTTTATAAATTTCTTTGTTTATATACAATACGAAAAATTATCGACTAGAAAGTGTCATATTAAACTTGGTTCGGTTTAATCCTCACCTATGTAACATGTCTTATAACTTTAGATCTCCAGGATTCTGGATTTTTTTAAGAACAACTAAAATTCATGAATTTTGACATCATGAAGACTAATCCAGCACATCTTGAAAGTGACTAATTTATAACTTTCTGTATATCTATACAGGAAAATTAAATTATTTTCCAGAAAAAATCTGGAAATTTTCTGGAATTAAAAAAAAATTCTGGACAAAATTCATGGAAATAACTTACATATTATACCATAGTATAATCAGATATAGATACACCTGATTCTTAGGGAGTGGCTAGGTATAAATACATATGATTTTCAAAGATTAGTTAGGTATAAATACATACGATACTTGAATGATGAATTACGTGTAAATAAATACAACCTTCAAGAAACTAATTAGATGTAACACATTTGATTCTCAAACAATAAATAACATGTAAATATATTCTACTCCTAAAGACCTCCTCTTATGAAGAAAGATATAAAGTCTAATATTCACATAAATGAGATTAGCAATCATCAATCAAATAAAATGATAGATAATAAACTATAAACTATAAATAATTTACATATGTAGATAATAGTGAAGCTCAAGTAAGTACTAAGTTTTATAATTTTATTTTATAATACACAGTTAGATTAGATGATTATTATAAAAACAAATGTCAAAAATTCACTGTATGACTCAATGTTAATATGATTGATGAACTAAATAACATTTTCAAATCTTGATGTATTCAGACATGATGTATATCAAAAATATTATTATTAATCAGGTTGAGTCATATAATCCCGAAAATACAAATCATTGATTTATGTTTAACCCTTTGATAAAACAGTGATATTACTGAAAATTTTCAAATGTTCAATTTGATCCTCCAAAAAGTGACACATTGTAAAAATCAGTAAATATTTTTATTATATTTCTATTATATATTAATTTTTTTTTATTATATAAATAAATAAAAAATTAATATGTAAAATAACAATGATATTGTTTTAGTAACATTGAAAATAAATATTTTTAAAATATTTAAAGATAAACTATATGATTAAATGATTATTATTAAAAGGTATATATAACAGAATCATATTGTATGATTCAATGTTAATATAATTAAAGAATTGAATAATATTTTCAACATTATACTACTGCAAGATGATATAAAATAAAAACATCTGTTTGTCATATAATTTGAGTCATATAGTCCTAAAAATATAAAACAATATCTCGTATTTTTAAGATTGTACGATATAACATTAAAAATATTATTTAGTTTTTAATCAAGTGAATATTGAGTCATACAGTATATTTTTGTTATTTACAACATTCAACGATAATCATTTAATTACTTAATTTATCTTTAAATATTTTAATAATATTTATTTTCAATGTTACAAAAACAATACCAATGTTATTTTATATATATTAATTTTTTAATTTATTTATATAATTAAAAAATTAATATATAAAAGAAATATATAGTTCTAATTTACTGATTTTCACAATGGTTTGATTTAGAATGATAAAAATGATTGTTTGGAAATTTTTATCAAAACCATTGATACATAAAAGGGTTAAGCATAAATCAATGATTTATGTTTATAAGATTATATGATTCAACCTGAATAATAAATCAGTATTTTTGATCTATATCAAATATAAACGTGTTAATATTGTAGGTGTCATTTAATTTTATAAACATATAAAGGTTGAGTCATATAATTAGTTTTTATTTTCTGTAATTTTAGCAGTTGTTACTTTATCTGGTGATATAGTATAAATAAAATTTTTATGTTTTACTAACATATAGGTGAATTTTAGATCTCAAGTGTCTGGAATTCTTACAAACGACAAGTATTTAAAATTAATTTATATATAATACCCTATCCAATACATAACTGTTAATTTTACCTCTCAAACTCATATGTATTTATATTCAATTTTATTTGTACATCTTCACATATATAGTAATAATAAGTATGTTTATATTCAAATTAAATTAACAAATTAATACAATTTATTTTTCTGGTTTACAAAAATATAATATTTTTTCCTTTAATATAAAAATACTTGATGGAATTTATATTTATGAACCAAATGTCACTATTGGAACATATATTATGCCTCCAATCGAAGGTTTAAGAGAACATTTGTTGGAGTATGATTTAACATATATGAATGACGCACTTGATCCTGAAGGTAAATATAAAAATGATATTTTTCTTAAAATATTGTTGTTTACATGCAAATGAATACAAAAACAAAAGAAGTTAGAACGATATTGATTTATGATACACAAATATATCATTCAAGTGAAGAAATAATAAGGTTGGCCAAAGAAATTCAAAATAAATTATCTAATCCAGAAGTTTTCAATAAGGAACGTTATACTGATATTTTCGATAGATTTTACGAAGAACAAATTGAAGTTGATAGGAAAGCAGTTGAATATATTGATGGTGGTCTAGAGGAAGATTATATTAGACAAACTGGTAAGAGAATATCTGGTAATAACCTGTTATATTTGGACTATTTATTAGCAAGTTTGCAACGTAAAACCATTGAATTGTATAAAGCATATATGGCAGAAAAAAAGTTAGAAAATGCCATCAAAAAATTTGGATATGATCCAAGTGGGAGAATAAGACAATATATGGATGGTTATATCCGAGAAAATCCTGATATTTATGTTGAAGATTTTAATAATGTTGTTGTCGATATTGAAAATGAACCTATTAACCATCGTGTAAAATTGAATTTTAATACAGATTTCAATTATGATAGAATTACACGTAATATTACGCAATTTTATAGGGAATATATTGATGCGTATGCTGTACTTTTAAATAAATTAAAATCGAAGATGAATATACATGGATTTATACCATATGAAGTTAATGAAATATATTCAGAATCTGTACGTAGATGGTAACCTGGTTGAAGAAACCTGAATATTTAATAAATATTCATATACCATCATATTATTAATTCTGTAAAACATTGGACTTGAATAAAAGTAGATATGTTAATATTTACATCTTTTGGAGTTTAGTGATTTGAGAAGTTAAATAAAAAACGTGTCACGCCTTAACTATTTCCCGAACAAGGAACATAATCATTATTTGTAAAGAATTTTTATGATATATTACAAATAATCCACAATATGCAAATATGTTTCCAGACATACATATGTTAATTAGATGCGATAAGAACCAGGGTTTGGGTGGGTGGGACGCAGAGAAGACATGGTTGATAAACCATGTTTTCTCAAGGGGTATCCATATCGGATGTAATTAATTTTTATGTAAACGTGGAAATATCTTTGCAAAACAGTGGATTATTTGTACTTTAGACATAAATACATCATGATTTTGATTAGTACATAGGACATAATATTATTTTCAAACATTATTATTTACACATCATTTATGCCAATTACTATTATATAATTTAATTGAATATATAAATAAAAATTAAATTTAAAAACATGGACGATTTAGAAAAAGTAAAATTTAAAAGATTGATAAAAGGATTGGAGAACTGTACTGGTGATGGGACCAGCATGATTACTCTTATCATACCCAACAAGAAAGAAATACATCAAGTTAACCAAACACTTGTAGAAGAATATGGTGCAGCCAGCAACATTAAAAGTAGGGTAAATAGACAATCTGTACAATCTGCCATTACCAGCTGTCAGCAAAAATTAAAATTATATAACAAAACCCCGCCTAACGGTTTGTGCATTTTCATTGGAACAATTATTAACGGTAATGACAGAAAACAGATATCTATTGAGATAGAACCTCCCAAACCAGTCACGAGTTATTTATATAAATGTGATTCCAAATTTCATGTTGATTATTTATATGATATGCTTAAAGATGACAAAACATTTGGATATTTAATTATGGATGGTAAGGGTTATCTGCTAGCCACTGTTTCAGGGAACAAAAAATGTATAATTTTCACAGAATCTGTAGATTTACCAAATAAACATGGTAGAGGAGGTCAGTCAGCATTGAGATTCTCCAGATTAAGAGAATCAAAAAGAGCCAATTATATCAGAAAAGTATCAGAATCATTGGTTAATTTTTTCATTACTGATGATAGGCCAAGTATTAGTGGTTTAATATTTGGTGGATCTGCAGATTTGAAAACTGAATTACAAAAAAGTGACTTATTTGATCCCAGGTTGAATAGAATATTGTTAAAAGTAATTGATCTCGCTTATGGTGGGGAGGCAGGTTTGAATGAAGCTATTGTAGAATCATATGAAATCACTTCTACCCTAGGCTTACATAAGGAAATAAGTGCTATAATCAAATATTTTGATTTAATAGCGACAAATGTGAATAGAGTTGTATTTGGTAAAAATGAGACATTAGATAAACTGGAAGACGGTGTAATCGAATTATTATTAATAGATGAAGATTCTGACGATCTGGAAAATATTATTATATGTTGTCAAGAAAAAGGAACAGATATAGTAACAATCTCGCACAGCACTGCTTATGGTGTCCAATTTATAAAGGGATTTGGTGGTTTCGGAGGTGTTTTGCGGTATGATATTGAAAATAATTATGAGATAGATGAGGAGGATGAAAATGAATGGATTGATTAAAATTTCATGTGAACCACATTATTCAATGAATAGTGTGTATGTAGGAGTTTAAAAAAATTTTTTAACTAAGTAAATATCAAAAAAATGTAAAAAAAATTTTCTTTTAATGTAAATGAAAATAATCTCATTAGAAATTAAAAATTTTCTAAAAAAAGGTGAAAATATATTTTTAAATTTGTCAGAATCCCCACTAGTTATTTATGACTGTGATAATTTTGAAAGATCACTTGTTATTTCTTATCTTATATTTTTTCTCAAAATATGTAATTCAAGAGTAACTGATGAGGTTTTAACAAATGATATAAAAATAGATGTAGATGATGATGTAAATGCTGATAATATTTATGGAATAAATACTGATTTAAAACTAAAAGGTAGTATTTTAAATGAAAACAGTAATGTTATGTATGATGTGAATATAAATATGCTATATGGTAAAACATCAAGATCAAAAAATAATACAAATTTTCATAAAGATGGAGAAGACATTAAATATATTCACATGGGTAGTATATTTAATTTTAAAGAAGATAGTACATTATCACAAAAGATAAGAGAAATTTATTTAACATTAAATCACTATCACAAAAATAATATCATTAAACATATGAAAGAAATATTTAAGATAAAGTGTATCACATTAGATAAAAAATTAATATATATTCAAAAAAACGATGATTTAGTATTGGAAATATCATTAATGGGTCTTGGATTTCAAAGAACATTTGCATCATTTGTAACAATATACTGTTTAATAAATGAAAGTATATCAATAAAATATTTATTAATTGAAGATTGCGATATATATCTGTGTAAATCGATGATAATGAAATATTATATGATTATGAAATACTTATGTGATGAAAATGATATAAAGTTAATATTATCAACTAATAATGATTACATTATATGTAATACTAGGAATAAAATATTAACGTTAAACATTGATGATGATCATTTCGATCTTTCCAGATATTTAAATATTAACAATAAATATGAATGTTTGTTGTTGGTAGAAGGTTCTGACGAAGCAGGGACAAATGGCTTTTTCACTGAATTAAGAACTATTTATCCTATTATGAATAAATTCCACGTCGTACCTGGCAAGAAAATAGATGATCATAACATCCTTAATATATTACGTATGTATTATAACATTATAATATATGTAAAAGATGGAGAATTTTTACCACATAAAAAAATAACCATAAAAAATGATGATATGATAAAAAATAAAGATGGTATAGATCTCATATATACCGATTTACTTTCAATAGAGTCGTATCTCATACTAAATTATGTGTTAACAGGTGATAGAGATGATGTTATTGATAAATTATCCAGATACTTCAGATGTGCTAAAAATAAGAAAAAATATTTTTCAGGGTTAGAACAGGTTATGTCCTCTATGAAAGAAGTATTAGAATATGGTAACATGATGTGGAGTAAAGCGTGTGAAGAAATATTAAAATCTGATCCGGATTACAATCTAATAATATCTGTTATAAGAGGACATTCGTGGGTTGAAATGTTCAAAAATGAATGTGATTTCCCATCTAACACAAAAGAATGGATCAAGAACACTGATTTCAGATATTTCCACAGAGAAGTAAAGAATTTATTAAATATACTTATAAATTATATAATGAGGATATATCATAGGTATTAAAAATATAAGTTTATAAATTTATCATTGATAAGTTAATTGTGTCTTTAAGATAATCAAACACCTTTATGGAGCACATTTATGTTTTACTAGTTAATTGGGATAAATTTAAACATATAATCATTATCATTAATATTTTATGGAGGTAAATTAGTATTGTGATACAATTAAAACATTCATATTAATAATAAGAATGGTATATTAGATATCATGAAAAACATGCAAAAGGAATAACAATAAATACGAAACCTTATTACTGGTAGAAGGTTCCGACGAAGCAGGAGTAAATGATTTTTTTTAACGAAATTAAGAATTATATATCTGATTTATATAAATTTTATATATTTTCTGAAAAGAAAACAGATGATAATATTATTAACGTATTACTTATGTATTATAATGTTATAGTATATGTGAAAGATGCAGAATTTTTATCACATGATAAAATCATTACAAAAATTAAAAATAAAGATGGTATAGATTTGATACATACTGATTTACCATCAATTGAATCATGTGTTAAAGTGTGATAGAAGTGATGTTTTAGATAAGTTAACCAGATATTTTAAATGTGGTACGAGCAGGAAGAAATATTTTAAAGGGTTGGAATATGTAATGCCTTACAAGGAAAAAGCATTAAAATATGGTAATATAATGTGGGATAGAGAATGTAAAGAAATATTGAAATCTGACCCAGATTATAGTTTAGTAATATCTGTTATAAGAGGACATTCGTTGGTTGAAATATTCAAAAATGATAGTGACTCACCATCCAGTACAAAAGAGTGAATTAAGAATACTGATTTTAGATATATCCACAGTGAAGTAGGGAAAACTTACTGAACATACTTATAAATTATATAATGAGAATATACTACAAATATTAAAAATATAAATTTGTAAATTTATCATCGATATATTAGTAGTATTTTTAAAGTAATCGAACATCCTTATGAAGAATATTAATATTCAATAATATTTTAAAATTTAAAATCTGGTGATATTATAATTTTCACAGCGTGAATATAAAAATACAATTTTCAATTTACCTATGTTCTAAATCGTGTTATATGTAAATTTATTGATTAAAAGTTTTTTAAAAATTGAATATTAAAAAATTTCTAAATTAAATAAAATAAGATGGAGGATTTAGAAAGATTTTTTCGTAACATGGACCCGAACAGTTCATACTTTAAAATGTTGGAAATGGATGCATATTCAAATGAGAAAGACTTTCACAAGATGAAAATTGTGGAAGATTATTGTAATGAAAATCCAGAAGCTGTATTCTTTTGGGTAGATGACGATGGCAATATGTCATCTATATCATTAAAATATGGTTATAAAACATATGAATCAGATGAAGAAACCGTAAAGAGTTATAAAAAATACAGATATAAACGAACTAATGAAGATCTCATCAGATATAGAGCATACCTCAATGAATTAAAAGAGAATTACAAATCATAATACACGCGTATTAGAACAGGACAATGTCTTATTCATAAAGCGATTATTCTACATCATATAAACATATTTTCTTACAATATAATATACTATTTAATCTATAATATACAATAGCATCATAGTAAACGTAACCCACTTCAATATTTTCTTGTATATAAAAGAATATCTCCAAAATTTCATCATATGTATATACATCTTCATATTTTTTACATATCTCTTCAAGTGTCATATTTTCATCACCATCTTCATTTTCAACGACAAAATTTTTCAACACATTAATTTTTTCTTTCAACATATTGTATAACTCCAAATTAAGGGGTATATATCCCAATTTAACATAATCTGTACTTTTCCCAGATATTTCTTTAATGAGATGTCCAAAAATATCATTTTCCTTTTCTGAATCAATTGTATATACAAAATCTATATGTAAATAATATGCTATTTTATGAGATATTTTCACTAGCTCATCCAATAAATATGTTCCAATCTCACTCTCACTTTCATTTTCATCCAAATTTGTATAATATTGAGATGTGTTCAAAATACAATACCATGAACCATCTTTTAATTTAATATCCTCCAATGAAAATAATACATACTTGACACCATTCACATCAATAAGAAAATCTACAACATATTTTGTTTCCACATCATCTAAAATATTCTTTTTAAACACTCTGTCATTTGAAACAGTTATCTCTTCATTGAAGAAACTGTTTTTAATACTATAGCTGTCGTTAATTAACCTGTTTATGTATTTCACCGATTTCTTCTCCTTTTTCGTAAATCTTAACAATATCACTTGATCACCAAGAGATAACTTAATATCAACACTGCTTTTATATAATGGATCCTTGAAAGATATTAACCACATATAGTTCATAATATCTTTTGGGTTGTTAAACATACATGATATTTTACTCAACGACTTCATATCTCATATTTTATTAAATAAAATGAATCCATTTGATAACAAAAAATTTTAAAAATTTTTAATAAATGGATAACTTTCACACATTTGATTTTAATCTCACGGAATATTCTAGTTTCACATATGAAGAACAGTTAAATATTTTAATATACAACATTTTTTACAATCTCGATGATATTACAATTCAAAACTTTATTGAAGGAATCATATATATCAAATGTATTATATTTAGAAATAAAAATGATGACGTTGTGTCCAGGTCATCTATTGTAAATTTAAATCAACTTGAACTCAAATATTTGAGGACATTGGGTGGACATAATAATTTGGTTGAAATAGATGATTATTTGGTTACAAGCTCAGTCTATTTTTACCAAATAAACAATGTGTTAAGATGTATTGCAAATGCTAAAAAGAAATACACTTACACAATCAGTCAAATTTTATATAATGACAAAGTTATACATAGGGTAAAAATAACAAAAGTTATAAAGAATTACTTCACCAGAAATTTAATTCATGTCAGTAAAATTAAAGAAATATTTTTTATTAAGGCATGTATTAAAGGTGATTGTGAATATATTTGTAAAGAGATTAACAATGTGGATATTAACTACACAGATGAAATTTACGGTAAGACATGTTTACATTATGCATGTGATAATATGCAAATGAATTCTGTAATATTAATAATGACAAACAAACATCTTGATATCAATAAGAAAGACAAAAACGGTAGAACTGCGTATATGTTATCGTGTTATAGAGGTGATGTTAACATTGTGAGTATATTATTACAACACAATGAAATAGACATCAATTTATATGATAATTATTTTTCAACTGGATTTAACTATGCATGCGATTATGGAAACATAGATTTGATTAAATTTTTGATGAGTGTAGATAATGTATATAGTAGCAGAATATTTCACAATTTCAGCAAATTATTTCAAATCACACCTGAATCAACAGAAGATAAAATATTTTACAATATAAATGAAAGTTAATTTACATAGGATTATAGTATACAATGATTATAATTTACTAATGGAATATTTAAACAACAAAGAGGCTATATATGATGTAAATAAGATAGATGACCAAGGTATGACTCCTTTAACACATTGTATCAAAAGAAAATGTTGTAGAGAAATTATATCGGAGTTTATTAACAACAAGGATGTGAATCCAAATATAACCAATGAATATGGATATTCCCCTCTACATTTTTTATGTGACAATTATTACAATATAGATATATCTCTGATAAAGTCACTTGTATTTAGAGGTGACACTAATATAAATTTAAACACGGATATACTGAGGTACACTCCTTTGAATATAGCAATTGATTGTAATTTTGTAGAAGCTGTAGAGTTTCTACTATCTCTGGACGGTATAGACACAACAAAAACATACTGGGATAACAAAACGATATTTCAATTAACATGCTTTTATGGAAATGTAGAAATGATGCAATTATTACTGATGTCAGATAAAGTTGATCCAAACATACCTTTTAAGCACATAACTGATAATTTAAATAGAGAAGATGTTTTAAATTTAATATGGGACAACAGAAACAAACTTGTATTAGAACATGAGTATTATAAACACTATGAAGATAAAGCCTCTCAAATATTTGTGTTGATCATATTATGTATGGAAGATAAATATAACATATAACCTTTACAAATTGTTAGTAACAATTTGACTTTATTGTGAAACATACTATTTTTACATTTCGTATATATTTATGAAGCATCTCTCCATTGGTAAATAACATATACCTGGTCTTCTAGTCAATTTAAATCTGTTTAAGCAATCATATGTTCCTTTACTGCTCAAATCTGGTATAAATATGCCATAATCTGGGGATGTTTCATTTATCATAGATTGATTTCTAATTGGACCAGCTGCTTTACCATGATTTTCCCAATCAGCCGGAAATGATAAAATAGGCCAATTATTAAACTTCCATATTTGATCAAATATAGAATCTACACCTTTTGCGTTTCCGTGAATAAGAGTATGTGGACCGGGTGGTAAATTTTTAATTGATTCACGAATTACATCCTCGGATGCACCATTTCTAGAACCTGATACTAATATCTTCATTTCGTGACAATTAATGTCGTGAGATTAAATTTATTTTTAAATAAAATTACCTTTAAGGTATAAATTTGTGTGAATAGAGAAATATTACTTTAAGATCAACCTTAATGTGCGAAATTTACATAAAATCAAGAGATTTTACTTTAAGATAATATGCCAAATAATACAAACAATACAATTGATTCATTTGAGGATATTCAGAACAGGATTTTGAACGATTTGAATATGGTAAATAAAAATGATCATTATGTTGTCTTAAATAAATACGTAAATATACTTAACCAATTGAATTACTCAACAAAATGAAGCACACGCGTAAAATCTAAAATGACATTCTTTTAATGAAAAAACGTCAGTTTTTAAACAAAAATACACAATGGAAGAAATAGTTGAATCACTTGAGAATGTAGCAATTGATGAAAAATGTACAAATTATAGAGAGTCAGAAGAAGATGAAGGATACTTATTAGACGATAAAATAAGTGAAATGTTCTTAGTGGTAATTAATTTCCCCGACATTACACTTGGAAGTCCGGAATATTTGAGAGAGTTTGTCTTAAATTATCTGAAAAATAATATTTTAGATGAAGTTGAAGTGTATGTTTATGAGAATAGATTCATATATTCAATAATACATTATTTGGAAACATATGAAGCAGATTCCCTTACAAAAACAATATTTGTAAAATTTGAAGAATATATGGGAGATTTAGATTTCAACAAAAACAACATAAAAGATTTGTTGAGTTTATTCAACTACATTCCTTATGATTATTGGTTTACGGAAGATTATGATGTGAAAATTAATGAAATACTTACTGATGCCGAAGAAAGTGCAAAAATAAGCGAGTCCGAATCTGATTCGGATTCATATGTAGGTATGGTAGATGAAGATGAAGATGAATACACAACGGATTTTGCACCATATAACGAAAGTAATTTATCCACATTTATACAATATTGTAATGAATTTCCACATGATGATCGATATTTTTGGATTTTACTGAGACATATTCATTTATGGAATTTGAATGGAGACATAAACAATGAAATTTTTTCTAACATTGTGGACAATCTTAAAATCTGTGAAACTCAGAATGCAATTCTCAGAAGTATCTTCTAATTTATATATTTGATTCAATATATTTGTTTAATAAACAAATATATCATGAATGTTTCACAATTAAGACAAAAATATCTGACGCATGGAATATAGAAATGCTTTTGTTTATTTTGTATATATCTCTCAAAACATCATTGAATAACATTTCGCTCAAGCTCAAATTTTCAAATATTCTAAAATCCAATTTGGGAATATCAAAGACAATATCATGTATATCATTTGCATTAGGAAGAAAGCCAACGGGAGCATATATTCTTCTCGTTTTACCTGCTATAATATATGAGTAAAAATACGAATCATCATCGCATGCTAATTGTATATATTTTCTAAATATACCGCGAATTATTTTAAATACTGTTGCCCTATAAAATCCTAACAAAATTATATGTTTATTTCCACATATGACCTCTTTTAATAAATTTTTAAGAAATATATATTCATCGCTAGTCCTCAACTCGTCCATACCATCCATATAATAAAAATCATGCTTTAAATCGACTCCCAAAGAATAAGTAATATGTTCGTTTGTTCGTTTGACGATATTCCCATTATGTATATTGATGATATATTTATTATTAGTTACTATTTGAAAATTTTCCAAATATACAATCTTAACATCGCCATCATTCTCCATTAGTAATAATTTATTAAAAACATAATATTTTAAAATTTCAATTATATGAATGAAGTACTGACAAAGAAATTTGGGGTTACTTCAGTAAAAGCTACAGGTGTTATACTAGCACTCAGAGGTGAATTTGAAACAGATGTTCCATATACTCTTAAAGATGTATTATTATTGGAGTATACAGAATTACTACTAACAGTCATTATTGACACATTTGACAAAATAGTTGGATTATCAATTAAATTAGTATCAATGAATATGGTGGGGACATTATCAGTATAATAATTTCCTTGAATTATGTATTTGTTGAATATACTAGGTGGACTGTATCCAGCACTATCATATTTTATTCTAATAGCATATTGCGATGGTGGTGAACACCAACAATTTCCAACATTTACATTTATAATAGAATCAGATGTGTTATCAATGTTTAAGAATCCCATATTAGAATGTAAACTCTTAATATTAATGTATGCTGAGTTAACTGTTGATATATTAAAAATATTTGATGTATCACTGCTGACAGTAACAGCTACACTCTCTGAATTGAAATAAATGTTTGCTCCATTTGTGAAGTTAAATAAAATACTATCTGGGTTAATATTAATTGATTCCACTACAATACTTAAAATACTGAGATAAATGTTTCCAATTTCACCATATACAAGTGTTCCTGCAGTCCCATTTGTATCATATGATACTGACATTTTATCAACTTTTATAAATGTGTCATCACTAGCAATTACAAAGCATTTTTCGATATTTTTACAAACTATTACTCCTGTATTAACAGAACATGAACTATTAATGTGATAACACACACAGTCAATTGCGACAGTTGAAAATGATTCAAAAAGTGTATTATTTACATTAATATTACAATTATTTTGTATGGAAAAAAGTAAAACGGATGACAGAACTGCTGGACCAATATTTACAGTTAATCTACCAATGTTTATGTCACAATATTCAGCAATAAGAAAGATAATGACATTATTGTCAGTCAAATCATTTAATACATATTGGAATTTGTTAATATTTATTTGACAATTGTCATATACTGCAAAATATGTTAGATCAGAATTGCTTAAATCTGATTGATTTGTTGATATGTCATTAATATTCAATAAGCAGCTGCCTAATTCAAAAAGAGTATTACTTCCTATTCCATTTGATGCAAAATTATATAAGTAATTTATATTTACATAAGATTGTGTATTAGTGTAGAGGAACAACATCGTTCCCAAATTAATGAAATTAATATCAATGAGATTGAGAAATACGGAACTCCATGAACCGTCAAAATTAGCCAAACTAAAAATACCTGAATTCGTATCAAAATGTATAAACATTTCTTCAACAGATAACATAAGTTGTACTCTTTCCATGTATATGATGTTTATACTTCCATAATTGATTAGCTGACAATCAAAATTTATCTTACTTATGTTAATATCACAAATAGATTCTTCGATATAAATCATATTCGTAATACCGGTGGTCATCACAACATTACTTTCATAATCTGTATATACCAGATACATGGAGTTAATATTTGTTAAAAGAATAACATTTGATGCGGATAACGTGCTAATAATATGAAATCTTCTGTTTACAGTAACATCATTAGGTGTAACATCGTTCGTATGTAATGTTATTAAATTACTGCTTAAAGTAATAATATCAATATGAGCATCCATTAATACGGTTGTCAGGAAACTAGTTGCATATGGGAATATGGAACTCTCAGTGTTACTTTCATCTGCACTATACTTGCCAACTATCAATTTTATGATATTTGAGCATATCTGAATAGAATTTAATTTATACTGTTGAAATAATCCCAGTCTTACATTTAAAGATGAGTATTTACCGGTAGTAACAATTGCATTTGGAAGATCAATATATATTTCAGACACGTTTATAACCGCATTATTTGTCATTATCTTAATAGCATTGTATTCTTTATTGTATGAGATGGTAATAGCTGAAAGATTTGATATAAATACTTTATCGAATTTAACAGTACATAAATTGGGATTTTCATTCACAGTGATAACACTAGTATCAATATCATGTAAAGATGTAATTGATGCGGATTTACCCTCTATGCTAAAATATGAGTTAAAAACGTTATTTCCAATTCTGAATATTCCGGGAGCCGAATCACTTGTAAATTCACCATAACCTCTCACATCAAAGCCCGTTTCCATTCCAACTGAATCGAATAAAATTTGACCACTTATAGCATTCACAACAGTACCTTCCTCAAAATACCAATTAACATTATTTCTGGCTAGATTAGATGATGACATATAAGTACCTGGTCTGACAAAAACTGTTATCCTTTTATTTGTACCCAGTGCCAGTGTTTCGGCTGCATCAGCAGCTGTGTCAATATTCAGATATGGTTGTGTAAAATTTTCAACATCACCAATTTGTCCAAATACTGAATCAACAAACACAGAATTACCTACTGGAACTATGGGTATCTCAGTTATTCCTCCACCTCCGCCTCCACCATCATCTCCACCATTATCAATTATGTTCAATCCACCATATGGCGATCCACATTTAGAATAATTCCCAATGTACCAGTGCGATTTTCTGTACAAATCCATTATATTTTGGATATAAAATGATATTTATGGGAAACTTAAATTAATTACATTTTAAAAGCATTGCTTTTAAATTATCTGATAACATGTTTTTTTTGCTAATCAAAAATTTATTAAACTTCAGCATCTTTTGTAGAGTAATCATCATAAGGAATTGAAATACTTTTCATATGTTTACAAACATCTATGTTATAATATTTAAATTTGCAGAAATTGCTTATTTTGTGAGCATACAATGGTGAAAATTTCTTATAAGGTATATTTTTATGATTGAGAAGAATAAACAGTAATGTACTTCTTTCATTGTTTTTCATTAAATAGTTTAAGATATTTCTATATTCCCTATTTTTGTATCTTAAATTTAAAAGTAAAAACTCAAATAAATCTGTTTTTCCATACGCATGTGATAAAATTAATGAATTACCAATTTTTCTACCACACCTGTTCAAAAGTTTATCGAATCTATCATTTTCATCAAGTGAATGTGCTGATGTTTCTCTGTCATCTAATTTTGGAAATCTTTTAACTAAAAATTTAACTGTGCTTGAACTACCATTCATGACACTCACTTTAAGTGCTGTCAATCCCACATCAACATAAGTGAAGTTTTTATAAGTGTATCTTGAATTAATATCAGCACCGAGTTCAACAAAGTAAACAATCAAATTTAAATGATTGTGTGCAGAGCTAACTACTAATAAATTATTATAAAGTTCCATATCGTTAATATTGTATGTTAATGTCAAAATTGATAAGATATACCTGATAATTTGAAGATATCCTTTAATTGTGGCTACAATTAGAGCATGTTTATAAATTTCAAAATCTGTACATATATGTGCGAAATATTCAATCATATCAATGTTTTTATCTTCAATGGACATTATGAAAAAACATTCATCAATAGAGGAATGCATTTTGTTTAAAATCCGTGTTTCTGACACATCTGTTTCTACCATAATGATATTCTTGTTAATTTTATAATAGCATCTCCTCTTTCTGTAGTAATAAGAAATACCCTCAAATATTACATACTTTTTTAACAAATCTTTCTTAAATTCATGAATCCATTCAATGTTGTTAATGAACCATTTACATTCCCAAGTCTCGAACTTATTTTCAATGAGAATATTATCAATGTTAAAACATATGTACTCGGATATAACATCATGTGGTAAATTTGGTAATATACTGTTCCTAATTCCATCATATTCAAGTAAGTCCCTAAACAAATTGATATTATTTTTGGTTATAAATCTTGAGATATATTCAAATTCTTCATTTTTGTCTGAAATACATGATCCATGAGTATATATAATGTAGTTATAAACGTCATCAAATGATTCGATATGTCTTTGAGTGAACGATCTGTTATATATGTCGTTCATTTTTCTTGATAAGACATCACTATCCACATAAAAATCTGTTATTTTCATCTTGAAAGAAAAAATTTATCAAAAAAATTTTATTAATGGTATGTCAAATTGCTGAAAATATAACTGATTGTCGCTATAATATTTTGACAATTTTACACTTATTTAGAAAATAAATAGTAGAAGACCAGTACATCTGCTTAAAATGTTCTTTTCGAATAAAAATGTTAATTTTCAAGATAAATACATGTGAAAATATTAAAATTATAATATATAGATGAGTATTAATTGTGAACATGGGATAAAGTGATAATTTTGAATATATGTGTAATGGAAAGGTGGTATACATGTGTAAAATATGTAAATGACATATAAGAAAAATTATTTTTCAAAAAAATTTTTTCCAATAACGGAAGACAAACGATGAATCGTGAAGAATTAATAACATTTATAATGTTACTCAAAGAAAATCAAGATTCATCAGAAATATACAGGATAAAAGCATATACAAATGCTATTAGAACATTGTCAGCATTTCCAGAACATATTGATATAGATGAATTTAAAAATACAAAATATAAAAATATTGGAGATAGAATAAAACAGAGAATTTTATTTTATGCTGGAGTGAGTGATCCTGTAGATGAGACAGATGTTAAAATCAAAAATTTAACAATTGAATCTATTTCAAAGAAAGAGTCAATGAGTGAATTTAAAAAGATATCAGGAGTTGGAGATGTAACTGCGAGAAAATGGTACGAAAATGGATATAGAGATATTGAAAGTGTCCCCACATCATTGATGAATAGAACTCAGCTTATATATTTAAAATACTATAAGGAATTGGAAACAAGAATTCCAAGGGCAGATATAACATATTTAGAGAGGGAGTTAACGAGACATTTATTCAGTGTAAGGATGAGATTTTTAATATGTGGATCATATCGTAGAGGAAAAGAGACATCAGGAGATATAGATTTACTTGTTGTGGAAAATAAATATGTAAATGTAATTGAAAAAATCACATCTCTTCCTGGCTTTTTCAAGGAACAAGTGTTATCTGGTCCAAAAAAATATAGATATATAATCAACATAAGGGGAATTCATAGACAAATTGACATAGAATTATGCAAAGAAGAAGAATTTCCATATGCTGTCTTATATTTTACGGGATCAGGTGAATTTAATAAAAAATGTAGAACAGCTGCAATAAGATCAAATTTTCATTTAAATGAAAAGTGGATGTCATATCATGGACCTCCAAGAAATGATTTAAAATTAGAAAGGGCGGAAGTACATATTAATAAAGATATTTTAACTGTTGATAAAGTAATATGTACATCTGAGGAGGATATACTTAAGAAAATTGGTATTCCATATATGAAACCATGTGATCGTGATTAGATATGTTAAGTAAATAAATATTAACACTAATTTATTCTGTGAATAAATTTACAACTTTAAATGATTATTTTTTGATAAAATTTTTTTGGTAAATACTACAAAATGGATAAACAAATTCCCTTGTTAGATGACATATCAAAAACATATTCAGATGTAGATGTTACAAATATTGTTGAAGTAAAGATGCTGGAGATACATAAAAATTTAACTGAAAATATAAATTCTAACTTTTCTAATGAGGATATTTACAACTATATAAAATTTATAAATTTCACATGTATGGATAAAATTCATTACAAACATGTTTCTAAATATATAAATAAGGATAATATCAAATATTTTACAAGCTTATTTAAAAATGAAGATATAACTTTGGAACTGATACCACATCTGGAATATAAAACAGTTTCCAAATATTTGAATTTTGAAACACCCGGGTATTTGCAAGAAATATGGATATATTCTAATATAATGTGGGTGATAAAATATTATACAAAATTTTTAAATTTATATATTATATATAATAGTAAATATGGTGAATATTATTCCATCAATAATGAAGTATATGGAGCACACAAGAAGATTAATTGGAGGAAATTTGATTCAAATCATATAATACACGATCTTACATATGTGTCTGAGCAAGGATTTTTTAAAGTTGTTAAATATATCATTGACATGACTAATTTGGAAAAAATAGTAGAAGATAAAGATAAAGATTTGTTTGTTTATATATGCTCTGAGAGTATATGTAAAGCATCTAAAAATGGTTATTTGGAAATTGTAATGTTCTTAACTGAAACATTAAAGAAAAATAATATGTTAAAGCTAACAGAGAAAACATTTGAATTGGGAAGATATAAATCATTTTTCTGGGGAAGATTTGCTGGTGATAATGAAAAAATTTTGAAATATTTCATAGAAGAGGTGGATATAAACCCATGTTTTTCATTGCTTAATATGATGAAATTTAGTAATGACGTGGAACCAATGAATAAATTTATTCAAAAAATATGCACCGATAGTAGAGACACATACAATTTCAAACTTACAAATTTTATATATTGGATATGTAATGGTGGTTATACTGATGGGTTTAAATATATAATGAATTGTGGAGTACACATTGATATTGTTGAACATGGCTATAATATATTGGATGTAGCATCAGAAAATTATCATTGGGACATTGTAAAATATGCAATAGAATGTGGTGTAAGCATTGATAAATGTTGGAGTAAAATAATAGATAGAGCTATATATGATGAAAATAAAGATATGATTGAGTACATACTAGAAAAATTGAAAGATTTGGAAAATGTAGACAGTGATATTTTAGTAAAACTTGCCGCAGGATCTGGTAACACAGAAATCATTAATTTGATAATAGACGACAAAATCTATCTCAACAAAATAAAAAATATAAAAGGTGTATTATCTGCAGCTTTTCGTGGTGGATGTATTGATTTTATAAAACGCATTATCCATAGAGGATACCATATTAGCATTATGGATATGATTTTATTGCTCAATAAATCTGAAGAGGGAGAATATATAGACTTCATTAAATATATGTGCAATAATGAGATATACATCAACGATATAGAAGTAATAGCATCATATGCTGTAGAAAAATGTTATTATGACTTAACAGTATTTATATGTGATAAAAAATATTCTAGTACAATCGCTCGTATATGTGAAAAGTTGAACCCTTTTAATTTTGAAAATGTATATGAAATAAGTTTAAAGTACATTGGAACATGTATAAAATATTCTGAGAATGAAGATGAGTGTTCAAAAATTATTAAATATTTACATGGTAAGAAAATGATAAAAATTCATGATATAGAGGAAATAGTATACTTAGCCACACTTAAAGGATATTTAGAATTGGTAAAATATTTTGAATCACATATTAAAAATGTTAATGTCGTTCTAATAAGAGCTTGTTTAGCAGGGCATTTAGAAATTATAAAATACGCTGTTAGCTTAAATGCAGATCTTAATTATATGCATAGAGAAGAACATGATATTGTATTTAAACATAATTATTCAAAGAGACATGGAATAATTGAATATATCATGTTAAATACATCTGAGTTCCATGGACAATATAAAGACAAAAATAACTATGATGAAATTATTACACATCTGGTAACAACTGGCTTAAACAAAAACAAGGCTATGAAATATGTGCATATATATAGAGAAGAGATAAATACTAATACATACGTAAAATTGATTAAACGCTTGTATGATGATAATACTGAGAAGAATATAATAAAAAATATCATAATAAAATCATGCGTTGAAAATGATTTAGAACTCATTAAATTTTTCTTAGAATTGGGTATATACTATCACATAAACGAAATGTTAGAAATTTCTTCTAAGTATAACAATGTGGACATTGTCAAATTTATTGTAGATAATTCTGAGTATAGTAAACATATAAAAAAATATAGTAATAAATCAATAATTAATGCAGCTGAAAATGATAATTTAAACATCATCAAAATATTGGTAAATTATGTTTCTGTGAATAATTGTAGAGGTTTGGCATTGATGAAATCATGTATATACAATTATTTAGAGACGATTGAGTATTTTTTAGAAAATGATGTGGATATAAGAATTTGTAATTATAAAGCATTAAATATATGTGCTAGAAGAGGCAGTATAGAAATAGTTAAACTTTTTATAGAGAAGGGAGCACCATTAAATTTGTTAAGAAAATATTCTAATATTGTAGAGGTACATGATTATTTGGTTGACATAAATAGATGTGATCTGATTAAAGATAATGATTATGATGGTTCAGATTCGGATAGTTATTCAAGTGATTTTGATTCTGATAGTAATTTTGATTATAGCGATATATATGATGAAAATCATTATGGTAGTGATGATAGTTATATGAGTGATGATGAAAATTAAATTATATATTCAATATTGTCTAGCATATTATCAATTTTTTAGCTGTTCGTCATTCATAAATTATATTTTAAAAATAAGTTATAAATAAAATGAAAATAAATTATTTTCATAACAGAATAAATGTTATATAATGAAAAAATTCCATTAGTTGAAGATGTGACAAAAATATATAGTACTTCTGATGTAGTCAACTTCATAGATCCTAGAATGATTGAAATTCATAAGGACATGATAGAGTATAAAAATATTGAATATACAAACGAGGATATTTACAATTATATAAAATTTATTAATTTCACATGCATAGATCCATCATGTTATAGACATGTCGTTAAACATATAAATGTAAACAATATTTCATATTTCAATAATTTATTTGATAACAATGATATATCGGAAGAGTTGATACCTTTCTTACCTTACAACATAGCATCTTTATATTTAAACTTTGGAGTTATCGACAATATAACAATAAAAGGTAAAATAAAAGAAAAATGGATTGAGAAGAACATGGAGTGGGTATTAAGACATGATACAAGTTTATTAGATCCATATTTAGCATACAAAGGTAAATATGGTAAATATTTTATTATTGATGATAAAACATATGGTATACACAAGAAAGTTAATATTAGAGAGGGTAAATTTGATATAATATATGACATATATGATGCGTCTACAATTGGTGTTTTGCCAGTTGTTAAATATATAGTTGAAAAAATAAATATAAATGAAATTATAAGAGAATACGAATATGTATTGGTGGAAGTGTTAAGTGAATCAATAGGTGAAGCAGCTATGAATGGACATCTAGACATAGTAATATTTTCGACAAAATGTATAATTGATAATAATTTGATGAATAAAGCATGGAATATTTATATGGTAACAGAATATTCAGTATGCAATTGGGGAATGTTCTCAATTAGACATAAAGAAGTTTTTAAATATTTAGTAAATAATGTGGATATAGATCATCATCATACGTTAGGATGTCTGATATCGGAAAAGGATGATGTGGAAATGGTAGAAATGTTAATGCCAAAAATTATACAACAAGTATATGTGAGTCACATTAGGGATACATTCAAAAAAGTGTGTAAATATGGTAGAATTAACACACTTAAATATTTATTAGAATATAACAAAGATTATAACATAGGTGTCAACGATTATGGTGAAGACGTGATGAATGCACCAGCAGGAAATGGTCATATGGATGTAATAATATATATGTTTGAGAATGGTATGGATATTAACAGATATGGTTATAGTATAATACGACATTCTACCAATGTTTCCAAAGGTAATAGAATGGGAAAGTCGGAATTAACTGAATTTAACATATTTATGCATGATATTGAGGATGAGGATGAAGATGAAGATGAATTGTGTAAATTCACACTAATCAATGATAATAAGATGAATATAGTAAAATTTGTCTTAAATAAATTTGAAATTATAGATTATGATAAATTACTTGAATCGGCAGCTATGACAGGTGATAGTGATATAATTGATTATGTCATGGATAATTATATGAAACTAGAAAAAATTAAAGATGTTCATAGGATTATTTCAGCTGGATTCCATGGTGGTAATATTGAATTTATTAAAAAAGTAATTTATAAATGTTTACATATCAATAATACAAATGTAATTGATTTAATGAAAAAAGTATCTGAGGAAGAATGTATTAATTTTTTCAAATATTTGAATATAAATAATGTACATATTGATGGAGTGGATGAAATTATCATATATGCTATAAATAATAGACTTTATAATATTATTATATACTTTCATGAATATTTTAAATCTGTAACAGATGAAACTGTAAAAATTGATGACATACAAAAATGTATGCTACACTTTGCTGATAGAGATAAGACTATTGAGTTTATAAAATATTTACATGTTAATGAATTAATAAAACCGTGTCATATAGAAGAAATATTATTATTTTCTGCGAACATAGGTTATTTGGAACTGATAAAATATTTTGAAACATATATAAAGAGTATTGATGATATTTTATTAGAAGCATGTATAGGTGGTTCCTTGGATATTATAAGATATTCAATTGAGTTGGGAGCTGATATAAATTATATTCACAAAATTGATAAATTTAACACGATTTTGGACGGTTCTGAACATTCTAATAAAAATTATATGTTAAAATATGCTGTGATATATCCTAGTTTACATATGGATAAATTAGAGAAACATGTAGATATAGTTGAATGTTTGATATCTGTAGGAGTAAATAAAAATATAGCGATGAATTTTATATATCTATATAGAAAGGATATAAGAGTGAAATCATATATACATATAATAAAACACCTTTATGATGATGAATCAGATACTAATACAATTAAAAATATATTAATGGACTCGTGTGAAAGAAATATTTTGGAATTGGTTATATTTTTTAAAGATTACATAGGTTATTATGTAAATGAAATATTGGAAATTTCATCAAACAATTCCCATGTAGATATTGTGAAATTTCTTGTAGATAATGATTATGGTAAATATGCAGATAGAACATACAATAAATCAATAATTTATGCATCAAAACATGGGAGATTAGACATAATTAAATTATTAATAATATACATTGATATAAACAATTTTGATGGCTTAGCACTAATTGAATCGTGTGAAAATGAACAATTAGAAACTGTTGTATATCTTATTGAGAATGGCGCCAATATTACATCTCAAGATAATAAACCATTGAAAATCAGTGCAAAAAATTGTTATATTGATATAGTCAGATATTTAATTGAAGTGGGAGCACCATTAGAAATATTGAAATTATATTCTGATGTAGTTGAGATAAAAGAATATTTAGAAGAAATTAATTCTTAAGTTATAAAATAATGTAAAATTACATATTAATTTAATTAATTTAATTAAATTGATACTATATAAGTAATAGGAAAGACACCTTTAGTTGTAAATATATCAAGAATATATTCAGATTATAATGTATCTCATATCATAAATCACAAGATGGGAAGGGATGTACAAAATTTAGGAAAAGAAAGTATAACAACATAATACATATTAACAGTGATAATATAATTAATTTATTGAATAAAGTATCAGAAGTAGAATATATAAATTTTGCATATATTTCATACATTTAGTGTTTTTCATATCCCATATATAATTCAAATATGAGAGAATGTAAAGACAAAGTAAATCATATAATCCTCTAAAGTTTGAATTGAATCTCCACTAACAGTATTAGTGGATATTAAAAATATCTTGAAAATGGTGACGGTGAGGCTCGAACTCACGATTTCCAGCTTATAAGACTGGTGCCTTAACCGACTTGGCCACGCCACCCACTAACAGTATTAGTGGGTGATTGTTATTATTACTAATTCGAGAAACTCAATTACTTTTTAATGGAAAAAAAGTATTTAAGGAGATTTTTATTTAAAATTAAAAATTTTTAATTTTTTTTTAAATTTTGAAACATAAAATTCATTGTTTGAGTTCTATAAAAACATACAAAAACTAAAATTTATGTTTATTAAACACAGACTATATATCATATTATCAGTTATCCGACATAACCATGTGATCCAACTGGACCTACTGGATTTGTATACAAAGATGAAAAAAATTTAATTTCAGTAATATATCCACATGATGTATGAGTTAACCAATCTAAAATAAAATAATTTGAAATCCATCTTGAATATTCATTATTCATGCAATTATCTGTAATTATATGGGTATTTACAGATAATTGTATATTTTTAAAATCAAAACTTATTTTGACATCCATTGATTTAATATGTGATTTTAAAAAATTATGTATATTGTTATGTTTATGTATATGACTTATAAATAAAGATTTATATCCGTCTGCAGAACAATCAGCTCCATGTTCAACTAAATATTTAACAACATCTATCCACCCGTTAGCAGTACTCAGTACTAATGCTTTATTATTACAGTGAGAAATATCTGCACCTTCCTTAACTAGATATTCAACAATTGATAAACATCCTTTACAAGCTGCAAAAACAAGTAAATTATTTTTATTTTTTTCAACAACATATCCATTTTCAATTAATAACATGAATATTTTATTTGATCTGTTTAAAATGCTTAACACTAGCATTTCTTCATCTATAATTGCGCCTTTTTCAATTAAAAATTTAGAAGTATTTAAATATTCATAGTAAAGACATATTTTTAGAGGTGTACTACTTCTAGCATTTATGTCAGCACCATTCTCGATGAATAATTTTATTAATTCTATATTGTCATTTTTACATGCAGTCATCAAAGGAGAATTATTATTATTGGTGACACAAGTACCATTTTCTATTAAAAACTTTACAATATCGATACTATGTTTCTTTTTGTACAAATGGCTTAAATTACAATAAATATTGTTGTTAACACTAGCACCATTTTTGACTAAGAATTTTACAACATCGATATGATCATTTACACACGCTATTCTAAGAGGTCTACCATTATTATATTCAATATTGGCTCCATTATTCAACAAATATTTAGCAATAGATATATAGTTATTTTCACATGCAAGTTCAAAATTATTGGATATACAATTACGTATATATTCATATTCACCAGATGACTTTTTATTTTTTGGTATATTCATACCAATTTCATATAAGTATTGAACAACATCCAAATGTCCATCACGTACCGCGAGTGTTAAATCTTGTATTAATTTATTGTTATGATTTTTCTTTTTTGTGCTATTTGTATGAATTTTCACTAATTTGTAATAAACATATTTATTCTTAAACACAATATATTTTTTCAATAATAATGGTCTTTTTTCGAGAACGACGCTAAAATTATGTTCAAGATATTGTACTTCAAATGACTTAAATTGAGGACAACGAGTTGCTAAATCAATATCAAGTAATGGAAATAAATTGTTTTTAATATTATCATTGTTAAAAAGTTCAAAAAGTGATGTAATATTAGATCTATTTATATACTTACATATTAGTTTGTATTGATTATCATCAATAGCTGTAAAATCAATAAAATTAATATAGTCATACACTTCCTTGTCTGTTATTTTAAAATTATCAGAATTTTGAATTTCGCCACTGTTTAAAATTGTGTAGATGTCCAATATTCTTTTATCAAAATGTTCTGAAAGATTGACATTATTAAAGCTATTTAACAAATCATTTACCAGGGGGATATTCTTCAATACATCTGTGTTAGACACCTCCATAATTTTTGAAATTTTTATTTATGAAAATTTAAAATTATTGGAGATAAATTTTTATCATATTCACCAAGATACAATTGACACTTTGAAAATATAAAATAGTGGTAAAAAATAAAAAATTCTTTATTGAAATGATATCAGAAACAAAAGATGATAGAATTCACTTGGAGAATGGTGATGTGGAAATTCTTGCAGATGAATTGGAAGATACAATGGGAATAGTCTTGGATGATGATAATTGTGTCGATAAAAATATAATTACAATTGATGATTTACATAATATGATGATAAAATATTTCAGTGCTGAACATTGGTACCCATTAATTGAAAATAAAGGCATTACAATGAAAAGTGTGTTAATTCCTCTATCAGATGAACAAGTTAGAAAAATAATTGAAAATGAAAATTGTCCAGAGTTTAATGCTTACATAAAGGAATTTACTACTGATAAAGTTTTTGTAAAACTATCATCAGTATCACCAAAAGATGTAGAAGTACCATATGCATCCACATCTGAGAAAATAGTGTCATTATTGTCAAATTCACCAAGAACACTATCTGCTCTAAAGAACAACCATTGGAAACAATATTTATTTTTGAGGGAGTGTTGGGATTTTATACCCGATATGCCAGAATTTCGAGTTTTTGTAACATCAAGATTATGTGTTGCAATAAGCCAGAACAATCTGGTTGGATGTAAACGTAATAAAAATTACATGAAGAAAATAATAGTTGAATTTACAAAAAGTGTAATAAATTTGTTATGGTACCAAGATTGTACTATAGACGTATGTTACGATGAAATTACTGATGCTGTTTTCCTGATAGAGATAAATACACCATATTATTTGGTAGCAAGTACTGTATTATACAATGTTGAAAGTTTAACAGATGAATTTATTTTGAAAGGTAAATTTTATGATGGGTATGGGACTGATATACGATTTGCAAATTCTACTATTTAAACTAGATATTCAGTATTACCAATGGTAATATAATTTATTTATTTGTTATCCCCTCATGGATTGTTTGAAAAAAATTAAATATCTTACAAAAATATACATTAAACAAGATTTAATAAATAAGATATAACCGTATTGTTTTAGAATTATCATTTGAATTAACTATACTCAACGTATCATTGAAATATTGTAATAATTTTATTTTATAATTTTGTTTTAACATTGATGATAATATTTTTGGGTTATAATAAAAATTAATTTGTTGAAATTTTTTACAATTTAAAATGTCAGATAATCCTCCAGAATATAAAAATATTGAAAAATATAGAGTATACATAATTATAGAAAAATATATATTTATGAAGAATAAAATATTCATTCACTTTGATGATAATCAAGCAAAATCTTATTATGAAATATTTTGCAAAAATAAACAAGATGCTTATAATATCTATAAATATATAGTTAATAAACATGGTATAATAAAATATAACATTGGTAGAACCAACGAATTATTTATTAATGAGGAAGATTTACTCAAGTTATTCACAAAAATAAATATCGATTATTTTACAATTAATTATATACCAAAAATAATAAAATCTAATAAAATAGTTAGTTTAATTGTATTATACAATGGGACAAATTTATTTGGACGTAAAATATCAATAATTATATCGGAAAATAAAGAAATATATAAAAATTATTTATTATTTTTGACTTATTATGAAAACGTAATTATAGAATTATATGATTATATAATTCAAAATTATTCAAAATATAATCATCGTAATGATATGATAACTTTATCAGATAGTGAATATATTAATTTTACTAATACTATTAATAATTTATATCAACTATATTAATATATAAATATAATTTATTAATATATAAATATAATTTATTTATTTGTTATCATTTACTTATAGGATTGCTTGAAAAAAATTAAATACTTTATAAAAAATTTTTTTATAAATTTGTTTATCAACAATGGGAGAGAAATTTGAAAAGTATAAGGAAGATATACTTGAAATTCCACTATTTAATGATTTATTTACGACATTTGGTGATTCTGACAGTGTGAATGAGTTAAACAGGATGATATTACAATATAAAGATGAATTGGATTTATATTTACATTTTAAGTATGATAAACATTTAAATGTAGTGTCGGATGAGTCACTCATAAAATATTTAAAATTTGTTGGATTTGCAGATATTCCTGAGGAGTGTGATGGAAAAAGCGTATATGAAGATGTCGTGAAATATATCAATGAAACTAACATTAGTAAATTTATTGAATTGTTTGAAGACAATGTAAATATACAAAATGATGTGGTTCCCCTTCTGAAATTTAATTTGGTAGAAACATACATAAACACGGAAGGAAAAGAAAATATAAAAGAAAGATATATAAAACACAATATAAGAGAATTAGTATTCAACTCAACATATATTATTCGAGATTATGTGATTGCGGCAAGACGAATAGTATATTATGAAGTAGATGGATTAATATATATACCAGATGTTAAATTTACTCAAATACTTATAATGGATGTATGTGAATTTATAAAAGAGAAAAATGAACACAGCTTAAAATTAATTAAGTGGTTATATGATAGCAAAAAATTGGTTGAAAATAATTTTTTTATATTCTTACCAGATGTGTATAGTACCAATAATGTAGAAATATTTAAATATTTAATTAGTATAGGATGTGATACAAGCGCTTCTCATATTGTAGGTGTGGAAATATCAATATCACGTAGATATCTGGATATGTTAAAAATATTAATTGAAAATGGTGCTAATTTAGATTATTTAAACAACAGTCGTGCTAATTATTATATATTATTAGATCATATACATGAGATATTCGAAGAGTGTTTGAATACAAATGATATGGTGTTATGTAATTTCTTTGTGAGACTTACATCATCTTATGTAATATCGGAAAAATTAATAAAACATGTGGAGAGAGGGAATGAACAAATTGTGAAATTTTTATTGGAAAATGGTGCTGATCCACATAGTGATCATAATAATGCTTTAAGAACAAGTACTGAAAAGGGATATTATACAATAACAAAAATGTTATTAGAATATGGAGCAGATGTACATGTTTTTAATGATGAACCACTTACAAATGCATGTAATTTTAAACATTACGAAATTGTAAAGTTATTATTGGAACATGATGCAGATCTTCATATAAATAATAACGAACCCTTAAGGAATAGCTTTTTCAATAAAGATAAAATACTTTTTGATATATTAGTGGAAAAAGGTGCAGATGTAACTGCAAAAAATAATTATATTAAACGGTGGGAAGAAAAGGATAATAGATCAAAATTATCAAAATTTATTAATAATATTTTTAGGTAAATATCAAAAATAATAAATATATAATTCAATGAATTATATTTATGTTTGTTAACCTGAAGATGATATAATATTATTTTAGAAATGAAATATTGTATCCGAATGTTAACAATGTTAATTGTTAATAATTTTAATTTGGAAACAATTATACCCACTGATAAATTTACAAAATCAAATATAATGTTGTGTTTATGCTAAGATGGATACAAAAAGTAAACATATAATTTATATGATAAGTGTTTACTACAAACGGGAAGCTATTTAGAACTAAAAATGTTAAAGTTTTTATAAAAAAAAGTAAAAAAAAAAGTTGATAAACATGTTAACATTCAGATTTGACCTTGAATCATGGGAAGAAGACAAAGAAACCTTGTTTGAAAACAGAAATGAACCACAAAATTATCCATCTCCATCCATTTGTTTTTCATACAAAACAGATAGAACATCCTTTGATGTAGAATTTCATGATAATATACATCCAATATCAACATGGAGAGAATTTGCAAATAAAGTCAAAAATGGTGAAGAAACAAATATTGTCTTCAGAGAAAGTAATGGATATACTGGAATTGATGTTAGTGGAAATGAGACCAGGTTTACAGTAGCTTTTTATGGTGTAGGTGGAAGTTCATCCTTGTATTTCACTGTTCCAACTGCAGATTGTATTGATTGTTTCAATGTTATTCCTGGAGAGATGGAAAAATTAATAGGAGAAACACTCAACTCTTTTTAAGAATGTGAGATGTATATAAATATTAAAAAATAATAAAAAATTATATTTACTAGCAATGCTAATAAATATTTTTTCATAGTAAGAATGATAATACACCTGAATTATTTTACACTACTATCTTGCAAAAATAAAATGGTTGTTGTATATTACAATTACTGTGATGAAAAATTTGTCATATCAAATTATATTATCAAATGTTAGACATTTATCATTCTATATAATTATGTTTATATATTTGTTTGCAATACAAATTAATAACATTTATTTCTGTGATAAAATGTCGCAAATAAATGTTAAAAGTTTAATTTAAAAAATTTAGTAATTGTCGAATAAAATTGACCAGACATGGATATAGATAAAAATTTTCTCTATATGTGTGAAAAGGGACATTTCAAAGAAATTGTCGAGACATTCGAGAGAGAAGAAATTATTAGAAATACAAATTTAGTATTATTAATTTCTTGTGAGAATGATAACATAGAAATGGTAAAGAAAATGTTGGAAATTGGTGCAGATGTTAATACACAGAGTCCTATATTTAAATATTATAATCAACCTATAACAATATCATGCTGGTATCGATATTGTTAAATTATTAATAGATAATGGAGCTGATATCAATGTAACAACACCTAGTGGTTATTTTTATTATGATGATATATTAAAAATTTCATGTATGAGAGGAAATATTGAGATTGTTAAATTATTAATATCATATAATATCAATGATACAAAGGATAAATATGGTGTGACAGGATTTATGATAGCGTGTAAATATGGACACATTGAAATTGTAAAATTACTGCTAAGTAATGATAATATTAATGATACAAAGGATATATATATGGTATGACAGGATTTATGATAGCGTGTAAATATGGACATATTGAAATTGTAAAATTACTGCTAAGTAATGATAAGATTAATGATATAAACATAAATAAACACTCTGCACTTATGTATGCCTGTAAATATGGAAACATACATGTTGTAAAATTTTTATTGGAAAAAGGTGCGAACATAAATCATATAAACAATCAAGGTGAAAACTGTCTTATTGTTTCCCGTGACGCACCGAACAATAATATTGATTTAGTACAATTCTTAATAAATAAAGGTTCTGATATAAATCAGAGAGATACACGGGGAAGAACAGCTTTTATGAGGGAGTGTATTTGTCTTAAATATGAAACTGTTAAAATATTAGCAGTTAATAAAGCAGATATAAGTCATAGATGTCATGGTGGAAACTCATTACTAAAAGTAATGTTTAAACTTGTTAGTGAACTTATCCCTAGAAGAATTGAATTAAAAGATTGTTATATGAATATTATTAAACTAATTGTATCATCATATGACGATTATAAAAAATATACGGATGATGTAAGTCAGGATGATATAAGTTATATAGAGAAATATATTAAAAATGATTAACATAAAATATTAAAAAGATATATACGTGATACGATGTGTTTGAAGAACACTTCAATGATATTTTCTAGTGTTGTTTTGTTGTCAGATAATTATCTAAATCTGTATTTATAAAACTACCAGAAACGTAAATGTCTCATATATTTTATCATCATATGTTGTTTTTTTCCATATGATTATATTTACTTATTTGTTTGTATTACAAACAAATATCACCTTTGCTAAAATTTTACAATTATTGAGTAGATTATTAATAAAAATTAAAAAGATAAATCGATTAGACATAAACATATGTATGTTCAAAAAAATTGTATAATGAAGAGTGTTTCAAAAGAATTGAGAATATATTATTAAAAATGAAAAAATGTGACTGTTAATTTCTTGCAAAAAAAAAGGTAATATTGTGGTAGTGAAGAGGTTGTTGGAAATTAACCTATCGTGCGACATTATTGAAAATTATTTAGAATTCAGAGGTTGTGTGCGTTTATCTTCCTTAGATAATGAAAAATCTAGAGCTGTATCTACAGTAATATCAGAAATAAAAGCGTCTCATATATTTTGTTGTACTGTATTGCTGTCGGACAATTATTTTTCTATATGTAATGTTCCTCAAAATACTAGACTAACGTCTAGCATTTCCCAGGTACCACCCAATACCAATTTTTCTGAAGAATGGCTTATTGGAATAGTCCTGAAATTTTTTTTCGATACCATTCGAATCCAGATTCAGAACCTTAAGTATAATCGATCATAATTTAAAATTATTGTCATATCTGATTCTTTTTCAGCGGAATAATTTTTACAGTAATTAAAATAATCTAATTTTTTTTTATAATTTCCGTTTCACAACGTATGTCTTTAAAATTAAAATGGTTGTTATATGTTATTTCAAAAAAATCGTTGAAATTTATTAATACAGCCATATGTTTGTATAAAATCTTTTTACTCCTCATGAGAAATTATCAAAATATTTATTTTACATATATCGTATATTTTATCAAAAAAATGAGAGTAAGATCACTCATGTCTAAATAACCTATGTAAATGTAAAATGTTGTCTCATTTGTTGATATTAAATTTTTTTCACTTTGAAGTTAAAGTAATTATTAATAATAATTATTTATGTATAAAGCTTCAGATATATTCGCTTACACAGTTCAGCTACCGGATGAATATTTTAAATATACGTAACCTACATAATCATCATAAAATGATTATATTGTCAAAAGTTTTGATAATTAAAATTTATGGAGCATCATGGATACATTAAAGTGTAACGACACGACAAAGATTGAAAATGCCATTATTTAGAGGTATATATAATATGAGTAATTCGTATGAAGATCGCAAATACTTTCTCATTGTGATAGGTGGATATGCAAATAGTTTGGATTGTTATCTTCATTTTGAGCATGATATTCCATTAAGTATTAATTTATCATGTGATGTTATTGAAAGATATTTAGATTTTAGAAATTATATAGGTTTACACGACTTAGATGTTGTAAAATCCAAACTTGTGCTCACGAAACTATCAGAAATAAAAGCATCACACATATTTTGTTGTACAGTGGTACTTTCAGGTGATTATTTTTCCATATGATTATATTTACATATCTGTTTGTAATACAAATGGATATTATTTACATTTTATATTGACATGAATATTACAAACACATGAAGGAAAGCCATAAATAAAATAAAATTTTATCAATACTTATTAGAAATTGCTAAATAAATTTTTTGAAAAATAGTAAAAAAATTAATCAGATATGAGTATGTATATGAATATGTATATGAATATGTATATGAATATGGATCAAAAATTTCTCGATTTGTGTGAGAAGGGACATTTCAAAGAAATAGAAGAGACGTTTGAAATAAAAGAAATTATTAGAAATGCAAATTTGGTATTATTGTGTGCATGTGGTCATAATAATATTGAAATGGTAAAGAGAATGTTGGAACTTGGTGCTGATATTAATGTACAACCTCGCCCATTTGAAAGTAGAGGAAATCCTATATCAATAGCATGTACGCTCGGATATATAGATATTGTTAAGTTATTAATAGATATTGTTAAGTTATTAATAGATATTGTTAAGTTATTAATAGATAATGGTGCTGATATCAATGCATCAGCTGGTTTTAATTACGACATATTTAAAATTTCATGTATGAATGGGAACATCGAGGTGATCAAATTTTTAATTTCATATAATATCAATGATTCTAAAAATAGGTATGGTGAAACAGGATTTATGGTAGCATGCAAGTATGGACACATTGAAATTGTGAAATTATTGCTAACCAATGATAATATTAATGATATAAATGTGAATGGTCATTCACCACTTATTTATGCTTGTGGACATGGATATATAGATATAGTGAAACTATTATTGGAAAATGGTGCGAACATAAATCATGTAAACAATTGTGGGGTAAGTGGTCTTATTGAATCATGTGATACTAAAGAGTATCCCTATAACATTCATAATGATAATAGTGATTTAGTAAAGTTCTTAATAGATAATGGCGCAGATCTATATCAAAGAGATATATGGGGACATACAGCTTTCATGAAAGCGTGTGTCTGTCGTAAATATAAAGAAGCTGAAATATTGGCTATTAATAAAGTGGACATAAGTCATAAGGATCTCGAAGAAAACTCAATATTGAAAACAATGTTTAAGCTATACAATAATCCTAGACACATAAGTATACCAAAAGATAGTTATATGGACATTATTAAATTGATTATATCATATGACGACTATAAAAAACATACAGATGTTGTGGATTCAGAAGATATAAATCATATAGAACAATATATGAAGACTGACGAGTATAAAATATTGAAAGTACATATACGTGACATGATGGCTTTGAAAGCGGCTTCAATCATATTTTCCAACATCGTTTTGTTATCAGATAATTATCTAAATTTGTATATATAAAATTATCAAAAATGAAATGTTTTACATATTTTTTGTTCTGTGTTAATTTCCGACTATTATTTCTTCATATGGTTATATTCACACATTTGTTTGTATTACAAACAAATATTACCTATGCCTAAATTATTATTATTATCACACCATGTCATGTTTACTATTTATTTACAATTGTTGAGTAAATTAGAAAAAAAATAAAAAGATAAATCGATTAGACATGGACAAAATATATTCACGAATTTGTGCGAAGAGGGATATTCAAAAGAATTGTGGAAGTGTTCGAAAGAGAGTATATTATTAGTAATGCTAATTTGGGACTATTAATTTCTTGCAAAAGAGGTAATATCGAAATGGTGAAGAAAATATTGGAAATAGACACTGATATTAATGCACGTAACCATGAGTTTGAATATGGAAAATATCCTATAATATTACCATGTTAGTGTGGACATATAAATGTTGTTAAACTGTTATTAGATAATTGAGTTGATATCAATGTAACCATGCCCGTTCCTTTTTATTATGATATATTTAAGATTTCATGTATGAGAGGCAATGTTGAAATTGCCAAATTATTAATATCATATAATATTATCGATAAAAAGGATAAATATGGTGCGACAGGTTTTATGGTAGCGTGCAGACATGGTCAAATCGAAGTTGTAAAATTATTGTTAAATAATGATAATATTAATTATATAGATATGAATGGAAATTCGCCAATTATTTGTGCATGTGAATATGGAAATGTGGATGTTATGAGGTTATTACTAGATAATGGTGCAAATATAAATCATATAAATAATAGGGGATATAACAGTCTTATTAAATCCTGCAACTGGTGTAATAATAATAGCGATTTAGTGCGGTTGCTAATAAATGAGGGGTCAGATTTATATCATAGAACACCGTGGGGACATACAGCTTTTATGACAGCATGTATCTGTACCAAGTATGAAATAGCTAAAATATTGTTGATTAATGATATAGACATAAGTCACAGGGATTGTGGTGGGAATTCAATATTAAGAATAATATTTGATCATATTAAAGATCTTCCATTTATGAGAATTGAGTCAAAAAATGATTACATGAATATCATTAAACTAATTGTATCGTCTTATGACAATTATAGAAAACATATAGATGATATAAACTAAGCTGATGTAAGCTATATAGAATAATATGTAAAGACAGAAGAGCATAAGAAATCGAAAGCATATATACATGATATAAAATATCTGACAAAAGCTTCTACGATATTTTCCTGCTTTGTTTTACTGTCAGACGGTTATTATCTTTTAAAATAATTGTCGAAACATGTATGATTATAGACATTGTTTATAAATGATTTATAATTTCAAATAATTTTAATTAATAAATAATACATGACAGCTACTCATGAGTCTGTGTCCATTTGAATGGTCATGTAAGGATGGAAATATTAGAGCATTTAAGAGATTACTTAAAGGAGTAAATGTAAAGAGGGAGGGACAGTCGGGTTTGATAATAGCATGCCGGAGAGGTAATATCAAAATAGTAAAATTATTATTGGATCATGGTGTTGATGTTAATTGTACTGATAAAAATGGATACACACCTCTCTTAGCATCATGTGAATGTAAAAATAAAGATATTGTTAAATTATTATTGGCCAGGGGTGCAGATATTAACATTAAAGGTCCTTGGAGATTCCAAGGATCATTTGCAACGGCATGTCTCAATAATGATGTTGAAATGATAAAATTACTTATTAATCATAACGTTGATATGAATCAAAAAGGCCTCAATGGTCTCACTGGTTTTATGGTTGCATGCTATAAAAGTAGATTGAAAGTAATATATTTTTTGATAGACAAAATTGATTTAGAGGATATTGATAATACAAGTAATACAGCACTAATATTGTCATGTCAATGGCGTGCTACTAAATCTATAAAGATATTGTTGCAAAATAAAGCTAACGTCAATCATAAAAATAAATATGGTCACAATTGTTTCTTAATAGCGTGTATGCATAATTACAAAGATATAGTACTGATATTAATTAACTATAAAGCTGACCTGTACCAGAGGTGTATAAAAGAATATTCATGGGGTGAATATGATGGATATACTGGGTTCATGATTGCATGTTTTAATAAACATTATAATATAGTTAAATTGCTAATGATTAATGGTGTAAATATAAAACATAGAGACAACTGTGGTAGGTCCATACTGAAAATTATGTTTGAAAAATATAATGAATTAATACACGAAGGTCAAGTGGACATTAAAAATAAAACCATGGATATAATAAAATTAATAGTTTCATACTGTATTGATTATAAGAGAGATATGAACGACATTGATGAAAAAGATATGGAAGTAGTGAAACAGTATATGAAAACCGAGGAGCATAAAATTTTGAGAGACTCATTTTATGGAAAAATGGCTTCCGAAATTTTTTCCGCAATTGTTTTACTATCAGATAATTATTATGCTGTCAAGTAGTACTACAAAATTTTAATAACAATGTTATTGAATTTATGAAAAGAAATTTATATGAGTAAAATTGAAGAATACTGGGTTTATACGTCAATGATTGTCGTACAAGAATAAAAATATATTTCAGTATATGCTTGTCTTGAAGGTTCTTAAATGATTGGCAAATTATGAATGAATTTTTAAAATAAATTAACATAGAATGGATCTGTATACATTCATGACTTTATGTAGAAGTGGAGATCACGATGAAATAGTAAAGACATTTAAAAGAGAAGATATTGCTAAAAATGCAAATTTGGGATTGATAATATCATGTATTGAAGGTCATGTGGAAGTAGCAAAGATAATGATAAAAAATGGTGCAAATGTGAATGCATATGATGACATATTTGAATATGGTAAGAAAATTATAATATTATCATGTGAAAAAGGACATGTTGATATTGTAAAATTATTAATAGACAATGGAGCTAACGTTAAAGCGATATCACCATGCGGATATGGTCTGTTCAAAATTTCATGTATAAATGGTAATGCTGATATGGTTAAAATGTTATTATCATATGATATTGCTGATAATGAATCAGGATTTATGAAAGCATGCCGGTATGGACACACTGAAGTTGTTAAATTATTGGTCAATATTGTTGATATTAACAATGTAGATATGTATGGTGATACAGCACTTATACAAGCATGTAAATTTGGACATACTGATATAGTTAAATTATTGTTAGAAGCTGGAGCAAATATAAATCATAAGAACAATGAAGGATATACAGGTTTTATAGCATCTTGTGCATGGAATGAGCGTACTAGCGACACAATACAATTATTAATAGATAGAGGAGCAAATTTATATCATAGAAACAATAAGGGACATACAGGATTTGTAGCAGCTTGTACTAATTATATGGATACAGTAGTAAATATATTGATATATAATAATGTAGACATAATCCGCAATGAATGCAATGGTAACTCAATATTGAAGTTAATGTTTAATAAAAAATATAGACGTGAGCACTCTCATGATTTATTAATGATTAGGTGGATAAATATTATTAAATTAATAGTGTCATCTTATGATGATCATAGAGAACATATTACTGACTTATCTACAGAAGATGTTGAATCTATAGAAGCATATGTTAAAACAGATGAACATAAAAAGTTGAAAAAATCAATATGTGATAAGAGAGCCTCTAAACTATTTTCATGGTTTGTTTTATTGTCAGATGATTATTATAAATTAAAGTAATTTTTATAGCAATATATCACTTATAATTAATGTTTGTAACATTATTGATAATGGCTTATAAACAATGTTTATAAACATATTATTTAAATCAATGTCTTGTATTGATAATATCATCTATATGTCTTCTCTTTAAAGCGTTTTCCACCAAAAAGTCTAATCGTCTTGTAAGCTCTCTGAGTGATTTAAGATGAATATCATCATCTGTAGAGTTTGTATTTATTTCCGATTTAATAGTATTTCTTTTGAAAGCATGTAAATATTTATTGATATTATGAAAATTAATATCATCATGACGTAATGATCTTATATGGTTTCTAATATCTACTGGTTCATATCTTGGAAAATTTTTTTCGTTGGACCCTCTGAAATCATCAATGAAATTAGAAACAGAACATTTATTGCTTCTACCATTAAAATTTGCATAAGTAGTTCTGTTTACACATCTTCTACTTACGGAAAAAGGTCTTAAAGAATTTACATTTCTTAATGACGATGTTAACATAACGACTATTTTATTATATAAATATTTTTCTTTTAGAATAATTTTGACAATATTAATTAATGATAAATTTACTTATAATGAAAATAAAAAAAATACATCATAAGAATAATAAAGAAAACACAAAATTTTATACTTTTTTATTTTGAAAATTATCTAATTCTATAATTATTTTTCATATGGGCCGAGTCAATATCTCTTAATATTATATAACAAATGAAAATAAATAATGTTTTTGTATCACAGAAAAATATTATATATAAAACTGTGAGAATTCAAATTGTTTCATTTTTAGAATTTTTTTATAAATAAATTTTATAATAAATATGTTTTTGGGTAATAAAAATGGTAGTGCAAACAGGAAAGATAGGGATAGATTAAAACATGACATCATATCAACATATGAAAGTGGTAAAATTGAAACATGTAAGTTATATATCAATAATATTTTTCATCCTGATGTACAAAATATCGATTTTTTAATTACATGTATGAATGATGGTGTTGAAAAATGCGAAAAGTTAATAGAAGAGAAAAATATCACTAATTATTATGTTGGGTTTATAACGTCCATTATTTTTGAAAATATTAATCTAGTAAAATTTTTTATCGATAAAGAAATATATCTAAAAAAATTTACATATGGGGATTACAATATATTAACATTAGCATGTAGATTTGAAAATTTTGAATTGATAAAATTACTCATTGATAATGGTTTAAATATTAATGAATTAGACAATGGTAAGAGAACACCGTTTTTAATTGCATGTAAAAGTGGATCTTCAGACTTCGTAGAATTTTTAATAAAGGAAGGGATTGATATAAATGATAACAGATTGACCAATACATCCGGATTTATTATAGCGTGTGAAAGTAATTACTTAGACATTGTTAAATTACTTATATCTCATAAAATAAATGTTAATAAAAAAGACCAGAAAGGTGAATCAGGATTTGTAAGAGCATGTTCTTGTGGATATTATGATATAGTGAAATATTTATTAGATACAATAGGTGCAAATAGTATATATGATTTAAATGATGGTTTTATTACATCATGTAATAATGGACATGCAAATATAGTTGAATATATGGTAAATTTTTTAGAGGACTATTCTATTATTTTTAAAAGTTTCATTAAAGCATGTACACGTGGTAATTACGACATTGTTAAAATATTGGCATTACATACAAATATTGATAAAAAAGATGAATATGAAAAGACTGGGTTAATGTATGCATGTATTTATGATAGAATAAAAATTGCTAAATTATTATTGAGAATGAATGCAGATAAAGAATGTATGGATAGTTATGGTGATACAAGTTTTACATTAGCATGTAAATGTGGTAAATTAGAAGTTGCAATTTTATTGGTGAGAAATTATGTGAATATACATCATAAAAATTATAAAGGAGATACTGGATTTCATATTTCCTATATTAATTTTACAATGCAAAATTTTGGATTCATTAATAATTTAAATAAGCTTTTAGGTAATGATCCACATATGTATATATTATTGTTAATACTTGCCTTATGTCCGTCATATATTGATACATGCGATGAATCCAGTGAACGTGACAGAATAAAAAGACATTTTACAACTAATGAGTTTAAGGAAGTTAAGAATGATATTTATCAATATATCTCAGCTGATTTATTTTCATTAATTGTTCTCACATCTGATGAATACTATACTTTATGAACCCATTATGCATATTTGAAAATTTTTCAAGTACATTTATTGTTTATCAGTGTTTGAAAACTGATATTATTTATTTTATTTTTTTCAATTTAAATATGAGAAAAATAACATTATCCAATAACAGATTTTATCAATAACGAATTGAGGTACATTTAATTTTATAATATTTTTTCCGTCAGATGTTAACGTTAATATTAATACTTCTCTGTAATAAAAATTAAGATTATTTAATTCCATTACTCGTTTAGGAGATATTAATATATCATATATATCATTATTAATTATGAGATAATATAAACAACATATGTATATTTTTAACATTTCTTCTTTTAGTCTAAAATAAAATCTTTTATAAGTTAAAATTAATGTATTCTTAGATTGTTTATCACAGAAGTAAATTTTACAATCATTAAAATAATTTAAATTATTGATAATCTTCATTTCATAATATATATCATTGAAATTGAAATAATCATCGTTAGATATTCGCAAATTATTATTGAATTCTATCAATACTATTGTGTGTGAACGTAATATCTCAGTGTTTTCTTCTTCGTGAGAAATTATTAAAATATTTATTTTATTATTAGTAATTTTAATCTTGTATAATAACCATATGGTATAATTGGTTATATTTATATGTCCTTCATAAGTTAAAAGAACTTTTTTTATTTCCATAATGTTGTCTGAAATTCTTTTTCTCTTTTAATATATAAAAAATTTTTTTTTAATTTTTCTGATAAAATTTTTGTCAGATTATTTTTGAAATAAATATGAAATTGTAGATATTTTGCAACTTCACCAAGATATCATATGACTATTATAAATATATATATATATGTTGTACATCCAGATGATATGAATTATATAGAATAATACATATGTGCGACACATTTTCTTTGAAAAATCCTTCAATGATATTCTCATATTCCATCTTACTATCAAATGACTATTATGTTCTAAATAATTAATGAAATTTATCAGATAATTCTATATACATACCGTTTATAAATGAAGCAAAAATTTTACATTTTTTAAATTTTTAAATTATAAATAATAAATAATAAATAATAAATAATAAATAATATATGATAGCCTATATGGATTTACCTCCATTTGAAAATTCTATTATGGAAATGGTTTATACATACGGAAATTATTCCATATATGAAACAAAGAAAAAAAATTTTTTACAGAAAAATGCATCGAATGTGTTTTCACTATTTGTTTTAGTTTCGGATAATTATTATATTGTGAAGTAAATACGATAGTGATAATAATTATTTACAAATTGTAAATAATTTCTTATTTTTTTGAATAAAAATATTTTTCAAACATGTTTTTTGATGAATTTGGCACACATACTATAAGCAAAGGTCAATATATGAAAAATGTTAGGGATAGTATCATTAGTCTACGTAAAAATAAAAGTATAAATAATTGTATATTCTTAATAAAAAGGGTAGTGAACAATGATATAGAGAATATTAATTTTATAATATCATGTATGAATAACGATCTACAAACGTGTGAAAAATTGTTTAGCCAAATCAAAGTTTATAAAGATGGATTTAATGGACTTATATCCGCATGTATTTTTGGAAATATCGAAGTTGTAAAATTTTTAATTAATAACAATGTAAATGTAAATTGGACTACAAATGTGGGAAATACATCCCTTATGTATGCATGTAATTCTGGAAGTATTGAAATAGTAACATATCTTTTGAGTAGAGGATCTGATATTTATAAGAAAAGTATACATGGTTATGATTCATTTTTAAGAGCATGTGAAGGTGGATCCAAAGATATAGTAGAACTTCTCATTTCACATGATGAATCAAGAAAAATGTTTAATTATATATGTGGATTTATACATGCATGTCGTAATGATAATGGTGATGTAATTGAATTATTGATAAAAAAAGTGGGTATAAATAATTTAGGCGACATTGAAAAAGAATTTGTTTCAGCTTGTAATAGTAATAAAACGTCAACTGTAAAATGTCTTCTCAATTATATCAGTGATTCATCCATAATATTTGAATGTTTTATATATGCTTGTAACCATGTGTTTGATTGTATTGTCTATTTTTTATCTAAACGTGTTGACATTAATAAAAAAGATATATATGGTTTAACTGGTTTCATGTATGCATGTGAAAATGATTCAGTTGATATTGTTAAAATTCTTATAGAAGCAGGTGTGAACATGGAAGAGGTAGATAACAAAGGAGAGACTGGATTCATAAAAACTTGCTGGAAAAGCTGTCTAAAGACAATTTTATTGCTAATTGATGAGGGGGTAAATGTTAAACATGTAACAACTGATCGTTTAATGGGATTTTCCATTTCATATGGGAAAGCTTATGAATACTTGAGTCTCAAAAATCTCAAAAAAGATGGATTCACAACTTGCTATCAGACAGATTTGGAAATATTGAAGTATATTTTAGCAGCCGAACCAGAACATTATAATTATTGTGATGAAAATTTTGATAGACTTGAATATATTATCAAATATATGAATGGGAATGATTTTAAATTAAGAAGAGATTTTATAATGGAAAGGAGAGCATCAAAATTGTTTTCATCTATTGTTCTTATTTCTGATGGTTATTATGATATAAAGACAATATAATTAAATAAATGATGATACATACAGTGTATGTATATTCATATAAAATGACATAATAATTATGAATATGGGATAATAAATCTTATCCGAAGACAATCATAATATAAATGAGTAAATTTTTGAAAGCTTGTGTGTTGAATGATTTAAACTCATGTAAAACTTTATTCAGCGAAACATGTAAAGACGATAAACTTTCATGTCTTATGATAGCATGTAATAATGGATATATCGATATAGTAAATTTTTTATTAGATTTCTGTGTCGATATTAATAGTAAAGATGAATCTGGAAATACACCAATAATGAACGCATGTAATAGATGTCAAGTTGATACTGTTAAATTATTAATTGACAGAGGGGCGGATATAAATACATCAAATAATTATGGTGAAAATCTTATTATTTTATCATGTACTTATCCCAACGATGAAATGTTAGAATTATTGCTATCTTACAATATGGATGTGAATAAAGAAGATAATAGAGGTATAACAGGGTTAATTTTATCATGTAACCTCGGATATTTAAATAAAGTAAATTTATTAATAAACAAGGGGGCAGATGTTAATAAAATTAGTTTAAGCGGAAATACATGTCTAATTGGTGGATGTGTACAATTCAGACAAGACATTGTAAGAATATTATTGAATAATAATGTCGACATAAATCATAGAGGAAATAATGGAATAACATCATTAATGCTAATGTGTATTTATGGAAATGATAACATGATTGAATTTTTATTAAATAACGGTGCTGATATTAATATTGTGGACAATAACGGAAATAACTGCTTTATTCATCTGTGTGATAGTAGTGTATGTATTGATAAATATAGTACATTAAAGTTTTTAATAGATAGAGGTGCAGATATTAGTCATAGAAATAATAACGGATGTACTGGATTTGAATTGCTATACAAAAAGAAACCTGAATATTTGAATATTTTGAAATATATTATTGATAACGGACATGATTACAGAAACTATGTTTATGAAACAAATGAAATTTTGGAGACTTACCAAAATAATGTGAAAAATAAAATAGCTTCTAATCTATTCTATTCAATTGTGATGCTTTCAGATAAATACTTTACAATAGAAGATTAAAGTTATGTATAATTATATTAGAGAATAATATTCTCTAAATAAAAATTGAAAAATTGACTTACTCACAAGAAGGAGAAAAAAAACATAGAAATTATACGTTTATCAAACGTGTATAGATATGATGAAGTAACAGATACTGTTTACGAATTTGACGGATGCTACTGGCATGGTTGTGAAAAATGTTATTCAAGTTACAAAGTGAATAAAGTGAATAAAGTTAGCAATAAAACAATGATCGATCTAAGAAAATCAACTGAAGCTCGGCAAAATGAAATCAGAGAATGTGTTACTAACTTAATTGTTATTAAAGAATGCGAGTGGGACAAAAAGGTAAATAAATATGTATGCGAATGTTTAAAAGTACACAGTGAACTTTGTGTGGAAAATAAAAAAGAGATGCTCGAATATAAAAAATGGGAAAGAACATTTGACAAGAAACGCATCATAGGAAAATTATTACCACGAAAAGCATTCTTTGGTGGTCGAACTGAGGGATTTAATTTATACCATGAATGTAGCGCTGATGAAGAAGTATTATATCTAGACTATACAAGTTTATATCCTGCTGTAAATAAATACGGATGGTATCCTATAGGTCATCCTAAATTATATAAAGTAATTACCCCAGAGGAAGCTATCACAAAGAAAGGATTAATATATTGTGATATACTACCACCAAGAGGTTTATATTATCCTGTATTACCATTAAAAGTTGGAGGTAAATTAAATTTTGTATTGTGTAGAACTTGTGGTGAAACAAATTGTGAAGATAGTTGTAAACATAATGATAATGAACGTATGTTAAGAGGTACGTGGACACATTTAGAAATTTTAAAAGCCATTGAAAAGGGATATAGAATAAATAAAGTTCATTCCATGGAGGTATTTGAACAAGGTGAAACAGGTTTGTTCGAAGATTATGTCAATAGGTTCTTGAAAATTAAACAAGAATCAAGTGGATGGCCTAAAGATTGTAAATCAGATGAACAAAAAGAAGAATACATCAAGACATATTATGAACGTGAAGGTGTATTATTAGAAAAGGCTAAAATAGAACACAATGCTGGTATGCGTGAAGTATCCAAATTATTTTTAAATAGCCTATGGGGTAAATTTGGTCAAAGAGATAATCTAATCAAAAACAAATTTATTAGAGAACCTAGTGAGTATTATTTAATGAAATGATAATAAATGATGTGTCAAAAGATTAAAATGAAATACAACCTCAATATATCACGATTCTGTAAAAAATAAATTTAAATGTTCAATATTCATCCAAATCAAGTTTATTTAAACATTCTAACTCCATTTTTTCTATCAATAAAAATAAATTTAGATGTTCGATATCTATCAAAACCAAGGTTATTTACACATTCTAACTCCATTTTTCTGTCAATAAAAATAAATTTAGATGTTTGATATCTATCAAAATCAAGATTATTTATACATTCTAATTCCATTTTTCTGTCAATAAAAATAAATTTAGATGTTCGATATCCATCCAAATTAAGATTATTTACACATTCTAACTCCATTTTTTTATAAAAAAAATTTAATATTTTCATCAATTTTGAAATTTTGAACTATTTAATGGATATATCCAGATATATGATAAAATATTGGATATATTCTTCAGTTTATGATGCATTAATTCATTATAGTTTGTAAATATATTGTTCAGATAGCATATGTGACACCTCAAAAAAAATAATAATATTCTTATTACTTCACATTAAAGATGACATAATAAAAAGTAATATAAATTTTTATATTTTTTTATTAAATCTTTTTCCTTTTACAATGGATGACATATACAGGAACTATTTTCACAACATAATTAACTATACTTCACAAGAAGTATCATTTAACAATGTAAGCAAATATGGTAGATTATATTTCCAAGATGAACAATCAAGTGAAGATATTGACCATGAAAAGAGTGTAGAATTGTACCTTCAAGATAGATCACCACAAAAAAATAATAATTATGAATTTTTACAATCATATCATGATAAATTCTTATTTGAAGAATTATCATATGTTAAAAGCAGAAATGATAAATTTCTTGAACTAATAACAGCTTGTGGATATGGTTTTTATGATGTTGTTAAAAATTTAATACAGGAAAGTGTAGATATTAATAGAAAAGATGTCAATGGTAATTCACCATTAATGATAGCATGTGATAAAAACAAATTTGAAATTGTTAAATTATTGATAGAGAGTGGTGCAGATATGCATACAACAAACAAACAAGGACATACTGTTATTAAGGAATCGGTTTATACTGGTAATTTAGATTTAGTAAGATATTTACTATCTTGCGGAACCGACGTTGATAGTAGGTGCAAATATGGTACAACAAGTTTAATGACAGCATGTGATAGAGGATATGTTGATATGGTAAAATTATTATTAGAATATAACGCGGATGTTAATATAATTGATTGTAAAGGAAAAACATGTTTATTTTACGCCTGCCGCTTTTCACATTATGATGTAATCGAAATTTTATTGAAAGCTGGCATCCACGTCAATCATAAAGATAAAAAAGGTAAAACTGTATTGGAATTTGCATGTAAATATGGTATATTGGAACTAATAAAATTGTTAATAAATCATGGTGGTAATATTAATATTGTAAACGAAAGAGGAGAAAATTGTTTTATTGTTGCCTGTTCTAGTAGACATGCATATAGTGAAAGACCTAAAATTATAAAATTTTTGATAGACAACTACGCAAATATGTATCAAAAAAATAAGGATAAATATACAGGTTTTGATCTTTTAGTGATAAGAAGCAGTGTTATTATTAAGTACATTATTGATAAGGGTTATGATCATAGAAAATTTATTGGTGATAATAGTAATAAAGATATGGATACATATTATCAAGAAATAAGAAATAAAACATCTGCTCAACTATTTTATTCTATTGTCATGATGTCAGATGGTTACCTAAGAACAAAAAGATATGCAGTAAGAGAAAGCTAATCTAAGTTAAAATATAAATCAACAATTTATTTATCAGCAATACTAATAAAAAATATATTTTGATACTATTATTTAATTTTTTTTCGAAAAAAATTAATCATTAAGTATGGGATCAATAAAGGACCGTCACTACCAGAAAATTATTGATAAGTTTAAATTAATAAAAAACATTCCACTATTAAACGACTTAGTCCAATTACCCAATACATCTAAAAATGTTGATGGTATATATGATTTTTTATGTCAACACATAAATAGTTTAGAATGTTATTTATATTTTGAACATAACGTCCCATTAAACATTGCTTTAACTTTCAAAACAATTATAGATTATTTAAAATTCAGAGACTTCACATGCTTACCTGATTTAGACAACGAAACATCAAAAGTCATTTACAATGAATTATCAATCATTAAATCTTCCAATATATTTACTTGTATAGTATTACTTTCTGATAATTATTTATTCATTTAAACATATTAAATATATATTTATTTGTAGTACAAATAAATGCTCACATGAATAACATTGGGATATTTTGAAATTTATCGAGTATATCACCTGTTTTCCAGTCATCTTTTAAATCTTCAGGTATTGATAATAGAACTTCATTTATAATTTTATTATTTGTCATAAATTTAGAAAAATATTTTATAATAACCTTTACTACCTTCATATCATTTATTACAACGTCTTTTGAAATATTATTATTATTATTATGTTCTTCTAACATATCGACAAATGAAATACATTTCTCAATGAAGAATATGTGAAACCTACCAATATTTTGCGATAAAATTTTATCTTCATCAAATATTTTCCATATATCTTTGGCCATTGATTTATCTTTGAAAAACATGGTTAAAAACTTAACTGTATACATTTCAATGTATTCTATATCATATTTATCTTCCACTGTAATCTCGCCGGGCTTAATTTTTATTTTGTCTATTTTACTCAAAAATAATTCAGAAACATCAGGATTCCATAGTTTTAAAATTGAAAATATAATATTATCCAACCTTTCACTATATTCAATTGATTCTATTCTATTCAAAAACTTCATAATCTCATCTACATCATTTTTGTTTAATGAATCAACTAGAACTTTTATTTCATCCGAGTATTCTACATTTTCTGTATTTAAAGATTCAATTATGTCGTCCATTTTATTCAGGGATCTCATAATTTTTCTGACATCCTCCGTATTTAAAGAACCAATTATGTCTCCCATTTAACATCTTAATTCAAATTTAAGATAATTTTTTTTATCAGTTAAAATAGTTTTTTCATGTTATTTAATGTCTAAGAAAAAATCATTTATACAATCATGTAAAATAAATAACGTGAGACTAGTCAGAAAACTGTTAAATTCTAAAAACGTTAATATTAATCAAAGAGATTATAGGGGATATACTGGTTTAATATATGCCTGTTTGAACAATAATTTCGAAATAGTTAAATTATTATTGGAAAATAATGTAGAAGTCAATTATGAAAATTTTGATGGTTATACAGCATTTATATATGCATGTATTAATGGTAATTTGAAAATAATTGAAATATTAATGAAAAAGGGTGCGAATATTTATAAAGCAAATAATAGTGGTGTTACTGGATTTCTGTATGCATGTATTTTTGGAAAAATTGATGTTATAAAAATTTTGTATAAATATGTTAATATTAATCATTATGACAATTCTGGAAGTACTGGTTTTTATTATTCATGTTGTTATGGACATTATGAAGTTGTTAAATTTTTAATTGATGTTGGCGTAAAAATGAATATTAGGAATAATCATAATGATACTGGATTTATATGTACATGTTCTAATGGAAATTATCAAATATTGGAATTATTATTGATAAACAACATTGATATTAACATTAAAGATATAGATGGATATTCTGGATTTGTTATAGCATGTTATCGTAACAATTATGAAATTATAAATAGATTATTATCAGTTGGATATGACTATAGTTCTGAAATGAATAAAATTCATTATTATCATGAATATATCAATGATTACCTAAATAGTAAGAAATATATTGATATGAAAAACTACTTTTTGATGTCTAAAGCACAGAATATATATTCATTAATTGTATTGTTATGCGATAATTATTTCACCTTGTAAAAATTATAAATATTGTGATGAAAATAGCCATAATGATTACCACTGATACTAAAAAGAATGCTGTTTTAATTTTCGATTTATTTATGTGAACTTTACATAAAATTTTATCGTTTTCTATTGTGTTATCACTTATGTCAATATTGTCATACGATCCACTATCTCTCACAATATTTTGTTCGTTTATAATATTTGTGGTATTTATAACACTTGTAATATTTGTAATATCTATAAGAGGGATATCATTGTTCATTAGTTCCTCTTCTTTGGTCTCTTTTGCAATATTTTTATCATTCACACTATTTTCAATAATATTATTATCTTCCAAATTAACGGATTTGTCAGGTATGATAGCTTTACTTTTAGGTGTTGTAGTGTACTTCCCTATCAAAAAATTCTTCAGTTTTATCATATCATTTTCCAGCTTAGAATTATTATTTGTCGCATTCATTTACAGTCAATTAAAATGTTTAAAATAATAATATCCAATATAAATATGAAATTTAAGCTACATAACGCCATTCAAATGAATGACCCAGTGTCAGTGAAAAAGATTTTAAGTAAAATAAATCGTAAATATAAAAATAATAAAGATGAGGATAGTATAACCCCAATGATGCTTTCATTTTACAATCTTTTATATTACAACAATGATGAAAGTAAAGAAATATTCAAAATAATTGTTTCTGATTACGATGTTAACATAAATTCTGAAATATTTGTAATGGACAAATATAAAAAAGTCAAACATGAGGGATCAAAGACTCATATACTTATTTACATGTTGCTTCTAGCATATAAAGAATTTAGATATGATATATTACCATATATTGAAATTATCATAAATAGGAAAGATTTAGATCATGATATTTTTTATGCCATATATTTATCACCTGTTAATATATTAATAGCAATGTTAAAGGATAATATTGAAATAGAGATGTCTAATAAGTTATTGAAACAAATTTTTGAATTAAACAATTATGTTTTAGAAATAAAAATTTACAAATGGATTAAAAATAAATATTCTGAAGATTATTTGAACCAATTGATGTACGCTAAAATAATTAATAATAAATTATCAGAAGATGTGATAAATATAGAAAAGGAATATGTTATACATGTTAGATCATCAATTATATATACATATATTGTTTTGTTATCAGATGATTACTACGTTTTGAAACATACATGAAATATATTATCATTAATAATATATTTTGATTTTGAACTAGAAATAAAATCTATGATCAATTTCGACAACCGTGATACTATTCATTGGGTCAATTTCTGATTTCAATTCTTTCATAAAATCAACTTCTGATTTAAATTGTGTATAATAATAATGTTTCCTCTCAAAATCACTATCAAAATATTTGTCGTTTATAATATTTTTCATTTTCTGACTTACTAATAAAGCGCATTCATAATTCCTGCTATTTAAACATGATCTAAACACGGTTTTTAATGGATTAATATTTGTACCTACAAATTCAAGAAAATATTTTAACATTTCAATGTTATTACTACTTCCAGCTTCATCTAAACTGTAACAATTTTCAAAATTAGGATCTATCTTTTTTTTATTAATTATGTTCTTCACTCTTTCAATATCACCCTCTCTGATTGCGGTGGTATATTCTTTTATAAATGTTTTTCTAAATTCAGGTGTGAGAGTGACTGTTTCCATATTTGATTATTTTTTTTGTTGAAAAAAATATTTTTTACATCACTTTGAATATTTATGTGCTTTGTACATAACACTCTAATTTTAATATCGTTGTACATCAGACATATCAAAGTGATATGTGCGACTTTTTTTTATTATATCCACGTATAAATTCTTATCACGTTTTTCAGCAAATAATGTAAAATAATCAATTCGTAAAAAATCATGAAGTATATTACAGGAGAAATACTTCACGATGATATGGTGATGATTAACAAAAGAAGTGAGTATGTACTAATACTTCCTAACAACAATTTATGTAAACTTTACAAGTTGGTAGGGAATGAATACAAATTGGAAAGATTGCCGAGTCACTTTGAATTTGTCAGCACAAAATCGAATATTAAAGTCATTTACAATTCAGGTAATATTGAGATTAAAAACAGACATAATTGTAGCTGCGATTGTGACTGTATTTGTATAACACCATATCCAGTTGGAATAACGGGTCCAGCAGGAGCTGCGGGAACGACAGGATTAAGAGGAGATACTGGTGCAGACGGTTTAAAGGGGGACACTGGTCCACAAGGTGTAATTGGACCAATCGGATCAACAGGGGTAACAGGATTACAAGGTGAGAGGGGATTTACAGGTTCTACTGGTATACAAGGTTTTACTGGATTACAGGGTAAAAAAGGTGATACTGGTGCTCAAGGATTTACTGGACCCAATGGCTCTACTGGATTACAGGGTGAAAGAGGTGATACTGGCGTTCAAGGTGGCACTGGTCCTGCTGGATATCAGGGTGTTACTGGATCACAAGGAAACACTGGACAAAAAGGTGCCACTGGGTCAAATGGTTCAACTGGTTTACAAGGTAACACTGGACCGGTGGGCGATACTGGTTTGCAAGGTAACACAGGACCAATAGGTGATACTGGTTTACAAGGTAGCACTGGATTGAGTGGCGACACTGGATCAAAAGGAGATACTGGTTTACAAGGTAACACTGGATCACGAGGTGTTACTGGAACAAAGGGAGATACTGGTCTGAAAGGAGACACTGGTGAAAAAGGAGATACTGGTATAGATGGCTCCACCGGTTTAAAGGGAGACACAGGACCACATGGATTTACTGGATTTGATGGAACAACAGGATTTACAGGAGAGAGGGGAGAAAAAGGTGATACTGGTATACAAGGTCCTACTGGTTTTAATGGCTCCACTGGATTACAGGGTGAAAAGGGTGATACGGGTGTTAAAGGTGCCACTGGCGTTAATGGTCCGACAGGGTCGCGCGGTATGAAAGGTGATACGGGTGAAAAAGGAGATACAGGGTTTCAGGGTAGTACTGGTGTTAATGGTCCAACAGGTAATAATGGTTCCACTGGATTACAAGGAAGCACCGGACCGCAAGGTGTTACTGGTTTACAAGGAAATACTGGATCTCAAGGTAATATTGGACCTCAAGGTGTTACCGGTTTACAAGGAAATACTGGACCTCAAGGTGTTACTGGTTTACAAGGAAATACTGGACCTCAAGGTGTTACTGGTTTACAAGGTAACACTGGGTTGAAGGGAGATACTGGTACACAAGGTATTACTGGGTCAGATGGTTCTACCGGATTACAAGGAAACACTGGTTTAAAAGGTGAAACCGGTTTGCAAGGTGAAACTGGTCCACGAGGGTTCACCGGATTGAAGGGAGACACTGGTTTACAAGGTAACACTGGTTTAAATGGTCCTACCGGTTTAAGAGGGTTTACTGGTTTGAAAGGAGACACTGGCGAAAAGGGAAATACTGGTACACATGGGGTTACCGGTTTAAATGGTCCCACCGGATTACAAGGTGATACTGGCACTAATGGTACAACTGGTTTAAAAGGAGATACTGGACTGCAAGGTAGCACTGGTGTAAATGGTCCAACTGGTTTAAAAGGAGATACTGGACTGCAAGGTAACACCGGTGTAAACGGACCAACTGGATTACAAGGGGGTACTGGCAAAAGAGGAGACACAGGTGAGAGAGGGGGTACAGGTGTAAATGGTACAACTGGCGTTCAAGGTCATACGGGTGAAAAAGGTGACACTGGTGCTCAAGGTTATACGGGTGCGAATGGGCCAATCGGTCTAACCGGGTTGCAAGGTAGTACTGGTGCTGATGGACCAACTGGTTTAAAGGGAGACACTGGCTTACAAGGTAATACGGGTGTAAAAGGCGAAACAGGTATACAAGGAAGTACTGGTCTAAAAGGAGATACTGGATTACAAGGAAGCACTGGTTTAAAGGGAGATACTGGTTTAAACGGAAACACTGGATTACAAGGTGATACTGGTACAAAAGGCGATACCGGAGCAAAGGGTGATACAGGTTTGCAAGGTAGTACTGGTCCAACTGGTCCAACTGGTTCAAAAGGTGATACTGGAGCAAAAGGTGAAACAGGTTTGCAAGGTAGTACTGGTCCAACTGGTTCAAAAGGTGATACTGGAGCAAAGGGCGACACAGGTTTGCAAGGTAATACTGGTTTACAAGGTAGCACTGGTCCAACCGGTTCAAAAGGTAATACTGGAGTAAAGGGTGAAACAGGTTTGCAAGGTAACACTGGTCCAACCGGTTCAGAAGGAAATACTGGAATAAAAGGCGAAACTGGTATGCAAGGTGTTACTGGTTCTACTGGCTCAAAAGGTGATACTGGATTACAAGGAAACACTGGAATAAGGGGTGAAACGGGTATGCAAGGTAATACTGGGTTAAATGGACCGACGGGTATACAAGGAAATACTGGTCCAATGGGTAATATAGGATTAACAGGTATGACTGGGAGCGCGGGTAATTTAAGATACAATAATTCAGTGTTTGTAGATCCAATATATGGTGACGATTTAACAGCTCAAATTGAAAGTTATGCATATCCGTTTAAAACATTGCTGGCCGCAGCTGATGCTGCTCAAGTAGGTGCTATTTCAGAGTTAGAATATTTTACAGTATATGTGCGACCAGGTATTTACAATTTTGGATTAGTTGATTCTAATTTATATAGAAGTTACGTGAATTGGTATTTTGAAGAAAAATCAGTTATAAACAATGATGGACTCACTCCTCTATTTTACGATGGGCCTGACGGAATACCATTTAATATCTTAGGATATGGGGAATTCAATTCAGTAAATGGAATGACATTATTTGATATTGGAAATAATAATATTAGTGGACAAACGGGTCCAACCGGTTACATAGGTCCCGCAACGCCGGTAGTTAACATAATGGGATTAAATGCCTCAATGAACACTATTATTGAATCAGGTAGTAATTCATATTCAATAATAAATATAGGAGATGGTGTGGGAACGTATAATATTAAGTTTAATACATTAGAGATATATAACGAGGATGTAATAATATTAGAAAATAATTTATACATAATAAACTCCTCATCACTGGATGTAAATATAGATTGTAATGTTATAAATGCATATTTGCCATATCTAACCATTAGTGTAACTAACGAATTAATTTTGATAAATATAGTGGCGGATGACTATAATGTAGCAACTCTTAATTCAGTGGTGAAATACTTTAATATAAGAACGAATATAATAAACTCATATATTAATACTAATTATAATACACATTCATTAATATCGTGTTACGGGAAAAATGGAAAATCTAGTTCACATTTGAATGTATTATCCGGCGTACTGAATGCGACAGTTATTAGATGTATCAACAGTTCAAATCTTTACTTGTTAAATATAGTGACAACAAGTGCAATAATAATATGTGATACTTTCAATATTGTGTCTAAAAATATGACTGGTGGTAGAGTAACATTAATAGCCCTCATATGCAATCTATATTTTGTTGTAAATTACTTAAATGTAAATGTATCATCGTCAAGTGTTTACACAATATTTGGTAATTATTCGTTATCAGATAGTTATGCGTCTGTGACAGCAATAAATACTTACATTATTAATTCATTCTTATTAAATTCCACGGGTTATTTTACACGGTTTTTTTCTCTAGATGGTTATAATAATGTAATCATAAATTATTTAAATGGAAATGTAACTTTTTCAGGAAATCATAGTTCCTCCATTTTTTCTTTGAGGAGAAGCGTAACTTATCTTATTGCAAACTTAGGTTACATCTACGTTACAAATATTTGCAATTTTTTAGCATATGGTCAAAATTTATCCGTAAATTATTCATGCTACTGTTTGGTAAACATATATATGTTGTCGGGTTCCGTAAAAGTTTTAACTGACTCAATTTTTTTACCCACTTATCATCCCACTATAAATTTAACATTTAATATAAACATTTTAGATGTCGATATAAATACAATTTCAACTTCTAATCCAAATGTAAATTTTATATCTTTTAATTTTAGCCCGGACGCAGACGTATCATATATAAATATAAATATAAATACATTTTATCTACACAGTTTAACAAGTGCCTTTACTCGCGTAGAAGGAAATGTTATTTTTAGCATGAAAATCAATAATATTATAAATAGATTGTCGTCAGTTATTTCTATGAATAATTTTATTGTAAATGACGGTTCAACATTGTACTTGAACATAAAAAACTTCGATAATTTAAATCTGAACGTTACCAATAATTTATTCAGTATATTAGGATCATCAGTAACTTACATCACATGTGTTAATTTTATTTGTTTTTCACCCTTGGTTTTCAACATAAATGGAACTGGGTATACAAATATAACCATAGATAGGTTGATCACAAATCTTAGAGTTATTAACTTATTACCAACAACTGCTACAACACCTGTTAATGATAATAGTACTGTATATTGTAATATAACATATTGTCAATCAGATGTAGGTGAGAATCAATCGATGATAAATATAAAATCCCCTGGACCAAGCGCAAAATATGTGTTTTCAGGTGCATACAAATGTATTGGTACTGGTTCTAATATAGGCCTTGTTGATTGTCCAGCAGGTCCCATATTTTTGAGTAATGCGATATTAATTACAAGTGGAGCAACAGGACCATCGGATCCTTATAACATCGTTTCTAATGTTAATGCAGTTTTAACATGCTATAATACATGTATGGGAAATAAATCTGTACCTGCTAATGTTTCTTTCAATGTGGCAACTAGTGCTATTAGTGGACCTACTGATAATTACTATGTGTCATCATTTATTTCATAAAAAACTTATATTCATGAATAAATTTCATATACTATATGAGATAATTTTGTGCAAATTATATATTAATTATTTGCTATTATAAACGAAGGACTAATGAACGATGATGAAATTGAAATAGATAACGATGAGGAAGAAGACGATATTGTAAGAAACGATTCTGTATCTTTTCTCATGTTACCCGATGAAATTATAGCACATATTATTACATATTTGGATGATAAACATAAATTATCATTGTTAAACACATGTAAATATTTAAATAGCTTTAAACATATTATTGAATTTACAAGTTATGTACATCTGGCTAAAATTGTAGAATTGTCCTACTTTAATTCATTCATGAAAGTAATTGTTGGAAATACATATTATGATCTACCTAAATATGTCAAATTTTTAAAAATTGACAATAACCTGAAAGATAAGATAAAAATACCATCATCCGTTACTCATTTGACATTTGGTTACAATTTTAATCAGGATATAAATGATTATATTCCCAACACTGTTATTAATTTAACATTTGGATACTGTTTTAATAAATCTATTACAAATTGTATTCCATGTTCTGTTAAATGTTTAACATTTGGCGACAATTTTAATCAACCTATTAATTCACTACCACCATCAATAAGACACTTAACATTCGGAAGAAATTTTAATCAAGTAATCGTGAATGATATTCCACCATATGTCATAAATTTAACATTTGGTGATAATTTTAACCAATCGATTGAAAATTCAATTCCTAATACAACAAAGTATTTACGATTTGGATTTAATTTTGATTATCCAATAGATGGACATATTCCATCATCTGTTACTCATTTAACACTAGGATCCGATTTTAATAAACCTATTAGAAAAAAGCTACCAAATTCAATTACACACTTAACGTTTGGTTTTGATTACGATTATCCAATAGATGGTATTATACCCGATTCCGTTATAAATCTGATATTAGGAAATGAATTTAATCAGCCCATAAGAGAAAGACTCCCAGATTCTATTACACATTTATCATTTGGTAACTGTTTCAATCAAATAATTTTTGATATTTTACCAAGATCATTGATTCACATACATTTTGGAAATGATTTTAATAAAAGTATATATGGTTGTCTTCCAGATACACTTATGTTTCTCAAATTAGGATATCATTTCAATCAACCGATAGATAAATGTCTTCCCAATTCATTAATATATTTGAAATTTGGTTTATCATTTGATCAGCCAATATATAATTGCATACCAGATTCTGTTGTATATTTGATATTCGGAGATAGGTTTAATAAACCCATTAAGGGATGTATACCTGAATCAGTTGTCTATTTAAGGTTCGGTAATTGTTTTAATCAATCAATAGTGTCGTCTATTCCAAATAAAGTGAGAAGCATATATTTTGGAAATGATTTTGACCATGATATAAATGATAATATACCACCATCAGTTAAACATATAAATCTTGGAAGAGGGTTTAAACAGCATATTAGTGATTCGTTATTAAAATCAGTCGAAAGTATTACCCACTATTAGAGTGTCAATTTGTTGATATTTTTTGTGAATATTGGTAATTATGTGTACTTATGTTGAAATTTTTAAAAATTATATACGAATAAAAAATTTTTTTTAATAAAAAAAATGCTCATGGATTGAAGATAGATTTGTTTTGGGAATTGAAATCCGTATCTACATATCCAGTATTTCTTCATCTTCGTAATTAAGAGCAAATTTTTTTAGATCGTCAAAGGATATGGGATCAATATTTAGGATTTCTTCATCTTCGTGATTTCGAGAGAATATTTTATATCGTCAAAGAAAATTGGATCAATATTTAGGATTTCTTCATCTTCATAATTAAGAGAATTTTTTTTTGAGACTGTCAATAGTATTTTGTGAAGTTGGAGACATGATAAACTCGTTCAGCTGTTAAGTTTTTTTACAGGTGAGTTTTGGAAATATTTTCACAAATTGTCTCACAACAATCTTAAGTTACATTATACGTCGTTGATGGAAAAATTGGTTTAAAATACACATTATTGATTTAAGTATTGGGCTATAGTTGAGAGTTTCATCAGTATTTTGATCAAAGGTATAATTGAAGTTTTCTAAATTTCTGGGTAGGTCTCTCTATTTTTTTTGATCCATAGATTTTTTTGTTCTTTCTATCTCTTGTTCTTTCGAGTAAACAACATCAATAGTTCAATTCTCCGGTGGACTTCGCAGGTTTCTTCCCAGCAAAGGTGGATATTATGCATGACAAAGTGAGATTCTCTTAATTGTAGGTTTGTTGGTTTGTAGGTTTTATGTTGAGTAAGAATTCATCAAATTGGTCAGATGAATTTCATATGTTTGGTTTTAATCCTGCAATGCAGGGTTAAATATTATTTATTTATTGATATTTAGATGTATAAAAAGTTGGAATTTTATCATCTATAAATTTCAATTCTTCTTTATTAAAATTATTAGATCTCATTGTGTACACTAATTCATACAACATCTTTTTCTCGCTATCAGTAAAGGTTGAAGCTGCCTCAAATATATTGTACATATCATCAATATCGTGTTTACCATTAAACTTGTTGAATAACTTGGTCATGATCCTGATTTTATCAACCTTTATTTGAAAATAACATATTAAACTGTAAAAATTAATAGATTCATAAATATCAAAATTTTTAGAATTAAATGTAGCGGTGTGCATGTTAGTAGGAATATTTTCAAATAATTTTGGATCCGAACAGTGTCGTCATCTTTCTCTAAAACTCGTAAACATAATTTGAAAATATTTACTATATGTCATAATTAACAATTTATGAGTTTTTATCTCTACACCGTTGTCAAATATCAATGTTACATCACAATTATAATATCGTTCACTTAAATCGAAAATGTTAATATATGGATTATCAAAAATTCTTTTTTTCATGTTTATTACAACTTGTCTATTCGTGACCAACTAATATATTTCAATGAACAATTCATTAGTTTATCACTCGATTAGTCAATATATAATTATATACTAGATTCTGTTATGTATTTGATATTTGGAAATATATTTTATTTTGAGTATAAAATTACCAAATTAGTCGGGTGAATTTCGTATATTTGTTTTTAATCCTGCAGTGCAAGATTATCTTTAATAATAATATCTGAATATAAAATATGTTGGAACTTTATTATTATTCTTTTTATTTTATTCTACAAAAATAAAATAATCTTTTAATCAAATAATATCTTGCTTATATGTTGTTCTTTAAAGTTGAAAAAATGTGAGAATTTTTTTTCCACGTTATAAGATTTTTAATCAAATATAAAATAAACAAATAATATGTTGGTTCTAGACGAAATTCATCGATGATAAATTGAGGAATATGTATGTCAATCTTTTTGATCGACATTTCATTTAATAATTTTACCCTACAGTATAATAACCACTCTAAAGTAAATTTCTCCTCTGAGCATATTTTATCCCGGAACATTTCCTCTATAATTGATATTTCATTAACAAATTCTATATATCTTTTAAGCATCGTTTTTGTATTTTTAAATAAGTGGATATTACTTACAATATTTTTGTTTAAAATATTAGTATAATCATCAATAGCACTTAGATATTTTTTATGCTCATTAAAATATTCAACATCTTTTATTATAATTATTTTAGGATTATCACTATTATAGTCAAAATAATATTTATTTGAAGTTTTAAAACTCTTATCAAATTTAATTAATATCAGAGTGTTTATATATGGTATTTCTTCATTACCTGGCCTATGCTTTACGTTTATATAATTTACTATATGTGTATGTTTAACTTTCCTGTTTAACCAATAACAATACATTGGCTTATCAATGTGATCTTTATAGATAAATATGGCTCTGCTGGCATCAAAATTAAAAAATTCATTATTATTTTCTTCCATTTTCTCTTTCTTTTAAATAAAAAAATTTCTTAAATAAAAAATTTTTTATCATATATATAATTTTTATAATTGTCTACAATAATAATTGATAGTTATTAAGTTCAATGTTTCATCAACAACGTATCTCATAATAACAAATAAATATGTATATATGATTGGATTTATTTTAATTTTACAATGTAAAATTATTAAGTTTCCATTTCAACATAATGGACATTCTTTTTCATTATCACCTAAACAATATTTGTGAAAAACATGTTCACATCCAAAATGTCTATTTTCTTTATTTACTTCCGAGTTGCACATACTACATATATTCTTAATATCCATTTTGTATTCATTTATAAATTTCAATTCTTCCTTATCATATAAATGCGATTTTTTAATATATATTGTTTCAAACAATATCTTTTTCTTTTCACTATCAAATGATTTAGCCACTTCAAATATATCATTCAGCTCTCCAATACTGTATTTCTTTTTAAATTTGTTGAACAATTTCCCCATGATGTTGTGTTTGTTGACCCTTATTTCGAAATACAATATTAATCTATAAAATTCAATGGACTCATATATATCAAAATCTTTTTTGTTAAAATTTGCTGAATAAATATCGTCAAGTATCGCATTAAATATTTTTGAATCAACATCATGTAATTCAATCCTGTCTTCATTTTCTTCTTTAAAATTTTTAAACATAGATTGGAAATATTCGCTATACATCACAAGAAGAATTCTGTGCGTTTTAATTTCAACATCATCGTCAAAAACAAATGTTATATCACATCTTCTATAACGAAAATCGGAATCAAATATGTTAGTATAAGGATTATCAAATATAGTTCTCATGTCTGTTTTTAAAGAATATGTATCATAAAGTAAATCTTTTTTGTGTAAAAAAAAATTGTTTCTCTATGTCATTTTTTAATATTTATATTTAAGTATTTATGAATTGCTCATTAGTTACTTATGAATTACACAATAATTATTTAGAACTAATTATGTTTAGCACACTTAACAAAACATTAGATTCACCATAACACTTGACGAAGTCAAGTGTTATGGTGTTAGAACAGCTAATCCCCTTTATGTTAATCAGTATAGAACGACCGCCAGGGAGTTCTATACTGATTAACATAAAGATTATTGCATTTTCTGTATGTGTTTTGCTGCGTCTAATTAAATTTAAATGGTTCTGTGTAACATATCACAGTTACTTTGAAGATTATTATTTATCATTAATAATATCAAACATATAATATTTTAAAATAAATGATCAACAACTTGCGATGTTAATTAAAAAATTTAGAGAAAAAATTTTTTAATCAACACTGTGACAGTAATTAGTAGTAATAAACAATGATAAACAAAATTGCTTCATTTTTCAATTCAACATATTCATATATATCAAATTTGTTTATTGACAAAAGAGAAAGAAGTATAAGCTATATCAGAATTAACAATAAAAATAAAAATAAAAATTCTACTATTATCCTCAATATCGTAATAAATTTGTGTGAATATTTTCTCACTAATGAATATATTCCAATTAATAAATATGTACTTGAAAATTCTGATAATTTTCATAAAGTAATAAGAAGAATAGATGTAGTAAATGATATTTACAATCTTTTTGGAAATTTTGACAATTGTAATTATTTCGATAATAATATGTTAAAAATTTTTTATTTATTTGAATGTGGAAAATCTGAAGAAATTCACTTATGTGAAAAAGATATACATGATTATATTATGTTTATTGATTTTGCAATAATAGATCCAATTGTTAGTTTTATTCATTACTTGCGTATTTCAAAATTTATAAATGAAAATAATTATTATTGTATTTATCATTTAATGGGTGAAAATAACATCATATGTAAAGAGCTAATAATTCACTTACCTCTTAAAATTGCACATTTGTATCCACAATTTAAAGATTGTATAGGTCTGTGGTTTAAGCATAATTTTGATTATGTTTTCGAAAATATAAATGTGAATACAACTTGGTACTTACATGAAAAATTATTTGACAATAATAAATATGTCTATGATAGTGTTAGATTAAAATATTATGATATTATTAGAAATAATTCTTAAAGTATCATATGTTGACTATATATACAAAATTTACAATGTAAATTTTACGATATTAATATTATATGATTGTGAACATGTTAATAAATATATTGTAACTTTATCATAAGGCGGAGTTTTTTCCATCGTAAATGAAACCTTATCCTTTTTAAAATTGAAAAAAAAAAAGGGATTTTGCAAAAGTTTACAATGGTTATACAGCTTCTCCTGATATCCGTAACAGTACACATGTGTGGGCTATTTTACAATAGGTTTTTAAATAGGAATGATAAAGTAGCAAAAATTTCAAAATCTGAAGAAGCTAAATATGTTGAAGTGGAGAAAAATAATGGTGTGGTTACCAATAGTATTAAGCAATCATCTACAACATACAATGATAATTATTTATACGAAGATTGTGAAGATCCGAATATGGTTGATGAAGTTTATAACAATTCATTAAATAACACACATGGAACATCATCAATTTTTATTGATAATTATTTTCCTGAGGACAATGATGATTATGTAAAAACAATAAGAAAAATTGAATTAATTGATGATATGTACAAAACATTTGACGATGTAGATATTGACGATCATTTTGATGTTGATATGTTGAAATTATTCTACTATTTTGAAACAGAAAAAAAAGTAGAATTATCATTTTATATTGGTCATATTCATGATTATATTAAATTTATTGATTTTACAGTGTTAAATCCACAGATAAGCCGCAAACATTACAGATATATTTCTAAATCGATCAATAAAGGTAACTTTCGTTATTTTGAACATTTATTTTCTGATAATGTTAATATATGTAGTAGTTTAATAATTTACTTACCTATTGATGTTGCTAAGTTATTTAAAGATTTTAAAGATTATGAAGACTTGTGGCTTGATCATAAATATGAACGGTTTGATCATAGCAGTGTGAAATTATTACGGTTTACATCTGAAAATCTTTATAAATATGTAAATACTATACCCACTCATACAAATAATAATAGATCAATATCGTATCTTAGGTATGGGAACGCTGCTACGAATATATGTATTAATTATGAAGGTATCACTTTAAATATTTATAATAAATATCATAAATATATATTTACAATGTAAATGTGTATATTCAGAAAAATTTTCTTTAATAACATTCCAAAACAGTCTGAAAGAGATAATCTCAAAAATGTTAGTGTTAAAAGAGACTGCAGGTGTAATAGAAATGATTGTAAAAAAGGTGGGTACAGTTATGTGTCAAACTCTAATAAGTATTTTTCTTAAAGTGACATATGATTAATTTTTTTTCTTAAAAAAAAGATTAACAATGGGGTGGATCTATCTGTACAACGGAATTGAATTAAATTATGACGACTTTGATTCATTAAAGGATAAAAACAAGACAGGATATAGTGTATATGATTTCATTACCGAAACGAATGCTTTCCTAGATAAAAATAATTCAAGGTTGAATCTTATCGATGGTGGTGACGAACCAACTAACGAAAGAATCATTGTAGGATATAATATTGATGGAGAGGAAGTCAGTAAATATTCAACATCTTCATTTGCCACCGATTTACCAAAATTTAAACCATTTGATGAATTTAAATCAGATATGGAAATTTTGAAAAATCATTTGGATATATCAAAAGTTATTGAAGAGAACTACATGCTTCATGTTATCCACAGTAATTAATCTGGTATAATAATTCAAAAAGAAATTAATGTAATTCGTAAATAAACAATGTTTATTTATGATGATATTTCATTTGCAGAAATATGATGAAAATATAACACAGATAAAGTATATTATAAAAGATATCAATATACTTTTTAACACTTTTAATATAATTAATATCGTTTGAGTTGATGACGCTTGTTGTTTTGTTAAATCAGCTATTATTTGAGTTGATGATGCTTGTTGTTTTGTTAAATCAGCCAATATGGATGTTATATCAGCAAACATATTTATCACTTCGGTAGATATTCCTAATCTATTATTGGGGTCAGTAGTTAATTGGATGTTATTATTCATTAGTTCAGTAGATATTCCCAACATATTATTACCATTCATTATTTCGGCATATGTCCTCAATTTATTATTAGAATCGGTAATCAATCTAATATTTTCGTTTATATTTTCATTAATATGTTTAACTTTAGTTATTATATCTCCAATATTTCCAACTGTGCTCTTCATCACTTGTACATCTGCTTCAAAATTTAACATCATTTTCATAATATCTATTCTTTCCATGGTATCAATGATGATATTTACAGTATTTCCAAGTTTATTAAAAAGTCTATTCATTTCAGCTTTTATTATCTTCTGTTCACCATTTATTTTTGCCAATTCATCAACAACTTTTTGTAATGTATCACTATCTAAATTTGAATCTGATGGTGAAGCGTCATCGGATTCAGATTTTTTTGTTAAATCTTTAATTATATCACCAATCTTATCATTAACATCGTTAATTTCGTATTGTTTAATATATTTGGAAACACACTCACTTAAAAATTTCATACATTCAATGATAATTTTTGTCTCATTCCATCTGCAGTTGAAAGTCCTTCTTACAATCTCCATATAATACGTATTAAATTTGCTAATATCAATTTCTGAATATGATACATTGTCAACTGAATACATAAATATTTTTACATCCATTTCACATTTTTTATTCTCATTTAATTTGTTTCTATTTATTATATCAACTAAAATTTTATTATTTTCTTTATGTTTAACAGAAAAACTTTGTATTTCTCTCATATCCTTGAAATTTTCAAGATTCATTTCAGGTTCTCTTATACATTTTTCCACTCTTTCCAATATAATTCCAACGTTAACATAAATATGTGTAAATTTCTTCAATAAATCAGATATAATTTCTTCTTTTGATGCGTCACAAGATAATATTTTCTTTACATCCTCATTATTATTGAAATCAATATCAATCTTTAACAATGATGATTTTATTTTGTCCATTTTCGCATCAAATAGTGATGTATCGAAATTATTTAAATCATATTCTAAATAATCTTTGTACATTTTGATTATGATACAAAAAAGACCATATATGTCATAATCCATTTGATGAATTATTTTTCCATTATCGTCTAACACAGAATTAATGTTATCAATGGATTTCTTACATCCTTCATCCCCTTCATTTCCCTTTGATTCTTTATGCACATCGATAAGCACTGTTCTAATTTCTTTCTTTGTCTTTATGAATTCGTAAAGAAGCTCTTTCACTTCTAAAGTGTCACAAATGCTATCATATATGTTAAATTCCATCGGAATTTTTTTGTATAATTTTTTATATAATTTACTATTAAATTTTATTTCCAACTTAATTTAATTATAAAGTTTATTGATTAATTGATTTTAAAATATTTGCTCCTTCTTCTGGAGTTATGTATCTTCCCGCCGAATCTTTACTTTTCTTTTTATCTACATATGTTACAACCATCACTAATGCTAACACAACAATTATAAGTCCTATAATTGATATCAATATCCACACCCAAACTGGGACCGGTTCAGACGTCCCAACCTCCGTGTCACACTGAAAATATCCAAGTTCATCCGGAATACATCTTCCGGAAGGGCATCTACCGTTACAATTTCCACCACATTCAGATCCATAACATTCATCTTCTGAATCCATGGGAATACATCTATAACCAGATGGTTCTTGAACACATTTTTCATTGGGTGAACAGTAACCATAACATTCACCTACACACGGTTTTCCATAACATTCACCTCTTTCACAATTGTATACACCATTTGTAACATTGCAATAAGTACCTGCAGCACATGATCCATAACAACTTCCACCACACGCTCCGTCACATGTGCCCGAAGACGGAACACATGTGTATTTCCCGCTTACTGTGGAACATGTAAATCCATTTGGACATTCACCTGAACATCTACCATTGTCCCACCCACATGTTGGCCCACATCCATTTATGTTAACAGTACATTCGTATATATCACCGTTTCTTAAACAATTTAAAGAATTACATGAGCCCAGACAAACGCCAAAAGGACCACTACATCTATTGTCCGAACATTTATTATAGCACGAGTAAACACCTCCTTCATTCTGTGAGCATATTTGACCAGATTCGGGACAATAACCAGGACATTCACCTCCACATACACCTGTACACAATTCATTGTTCACACATTTATTGTATATACATCGATAATCACAATGCCAATCTGGCTGTCCAATATATGAGGATGATACATTAAAATTTCTGAATGAGATATTTACCTCAATCTTTGAACTGGTGAATGTTCTATTGTAAACAGTGAAAATGGCAGAGTGGTTATCAATGATGCTTTTCACTTCAAATATTGTATGAACGCCAGATGGATTCTCTACATCTATTCCCTGTAATGTGAATATTGGTAATTTTCTAAATGGATCAATGTATAAGTAATTAAGGATTGTTTGATCATCAGGGTCAAATGTTGGGTCATCCACATCCTCTCTATTAATTGTTCTTATATGATATTTTCCATTTATCTCCAGACATGTAGCGGGTTGTAATGTTTCAGAAAAAATTAATTGTCCAAATGGGATAAGTTGTGGACTGGCTGTTTCATTTATAAATATTAACTCATATTGACTGGAATAGCCCGTGAGAGCAGGTTGCAACAATCTATTGTTAGAATATAATGCTGAGAATATATTCATATTTTATATTAACGATATTAAAATATAATTATTCAACATACTGGTAAGTCATGTCAATATGTTGTGTATGAGATAAGCTCAAGATTATTTTATATTCATGTGTGGAAAATTACATATTATTGTCAATTTTTTTTGATAAAATTAAATCATGATTTTGGAAATCAGCAAATGTGTTTATGGTAAAGATGGCAAATATTGTACCGAATGTAAAGTTCAAAAATATTGTGTTGAAGATTGTCAGGAAAAAGATTTGCAAAAGTACTTTCGAGAACATATTAAGAAAAATTGGTCACAGATGATTAAGTTTGTTATTAATGTTTTTAAATATGAAATTGAGAAGAGTGGCCACGATTACATTATAAGACATTTCGTAACATGTGTAAAGGATAGTCAAACTGTCCCCAATGTTAAATATTGGACTTTTGCATTAATAACCACTAAAAAGTATCCAAAAACAATAAATATGTTTTTCAGTGATCATGAGGATGGAGTAGTAAAGAAATTTGATCATTACGATTGTATTCACGAAAATATTTTATATAGTGAAGATGATAATCCTTTCTCTGATGACATTGGTATTAGATGTTTTAAGGTAAAGGCAAGTGAGCATTATACATACTTTTATATAGATTGGAATACCGGCGAAATATACCGTGACGACAAATTGGATGAAAATAATCTAAGATAAACAATGTAAAATTATAAATTGTACATTGTATAATTTTATCTTCCATTCAAATTTGATAAAATTTGATATAATTTTAAACACTTTTTTCAGCTTAAAATAACATAAACATGGAGGAAATTATCAATTACGCAAAAGAATTAAAAACGACGAATAACAAAGAAGAGGTTAAAGGAAAAATAATCAATAAAATTAAACAATTAGCTCCTTTAAGCTTCATGAATTTTTCCACTCTGTATGGATTACATACTCTTTGCCATTTGGATGATGATATTTTGGATTATTGCAAATTGTGTTATAACGAACTTGACTCATATCAATGTAGCACCATCACTCTCAAAATAGACACATTATTCGACGAAATTATCGAATTGAGAAAGATGAATGTTATTACACAGCATTCAATTGATCATTGTTTAAGTAGAGTCAACACAAAAGAAAAATTGGAAACTTTAATTTCGGTTGGAGCAGACCCAAAATCAAATGATAATTAATGTCTTATAAATGCAGCAGATGAATCAGAAAATATTGATGTTATAAAATTACTTTTGGAAAATGGAGCTGATCATAGGGCTAAAGGATATAAGGCGTTATGTAACTCTATACTGTTCAGTGGAGGAGTTGTTGTTGATTATTTATTTGAGTTGATGGTCAACGATGTCGGTGTAGATAATGGTCTTACAAATGGAATATTTGATAAAGTATACAATTATGCACTCATGGGTGCAAATAAGGTCATTATCAAAAAATTACATTTGTTGGGTTATAAATGTGGTATTCCACCTGATATAGTAAAACAAGATAATTGGTCATGGAAAATTATGCCAAGTGTGATAGCATATGTACAAAATCTTAATTCACCCGATGAGATCCTCGCTAATTAATCATATCAACTAATATAAATTATACATTGTATAATTTATTCGCTGTACAGTTCATTCACCGCACAATTTATTTTCCATACATTTTATTCATCAGCATGCCCAACTAGCATATTTTGAAATATTTACGAATATATCAGATGCTGACAACATTGTTTTCTCTCTTAAACATTCATTGAATATTATACACATGTCTGACATTCCATGTTCAGTATTATTCTTTAAAGCTTCATTATATGTTGGTAAATATATTTCCGTATACTCTTGGATTTCAATTCCTATCGGAATTTCATCATCGCGCTCAGAAATATACACCAGTTTTCTATTTAGAAATTTTAAACATAATGTGGTTTTAGAAGGGTCTCGAGCATCTGATCCTAAAAATAAAGCACAAAATATATATCTTAACATCAGCTCCATATGAATATATTCTTGTGGTGAATTATATATTACAACTATGATATTATCTCCAAACAAAATCTCATATATCAATTTTTTATAAAATATTACAAATTCTTCTGTTAAATGCTTTATGTTATTTATATCACTCTCATAATCTAAATCTATTCTTAAAAGAATTGAAACTATATCATCTTTCTGTTTTTTCCATGAGTATCCTGTATCTAGATTTATTACATATCCATTTTGTGTAAGTACATGGTTGTTTCCTAATATGTTAACTTTTCTATTTTTTATCTTTTCTTTTGAATCGTTGATTATTTCTGTTATCATTTCTTTGAAAGATGTGGATCCTAATATAACATCAATAAATCTGATCATGTTATATTCATAAGTCAATGTGATTACATATATTCTGTAAAATTCAGATCGTTGTCTTTCATCCAAAATACTGAAATATATTATGTTATATATTCTTACCTTCAAATTATGATCAATATCTTTTACAACATTATATGTATTGATTAATCTTAAAGCATCTAAATTTTCATAATGTATAACATCTTTATCTTTGTCGTATATATACTGTTCTAAAGTCAAATATTTTAATATCAACTGTTTCAATACAAGCTCATCTGGAAATTTTAAGTCCATTTTACATTTTAATTTGTATTTTGGTTTCTCATTTTATGTCGGTTAATATCAGGTCTTCTGCTTCTTCTTTTAACATCTATTTCCTCTGACTCAACCTCTTCAATTTCTTCAAAATTTATATTAACGCATATATTTTTTTCTTTAAGATACTTATTTATTCCCATTTTGATTGCTTTACTCATGTCACTTTTTGGCAACATAGTGTAGTACATTTGTGATATATTTGATGCAATATTTTCCATAGCTCCCGATTGATGTTCAAACACCAGATCCTTACCTTTATGTTTTAGATGATAATTGTTCAATTTTGATATTATTGAAAAAAGTAAATTTGCATCTTTTTGTGAAATGCTAACGACGGGATTGAGTTTTCTCAAAAAACTCAAACATATCTTTGTAAGATCTTCTGATTTAAATGGTCTTAAAGTCATAACGTGAGGAAATCTTCTAGGTAATCCCTGATTTGACTTCATGAATCTTTCTTTCATATCATCTTCATAACCAGCTGCAATAACAATGTTAAGTCCTTTCATTTCAGTCATAAAATTAACAAGTGCTGTTATAGCTTCATTTGTGTGATCATGACCATTTAGAGGTGGTGATAAATCATATGCTTCATCTAACAATAATACACCCTCCAAATTAGATAAAAGTAAATCTCTTGTCTTTTGTCCAGCAGAATTAACGAAGGGTGTAGTGAAATCTACCTTCGTGACCAACATAAATCTATTTCTCACTAAAATACCACTCTTACTGTATACATATGCAATTACTTCACCTGTTTTACTTTTACCAAATCCTGATCTACCGTATAACAAAATATGTTGGAAATTATTGCTGAAAATCCTGGGGTTCATTGCAAATGTATATAATCTTTCAGCTATATGATCTTTAACTTCCTCTCTACCTATCAATGTGTCCAATCCATCATTTGGATTATGTAAAGCATCCAATATATTCTCCTTCACTTTCTCAATTGTTAGGTCCTTTTGTTTCTCCTTTATACATTTTAAGATTTCCTCTATTTCCTTTAAAGTGCTTTTCAATGAATTTATAGTCTCAGCTTTCTCACCAACATGATTCACTTTAAATCCCTCCCTTCCAAGAATATCTAACTTACTCTTAGTTTCATGATATAATTTAACATATGTCTTCTTCTTTAACTTGTAATTCAAAATCATGCTATTTCTAAATTTATTCAAAAATTCCTTGTCATGTATAACCTTTGTAAAATATTCATAATTGACAATTTTAACTTCTTCAACAGCACCATTTTCAGTAACACTTCCAATCATCACTTTTTCGTTTGAGATATTAAAATTATCAGGTACTGATCTTAACTCTTCGTCATCATCTACTGTTAATTCTTCCTCCTCCTCAATCTCGTTCTTAATTTCTTCTGCATAACTCTTCTTCTTTGATAAGGTATAAATATAATAACTTAACAATATTATAACTACAATAATTAATGCAAAAATTATTGGATGATTTGTCAAAAGGTTTAATGACTCCTTTATCAAAATTATCCCCAATATTGTGATTAACATGATGCTGATTATAAATTGCAGCTCCATCTTTTATTTATTTTTATTTACATAAAATATATTTTCGATTTTTATTAACTAAATCATAAAAAATAGAAAATGCTGAAACATTTTTAATTATGTAAAAATGGAACTTTATAAAGCTCCAAAATTTGATTCATGGATTGACGGTAACATGACCATTGCTCAGAGGATTGTTGATATTTTCAGAAAATCCGATAATTTTAAATTGAGAGATTACGATGGTAGAGATGAGTTTTATAATGAATATATGAGCAAATTTGAAGAATATGTTGATGTGTTGAAGAATGAGAGTGAAATCAGAGATATATCATCATATCTGAATGTTATAGATAATGTAAGAGATGTCTTATGTATTCTAGCGAATAATGGATCTTTAAATTTTACACATTTTTTGATTGCCTACATTCATGTGCTTAAATATATAGATGTAGTTAAAGATATTATTAAGATTGATGATAATCATGTGATTATCGAAAATGCTATTTATAGTTTATTTAGTGCTGAGAGCATCTCCCCATCTTCAAATGTTGATAATATTTTTGACATTTTTATTAGATATTCTGAAAAACATCCTAGAGTAGTTCCATTCACATCACAAACAGGTGCGTTTGGCATGAATACATTTTTGTATTTATATTTTAATAATATTTATCCAGTGGCATGTAGTTCAAATCCATATCCTGTTCACAATAATACTTTTGAAGGATCTATAAACACTATGGGTCATGATTATTCACATTTGAGATCTTATCGTATTATGAACGGTACTGTTAATGAAGATATCGGTATGAGACGCTTCACAAATAAGGTGGTTCCAAACATGAATTTATTCAAAGAATATATGGAGAGAATTAAAATAATATATAGGATGATCTTCAACAGTAATTTAACAGACGGTCAAATTAAGGGGTTTATTATATACCTGTTTAATTATATTCATGAAAGAGGAATTATCATAAATTGTAATAAAGAAAATGAAATAAATCCTGGAGACGAAATTCCATTATTGTTTAGAAACGACTATTATACACCTGAAAGATATGGTTTTAATTATGATGATGTGCGTGAATATGTCATAAATAAAAATAAAAAATATCTTTTATATACTTTTGAATATGTGTATAAAGTAAGTGATGAAATTCATAACGATTTTTGTAAACGCTTTGGAAGTATCATTAATATTGATGATTTTAGGGAAATATTAAATAAGTTGTAATTATATTGTAAATTAATCTCATTTATAATGCACTGCATTATAAATATGTTTTGTCTTATACCACATATTTATTTTTTTGGATTTTATTTATAAAATAATCATGTTTATTTTTTACATTTTATTTTTTTTGGATTTTTTATAAAAAAATCGCATATATACTTTTTCATGTTTTATTTTGAATTTTTTATGAAAGATTCACATATATATTTTTCATATTTTATTTTGGATGTTGTATAGAAAATTTCGAATATACACGTCTTTTCCATTCATTATATGTTTTAATCATTTCACGTTCTGCTTCAGCATCTCTTCTATAATGTCCCAAAGCTATGAAAACTGGCCATGTAGCTGCCATTGTCATTGTTTTGTAACTATCACCATATCTTTTTCTTGTATTATCATATAATCCGAAAGCAATTCCAGAATAACTTCCTACTAAAACGCACAATAAGCAAGTGTTGACATTCATGTTGGTTGGATAAAGATTTTGATTTAAAAAATTTTATTTAGCATATAATTTTTGTCATATTTGTACATGCTGTACTGTATCTGAAGTTGTTTAAAAATATAGTATCGTCAAGAACACGCATTGTATCTTATTTGTAATTGATAAAAATATAGTGTTATCAAGAATACTACCTCTTCCTTTTTGTTACTGTATCTTCTATAATATTTATCATCTTGGCGGACTGGAGCATAAATTTATAACTAGCATAAGTACATAATAAATATGGCCATATTGCTGATACAAATAATATTTCACCCTTCTTATCTTTTAACAACATCCTCACCCTTATATCTCTGTATATACTGGTTGCTACAGTTAAATATCCAATAGGTAACAAATACTTTACTGTTCTTCTTATGTTCATTTTATATATAAAATTACACTTATGGATGATTTTAAACTTAAAAATATAAAAGAGGAAAATGTTAGAGATATACAACGAAATATATGAAAATGTTGATTTTATTAAATCTTATTCAGTTGACAATGGTGTTCTTAATCTTTTAATATTTAATTATTATACAGGATCTTACATTATGGGTTTTGACATTAAAAAGAGAATCAAAATTTATGAAAAGAGAGTGAATTGTAGGAATACATGTTTATTGGATAATTTCATATATGTATATACAACTACAGATATTACAATTCATAATATTGGCGATTTTAAAAATGTTAAAGATGTGGATACATTTGAAAATATTTATAGTGAAGTACTTAAATGTTTACGTTTATCATTGAGTTATATTATGAAAATAAATGATGTTAACTGCTATATTATGAAAGTAGATTATGAGGATGTTGAAAATAAAAAAAATTCATATGTGATAAGCAGAATTGATGGTAATGATATTTTATATAGGATTTATTTATCTAAGAAAAATATTGATGTGTCAGATGTTTCAATTGTTGGTAACAACATATATTTACCTTTTACAAATTGCAAGATTATGAGTTGTAAAAACATTTTAATATTTTATATGTCTGTTAACTCTAAAAAATATCCCTCAAGAATTCCGTTATACACATATATAAAATTTGATATGATAACAAACAAATTTACCACTGTTGATTTAACATCTATTTGTAATTTTGAAAACATTTGTAACAAAAAATATAGTAACGGATTGAGGAAAAATATTTACAGTGTTGATTTGTATAATTCACACAAGATATTATTCATTTGTATGGATAAAATATATATTTTGTATGATTTTATGAAAGATTCATATGAGTTATTAGATAATACAGAACATATTGTCAATATATTGTCTTTCGATTATAATGGATGTGAGTATAGAGCATATTTAACAAAAAGTAAAAGTGATGTTGGAATCGATAAAAGACTATGTATACACAAAATAAGCGGCGATTTCGAACGTGCTAAATATAAGAATGTTGATTGTAAAAACATGATTAAAATTGGTACTAAGGATGAGCTAGTTAAAATGTCACTAAATTTATTAAAATACAGAAGCTGTTTTATTAGGTCATTATGTGATGATATGGAAGTGGTTGACAATTCGTTAATATCAGATTGTTATAAAGATATAACAATTTATAAAGAATATGTTGAATCAAATAATTTTATGGATAAAGTAGATGATTATGATAAAATTTATCGTTTATATAGCATATGTAATTTTTTACAGGATGTAGATGTGAATTATTTGGCAGAATTTATTGTAATGTATGTTAAAAGTAATAATTTAAACATTGACGAGGCTTTTAAGTGGATAGATTTGTTATATGGAAGTACATGTGATGAACAGTTAGATGTTTTAATATTTGTTGTGAAGATTAAATTTGGCGATATATTGTTTAACGAGAAAATATCTGATGATTTATTAATGTTGAATAATTACATTAAAAATATGATTGGTGACTTTGTATTCACCAGTGATATTATAACGATAATTTAATATTTAATTATAATTTTCAACTTAATTTAAAAAAAAATGAAAACAATATTTATAACGGGTGCAGGTATATCTGCAGAGTTGGGATTAGAAACATATTCTGATAAAAATTCTGAAAATAAACCAGAAAAGCATTTAAGTACATTAAATACATTAGAAGATATATGGAACTATTTATCACCATTATATGAACAAATTGATTCTATTAAATTACCAGAATATCATGGTTCACATTATGAAATTGTTGATTTTTGTAAATTTGGAAATGTGACAGTTCTAACACAGAATATAGATGGTTTTCATTTGAAAAAGAAACATGATTATATCTTTGAGAAAAATCCTGAATATATTTATAATGTAATTGAATTACACGGTACTCATTCGTTTATTAAATGTAACTATTGTGTTAAATATTATGAATGGAAGGGGTCGATAAAATGTATAAAATGTGGAATAACATGCAGACCAGATATTGTTTTATATGGTGAAGCAGTGAGACTTTTAGATGAAGCTAAATCCAGGTGTAAAAATGTTGATTTGTGTGTAATTATTGGTACATCTTTTAAATTTGGGTATTTGAGAGATTTTGCAGTAAGAGTGAAACAAAGAGGAGGTTATGTAATAAACATTAATTTGTCTAAAAGTTTAGATATAGCTGATACAAATTTAAAATTATCATCACTTGAAGGTTTATTATTAATTAAAGATATTATTGATAAATATATGCCCATGAGCAGAAAAGATTGGAAAAACTGCTTTATGGATATGCAAATTTATTCATAATTTGAGTTGTTAATAATTATTTATTTTACTATGTAAAGTAATTTGTCAATAAATAACCTTTTCGTTAATAAATGGCCGATAAACAAAATATCACGGTTGATCCGGCTGAAAAATCAATATATGAAATTGAAGCGTCGATAGCATCACGTTTACCACCTCTATCAAAAGATGAAATTAACAAATTGAATGAGAAAACTGATAAAGACAGTGAAAGAAGAAGGAGATGGAGAGAAAAATATTCTAATAATCAGTATGATAAAATAAATGTTTCATTATAGATATAAATTTGATTTATAATTGTGTAATTGATAGCTTAGTTTATCTTGATAATTATAATATACCTTCATATACTGTTGAAAAATCTGTGTATGAAATTGTATTTGAGACATTTTCAAGATTAAAAATAATGTTGAATTCAAAAGTATATCGGGATTTTGTAAAGGGTAAACATGGTGAATTTTAATTATTTGTTTTACATTGTAGAATAATTTATCAATAAATATTTCTTTTGTATTAATAAAATGGCAGATGAACAGAATAGTAAAGTTAATTTAGCTGATAAATCAATATATGAAATTGAAGCTTCCATAGCATCTGATCTTAGATCTAAACCTTTGACAAAAAGTCAAGAGGATCACTTGGATAAGTTAAAGAAAAGTGCTGCTAAATATATTGAAACGCGGAATAAGTGGAGAAGTAAACATCTTAATAATGTGGTGAAAAATAATGTAACAGATGAATAATTTTACGAATGTTGATATGTGTAAATTTCATATTTATTATAAATGTTAAATATTATTTTTTACTTATTAAAATGAGCGATATAAAAAACATAGATGATAATCATAAATTGAATAATAATTTGGGGAATGTTGAAAAACATGATGTATTTCATAATACGGCTAAGAAATCTATGTATGAAATTGAAGGTGAAATAGCATTACAACTTGAAACGAATGATAAAATGAATGATGAAACAAAGAAATATTTTGATGAATTAGCAAAAAGTGCTTATGATTACTTTTGGAAAACAGGTGATTAGTATATTTATTGTTTATGTATCTGATAGATATGTAAGTATACAATGTTACATTTATTATGTATAACGCTTTAAATATTTTCTTATTAATAAAAATGGATGTGGAAATAAAACGCAGGATTTTGGAATTTTTCGCTTCGTTTCTTACCAATAAATTGGATGTAGAAACAAAACGCAAATTTTTGTTAAAAGTTTTGGAATTTTTCGCTGCTATGTTAATACTCTACGTGTTGATAATATTGACAATATGGAAAAATACAATATTATTTATATTGTTTTTGGGAGATTTTTGCGTTAAATATAATGTAAAACTTATTGATAATGTTACATAGGGAAATATCCTTTGTCGTTATAGTGATGAAATTTAGATTAATTTATGATATGATATAGTGTGGTTAATTTTTCACATATGTGTTATTTACAATCGGTTGTGTTTAGTCAATATTATTATAATGGTGATAAATGTGTGTCAGTAATTATATATTAGTGAAAATATTTATGGGTATAATATTTATGGGTATAATATGGGATTTATCACTGATAAATTGCAGATGTGTTGACGTGTCGAAATGGTCGTACAAAATTAATGCTAGAAGGATTGTATTTTAAAATTTTATTTTAAAAAATTTCGGTTCAATTTTTTGTAAAAAAAATTTTTCTTTATCTAAAAAATATACACTGTAATACATCTCTGTTTATGTAATGTTATTAATCATAGATATAATCAGTAATTTAATTATAAATAAGATTTCTATTTGAGAGGTTTGCAAACATATATAATATATATGTTGTGAAAGTAATATAGATAACTATTTACAACATTTAATTATAATTCCCATTTCTGCATGAAAATTAATTACATCTGATACAAATACCCACTCACTTAACAGTGAGTCCCCACTCACTTAACAGTGAGTCCCCACCCGCCCAATCCTGATTCTTATCAATTATAATTATATTTATGCACGTATGGGAATTTAATTTACACATTGTAAATATCATAAATATTATTAATATTAAAACAATGTCATTTAAACAATATTATTTGAACATTATTTAAACAAATAATGATTGAATAATGTTGTTAAAATAATAACATTCAAAACAATGTCATTTAAACAATAGTGGTTGAATAATATTTAAAACAATGTTATTTAAACAATAGTGGTTGGATAATATTATTCAACAAACAGCATTTAATATTCATGATCTTTACAACATTTAATTATAATTCCCATTTCTGCATGAAAATTAATTACATCTGATACAAATACCCACTCACTTAACAGTGAGTCCCCACCCGCCCAATCCTGGTTCTTATCAATTATAATTATATTTATGCATATATGGGAATTTAATTAAATATCGTAAAATTATAATTCACATATTTGTATGAAACTAATTACATCTGATATAGATACTTATATCTTAAACACTAAATTTTATATCTAGTGTCTGATAGCGAGTTTCATTATAATTCCGGTTCTTATCAATTATAACTATGATTATAGACATATGGAGTTTAATTTACATATTATAAATTATGAGAATATACAAAATAACACTGTTTGATTCAGTAATGATATATTTGTTAATATATATAATATATAATATATAAAATTAACACAATTATTGAATCAAACAGTTTTAAATTCTAAATTATATATTTTAATTTCACATCCTAACCAAGATAACTGTCTAATATTATTTCCTATTTTATTGAAATTATTATTCAAAATATATACATCGGTAATTTTGGACATTTATTCATCTATATATTCTTTATATAATTTTATTTTTTATATATTCTTTATATAATTTTATTTTTTATATATAATAAAATATTTAAAAATTAATATATCTAAAAATATAATTGTTTATATTATAACATTTAAATATATGTAAATTTGGTATAAGTTGATATACTCTACATAAACATTATATAATATAATGTTTATATATTTATCAATTTAAGACTGTTTATTTTAAAGATAATATGTTTGTTAATAAAAAATAATATTAAATATACTATATATTACTGATATTCAAGGTGTGTTAAAATATTTTATACTAGCATTATTTCATTAAACAGTATTTAATTAAAAACAACATATTTTTAATTATTATAATTGAGTATAAATATCTATATTAATAATACTTTTGTTTTTAAATGATAATATCATTTAAAATATATACATTGTTAATTTTGATCAATTAATTTATTCTTTATATTCTTTATATAATTTTATTTTTTATATATAATAAAATATTTAAAAATTAATATATCTAAAAATACAATGATTTAATTTATTGTGTTATAAAGTGAACAAATTTAATATAAAAATAAATATCCTATATGACTAATATATTAAGTGAATTTTGTATATTTAACAAATTAATACTGTTTGTTTTGAATATAATACATTTATCATTATAAAATAATATTAGATATATTACATATTGTTGATATCTAATATGTATCAAAATATTAAATACTAAAATTATTACAATAAACTGTGTTGAAATTAAACTATATATTGTTTAATTATTATGATCGAGCGAATGTATATGTTTAACAATATTTTATTTTCAGAATGATATTATCATTCTGATTTAATACATTGTTATTTTTACATATTTAATTAATTCATATATTCTTTATATTAATTAATTTTTTTTATATAATAAAATATTTAAAAATTAATATATCTAAAAATACAATGATTTAAAATATTATATTGTAAAATGAGAAAAATTCAATATAAATAAGACATCTTATATGATTAATATATGATGATAAAATTATATATTTAACAAATTAATACTGTTTGTTTCAATGATAACGTATTTATTAGTATAATATATTATTTAATACATAAGTAATTATTGATATGATAAATAAACTAAAAACAATAGATATTATAACCATTGAAACAAACAATCTTAAAAATTAAATTATATGTTTTAATATAATATTTCAATTGGGATGATCTATATAATTATATTCAAAATGTTATGTAATTGTCATGTATGATTTTTATTATTATAATATTGTAATTATATTTTAAAATACTGTTATAGTTGAGTCAAATAGTCATAATATAATTTCATGTTTAATTTAAATAATTTTTAAATATTTTATTATATATAATTAATTTTTTTATATAATGAATAAATAAAATAGTTAAATACATAATAATACAATTATATAGTTTAAATACATTGAATATTTTTATCCTTATAATTGAAAAGATATTATGATTGAGTTAAATAAGCATGAAATATTCTTTTATTTTGAATGTATATTATGATTGAGTCAAATAAGCATGAAATATTCTTTTAAAGTAAAAGAATATTATGATTGAGTCAAATAAGCATGAAATATTCTTTTAAAGTAAAAGAATATTATGATTGAGTCAAATAAACATGAAATATTCATTTATTTTGAATGTATATTAAGATTGAGTCAAATAAACATGGTTTATTTATTTTGAATGTATATTAAGATTGAGTCAAATAAACATGGTTTATTTATTTATTTTGAATGTATATTAAGATTGAGTCAAATAAACATGGTTTATTTATTTATTTTGAATGAATATTAAGATTGAGTCAAATAAATATGGTTTATTCTTTTACTTTAAAAGAATATTAAGATTGAATCAAATAAACATGGTTTATTCTTTTACTTTAAAAGAATATTAAGATTGAGTCAAATAAACATGGTTTATTTATTTATTTTGAATGAATATTAAGATTGAGTCAAATAAATATGGTTTATTCTTTTACTTTAAAAGAATATTAAGATTGAATCAAATAAACATGGTTTATTCTTTTACTTTAAAAGAATATTAAGATTGAGTCAAATAAACATGGTTTATTTATTTATTTTGAATGAATATTAAGATTGAGTCAAATAAATATGGTTTATTCTTTTACTTTAAAAGAATATTAAGATTGAATCAAATAAACATGGTTTATTCTTTTACTTTAAAAGAATATTAAGATTGAGTCAAATAAACATGGTTTATTCTTTTACTTTAAAAGAATATTAAGATTGAGTCAAATAGACATGAAATATTTATTTATTTTGAATAAATATTAAGATTGAGTCAAATAAACATGGTTTATTCTTTTACTTTAAAAGAATATTAAGATTGAGTCAAATAGACATGAAATATTTATTTATTTTGAATAAATATTATGATTGAGTCAAATAAACATGGTTTATTCTTTTACTTTAAAAGAATATTAAAATTGAGTCAAATAGACATGAAATATTTATTTATTTTGAATAAATATTATGATTGAGTCAAATAAACATGGTTTATTCTTTTACTTTAAAAGAATATTAAGATTGAGTCAAATAGACATGAAATATTTATTTATTTTGAATAAATATTATGATTGAGTCAAATAAACATAATATTCTTTTACTTTAAAAGAATATTATGATTGAGTCAAATAAATATATTATACTTCCAATTGAAAATAATATATTATTCAATGTATCTTAAATGTAATAATATATTTATTATATATTTAATTGTTTTATTTATTCATTATATAAAAAAAATAATTATATATAATAAAATATTTAAAAATTATTTAAATTAAACATGGATTACTATTAAGACTATTTGACTCAATAATAACAGTAGTTAAAAACATTATATAAACATTATATACATAACATGTAATTATATTAGCTGTTAAAAATTTTTAATATATATTATATCTATTTGACTCTATCATGATATTTTTAGAGTAAAAAAATAAATCATGTTTATTTGACTCAATCATAATATACATTAAAAATAAAAAAATGAAACATATTTATTTGACTCAATTGTAATATTCTTTTAATTTGGAGAATAAAGCATTCAATATATTTGTAATATATTATCATATTTATCATATTTATCATACGTTTAATTTTTAATGTTAGCTTTATTGTAATAAACAGTCTTGAATTTAAATAACATATTTTGATTAATATAAATGGGTGAATGAGTTTATCTAATAATTCAGTTTTCATATTTAATTTATTTACTATAAATAAATAATATTGGTACTATATAACTGGGAAAATCAAGTGTTGTAAACATGTTTAATTTTATTGAAACATTAAACATCCACAGATATTTAATATTTTTACTGCTTAGCAGTGAAAATTAATTAAATATCTTATTGTTTTAATATTATCAATATGTTGATCATGAATACAGTAATTACACTTTGTAAAATAATTTTTTTCAAAAATTGACAAAAAATTAAAGAAAATTATAAGAAAATCTTTATTCTTTGTCATGTTGTTGTGAGATATATATATTTGTTCTGGTATAAAGTCATTAAAGATTATATTTTATGTACATCATGACCTTCAAAACATTTAAGATTTTACCAAACATCCAGAATTTATATGGTTCGTCGCGATAAACATTAGCTTCTTCAGTAACTAATTTCTGTAGCTCCCAGTACCAATATACTTTAAGTACCCAAGATCTTTTCATCACCTTGTATTTAAGACCAGCTCCAACAAATCTTAAACTTTGGAAACTTGTACATACGTCGTATATTTCACCCATTCCAGCACCATTTGCTACCAATTCTTTTACTAATTTTATATCTGTTCTCTTACCTCTACCGACAAGTTCTACAGCTTCACCAAATTCTACAAATTGCTTATCTTTCATACAGTAATCTATTGCTTCCTGTTGTGTACCTGCTCTTCTTTCCCAGTGGAAACTAGGATCAAATTTACAGAGAGTATTGAATTTCTTATTGCTACTGAATTCACAATAACCCTGGTGATGTAATCTGCCAGTTTTAGGACACACTTCAGTTCCTATAATGATGTAACTTGTACCCAAAAGGATGTAGTCAAAATTTAAGTTGAAATTAGTAAAGATCCAAAAATTTCTTGAGAATAGATGTATTTACATCTACTTTTTAAAATCTATTATTTTAAGTACATTGTACTTAAAAACATTAACATGATATATTCCAAGAAAATATTAGTTTTATGAGTATCTGGGAAATACAATTTTTCTTTTATTTTAAAGTATGTAAAAATTCAATTTTTCTGACGTTTTATATGGGTTTTTAACAATGTACTCGATTTTATACATTTTCGCAACATGTCATAGTATATATTTTTATCAATGAACAAATATTATATATTTATATTCCACCACTCCATGTTCACCTTATGGTTTCCTATAATTTTTTATAATTTTTCCTGGAATTTTTCTGGAAATTCCCAGAAAAAATTTAAAACTTTCTGTATAGATATACAGAAAGTCAAAAATAAGGTACTTTCAAGACACGTTTACACCATCTTCACTGCACCATTTTTCGGTATTTTTGGTAGTTCTCAAAAAATTCCCAGAAATCCTGGGGGGGAGAAAGAGTAAAGTGATGGGCGATTGAGAACCCTTTCAAGTGGTATAAATTTTGAAGGTATCTATCATATAAGGAAAATGTGGTAGTTGTCTACATCAAATGAAAATGTATGTCTTACATGACGATAATATGTAATATTGAAAAACAAGAATAAATATTTTTGATTTCTCAAGAATAATATGAGAGTTTCATATATGTAAATTTTATGGATGTCTGATATTGTAAAAAAAATTCATAATGTACCGATAAGAAACAAAAAATATTTGTGATATTTTTACGACACTTTACATACGATAAAATTATATTTTATACTGTAATACTATACAATCATTATGTAACACATCCGTTCATAAATTATTTATAATAATAAATGAAATATTTCATGATAATGATACTTGTTTTTCTGATATCTATGTACATAATTGATTATAATAAAAATAACAAATAAATAAGATATGAAATATACAATAATATTTTGTTCGAAACAAACAATAATATTTTGAAGATTTGGTATATGATAAATTAATATTAATATAATTAGGAAAAACCATGTGTCTTGACTGTTAACGCTTGTTTGAGTGACACATTATTATTTTTAAATATTTAATATGTTTATATATTCTTTATATTAATTATTTTTTATATATATTAAATAATTTAAAAATTAATATACTTAAAAATACAATGACTAAAATTATGATATCATAAATAGACAAATTTTTAATAAATTAAAATACACTTCATGGTTAGTATATATTATTAAAAATCACATATTTATCAAATTATCACTGTTTGTTTTGAAGATAATATATTTATTGTAATATTATAGTATTAAATACACTATATATTATTGATATAATCAATATTTCAATTTAAAAGTTGATGTATTTAATGAAATAAACAGTCTTAAAAATAAAATCATATATTTGATTTAACACATTTAATCCAAATACTTAACAAACTATGAATCTATTTTTGAATAACAATGTTATTTAAAATTAATATATTGTTAATTTATAATATTTTATTTACTTGTATATTCTTTATATAATTTAATTTTTTTTATATATTAAATAATTTAAAAATTAATATACTTAAAAATATAATGATTCATGTTATAATATTATAAAGTGTATAAATTCAAAAATAAATAAAATATCTTATATGATCATAATATGATATTAAAATTGTGTGTTTAATAAATCATTATTATTTGTTTCAAAGATAACATAATTATTAGTTCTTTATAATATATGATATACGAGATATTATCATTATTTAAAAGTATATTAATTATGAATTTAATATAATCAATGAATTAAACAGTCTTAAAAATAAAAATATATTTTTTTAGTTTATATCCTGAGTAGAACAATCTATTATATAATTCTTATTTTTAAGTGACACTACCATTTGAAAAATAAGAGTTATAAAACTCAAACTATTATTTGAAATATTATCAATATTGAGTCATATAGTCTTAATAATATTCCATATTTAACTTAAATAATTTTTAAATATTTTATTGTATATAATTAATTTTTTTATATAAAGATAAATAAAATAATTATATATGTAACAAATACAATGTTATAGTTAAAATATATTGAATAGTTTATTCTTTCAACTAAAATAATATTATACTTATTTGACTCAATCTTAATATTCTTTCAAAATAAAAGAATATACCATGTTTATTTGACTCAATCTTAATATTCTTTCAAAGTGAAAGAATATATCATGCTTATTTGACTCAATCTTAATATACTTTCAAAGTGAATGAATATATCATGCTTATTTGACTCAATCTTAATATACTTTCAAAGTGAATGAATATATCATGCTTATTTGACTCAATCTTAATATACTTTCAAAGTGAATGAATATATCATGCTTATTTGACTCAACCTTAATATTATTTCAAAGTGAAATAATATATCATGTTTGTTTGACCCAACCTTAATATACTTTCAAAATAAAAGAATATACCATGTTTATTTGACTCAACCTTAATATTCTTTCAAAGTGAAATAATATATAATGCTTATTTGACTCAATCTTAATATTCTTTCAGTTGAAAGAATAAACTACTCAATATATTCAATTACAATATTATATTTATTATGTATTTAATTTTTTATATATAAATAAATAAAAAAAATTAATTATATATAATAAAATATTTAAAAATTATTATGTTTAAAAATACAATGATTTGATATGTTATATTGTAAAAGAAACAAATTGTATATAAGATATTTTATCTTATATGGTTAGTATATAATACAAAAATTGTATATTTGACAAATTAATATTGTTTGTTTAATTGAATCATATAAGCTTATTTAAAAATAATATATTCCATACTATATACTATTAACATGAAACATGTTCTAAAATATTTTATATTAAATCTATTGTAATAAACCGTCTTATAATTAGAACAATATATTTTTTATTTAATATAAGTAAATGAAAGTACTTGATTAATAATAAATTTATTTTTAAATATTATTGTTATCCATGAATAATATATTATTAATTTTGAACAATTAATTAACTTATATATTCTTTATATTATTTAATTTTTTATATATAATAAAATATTTAAAAATTATTATGTTTAAAAATACAATAGTTTAAATTGTAATATCATAAAATGAATAAATTTAATATAAATTAAAATACACTACATGGTTAATATATGATATTAAAATTATATATTTGATAAATTATCACTGTTTGTTTCAAAAATGATGTATTTATAAACATATTATGATATCTAATACATTATAAATTACTGATATAATAAATATATTAAAATTGTCAAGTATTAAAATCAATGTGTTAAACAGTCTTAAAAATTAACTTATATAATATATTTGATATATCTTAGCCAAATAGTCTATTTTATATCATCTTTATTTTAATCAACAATGAATATTCCTATTATCAGTTTTGTCTAATATTTCAACGTACCTACTTGTCATGATAATTGGTTAATATTCAATCCTTCATCATAACTAATTAATTAATCTGTGGAGAAAGTTATTACATTATGGATATCAATAGATCAACATGTGTTGAGAATGGATATATTTACATTTGTTTTTAAAACTTATTTTTTTAAGTGCAAAGTGCTTAAAAATCATCATTGATTTTACACATGTTTGGAAAGTATTTTATTTCTGCTCTTTTAAATCATGCAAAAGGACAGTATTGATAATATCTTGGAAGTGTCAAAATTTATGATATTTTGTATCTGATTTTGAATATCTATCCGGTATGCACATTTTTCATAAATCACTATAGCGTATATTTTGCGTTAGTCAACAAATGTTATACATATTCACTAAGCCACACCATATCCACCTCATATTTTTCTGTAATTCTCTGGAATTTTTTTCTGGAATTTTCTGGAATTTTCTGGAATTTTCTGGAATTTTCTGGAATTTTCTGGAATTTTCTGGAATTTTCTGGAATTTTTCTGGAAAATTCCCAGAAAAAATTAAAACTTTCTGTATATCTACCCAGAAAGTTAAAAATAAGGTACTTTCATCACACGTTTATACCGTCTTCATGATGCCGTTTTTTGGCATTTTTGATAGTTCTCAAAAAAATTCCCAGAAATCCTGGGAAGAAAGAGTGTAATGATATACGTCTGGGAACCCTTTAGAACGATGTAAATTTTGGAGATATCCACCATAAAGGGAATACGTGGGGTTAATCACATGTCATGAAAATGTGTGTCTTACATAACGATAATATGTAATGTTGAAAATTAAAAATAAATATTCTCATATCTTGGAAACAATATGAGGATATCACATATGTGAAAATTATGACATCCTGAAGAATAGCATAAGGAGATCGATTGTTAAGATATTTAACATTGTTAAAAATTCTCACAATATGGTGATGAAAAACAAAATTCTATAATATTTTCATGACATTCATTGTGTAATAAATTAACATAGTTGTATCACAGTATTATACAACTATTATATGAAGAATTTATTTACAACATGTTTCATGTTAGAGTAGTTTTTCATATATACAATAGAATGGATAAAATATTTCATGAGAACACTATATTATATTAACTATAAAAACTTGACAAATGTGTTAATTTTACCATTTATTGGCTGATGTATAACTGTTTATATCTATGTAGATAATCGGTCAAAAATAAAGATATCAACAATTGAATAAAGTATGTAATATACAAAATATATTATCAATGGTAATGTATTGTTCAAAACAAACAGTATTAATTTGATAATTTAGCATGTGATAGATTGACACTAGTTTAACACTGTTATAATTAAAATATTTTGTGTATTCTATCTGTTAACACTTGTTTAAGTGACACATTGTTAATTTACATATTTAATTTACCTGTATATTCTTTATATAATTAATTTTTTTATATATAATAAATAATTTAAAAATTAATATAGTTAAAAATACAATGATTAGAATTATAATATTATAAAATGTATAAAATTGAAACAAATTAAAATATCCTATATGATTAGCATATAATGTGAAAAATATTCATTTAACAAATTAATACTATTTGTTTTGAAGATGATATATTTACTAATATATTATAACATTAATTATATAGTAAATTATTGGAATATCATGTATATTAAAATTAATGTTCATTACATTCAATGGAACAAACGGTCTTAAAAATAATAAATATATATTTTAAATTGTTGTATAGCTTAAAATTATCTATGTATTAACAAGTATATTTTTGATAAATGATGTTATACAGAATTTATACATTGACAATTTTGAATATTTAATTTACTTGTATATTCTTTATATAATTAATTTTTTTATATATAATAAATAATTTAAAAATTAATATACTTAAAAATACAATAATTAGAATTGCAATATTATAAAATGAACAATTTTAAAACAATCTAAAATATATTATATGATTAGCATATGGTATTAAAATTAAACATTTAACAAATTAATATTATTTGTTTTGAAGATGATATATTTACTAATATATTATAATATTTAATATATGATAAGTTATTGAGATATCATATATATTAAAATTAATGTATATTACATTCAATGAAATAAACAGTCTTAAAATAACATTTACATATTTTACATCAATGTTTATTTGAAATCATTTATTTACTTATAACTATGTTTTTGAATAATACTATTATTCAAAATTTATACACTGATATTTTTGAACAATTAATTTATTCATATATTCTTTATATAATTAATTTTTTATATATAATAAAATAAATAGAATTTAATATAGTTAAAAATACAATGGTTTGAAATATAATATTGTATAATGGATAAATTCAATATAAAACAAAACATATTATATAGTTAATATATGATACTAAAATTGTATATTTAACAAGTTATTATTGTTTGTTTTGAAGATAATATATCTATTACAATATTGTAATGTTAGACATATTACATATTATCTATATGATAAATATTTTAATTTAATGATTATCATATTTAATGAAATAAACAGTCTTAAAATTAGATTGTTTGTTTTGTTTATCATATTTGAGCCAAATAGATTAACATACTGTACATTTATTTTTGAATGACAATGTCATTCAAAATCAATATATTACTGTTTTTTACACATTTAATTAATTTATATATTCTTTATGTAATTTAATTTTTTATATATAATAAAATAAATAAAATTTAATATACTTAAAAATACAATGTTTTGAAATATAATATTATATGATGGACAAATTCATTATAAAACAAAATATATTATATAGTTAATATATGATACTAAAATTGTATATTTAACAAATTATTATTGTTTGTTTTGAAGATAATATATCTATTATAATATTGTAATATTAGATGTATTATTTATTACCGATATAACAAATGTTTTAATTTAGAGTCTAACATATTTAAAGAAATACGATGTTGCAAGAATTTCGCTCTGCGAAATTCGCAACATCTCATTTTTCTTTGCGCTCACGCAAAGAAAAATAAACAGTCTTAAAATTAGATTGTTTGTTTTGTTTATCATATTTGAGCCAAATAGATTAACATACTGTACATTTATTTTTGAATGACAATGTCATTCAAAATCAATATATTACTGTTTTTTACACATTTAATTAATTTATATATTCTTTATGTAATTTAATTTTTTATATATAATAGAATAAATAGAATTTAATATACATAAAATATAATGGTCTAAAATATAGTATTACAAAGTGAAAAAAAACAACATAAATTAAGATATCCAAAAAACAATCATATATGATTGCTAATTTGATCAAAGATCAAATTAACACTACTTATTTCAAATATACTATGTTTACTATAATATTAAAACATTTGTTATACCATATATTACTAATATGTTTAATATCAGTAATTTAAAGGTTATTATACTGAATGTAATAAACAGTCTTAATTTTTAAATCATATATTGTAATTAATATATTTAAGCCAAAACATCTAACTAATAGTACTTTTATTTTTAAATAACAATACCATCTAAAATTTATGTATTGATAATTTTAAGTATTTAGGTGAATATTATACCTCCTAGGTAATCTAGTATTCTTATATATATCAAACCTTCTATTATATATAGTATTTTTAACGTTAGTCCATCAACATCAGCTAAACATTAATTTGAAAAAGTATATGAATATACGTATAAATATAATTTATACAAACTCAAAATTCACCCAATTATTGAGAATATTTTACTGTCCACAATATATAAAATGTCTAATAAAGTGAATATAACGCGTTAAATGTATACGAAATATTTGAGTTTGATACATTGTATTTTTTCCTAAAGATTTTGCGCAAGTGCGAAACTTAACATTTATACAATAAAATCTCATAGTATAAAATTGTGGCCTATCACATTATGAAATATCTTACATATGGTCTTTTATTCGTTAATTGATTTTTTTAACTGTTATCTACCGCACTAAAGACACGTCGCCATATCAATATTTTTATTCCAGAATTCCAGGATTTTTTAAATTTTTTTATGGAATTTTCCAGAAATACTTTAGAAATTTAAAAATTTTCTGTATACATATACAGAAAGTGTAAAATAAGACACTTTCAAGACACGTCTACACCGTCTTCATGACGCTGTTTTTAGTCATTTTTGGTAGTTCTCAAAAAATTCTGGAAAATCCTGGAGATTCGGATGTGTGATGGATAGCACTTAAAGACTCTTCAAAACGATACAAATTCTCACGATGTTTATCGTAAAGGCTAAACGTGGGATATTCTATATATCATGAAAATGTATCATTATCATGACGGTGAAAACGTGATATGAAAATTAAAAATAAATAGTTTATTTTCATAAACTTCTACATAGCATCAATAAATAACATGATATTTTTCTGAGATTTTATGTGGAGGATTCACAATCTGTTGGGAAACTAACCATTGAGATAATTTGTTGGTAATACAGATAATCATGAACATATTCAATTTTTAAAGGATTTGAAAACCTTATCCCTCCCTTAAAAATTCAATATGTTTACATTATGACCAATTATTACACTATCTGTTAATGGTAAAATTTATCGCAAGTATATTCTTTCTTGAAGGGTTTAAAGACTCTATTTTTCTTTAAGAAAAATCAGCATTTTCACAAAGTACTATCCCACAATATTTGGAGTAAAATAAAATATCTGTATTTTACAGTGAATGAGAAAAGAGGTATCGTAATCCCATATATAAAAAATGTGACACTTAGGTTATTAGTAGATAATATAATCACATAATACTTTAAAATAACACTCTATAACATGATGTGTATGAACCATATTAAAATAATAATAGTTAAACGTCCACGATAGGGTTACCATGTATGTCAATTTTATCATTTAATAAATGATAATTGTGTAGGGGAGTCTTTACAGGGAAATATTATATGATGATTGTTATAGTGTTGGAGTAAAACATAAATATTGAAATATATATTTTTACAGTAATGTTATCCTCCAAATAAACAATGTTAATTTACAAATATTTATATGTGAATAATTGACATTAATCTGATGATTATATAATAGACATAAAATCTGTTGTTCTTCAAATAGCATTGTTAGAGTGATACATTGTTAATTTTAGACATTTATTTATTTGTATATTCTATATTATAATTATTTTTTTTATATAATAAATAATTTAAAATTTAATAGACTTAAAAATACAATGGTTTAAATTACAGTAGTGTAAAATAGATAAATTTATTATGAATCAAAATATTCTGAATCAGTCATATATGATAGATAATTTAGCTATTTACTAAATCATCACTGTTTGTTTCAAAGATGATATGTTTATTATAATAAAATAATATTAGTTATACAGTATATTATTGATTTATTAAATATAATAATCTAAAGATTATTATATTGTATGTAATAAACAGTCTTAAAATTTAATACTGTTTATCATGATCAGTATATATGAACTAGAACATCTAGTTAATAACACTTTATTTCTAGAAATATCAATATATTAACACCAATATATTGCTATTTTATACATTTATTTATTTGTATATTTATTATATAATTTTATTTTTTATATATAATAAAATATTTAAAAATTAATATAATTAAAAATACAATGATTAGAGTTACAATATTATAAAATGTGTAAAATTGGAACAAATTAAAATACCTTGTATGATTAACATATAATGTTAAAATTATACATTTAATAAATTAATACTGTTTGTTTTGAAGATAATATATTTATTAATATATTATAACATATATTATACAGCAAATTATTGGAATAACATATATATTAAAATTAATGTATATTACATTCAATGAAATAAACAGTCTTAAAATGACAAATATATGTTTTTAAATTGATTTATAGCTTAAAATCATCTATTTATTAGCAATTGTAATTTTAGCGAATGATAATATACAGAATCTATATGTTTATATTTTTGAACAATTAATTTATTCATATATTCTTTATATAATTTAATTTTTTATATATAATAAAATAAATAGAATTTAATATAATTAAAAATACAATGATTTGAAACATAATATTGTAAGATATATAAATTCAATATAAAACAAAATATACTATATAGTTAATATATGATACTAAAATTGTATATTTAACAAATTATTATTGTTTGTATTGAAGATAATATATCTATTACAATATTACAATATTAGATATATTACATATTACCGATTTAATAAGTATTTTAATTTAGAGTTTATCATATTTAATGAAATAAACAGTCTTAAAAATTAGACTGTTTATTTTTTCTCTACATACTTGATTCAAATAATATAACAAACTGTACATTTATTTTTGAATGACAATGTCATTCAAAATCAATATATTGCTATTTTTATACATTTAATTTATTCATATATTTTTTATATAATTTAATTTTTTATATATAATAAAATAAATAGAATTTAATATAGTTAAAAATACAATGATTTGAAATATAATATTATAAGATGGATAAAATTCAATACAATACAAAATATATTATACAGATAATATATGATATTAAAATTGTATGTTTGACAAATTATCATTGTTTGTTTTGAAGATAATATATCTATTACAATATTACAATATTAGATATATTACATATTACCGATTTAATAAGTGTTTTAATTTAGAGTTTATCATATTTAATGAAATAAACAGTCTTAAAAATTAGACTGTTTATTTTTCTCTGCATACTTGAGCTAAATCATCTAACAAACAACACATTTATTTTTTGAATGACAATGTCATTCAAAATCAATATATTGCTATTTTTTTACATATTTAATTAATTATATATTCTTTATGTAATTTAATTTTTTTTATATAATAAATAATTAAAAAATTAATATAATTAAAAATACAATGGTTTAAAATATAATATTACATAATGAATAAATCCAATATAAAACAAAATATATTATACAGATAATATATGATACTAAAATTATATATTTGAAAAATTATCATTGTTTGTTTTGAAGATAATATATTTATTATAATATTGAAATATTAAATGTATTACTTATTACCGATATATCATACGTTTCAATCTAGAGTTTAACATATTAAATGAAATAAACAGTGTTAAAATTTAGATTGTTTTATTTGGTTAACATATTTGATCCAAATAATCTAACAAACAACACATTTATTTTTGAATGACATTGTCATTCAAAATCAATGTATTGCTATTTTATACATTTAATTTATTCATATATTCTTTATATAATTTAATTTTTTATATATAATAAAATAAATAGAAATTAATATAGTTAGAAATACAATTAGCTGATATATAATGTTATATTGTAAATAAATTCAATATAAATTGAAATATTCAAAATCAATCATATACAATTGTTAATTTGATCAAAAATCAAATTAACGCTATTTATTTCAAAGATATTATGTTTATTACAATATTAAAATATTTGATATACCAAATATTACTGATATGTCAAATATTCTAATCTAATGATTGCTGAGCCGAATGTAATAAACGGTCTTAATTTTAAATCATGTATTGTAATTAATATATTTAAGCCGAAACACACAATTAATAGCTTCTTTTAATTTTTAGATAACAATATTATCTAAAATCTATATGATGATAAATTTAAATGTTTAGAAAAATATTAGACCTCATAGGAGATCTAATATCCTTATGTATATCAAACTTTTTATAGTATCTAGTATTTCAAATGCTAGATTATCAACATTAGCTAAATATTAAATGGAATAAATATATGAATATACATACTGATAAAATTTATACAAACTCAAAAGTTAACCAATTATTAGGTTTAATTTTCCATCCACAATATGTAAAATATCTAATAAAGAAAATATAGTACATTAAATGTATAAGATATATTTAAGTTTAACACTTTATATTTTTCCTTAAAGGTTTCACGCGAGCGCGAAACTTAACATTTTATGTTATAATATAAAATTGTAGCTCAACACATTATAAATTATCTCATATATACCCTTTTATTCATTAATTGAATTTTTTTAACTGTTATCTATAACATTAGAAACACATCATTATATCAATATTTTAACTCCAGAATTCCAGAATTTTTCCAGAAATACTTTAGAAATTTAAAATTTTCTCTGTATACATATACAGAAAGTGTAAAATAAGGCACTTTCAAGACACATCTACACCGTCTTCATGATACCATTTTTGGCCATTTTTGACAATTCTCAAAAAATTCTGGAAAATCCTGGAGATTTGGAGGTGTGATAAATGGCACTTAAGGACTCCTCAAAACGATACAAATTCTCAAGATGTTTATCATTAAAGCAAAACGTGAGATACTCTGTATATCATGAAAATGTATCACTGTCATGATGGTAAAAACGTGATATGAAAGTCAAAAATATATAATTTATTTTCATAAACTTCCACAGAGTATTAATAATATAACATGACGTTTTTCTAAGATCTTATGTAAGGAATCCATAATCTGTGATGAAATCAATTATTTGAAATAGTTTGTTAGTAATGATGATTATCATGAACATATTCAATTTTTTAAGAATCTGACAACCTTAATATTTCCTTATGAATATAACATGTTTACATTATGGTCAATCATTATATCATCTGTTAATAGTAAAATTTACTGTGAGTATATTCTGTTATTGAAGGATATAAAATTCTATTTTTCCCCAAGAAAAAAACAGTATATTCACAAAGGACTATCTCACAATATTTTAAATGAAATAAAATATTTGTATATATAATACCTCTGTTTTCATTTACCATATACACAGATATGAAAATATATTGTTTAAGTTATATTAGACAATATAATCACATAATTTAAATAATAATAGTTAAAACATCCATGGTGTGGGTTACTACGAATGTCAATTTTATCATTTAATAAATGATAATTGTGTAGAGGGCTTAAAAACAAATAATTTGTGATGATTATTATAATGTTGGAGTAGAACATTAAATATTGAAATACATATTTTACAGTAATGTTATCCCACAAATAAACAATGTTAATCTATAAATGTTTTTATGTGAATAAACGATATTAATCTGATGATTATATAATTGATATAAATTCTGTTGTTTTTCAAATAACATTATCAGAGTGATACATTGTTAATTTTAGACATTTATTTTAACTGTATATTCTATATTATAATTAATTTTTTTTATATAATAAATAATTTAAAAATTAATATACTTAAAAATACAATGATTTAACTCGTGGTAGTATAAAATGAATAAATTTAACATATAGTGAAATATTCTAAACCAGCTATATATGATAGATAATTTAGCCATTTATCAAATTACCATTATTTGTTTCATAGATGATATATTTATTATAATATTAAAATACTTAATAGATTATATATTTCCAATATAACAGATATTCAAATTTAAGATCTATCATATTCAATGAAACAAACGGTCTTAAAAATTTAAGCTATGTGTTGTAATTAACATATTTTAGTCAAATCGTATTATAAATAACCCTATTGTTTTTAAATATCCATATTATTCTGAATCAATACATTGTTAATTTTAAGCTAATTATTTTTTATATATTCTTTATATAATTTAATTTTTTATATATAATAAATAATTTAAAAATTAATACACTTAAAAATACAATTGTCTGATCTGCAATATCACATTGAGATAAATTTAATATAAATTAAAACATGCTGGACCAATTATATATGTTAAATATTTTAACTATTTATCAATTTAACATTGTTTGTTTCAAAGATGATATATTTATCATAATAAAATAACATTGGTTATACAGTATGTTACTGATTTAATAAACATTCCAATTTAAAGATTACTACATCTCATTTTTCTTTGCGCTCACGCAAAGAAAAATAAACAGTCTTAAATTTTAAGACTGTTTATCATAATTAGTATATATGATTAAAAACATCTATATGGTAACACTTTATTTTTAAACTATTAATATAATTCATACTGTTACATTGTTATTTTTATACATTTTAATTTATTTACATATTCTATTATATAATTAATTTTTTATATATAATAAAAAATTTAAAAATTAATATACTTAAAAATACAATTGTTTTAATTATGATATTGTAAAGTAGTTAAAATAAATATGATATAAGATACTTTAAGTCAATTAAATATGACAGATAATTTAATCATTTATCAAAATAATACTGTTTATTTTAAAGATGTTATGCTTATATTAAAATTTCAATATTTTTACATTATATATTAATGATATAGTAAACATTCAAAATCCAAAAATATTACAATCAATAGAATAAACAGTCTTAATTTTTGAATCATTGAATATGAATATCATATTTATGTCAAAACGTCTAACTAACAGTATATTTATTTTTGAATGACAATGTTATTCAAAAACAATCCATTGTTAATTTTGTACATTTAATTTATTTGTATATTCTTTATATAATTTAATTTTTTATATATAATAAAAAATTTAAAAATTAATTAATATAAAAATACAATTGTTTATACAATAGTATTATAAAATGTATAAATTTAATATAATCTAAAATATTCATAACCAACTATATATGATATATTATCTGATTATTTATCAAATTAATACTGTTTGTTTCAAAGATGATATATTTATCATAATAAAATAATATTATTTATACGATATATTACTGATTTAATAAACATTCCAATTTAAAGATTATTACATTTAATGCAATAAACAGTCTTAAAAATTTAAATAATATATGTTGATTAACATATACGATTCAAGATATCTAATTAATAACACTTTATTTTGAATACAGTAATATTATATCTAATTGATATATTGTTAATTTTTAGTTATTTATTTAACTTGTATATTCTTTATATAATTTAATTTTTTATATATAATAAATAATTTAAAAATTAATTAATATAAAAATACAATTGTTTATACAATAATATTATAAAGTACATAAAAATAAAAATAAATTAAAATATTTTAAACCATTTATATACAATGAATAATTTGTTTAATAAATAAATTATAACTGTTTGTTTCAATAATGCTATATCTATAAGAATATTATAATATTTAACAAACCATATATTATTAATATGTTAAGTACTATAATTTTAAAGTTAAATTATTCAATGAAATAAACAGTCTTAAAATTTTAAATTATATATTGTAATTAACATATTTTAGCCAAATCGTCTTACAAATAGTTTCAATATTTTTAAATAACAATACCATCCTGAACTAATTCATTGTTAATTTTAAACCAATTATTTTTATATATTCATTATATAATTTAATTTTTTATATATAATAAAATATTTAAAAATTAATTAACTTAAAAACATAATGGTATAAACTGTCAGTTAATAATATTGTCAATAGTAATATTATAAAAACAATACAACAAAAACAACTTATAAATAGAAAAATATAACATTCAAAAATTTAGTCTGTTTGTTTAGAATACAATATGTTATGATCAATATTTTTACATTATAATATAATGTAAATATTTTCCATCTTATTCAATATAAATAGTAAATATGAAAATTATTCCAGGGATTCGTCTAACCTATTTATTTTCACATTTTTATCTTTTTATTATTAGCACTACTTGAATAATAAAAACAAAAATTAATGTAAATATTCACACTGTTACAATCCATACAATTATAAATTTTAATCAATCATTAACAGTGACTTATTACTCTCAATATGTAAAATTTTCATTGAATATTAACATAATACATCAGATATCTACAAGATATCTAATTTAACATTAATCACATATGTTTTACCACGATGTCGTTCTGTCTCACAAGTTTATATTTTCAAATGTTGTAATCTATTCAATATATTACCGTTTGTCAACCAATCAATAAATTCATCAACTATTGACACCGTTTGAATAGGTCGTTATCCCAACATCTCTTTTCAAAAAAAAAATTTTTTAAAAATTGACAAAAAATTTTTAAATTCTGGGAATTTAAAAAAAGTACGTGTGAAAAATTTTTTATCGCTATAAGCAAAAAAAAATATATAAAAGAGCTAGTGACCATCAACATGGAGAAACTCATGAAGTCAAAAACCCTTATCAAGTGCATCTACGGATTCAGTATGGAAGACCTTAGTAGGCTAAACACCTTTAAGTGGGACCTTACTGTTGATGAGATGTACGAGAAGGAGAAGAAGATCTTGAGGAGGGCATTGGAGTTACTCTTAGAAATGTATCGCCATCGGGAAGAATGTACTATCCAGAATGTACTTAAATACCGTGATCGTCTTTTTAGACAGTTCAAGATCAGAGAGGAATATGGCGTTAAGATTCCTAAGAAACTCAGAAGAACAATGTTGAGTGAACTTGATAAGGAACTCTTCCATTTGGATGATATGGTTATCCCAGGATATGAACCCAGACCAGCACCTGCTTTCACAATAGGAGGTGTTGAAGTACCTGAATCAGTTGGTCAAAAAAGGGAAAGACGGGGAAGGAAAAAGAATGGTGATCATCATACATCCGCTTTGGAAGATTTTCATTTTCTCATTAATTATGTCGAGACCGCCCAAATGGCTGCAGAGGCAGAGTCAGACAGATTAATGGAGTTGGAGAGAGAGAAGATGAAGAAAGGGAGAGGACGACCTGAAGGGGCAGAAAATAAAAAAGGTCGAAAACATAAGAAGAAGACCCCTGTTGTTAAATCCACTGAAGAGACTGCTACCAGTGGTGCAATCATCCTTGGGCAAGGTGATGAAGTTCAAACAGCCCCTAAAAGTTCGGGAGATTCAGAGGTTATCCACATCAACCCAATGAACACCGTCGTTGGAGAAGGACATGAAGTGAGTGGAAATGGAGAGAAAAAGAGAGGTGGTAGGAAACTCGGTAGCACAAACATTGCAGCTACACATGCCACAAATAGAGATGTCATCATTGTTGACGAGGAGATAGTTGTTCGAAAATTCCCAACATACTTTGAACAATATCTCTTCCAATATACAAGAAAGAACAGATCTATTGGTAGTGCTCAATGGTGTGATCATGCCTATAGCGAACTCGAGAAGATAATGAGATCCATGAAATCGTCTGTTGATAAATATATTAGTAAGTGGGAAGAAATCAATACAGACGAAGTATACTGGTTAAAGAAATTTCTCTTGTTCCAAACAAAGTTTAATTTGACACCAACTTTGGAAGGCTACGATAGGGACTGGGTAGATGATGTGGTGGAAGGTGGGGATGTGTTAAATCGTAATGGCTTGAATAAACAAACAATTGATACATACAAGACATTTTTGGAACATATAGGAAATGAATCAATTAGTGTTTATATCAACGCCCTTATTAGTGATGAATATGCTGAAGAAACTCTTTATGCTACTGCAAACAAAAGGGACAAAGTTGCACCAAGAAAGAAGTTTAAGAGATCTGAACATATTCCAACTGCCCCAAATGTTGTGTATCTTCCACCAGTTGAAGGAATGAAGGAAACCTCAAGGAATCAAATAATTTCAGTTGTTAATGGTATTCCAATTCCAAGTGAGTATAATATAAAACCAACTACTAAAATAACTGAAGAGGTGATCAAATCTATCGAGAATATTCCCAATGATATACCAGCATTTCCACCAAAGAGATTGACCAAGAAACCAGTGATGTTTAAGGGAGCTAAGAGGGTCAAAAATAATGTTGTAACGGAAGAATCAGAAGACGAAAATAACTGTAATTATATTCTTATAAACGAAAGTGCTATATCCTCAAGATTTATTTCATCATTTTCGACATCGAAAGCACCAGCAGTGATTTCTTCCAAACCAGTTGAGAGGTATATTCCATTTGCAGATGATCCAATATACAGTTACAAACCAATTATTTCTAGTTCATCCAAATATTCCAGATCAGCACAAGCTCCTGTCAATGAGAAAAAAATTAATCCTCTAGCAACATTTATTCATAATGGCCGATCTATAACATTCAAGGATGGAGTTTTGGAATCAAACATGTTCAAACGCCCCAATAATGTAGTGAAAAAGGAAATTCCATACATCCCAATAAAGTCAGATATTATTATGAACAAATTTTTGGTCAACAAACCAAAACCATTTAATGTTCCAATTTTTAATAAATCTGCTGGACCATTTGTTCCAAAATCCATTATTGATGTAGAACCAATTAGATTGGTTAATCCAATTAAGTCAGTAAATTCAGCAAATGTATCTGTTAATCCAATGGTTAATATACCAAAAATCACTGTTGTCAAACCAATTATCAACACCGTAATTAAACCATCTTATGTACCCAAACTATTTGTTTCTGAACCAAAAATTAATAAATCGATAGATGTATCTAATGTCGCCAAATTATCAAATGATCTTAAATCTTCATCCATCGTTAAACCAACACCAACTGTTAAACCATCGAATGTATCTAATGTTACCAGATTATTGAATGAACTTAAATCAGCACCCACTGATAGATTAACTCCAATAATTAAATCAGTTGATAATTGTGAAACCAGAAATTATATGAATGATGTAGTTGAAATTCCAGTACCAATTCGTATTTCATCTGCACTTAATAATACATGTGAAGTTAAACATGATGAATATAATGAATCTGATAATACAGTGTACTATGGAGTTCCTGCTGACTTTCATGGATTTGATTATGACTGTGATTATAATATCGATAATATTTCTAAAACTGATGGTTCTGATTTTGAAGATTTGATTAATTTCGATGAAGAGTTATGTACTGAAAGTTCCGATTCTGATAATCATATTGAATTAACAAACACCGTTGAAATTCCACATATGAAAGATGATAAATCAATCAATTGTGACATAAGCAGTTCCGATTCAGATTCAGAAAATGGTAAAAACATATTTAATTTAATTGGTAATATTTCAAACAGTGATTCTGATACAGATTCAAACACAAATATAAATCTTATGGACACACCTATTGTATTTGACGAAATAAGTGATAATACATCAATTTTAGAGCCAACATCAGATGTAGAATCAAATAATAATGTGGTTAATTTTGAACAAGATTTATATTCTGAATCGGAATCAGAATCAGAATCAGATGATGAATCAGAAATAATTGGAAATACTCATTCTTTTGCCGGTTTACTTAATTTTGACGGTATAATGATGTCTAGAATAAATCCAGAGATAAATAAAAATACATCTGAAGATTTAATTACTTTTGATGAAATAACCACTATTGAAACAAATTCAGTGGAAAATGAAAATGTAGATATGTTTGGAGATTTAATCAGTTTTGATGAAGCAATTATTCCTACCGTAACAGTTAATAATATTAGCGATTTATATGAAGAAAATATTACAAATAATGATTTACAATATAGCACAAACGAATTAAATTTGATGAACATAGGGAATGAAATTAGGAACAATCTTATGACTAACGAAACAGAAATATTTGATGTTGTTAATTCACCAATTGATGATTTGATAAAATATTACACTAGAAATTTTAATTCATTACATACATTCACTTTGTAAATAGTATGTTAAGTAAAATATTAAATATAGGACATAATATCTTAATATTTAATGTAAGGTCGAATAGTTATGATTTGAATAAATGAAGATGCATATGGGTAGAATATTTTATTATATCGTGTTAGATAGACAATCTTAATCTTGAATAACAAAAATAAATAAGAGACAGGGTATCTTGATATATTATGATAAATCAAACATTTTAATCAGCGAAGATAATAAGAGATATTATATTTTGTTATTATATGTTAAATCGACTAATTTTAATAACGAAGGTAAACAATAAACAGAGTATCTTATTTTAACTTTGATATAACAATAAATAAGAGATAGGGTATCTTATTATCTCATGATAATTTTGAACATACAATAATAAATAAGAGACAGGGTATCTTATCACTTCATGATAATTTTGAATATATAATAATAAACAAGAGATAGAGTATCTTAACATCTCACGTCAATTTTTAACATGTAATAAGAAAGTGGTAGAATATCTTGTTATTTCATGTTTATTTTGAACATACAACAATAAATAAGAGATTGGGTATCCCATCACTTCATGATAATTTTGAACATACAATAATAAATAAGAGATAGGGTATCTTATCACTTCATGATAATTTTGAATATATAATAATAAACAAGAGATAGAGTATCTTAACATCTCATGTCAATTTTTAATATGTTATAAATAAGTGGTAGAGTATCTTTTTATTTCATGTCGATTTTTAACATGTAATAAGAAAGTGGTAGAATATCTTGTTACCTCATGTTAAATTAATGAAGTTATACACAACAAATAAACATAGACATAAATTATAATATTCAAAAACTTGAACACTCTATAATTTAGATCATTGTTTATGATCATAATATCGGATAAATAAATGATATATAAATATTAAAAAAATTATTATAAAATAATGTTCATAGACAAAACATACATAATATTTACATATATTATTATTGTTATATTAATCAATGTATCAAATGGTAATACAGCATTAGTAGAAAAAATCAATGAAAAATACCGTCTTAGTAAGTCAATTAATAATGAATACAATGATATAATGTTGATGGATTTTCCATTCATAAATGATCATGTGAATTTAACAAAATTTACAATAAGTGATAAATCCAATAGCACGAATATTTTTATGAGATACGTTGACAAAAAAAATATGATATATATGTCCATAATTGATGGAACAGTATCATGCTTTTTACAACTTCATGATGAAGTAATAGATGGTTATTATCAAATATACTGTATTCCTGAAAATAATTACATATTCACTATTCTGAGCCATAATATGCCAATCAATACCAGTCAAAAATTTACTCTTAAAAATAATATGAAATTTACGACAAAACCTTTATATTTGGAAGTAGTGACAGATTATCAACTTTATTTAACTTTAGATTCAAGTGTTACAAATGTTGCAACATACACGGCTAATATGTTTGGAATATTGTCAGTTATTTACACAAGAGATTTTGGTTTAACCCCAAACATATATGATGTTCATTACTGGACAACACCTGACCCATATCCAATAGAAGTAGATCAGAATCTTTATTATATAAGAGACAATGTGAATTCAAAAGCAGATGTGTATATTTTATTATGTCTTAAATGTGAAGGAGGCGGAATGGCATATATTAACGGTGCATGTGATTCTCCTTACAACAAAGCAGTTGCTGGTTCTTTAAATGGTTATTTCCCATCTCCATATCCAATAGATTATCACGGTGAAAATTGGGATCCAAAAGTATTTGCACATGAAATTGCGCATAGTTTGTCAGCAATACATACTCATGAATTTAATCCACCTATAGATACATGTGGACATAATGTTTATAATTGTCCAGCAACAAAATCAACAATTATGAGTTATTGTCATACATGTGCTGGTGGAATGACAAATATACAAATGGCATTTGATTCACAGAATTCCCAAAAAGTGAGAAATTATAATAAATGTAGATGAACATTGTTTTTATGGTTGTAACCAACACAAGATTAATAATCTTGCATTTTGTGATACTTACGACATTAGATGTAGAAGGTAGCAAACATCAGTTCTTTTACTGAAATCAAGAATATAATGACCAACAATATTAAATTTCAATTTGTTTAAAATATCCTCATCCAATCCAACTGATGTTAATTTCGCATTTGGTTTATCACATATGAGTACATACTTACAATTGTTCACTTGGGTCAGATTACTACTGAAGTTATTATCGCTTAACACGTTTAACATATTCCAAGTATTGAAAAGACAATTTCTTTTATTGCGTCTCCATGGGTAAATAGTATCATGAATATTCATATTTATCAAATCGTCCATGTAGTTTTCAGAATAAAACAAAAACATTATATCAGCCTCATCAAAATATGTTGTTGATACAGTTTTTAAATCATAACCACTGAAAATATCTCTTATTTGATACTTAATATTTGGACCATTTGTAGATTTTAGATTTAAGCGACATGTATCAATACCACTACTTGCTCTATAATCATAAACATTATTTGTTTTAATATTCATGATAGTTTCCAACATTTTTGATTTACCCGATTTAGCAGGTCCTACAAATACAATTTTGTATAAATGATCATAAGACAAATCATAATTTTCAACAGATTCAAAAGATATTGGTATATTTATTTCATTGATAAAATCAGATGATAGACTTATTGCTTCCTCACCATTGACATAATTGTAACTATTTTTTCCTTTGTTTAGAAAAAATCTCATTATTGTGAACAATTAATTTAATTTATTTTTAAAATATATATAAAGATTAACAATTTCACACATGTGAATCTTAACATTTTAATCATAAACGCTAAAAATGATTAAAAAATAAATTATTTTTTTCATAAATGTTAAAAACTATTAAAAAAAATAATTTATTTTTTTCATTAATAATATGATATATTTTTATATGTGATGTTAAATGAATTTATATTTGCATGATGAAAATTTTTAAACATTATTCACACGACATTAACATTAACAAATATTAATAATGTTAATAATAACATTATTGATATTAACAATAATAGTATTGGCAATAATAGTAATATTATTATAATATCATTATTATTGTTTATATTATTATTATTTGTATCAACATTATTATTTATATCATCATTATAATCTGTATCATAATTATTATCTGTACTTTTGTTATTATTTACATTATTAATATTAATATTGTCAGTATGTAAATTTATGTATGAAAAATATACAATATACGTTGTATGCGATTGTATATTATTTATCAGTATTATAGTTGTAAATAAATGACCCACATATGAAAATTTTTACCGAGTCTCCAAGGATAATATGTAATTTTATAATATGTCAGCATCGTCATCATCAGTAGTGCTAATATTATTGTATTGAAATTTTAATTAAATACAATTCTGTGAGAGACATGCTCATAATAAAATTGGAAAATATTATGTTTGTATTATTTGATATCATATCATGTTGAGAATATACAGTAGTGTAAATCGTGTAAGGAACGCTATCAATTATTACTTTTATCTCTAACAAATTAATAATTATAGCAGTGATATCACAAGTGTTTTGATTTTTTGACAGATGAATTTTTTTGCGTTAATCAGAAAAAAATTTTTTTTTAATAATTTTTTAAATTAAAAACATCCAGAAGAACAATGGAAGTATGACATATTTTGGTGAATCAGTATATAATTATAATATTTTTTTATTTTCATATATTTCACAGATTTCATATATACAATAACAAACAAATGTTTATAGCTTATTCACCATTGATATATATGTAATTATTTTTATTCTTGTTTGGCAAAATCTCATTATTGTGAACAGCTAGATTAATTTGGTTTAAAAATACGAATGAAAATTAACAGTTTCACACATACAAATCTTAACATTTTAATCATAAACGTTAATAATGATTAAAAATATAATTAGTATTAACAACATTAATATTAATAAAATTATCATCATTAGTATTATCACATTCGCTTTCATTACAGTCATTAGTATTATTATTGACAACAATATTATTGTCGATTAAATTTATCGTCATAAGTAAACAGATATCTTTTAGAGATATTACAAAAATTCTCATGCTTGTATAAAAAATACAATACATGCCGTATATGATTGTGATTATCGATATTTATATGTGGTATTATGAAATCGGGAAATTCTAAAAATAGATCATTTGTATGATGATGTGGTATAATATCATATTATAAACATGTTATAGTAGATTCTATTTTACTTCAAGAACTAACAAATATTTTCTATTATCAATATTATCAGTAACATTAATACTATTAGTATCATCAATAATATCAACATCATCGGTGTTATCGGTGTTATTGATATTATTAACATTGTCAATAATACTAAAATCATTAATACTATCAATATATTGGTGTCGTCGATGTTATTAGTATCATTAACATCGTCATCAGCATTATTACTATCACTATCACTGATAATATTAATATTGTTTGAAAAATATGTAATCGTGTATGATGTATATGATATGTATTGTGTATTATCGATTAAAATTTCCATCGTGAATAAATTAACATTTTCTAAAAATAATATATCTATTATAACTATATTATAAATAATTCCAGAATTTAATTGGTTAAAAATTTTATTATTAACATTAAATAAAAAAAATCTCATGTTTTATATAAAAAATTTTTTTTTAAACAAATTTTTTAATTTTTTAAATTAAAAAAATTACTTTAAGAAAGTAGTGGAGATATGACGTATCTTGGTGAATCAGTAAGTAAATAAATAAATAATCAATAAGTGAAGAATATATACATCATAGATAAAGTCTCAAATAAAATATATTTTAATTATTAATTTCATTGATATTCATCATATTTTTTACCAAATATTTCATTTAAAGTTTTTATCTCATAATAAATATTTCAGACTTAAATGGAAAAATGATCAAAATAATCAAAAATAATATTTTATACATTGTGGTAATTTATGTTCGATTGTATATAATTTATTAATATTTTCACCGTAAGTAAATAGATGATTTCTGAATATATTATATTGATTATATTGATATTGTGGATAATTCTATTGTTAAATAATTTAATATTAAGTAAAAAAAAACAATTAAAAATATTATACATTCATAATGGAATTCAATGGATTTTTCATAATTGGATAAAATAGATATATTTTTGATGATTCTATTAGTTTATTCATATCAACAAATAATCTACCAAATCAACAAATCCTTTAACATTGAAATTAATATCAAAATTATTAAGATTACCAATAATATTAATGTCATTAATATTATCGATGTCATTAATATTATCGATGTTATCAATATCATTGGTATTATTAACGTATTTGTAATATCAACTTCATTATTATTAATGTTGTTGTTATCATTGTTATTATTATTGTTACTATCATCATAATCATCACTATCGTCTATATTATTATCACCAGCGTTAGCATATAGTGTATTTTGTGTACTGATAATATGTATTATTATTAATAATAAGTAAACATCTATTATAGAGATGTTACAAACAAATTCACTATTTGGTATATAAAAATTCTTTTCATTGATTGGAAAAAATTCTCATGTTTTATATAAAAAAATTTTTTTAACAAATTTTTTAATTTAAAGAATTAAAAAAATATCCGTGAAACTGGTGGAAATATAATAATTTTCCTATTACACGTATTTTATAGATATATGTTCATAATTTCTTTCAGATGTGAAATTTTCATGATATAATTTTGAAAATATATTCTATTTATTATTTCACCAATATTTTTCATATTTTCGATTAAATATTTTGATTTAATAATATATACATATTATACTGAAGATATATTATTAAAAATAATTCAATATGGTTTATATACATTATTATTATAATCAATAGTGTTGTTAATAATACCAGTAATAATATTAACAATATCCATAACATTATCACCATTATTATTATTACTAATATCTGATATTCCAAGTTGATGTAATTCTTTTAATAATGTACATATAATATAAGAATTTGAAAATGTAACAACTGTAAATTGTGATATAGTAAACATATTTGGCGTACAAGATGTATTATTAATTAGTGCGTCTATTATAAATAATATATCGTTTATGTCGATATTATTAACATCGTCAATAATATCATTAATATTACCAACATTGATGATATTATTGATAACATTGATATTTTTTGATAATATTATCATCGGTAAAAGTGTTGTTATCGTTACTATTGTTAATATTTGTATTATTATTATCGTATGGAAAATGTATAATCGTACGTGATGTGTAATGTACACTATCTGTAAGAATTCTTATCATAAATAAATAAACATCTCCTAAAAATATTATATCTATTATGATTATATTATATATAATTCCAGGATTTAATTGTTAAAAATTTTTAACATCAAATATAAAAAATCTCATGATCATATGAGAAAAATTTTTAATTTAAAAAATTAAAAATATGATACTACCTGATAAATGGTTAGCAAATAAACTATCATAGCCTCTAACAAATCAAGAAATAAAGTATATCTATTTATTAGTAATATTCAGTGACATTTTTTAATCTGCTATAGTTATTATTTTATCAATACTTCCCATATTTTACTAAATATTACAACTTAATAGTGTATACAGAAAACTGAGATATTCATATCAAACCAAAATAATTTATTTAAAAATTTATTTCATAGTAAATATTTTAATCTTAAACGAGCAAAATGATTAAAAATAATATTTTATATGTTTTACTAGCTAACAGGTTTTCCACATCTGAATGAAATAAACAAAAAATTTACTTATTATATACTTAATGTAGATAATCGAGTATGTAAACAATTTCTATTATTTCTAAAGTATCAAAAATCATTCTGAAATATTTAAATATATTAATTTATACTTTATCACGTTTGTAAATATAATTGTATGTAAAAGGATTAAATTGGTGATAACTAAAAGTTAATCACTAAAAGTTAATCACACAGATATTATCAATCTTGTAATTAGAAATAAATATGATGAAAATTTCCTTATCCTTTAGATAAAGAGATATACTCTTTTTACTGATCTAACTAGATTGGTAGTGATATTATTAGTCCTTATTTCAGGAATTACATTCAGGACTAACAAATGTTTTTATTATTAATATTATCATAATCATTAATAGTGTCAACTGTATCAACAACAATGTTGTCGTCGATGTTATCAACATTATTAATAGTGTCACGATCATTAATAATATTAACACATTAACATTATTAATATCATCATTGTCATTATCAATATTATTATTATCAGTAATGTTATTATTAACATTATCAATATCATTAGTAATGTTATTATTAACATTATCAATATCATTATTATCATTATTATCATCGGTAGTATTATCACTATCGATATCATCATTATTGATAGTATTATCACTATCAACATCAACATCAATATTATAATTTAATTGGTAAAGATTAAAATTATTAAATATGAAAATCCCCATTTTTTAATATAAAAAAAATTTTTTATTAACATTTTTTTTAATTTTTCAAATTAAAAAGACATTCTGAGAAAATAGTAGTGATATGATATATCTTAGTGAATCATATGTAAATAAATAATCTATAAATAAAGATTGTATATATATGTATACAATTATAATATTTTATAGATAAATATCGACTGAATATTGATAACTTTCAACAGATCAAAAAAAATGAAAATATACATGTATTATTGATAAAATATTACGATAAAATCTTCAAAATATATTCTATCTGTTATCCCATCAATACCTCTCATATTTCTGACTAAATATTTTAACTCGATAATATGTATAAATAACTGAAATACTCATAATATGCTCGAAACATTTCACTAAAATTTTGTCACACGATAAATACTTTAACCTTAAATGTGAAAAATAATTATAAATAATATTTTATACATTGCAGCTATTAATGGATTTCTAGTAGATAGATGAAATAAATATAATAAAATTCTATATTCTTTAAGTAGAGAGATATACTCTTTTACTTCCAATTATCTTGATAATTAGATCATATTAGATCAAATATCCCTATTATTAACATCGACAATAATATTATTAATATTGCCAATACTAATGATATTATCAACATTATAAACATTTTAATATCATTGTCATTACCAATATTATTAATAATAGCAGCATTAATATCGTCAAAATATTGAAATTATCGGTGTTACCGTTACCGTTACTGTTATTGATATTGTTATCAATATAATCATTTATGTTCCTAATATTATCAACACCATTATTATTGATATTGATATTGATAATATTGTCATCTTTATCAATGTTATTATCATTACTGATATCATTGTTGTTGTCACTATCAGAAATTTCAAATTCGTCCAATGATACATCTACTATAGTGATATAATAAGTGATCATATAATTTAAAAGATGAAAATTTTCTGTAATAAATAAAATAGGCTTCATTTTATATGGAAATTTTTTTCAAGAATTTTTTTAATTTTTTAAATTAAAAATTATCTGGATGAATAATGGAAGTAAACAAATAATCAACAATGGAGATCGTATATACATATTTATAATAACATTATCTTTCTGTTCCACGGATTTTACAGATACAATCTTAGATAGATATTCATAACTTTCGAAAGATAAAAACATACTTGTATTATTAATAAATTTCCACGATATAATTCTGAAATTATATCTTATATTTTTTTTTACTAAAACATCTCAACATAATAAGATATACATATCATACTCGAAATATATCATTAAAATAATATTTTATACATTGTAGTAATTAACGGATTTTTCACATCTGTATGAAATAAGTTAACCCATGTTTTACATATTATTTATTATAATGATGAAACAAACAATTACACAATTTAATAAGCGAAAAAATTTTATATCAATTGAAACAATTCCCATGTTTTATATAAAAAATTTTTTAAAACAAATTCTTTTAATTTTTTAAATTAAAAAAATTATCTGGAAGTATGATATCCATCGAAGAATCGGTGAGTAAACAAAAAACAACGAATGAAGACTGTAAATATGTTTTCGCAAAGGATTGGTAATTTATTTACTATATTATTCATTGTAATATTCAATGAATCTTTCACATCAAGGTGAAATAAATTAAAATTAGTCATATTTATCATATAACTGGTATTACATGGCTATATACTTTTGAATATACCAAACTAAGAGTGTTCTCGAATAATGGAAAGAATTCTATTGTAATCAGGATATTCTTTATTTAGTTCATTTACGGTTTTATCGCATATTAGCAATATGGATATGATCATCAACATATTCTCGTAAAAGATCAGTAACCTGTTTACTACATCATATTCGAAACATTTTATTTAGATGTGACAGTTAACAGATCTCTCACATCTAAATAAAATAAATTAACTCATGTTTCACGTATTATATATATTTAATGTAGATAATCAAAGCGAACACAATCTTTGATTATTCTTAGAATAGCAAAACATTCTTCTAAACACTTAAATATACTAAGTTAAGAATGATTTCGTATAACTGATATAATTTTACATAGGTGTCACTCATTGATGTTATGATATAGTGATGATCAATATATGTTATAACCTTAAGAGGAAAAAAATAATTAAAAATATTATACTTTTTATAAAAAAATTTTATATATTCAATAAATCTTTCACAATTGGATGAAATATATTAAATCAAGAATATATTCTCATATCAAATTTTATTATGGTGAAAGTCTTTATTATTGACCACATATAATAATCCTTATCATTAATACTATTGAAATATTTATTAATAATTATAATAATCTTCACTTTATCAAAATTTTAAATATAATTGTATATAAATAAGATTCAAATGATGATAATTCAAAATAAATCACACATATTTTTTGGCGTTCTTAGCCAATTTTATTCCTATCCTTTAGATAAAAAAATGTACTCTTTTTATTTTTGATTATTTTGATAATTTAATTAGATTAACAATTAAATCGTATTATATCAGACATCTCCTATTATAAACATTGATATTATTGTAAATAATATCAATAATATCGCTAATATTATTGATATATACAATATTATTAACATTGTGTGTATCGTTGATGATGTTAATATTTTCAATAATAATAACATCAATATAATTAATATAATATCTCTATTATTAATGTTTTTAAAATTCCCGATATTATTATCATCATCTCCAATAATATCATCAGTAATATTACTATCATTATTATTATAATATGAAAAATATTCAATCATGTATGACGTATAATGTATATCATTGGTAAGTATTTTTACCATAAATAGATATACATCTCCTAAAAATATTATATCCACTATTACCAATTTATATATAATTCCTAAATTAAATTGTTGAAAATTTTGAATATTAAATATAAAAAATCTCATGTTTTTATATAAAAAAAATTTTTTTTTTAAACAAATTCTTTTAATTTTCTAAATTAAAAAAAATAACATATGAGGATTATATATATTAAAAACCCATTTAAAATCAGTGATTTATATATTATGTTAAACTTATGGGCGATAAGTATTTTTGTAAACAAATATTTGTCAGTGTTATCGGATAACAATGAAAATCATGATAGAAATATTATTGTTTCTATTCAAGACATTGTAAAATTTCACATGTATGAGATTTTAACATTATAACAAATTTCCACTAGATTATTTCGATCATAAACGATAAAAATGATTTAAAAGAATCATTTTACTTTTTTCTATCGTAATTTAGATATTTTTTATTTAATTCATCTACGACTTCAACAATGTCTTTAATGTATATTAAAAATGTGGAGATATATTATTGATAAATTCGTTAAATAATATTTTAAGATGAGTGTTTAAGGCTGACAAACGTTTCTATTATCAATGAGATAATTATTATCAATAATATTATCAGTATCATTAATAATGTCAATTCTACCATCAATATCGTTGTTATAATAATATCATTATTACTTTTACTGTCACCGTTGATATTATTAGTATAATCATTATTATCATTATTACTATAATTATTATTATCGTTATTATCATTATTACTATTGTTATCAACGTTAGCATTATTACTATTGTTATCAACGTTAGCATTAACGAGAATAATACCATTATCACCATTGTTACTGTCGTTATCGTTATCAATGTTAATATCGATATTGTCATTTATAGCAATCATAATAGTATCGTTACCATTGTCTATATTGTGAATAATTTTACTATTTAATTGAAATTTATTTGTAATAAATAAAAAAATTAACATCTTTTACATAAAAAAAATTTTCTAAAACAAATTTTTTAATTTTTTAATTTTTTAAATTAAAGAAAATTATTCCCGGAAAATGGCGAAGATATGAGATATTTTGATAAATCACATACATATATATACGATTACAAAATAACTTTCAACAAATCACGTAAATGTAAAATATACTTGTATTACTGATAATATATATATATATATTAACTTTTATCTCTTTTGTTATTTTCATTAATATCATCACTACCACAATCTTTATCTTTTTTAACATCAACAATATTATCGTCATTAATATCACTAACACTAGTAATATCAATATCAATATCAATAACATTATCATTATTAATGTTCCAATTTTGGTATCGAATGATATGATTGAATAGTCTTGAAATTTTTCATTTCGACACTGGATTCAGAACCTCAATCAGTATTATTTTACTATTGAACATAAAACCCATTTATATAAAAAAGTTAATTTAAACTTTTTTTAATTAAAAAAAAATTAAAAATGTTACGATGTGGAACAATCACACGGAAGATAATGTAATAGATATTCAACATATAACCAATCAACAATTTGACATCTGTCAAAAATATTATGAAATATAGAAAATTGTCACAAAATTTTTTTTAATTCATAAATTTAAAATAGAAGGAATTTCGTCCGTCTCATCTGCCCCTTCGAGTATTAGCAAATATTTCTTAACATGTGATTGATCTATTGCATCTCTTTCACTATTCTCATTATTTATTGGTAATTTTATGTATAAAAAAATACATTAAGGTTAATCAATATGTAATCTTTATTTGTTTATTATTTATTTATCTTTGTGCTGGCTAATTATGATATGTTATATTTTCCACTGTTTCCAGGAAAATTTTTACTTTTTAATTTAGAAAATTAAAAAAATATTAAAAAATTCTCATCATATAATGGAGCTGCTTATAATATCGATGTAATTAATATTACATATTTGTTTATGATGAGAATTACATCCACATATATACGACTACAATATTTTCAACATGTTCAAGATACTTTATTCGAATTTTATCATGCGGTAAATGTTCCAACCTTAAATGGAAAAAAATAATTAAAAATAATATTTTATAATTGTGGTAATTATCGTAATTTGCGTGATATTGAAATTATTTAAAGATTTATTTCTATATGGTGAAAATCTTTATTATTGATAACTTTCATTAACTCTGATACATATTAATTAACTCTCATGACAATTTTTACTTTAATACAATTGTAAACATAATTTTATATAAAAAAATTTGATTGATAATAACTCGGGAAGAATTATATAATTTTTTGTTATTCATGAAGTGTGTTTTGTACCGTCACCAAAGTATGGTAAAAATTCTTTATACTTTAAATAAAGGGATACTCTTTTTTATTGATCCAGTTTTTATACAAGACTAGCAAGTGTTTTTATAATTAATATTATCACTGATACCAATAATATTACTAGTATCATTAATAATGTTAACTGTATCAACAAAAACGATGTTGTTGATGTTATTAACATTATTAATAGTGACAAAATCATTAGTAATATTAACATATTAACATCGATAGTATTATTTTCACCATTGTCATCACTTTTATCATTGTCATCACTTTTATCATTTATATTTATGTCATTTACATTTATATCTTCATTAGTATCGCTAACACTAGCAATATTAATATCAATGTTAATATTAATATCAATATCAATATCAATAATAACATTATCATCTTTATTTTTGTTATTGAACATAAAACCCATTTTTTATATAAAAAAGTTAATTTAAATGTTTTTTAATTTAAAAAATTAAAAATGTCACGATGTGGAACAATCGCACAAACATACTGATTCACACACAGAAGATAAAGTGATAAATATTCAACATGCATCCAATCGACAAATTTGCCATCTTTAAAATCATCATTGTAAAGTAAAAAATTGTCACAAAAAATTTTAAAATTTTTGAATTAAAAATGGAAAACGGAACTTACACGAATAAATACTGCAGAGAATTTAATCTGAAAGACATCAATGATTTGTCATTATGTGGACCTGCAATGACATTCGATAGGAAAATCATTACACCCAAAAATGCAAAAGGTGATGTTAAGTTTGAAGGAAGATTTCAATTTGAATATGATGTAAATGTAAATGAAAAGTTTGACACTCTTCTGACATTAAACAATCACAAATCCAATGGGGACCTCCTAGTCAATAAATTGGACAAATCTTTGTTATTGACACTTTAAGTATAAATATAATCATAAATATAAATATAAACATAATTATTATAGTAAGTGATCCAATGGATCATTGACTTATTCACATAAAGCTAAACATACACTGAAGGCTCACTAACATTTGTGACATTTCCAACCATTCTATATTCTGTGTAAAATATTTCTTTTGTTGATCTGACATATTGCAAAATAATTATCAAAACAGACAAAATTATTATTACAGCGACAATTATACCTATGATTATAATCAATGTGTTTCTCCTTCTTATTGTTTCTTGTTTTTGTCTGAGAATTTGCTCAGATTCTTCAGGAGTAGGTATATATTCGTCTTCTTCGCTGCATGGTATTTTTCTATTATTTCCAGATTCATCTAGTTCATAACAACTTACACCCCCTCTACAATACTGTCTTAAATTAATATCACCCATTGTTGATTCAACAACAGTGATATCAACACCTGAAATAGAGCATGAACATCTAGTAGTGCCATTACATCCACCACATGCTTGTGTAAAATTTATATTTCCATTTGTAGAATTAGTTAATCTTATTGTTACATCGTCTATTATGCACAAATTTCCATTACATACAATTTCATTTCCATTACTTAAAGCAGTTTCTTGTATAGTACCATATCTTGAACATAATGGATCACAATTTTTGGGTATTCCGTACAAATTTTCATATATCGCATATTCTGAATTAGGTAAGTGACAACCGCAAAAATTAACAATTTCTCTATTACCAGACGCAGATTCTCTATTGTATTTTGAGCATTCTTCAATTAATGCTTCACTGCATGCAGCAGGATATTGTGAACATACATTATACAAAATACTTTGGAAACTTCCCGCCAACCCAGCACCTTGTATACCATTTTTAAAATAATTCCTAAATATTGCTCTCATTCTATCCCTAATCCATGGTAAATCTTCAGGATTTTGAGTGTTAACAGCCACCATTCCTCTACAAAATTGTGATTCATTCCATGCTCTATAATATTCTTCATCTCCATTTTTTTGAACACAATCATTTTCAAATATATTTCTACAACTGCTTGAATTACCAGATCTATATTTTGGATCACAAGTGCTTTTAAATGGAGTATCAGTAAAACAATTATTAAATATTTCATTCTCATTATAATTATTAATGCAGCACTGTTTTGGATCACCATTAAAACTTTCTCTGTAACACTCAACATATCTTCTACCATCTCCGTCACAACATGATCCAGTAGAATATAATGCCCATTCTGGTCCCAAATTTTCTCTACATACATCGTATCCTTCTTCCCATGTACCACAATATCCAGGAATTATGTATTTATAACCTATACGGTCGTCGGGTACACATATACTTGTATAGTCTGGCGAGCTTGTACAACTCGGCGGATTTGATTGCATATTTTATCTTAGAAAATTATACTATCTAATTTTTTGACATACCAAAAAAATATTAATCAGAGTTACCACATTTTTCACAACCATTAATGTTATTACATTTTGGACAGTATTTGGGATCAATTAATATGGTTTTATAATAAAAGAGAAGAATCAAAGTTATGAGGAATGCTACCAAGAATATCATGGACAGAAGTAAATATAAGTAATGTTTGGCATCTGTCATGGTGATCAAATATATCTATATTTAAATGAATACAAAAATAAATAATTATTTATTTTCATTTAAAATGTCTAACAATAATTTTCATTTAAATGTTAACAGACCACATAATGTGTTGTTGTCGGGACAGGGTAATCCGCCTTTGAATACTAATGTTAATAGACCTTCACCTATGCCTGTATATAATCCAACAAATGTGCAGAACAGACCAATTTCCAATTTACCGCCACGATTACAAACGGGACCGCCTACATTCCAACCTCAACCTCAAATGCAAACGAGACCACCTGTATATACTCCTCCAAATGTGACATCTCAACCACAGACGCAAATTAGACCACCTGTATATACTCCACCGAATGTAACATCTCAACCACAGACGCAAACTAGACCACCTGTATATACTCCACCGAATGTAACATCTCAACCACAGACTCAAACTAGACCACCTGTATATACTCCACCGAATGTTACATCTCAACCACAGATACAAACTAGACCACCTGTATATACTCCTCCAAATGTGACATCTCAACCACAGGCGCAAACGAGACCAGCTGTGTATACACCGATAAATATAAATTCACCGTCACAGTTGCAAACAGGACCTACAAGTATTCTAGCAAATGCTTCTCAACAAAATGTTACATCTTTCCCTCCGACACAAATGAGACCACTCACAAGTGTTCTAGCAAATGCTTCCCAACAAAACGTAACTGCACCCGCTTCTCGTATGAGACTTACCACAAGTGCACCAAAAGGAACTATAAAAAGATCACCAACTACAAGTACATCAAAAAAAGTTACTTTTTCACCAACAAATCCACCTATTCAAGATATTCCAAATTATGATAACATTCCAAGAGTACAAGGAACACATAAATTTGGAGCAGTCCAAAATATTCCAACTGGACTTAGTTCAAATAAACCAGCTTCCACATTTGCGACATCAAGTGTTCAAGTGCCAAAAGGTGGTGGAGGTGAGTATATTAGAAACATTATACAATCCGGTGGACAACAAACAGTTGCCAGACCCATTGTGAGCAGAGAAAATGTAAAATTGGATATACCAAAAATTCCAATACCACCTCCAATAAATGAACAAACTGCAGAAAGTTATAAAATAAAATCTGAATACGACAATTCTTTGTCATACTTGTATAAAAGAGCAAGAATATTAAATGTACCTGTCTCTTATTTACTTGTCATTCCAAACACTGGATCTGAAAATTATGTGATAGACGAATTTGATATTGATGAAAATGTCGATGTCAAATTCACCACTATATTTGATTTAATTAAAAATGCAAATGATAGCACTTTGTACGGTATCTGGGACATGGTCAAAAATATACAGGGAAATAAAATAGTTCCAGAAGAAGTATTATACATGTGGATGTTTGCATTCACGGATGATCTTATTTTGATGTCTAACGATTTTCTATATATGGTCAACACATATTTAACCAACACACACACAAGTAATGCGTTACCAGCAAGACAATTTTCTAGTGCAACAGAAATCTTGGATTCATATTATAATGATTGGGGTGTCAGTTATTTAAATGATTTAAGCAGAGATATACGTTTAACTGAAGACTTCATTGATTCACAAATAAAAATCTCCCAAGTTCAACCTCTTTTATATGGTCCTCCGGTTCTATCTGATGTAACATATATATATGAATATGGTGTTGATTATGATCCATTGGTAGACTACTTTGCTAATTCCATTACAAGCAATGTGATGCCTTACATTCAATACGATTCAAGTTATAAGAAGGATGAAGATACTGTTATTGTTCCAGATAAGTTCACAAAGATATATAAAGGGACCAACAGTGGAAACAAACCCAATTACAACAATATTAAAGAACCCATTTTAGCGACTAACAAATTACCAAATATAACAATAAACATATGGAGCGGAGATGCATCAAATTGTAATAGAACGATAGGTAACCATGATGTGCAAGAGACTGCACGGACTGATAATAAGGAGAGATTTTATGTTGCTGAAATTACATATATTATTGATGCCAAGAAAATAAGGGTGGAGGTAAAATCTCCCACTACAAAAGTCACTAACATTCAAGTTATCCTTAACAGAATATATGAACATATACCTGATTTAAAACATGCAGAAGCTAATGAGCTGAAAGAGAAAAAACTATCCGGTTCATTTAATGTATACGATGTTGAATTATTCGATATGCCTTTTCAAAATTTAACATTGTTGGAGCCAATATTTTCGTCATACATATATATAGAAGAAGTTGATAAAGCACTTCCCCTCAAGAAAAGATTGGATATACATTACAGAGGTATGTTGATAGAATCACAATCAAGCACATCCACATCTTCTCTTCAAGGTGAATATAAAAAGGCATATAAATCTCCAATCAAAGCTGGATTAACAACTGAAACAGCACTGGCAGGAAGTAAAGTAGCTCTAGATGGTTCAGAGGTCCTAGCAGATGTAACAAGAAATATGAAATATATACATGTGAACATGAACAGAGCTACATCAATGAGAGCAATTCGTCAATTTATGAATATATTTTCGAGGTTGATGAGGATATATTTAGACAATCTGGGCAAGATTAGAGGGGAAATATCTTATTATGTACCTGGATTTGAAGATGGAGATTCAATCACTGATGTAAGCAAAAAGAAAGGAAATAAAAAGAAGGGAACAAAATCACGTATTGAAAGACTAAAAGAAGCTTTTCCAGAATTATTTGTCGGGGAATATGTAAGGAAATGTCAAGGAAAGTCACAACCCATAATCATTCAAAAAGACGAAATAGAGCAATGGAGAGCAAGAAAGATTGATATTGGTGGAGGTATGGTAGAAGACAGGATGGTGTTAAAATTTCCACCTGAATTAAATAAAGAAGATAGTAAGGGAGAACCCATGTTTTATTACACATGTCCAGATGATAGCGTGCCATATCCAGCTATTCAACCGAATGATATGATCAACAAAGATATATTCCCATATATTCCATGTTGTTATAAAGAAAATCATTTAGAGAAGAAATCAGAATTGAGAACTCTTCTATATGGAGAGATGGATGATCCTAAGAAGAAAGATTACACTATATCCATGGATAAGATATTAGATGAGGGAAAATCGGGAGCTATTAACAGTGAGTTTAATTCACTTCTCCTTAGATTACTTGATGGTATCAGTACAAATGATGAAAATTTTGATAAAATCAGTTATAACAGGTTCGGAACAATAATTGATCAAAATAGTTTCATACACAGCATACTTATCGCTGTAGGTCATCAAGATTATTTAAGAATGGACAGGAACGAAAAGATAAACTTTGCTGAAAGTATCAGAATGGGTATGTGGAATAATGTATATCCTGAGGTGTGTAGACAAGAAATGTACGATCATGATATATATGGTATCAAAATGGCCGTGAGTAAATTGGACAGTTTTTTTGATCCATTGTTATATTACAGGACGTTGGAAGAGATGTATGGAATTAATATATATGTTTTCAATCTTCTTGATAAGGACAAAAGTACTGGAATGTCAAATAATCTTTTATTACTTCCAAGACATAAACATTTCCATGTTAGACCGCCCAGAATAACTAATGATAGGGGTCAATACAGGGAGACTGTTATTATCTTAAGACATGAAGGAAGTTCGTCTGATAATCTACCATATCCCCATTGTGAAGTTATTGGAAAAGTTGAGAAGGGTAGAAGTACAATATTTAAATTTAATTATCCATCAGATATGGAAAGACAATTATATCCAATAATTGCATTTAGTGCAAGAACTCTAACATGGGAAAATATTGAAAATGAGAATGTCTTGAGACAAAATATATATTCATCATTTGATTTTGAAAGTACATTTAAACATGTTTTAAGCCAAGTTATTGACAGTTCAGGTAAAACTAGAATATTGGAAGTGAGAAAAAATGCCAGATCACCCAGTGTATTTGTAAATATTCCACCAACAGCACCAATGAATAGAATGGGTATAGACTCAGATGAAATATATAATAAACTTCCATCATATGAGGCAGTTATATCTTTGTTAGGAGTACCTGTGGGATATAGCAAAGATATTGAAAATGAAAATGTAGTTAATGGGTTATGGTATAATTTGGGAGATATAGAATTTGGAATACATGCACCTGTTAGAAACATTGATTTAAATGTGATTTTGGAAAAATATCCGGAAATTGTTTCTCATTCAGATGCAAAATATCAAAACATAAAACTGGCAAAGAACAACGCCATTTCACCAATTGATAGAGTTAGAGATTTGAGGAGAGCAGCTGATTATTTAATTCAAATTGTGAAGTATTTATACATCATGGATAATGTAGGAAATGAAGAAAATAGAGGGGATGTGTTTGAATTTTTGAATAAAATATCAGTAATGTATAATGCAGAAAATAAGGAAGATTCATACAACATATACAAACCTACTGATTTTAGAAGAGTTTTACCCGCAAGTAATGCTAAAAAAGCCCCACCATCACGTAAAGTTGAAGATGTGTTGACAATGTTGTCTGTTATTAATAATAAAGTTTTTCCTAATGGTAAAATATTATTATACGATGACGGTATGAGGAGGGGAATGCTTTATCAATTAAAAGTATTTAAGGACAAGGTACACGGAATTAATTTCGAACCAGAATATTTTAGAGTTTTGAATAATTACTATGTATCAAAGGATGACTTTTACAATAATAAAAATAAGGGATCTGCTAAAGCAAATAAGGATAATGAATATTTACTGATCAACAAAAAAGAATATTCTGATTGGAACAGTAAATTTATGCAATCATCTAATTTACAATTGAGACGTATACAAAATCTTAAAGACACTGTTCAAACCATTTTAAATCCAAACTCATATATTTATCCTGAACCATATATATACCAAGAGTATGACAATAATATATTGGGATCGAATATAGATCCAGCATCTGATAGATTTTATTTGATTCAAAATGTTGCATCTGGTAATATTAAAAGAGCTTTAAATGTTTGTTATATATGGTCTAGAGATAAAATAAATTTAGGATATAACGCATCACAATATACTTCACCTGATGGTAGTGATCAATTATCACATATGGTGTATACAATTTCACCTAATGGTACATTAGCGTTAAGCAAAGATAACAGAGTTGGAATGGGTACATATATGTCAATATTGGATTATGGAGATGATAAATATGCAGCTATATTGGAGCTCATTTAACATGTTTATGAGACGAGTAAATTTCACATCGGTGATGTGAAATAAATCATTAAAATAAATATTTTTCCAATTAAAATAATTAGAAAAGATATTTTTTATTTCAACAATGTCAAATAAACTTATAGCAAAACAAAATATCAATGGATAATTTTACTTTATTCTTCGACAACCTGAACTTTAAATGACAATTAGCGAAATGGATAAAAAATTAAATTTAGAAACATGTTTTTACAGCTTGCTAAGGTTTTAAAAAAATCAGACTATCTAAAAACTTTTATTTGGATTAGTAATGGAGACAAAAATAGTATAATAGAACTCTACAATTTCCAGAATATCAAAAAATAATGGAAACAAAAAACACTGGATACTCAACACAGAAATCAAGAAAAAAATCAAATTGTTTATTTATCACAAAAGAAAAAAAAAGCAGAAGAAATGGAGACAAAAACAGAAGATAAAAATAATGAAAGACATGAAGTGAAATGAATCACATATGTATGTTATTTCTTATTACAATTTTCAGAATATAATTCTTTTTTAAATCAGAAAAAAAAAATAATTTTATTTTACAATTTTATGTTTAAAAATAATTAAAACACGAATATAACTTACGAAAGTGATAACTTTATTGGGAATCTAACATGGTATACGGAATGAAAAATAATGATTTTCTGGATAAATACATTGATAAAACTAATTTCAATTTCTCCAAGACATCATTTTGTGTTAATTATTCAAAACATCCACATAATCATTTATATCATGTAAATTTCCAAAAAAATAATCCAACCATATAAAGAACGTGCAAATTATATGACTATAAAAATATTACCACAATATACTGATGATTATACCACCAAATTTGAAAAATACAAATGTGGTCCCACCATCTCTGATCTAGACATTGATATTGAAAATGTTAGATATCAACATCTACCAGTATTCATGAAGTTTCTATCAGATGATGAAATTTTACTATGTATAAAGTACTACAGATACCATGATTTTGAAAATTATGGGTTGATCGATGTATATTGGAACATCCATAAGCAATATTTTGCATACATGGGAAAGAAAGATAAATTAACCTTAAGAGAGAACATGTCACTGTTTAAAGCACTTTTAACACATTTTATGGATAATCAAGACATATGTTATGATAAATGGTTTACATTAGTACAAAATGAATTATTGGCCGAGCTGTCCCTCAGAATCAAATGGGAAGAAAGTAAGTTGCTAAATGCTATCATTACACACAGGAAAAATAATAAATATTTAAAAACTGATGAAAGAATGGTGTGGCAGAATAATTATATTAAATATGAAGAAAATGCAAGGAAGAAATGGTATGCTAATCAGATTGATGTCATCAAAAATTTAGAAAACATTATTTTGAACATAAGAGATTTTGAAAGAATAAAATCAGAAAATCTGAATATACCTCTTTTAAACAATGATATATATAACAATGATAGATATGAATATCTGTTTAATCTAAACTTAAATAAAATCCGGATGATAAACGGTCTGTATACAATTGTTGAAAATGATTGTATAGTAACAACCTCAAAAATAAATAAAATTTGTCCACTATACAGTTGTGTTAACCACAGTAAAAATATAATCAGCTATAAATCGATCCAAAATTAAAACAATGTTTTAATTTCTTGTCGAAGAATTTACAATACAGGTCTTTCACTTTCACCAGCTGGAAGGTTACCAACATAAGCTAAATTGTTAGCCATTTCATCAGTAAAACTGGGAATAATTGAATTTGGATTTACATGACCAGATAAGAATTTTGCCAACTCCCAAGCTAAAAGTATCAAATATCTTGATGATACTCTAATACATATTTCAGAGGTCATTAATCTTTTGTAATAATCATTAAATGAATCACCTTGTATAAATAAAGTGCCAAGATCTGGTTGTGTTTCAATATTTGTCCTCAATTTTTCCAAATATCCTCTTATGTAATTTTCAAAAGAGAATTGTAAATAGGCACTGCTGTCTATGTCAAAATTAAAATTATTATTTTTAATTGATCTAACTATTTTATCTTCGAAACTTTCAGGTGATGACAATATAGATCTTTTGAGATATTCTGGATCCACATTTTTAAGGAATGAGCAGATCGATATATGTGTTGAATCGTGATTGATTGGATATTCATGACCCACACCTTTCCATCTTCTAATATACATACCAGAATAAAATAAATTTTTTATAAAATCTACGACATTTTCTGGATTTTCAGAGTAAAGGGCTTTAATAAGATCTTCATCTGATCTGTTTTTAATATCCTGTATAGCCCTCTTTAACTCAACATTATTTGTGTTTTTTTCTAAATAATCTATATCAAAATCAGTCAGTCTATTGTTATTATATGGTACATAAAAAATTTTTCTACTATCAAGATATTCTGCGTAACTGTCTTCGTTTATGCATCTCATATATGCATTTCCAACATCAGTTGATTGTATACCATATGTAAGTTCTTGATGATGCTCCCTGATAGGATCACCAGCGGACGGAAATTCACTTCCGTATATTTCGTCTCTATCACATACTACTAAATCCCTACCAATATATCTAAATCTCTCCTTTTTCATGTTCTCATAAGTGAAATTTATTAGTTCATACCTATTCATTGGAGAATCATGATCAAACAATTTAGTGTTATCAGTGACTTCCATAATCTCATAATCAGTTAGAAGAGATAACACTTCTTTTGGGTTCTTCACTAAGATCCAATTGATCTTATGATGGTCTGGAATGTTTCTGTCTATCAACGGCATGTAATATTTAATTGAGAAAAACCTATTATATCTTGTAGTATCATACGTGTATCCTAGCATACGAAATTTATGTAAATATTCATTTCGTGGTAACGACGAATAACCACCTACTGTGTATATAAACTTCAATTGGTATTCTGATAAGTTATATTTGTACCTTCCGTATCTGAATGCTATGTAATTTATAACTTTATCTAAATTACTTTCCGAATCAATATTCTTGACATACGATAATATTTCCTCATCATTGGATAGGAAAGAAAATGCGCACATCAAGTAATATTTGAGAGTGTTAAATTTTGATGCACTATCTTCAAATGGTATACACATGTTAACATTTCTACTATTTACATCGGGTGGACAACCACCATAAAAATTTTTTAATTTATTCAAATATTTATGAGGTTCGTCAATGGTTAAAGTACCTTCCCAATTTGTACCGTAACTATCGATGTCGCTTAAAATGGTTACAATGACTTCATCATTTTCATATAAATCCTTAGGTATCTTAATAATATAATTGTCATTATAATATGTTTCATCATCCAAGTGTGTCAAAATCATCTTTTTATTAAAAAATATAGTTGCGACAAGTTTTGCATAATTTTGATCATAAGAGATTTTAAAAGAATTAAGTGCGAAGATTAGAATATACTCCCCTTAAATGATGAAATATACGAATTACACATAAATTACAACATTGTTATAATTTATTAATAAAAATTTACATTGTGGGATTTTCACTCTCACCAGTTGGAACTACACGGGCATGTGTATTCGATATCAATTCAATCTCAAGTCGATATAATATGGGTGTGCATATCTTCGTTACTGTCGGATTTGCTATGTTTAAATGCATCGGGTCTACCACATCCTAAAATTTCGTTTTTAGTAATTTAAGGATGTTCGAAGAAGTATTCATGTCTCTATTCTTCGTTGCTGGGGCTTAGTTCCAGCGCAAAGTATACCATGGCCCGCAGTGTTCAACACCGCCTATCTAAAATATTCTGAAGATAGAAAATTTCACATCAGCGATGTGAAATTATTTATTTTAATCAAAAATTTTTTGAAACGAGATGAGCAGCATTGAGTACATACAAAAGGTTTTAGACCACAACCTACTAAGATATGTTAAAAAAGACGATAGTATTACAAATTTCATAAATATTCATGGATTCCCACTTCATGATGAAATTCATTATTATAAATTAGATGCTGAGCTAGGTTTAAAAACATGTTTTCATAATTTGTTAGGATTCAGAAGTTCCTATGATGAAAAAAACTTATATGAGATACCCATCATTAGTAATGGAGACACAAAAAGTATAATAAAACTCTACAATTAGCAGAGTATAAAGAGAACCAACTTATTTACTTATCACAGGAGAAAAAAAAAGCAGAAGAAATGGAGACAAAAACACCGTAACAAAACTTTACAAATTGTTCACTTATCACAATAGATTTAAATAATGGAAAATATGAAGTGAAAATGAAATATATTCTCCCAAAGGATTTATATCACAAACATATATATATATTTATTTTCGTTTCAACATTTGGAATAAATTTTTTTAATCAGAAAAAAATTTTATAATTTTTCAAATTTTTTATTTAAAGCGTTTATAGAACTATTTCTAACATGGAATTTTTTGAAAAATAATTCAACCTTATAAATAACGTGTAAATATATGACAGCAGGAATATCACTATTATGTATCAATGATTATATCGCCAAGTTTGAAAAATACAAATTTGGTCCCTCCACCTCTGATCTGGATATTGACATTGAAAACGTTAGATATCAACATCCACCGATATTCATGAAATTCCTGACAGATGATAAAATTTTATTAAGTGTAAAATATTACGATGTCACGACTTTGAAAGTTATAACATGGTAGATGTATACTGGAATATTAATAAGTAATACTTGGCATATATGAACAAAAAAGATAAATTAAAGTTGGGGGAGAACATGTCTTTGTTTAAAATACTTTTGTTACATTTTATGGCTAATCAAGACATGTTATATGATGAATGGTTTACATTAGTGAAGAGCGAACTGTTTGTTAAGCTATCTCTTAGAGTCAAATGGGAAGAGAGTAATCTGTTAAATGCTATCAGTACGTACGGGAAGTATAATAAACATTTAAAGATTAGTGAAAAAGCTACATGGATAGCTACACAGAAATTACAACATTGTTATAATTTATTAAAAAAAATTTACATTGTGGGATTTTCACTCTCACCGCGTGGAACCACACTGATATATTCTAAATTATTAGCCATATCGTCAGTGAAATTGGGAATTATATAACTTGTATTCATACGATCTGATAAGGATTTCGCCAATTCCCAAGCTAAAAGTATCAAATATCTCGATGATACTCTAATACATAATTCAGAGTTCATTAGTTTTGTATAATAATCACTGAATATATCTCCTTCTAAAAGTAAAAATCCGAGATCTGATTGTATCTCAATATTTTTTCTTAATTTTTCCAAATGACCCCTTATGTAGTTCTCAAAAGAATATTGTAAATATGCATTACTATCTATATTAATATTAAAATTATTATTTTTAATTGATTCAACTATATTATCATCAAAACTTTCGGGAGATGACAATATAGTACTTTTAAGATATTCTGGATCCAGACTTTTGAAGAAAGCACATATTGATATACCCGCTGAATTATAATTTAATGGATATTCGTGTCCAATTCCTTTCCACCTTCTGATATACATACCAGAATAAAATAAATTTCTTATAAAATCTATCACGTTTTCACTATTATTAGCGTAAAGATTATTTATAAGATTCTTATTTGATCTATTTCTAATATTGTTTATCACATCTTTTAATTTATTCGATCTTGTGTTTTCAAGAAGATAATTTACATCAAATGACGATAATTTGTTATTATTATATGGTGCATAAAAACCTTTTCTACTGTTAAAATATTCTGCAAGGCTGTTTTCATTTATACATTTCATATTTGCATTTCCCACATCAGTTGATTGTATACCATATGTAAGCTCACGATATACTTTTCTATCTCGATGACGATAAGGAAGGAATTCACTTCCATATATTTCATCTCTATCACACACTACTATATCTCTTCCAATATATCTAAATCTCATATTCTTCATATTCTCATAAACGAAATTTATTAATTCGTATCTGTTCCTTAAATTTCTGTAACCATCTAAATAATAATTGTCAGTAACATCTAAGATTTCATTATCAGTTAAAAGTGATAATACATCTTTCGGATTTTTCACTAAGACCCAATTGATTTTTAAATGTTCTGGTATATTTCTGTTAAACAGTGGTATATAATATTTAATTGAGAACCATCTACCATATTTCGTAGCAACAAATCCATACCCAATTTTGCGAAATTTAAGTTTTAACTCACCTTCTGATAATAATGCATATGTGCTTATCGTGTATATTATTTTCAATTGATATAGTGACAAATTGTATTTATACCTCCCATATTTGAATGATATATAATTTATATTTTTATCCAATTCCTCTTCTGAATAATTCATATTAATATATTTATATATTTGCTGGTCATCTGATAGAAGAGAAAAAGCGCCCATCATAAAATATTTAAGAATATTCTTATTTGATGCGCTATCTTCAAATGGTATGCATATATCAACATTGTTGCCATCTACATCGGATGGAAAACCACCATAAAATTCTTTCAATTTATTCAAATATTTGTATGGTTTATCAATGATTAAAGTTCCTCTTCTGTTTGAACCATAATTTTCAATGTCGTTTAACACAATTGTGATGATCTCACCATTTTCATATAAATCTTTGGGTATCTTAATAATATAATCATCATCATATATGTTATTATCTTCTAAGTGTGTCAAAATCATCTTTTTATTGAAAAATATAATTTCGAATAATTTACATTGTTGGATTCTCGCTTTCACCACGTGGAACATTACCGATATGTTCCAAACTACTGGCCATATCGTCAGTGAAATTAGGAATTATTGAACTTGGATCAATATGGTCCGATAAGAATTTTGCTAGTTCCCATGCAAAAAGAATTAAATATTGTGACAGAATCCGGATACATATTTCAGAATTCATCAAATCTGTATAATAATCTTTAAATGATCTACCGTCTAGCAACAAATGACCAAGTTCAGGTTGTGTTTCGATGTTTATTCCCAATTTCTCCAAATGTCCTCTTATGTAATTTTCGAAAGAAAATTGTAAATAAGGATTGCTGTTTACTTCAATATTATAATTGTCATTTTTAATCGATTCAACGATACCATCTTCGAAATTTTCAGGGGAAGCTAATATAGCATTTTTAAGATATTCCGGATCTGCATGTCTCAAAAAAGAGCAGATTGATATACTTGCCTCATTATGTCCAATCGGATACTCATAACCCTCCCCTTTCCATCTTCTAATGTACATGCCTGAATAAAATAAATTTCTAATGAAGTCAATTACATTTTCATTATTTTCAATATAAAGATCATTTATAAGATTTTTATTTGATAATTTTCTGACACTGCTTATAGCATTTTGTAATTCAATTGTTTTTGAATACCTAGCCAAATAATTTATATCAAATGACGATAATTTATTATTATTATATGGTGCATAAAAGCCTTTTCTACTATTGAAATATTCTGCAAGACTTTCTTCATTTATACATTTTATATAAGCATTTTCAACATCAGATGATTGTATACCATATGTAAGTTCACGATAGTATTCCCTATCAAGATCATCATGTGGTAAAAACTCATTTCCATATATTTCATCTCTATCACACACTACTAAATCCCTCCTTATATATCTAAATCTTTCGTTTTTCATATTTTCATAAGTAAAATTTACCAACTCATATCTACTCACTATGGAATCATAATCAAGTATCAGAAAAATATCAGAAGTATCCAATATCTCATCATCAGTAAGAAGTGACAATACTTCCTTTGGGTTTTTCACCGAAACCCAATCTATATTGTAATGATTTGGTACATTTCTATTTATCAATGGTATATAGTATTTAATTGAGAACCATCTACTATATTTTGATGCTAAATTATCTATCTCATATCCAATCTTATGAAAATTATATTTTAAATCATTTTCCGATAATGAATATGTAGATATAGTGTATATTACCTTTAGTAGAGTATGTGATATGTAATATTTATACCTTCCGTATTTGAATGATATGTTCAGTATATTTTCATTCAGTTCATGCTCAGAATTAATTTCAACAAACGATGATATTTCCTCGTCACTAGATAGAATAGAAAAAGCGCACATCAAAAAATATTTAAGAATATTTTTATTTGATGCACTATCTTCAAATGGTGTACATGAATTAGCATTGACAACATCTACATCACGTGGATAATAACCATAAAAATCATATAATTTATTCAAATATTTATGTGGCTCGTCAATGATTAAGGTCCCTCTTCTATTTGTACCATAACTATTAATATCGTCTTTTATAATTCTGATGATATCATCATTTTCAAATAATTTCCTGGGTATCTTAACAATATAATAGTCATCATGCGGTCTGTTATCTTCTAAATATGTCAAAATCATCTTTTTATTAAAAAAAAATCATTACATGTTTCTCATAACTGCATGAACTGATGAACATATTTCAACATTTGACCTGCAAATATAAAAATTTTTTATGAAATTTATTAATTCATTTGTTGCAAAATAATGGTAAAATTAATTATTACAACATGTCTCACATTTGTTGAGGGTAGCAGGGTTATGGAATATGAATCCTATACAGTTTCTGATGATTATTTGAACTCTCCTTTATTATCATCAAAATATAAGGATGGCTTAATATATTTGGAAAGCGATAGAGATGAGAAGATATCCCCATATGTTTTAACTTTAGAAAATGAATCTACATTTGAGCTGATGATATTTGCTGCTGACCACTATCAAATGTACAATGTTAAATCGTTTATTGATAAAATGATATCAAAAATTTCGGAAGGATCGGGATTTCAAACTTCAATCGAAGATATTTTTGATAATATACCAAAAGATATCATTTCACGCATACTTGATATAGAAACAAGTAGATTTTGGGAGAATCAAGTTTTTCATAGAGGCAAAATGGGTGAATTCAAATTTATTAAAATGAAAATAGATGATTATCAAGTTAAAAAGTTTCCTACACATCCCTCATGTTTTTACAAAAATCCACTGCTAGCTTGGAAATGTGTGAGTGATAGGACAGATATCAAGAAATTGTTATATTTGACAGCGGAAATGGATTTAAATGTTGATGAAAATATATTGGAAGTAGCAACTCAGCACTCAAACAGAGATTGCTATCCATATGATGACGATATGGTAAAAGAGTGTTCTCACAATGATGAAATATACAAAATATCCATGTCCACATTTGAGGGTCTTATAGAACCGCTTCACGAAAAGATGCTTAACAATGGTGGCACTATACACGATAGCTTCTATTTAGTCGACACACTTTTACACAGAAACATTGAATATAAATATGAGAATCCTGAGGTAAGCAATATAAAAAATATGTTGGACAAAATGTGTAATAAAGTGCTAATAACATATACGAATGATGAAAATGCTTATGATATCCACTGTATTGTTAATAAAGAATATGGTACATTATCAGTACACAAATATGAGAAGTCAGACAATTATTTTAACATTGAAATATTCAAACAAGATGGAAAAATAAAGATTAATACGAATGGAAAGTTTCTAATATATGCGTGTACAAATCTACTCCCCATGACTGCTGAAGAATATATGAAAAAAGAAAAACACGACAATAATATAAATATTGGTGTACCTTTCCACAAAAATACAAATAATGAAAAATTTACACTCTTTAAGGTGAAACCAGAAAATATGGATGCTAAAATAGAAAATAATATATGTCCTCATGGAAGTAAATTTAAGTGGGATGATTTTAATTTTGTGTACATGTCTATAATATATCATATATCATATATGTATATGATATATGAGTGTAAGAACTGCGGCGATGAAGGGGAGATTGGAAAAATTAATTTTAAAGGTATGTTAGAAAGTGATCTTGAAATATTCATATCCATATCTATGAAACCATATATTGTTGCAGCTGAAAAAACAACGAGAGAATTAGTATTGGCTAGTGGACGGTCTTACAAGTTTGATCTTATATATACACCTTAAATTTATTGACAAGTCTATGTATTTTGAATTCGCTGATTAATTTGGTCTAATATGTAACTATCAGTTATATATTTTAATGCAATGATCAGTTGAGATTAATACGCAACCAGTAGTTACATATTTTAAATGTAACTATCAGTTAGGGTTAATATGTAATTGGTAATTACATATTATTTTAAATGTTAACTATTAGCTCTCTTATCAAATAATTGTTTAAATCAGAAATGCTACCCATAATAATATTCACAAATTCACTTCTACCATATTTTTTAAACACCAAATATGTCAATCTGTTCATTTGTGTAGGGCACAGACATTTATGTAAAAGATTCAAATATTCATATGCCTCATTTAAACTTATCTTAGAATCAATATCACCTTCAACATATCTGATGACTAGCTCAGCAACATAATTAATATCTACATCGTGTAAAAAATTACATATTGACAATAATTTATACAAATTTCTATGCTTCACTTCATCATCATAAATAAATGACCTGTATATGCCAATATCATTTAAACTATCAGATATAATTTCTTTATTACAGCCCATATCTTTGATAAAATCAGCAACAAAACCACTTCTCTTAACCAACACATCATGACACATTTCAATTTTATTTCTTCTTGAACCAATAATTATTTTATTTTCATTAACTACATTACTCACAGTGATAGATATATCTGAATATATACACAATGATTCTTCATTTAAAGTAAAATAGTGATCCACATCATTGTATTTAAAATGACCAATGTATGAATTTATGTCAACAAAATTATTCAGCTCACACTTATGTAAAAATTCATCTGGGATATTGATAATTGTATCATCTTTAAAGTTACGACAGTATACTTTGTTACCTGAATGATAAAAATATGAGACCCTGTTTGAATAATTGCGTAAATAATATTTATTATTTATTTTAAATGGTGTGTTCGATATCTTATTAATAACATATTCTTTTGTGTCAACATTAAATTTAATGTAAAAGTTCTCATCGATTGAATAAAATACTACATATTCGTCAAAAGCTGTCACTGTGTCATGGTATTTGGTAATTGTACATATTGTATCGTACACAAAAGATGCTTCATCACATTTAAACTTGATTTTTAAGAAAATATCACCTTTAACAGGGTCAATAATGTTAATAATCCCTCCATTTAATCCACACATATGATATACTTTATTTTTAATTTTGAGAAGAGTAATAATACTATCTGCATAAAATACCCTGGACCACACTGGATCACATATATCTTTGACATTATATACAGATAAAACATTATCACGTTTCCGTACGTAAACCCTCTCATCCATTATTGATAATGTAACATGAGCACAGTATTGTAATAGATCTATATATACAACATTTTCCCTTTTTCTCATATTTATTTTAACGATCTTCAATATATCATTGTTACAGATCCTTTCATCGAATGTTCTTAACAATATGTATAATACATCCCCTAAAATTTGATAGCTCAGTACATTCATACAGTTGAGATATTCCCTTTCAAATATCTTAAACATGTTTTGTTTACAACCACAAGTAATAAAAAACAAATAAATTTTTTATTTTATTTAAAAGATGAGTGTAAGTAATTTTAAGTTAAACAATTTTATTAGCTACCTCGATATCGGCGGAATGATAGATATATATAAGTCGGGGGAAGCAAATGATAGACAAATGACATTGATAAGATACTATCTTTTGACTGAACCTTCTTACATTATAAAGGCTGTGGAGAAATATGATTCCGATTTAAAAGGTTTTAAATTTGAAGATCAAATCCGCACCCTCTACGAATTAATAAAAGACGTAAACAAATACGATAAAGATAGTTATCTTGGAAGTATGATAGATTACTACTATGATTTAGCACCCTTTAATAAAAACGATGAAGCCTTTTTATTATATTTATTATACCACAATCTCAAAGAAAGTGAATCTATAGTCAAAAGAACATTTGATGAAAAAGAAATATGTAATAACTTCATTAAAAAAGATTTGCCAGGTCTTGATTACATTAAAAAGGTAATCGGTATTTTGAGGATAAAAGATATTTTTGATGTGGAAAATATTAATTATAACAGTAGCCATGACATATACTTTAAATTTTGGCCATTTCCAGGCAGTGGTTATGAAACAACACGATCATATCATAGTAATGAAGACAAAGATGTAATTTTTAAATATAAAGTCACTTATGAGGATCATATATCTAAAGTAGAGTTATGGAATGACGATTCATTTAGAATATCCATGTTAATCAACATTGATAATAAAGATGTTCAGTTGGAAACTGTTGCAGATGTTGTAACGTTTAAGCATAAAGATATATATTATATTGAAAATTATGTAAATAGAGCCAAAATGATATATAATTCCGAAAATGCAATTAATGCTATGCCACATATATCAGAAGTAAAATCAGATAAATTAGCATCTTTCATTCTTGGAGAATCTGAAATAGTTGTATATTCTTATGAAGGAGCTATTAAAGATCGTAGATACATAAAATCGAATGTGATTGGTGATCCTGATGATATAACTTTCATCAGTGTGAGAGGAAAGTATTTCGAATTCAAAGGTCGATATTATTAATTCATGTCTAACAAAAAAGATATAAATATTATTTTTATCTTTATTTTTATCTTTATTTTTATCTTTATTTTTACCTTTCCATTATAAATATGAAACTTTCGGATATGGTATTGAATGATATGATAGATAAGAGAGATATAAAAGGATTGCTCCATTTATATGATTTAAATGGTATTCCCGATAAGCAAAAAATAATTATAAGGAATAAATTCCTCACTGATCCCCAGATTATCATAGATGCTGTTGAAAATAATAAAGAGGAGTTGGAGAAATTTAAGTATGGGATGGAAGTTAGCATATTATATAAACATATTGTAGATATTGATAGTCACATGGATTACAATATAAACAAAGAATTTGATAAAATGCCAAATTTCGGAGAGAGTGATTTTGCATTCTTATTATTTTTGTTATATTACAATCTTGAAATTAGTAATAGGATTTTTAATAGACGTTCAGCCACCATAAGAGACTATAGAAGGTTCATAATAAATTGTTACAATTTAACAGATAATTTTGACAAGGTGGTAGGTGTTCTCAGAATAAAAGAATTTTTTAATGTCGATAAATTAGGACATGGGGAAGATTATGAAATATATTTTGATTTATGGGAAATCCCGTTTTTAACCGATATAAACTATTCATATGATGATGAAAATGATAAAAAGTTAGTATTTAAATATAGTGCTGAATCACCAGGTTATAAAAAATATTTTAAATTGTGGGATGATAACAAATTTAATATTTATATTTTGGTTCATATACACAACAATGTACAATTGAGTCTTGATATAGACTGCAGTATTTTAGAGCATGAGAATAAATATTATTTAGGTGAGTATAAAAAGATTTATCGTATTATTCACGATTACCCCAGAGACATTCATATTAGTGATAAGTTAAAGATGGAAAATCCATATATTAGCATGGCTTCAAGAAATTTAAACGACATTACACCATTTATGTTCGATGGAGCTGAAGAGGAAGGTGATCATTATAAAGGTGTGATTGAAAATGGTGAATATAAAAGAGAATATATACATGAAGAAGAACATTCTGGTGATTTTGAAAGTAAAAATGTTACCAGGATTTATGAGGAAATTAAAGAGTTAGTTGATGATTTTGATAAGGAATAATTGTGAAAGGAGAATGATTTTTTTTAATTTTCCAATATAAACAATGAATTTGAGCGAGATAGTGTTAAACGATTTGATTAATAAGTTTGAAGTTGGCAAATTGATGTTTTTGTATGGGTTAAATAAAACTAATAATAAACAGAAGGACATAATTAAGCACAAAATTTTTACTAGTCCACCATTTATAATAGACGCTGTTGAGAAATATCCTGATGATTTAAATCATTTTAAATATAAAGATGAGATTTTAACACTTTATGAACTAATAGTAAATGTCAATAATTATGATTTAAATCACTATCTCGACAATATGATTTATCATGGGTATAAACATGAACATAATGGCGTTTTTTCAATTTTTAATGAAAATGACGAAGGTTTTCTGTTATATTTATTGTATCGTAACCTTAAATATAGTGATCTTCTTCTTGAGAGAAATTATAGGGACAAAGAGGTATATAGGATATTTATAGAAAAAGAATTACCAATGGTTGATTATGCTGGGAAAATAGTCGGATTATTTAGAATAAAAGATTTTTATAATATTGATAGACTGGATAAAAGTAGAGATATTGACACATATGTTGATTTATGGGTAAATAAGTATAAAAATTCTAAAGAGTTATTTTATTTCCCATTTCGTGATCATATAGGTGGAAATGTAATATTCAGTCATACATTTGGACATAATAATGGTTCTGTGTCGGTGAATATATGGAATAATAATACATTTAACGTAAATATTTTGGATAAAGTTGATAGAGAGATTGTTATGTTAGAAACAGATATAAACGGTAAAATTTTTAAACATGATGGTAAATATTATCTCAGCGAATATAATGAAACTTGTAAAATGATTTATAGGGTAGATACTTTAGCTAACATAAGACCATATAATTTTAATACTATGTTTATCAAGTCAGCATCTACGAAACTGAATAACATAGCACCATTTATCACTGGAGATAGTAAAAGGATAAAAAAATCTTTTGAAGGGTATATTGAAAATGGTAACTACATTAAGAAAAATGTGTATAAGAGCGACATTGATTTATCTGCCGATAAAGTAAGGGCTATATATTATGAATTTGAAAATTTAAATTTAAATCAACACTAATGTATCTATCATGATATGTGTATATTTTATGTAAATTATAACATATATATATTTTAGATATTTTTCAATCACTGATTGAAGAAAATATATTTCAAGATTGGTGTATTTCGTATATCTTTAAAGAAATGATGTTTTTAACATATGGAGACCATGCTAATGTTCATTTATTTGTTATAAATGATATTTATAATAAATTTTTTTTTAATCAAAATTTTTATTTTAGACATGACAGGGTTATTTCTTACTATCACAGTTTATTGTGACTTGTAAATGATGTAATTTTAATTTTTATAGTGTTCCTTTGAATATATGAAAATATTTACGCCATTTATCATGGTTAGATATACTTTTTTCAGAGAGAAGATCTCTTCTTGGTGTTGATATATTCTTTAAGTCTCATTTATATGTAATAGATCAACATTAATTTTAGGAAAAAATATGTGTATGTTGTTACATTATTTATATATCTGACGTAATTTTGTATAATTTTATTGATGTCAAAGCCTCTCACGTATTTGGTTGGTTTTAATACATTTTTTTAAGATGTTTTAACGGTTGTTGTATGGATACAATGTTATTTAGAAGTATTTTACTTTTCTTCTCATTTATCCTTTCATTCTCTCTTTCCTTCTTTCTTTCTTCAATATCTTTTTTCCGTCGAAAATTTTTGTCAATTTTACATAATTTTATAAATATATTTATATGGGTTGGATAAATGAGTATTATTGGAAATAATAGTATAACATCATATATTACTGGAGTAAAGAGAAGATTAAAAAGAAAATCTTTTAGTGAATTTATTCGTTAGTAGAATAAAAACAATATATTTATTTACATAGATCATGATATATACACTTTAAATATTTTTCAGTTAATAACTGAAAATATACATTTTTATCATTGATTGGAATGTATATGTTACAACAAAAATATTTTTTGTCATATGAAGCCCACACCAGCGTTCGTTCATCTGTCATAAATGAGGTTCTTAATTATAATTTTTTGTTCAAAATTTTTACTCTAAACACGTATAACATCAACATGTCCAAAAGAAAATCAAGATCCTCTACTTACGGTGAAGTGTTGGACTCATGTGACAGTTTACGAACATTGACAACTTTAAACATCGATAACATGGTTAACCTCAAAGTGAATGATATGGTCAGCAAAATGATTCCTACTATCGTCGTTGTGGGAGACCAAAGTTGTGGAAAAAGTTCATTAATTTCAGCAATTGCAGGTATCCCCATTCCCACTGGATCAAGCAGAACAACAAGTTGCAGATGCGAGATTAGATTAAGGAAAGGTGAACAATCACAAAAAATATGGATTGAAGATGTCAACGGTAATCTCGTCCATATGGGAGTTTACACAGAAGAATCATTCACACTTGCTCATAATCAAATAATTGAAGATTCTAATGGAAGCGGAACTATCTTTAACAGGAATTACAAAATTGTTCTTGAAATTAAATCTGAGACAACTACAGACATGACCTTGATTGATCTTCCCGGGTTATTTTGTGGTAATAATCAATTCATGGCTGTGGAACAAGCTATTGTTGAATCTATGGTTTTAGAATACACAAATAAACCAAATTCAGTTGTAGTTCATGTTATATCTGTTGCAGATGATATTTCAGGTAAGATGTCCAGGAATGCATGTAACACGATTGATCCACAAAAAACGAGAACAATTACTGTCTTCACTAAAGCAGATAAAGCAAAAATTACACAAGAAGCAAGAGCATTTGCTTTAGAGGAAGTAAGCGATAAACATATGGGTATTTTTGTTCAAATGCGAGAGGCTGTAAATGATACATGGATCGAATTAAGTGAAAATAGTGAGGATTTTATATGGGGTGCTGAAGAATGGACAAATTTTCAATTAAAATACCCAAACATATACTATGGAAGAAAAAATTTTAAAAGATTGTTGGAAGAGAAGTTGGAGTCAATGATTAAAAAAGAATCAAATAATATCATCAACTGTTTGGAAGAGATTACGAAGGTATTAGACAATAAATTGACAAATGGTATTGGTAGATATTCAGAGAAGCCTTATCAAATCTACACTAAATGGTGTACTTTGGTACATGTTAAATCAGATGTGTTTTTCAACAATGGTGATTTTAGGAAAAACCTCAGAAATATGTACACCAGTCTTAACTCAATCATTCCTGAAATTTATCCATTATCTCTCAGGCTGGATGTTATTGCAAAAGAAGAAGAAGAAATAAGAGGTGATTCATTACCATTTGTAACTGGTTGTGAAAAAGTATTGATGAAATACACAAAAGAGGCAATTGAGCATGTTAAAATTAATCTTGATAATTGGATGGATGACTTTTTTAGGCAATTACAATTCTTGATCGCATCTGTTTATAACAATAATGAAATCACACCTAATTCATGTCGTGATGCATCTACATCATTGGTATTAGAAAATAATGAAAAGTTGAACGAGTTGAAAAATGTGACAATTAGTAAAATAAATATGACTTTGAGCGAAGTCCATAAACGGCCATTTGTTTCTGATAATAATAAATTTGCAAAGGCTATTAAACTTTCACGAAGCGAACGTTTTGTAAAATTTATGGAAAGTAACCTCGGTGATATTGACAGAATGAAAAAAATGTTGGAAGATTACAATGAAATTGGTGAAACAGAGGAAACAATTATCAAAATTAGAGAATATTGGAAAATGTCTAGTCTGAATTTGAAGGAAGTGATCATGAGAGAATTTAGAACATTAGAAACGATGATCATGGAAAATATTAAAGAATCAATTGAGGGATGTGATATCACATTGATAAAAGAACCATCTGATCTTCAAGAGGAGAGAAATAAATTGTTAAAAGCTGAGTCAATTGCACATGATAGTTTGTATGTGTTTAAAAATTTTGTATAAATATGTAAATGAAAAATAAAAAGTATTTATATGTGACCAATGGTCATATATCATGATTTTGATTAACAAACAATCCTTAAATAATTGTCGCTTAACATAACAATATTGTAAAATATATCACTTGCATGCAGCTCCGCAAAATATTTCAATCTCATGTCAATGTATTCAGGCGAACCTTTAAACATATTTAACACATTCACTGTCTCACTATTCCCAGGTGGAATCGTACATTCAGTTTTGAATATATAATTATCTATTAGTACCATTAACAATTTTATTACTTGAATATGATTTTGTGAACACGCTACATAATACATTTTATATAATGATTTATGGTCTTCTTTATTGAATCTTTTGTCTAACACAATTTTTTCCACAATTTCACAATTTCCAAATAGACAACTGTAGTATGATATACCATTTTCCATGTCATCTGTTATGTATATATCTGTCCTAAAGTCATTTAGCAGTAATTTCACAATTTCAACGTTTTCTGATATGCACGCGTACATTAACGGTGTATATCCCCCAGGATAATGTTTTTTATTAGGATTAAATCTACCATCTTCAAGTAATATTTTTATTATTTCAATCCTCTTATATATGGTGGAGATATGCAATGGGCTTTTTTCGTGTTCCCATATCATCTCTATGTTCTGATCAATAAAGAAACTGTTTAACATAATTTTAATTGCCTCAACATTGCCAGCAATACATGCATCTAAAAATTCCATGTGTTTGTAAAAATTTTATATAAAAGTATTTCTTTATGTCATCAAAAAGTTATACTGTCATTGACAATATAGTATAATCTATCAATTGATAAGCTACATTTACATGTTTAACAATCACATATTTTTAAATAATTGTCGCTTAACATAACAATATTGTAAAATATGTTGCTTGCACACAAGTCTCTATTGTATTTTAATCTCATGTTAAAGTATTCAGGGGAATCTTTAAATGTATTTAATACATTTATAGTCTCACTATTTCCGACCAGAGTCCTATTTCCAATTTCAAAATTATAATTGTCTATCATCACCATTAATAATTTGATTACTTCGACACGATTATTTGTACATGTCACGTGATATATTTCATATAATGATTTATGATCTTCTCTATTAAACCTTACATCTGACAATATAATTTCAACTAATTCGTGTTTTCCAAACAAGCAGCTATAAAATAAGCAACTATTCCCCATGACATCAATCATATTTACATCAGTCCGTGAATCCTTTAATAATAATTTTACAATTTCAATTTTTCCTAACGTACATGCATAAATTAATGGTGTAAATCCTCCAGAAATACATTTTTGATTGGGATTAAATCTAACATCTGTGAGTAATAATTTTATTATTTCTATCTTCCCATATAAGGTGGAAATATGCAATGGTCCCTTATCATACATTTTCATATTCTCTATGGTCTGATTAATAGTTGGACTTTCCAACATTGTTTTAATTGTCTCAACATCACCGTCCATACATGCTCTTAAAAATTCCATGTGGTTTGTAAAATTTTGGAAAAAAATTTTTTGTTTATGTTATCAAAAAGATATAATATAGTCAACGACTATATTATGTAAGTTTTTATCAATGAACTATATATATTCAATCACGTATTTCTAGATAGTTATCACTCAACATAACAATATGGTAAAATATATCACTTGCAAATTGATCTTTAAAATATTTATGTTTCATTCTATTATATTCATCCGAACCTTTGAAAGTATTCATCACATTTACGACAACATCTCCATATTTCTCTATGTAAGTACAGTCTTTTACAAATTTGTAATTATCTATAAAGACAATCAACAATTTAATGATATCAATGCTCTTATTGGAACATGCTTCACTATATGATTTATATAAAGATAAATAATTACATTTTGCTTTATCGAATTTTGGATTCGTTAATATCATTTCAGCTAATTCATAATTATTATACACACAGCAGTAGCATAAACAATCATATGAAAAATCATCTGGTGCATTTATATCAACTCTTGGATCACTTATTAAAACTTTGATAACTTCTTCATTATTGTAAAAAAATGCCCATGTAATAGGTGATTGTCGAGGATACCCTTCTATTTTATTTGGATCGGACCTCCCGTCTTTCAGTAATAATTTAACTATTTCCACATGTCCTAATCTTGACGAAATATTCAATGAGCATAAATTACCTAATGTTGTCAAACAACCAGTTACTGATGGATCGATTCTACCATCTTCTAATAATAATTCCATAATTTTCACATGATTTAAGAATGAAGATATGTGTAATGCATTTACTATTCCTATATCTTCTACCGTGTCGTATATTGATGGGTTTATTGATGTGTCACTTAGAATCAATCTAACCTTTTCTATGTCTCCTTCTTTGCAAGCATATAATATTTCCTTACTGTTTACCATAATGTGTGTTGAAATTTTTTTCAAAAAAAATTTTTAAAAGTTATTATTTTCGTACTATATTCATTTAAATTTTCATAAGGTTGATAAAATTTAAGCATAAAGATATAACAAGGTCATTGACTTTATTATGTAAATTATTCACTAATATGTTTAATGTTTAGCATCCTTGAATTTTTAAATAATCATCTGATAATAATACAATATTGTGAAATATGATCCCAGCGGTATAATCTTTAGTATATTTGCATTTCATTCTAATATATTCTTCTGAACCCTTGAAAGTTTTTAACACGTTTAAAACAGTGTCATCATATCTGTCTATTTCACTATCTTCTATTTCGAATTTATAACTATCCACATGTACAATAAATAATTTAATAATTTCAATATATTTGTTTGAGCAAACAGTTTCGTATGAATTACGTAAAGATATTTTATTAATTTTTATATTATCGAATCTTGGATTTGATAATATAATTTCAATTAACTCATAATTATTATGTGAGCAGGCGTAACATAAACAATTATAAGAAAACGCATCTGTTGCATTTATATCGACTCTTGGGTCATTAAGTAAAACTTTCACAACTTCCACATGGCCATCTAAGCAAGCCCATGTAAGAGGTGTAAAACAAAAAAGATCTTCTTCCTCATTTGGGTCAAATCGTCCATCTTTTAATATTAATTTGACTATTTCCACATGTCCTAATCTTGACGAAATACCCATTGGTGATAAATTACCCAATGTTATTAGCAAGCCACTTATTGATGGACAAATCCTACCATCTTCTAATAATAATTTCATGATTTCCACGTGATTTAAAAATGAAGCTATGTGTAATGCATTCACATCACCAATTTCGTCCACCTTGTCATATACTAATGGGTTGTATGATGTGTTATTTAAAATTGACCTAACCTTCTCAATGTTTCCCTCTTTACAAGCATATAATATTTCCATGCTGTCTTCCATAATATATGTTGTAAATTTTTTTTGAAAAAAAAATATATTTATGAACATTATTTTTGTGTGATTTATATTTATTTTCCATAACATGAATAGGTTTTACAATGTTACGTATGCAGTCACTGACTACATATAAATGTTTTCATATCTAATATTTTTACTTATTGAAATTATTTATATTTAATTATCACAGACCTTTAAGTATTCATCTGACAGCATGACCATATTATAAAATATGAAACCAGCACTGTAATCTTTAAGATATTTAAATTTCATTTTATAATATTCTTCTGAACCTCTGAATGTTTCTAGCACGTTTACAACCGAACCCTCATATTTATTCCCATCTATTTTAAATTTGTAACCATCTATAAAGAGAATTAATAGTTTAACAATATCAATGTATCCATGTGAGCATGCAGAATAATATGCTCTTTGTAAAGACACCTTGTTGGTTTTATCAAATTTTGGATTCATTAAAATTAATATTGCTAACTCGCAATTGTTTCTTACACAGCAATAATTTAAACAATTGTATGAAAGAATGTCAGTTTCGTTAATATTAACTCTTGGATCGTTAAGTAAAATTTTCACAACCTCAACATGACCGTTTACACATGCCCAAATAAGAGGTACAAACTGATAATATTCTAATTTTTGGTTTGGATCAGATCTTTTATCTTCTAATAATAATTTAACTATTTCAACATATCCCATTTTTGATGATATATGTAAAGGAGATAAATCACCCAATTTATCTAGGGAACCGATTACTGTAGGGTCAACTCTACCATCATCTAATAATAATTTCACTATTTTTACTTCATTAAAAAAAGAAGCGACATGTAATGCGTTCACTCTACCTATACCCTGTATCTCATCAAATATTGTTGGATCAATGTTAGTATCACATAGGAATGTTTTAACTCTTTTAACCCTTCCAAGTCTGCATTCATGCAAAAACATTCTGCTGCTAGCCATAGTAACAATAAAAAAATTTCTCCAAAAAAAAAGTTTTTTACTTTATTATTTTAATGATTAATTTAAAAACAATTTGCCTTTATGAAATGTAAGTTTTGTATGATTGTATATAACCATTGGTTATATAAATGTTGTTAATTTCTCTCCAAGCTCATTTATATTCATATATGTTTACTTGTCACAAAGTTTGAAATATCCATCTGATAGCGCAACAATACTGTAAAAATAAATTCCCAGCATAAAAATCTTTGGAATATTTGCTCCGTCTTCTATGATATTCTGGCGAACCTTTAAATAAAATTAAAATATCATCGACATCCCTACCATAAATAATATTGGATGTTCCATTCAGAGCATCAAATGTGTAATTGTCTATTAGTAAAATTAATAATTTTATAATTTCATACAATTTAAGTTTACATACTGTATCATAAGATTCATATAATATCAGGTCATCAGATTTATCAAATCGTGGATCTGTCAAAATTATTTCCACCAGTTCATAATGGTTAGATACACAACATATGTATAGACAATTAAGAGATCTACTATCCACTTCATTAATATCAACCCGTGGATTATTCAATAATAATTTTACTATTTCAATTCTATTTTCTCCACATGCAAACATAAGGGGTGTATAATATTCATGATTATCATTTGCATTTGGGTCAGCCCTTCCGTCTTCTAATAATAATTTGACAATTTCTATATGTCCTAACTTTGAAGATATATGTAACGGTGGTAGAAAGTCCATTTCTTCCACGAAGCCTCCCAATTCAGGATCTATTCGTCCATCTTCTAATAACAATTTCATTATCTCGACATTCCCATTTTTTGATATTATATGCATAGCGTTTACTTCCTGTATACCGTCTGCGCCATCTATTACTTCAAATGTTGTTGGGTCAATTGTCGGGTCATTTAACAAAGTCCTGACTGTGTCAACATCTTGATCGATACATGCTTGTAATAATTTCATTGTGTGTAACTTTATCGTTGAGATTAAAAGAAAAAATTTCTCTTGGGAAAATTTTTTTAGAACTATTATTTTTTATATGGTTTGTACTATAAATGACTATATACACAACATATTTTTGTAATATAGAGATAGTCACATGGTCATTGACCATATGTATAAATATTCATTATTATTTTATAAAAAAACATGTTTATTTATTTATTTCTCACAAATTTTAAAATATCCATCTGACAACATAACTACACTGTAAAATAAATTTCCAGCATAGTAACCTTTATAATATTTACTTCTTATTCTGTGGTATTCGGGAGAACCTTTAAATGTTTTTAATATATCTTCAACTTGCTCATCATATCCACATCTGGGTCTATTATTTGTTGCACCAAACTTATAATCATCTATCAACGCAATCATTAATTTTATGATTTCATATTGATTATATAAACATGATATATGGTAAGATTCATATAATAAAAAACAATCAGTTTTGTCATATCCGGGATTTGTTAAAATCATTTCCACTAACTCATGATGATCATTTATACAACATATATATAGACAATCAAGATGTCCATTATTCACTTCATTAATATTGATCCGTGGATTGCTAAGCAATATTTTTACCACTTGAATTTTATTTTCAATGCATGCGAACATGAGAGGAGTGAATCCCTCAACTTCATCTTTTTGATTTGGATTAACTCTATCGTCTTCTAATAATATTTTTACCACTTGAATTTTATTTTCTATGCATGCAAACATGAGGGGAGTGAATCCCTCAACTTCATCTTTTTGGTTTGGATTAACTCTATCGTCTTCTAATAATAATTTAACAATTTCCACATGTCCCATCTTCGAAGATATATGCAATGGTGAATAAAATCCTATGTTTGTTACATAACCTCCCTGTGTTGGATCTATTCTTCCATCTTCCAATAAAAGTTTCATTATTTCTACGTTGCCGTTTTTTGATGTTATGTGCATAGCATTTACATCCTGTATATTATCTGCATCACCCATAACTTCAAATACTGCTGGATTAATTGTTGGGTCATTTAACAAAGTCTTAACTCTTTCAATATCTTGATTATCACATGCTTCTATTAAATTCATCATGTATATCGTATATTCGCGATAAGAAGGAAATATTTTCTTAAAAAAAATTTTTTTAGAGTCATTATTTTTTAAGCGATATACATCGATAGTAACCAGTGTGTACAATATCTTTTCCAAATGTAGTGATAAATACACGGTCATTGACCATATACATAAATATTTATTATTCATGGAATTACATGCTTTCTTACATATATTTATTTTTAACATATTTTTAAATAATTGTCAGACAGCATTACAACACTGTGAAAAATGAGTCCGGCACTGTAATCTTTTAAATATTTGCACCTCATTAAGTGATACTCATATGAACCTTTAAATGTTTTAATTGTATTTATGACCGTTTCATCATCTGCATCATAATCATCTGGAATTTTAAACACATAGTCATCTATCAATAAAATTAACAACTTCAATATTTCATTATTACCATGTATATATGCAGATAGATATGAATCATATATTAACGATTTGTCAGTTTTGTCAAATCGCGGATCAGTTAGAACTAATTCAGCCAATTCGTAATATCCATCAAAGCAACATCTTGTCAAATAATCGAATGAATTCTTATCTATTTTAACAATTTTAACTCTTGGATCTCTAAGCAAAAGTTTTACAACTTCAACTCTATTATTTATAAATGCACAAATGAGAGGTGTAAAACCATCCATTGATTCATAACCAACACCTCCTTGTCCTTGATTTGGATTAATTCTTTTATCTTTCAATAACAATTCAACTATTCCAACATGTCCTGACAAAGAAGAGATATGTAATGCAGTAAATCTACCATAACCCAATATTATTCCTTCAACTGTTGGATCAAATCGTTTGTCATTTAACAATAATTTCATTATTTCCACATTTCCAATTTTTGAAGTTATATGAATTGCATTTACATTGCCAATATTTTCTACAATCGCAAATTTTGTTGGGTCTACTGTGTCATCGTTTAGAATAGATTTGACCTTTTCCAAATCTCCTCTCGCACACGCTATCAGCATATCCATTACAGCTATCGTTCACAAATAAAAATTTATTTCAAAAAAAAATTATTTTTATCATTACTTTTGAGAGATATGTAATTTCTTTATTTATTATTTTATTCATTTATTTTTGCATATAAAATGTCCATATATTATTTAGATACGCCAGACGGCAAAACATATAATAAGCTACTTTTGTTGTGTATGAATAACAAAAACAAATCCACAGATAAAAATGATGATATTATAAGCATCTTGGGTAATCATTTTGATATATATAAAGATTTAGGAAAGCAATGCGCTATTAGATTAGAATCACTTTTTAAAGACATTATTTCTACGTTTAAATATGATTTATTAAAACAATGTTTAACCTATTACTATGTTTCAAATAAAATGAATTATGATGATGTCAAAATTAATAAAATAATTAATTATGTTAAAGAAAACAAGATTTGTAATAATTACGTTGTTAATTTTTTGTATAATTCAACATCATTACTTCCAGATGGGTATATATATTTCAAAAGAGTAAATGATGAATTAAACATATCTGATTATGTTATAGGATTGTATGATGCATTTGTTTCTGATACTGAGAGAATGGATAAACAAATTGATAATTTATTTTTGATATTAAACATCATATAAAATAAATGGAAAATGAATGACATCATAAAATATACAAATATAATAAGATCAAAGGTTGAAAAGAAAGTGATATCAATTGTAAATAAAATAAATCTGACCATTAATACAAAAAAGATAAAAAATGTTGAAACTAAAAGTAGTAGTGTGTCTGTGGTAAGCAGTAGTGATACTACTCTAAATGATTTGAGAAACTATTACACATATAAATACAATTTAAATGATGTGGATGAAAATGATGTAGATTCTAGAGAAGACTTTAAGATGAACATGATTCAGTACTATAGCAATAAATACAACATAAATATAAGTTCACGCTCAAAATCAAAAAATTAAAAACTTATTTTTAATAAATTTTTAACGAAAAAAAATGAATTTCATCAATTGTATCATCACGTTGTGTAACCTATACGGAATTTACCCAATATATTACTCTCGCGGATTATGCAAAATATGGATGATAATATTGGTAATTATGTCATGTATAACACACGTGACTAATATCAAATATAAATTATATGGAATGCATCCTATAAATATATATTTGCATGAAATATTATTGCTGGACAGAATTATTTCATGTAGTCCAATTATTTATATTTTATTCGACAGGAACATTGCACTCAGTGTGTTTAGTAACAGTATATTCACATTAGGATTAATCTGCTTAACAATTTCAGAAACTTTTCATTCATATGAAATATACACACTGTCTAGATCACTGTGGAACATTTGTATATATCATGTTTTATATCTTCAATTCACTGGCAATTTACAATAATCATTAATTTAACCGATTAATTTTATATTATAAAATTAATCACATGTGCAATATTACAATCTTTATTCATTATGCGCTGCAGCTTTCACAATTATCTTTATCATAACATACTGGAGCACTTTCAATCTCTAATTTTTTACTTATAGCAATATTATTTTTCATTGCACTAACTGCTGGTCTTGATCTAATGTAATATGATCCTGTTTTCATACCATATTTCCATCCGGCCATTATAACACCTCTAAGAATAGATGTGGAATTATTTTGTAAATGTATATTCATTGATTGTGCTTGATCAATAAATGCATTTCTTAAAGCTGATCTTTTCATTAATTCTGATTGTTTCATTTCCCAAACAGTTTTGTAGAGTTCTTGAACATCTTTTGGAACTTCATTTAATCCATTTAAAGATCCATTATTATTGATAATTTTATTCTTTAAGGTTTCGCTCCAAACTCCCAATTCAATTAAGTGGTTGACCATTGTATTGTTTGAAACTAATGATGTACATGATAGGGTCTTTTTTGTATAAATATTATTTGAAATAGGTTCAAATGATTCATTATTTCCCAAAATTTGTGATGTACTTACAGTGGGCATGAAAGCTAAAAGTAATGAATTTCTTAAACCATGTTCTGCTATTTTGTCTTTAAGCTTATCCCAATCATATGATCCAGAAAAGATATTTTTATTAGCTAATTCACTCTTTATTAACTTTTGATTTTTCAACCACATGTCAAATTGTAATTCTCTTCCACTAGCCGGGCTTCCATCAAATGCTGAATATTTACCGTGGAGCTGGGCTAATTCACATGATTCTGTCAATGCTGCATGGTAAATAGTTTCAGTGATTTTTAAATCAATTTTTTCTGCTTCTTCACTGATAAATGGTAATTTCATTGCAATAAATACATCTGCTAAAGCTTGTACTCCCAAACCAATTGGTCTATAATCAGATGAATTAATTTTACTTTCAACATTTGGATATACATTTACATCAATTATTCTGTCGAGATTTCCAATAATTATTCTTGTAACTCTGTGTAGATCCTCATAGTCGAAAACACCATTTTTAACAAATTTAAATAAATTAATACTTGCTAAAGTACAACATGCATATGAATATTCACTTGACCATTCCGCTATCTCAGTACATAAATTAGAACATTTAATAGTTCCAATATTTTTTTGATTACTCTGCCTATTCACATGATCTTTAAACATTATGTATGGTGTTCCACTTTCCCTAATACTCTCACATATGTGGTCTAACAATTCTCTTGCTGAAATCTTTCCAACCACACCTCGTCCTTCTTTTTCATAACGTTCATATAATTCTGTAAAAACATTCTTGTCTACAAATTCATGGTTACATTTGGGATCACCTTTTGTAATAACATTTTGATAATCTATATTGTTGCAAAAATTACATTTTTTGCAAACTTTCATACCATCATACACATCCGGTAAGCCTTTAGCTAAATCACTGTTAAACAAAGTCCACTGCCTATTCTCTTCTACTCTTTTCATGAATAAATCAGGAATCCATAAACCATAAAATAAATCTCTTGCTCTTTCATCAATTGCACCTTGGTTGAGCTTCATTTGTAAAAATCTAATTATGTCACCATGCCAAGGTTCTAAATAAATTGCACATGCTCCCAATCTCTTACCACCTTGATCAAAAGTATTAACTGTAGCATTGTACATCATCAATTGTTTTGGTATGCCCGAACTTACTCCATTAGTACTTCTAATTTTTGATCCTCTACATCTAATATTATGCATATGAACACCAACACCTCCTGACATTTTTGAAATTATAGAAACATCAGTAACATTCTTCATAATACCCTCAACAGAATCTTCTGTTCCCAATATAAAACATGAATTCATTTGCTGATTGATAAGGCAAGAGTTGAATAAGGCTGGAGTACCATGAATATAATAATTGTCTGATAATAATCTGTATGTTTCTTTAATTTTATGCATATTACCCTCATCAATATGAACAGCAATTGCTACTCTCATGAAAATATATTGTGGTCTATCTATAATAACTCTCTCGTCTGTATTTTCCACACAATATTTTTGTAAATATGATTTTTCCAATATCTTATATCCCAAAAAATTAACATTATAATCATTGTCGTGAATAATTGCATTATTGAGCTCTTCTGCATTTTTCATAATAAATTCATAATGTTTGGGAGAGAAATACTTTTCGTTGGTTTCATTAATTATTTTGACTGAATCAGAGAATCTATCAGGTGTTGTTTTATGCAAATTGGAAATTAACAATCTCTTTGCTAAAATGGAATAGTTTGGATGTACTAATTTGTGTTCTTCAGAAATGTTTGCACTAATAACATCTAATTCTTCGGTTTTAATACCTGTATATATACCCTTAATCGTGAGCTGAGAGATTAGGATAGGGTCTACAGATTTTAGTCCGTATGTTAGTTTCTTGATTCTATCACTTATTTTATCAAATTTAACATCTTCTCTTCCTCTATTTCCTCGTTTAATGACATACATTTAACATTTTAATTTTTTTTAAATGTTTATCAATTTTTAAAATTTTTAAAATTTTTAAAATTGAAAATAAGAAATTAGGAATTTTTGATACGCATTTATGTACAATGTAAATATGCTTGTTTCAGTTACATATCCTTATGAGGATGAAGTTATAGTTAAAGTGATCCAAAAAATTATAATTGATGATATATTGTATATTGTTTATAAAACAGACCATATAATTATTGCTATCATTAATCCATACACACTTGTAATTCATGATAAATATCATATGAATAAATCTATTGTCGATGCTCATATTACTTCTAGAAAACTTGACCCACATAGTCAAGTGTTCACCCAAATTATATTATTATTAGAGGAATCTAATTTCTCAAAAGTATACATATATAATTCATTTGATAATTTAAAAGTGAGTGTATTGCCAAACGAGATAGAAAATTTGGCAGAACATTTATACAAAAAAATTATTTTCAATAATTATACAATTGATGTGAAAATTCCTAAAGATAGAGTATTTTCAATTAATGGAAACATCTACGTTTGTGGATATAATAAATTCTATTACATACAGGATGTTATGAATAAAATAATATATGTTTATAATTTAGACATTGCCGATAATGTTATGCAATGTACTCCTAATGATATAAGAGAAGATAATTCAAAATTTATAAATTTACACTATCATTTTACACATGTTGGAATTAATGATCTTGGTGTATATACTCTTAATGGTTCAAGGAAAATCATAATTCACTATCATATTCGTGATGAAATAGAATATTATGTTACTGATAGATTCTTCTTTGAATATGGTAAAAATGATACTATTATTACACCTATTGATATATACATAAAAAATAACAATATAGTGTTAGTGACAAATGAACATAAGTTTATTTTTGAAAGTGATACAAAAAAATTAATAAAAGAGACTATTTCACAGAATAAAATACATGTCGAGGAAAATAATCTTAAGGTGATGGGTGATGATAAACTGATTGTGCTAAATAACAACATAATTTTTACAGATATAAATCATATAAATATTAATAACTATGGATACAAAATTTTTGTTAAAGTCGTCAGAATCTGGCATTCATGAAAGTGTACCTATTAAATTATTACTTGAAAGATCAGAGGTATTTAAAGATATGATTTACATGTTTGACAACGACGAAGATTTATATTCAGCATTGCAGACTAAAGTTTCAAATACAAATTTTCAATATGTTACATATTATTATAATTATATTTACAATGGTAATATAAATAAAGATAACGCAATTGGATTACTTACAATATGTGATTATTTAAAGGATATTGATTGTAATTATATCGCTTTATGTATTGTTAATTTATGCATATATGGAAATATATATGGGAATGGTATGGTGGTTAAAGATTTACCATTTTGTGTTGAATGTTTGAAATTTCTCAATAGCAGACAATATTCTCAATTTTTCTGTTATTACACAAAGTATATCAAAATTATGATAAAAGGAAAATTAAGAAGGTCGTAAACGATAAAATTATGATGAAGCAAATTAAAGAATATTTTAGTATTAAGGAGCATCATTATAATATAATATTTAGTGGGCTTATGTGAATGTAAAAAGAAAATTTTTTCTTTTTAAAATTAAACATGTCCGTTTCAGTCACATATTCATATGAGGATGAAGCAGTAGTTAAGGTATTCCAAAAAATCATAATTAATAATATATTGTACATTGTATATAAAACAGACCATGTGATTATTGTAGCTATCGATCCAAACACTCTTGTAATTCATGATAATTATCATATAAAAAATTCCGTTACAGACGCTCATATTACTCCAGATGACATGATTATACTGTTATCTTATTACCAACACATTTATATATACGACTCATTTGATAAATTAAAAGAAAATTATCCGGAGGATTTAGATCTATTAATATGAATACGACAATGATTGTTATTTTTAACAATTATAAAATCGATGTAAAAATGCCTGAGAACAGAAAAATATTTATGATTGGTAAGGATGTATATGTCTGTGCTTATGATAAATTTTATTATATACACAATATTTGTAAAAACAAATTATATATTTACAATTTGGATATTGCTGATGATGTTATGGAGTATAACTTCAATCACGTAAAATATGGTCAGAATATCGAAAGTGTATTCTATATTAAAAATAGACGTCATAATAATTTTGATTTATCATCTCTTCATGATTTTAAATCATCATCTCCTCATGATACGAGAAAAATCGTCGTAAATTACCGTCATAGAGATGATGAAAATGTTAATTATTACATTACTGATAGATTTTTCACCGATGAGGAGAAGTATAAAGTTGATACTAACACAAAACCTCTTGATATGTATATAGAAAACGATAACATAATATTGATAACAGACGAGTATAAGTTTGTTTTTGAAGTCAGTACTAATAAATTGATGAAAGAAAATATTTCTCCCGATGATGTGGAGATCAAAAAAGATGCTCACAAAGTAGACGGTGATGATAAACTAATGGTTGTGGACAATAACATAATATTTACCGATATACTTCATGTTAATATCAGTGATATTATCCATGGTATAGAAATTTTGTTAAAATCGCCAGCATCCAAAATTAATGAACATGTGAATGTCGGTTTATTATTAGAGAGATCAAAACTATTCAGTGATATGGCAGATATTTTTGATAATGAAAAAGACTTATACTTAACCTTACAAACAGAAATTTCAAACATAAACTTCCAGTACATTGCTTACTACTACGATTATATTAATGGTGGTAGCATAAATAGAGACAAAATAATTGAATTGTTTAAAATATGTGATTATTTATTAGATGTGGATCGTAATTATTTGGCTCTGTGTATTGTTAATATATACATATATGGAAATATTTATGGTAGCGGTGGAGTGATAAAAGATTTACTATTTTGTGTAAAATGTTTGAAGCTTCTTAATAGCAGACAGTATCCAGAATTCCTTTTATTGCTGCACAAAGTTTATCAAAATTATGATGTTGTAGATATTGAGAAAGTTGTGGATGGCAATACAATGATGGAACAAATTTCTGAATATTTTGACATAAAAGAAAATTATTATACTATAGAACCAAAACCCGGGGATTATTACCATAAACGGAAATAATCATATTCTAAATTTATTTAGAGAATAAATTTTACATAATATATTTTTTGTTAATATAAACATGTTAGTCTCGGTTGATTATCCATATGAATGTGAACAGGTGATTAAAGTACATCAAAAATTTACACTTAAGAATAAATTATATATTGTGTACGAAACAGATCATATAAACATTATAATTGTAAACACTCATAATATGGTAATACATGAGAAATATGATATGGATAAATCAATTGTTTATTCTCATATCGCTTCTGACGGGAAAATTTATTTGATGTCAATATATATGTTATATACATATTCTTCTTTTGACAAATTGAAAAATAACAATGTATCCAATAAAATCCCTCTTAAGGAAGATCATGTTCGTAAAATTATTCTTAACAACTATCATGTAGATCCTAAAATGCCTAATAATAATAAAATATTTACAATTAATGATAATATTTATATTTGCGGTTATGATGAATTCTATTATTTACAAAATGTTAAAAGTGGGGATCTATATATTTTTAATTTAGACATTATAAACGATTATGAATTCCTCAATTTTCCTGACATAGAATTGGAAGATATTGATAAATTTACAATTGTTAATATTAATGACAAATATGATTTTTATGATTTTAGAATAAAATATCCAGATGATTATAAATTTATAGCACGATATATTTATTTTGACACTTATTATATCACAGATAGATTTTTCTACAATGAGGAAAGACATGACACTGATACTAAGTTTGTGAATGTATATGCGGAAGATAATAATATAATATTATTAACGGATAAAAATATATTTGTTTTCGACACTATTAAAAAAAATTTAAAAAGAAAACCTATACCTGTTATTGTCCCTTCCAATAATGTAGAGAATTATAAAGTTGACAATGACGGCAGTATTTCTGTTGTCAATAACAATATAGTGTTTAAAAAAGAAAATCATACTAATGTCAATATACATGGAAGAATACTAGACCCCTTTAAGGATCTAGTATCCGCACAAATATTATTAAAATCATCTGTGTCAGACACTCAAGAATATATATACATTAAATTACTACTGGAAAGATCAAAATTATTCAGAGATATGATGAACTTATTTAATAATGAAGAAGACTTAAATCTTGCATTACAAACTGAAGTCTCTAATATAAATTTCGAATATATTGTTCATTATCATGATTATGTTTATAAAAGTATTATAAATAAAAATAATGTGATAGAATTATTTAAAATATGTAATTATCTGATAGATGTGGATTGTAATTTTATATCTTTGTGCATGATAAATTTATGTATTTATGGAAATATACATGGTAAAGGAGAAATAGTCAATGACCTACAGTTTTGCATAGAATGTTTAAAACTTCTCAATAATTATGAATATTATGAATTTTTCATTTTGTTACACAATGTTTATAAAATTTATGATACTAACGACATCAGAATATCTTTAAATGATGTTAGTATGATGAAACAAATAGATGATTATTTCAATGTTAAAGAAAATTATTATTTTATACCTTCTGACGCTGATCCCGATAAATGGTGAAAAATAAATTATTATTAATTATCTATATAAACATGTCAGTCTCAGTTACTTATCCATTTGAAGAAGATGAAGTGGTTGAAATATATGGTTACTAAATGATAGGTAATAAGCTTCATATTGCATACATGACAGATAAATTAAATATAATCATCATGGATATTGAAAGTTTACTTATTTACAATATGTACACTATAGATGATCCAAAGGCTATGGAAAAATTGGAAATTTCTAATAATAGTTTCTTTGATGTCCATATATCACTTTCACCTGATATGAAAATTTATCTCTTATTGGATAAGTTATACATGTTTGGCTATTTTAATGATGTAATTGATAATAATCAGACCCGGGCGATAAATCTGGATGTTAATTTATATAATAAGGTTATATTCAGCGAGCACCTTGTGGAACCAAAATTACCACAAAATTGTAAATTGTTTGTGCTTCCTACAGGAGTTTATATTTGTGGTTATGACGATCTATTTTATATAGTAGACGTCATGAAAGAAATTATTTATATATATGATTTGAATGTTCCATATGATAACATGCATTATGAGTTTGGAAGAGAAAGTATCAATTATATTGATAGATTTTTGATATATCCTAATTATTTTCAAGAGATATTATTTGAAGGAGATAATATTGTTGCAGGTAAAAAATATGCATTACATTTAGGAAAACCTTTATTCTATTTAAGAAACCCTGGACGCGATACCATAAGTGCATATATAACCAAGAAATATTTATATAATAGTAATGTTAATAATGTTAATAATATTAACAACGTTAAGGTGCTGGTTAATGACATTTTTAATTACAGTGATTACATTGTACTGCTTACGGATGAATATAAATTCATATTTAAAGGTACATCAAAGAAAATGATCAAAAGGGGATACTATTTCGACAGTGATGATAATACTAATAATGTAATTGACCATTATTTAAAACATCATTATACAGATATGAAAAAATATCACAAGGTAGGTAATCCTGATAATATTGATGTTAAAGGTAATAATATAATTTTTAATAATGTGAAACATGAAAATGTAAATGATGATTCAATATCCGGTAAAGTGTTGTTAAGATCAACTGTTTCTAATATATGTAAATATATAAACATTAATACATTGTTGGAAAGGACAAAATTGTTTGGCGATATGAGACATTTATTTGATAATAATGATGACTTAATAGCATCTCTTCAAACTGAAATCAAAAACGAAAATTTTGAGTATGTTAATGATTACTACGATTATGTTTATAATGGAACTATAAATAAGGATAATGTAATTGGTTTGCTTAAAATTTGCAATTATTTAATGGATGTAGATTGTAATTATATTGTTTTATGTATGATTAATATATGTGTTTATGGTAATATTACTGGTGTTGGTGAGGTTGTTGATGATTTGCAATTTTGTGTAGAATGTTTGAAATTGTTGAACAGTTACAATTATTCTGAATTTTTTATATTGCTGTACAGAATCTACCAAAACTATGCAGATGAAGACATTGAATACTTGATAAATGATTCGGATATGATAAAGAAAATTAATAATTATTTCAGTGCTGAAGAGAATTATCATACAATTTAATTCATAAATTTGTATTAAATATTAATTTTGTTTAAAAACAAAATGGATCGAAATATATACATTGAAAAACTTAACATAATAAGGAGTTATTATCCAGATACTCCTTATATAACTGAAAATGATACAGAGGAAATTATTCTCTTTAAATATGAATCGTGTTTATCACGAATGAGGGAAAAAGAATATAATGATCTTATTACAGTTGTTACAGTGATTATTAATACCATTGTTGATAAATATTTGTGAATTATACAATAATTTAAATTTGATCTTCACTGAAGATTAAAATCCAGTCTTTAAACATAATAATATATTATAAATGGACAAAGAACATATTATCACAGCTAAAGAAGCATGTGAGATCACTAATGATAATAACATGTATTTCAAACGAGTTATGGGACTAATTGCGAAAGCATCCAGTAATGGTAATTGTAAAGCGAAATATTACATTGATGAGGATGACGACTGTGACAATTACTGTTTAACACGATATTTGGGAAAATCTCTTATATCTCTCTGTTACACTGTTCGCTATAAAATGAAGGACGACCACACAAATTTGTATATATCCTGGTGCTGATTAACTAGAAAAAAAAAAATTTTTGTAAAATTGATTAAATATTTAAACTTTTTTAATTTAAAACCCCAATCTCAAATCTTAGTTAGAATTATAGACAAACATGACTGAAATTGAAAGTAAGTGCCCCATCAGACTCATCCCAGAGGATTCTAGAAAAACAACATTACCATTGGCCAGACCAAATATCTATAAATGGTATAAAGATGCAGTTACATGCTTTTGGACTGTGGAAGAAATTAATATGAGTGTCGATAATATTCATTATGAAACAAAGCTTACACCACAAATGAAACATTTCGTTGACTATGTCCTTGCTTTTTTTGCATCATCAGATGCTATTGTTAATATCAATCTCGCAGAAAGATTTAAAAATGATGTACCTATTTTGGAGGTGGCTTATTTTTACGATTTTCAAATGATGATAGAAAATGTACATGCTGAAACTTATTCATTACTCCTTGATTCAATTATTACAGACAAGACAAAAAGAGATAAATTGCTGAGAGCAGCTGAAACAATTCCAATTGTTACTAAAATGACCCAATATATTTATAAATGTATTGAAGAGGATACTCCATTTGCTGAAAGACTCTTGAAAATGGCATGTGTTGAAGGAATATTTTTTACTGGATGTTTCTGCATGATTTATTGGTTACAACAGAAGGGATTGATGCCTGGATTGGCACACTCTAATGAACTGATTGCTAGAGATGAAGCATTACATACAATTTTTGCTTTATATTTATATACTCTCATGGAAAATGAATATAAATTGACTGTTGATAGAGTACATGAAATTATGAAAGAAGCTGTTGAAATTTCAAAAGAATTTATGAAGGAAGCAATATTGGAAGGACTTCCAAATTTCTCATTAGAATCTATGTTCTGTTACATTGAATGTCAAGCTGATAATATTGTAACTTTGATCGATATACCCAATATTTATAATTCAACCCATGATTTCAAATTCATGGAACAATTAAATGTTACCAACAAAACAAATTTCTTTGAGAGAAGAGTTTCTGAATATTCAAAAAGAAAACAAGCTGAAACTGGCGATTTTGTTATAGAAAGTGATTTCTAATTTTTTTAACATTTATCAATTCAACATTTACTCACAAAAATATTTTATTCATAGAATAAAATATCTATACACTATATATGTCTATGTTTTTCAAATTTTGAATATTTACACTTATTCCCAATTATCTGTTATACGCAAAATATTTACATATTATTTTATTCATAGAATAAAATAATCCTTCACTTTAAATATATGTTTAGGGTCATTTATGTTTTATTTCAATTTACAAAAAAATCATTCCTTCATTAATTCTTTCAAGATTTTGTATGCTTTCCTTATAGACATGGATGTTACATCAACTGATTTTGACAATAAGGTAAGATTCATTTTAAATTTTTTGTGAGCTACTGAATATTTATCACCTAGTACCTGAACATAAGCAGCTGCTATAGTTTTTGCATTTCTTGACGCCAGAGATACATCCTCAGTATAATGTAAATATAATGGAATATTGTTTATAATTTCTTCTGGATATCCCATCTGGTCACAAATATCTTTCGACACTTCCACAATTGTATTTTGTTTCTTATTAATACATGTTTTATATGACATTCCAGATTTTTTTTCGTTATGTATTATTTCCATCGAGTTAATTATTTTCTTGATTCGTAATGTATTGACTTTTTCACTTGTATCGGTTAAGTAAAATTTTTTACATGGAGATGCTCTTGTCGCAGATCGCATTATTTGTTCAATAGGAATATCTAATTCTTTGTCTTTCACCATCATATATACAATAATCGATAATATTTCATTTACAGTGTAATTCTTTATTTTTTGTGGAGTCATAAGTTCTAAAACATAATTTGATTTGCGTATATCCTCATCTGGGTCGTTTTTATTCCATATTTTTAAATATTTTGTTACCCTTCTCACTCTTGTCATTATTTTTTGAATTTTTGTATTTTTACATGTTTCTTCTTTTTCATAGTTGTTTATAAAAAAGCTTTCATCTTGTATATCTGATGCAATTGTTGTTAACGGAAGTATTTCATCATCCTCTTCGTCTTCAATTATAGTTGTTCTTTTATCATTTTCAGATGTATTTGTGTCAGGGTTTAACAAAAATTTCAAATCCATTGTGTATTGCGAGTATGTACTCCCACCGAAAAGAAAATATTTTTTTTCGATAAAAATTTTTTCAGTTATCAACTTTATTTGAATTACATGAGTTTGTTGTAGTAAATTTTTTACATATTTTTGTTTTTAATGTGTTGTAATAAAAATATCATCTTATACAAACATCATTTATATTAAATAAATTATTACAATTATAATTTATAAAAAATATGAAAAAAATTAACATAATTGATAAAATGCAGGATACTGAGAATAATAATTTACATTATATCAACAAAAATGTGAGACGTAAATCACAGGTTGAAAAAATCAAAAATTTGGAAAATTATGTTAATACTATGTTGTTAGATACAACTTATTATAATGATTATATTTCGGCTAATAAAAATGCGTTCGGCTCCAATGGTAAAGTTACAAATAGACGATCTTTCAGCGAGTCAAGTAAAACATACTATCATTAATATACATTTATTGTTTATGTAAGGTATATTAACAGCAAAAATTAATCAATATTATTTATCAATAAAAACATGAATGTTTATCTTAATGGTACCAATATCGAATCTAGAAAAAATAAAACTTTTAGTTATCAAGAATTTCTTGGAGATTTAGAATTTGAAATATATGATGAGGGTATACATACTGTGATCATGTATGATATGTCCACAAATCCAATATATATAAATTATCTGGTGGAAGATATTTTAAAAGGTAATCTTGAAGCAGGTACAAACACAATAAGTTATGAAGAACCTTATCCTAAAAGTAGTGGAATAAATGAATATTTTATAGATTTGTATGAACAACCATTTATTTTAAATTCACATAATAGTAATAGCGATGTAGATAGACACTATGACTTCAAACCATTGATTAGAATAAATGATTTAAAGTTGGTTAAAAGAATAATTTTAAATGTAGCATATTAGAGTGAAATTCATTGTTTGGAATCATTGATTTCGAATGAATTGTTTATTTACAGTCATCCTTTATGTGTCTAGCCCACTCATTCATATTTTCAAATTGTCTATCTCTATATTTGTATAAATTGTAAAATTCGTGAAATGTTTCAATAACCTTCAAATTATCAGGATATTTATCTCTCAATTTATTATGAACTATTTGTAATTCATTCCGCGTACATTTAGGATAGCAATGATGTGATGAATGCAAATTAAATCCTCCCATTATTAATAATGTCAAATATGAATTTGGAAATATATCTACAGATCTATTTAATTGTTTTACACATGAATTATTACATTCACATATAACTGGAGCAGAATGTGTTATAAACGTGAAATGTGTGACACATAAAATTATTATTGTATATGTTATAAATATACAGTACCAGGTTATTTGACTAAAAAATAATATTCTGAACAATATGAGTAGATAGTTTGTAACTGAAAATTGTAGTAAATCATATGTTTTTACCAATGTCGTGATAGTATGTACATAATTTTTAATTAACGATCCGTTTATCATATGCTCATCTTCACCTTCTTCGTATACATTATAATGATGCCATTTATTGTGTCTTAACACCCATGTGGTCTTGTTAACAGACCACAGATCCAGATATAGAAATGCTATTAATTTTTGAATAATGTTAAGCTTGTCCAAATGATAAAGTTCATGACCTATGCTGGTAAATCCGAATACGGACCATCCCAATACAATTGAATAAAGAATTTTCCACAAGTGAGTTTCCGCATTATATGCAGATATGTACGAAAATATAAATGTTGTTGTATATATTAATGAATGACTTATGAGAATCATCTATTTTACATGTTTTCGGCTTACCTTATGCGAATTTTACATTATTTATATTTTTGTTTTAAAAAAAATGAATCCCAACGACAGAAATATACCGATTTATAGACCACTTGGACAACAATATGATCCATACGTACTCAGTACTTTACATCAGCAGAATATTCCATATACTTCTAATGTACAAATAAATACACCCAGTACTTCACATCAACAACATAATCCATACATACCACATATTTCTAATGTTCAATCATCAAGTGTAAGACCACAATATACACCACCTATTTATCAAAATAATCCAAATATTGCATCTTCTTCACGTTATACACCACCTGTTCAACAGAGTAAAATTCCTCATATACGTCCATTGCAAAATCAGGAAAATGTTACGTCTGTACCACATTATACTCCTTCCCGACAACCAACCAACATTAATAGAATTTCTAATTTACATGTTGTTCCACATAATAAGAGAGATAATTTGCATAATTTACCAGTATATACATCTAGTGGTGAAGCAAATAATGATCGTTTGTTTAAGAACAAAGAAATATCAGTGTATTATCCCGGTAAAAATGGTGGCGGCAGTAATGCAAAAACACCAATGTTTAAACCCATTGTATCCGAACCAGAACCAGATATTGCTGGTCGTGAAGAATTCAGTATAAGACCTTTGGGTGTACAGCCTATTAAATATGTAGCTCCAAAATTTTCACCTATACTCCCGGGAAAGGTGGAACAAACAGTCAGATCTGATCCTATTTATGACAATATTTATGGTAGTCAACAATCATCTTCGATTTATACACCACCAGTGTTAAAACATCAACCATCTTCAGTTTATACACCACCAATTTTAAATAATCAAAATAAACTTCCAACTTATACACCACCTACATTAAGTCATCAATCAGGATCTGTTTATTCACCACCACATTTGTCAAATGTACAAAAAAATCAATATATGTCTCCTCAGGTACCACAATTATCTAATATAAATAATCTTTATGATCAACCTACATCATCGCAAGGAATGCAGAGTATCAAACCTGTTTATACACCATCACATCTAATTGTTAATAATCCACTTAAAAACGTCCCTCATGTTCCTTATAGTCCAATAAAACCATTGAAGAATATATTTCCTTCTACATTACATGATATTCCTCATAAAAGTACTGTCACACCATTACCATATGGAAGTAATATGCATGTTGATTTTGAAGGTGTACATGCATATGAAGGAGAGGATGAGGTAGATAGAGAACTTGAAAACATTGTGGATAAATTTTTAGATGAAGAACATTTTGAAACTTTTGATGATTATGCAGAATCATTACATAAGGCTCATAAAACAGATGATTTAGAATTTTACGATGTTGATGATGATGATGTGATCGTTGCCGAAAAAGTAATTGAATTTCCCGATAGTTATGAAGAAGAGATTGTGGATAACAATGATGTTGAGGATGAAAATGTTGTTAATAAACATATTGTGATGCAAGGGAAGCTTGTAATGCCTAGTAAAATGTATGTATTGTCTGAAAATTCATATGTTCCTTCTTTACGCGTTGATGAAAATACTGAAGTGGTTAGACAAATTCCAGTACAAAAACCCAATGAATTTACTGTTAAAAGCATGATAAATGACTTGGGTAACTTAGACATTAAGGGAAAAGGTAAAATCATTGAATAATTTCACACCTTATTAATTTATGTATATTATATATGAATTGTTTTTGCTGTATGAATTATTACTGCCTGCAGTAATAAATTGATATGTGTATAATGAATAAAATCGATGTCTAAATTATTTGTTTTGTTTTCGTTACGGATGTTATCGTCCAGCAATAACATTCATTATAAACCCTGCTGATCCTGCAGAAGATTTATGATATACATTATTCACCAGTGAATAATAGTGTAGTGGAATAATAAAGTGATATATTGTTTAAGAAGGTGTTTACACCAACAGACATTTTTATGTTTGCAAAATGATTATCAGAACCTTCAATTTTTAGAAATTTTTTTAATTTTTTTTCAAATCAATTTTTTCCCACATAAATGTCAACAGTTTGCAAATCTGGCCCACATATGTATATAATTTAATTATATTCGATATAAACAGCCCTTTATCATTGTTAATTGGATTATGCATATTTGGGACGTATTTACAAATAATGATTTTAACATGATATTAGTAAAATATATATGAAAGATTAGCAGGTAAATATTAATAACATGGTTTGAAATATGTATGTTATTGACATATATTTCACATGGATTATTTAATAATAATTATGTCTTACACTCCCAATTAACAGCTAATCCTCTTTATGTTAATAAACACAGAGTTCACTATCGTTCACTCTGTGTCAGTTAACATAAAGATTATTGCATATATTGCTATGTTGTAAAGTTTAATTATATTTAAATATTTTTGTGATTTAAGATATATGTAACAAATCTGTATGAATATTAGATAGGATGTCTAATATTGTTCAATAATTATATTTTTTCTTTATTTAGACGAATACCAGACCCTTTAGGAACTGGTATTCTCCAAAAATATGTAGTATAAATGAAAATCTGATAATATATTGTAACAGTTTAAAGGGCAACGATGTTGTCCTTTAAGATTACTGGTATTTATCAAAAATATATGATTTCTATTTTAGTCTCACATTGGATTAATTGGATAGTAAAGAAACAGAAATTAAAGTTATTTTTACTGGTTTACTTCTTCTTGACAGTGAAATTTCTAAAAAATATTAATATTTTTTTAAAATTTTTCAACTATTCTCTTATATATATTAATTTTTTTTCTTTATTTAATAATTAAAAATTATGTAGTATAAATATAAATCATATGAAATCTGATAATGATTGTAACAGATTTAAAGGACAACATCGTTGTCCTTTAAAATTACAGGTATTTATCAAAAATATATGATTTCTATTTTAGTCTCACATTGGATTAATTGGATAGTAAAGAGTCTAAAATTAAAATGATTTTCACTGGTTTACTTCTTCTTGATAGTGAAATTTCTTAAAAATATTAATATTTTTTTTAAAATTTTTTCAGCTATTCTCTTATATATATTAATTTTTTTTCTTTATTTAATAATTAAAAATTATGTAGTATAAATAAAAATCATATGAAATCTGATAGAATATTGTAACAGATTTGAAAGACAACATTGTTGTCTTTCAAATTTACAGGTATTTATCAAAAATATATGATTTCTATTTTAGTCTCACATTGGATTAATTGGATAGTAAAGAAACAGAAAATAAAGTTATTTTTACTGGTTTACTTCTTCTTGACAGTGAAATTTCTTAAAAATATTAATATTTTTTAAAAAAATTTTCAGCTATTCTCTTATATATATTAATTTTTTTTCTTTATTTAATAATTAAAAATTATGTAGTATAAATAAAAATCATATGAAATCTGATAATGATTGTAACAGATTTGAAGGACAACATTGTTGTCCTTCAAATTTACAGGTATTTATCAAAAATATATGATTTCTATTTTAGTCTCACATTGGATTAATTGGATAGTAAAGGAACAGGAAATAAAGTTATTTTTACTGGTTTACTTCTTTTTGACAGTGGAATTTCTTAAAAATATTAATATTTTTTAAAAAATTTTTCAGCTATTCTCTTACATACATTATTTTTTTTTCTTTATTTAATAATTAAAAATTATGTAGTATAAATAAAAATCATATGAAATCTGATAGAATATTGTAACAGATTTGAAGGACAACAATGTTGTCCTTCAAATTTACAGGTATTTATCAAAAATATATGATTTCTATTTTAGTCTCACATTGGATTAATTGGATAGTAAAGAGTCTAAAATTAAAATGATTTTCACTGGTTTACTTCTTCTTGACAGTGAAATTCCTTAAAAATATTAATATTTTTTCTTTATTTAGACGAATACAAGACCCTTTAGGGGGTCTTGTATTCTCCTAAAAATCATATAAAATCTGATAAAATATTGTAACAGATTTGAAGGACAACATTGTTGTCCTTCAAATTTACAGGTATTTATCAAAAATCATATGAATTTCATTTAGTCTCACATTGGATTAATTGGATAGTAAAGAAACAGAAATTAAAATGATTTTCACTAGTTTACTTCTTTTTGACAGTGAAATTCCTTAAAATATTAATATTTTTTTCAAAAAATTTTCAGCTATTCTCTTATATATATTAATTTTTTTTCTTTATTTAATAATTAAAAATTATGTAGTATAAATAAAAAATCATATAAAATCTGATAGAACATTGTAACAGATTTAAAGGACAACATCGTTGTCCTTTAAAATTACAGGTATTTATCAAAATTATATGATTTCTATTTTAGTCTCACATTGGATTAATTGGATAGTAAAGAGTTTAAAATTAAAATGATTTTCACTGGTTTACTTCTTCTTGACAGTGAAATTTCTTAAAAATATTAATATTTTTTAAAAATTTTTTCAGCTATTCTCTTATATATATTAATTTTTTTTCTTTATTTAATAATTAAAAATTATGTAGTATAAATAAAAAATCATATAAAATCTGATAGAACATTGTAACAGATTTAAAGGACAACATCGTTGTCCTTTAAAATTACAGGTATTTATCAAAATTATATGATTTCTATTTTAGTCTCACATTGGATTAATTGGATAGTAAAGAAACAGAAATTAAAGTTATTTTTACTGGTTTACTTCTTCTTGACAGTGAAATTTCTAAAAATATTAATATTTTTTTAAAAAATTTTTCAGCTATTCTCTTATATATTAATTTTTTTTCTTTATTTAATAATTAAAAATTATGTAGTATAAATAAAAATCATATAAAATCTGATAGAATATTGTAACAGATTTAAAGGACAACGATGTTGTCCTTTAAAATTACAGATGTTTATTAAAAATATATGATTTTCATTCATACGAACTCTAAATGAAATTTTACAGTTCTAACACATTGGATATAAAGAATTTGAAGTTGAAATAATTTTTACATTGTTGACACACGGAAGATACTCGTTGTCGCGAGTTGTTATCTGTGATTTTTAAAACATTATTTTATTACCATACTGTGCTTACGCACAGAAGACACTCGCTATCGCGAGTTGTTATCTGTAATTTTTAAAACATTATTTTACTATCATACTGTGCTCACGCACAGAAGACACTCGCTATCGCGAGTTGTTATCTGTGATTTTTAAGTGTTGTTTTATTACCATACTGTGCTTACGCACAGAAGACACTCGCTATCGCGAGTTGTTATCTGTAATTTTTAAAACATTATTTTACTATCATACTGTGCTTACGCACAGAAGACACTCGCTATCGCGAGTTGTTGTCTGTGATTTTTAAAAAATTATTTTATTATCATACTGTGCTTACGCACAGAAGACACTCGCTATCGCGAGTTGTTGTCTGTGATTTTTAAAATATTATTTTACTATCATACTATGCTTACGCACAGAAGACACTCACAATATTTGTTATACATCGTATAACAGATATAACGGATATAACGACTGTTATCTGTAATTTTAAAACATTATTTTATTATCATACTGTACCTATACAGAAGGCGCTCACAATTAAGGTTTTAAATCTAGTATCGAATAATATCGAATGGTATCGAATAATATCGAATGGTATCGTTAGATACCAAATTCAGAATCTTATGAAGAGCTGCCATTTAAAATATTTAAAGTATTATTTTACTATCTTACTATGCAAATTGGTTTATTAACATCTGTTATAGATAGCATAACAGATATAACGTACTACTATATGAAACTTTTTAAAATATTACCTAAAATAGCGCTGTATTAAAGAGTCTGGAATTTTTGCTTTTTCCAGAGTCCCAGAAATTTCCTGGGTTTTTTGGTTATTTTTGATTTCTGGAATTTTTCTGGAGTTCTGGAAAATTATTAAAAAATTCCTGTATAGAGATACAGAAAGTGTAAAAATGATCACTTTTATCACACGTCCACACCGTGTTGAAAGTGCTAAAAAATGGCATTTTTGGAGTGTTCTCAAAAAATTCCAGAAATCCCGGGAGTAAAAAGAGTTGTAACAAGCCCTTTGGGAACCATATTAAACATTCAAAAAATTCAGTATATCTATCATGTAAGAAAAATATGGGGTTGTTTGGTATATCACATAAATAGATACATATCATAATGGTAATACACAGTAATAAAAACAAATTGTTAAAATTTTATTAAATTATGGGAGTGATATCATAATAATTATTCTTATATTTTATTATCATGTAGACATGTTTATTCATGATTATGTTTATAAATTAATAATGAACATATTTTTACAGACTTATTTTACTCATGGATAGTGTATACTAATAATTGTTCTATGAAAAACATGTAAGAGTAAAGAGCGTTGTAATAAGTAATTTTTATAAAAACATGTTGTCTCGCGTTTTTGTGATAACCATGAAAGAAATATATTATAGACATCATATACATATGTGACATGAAAAATTAACACATATGTGTAAAGTATTTCTGGCAAACTGGTTGGTGAAAATATTAAGCATTAAAATAATAATCAGTAGTAAATAAATTATAACATCTGTATATAAAAATCATAATATAAAAGATTAAATTTTACAGTATCGACATGATGAAAGACAATAATTTATTTTAATATATTATGTTGTAAAATTCGTTATATATTTAAACATTATGGAATTATATAATATTCTTCTATTACTAGAGAGTAATTTTTGAAAGATATACATATTATACCACCTATATATTTTAATATACAGATTATCATGTTTATTTTATTAATAACATTAAACAGTATGTAAAAATCATTTGAATATTTATTAAATATTCATTGATTGTACTAGATAATCTTGAAGATTAGTGTTTCATTGAATGTTATAGCCGGAAAAAACCAATACATTGTAAAAATTCAACTATTTTTTTCTAATATTTGTATTATATATTAATTTATTTTTTTTATTAAATATTTTAAAAATTAATTAGTATAAAAATACAATGGTTTACAATAATATATGTTAAAATAGAGAAAATCAGGTGTGATTAAAAAGAGGATAAATAGCATAAACATTATTTGAAAAATATATGTTTTTCAAATTATAACTGTTTATTTCATACTTTATAGTTTAAATATTTTTATATACAATAAATAATAAATATGGATGTTATATTAATATGTTTAATATTTCTGTTAAACATATTAAGACAGTATTAAGTTTACATTATCATTTAAATATATTAAACATACATATATATATAAGCTTAATCCCGAAATACATTTATTTATGATAATTATAAATATGTTTAAATTATATACAATCGTATTACTTTAATTATTGTGAAACATATTGTATTAATATATAACATAAATAGTATTAAAAATCAAATAATGTTATTACTTACTGATACAGAATTTTATTATTTTATCTGATCAATTCATTAATTTGGTTCCATTTATATTGGATAAAATAAATACATTGTATTTTTAGCATTAATTTTTTTTTCATTATTTCTATTATATATTAATTTTTTTTATTTATTAAATAATTTAAAAATTAATTAATATAAAATACAATGATTCAATTAAATATGTAACAATATAGTTAAAATCAAATAGTGTACAAGATTATTTATTGTATAAATGATTATTGATAAAATCATATATCTAAAAATTAAGACTGTTTATTACATTTTGTAATAAAATTAATTTTTTACTATTATTTAAATCTTGAATCTATGTTATATTGCCAATAATATTATATTTATTGAATATAACATCACAGTATTAAGTTTATATGACATATAAAAACATGAAATTTTCATTTATGATGATTTAATGTAATAGTTATTATATATAGTAATTTTATCATTTATATTATTATAGTGTATATTACAAATGTTTACGTCATAAAAATAATACAGTTTATAATGTATATAATAAACAGTTATTAAAATGTTTGTCATTTTATGTACAATATTATATCTAATAATTCAACAGATTATGTTATGTTTATAAATGGAACAAATATTATATATTCAGTTGGGTCTATTATAATTTTTGTACTAAAAATTTTTATTTATTTCTATTATATATTAATTTTTTTTATTTATTAAATATTTTAAAAATTAATTAGTATAAAAATACAATGATTCAGTTAAATATATGACAACATTGTTAAAATTCAATAGTATACAAATTTATTTAATGTATAAATAATTATTGATAAAATCATAAAATCAAAAATTAAGACTATTTATTACATCCTGTAATAGAAACAAAATATTATTATTTGTTAATTCATTAATTTATATTTTGTTTCTGAATATATCATATTTAATAAATATGATATCACAGTATTAAGTTTATATAGAATGTAAAAATACAAAATTTCAATTTATAAAGATTTAATTCAATGATTATCATAAATAATATTTTTGTTATTTATATTATAACCATGTGAATTATTAATGTTTGTATTATAAAAATATTTTATTATACAATATATATATTAAACAGTTATAAAAATATATACTATTCTCATTACTAATTTATGTTTATTTATTCAACATACAACACTATATTTATAAATGAGATAATTCATATACATTTAAATAGATTATTGTATTTTTTTAAACATTTAAAAATTGTATATTTCTATTATATATTAATTTTTTTTATTTAATAAATAATTTAAAAATTTAATAGTATAAAAATACAATGATTCGGTTAAATATATATCATTATGCTTGAAATACAATAATATATAAATTTATTATTTGGGTCAACAATTGTTGTTAAAATCATATATTTAAAAATTATGACTGTTTATTTCACCCTGTGATAAAGACAAATTTTTATAATCTATTAATTTTCCTAGTCTGTATTATATCAATGAAAGTATTATATTTAGTAAATATAATATCACAGTATTAAATCAACTCGAAATATAAAAGTATATATTTTACATTTATAACGATTTAATTCAATGATTATCACGTAAATAATTTTCTATTTATATTATAATAACATATGTTGTTAATAATTACAGATTAAAATATTTTTGAATTATTTTGTATGTAATAAACAGTTATTAAATTCTATATTACTTTTACAATCAACTTATATCTGGTATTTAAATGTATAATATTATACTTGTAAATATAATATATTTATTCATTCAAATAAGACCATTGTATTTTTGACATTTAAAATTTGTATATTTCTATTATATATTAATTTTTTTAATTTATTAAATAATTTAAAAATTAATTAGTATAAAAATACAATGGTTCGGTTAAATATGTATCAATATAGTTGAAATATAATAATATGTAAATTTATTATTTGGGACAATAATTATTGATAAAATCATATATTCAAAAATTAAGACTGTTTATTACATTTTGTAATAAAACTAAATTATTATCATTTGTTAATTCTTTAGTCTATATTATATTGATGAAAGTATTATATTTATTAAATATAACATCACTGTATTAAGTTTATTTGAAACATTAAAATATGAATTTTACATCCATAATGATTTAATTCAATGATTATCATAGACAATATATTTGATATATATATACTATAACATTATATATCTTCAATGGTTATACTGTAAAACTATTTATTTTATAATATATGTATTAAACAGCCACTAAAAATCACTTTCACTTATAAACTATATTATATCTAATAGATTCACTAAACATATCGCTTTTATAAATGAGTTAAATCTCAATTATTCAAATGGATCCATTGTAAAAATTACTGAAATTTTTTCTATTATTTTTATTATATATTAATTTTTTTTATTTATTAAATAATTTAAAAATTAATTAATCTAAAAATACAATAATTTTATGTAAATAGTAAGAATTATAACATTTTTGATATGTTACAATATTAATAATATCATTGATACAATATATCAAAAATATATATTTCAATAATTTAGACTGTTTATTGCATACAAAATAGTATAATATTACCTTTAACACATTATAATGTAAATATAGTGATTATTATATATACATATAATTTTTATTATACATGATAATGATTGTTCTAAACGCTGTTGATGGTTAAGACATATTAAAAACATATTTTTGTCCATCCATAATGATAGTTTTTATAATGATCAAAATATATTAAATATGATCCACTCGTCGATACTATTCGCATTATTTATAACATCCATTATATTTATTATATCCATTCACCAATAGTGATAACATATTTAGTGTTTCATCATCATAAACATGTTACATTACATCATTTTATAAATACATATATTTCATAATATCAACAGTAGAAACATTGTTATATACATTACATTTAAATATTCAATTATAACCAATGGTTGTAATTATCAGTTATTCACAAATTCATTCACACTATGACTTTTACAATAGTATTATTCAAATATACATCACATTCAAATATTCCATTGATTTTATTATTAGTGATAATCAGTCATTTACAAATCTATTAACATGTTGATTTTCACAACAGCATCATCGTGGTATATATTACATCTGAATATTTTGTCGGTTTCAATGGTGGTAATTAATAGTCCTTCCAAAAAAAAACGCGTTAAAAAAAAATTTTAAAAATTGATAAAAATTTTTTAATTCCAGATATTAAATTAATATTTGTGATAAATTTTTATTTTTCACCTTAACTATAAATTTTTATTATAAATAGTTATATTTGCGAAAGATGAGCCAAAGTGCTAGAATCACAGCAATTAAAGCCACTAGAGCCATCAAAGATCAATTGAGATCCGACAATTTGATCAAGTGTGTGTACGGATATGGTATGAAGGACCTCTCTAAGCTTAACAGCTTTGAGTGGGATATCACCATTGAAGATATGCATGCAAGAGAGAAGAATCGGATCGTTAGCGATATCGAGTACCTTATGAACATGCTCGAACACCATGAGCTTTGCTCCGTAAGTAATGTTTTCAAATATTACGAACTCCTTTGCAAACAGGCCAAGATCAAAAAGGAGTATGGTGTCAACATTCCAAGGAAAATAAGGGAAAGAATGCAAGATGAACTCGATGCAGCGCTTTCATCTTTAGATAGTATCATCATCCCTGGATACGAACCCGAACCAACACCTAAGTTCACTATTGGTGGTGTTGAAGTACCTGAATCACTTGGATTCAAAAGGGAAAATCGGGGGAGACGTAAGGGTGATGTACTTAATTCATCTGCATTGGTCGATTTCTATTATTTGATCAATTATGTTGAGCCTCCCGTAAATGCTGCAGAGGTTGAGGCTGACAGGTTGATCGAATTAGAAAGAGAGATGAGCAAGAGAGGAAGAGGAAGACCGGAGGGGGCAAAAAATAAGGTGAAGAAGATCGGTAAGAGGAGGAGAGTTGTGAAAGAGAAGAGAGAGGGAGAAACGAGGGGAAGAAAGCGTGGTAGTAAGAATGTTAAGGCTACAGCTGAATCTGATAGGAATGTGGTTATAGTTGATAAAGAGATCGTTGTTCGTAAACATCAAACATATTTCGAACAACATCTCTTTAAGTACACTAGAGAGAACCGAGAGATCAGCTCAGCCGAATGGATGAACCACGCTGAAAAAGAGTTAAAGAAGATTATGGACTCGTTTAAACAATCAATCAAAAATTTCTTGTTAGACTGGGACGAAGTTAATACAGAGGAAGTATTCTGGCTCAAGAAATTTTTAGTATTTAAGACAAGATTTAATCAAGTACCATATCTTGAAGATCATATTAGGGGATGGAGTGATGAGAGCATTGTAATGGATGACGGCAAGTTGAACCGTAATGGATTGGGTAAGGTGACAATCGATATTTATCGTAAATTCTTGAACTATTGCACCAACGAATCCATTAAAGTGTACATTAATACCTTGATCAGTGAAGAATCTCCAAGTGAAACACTTTTTGCCACTATCAATGAACCTGAAAAAATTGTATCAACCAGACAATTTAAAAGAACAGAACATGATCCAAATGCTCTTAATGTTGTATATTTACCCGCGCGCGAGGGAGAAGTTGAATCGGCAAAAAATAAAATTATTTCATCAGTTAATGGTATTCCCATCATGAGCGAATATGTAGTAAAACGCCCCTCAGAGGTAACAAGTGAGATGGTTGAATCGATTAAAAACATTCCTGATGATAAACGTGTATTTTTGCCAAAAAGATTGATCGTGAAGAAGAGTAAGGGAAAGGGAAAAAGGCAATGGAAAGTGAAAAAGGAGTCATGTGAAGATTTGTCAGAGGATGAGAATTATGAATATAATTATGTGCGATTGAATGAACCTGTTAAATCATTTGTATCTAGTATGAATGATTTACCCCCTCGCGTTGAATCAAAACTTGTTGTTAAAAATACTGTTCGTCACATACCAAAAGTAGATGACCCAATCTTTGGACATATGGACAAATATGTTACTCGTGAAAAATATGTTCCTGTTAAACTTGCCAGTGAGAAATTAGATTCTTTAAAACCATCTACATTAAGTCCTCTTAAACCATTTGTATACGGTTCACGTGTGATTACAATTAAAGAGGATATGTTAAAAAGCAAAACATTTAAAAAGTCTTATGGTGATAAATTTGCTAGCTCCCCAAAAGTAAATGTTTATACCCCACCTAGCTTAAAACTTGTTATTCCTGTTAATTCTAAATCAAATGTTTATACTCCACCAAGTTTGGGTCCTGTTAGTATTTCAAGACCTGTTTCAATTCCATCTTTAAGCACCAATTCTAATCCATTACCAATTCCAACATTAAATATGGTTACAGTTAAATCATCAATTGTAACATCCAAACCAGTTATTAATATTCCAATTCAAAATACTGTTACAGTTAGACCATCAATTGTAACATCCAAACCAGTTATTAATATTCCAATTCAAAATACTGTTACAGTTAAACCAGCTAAATCAATAATTGTACAACCCGAACCACATGTTAATGAATCAATTGTAATTGATTCACATAAAGATGATTCTAAATTTGTCGATATCATTAATTCCGATAAAGAATCAGTTACAATTGATACGCATAAGGATGATTCTGAATTTGATGATCTTATTAATTTTAATGAGGAGTTATGTACATCCTCAAATAGCAATGATTCAGATATTGATAGTTTAAATAATGATCATATTTTGAATGTTAATAATACATCTGATGATGATTCATCTGTTGTTTTTAATGAAGTCAATAATGATTATGTTTCAGATGAATGTATAGATGATGATATTTCGGAAATAAATAATTATGACGGTGAGTTTTTAGACAGTGATTTATATGATGATTTGTCTGAAAATGATTTGTCTGAAAATGGTTTTCCCGATTTAATTAATTTTGATGATGATAATTTAGTTCATGATTTAAGTGTAATTTCCGATGAAATTAACAATAATGTGTATAATGAAGTTTCTGATTTGATTAATTTTGATGATGATAATTTAGTTCATGTTGATCACGATAATCTAAGTGTTATTCCGGATGAAGTTCCTGACTTGATTAATTTCAACGATGATACCTTAATCCATGACGATATTTATGATTTATATGATGATATAGATAATATGTCTGATAATAATTCAAGTTTATTAGATGACAATACTAATATAGATGATGTTTTTAATTTTTCAACTACTGTAAATAATCGTATTGAAATTAACATTATGGAGAACAGGGATGTCGACATACTTATTGATTTTTCTGAAAAAGATGTGTTACACAATATGAATAAATATAACGATTTTAATAAATGTTTGATAATTATATACATGGAAATGTTGGACAACAAATTATGGTGATTTATTTATAATTAAGTGATTATTAGACCCTTTATTAATCTAATGTTATTCCAAATATTCATATAAATTATATAATTGTAGATAATTATTTTCATTTGCGTGAGTACAATCTGTACAGTTAAGGACTAGAGTATCTGGTTAAATGGTTATTTAATCCATATTGTCAAGGATAAGAGTATCAGAGTATCTGAATAAACGATTATTTTAACCCATATAATTAAGAGCAAGAGTATCTGAATAAATAATTATTTATAAATCTATTTAATTAAGAGTAAGAGTATCTGAATAAATGACTATTTTAACCCATGTAATTAAGAGTCAGAGTATCTGAATAAATAACTATTTTAAATTCATGCAATTAAGAGTCAGAGTATCTGAATAAATAATTATTTTAACCCATGTAATTAAGAGTCAGAGTATCTGAATAAATGACTATTTTAACCCATGTAATTAAGAGTCAGAGTATCTGAATAAATAATTATTTTAACCCATGTAATTAAGAGTCAGAGTATCTGAATAAATGACTATTTTAACCCATGTAATTAAGAGTCAGAGTATCTGAATAAATGATTATTTTAATCCATATTGTAAAGGATCAGAGTATCCGAATAAATAACTATTTTTTTAATCCATGTAATTAAGGGTCAGAGTATCTGAATAAATAACTATTTTAATCCATATTGTCAAGAGTCAGAGTATCTGGGTAAACGATTATTTTAACCTATGTAATTAAGAGCCAGAGTATCTGAATAAATATCTATTAAAAACTTATGTGATTAAGAACAAGAGTATCTGAATAAAATATTTATTAAAAACTCATGTGACTAAGGACAAAAGTATTTGTATATATAACCATATTGTTATTCTTAATTATATGAACAAGAGCTGGGGTACCCACCCATATTGTTATTTAAATTACGTGAACAAGAACAGGAGGCCTACCCACATTGTTATTTTTAATTCAAACAATAAACAGATGACAGTCTAATTTATTTTATCTACTCAAGTATTTTTACATTTTCTGTTTGAATGAAACTAAACACTTACATTTGGAATTACTCCAAAATTTGTATTTACAACATAAAATAGACGGGAAAATGTTAAGGTTTCGTGTTGTAAAACACTAGATTCCCGGGATCTAACGTTTTATGAATTTTTAGAGAAAAATAGAAATACTTTTCAGGTCTCTAGAAGGACCTCCAAATTTCTGGAATTTCCAGAATTTTTTTTATTTTATCTTCAAAAATCTGGATTTTTAACAATGTGAAGACCTTGTACATGTGTCATCTAAGTGGTCAATTTTTAACTTCATGTATAGATATACAGAAAAATTATTTAATTTCTGGAAAATTTTTGAAAAAAAATAAAATAGATTAGAGTGGATTTTCACGGTAAAGTACTGTGAAAATAATCGGTTAAAATATAAGAGTAGATAACATAGATTAAGAAAATAGATGTTATTAATATAATCATGAATATTTACAGGTATATTTGTTTACAAACAATTTTATGTACATAATATTAAACAATAAGGCCATAGATAATTAAATTAATTATTTATATGTGATATATTTAACTATAAAGATTCTAGTGACGTGTGGATAAAACATATTTTGTAAAAGAATCATTATGTGATTAGGGAGATTTTATATTCAAATAAATTGACGTTTGTTGTATTACCATTATTTAATACTGTTATGATAGACATATATTATTTTATATCTATTACACTGTTCACAAATCAACATATTAAAATGTTTCAGAATAATCACCTGTTTATTTCATTGAAATAAACAGTCTATTTTGTCTGAATATATACTTGGAAATAATTTTACTACTGTTAGTTTATCAGTTTATTATTGTTATTTTGTCAGATATTTGCATCTATGAATAATGACCCATTGTAAAAATTCAGTGTTAAAATTTTGTATTATATATATTAATTTTTTTTATATATTAATAATTAAAAAAAATTAATAGTATAAAATACAATGGTTTATGACAATATATTCAAACAATAGGAAATATGAGTATAAACAAATATATAACTATTGGAATAATCATAATTTGAAAAACATATGTTTTTCAAATTATGACTGTTTATTCAATAGAATAGAGTTTAAATACTTTTAAGTATCATATATAATAAAGATGACTTATATAATATTATATTTAATTTATTTGATAAACATATTAACACAGTATTAATCCCACTCCATTAGTAAAAGTGTACATTTTCATCTTATATGAACTTAATACTGACTATAATTCATTATATTATTTTTATAATGTGTTATCATTATATAGATTATTAATATTAATAACCAATATGTTGTTTAAATATTAATGTTTGTAATAAACAGTTATAAAAATTCAAATGTACCTTTAACCGTTAATATTTATTTTATCATTTACTGTTGATATACTCAAGTATTTCAACTGGTTGTATATCATCCTTTTGATATATTGTATTTTTATCTGTGACAATTTTTATATTATTTATTATATATATTAATTTTTTTTATATATTAATAATTAAAAAAAATTATATAGTATAAATATACAATGGTTTAAAATAATATATGCAAACAATTGAAAATGTGAATACAATTGAAAGAAAACAATTGGAATAGCCATTGTTTGAAAATCATATGATTTTCAAATTAAGACTGTTTATTTAATATAATAAAGTTTAAACATTTATATATGACATATATAATAAAGGTGGACTATATATTATTATCTACAAAATATTTAGTAAACATATTAATACAGCATTAAATCAGCTACATAAGAAAAATGTATATTTTAATTTTAACATTGATTTAATACATAAATAATCTATTATATTATATCTATAATTTGCTTATATGGGTGAAATTATGTAGATGTCCAATGACTATTTTAAATCATGTAAATTATTATTTACAGTGTAATTCTGAATTTTTCGTGATGAAAAAGATGTATAATTAGTTACCTGACATATCAGTGTTTTCAGAGTAGATATTTTATCTAATCATGTATTTTAACTTTATGATTATCATGTGTTTTTACATTTTCTGTTTGAAAGAAATTAGACGCTTAAATGTTTAACGTTTACTTCACTTACACTTGTAGTTACTTCAAATACAACATTTTACCGTATATGTCAACATTTTTTATTTTGTTTGACTTTCTAGGTCGCTAAAAGGAATTCCAGAATTCCGGGATTTTCCAGGAAATTTTTTTTCCCTCAAAAAATCCAGATTTTTGTTGATGTGAAGACAGCTCCCACGTATCATGAAAGTAGTCAATTTTTAACTTTCTGTATGTATATACAGAAAATTTTTTTAAATTTCCAGAAAAATTCTAGAAAATTCTGGAAAAAAATCTGGAAAAATAGAATAAAAGAACGCGAATTTGGACATTTAAATGTTGTGAAAATGATCCTTCAAAATGTGGGATATAAACAACACTATAATATGTAGCAGTTAAATGACATATAAATATAATAGCGTATAGATATTCGACAATTTATCGTGAAACTTTTAACAATATCATGTTTATATAAAAAGATGTCATTTATATAAACATGATAAATTGTTGAAAATTAACAACAAGAATATTCTCTGACTCAGTTGCCTATAAACAAATTTATAAACATGTTGTTAAATGGCATAGATATAGACAATTAATTTAATTGTCTATACATCAATAATATAAACATAAACATTCAAATAATATGTGGATAGAACACTTTATGAACATAAATTAACATTATTACATGAGAAATTTATGTTCAAATAAATTAACATCTATTATATGGCTACCATTTAATACTGTTGTAATAGATATATTCAGTTTTTGATATATTATGATATTTATATTTTGACCCATTGGTATACTTTCAGAATAATTCACTGCTTAAATCAATGAAATAAACAGTGAATTTTATTACATCATATGTTTTAGAACAATCAATTTGTTGTTCATTTATCAGTGTATTATTTCTGTTCTTTCAGATAATCATATCTATGAAAAGCGACCCATTGTAAAAATCAAATATTAATTTTTACATTATTTATTATATATATTAATTTTTTTTATTTATTAAATATTTAAAAAATTAATTAGTATAAAAATACAATGATTTATATCAATATGTACAAATAATTGAAAATATGATTATAAACAAATAAATAACATTTGGAATATCCATTATTTGAAAAACACATGTTTTTCAAATTAAGACTGTTTATTCAATAATATAAAGTTTTAATAATTTTAAGTATCATATATAGTAAAGATGATTTATATATTATTATAATCAATTTGTTTGATAAATATATTATCACAGTATTAATTCCACTTCATTGGTAAAGTATATATTTTTCACTTATATAAATTTATTACTGATTGTAGGTTATCATATTATTTTTCTAATATATCATTACTGTATAATATTTTAATGTTAACATATATTGTGTTGTTATAAAGTTTTTAATTGAAATAAACAGGTATAAAATTTTAAATGTAACTTTACTCATTTGTATGAATATTATTTATGTCATATAAATGAGTTTAATTATTGCAAGTGATGTTAATTGGATAAAATAAACCATTGTATTTTTTACCAATAATTTTTGTATATATTCTATTATATATTAATTTTTTTTATTTATTAAATAATTTAAAAAATTAATAGTATAAAAATACAATGGATCTATTTAATATATATTGAAATAGATAAAAATACAATATTGATTTGATATATTTAATGGAACAAACATTGTTATGTAAACTACACATTTAAAAATTAAGACTGTTTATTTCAGTTTGTAATAGAATATAATTTTTTGTTATGAAATAATCCTATCACATTTGGTATATTATTATATGTATTATGTTTAATAAACATAATATAACAGTATTAAATGGTGATGATTAGAAAACATGTATTTTTTATTTAATATAAACTTAATCAGATGATTATTATAAACAATGATTTATTAATTATATTATTACTCTGTAAATCTTCAATGTTTATATTATAGAATAATTCAACTATGTAATGTATATGTTAAACAGTTATAAAATTCATATCATTTAATAGAGATCAATATGTTTAACAACCTGATTGATTATGCTTTCCTTCCAAATGAATCAAATTTCGTATATTTAAATGGATCCATTGTAATTTTTAAACCAATAATTTTTGTATATTTCTATTATATATTAATTTTTTTTATTTATTAAATATTTTAAAAATTAATTAGTGTAAAAATACAATATATCTATTTAATGTATATCAACATGGTTAAAAATACTGTAACAAATAATTATATCCATTGGAATAGATATTATTACAAAAAGTAAATATTCAAAAAATATAACTGTTTATTTCAATCTGTAATAGAATACAATTTTTTATTATGAATTAATCCTATTATATTTAGTATAATATTATGTGTATTATGTTTGTTAAACATAATATAACAGTATTAATTGGTGATGATTGGAAAAATGTATATTTTTCATTTTATGTAAACTTAATCAGATTATCATCATAATAAATATTTTTATTTATTGTATCACAACAATTAAAAACTTTAATAATTGTATATTAAAAATATATGAATATATAATATAACTATTAAACAATTATAAAAATTTATACTATTTTCATGTTGTAAAATATATTTATCAAAATGACTAACTACACTTCCCTTCCAAATGAATCAATTATCATATATTCAAATGGATCTATTGTAATTTTTAAATCATTAATTTTTTGTATATTTCTATTATATATTAATTTTTTTTATTTATTAAATAATTAAAAAATTAATAGTATAAAAACATAATGATTATATTTTGATAACAAGATTGTAGACAATTTAGATAATTTATAATGTTATCAATAAAATGATTACAATAAATCAAAAATAATACTTTCGATAATTTAGACTGTTTATTTAGAACAATATAATATAATATTAATACTAACATATATTACAGTATACATGGTTATTATAAAATATATTGTCAAATTTCAATTTATACATTAAAGACCTCATTAATCCGACTAAAATATTAAATGTATCATTAATACATTTATGTGTTCGTAATTTATTGATGATTATTACAATAGTAAAATTAAACAATTTTACCAATCCCAAATAGCTTCTCAAAGATTTTAAAAAATTTATCATGTGAATACTAATCCATATCATATTATTTTTAACTCTTATTTACAATAATTTTTTGACGACATTATTCCATCAATAATATATTAAAAAAATTCTGTCACTGCTAATGTATTATTTTCTGTTTATCCACGAAAAACAGATGTCAAAAAAAAATTGAAAAAAAATTTTATACTCCAGATTTTAAATTAAAATCTGTGATAAATTTTTAATTTTGCCTTAACCGTAAAAATTTATTATAAATAGTTATATTAGCGACAATGAATAAAGGTATTCAAGCCATGCAAGCTGCTAACGCTCTCAAAGCCCAATTGAGATCCGGTACTTTGATTAAGTGCGTATATGGATTCGGAATGGATGATCTCTCAAAGCTTAACAACTTTGAGTGGGACATCTTCGTTGAAGATATACTCGCAAGAGAAAAGGGTAGGATCATCAAAGATATAGAGTACCTTATAAATATGTATGAACACCATGAGCTATGCTCCATAAACAATGTTTTCAAGTATTATGTACTCCTTTGCAAACAGAACAAAATTAAAAAGGAGTATGGTGTTAACATTCCAAGAAAGATAAGGGAAAATATGCAAGATGAGCTTGATACAACACTTTCATTTTTAGACGGTATTATCATTCCTGGTTTTGAGCCCGAACCAACACCTAAGTTCACTATTGGTGGTGTTGAAGTACCTGAATCGCTCGGATTAAAAAGGGAAAATCGTGGTAGAAAAAAGGGTGATATACTTAATTCATCAGCACTTCTTGATTTTTATTATTTAATCAATTATGTCGAGACTCCCGTAGACGTTGCAGAGGTTGAGGCTGACAGATTGATTGAATTAGAGAGAAAGAATGCTAAAAGAGGTAGAGGAAGACCGGAGGGGGCAAAAAATAAAGTAAAGAGAGTAGGTAAGAGGACGAAGGTTGTGAAGGAGAAGAAGGAGGGAGAGACTAGGGGAAGAAAGCGTGGAAGCAAAAACATCAAGGCCACAGCTGAATCTGATAAAAATGTTGTTATAATCGATAAAGAGATAGTTGTTCGAAAAAATCAAACATATTTTGAACAATATCTCTTTAAATATTCAAGAGAAAACAGAGATATCAGTACAGCCCAATGGATGGATCACGCGGAAAAAGAATTGAAGAAGATCATGGATTCATTAAGGACGTCAGTTAAAAATTTCTTAAATGACTGGAGTGATATTAATTCAGAGGAAGTATTCTGGCTTAAGAAATTTCTCATGTTCAAGACAAGATTTAATGAAACACCATATCTTGAAGATCACATAAGAGGGTGGAGAGATGAAGACATTGTGAGAGATGATGGCAGTTTGAATCGCAACGGATTGAATAAGGTGACAATTGATACCTATCGTAAATTTTTAAAATATTGTACTAATGAATCAGCTGCCGTATATATCAATATTTTAATCAGTGATGAGTCTCCAAGTGAAACTCTTTATGCCACAATTAATGAACCTGCTAAAATTGAGTCAAACAAAAAGCCCAGGAGATTCACTTTTGATCCAAATGCTCTTAATATTGTATATTTACCTGCGTGTGAAGGGGAAATTGAATCAGCTAAAAGTAAAATTATATCGTCTGTTAATGGCATACCTATCATGAGTGAATATGTACTAAAACGTTCTCCAGTTATAACAAGTGAAATGGTCGAATCAATCAAAAATATTCCCAATGATAAACGCGTGTTCTTGCCAAAAAGATTGATTGTGAAGAGAAGTAAGGGGAAGGGAAAAAGACAATGGAGAGTAAAGAAAGATTTGAATGAGGATTTGTCGGAAGATGAAGATTATGATTATAATTACGTGCGGTTAAATGAACCTGTTAAATCGTTTATATCCAGCATGAATGATTTTCCCCATAGCAATGAATCAAAACCTATTATTAAAAATACTGTTCGTCATATACCAAAAGTAGATGATCCAATCTTTGGACATATGGACAAATATGTTGCTCGCGAAAAATATGTCCCTGTTAAACTTATTGGTGAAAAATCAAGCGCAGCAAATCCTCTTAAACCATTTGTATATGGTTCTCGCGTGATTACAATTAAAGAGGATATGTTGAAAAGCAAAACATTTAAGAAATCTTATAATAATTCCGTTAGTTCCCCCAAAGTAAATGTTTATGCTCCACCCACTCTGAACACTGGTTCTCTGAAATTTGTTCCTGTTAATCACCCTGGTGAAAAAATATATTCTAAGTCAAGTGTTTACACTCCACCAAGTTTAAATCCTGTTATTATTTCAAAACCTGTTTCAATCCCAACTTTAAACACTTGTTCTAAACCATTATCAATTCCAAAAATTAATAATATTGTTCCACCTCCACTTCCAAATATTATTACAACTAGACCATTAATTAATTCTGCTAATCTTTCTGGTGAAGGATTAAATTCTAGACCAACAATTGTAACACCCAAACCAATTATTAATACTGTCAATTTTTCTCCAGAAAGGCTAAATCCTAAACCAATAATTGTAACATCCAAAATACATGTTGAAGAATCAATCGTTGCTAATTCATATAATAACAATTCCGACGAAGAATCAGTTACAGATAATTCATATGTAAATGATTCTGAATTTGATGATCTCATTGATTTTAATGAGGAATTATGTACATCATCAAATAGCAATGATTCAGATATTGATAACTTTAATCATGTTCATATTTTGGATAGTAATAATGGTAATGTATCTAATGACGATTCATCTGTTATTTTAAATGAATGTATAGAAGATGATATATCAGAAATAAATAATTATGATGGTGAATTTTTAGACTGTGATTTATATGATGACTTGTCTGATATTTCTGACAATGATATAGAAGATAATGTTCACGATAATGAAGTTCCTGATTTGATTAATTTCAATGATGATGCTTTAAATCATGATAATTCAAATGTTGTTTCAAATGAAATTATCAATAATGGTGATTTGATCAGTTTTAACGATGATTTCTTAATTCATGATAATTTGAATATAATTTCTGATGAGACTATTAGTAATGATATAGACAGTGATATTTCCGATTTAATTAATTTTGATGACGATGTTTTAGATTATGAAAATATTTATAATTTATATGATGATGTATCTGATAATAATTCAAGTTTATTAGATGATAATATTAGTAATGAAGATACTTTTAACGCTTTAAACATTGTAGATAATCATATTGAAATTAACATCATGGAGAACAGAGAAGTTGATATACTCATTGATTTTTCCGAAAAAGACATGCTATACAATATGAATGGATATAACGATTTTAATAAATGTTTGTTAATAGTATATATGGAAATGTTGGAAGAGAAACTAGACCATTGAGAACGTTTAATGATAACACAAAAATGGTAATTTATTTAATGTTAAGTGAATATTAGATCTTCTAAGAAATTTAGTGTTATTTCAAGTGGTTAGTTAAATAATTTATTAATTTCCATAATGATGAATAAGAGTATCTATATAATTATTTTTAACCCATACTATTAAGGACTAGAGTATCTGGATAAATACTATATTAATCTATGTAATTGTGATAAGGGTATCTGCATAAATAATCATTTTTTAAATCATATAGTTGCTGATCAGAGTATCCAAATAAATGAAAATGAGATGTTGCGAATTTTAAACCTATATAATTACGGATCAGAGTATCTGGATAAATGACTATTTTTTTAACCCATGCGATCAAGAACCAGAGTATCTACCCAAATAATAATTTTAAATCCATGTAATTACAATTTAGAATATCTGTCAATAATTATGTAAATAAGAGCCGGGACATCTTTCCATATGATTGTTTTTAATTATATGATCAACAGTTGGGATACCTATCTATATTGTTATTGTTATTTACATAAACAAAAGCTGAGGTATCTACCCATATTGTTATTTTAATTACATGAACAAGAGTTGGGGTACCACCCATATTGTTAATTTTAATTGTGTGAATACGAACTGGGGTACTACCCATATTGTTATTTTTAATTACATGATCAAGAGCCGGATACCCACCCATATTGTTAATTTTAATTGTGTGAATACGAACTGGGGTACCACCCATATTGTTATTTTTAATTACATGAACAAGAGCCGGGTACCCACCCATATTGTTATTTTTAATTGTGTGAACAAGAGTTGGGGTATCTATCCATATTGTTAATTTTAATTGTGTGAACAAAACCTGGGATACCTACCCATATTGTTATTTTAATTATATAAACAAGAGTTGGGGTACCTATCCATATTGTTAATTTTAATTGTGTGAACAAAACCTGGGATACCTACCCATATTGTTATTTTAATTATATAAACAAGAGTTGGGGTATCTATCCATATTGTTAATTTTAATTGTGTGAACAAGAGTTGGGGTATCCACCCATATTGTTATTTTTAATTGTGTGAACAAGAGCTGGGGTATGTACCCATATTGTTATTTTTAATTATATAAACAAGAGTTGGAGTATCCACACATATTGTTATTTTTAATTACATGATCAAGAGCCGGATACCCACCCATATTGTTATTTTTAATTGTGTGAACAAGAGCTGGGGTATGTACCCATATTGTTATTTTTAATTATATAAACAAGAGTTGGAGTATCCACACATATTGTTATTTTTAATTACATGATCAAGAGCCGGATACCCACCCATATTGTTAATTTTAATTGTGTGAATACGAACTGGGGTACCACCCATATTGTTATTTTTAATTACATGAACAAGAGCCGGGTACCCACCCATATTGTTATTTTTAATTGTGTGAACAAGAGTTGGGGTACCTACCCATATTGTTAATTTTGATTGTGTGAACAAGAGCCGGGTACCCACCCATATTGTTATTTTTAATTGTGTGAACAAGAGTTGAGGTACCTACCCATATTGTTAATTTTAATTGTATGAACAAGAACTGGGGTATCTGCCCATATTATTATTTTTAATTATATTAACAAGAACTGCGGTATCTACCCATATTGTTATTTTTAATTACATGAACAAGAGCCGGGTACCCACCAATATTGTTATTTTAATTACATGAACAAGAATTGGGATACCTATCCGCGCGATTATTTCAGACAACATAGCAGTTATTAAAAATATTGATAATCATTGATAATCATTGATTAATAATTGTCTGAACAACAGAATGTATTTAGGCGGATAATATTATTTTTATAAACAATGAACAGCTGACTGATTGGTTTATTTTATCATGAGTAGATAAAATATCTACTCAAGTATTTTCAATTTTACACTATGATCAGCTAGAGTAACTTCAAATCTTGTATTTTACAACATAAGATAGACGGAAAAATACCATGTATATTAACATTTTTCATTTTGCTTTACTTTTCAGGTCTCTAAAAGGACCTTCAGAATTCTGGGATTTCCAGGAATTTTTATTTTGCCATCAAAAATCTGGATTTTTGATGATGTGAAGACTTCTCCCACAGGTTATGAAAGTAGCTAATTTTTAACTTTTCGTATAGGTATACAAGATTTTTTTTTTAATTTTCCAGAAAAAATCTGGAAATTTTTCTGGAAAATTAAAATAAATGAGGGTGGATATTCACAGAAAAATACCGTGAAAATAATTAGTTAAAATATGAGGAAGAAATAACACTATAAAATATAGGGTTTAATGAAATATAGATATAATATTGTATAGGTATCCAGTAATTTACTGTGAAGTTTTTAACAATGATACAGTTTAATAAAAAGATATCATGGTTATAATCATGAAAATTACTTGAAATTGGTGGAGAATATTCTTAGATATAATTGATTAGTAACAAATTTTTATGTACATACTATCAAGCAATAAGGCATAAATAATTAAATTAATTATTTATATGTGATATGTTCAACTATAAACATCCTGGTGTTATGTGGATAAAACACATTATGTAAAAGGATCATCATGTAATAATGCAAATTTTATATTCAAATAAATTAACGTTTTTCATATTATCATTATTTAATACTGTTATGATAGGTATATTTTATTTTAAGATCATTATAATGTATACATTTTAACACATTAAGATGTTTCCAAATAATCATCTGTTTATTTCATTGTAATAAACAGTCTATTTTATCTAAATACATCCCTGGAAATAATTTCATTTATTGTTCATTTATCAGTGTATTGTTTCCATTTATCAGATAATCATATCTATGAATAATGACCCATTGTAAAATTCAGTGTTAAATTTTCATATTATTCTTATTATATATTAATTTTTTTATTTATTAAATAATTAAAAAATTATATAGTATAAAAATACAATGGTTTAAGATAATATACTCAAACAATTGAAAATATGAATATAAACAAATATATAGCTATTGGAATAATCATAGTATGAAAATCATGTATTTCTTAAATTAAGACTGTTTATTCAATAGAATAGAGTTTAAATAATTTTAAGTAACATATATAATAAAGATGGTTTATATAATACTATATTCAATTTGTTTGATAAATACATTATTACAGTATTAATTCCACTATATCAGTAAAAGTATATATTTTCATTATATGTAAGCTTAATACTGGTTATAATTTACTATATTATTTTTACAATAAGTTACCATTATATAGAATACTGTTGTTAACAATCAATATATTATTTTAATATTAATGTTTGTGATAAACAGTTATAAAAATTCATATGTATCTTTAACTGTTAATACATATGTTATCATTTACATGTTAATATATTCAAATATTTCACCCATTTATATCTCATCCAATTGATATATTGTATTTTTCATCTATGTAAATTTTATATTATTCTTATTATATATTAATTTTTTTTTATATATTAATAATTAAAAAAATTAAATAGTATAAAATACAATGATTTGGAATAATATATACAAACAATAGAAAATATGAATATGAATGAAAGAAAAACAATTGGAATAATCATTGTTTGAAAATCATATATTTCTCAAATTAAGACTGTTTATTCAATATAATAAAGTTTAAATGATCTAATGTATCATATATAATAAAGATGGGTTATATATTCTCATCTATAATATGTTTAATAAACATATTAACACAGTATTAATTCAACTCTATCAATAAAAGTATAATATTTTATTTTATGTAAATTTAATACTGATTATAATCAATCATGATATTTTTATAATATATTTTTATGATGTAAAATATTAATGTTAATAACTACTATATTATTTTTAGATTAAAGATTATATTAAACAGTTATGAAAATTCAGATACAATATTAACTATTAATATAAATATTGACATATGATGTAATATAACCTTGAACATTTTAATTGTTTATACCCCATCAAATGAATATACTGTAATTTTTTATCAATAAATTTCTATATTATTCTTATTATATATTAATTTTTTTTATTATTAAATAATTAAAAAATTAAATAGTATAAATATACAATAATTTAATACAATATATGTAAAATAATCAAAATACAGACATAAACAAATAACGAACTACTGGAATAGACACGTTTAACAAATACATACTTTGAAAAATTATAACTGTTTATTTAATACATTATAGTTTATAATAATTTTACTATATCATATGATAGGGATAGATTATATACTATTATTTACAAAATATTTAATAAACGTATCAATACGATATTAAATTTATTATATCTGAAAAACGTATATTTTTCATTTTATGATGAATTAATATAGAAATAATTTATTCTATTATTTTTAATATCATGTTTTTTACTGAGTGAGGCATTAACGATAATAACCATTGAATTATTTTAACATTTGAATTTTAAATGAACAGTTATAAAAATTCAAATGTAATTATATCTAAAAATATAATTATTATTCCCAGTAAATAAGTGACTCAAATTATTTCAATTATTTGTGCCCTATCAAATGAATATACTGTAATTTTTTATCAATAAATTTCTATATTATTCTTATTATATATTAATTTTTTTTTACTATTAAATAATTAAAAAATTAAATAGTATAAAAATACAATATATCTATTTAACATGTATTAATATGGTTAAAAACACGATAACACCTTAATATGTTCACTGAGAGTCTTATTTTATAAAAAGTGAATATTCAAAAAATAAGACTGTTTATTTTGATTTGTAATAAAACACAATTTTTAATTATGAGTTAGCTCCAATATATTTAGCATATTGTTGATCATATAATATTTAATAAATATAGTATCACAGTATTAAATGGTAATGATCGATAAAATGTGTATTTTTCATTAAATGTAAATTTAATGGGATTATTATTACAATAAATAAAATATTGATTGTAGTATTACATTGAAAATCCAATATATAAGAATACCAGATACTTCAGAGTGTTTAGTATTTTCACAAATGAATATCTGAACGATATATTTCACTTACACTATTAACAATATAATTCTAAAATTTTCATAATGAAAAGATGTATAATTTGTCAGCTGATATACTAGTATCTGTCTGAATGGATATTTTATCTACTCATGTATTACATTTTCTGCTTAAAAGAAATCAAACACTTAAGTGTCTAGTTTACCCCACTTACATCTGGGTTACTCCAAAACTTTATATTTTATAACATAAGATATACGGTAATTTTCCGTATATGTCAACATTTTTCATTTTGTTTCACTTTTTAGGCCTCTAAAAGGACCTCCAGAATTCCAGGATTTTCCAGGAATTTTTTATTTCCCTCAAAAAACTGGATTTTTGACGATGTGAAGACTTCTCCCACAGGTCATGAAAGTGGTATATTTTTAACTTTCTGTATATGTATACAGAAAAATTTTTTAATTTCCGGAAAAACTCCAGAAAAATTCTGGAAATTTTCTGGAAAAATAAAATAGAAGAATATGAATCTGTACAACAAGACACTGTGAAAATAATTCTTCAAAATATGGTACATAAACAACATTGTAAAATACAGAGGTTATGTAAAACATAAATATGATAGTATATAGGTACCCGACAATTTACCATGAAATTTATAACAATGTAATGTTCATATAAAAAGATATTGTAAATATAATCATGGTAAACTACTAAAAATAAGTAAAAAAATTCTAGACAAAGTCGTTCACAAATAAATTTATAAACATGTTGTTAATTAACATAGATGTAGACAATTAAATTAATTGTCTACATATCAACGATATAAACACAAACATCCTGACGATATGTGAATAGAATATATTATGAGTAAAATCAACATGTCTATGTGAGGAATTTATTTTCAAATAAATTAACATTTATTATATGGTTACCATTTAATGCTGTTATTATATGCATGTTTATTTTTTTGACATACTATAATATCTATTTTAACACATTGGTATACATTCAAAATAATTTACTGTTCAAATCAATGAAATAAACAGTCTATTTTATAACAACATATGTTTTAAAAACAATCCATATGTTGTTTATTTATTGGTGTAATATTACTGTTCTTTCAGATAATCATATCTATGAAAAGTAACCCATTGTAAAAATCCAATATTAATTTTTACATTATTTATTATATATATTAATTTTTTTTATTTATTAAATATATAAAAATCATATAGTATAAATATACAATGATTATTAACAAATATATACAAATAATTGAAAATATAAATGTATATAAATAATAGCAATTGGAGTAACTATTATTTGAAAAACACATGATTTTCAAATTAAGACTGTTTATTCAATAGAATAGAATTTAAATGATCTAACATATCGTACATAGTAAAGATGGTTCATATAATATTATATTCAATTTATATGATAATCATATTATCACAGTATTAATTCCGCTTTATCAGTAAAAGTATATATTTTTATTTTATGTAAATTTAATATTGATTATAATTTACCATATTATTTTTATAATGTGTTGTTCTTATACCGAATAATAATGTTAATAATCATTATATTATTTTAAGATTAAAAACTGTAATAAACAATTATAAAAATCTAAATGTCATATTAACTGTTAAAATAAACATTAATTCTGATATACGAATGATCTTAATTATTGTATTTGATGTTATTCAATTGGATAGATGTATTATAATTTTTGACTGTAATATTTTTATATTATTTATTATATATATTAATTTTTTTATTTAATAAATAATTAAAAATTAATATAGTATAAATATACAATGATTTATAACAATATATGTAAATATTCAAAATAGAAACATAAATAAATAATAGTCTAATGAAATAAATATGTTTATCAAAAACATATTTTGGAAAATTATAACTGTTTATTCAATATATTATAGTTTTTACTCTTATTAATATATCATATGGTAAAGATACACTTTATATTTTTGTATATAATATATTCAATAAACATATTAACAAAGTATTAAATTTACTTCATACATAAAAGTATATATTTTTTTATTTTATATTAATCTTGATGGATATTAAATCTTATAGTTTTTAATTTATAAATATTATCATCGGATCTGATATTCTTTTAAACGTTACAATATTTTTCCGGTAAATAATCATAGTGTAAATGTGATAATATATACTGTCAGAATTATATGCATATGTTACACACAATTATTAATCACAACTACTACGTATAATATAGCAAGGATGCAATAATCTTTATGTTAACTGGTGCAGAGCGACCGACAGGGAGAACTGCACTAATTAACATAAAGGGGATTAGCTCTCTAGATTGTTAATACAATAGTAAATGATTCTTAATAATTCATGTATAATGGTGCATTGTTAAGGTTATATTTTGATCATATCTTTTGAATAAACGAAGAAGTGAGTAATAATACAAATTAAAAATTATTATATATTTTTATTGTAAAAATACAAACATAATGGATTCCGGAGTTGATGATATTATCTCAGCATTACAAAATATTAATTGTAATAACAACGATTGTGTTATAGACTACACCAAATATAATCCTAATTTTAAAGTTACTGGGTTTGAAACTCATACATACATATGGAATAGAAAATATAAAGGTCCTTGTAAATATCATACAGAAATTACACAAGAACCTCTAGCATTTACAAAGAATGATAAATTTTTGACGAAAAAATATAACACAGGATTTGTGTTTGATGGGGACAATAATAAGAAAGACGACATTTTATTAATATACAAATATAAATATGGAAAAAAGCATATTGAGATTCATAGTGATAAATATTTAAAGTATATTCTAGATGATATTTATGTTTTCAGAGAATTTAAAGATGGGAAGTTAATATATGTAATGTTACCAAGTAATTTCTTTGCAAATATTTATGATGATTTGCTCACATCAACTGATTTATTAATTTTATCTCCACCAAAGTGTACATGTATAAAATCTTAATGGTGTAGATTAATATAAAAATAATCATTGATTATTTTTTACCGCCATATGAAAAGTTAAAAAAAATATTATAATCAAACACTAGGTTCCACAGTTTATTTCTCAAAGAATTAGATGATATTACATCTAATTCTACTTGAGTTTAATTTATACTAATAATATTATAACAGTAAAGTATGTCCGTATGGCTAATTTATGTTTATATAAATTAACGTTTAATATATGAACACTATTTAATACCGTCGTGATAAACATATTTTATTTTTATCTTACTATAATATTTATATTTTAATGCATTAAGATATTTCCAAAAATAACCCACTATTTAATTCAATGAATTAAACAGTCTATTTTTATTTAACATATGTTTTGAAATTGTTCATTTACTGATATATAAATAGTTTGTTGTCTCTGGTTTACCAGATATTCACATCTATTGAAAATGACCCATTGTATAAATTCAATGTTAATTTTTCTATTATTTATTATATATATTAATTTTTTTATTTATTAAATAATTAAAAAAATTATATAGTATAAGAATACAATGGATCTATTTAATATGTATTGAAATAGATAAAAATACAATGTTAATTTAATACATTCAATGAAATAAATATAATTATGTGAAATACATATTCAAAAAATAAGACTGTTTATTTCAATCTGTAACAGAATGTATATTTTTATTACATATTACTTTCAATACATATGGTATATTATTAAATATAATATGTTTAATAAACATAACAGTACAGTGTTAAATACTGATGATTAGGAAAATATGCATTTTTCATTAAATGTAAACTTAATCAGATTATTACCATAATCAATAAAATATTGATTACATCATTATACTGTAAATCTTTAATGTTTATGTTATAGAATAAACCAATTATATAATATACATGTTAAACAGTTATAAAAATTCATATTATTTAATGGACATCAATATATTTATCAAGATAATCAATTGCACTATCATTCCAAATGAATTAAATTTCATATATTCAAGTGAATCTATTGTAATTTTTAAACCAATAATTTTTCAAATATTCTATTATATATTAATTTTTTTTATTTATTAAATAATTTAAAAATTAATTAGTGTAAAAATACAATATATCTATTTAATATATATCAACATGGTTTAAAATACTGTAACAAATAATTATATTTATTGTAATAGATATCATTACAAAAAGTAAACATTCAAAAATTATAACTGTTTGTTTCAATCTGTAATAGAATACAATTTTTTATCATGAATTAATTCTGTTATATTTAGTATATTATTATATGTATTATGTTTAATAAACATAATATAACAGTATTAAATGATGATGATTAGAAAAACACATATATTTTATTTTATATAAACTTAGTCAGATTATTATCATAAGAAATATTTTATTAATTATATCACCACAATTAAAAACTTTAATAACTACATAATAAAAATACTTGAATATATAATATATTCATTAAACAGTCATAAAATTCACATTATTTTATAAACAACAATATATTTGTCAAATTAATTGATTACACTATCCTTCCAAATGAATCAAATATCATATATTCAAATGGATCCATTGTAATTTTCAAACCAATAATTTTTTAAATATTCTATTATATATTAATTTTTTTTATTTATTAAATAATTTAAAAATTAATAATATAAAAAACATAATGATTATATTCAAATAACAAGAATGTAAACATTTTGGATAATTTACAATTTTATCAATATAATGAATACAATAAATCAAAAGTAATACTTTCGATAATTTAGACTGTTTATTTAGAACAATATAATGTAATACCAACACTAATATATGTTAAAGCATACATGGTTATTATAATATATTATGATAAATTTCAATTTATACATTAATGGTCTCATTAATCCGACTAAAATATTAAATATATCATTTATACATTTATATACTCATTGTTTATTGATGTTTGTCACAATGATAAAATTAAACAATTTTTACCATTCCCAAATAGCTCTCAGATTTTTCAAATAATTTATCATAAGTGTACCAATCCACACCATTCATAACATTCAAAAATATCAATTGTTATCCACATATTAACCCTATGTTATTTATCACAATTTTCAACTATTTCACACAATTCATACAAGCCATACCATGTCAATCTAAATTCTCATTTACAATATTTTTTCAGCGGTACCATCCCATCTGTAACACGTTCAAAAAAACCACTAGCACCAATGGTGATAGTTTTCAGTCAATCGTAAAATAAACAGATGTCTAAAAATTTTGAAAAAAATGACAAAAAATTTAAAAATTTTCTGGATTTAAATTGTTATCTGTGATAAATATTTTTTGCACCTTAACCATAAAATATCATTATAAACAGATATGTCATCCATTGAGAAGACCAACCAAATGAGATCTGACAACTTGATCAAGTGTGTTTACGGATACGGAGTGAAAGAACTCGAAAAACTCAACAGTTTCGAGTGGGATCTTTCCGTTGAAGAAATATATGAGAGAGAGAAGAAGATGATTGTTGAAGCTCTAGACCTTCTTTACAATATGTACATGTTCCATGAAGAAGGTTCGGTTGTTAATGTTCAAAAATACCATGAAATACTCTGCAAACAATTCAAGATCATTAGAGAGTATGGTATGAACATTCCCGGTAAAACAAAGGCTAGATTGCAAGATGAGCTTGATAAAGAATTTGCGACATTGGATAGTGCAGTTATTCCCGGATACGAACCCGAGCCAACACCTGTGTTCACTATTGGTGGTGTTGAAGTACCCGATACAGTATTAATCAAAAGGGAAAATCGGGGGAGACGTAAGAATGATGTCATGAATACATCCGCACTAGAAGATTTTTATTTCTTGATCAATTATGTTGAGCCTCCCGTAAATGCTGCAGAGGTTGAGGCTGACAGATTGATTGAGTTGGAAAGAGAAAGAGCTAAAAGGGGAAGAGGAAGACCTGAAGGGGCAAAAGATAAGGTGAGAAGAAAGAGAAGATCAATGAATATGAGGAGAGAGAAAAGAGAAAGGAGAGAGGGAGAAACAAGAGGAAGAAAGATTGGCAGTAAAAATGTTAGAGCTACTGCTGAAACTGATGCTAATATGGTGATTCATGATAGAGAGATTGTTGTCAGAAAAATTCAAACATGTTTTGAACAACATCTCTTTAAGTACAGCAGAGAACACAGAGATATTACATATGCTGAATGGATTAATCATGTTGAAAAAGAATTAAATAAGATAAGAGATTCAGTGAAAGATTCAATTAAGAAATTCTTGTACGATTGGCATGATGTAAATTCTGAAGAAGTGTTCTGGCTCAAGAAATTCTTTGTGTTTAAGACTAAATTTAATGAAACACCATATCTTGAAGACCATATTAGAGGGTGGAGTGATGATAATGTAATTGTAGATGATGGATATCGCAATCGTAATGGTTTAAGCAGACGTACAATTGACATATATCGTAGATTTTTGAAGTACTGTACCAACGAATCCATTATTATTTACATTAATACATTAATTAGTGATGAGAGTCCAAGTGAGACCCTTTATGCCACCAAAAACGAACCCAAGAAAGTTGCTCCAGTTAGAAAAGTTAAGAGAACTGAACATGATCCAAATGCATTAAATATTACATATTTGCCCGCACGTGAAGGAGAAAGGGAATCGGATAAAAATAAGATCATAGCATCTGTTAATGGAATTCCAATTGTAAGTGAATATATGCAAAAACGACCTGTAGAAGCAACTAAGGAAATGATTGAATCAATGAAACATATTCCTGAGGATAAGCGCGTGTTCTTGCCAAAAAGAATTGTTAAGGCCATTAAAGAAAAGGCTAAGAGAAAGAAGAAGTTAGAAAAGAAATTAGGTGAAGAATTGTCAGAAGATGAGGATTATGAGTACAATTATATTTACATTAATGAGAGACCTCCTTCTTTTTTGCCTGATACATTTGAATCACTCCCACCTATGGAATCCAAACCCAAATCTATTCCCAAACCTGCTGTTCGTCATATACCAACAGTAGATGACCCTATTTTTGGACATATGGATAAATATGTACCTCGCGAAAAATATGTTCCAGTCAAACTTGCAAGTGAAAAATTCAGTCCTCTTAAACCATTTATTTCAAATTCACGTGTAATTACAATTAAAGAGGATATTTTATATAGTAAGGGATTTAAACGTCCAACTGAGAGAGAATGTAGATCAAATGTTCCAGTATCTAGCACACAATTAAATGTTCCTAAACAATCAGTGCTTACAAACAGCTTTAAACATATTTCAGCTGTTACACCTATTACAAACAAAACTGTTTCTCGACCAGTTTCTGTTTCATCATTACCAATTATTCCTGTTAAATCAATTAATTCTATTAGACCAATTATTAATAATCCTGTTAATATTCCAGTAATCAAATCTGATATTTCCAAACCAACTGCTGTTACTAATTCAAGTATTATTTCTAAATCAACTGTTACTGTTGAACCAATTATTAGACCAACTGTTACTGTCAAACCAATTATTAAATCAGCTATTATTTACAAACCAACTGTTACTGTCGAACCAATTATTAAATCAACTATTATTTACAAACCAGCCATTATTCCCAAACCAATCAATAATTCTAAAACAATTATTCCTGAATCAATTGAAATCATCACTCAACATGAAAATGTTGATATTGTTGAAAATTCTGACAAAGATTCTAATTATGGAGATCTTATCAGTTTTGATGAAGAATTATATGCAAATTCAAGCACATCCAACACTATTGATGAACCTTTATGCTTAAATATTGGTGATTCAAACAGTGATTGTTCCAGTAGCGATAGTCCAAATCATTATTGTAATTTAGAAATTAACTGTTCATCAGAAACAGAAGATTCAACTGTTATTATGGAAAAAGAAGCAAGTAGTTGTGATGAATCAAATGATTCAAATACTCCAAACGTTCCAGATTTAATTAATTTTGATGATGAATCAAATATGTCAAGTATTCCAGATACTCCAAGTGTTCAAGATATGCAAGACACTTCAGATTTTCCAGATTTAATTAATTTTGATGATGAATTAAATATGTCAAGCATTCCAGATACTCCAAATGTTCAAGATGTATTAGATATGCAAGATATGCAAGATATTATAAGTGTTCAAGATACATCAGATTTTCCAGACATGCTTAACTTCGACGATGAAGTAATTGAATACGATTATAGTTCAGCTTTAGGTTATGATGATCTTCCAGAATTAATCGACACTGATGATATTCCACATATGACCATTATTGATAAAGTACTAAAATGTAATGAACGTGATAGACGTAAAAAACAAAAAATTACTGAACACAGCGTATATAATGGTTTAAATTCTGACGAATCAAAAACAGTGGAGAGAGGATTTGGTACTTTTTCAGATTTGATTAATTATTACAAACAAGTACTGTTAAATAATAGTGTTCCAGATATGATCAGCTTTGACGATGATGTAGTAATAAATAATAATTCTAAACATATGATAGATATCAATGTCAGTGATGACCATTATATGAAAAATTTATAAATGGTCAATTAAAATCAATATCATAGCATATGTGAATGATATTGATTTTAATCACCATGATACTAGGTGGATATCCATCTGAATAGCTATTTTACTTTTGTAACAAACGGGTTGGGTATCTACCCATACAACAATTTTACTTTTGTAACAAACGGGTTGGGTATCTGCTCATATAATAATTTTACTTTTGTAACAAACGGGTTGGGTATCTGCTCATATAATAATTTTACTTTTGTAACAAACGGGTTGGGTATCTGCTCATATAATAATTTTACTTTTGTAACAAACGGGTTGGGTATCTGCTCATATAATAATTTTACTTTTGTAACAAACGGGTTGGGTATCTGCTCATATAATAATTTTACTTTTGTGATAGACGGCCAGGGTATCCGCCTATATAATAATTTTATTTTTGCAACAAACGCCCAGAGTATCTTGTCAAATAATAATTTTATTTTTGCAACAAACGCCCAGAGTATCTTGTCAAACAATAACTTTATTTTGTAGCAAACACCCAGAGTATCTTGTCAAACAATAACTTTATTTTTGTAACAAACACCCAGAGTATCTTGTCAAATAATAACTTTATTTTTACAACAAACGCCCGGGTATCTGATTATTTGACAAAAATCGATATCCAATATGTATTTTTAAAATTAATAAATTAACACAAAAATGGCCTTATACATTCATAAGGACTGTCCACCATCACAATTGTTGAAAATAGCATTAACATTATCTTTTAATTCACTGAACATACTAACAACAAATAATAATCTTCCCTTCAAAATACTTCCAATAACATTTATAACGAAAGTATCATATTATAATTTAAAAAGATATCTTTTATTTGAGACCAGAGATGGAAAATTATTAATAGAAGTTAATTCAATTGTTAGGTATTTATCACATGCTAACAAAAATGCAGATACACTATCAGAGGCAAAAATAAATCAAATTTTAGAGATTGAAGAGAAAATATTTTCAGATGGATATGATATGATTCCTTATGATATATTCATGAATACTATTAAAAATTTCTTAATAGAGTTATCACATTCTGAAGAACAAAATAATTTTTTTAATCAGGTTATATGGGCTAATCTATACTCATATTTTAATTTTTATGACAAAAATTCACTTGAAAAATGTAGAGTCTCATATCCAAATGTTGCTGAACAATATGAATATTATTCTCGTTCAATTATTTACAGGAATGCTTACCAGATTTTTGAAAAACATTTTTTACCACTTATTGTAATTCCTGATAAGGTACCAAAAATTGAATTTATTCCACCATTGCTTAAAATCAATCCAGATATATCTGCTAACATTCGTACTAATACTGAAATATTACCAGAAGATGGAAAAAGGAATATTTTAATCACATCTGCTCTTCCATATGTTAACAATGTTCCTCATTTAGGAAATATTATAGGATGTGTTTTAAGCGCAGATGTTTACGCAAGATATTGTAGATTAAGAGGCTATAACACTCTCTACATATGTGGAACTGATGAATATGGTACTACAACTGAAACAAAAGCACTTGAAGAAAGATTAACATGTCAACAAATTTGTGATAAATATTTTGAAATTCACAAGAGATGCTATGAGTGGTTTAATATTTCATTTGATAAATTTGGAAGAACAGCAACTGAGCATCAGACGAAAATAGCACAAGATATTTTTCTTAAATTGAAAAACAATGGATTTCTTGAAAAGGGTACAATTAATCAATTATTTTGTGAAAAATGTCATAGATTTTTAGCTGATCGTTATGTTGAAGGAATATGTCCATATTGTCATTATAACGATGCTAGAGGAGATCAATGTGATATATGTGGACATGTTTTAAATGCAGAAGAATTGATTAATCCCAGATGTAAACTTTGTTCTTGTCAGCCTGTGATAAAAAATTCCGATCATATGTTCTTGAAATTACCTGAATTACAAGATGAATGTAAAGCATTTGTTGAAAAATCATATGAGAATGGTAAATGGAGTTCTAATAGTTACAAAATTACACAAGGTTGGTTTAAAGAGAGTCTGAAAAATCGCTGTATAACCCGCGACTTAATATGGGGAACGCCTGTCCCACTAGAAGAAATGAAAAAGAAAGTATTCTATGTTTGGTTTGATGCACCGATTGGATATCTTTCAATTACAGCAGCTTATACCAAAAAATGGGAATTATGGTGGAAAAATCCAGAAAATGTTCAGCTTTATCAATTTATGGGTAAAGATAATGTTCCTTTTCACACCGTAATATTTCCTTCTTCTCTTATTGGAACAAAAGATAATTATACTCTACTACATCATGTAAGTACAACAGAATATCTGAATTATGAAGGTGGTAAATTTTCCAAGAGTAGAGGAACTGGAATATTTGGAAATAATGTAATGGAAACTGAAATTCCATCATCTGTTTGGAGATATTACCTTTTATCAAATAGACCTGAAACTAATGATAGTCAGTTCACCTGGGAGGATTTAAGACTGAAAAACAATTCAGAATTACTTGCAAATCTTGGAAATTTCGTCAATCGAACCTTAAAGTTTCTAAAAATTAATTATTTGGGACAGGTTCCACAATCAAAATTTACTCCTGCAGACGATAAGCTTATCGACAATATTAATCTATTATTGAAGGAATATGTTCAAATGTTGGAATCTGTTAAATTGAAGGATGGTTTAAAGATTACTATGGAAATATCGAGAATATGTAATTTATATCTGGCTGAAGAGAAATTAGGAAATTTTCTTTTTGAATCTGACAAGGAAAGATGTGGGACGGTAATAGCAATTTCTACAAATGTTATTTATTATTTAGCAACACTATTATATCCTTATATGCCATCAGTTTCAGAATCAATTTTAGAACAATTGTATGCACCTCTCCGAAAAATATCAGAATCATTTACAATGGATATTCTCCCAGGACATGTAATTGGAACACCATCACATTTATTTTATAGACTTAATGATGGAGATATAGAGAGATTGAAAAAACAATATAGTGGCAATAATGGTAAATGAAAAACAGATGGGCAAAATTAAATATAAAGTAAACATGAATTGAAAGAAAAATGTACATTGTACATTTTGATTATAATTTATTTGTTCGTTCATTCATTTATTCCACGGAAAATTGTTAGGAATAGAATTGAATGTTTGTGTATTTTGTGCTCTCAGATTTGCAAATTCCATGTTCATATTATTTATTGAATTAGTAGAATTTGCATATATAATATCATTTGGATGGTGTCTATTCCATCTCTCAATATCTTCAAACGATGAAAAGGATGTTGGCTTTTCCATTTTTTATTCGAAAAAAAATAAATATTTTCTGTCATTTTAATTTGAATAACATTATGGTTATGGAACAATATATTTACTATCAGAAATAATTTTTTTTGTACACTCTGTATCTTCAGCTGAATTTGTGAAAGATTAAATTAGTTATTTTATTGTCACATTGGATCTGTCTGTAAACAGATAATTTATTACATATGGTGATCATCAGTAGTATATTCCATGATAATATGTTAATTTTTTTGGAGATACTTTTTATTCTTCCCTGAGACCATGGATTTTTCTGGAATTCCAAGTTTTTTAATTTTCCTTTAAAAAAATCAACTTTTTGACAATGTGAAGGCTATTCCAGCGTGTTGTGAAAGTACTTTATTTTTAACTTTTCGTATGTAGATACAAGAAAATTTAATTAATTAAAAAAATATTCTGGAGTTCTGGAGCTCCAGAAATAAAATAACCAAAAGAACTATTAGAACCTCCTTGTTAAGGGATAGGTTAGATCAATTCCACTACTGTGTATGTCAGTGCAAATAAAATATGGGAATAATACGAGCAACATGATCAGAAACATTATGTGTGAAAAACATATGTAGTTCATTAATCATGTAAATATTGTGTACTAGCAAATAAACTGGGTGAAATTTCAAATATTGAAAAATATAACAGATACAAGGTAGTAAATATTATGGATATTTACAACAATATATAAAAAATAGATGACTAGCAAATATTCATATGATTATGAATATCAAATAGTATCACATAACAACATATTGGATGTGTATATAATTATAAAATATTTCAGAATAAATGTTAAACACCACCATATCAACAAATAATTTGAAAACAATATAATCTTATAATATAGTCACATGGATGATGTTCTACCGTAATGATAATAAAATAGAGCATCATTCATATGACTATTACATTAGACAAGTTATAAAATTTGTTTTGTGTATTTAATGTATGAATAATTTACGTCACAAAATAATATACATGATAAATTATTCACTTTGCTAGTGTATCTTTATATTGTCAAAATAGAGTGTACTTTAGTACAAAATTTCTTAAAAATTTTCCTACTGTTAAAAAAAATGGTCTTAACTGTCAATGAGAGAAAATATTTAATTCCTAGAGAGGTTGTATATGAAATAGGCGAAGTTTTTGGAGATGACGACGATGATAATCAAATTGAATGGTACGGTAGATTCAGAGGTTACATATGGTATACATATAATGGAAGATATGGATTCCCTGGATATAATGTTTCATCACATCATCCTGATGAAAATTTACCAGAATCTTCATATCTTACATATGAAGGATATTCACCCATTCACAATATATACACAAGATATAAAGAAGATGTATATGGAGATCAAATAACAGGTGAACATGTTATGAGAATAATATGGGAGAAATCTATAGGAGAAGAAGCTCCACACCTATACACACATCCAGTAATTGTGAATTAATTATAATGAACATATTATTAAGAACATCAATGATGTACTTATAATGTACAAATCATATAATTATGAATATCATATAATATCCTGTAGAAATATGTACAACTGTAAAAAAACTTTAGAATAAATAACTATCACTTCTATATCTGTGGATGAATTAAAAATAACATAATTTTACATCACATACTGTTTAATACTTACATTCAACATATATTATTTTATGATATAGCAACACAAATAATATTCTACCACGATTTTAATAAGTTAAAATTCAGATGCATATTAATCTATGTAATAAACAGAGTGAAAAACTTATTCGAATATTCAGTGTATATTCATTTGTTGGAATTTATAATGTTGTAATATTTTTATTTTGTTCACAATCAACATGTACAAAAATGATATATTGTATTTTTACAATATTAATTTTTCCAGTATATCTATTATATATTAATTTATTTTTTATATATTAATAATAAAAAATTATATAGTATAAATATACAATGATTATTAAAAATATGTATTTACAATTTGATTAAAAACAATAATATAAATATAGCTAATTGGAATATATACATTTTGAAAAAGAGTATATTTGCAAATTAAGACTGTTTATCACATATTGTATTATATGCTAACAATATTTTATTGTTTTAACATAACAAATTCTCTTATAACATAAAGTAAATTATTTTACTAGACAGGATAACACAGTATTAAATACTGATGAATGTACAAAAATGTTTATTTTACATTCATATTAACTTAATATAGACATTAAACATATATTGTTTAATAACATTATTATATAAATTGTATTTATCTACTATTTAAGTGAAATAAAATTTTGTTTACAACAATTAATGTAATAAACAGTGTGAAAATACATTTGGATATTTAATAAATATCCAATGATTAGTAATCATATTGTAATGACATCGTATTTTGATTTTGATTGACACAGTGATAATCAATCCATTGTATTTTTTGTCAGTAATTTTTCTATTATTTATTATATATATTAATTTTATTTTTACTTATTAATAAATAAAAAAATTATATAGTATAAATATACAATGATATTTAACAACATATAAAAATAATTGAATTTTAGTAATAAAATAAACACGATTATTTGGTGGAGTCTTAATTTGAAAAAGTAATAATTTACAAATTAAGACTGTTTATTACATAGAATGGTATAACTTAAACTATTGTATAATTTGCAGAATAATAAATTCTTTATGTTATAGGACAAAATATTTTAAGTAAACATAATAAGTCAGCATTAAATAGTGTTTAACAGTAAAAATGTATATTTTGTTTTTATATTGATTTAATACAATGATATATCTATTAAATTATTTGTCTGAATATACTATATTTGAATAAATTATTGATTATAATAAACATAAAAATGTATTTAATATTATGATCTAAATAAACAGTTATTAAAATCAAAAGTAATAATACTGTTAGAAATATATTACTGTAATTAATAAACTCATAATTCATCATATTATATGTGTTTTCATACAGTTAAAATAAACCCATTGTATTTTTTTACAAGTAATTTTCTAATTATTCTATTATATATTAATTTTATTTTTATATATTAATAAATAAAAAAAATTATATAATATAAATATACAATGATATTCAACAACAAATATCAATAATTGAATTTACAACAATAATATAATCATAATTAAATAGTACAGATATTTCCTGAAAATAATAATATTTACGAATCAAGACTGTTTATTATTTATAATGAAGAAAGTTAAATTAATATATTATTTGAAAAACAAGAAGTTTCTTATATTGGAGAACGAAATATTTTGTATGAATATAGTATGTCAGAATTAAATAGTATCTATTGGTTTAAAAGCATATTTTATTTTATATTAACTTAATATAGAATTGTTCATATTATGTTGTTTTTCAATGTATACTATTACTATATAAATCATTGATATAATCAACGATAGAAACATGTTGATTATAATGTTTTAAATAAACAGTTATTAAAACTATATTAATAATACTAGTAAAGATAATTCATTGTATTTAATAAACATATTATTTATACTATTATTATATTATTCATACAGTTAAAATAAATCATTGTATTTTTTGCTAATATTTTTTTTGATTATTTATTATATATATTAATTTTATTTTTATTTATTGTTAATAAAAAAAAATTATATAGTTAAAATATAGAATATGTCAATTATAATACAATAAAAACAAACAATTTAGAATAATTATTAGTTGTTCAATGTAGATAATATATAGTTTGAAAAAGATCAATTTAAACAAATATAACTGTTTATTACATCCATTCTATATTAACATTGTTAATATTAAACATTAACATAGTATAATTGTCATATTTACACCATTATAAAATTTAGAATAATGTATAATCATTGTATTAAATGGTAAACTTACAATTTTTGTATAAATTTATTATTTTGACCATATTAACACCTTGATATTTTAATACAGTTAAAATTTTCTAATTCATATGATAAACAACCGTTATGAAAAATAGATTGAAACAACGAGTGTTTATTTATGCACTCTCTGATATATTTTACACATCACGTAAACATTCACTTTCATCAAGATATCTGTTAAACTTTATTATGTATATTTATTTACCCTCATATGTATATGTAATATACCTGTCATATCCTGTTACTATCACATCTGGTATTTTTGAGACTGTTTTCTGGAGCTCTGGGAAATTTCTGGAGTTCCAGAAATTTTTTTTTCCCTCAAAAAATCGATTTTTTTGCAATGTGAAGACGGGGTACACGTGGCTTCATAGTAGTCAATTTTTGACTTTCTGGGTATCCATACAGAAATTTTTAATTAACTAAAAAAATTATTCTGGAGCTCCAGAAATCCAAAAATGTACAGATCAGGGGCAGAAATCTGAAGCAAAATACTGAGAGGCATGTATGTACTCGCTGGTAGTGGGTTGGTATGAAACAAATTTACGAGAGCACTATCATCTCCACAAAATATAGTGTTCATGAAAGTCTTATGATTGGAAGGAAAACAGCTCAAAAATATATGTTGACAACAATCTTTTTAGCATAAACGGAATATGAATGGAATAGCTGAAGATTCTCTCGTGGAAAAAATAATGTGTATGAACGAGAGCAATGTATATGTCTAAAATATGTTGTGATCAATTATCTGAATTAATGATGTGGTTGATATAGAAATAATCAACTATATTAACAGATACATCATGATTGATTTTTGTATAGTGTAATATTTCAAACATATTGTGATAAATCATCTATGTAATAGAACATCTGATGGAGATATATTAAATTAATATATCAAACACATTATAGATAGATGTTGTGTAATACGTTATTTTAAATACGCATATTGTATTTACATCTGCATGCAATTATGATTCAAAATAATGTGATTTTACAAATTTATACTATTTAATACAGTCATTATAACACATATTTTCATTGACACAACTGTATGTATAATATCTCATTGATATTTAAACTATATAATTAAAGTAAAAATACATTATTAAAGTAATAAACAGTGTGAAAATTTTTACCTGGATATTTAATAAATATCTATTGTTTGATAACCATGTAGTGGAAAATATCTGTTTTTGAACATGATTAGCACAGTATGAAATGACCCATTGTATTTTTTGTCAGTAATTTTTTCTGGTTATTTCTATTATATATTAATTTTATTTTTATTTATTAATAATTAAAAAATTATATAGAATAAAATACAATGATATTTAACAATATATAACAATAATTGAATTTCAGACAATAAGATAAACATGATTAATTGGAATAAATATACATTGAAAAAGAGTATATTTGCAAATTAAGACTGTTTATTACATACAATAATATAATTCAAAATTTTATATTATTTGAAAAATGATAAATTAGTTACAATATATTGTAAAATATTTTAAATAAACATAGTAAGACAGTATTAAATGGTATCTGTTGGTAAAAGTATATATTTTATTTTTATAATGATTTAATACAAACTTATACATATTATATTATTTTTTATGATATGCTTTATCTAAGTAAGTTATTGATTATAATGGTCATAAAATTATACTTAGTATAATGTTTGAAATAAACAGTTATTAAAATCAAAACATTAATATTATTAAAAATATTTTATTGTAATCGACAAACATTTTATTTGTCCCACTATGTTTATTTTAACTGTGTTAAAATAAACCCATTGTATTTTTTACAAGTAATTTTTTCTAATTATTTTATTATATATTAATTTTATTTTTATATATTAATAAATAAAAAATTATATAGTATAAAAAATACAATGTTTGAAAACAACATGTTACAATAACTGGATTTAGATAATAATATAAACATGATTGATTGAAACAAATACATTTGGAAAATATACACATTTACAAATTAAGACTGTTTATTATATATAATAAAATAATATAATTTATTGTATTGTTGGTAATATAATAAATTCATCATAATATAGAATGAAATATTTTGTCATAACATATTAAAACAGTATTAAATGCTGTTTGTCAGTTAAAATGTATATTTTCGTATTACATTAATTTAATGTAATCTTTAACATAAACATTGAATTTTAGAACTAATTTTATACTATATTTATTACCGATTTCATGTAACTAATATGTTGAATTTATTACAATAATCATGTTAAACAACTTTCAAATCTCAATGGATAAATAATTGTTCTAATAAGACATATAATATTATACTAGAGTGAATCTATTTACAATGTTATAAAACATGTATTATTATTGGATCATTGTTAATTTTTAACCAAATAATTTTGTAATATTCTTATATATATTAAATTATTTTTTTTATTAAATAATTTAAAAATTAATTATAATAAAAATACAATTGTATATAAAATCATATGCTAAAAGTTCAATCTTATAGTAATAAATGAATATAAAACATTGGTATAATCATAGTTTTCAAAATGATATTTTTGAAAATTAAGACTGTTTATTACATACAATAAATAAATTAAAATAATTTTATTGTTAGAATATCATGGTAGTCAATATTTAATTGTATATAATATATACAATAGATATATTAAGACAGTATTAAATGGTCTACTTTATAAAAACATATATTTTTGTTTATAAAATAAATTTAATACAGTAGTTATAGTGTTTATATTTTTTACATAAATAACGTTACTTATATGTATGGGTATCACTCATTATTATGGTGTGGTACATATGATAAAATAAGTAATAAACAGTTATTAATTGTAAATTTAATAGTTCGATAAATATACTGTACAAAAACACTTGTATTTCCCAACCTATTTACAATGATCTATTTCATTACATGTTAAATTAATCATTGTATTTTTCAACCAATAATTTTTTTATTATATTCTTATATATATTAATTTTATTTTTTTATTAATATATTTAAAAAATTAATAGTATAAAAATACAATGGTATATAAAACTATATGTTAAAAATCTAGATTTATAACAACAAATGAATATAAAACATTAGCATACTCATAGTTTATAAAATTGTATATTTGAAAATTAAGACTGTTTATTACATACAATAAGCAAACCAAAAACAATTATATTATTAGAATAACATGTTAATTATTATTTGATTGTATATAATATATACAATTAATATATCAAGACAGTATTAAATGGTATACATCGCTAAAGATATATATTTTATTTTTATAATGAATTAATACAATGATAAATCTGCTTAATGATTTATGCAGATATATTATAATTGGATAAATCATTAATTATATTGAACATAAAAATTTGATTAACATTATCATTGAAATAAACAGTTATTAATTCTAAATTATCAAATCTGTTATATATCAGATTGTAATTTTGCATATATCAATATTTTTACAATGAATATTTTACATCTATTAAAATGAACCTATTGTATTTTTACCAATAATTTTTTTAATATATTCTTATATATATTAATTTTATTTTTTTTATTAATATATTTAAAAAAATAAATAGTATAAAAAATACAATATATTGATTTGATTAACATCAATATGATTATTTTCAAATATATCTAATTTTTGACACTATGAACAAATTATTATTGTTAAAATATTCGAATGAATATTTTAGACTGTTTATCACATTTACACTATGCTTATTTATATTTTATAAGTGTATAACAATCGTAATGCCAAGCATAGATGGAGTTATAATTTCAAAAAATTATTCATTATCAGTATTAATTCGTGTAAATATTATATCTCATTATTTTATGAATATATACTGTGAATAAACAATGTATACTTAAAATCAAGTGAATTAATATTATATCCACCCATTTAAATGGGATATCACTAAATTGGTTAAATGGTAAACATTCTAGACAAAGTCATATAGTATGGCTACAATTTTGAATTTCTCATATGTATTGACACTACATAAATCAATATGAAATACAATACTATTCATTTATTGATAGTCATACTATCTCAGCATTATACATACCATATCTTGATAATATGTTATTTTATACGCTACTATGAACTATCATATAATAAACAACATTTCAAATGATATAAACATTGTTTATATCTTAATGCAAATCATGTTTCACAATTTTTCATATAAATTCTTCACTATCTGTCCATTTCCATACAATAACATTTACACAAATTCTGTCTATACTACTCTAGCTCATTATATATCGTATATTAAAAACCATTGGTAAACATCAGTGATGTTTAACAGTGTAAGCAATTTGAAAATATGTAACATTTTTAATATCATCTGGGAACTGAGTCTCTCTTTATCATACAAAATTCAGCCAAACAATCCCTCTAAAATTATTGATACCCAAGAATTTCCAGAATTGTAATTTTAAAAAATTTTTAAAAAATTTTTTCGCCTTAAATAGGAATTTATATTATAAAGTAATATGAGTCATACCAGCAACATCAGCATGACCAGCGAAGTGGACAAGACGAATCACTTGAGATCGAACAACTTGATCAAGTGCGTTCATGGATACGGGATGGAGGACCTCGAAAAGCTCAATTCATTCGAGTGGGACCTAAACGTCGAAGTTATCTATGACGAAGAGAAGAGAAAAGTTGTCGAAGAGATTGAACTTGTCTTCGAAATGTACTGCCACCACGAGGTATGTAGTATTCATAATACTACAAAATATCACGAGCGCCTCGTTAAACAAGATAAGGTGGTTAAAGAATATGGTTCTAACATGCCCAAAGTGACCAAGGCGAGAATGTTAGACGAGCTCGATGATAAATTATCACCAATTGATTCTGTCGATATCGTTGGTTATGAACCTGAACGAATTCCTGATGTGACCTTACAGGGATTCGTTATTCCCGAATCTGTTCTTTTGAAGCGGGAAAACAGGGGAAGACCTAAAACAGATGTCGTCAAATCATCTGCATTGGTGGACTTTTACCACATAATCAATTATGTCGAGACTGCAGAGATCAGAGCAGAAATTGAGGCCGACAAATTGATTGAGTTGGAAAAGAAGAATTTAAAGTGTGGGAGGGGACGACCGGGTGATAAGTCACGAAAAGCCCCAATTGTGGTGGGAAGAAATGGTGTTGATAAGAAAGGTGAAGTTAGTGGAAGCGGAGTTGAGAGAGTGATTGGAGAAGGGGAAAAGGGTGTCTGTGTGGAAAGTGTAATGAATGGAAGGGATGTTGAGAGTGTGATAGGAGAAGGAAAGAATGATTGTGTAGTCGGTGTGGGTAGAGTTGAGAGTGTAATTGAGGAAGAAAGAAAGAGTGATAATGAGAAAAGTGAAGTTAGTAAGTGTAGAGTTAAGGGATTGATAGATAGACTGATTGGGAGAGAAGGAAAAAGTGAAGTAAGTGGAGATAGAAATGATGACGAGAAAAGTGAAGTAGGTGTATATGTAGGTGAAATTGGGAAAGTAAACAGAAGAGGGGAAAATAGTGATGATAGAAAAGGTAAGAAAAAGATAATGGAGTGTGAAATTGAGGAAGTGAATGAGGAAGAAGAAAAGAATGTGTATGTAAATAGTGACTGTGAAAGAAGTAGAGTGAGTATAATTGAGATAGGTGAAGCAAGTGGAAGTAGAAGTAGAATTGAGAGAGTGAATGGAGAAGAAAATGAAAATGTGAGAAGTGGAAATATGGGAAATGTGGTAAATATAAATGTGGGTAATAGTAATGGAGAATGTGGTAAGAAGGTGGAAAAACGTGGAAGGAAGAAGGGTAGTACAAATGTTAAGGCCTCAGCCGCCTCTGATAGATCTGTTGTAGTAGTGGATAACGAGATAGTAGTTAGAAAAGTCCAGACCAATTTTGAATTACATCTCTTCAAGTATGCTAGGGAAAACAGGACAATCAGCAGTGCACAATGGAATTTCCACGCGTATAATGAGTTGGAGAAGGTAAAACAATCAATGAGGGAATCCATCAAAAACTTCTTAAAGGACTGGGAAGAAGTAAATACTGATGAGATATTCTGGCTCAAGAAATTCTTCACATTTAAGGCTAAGTTTAACCAAGTACCCCATCTCAGTGATCACATAAGGGAGTGGAGTGATGATAATTTGGTAAATGAAGATGGATATCGTAACGGTAACGGTTTAACAAGACATGCAATAGACACATACACCAAGTTCTTAAAATATTGTACAAATGAGTCTGTGATAACATATATTAAAATCTTAATAAGTGATCAATCCCCATCCGAAACATTGTTTGCCACTCCCAATAAGATAAAGACCAAATCCACCAGAGTCAGGAAGTGTAAGATCCCACAACATGATCCATCAGCACCAAATGTAGCATATCTCGAGCTAAATGATGGATTAAAGGAAACTTCAAAGAATAAGGTGATTTCTGTTATTAATGGTATCCCTATTGCCAGTTTATATCTTCTCAAACCCACTGAATATGTGCACATAGATATAATTAAGACCTTATTTAATATTCCTGATGATATTAAGGCATTTCCACCGAAGAGGCTTGTCAAGAAAAAGAGCAAGAAGAGTAAGAAGGTAAAAGTATTTGATGGATTAACTGACGATGAAGATGAGGAAGGTGATTATAATATTATATATTTGAACAATCCAGTAAAATCACTTCCATTTATTCCAACACCATCTATTAATAGTGAATTTGACAAATCAAACATTCCTGATGTCCCACGTACTCGTCACATTCCAAAACTTGATGATCCTGTTTATAGATATATCAATAATAAATCTAAAAATGTAAATAAATCTGTACCATTACCAACCTTTAAATCATCTTCACCAAATAATCGTGTCATAACAATTAAGGAGGACATGTTAAAGAGCAAGACATTCAAACGACCAAATGAAAATTTACATAAATTCATGTCCGTACCAGCCCCTGTTTCTTCTCCATTCTCAAAAACTAACGTGATAAAACCTTCATCAACCATCTTATGTAATAGTTCCGCTAATATTTTTAAACCAATTATTGTATCACCACCATCTTCTTACAGAACAACAAAATCTTCATTTATTCCACAATCTGTTAATACCTTTAATGTTTATAAACCATTATCTGCACCCCCTCTTAAAATTAACACATCACAATTTGTACATAAACCACAGTCTGTTATTATTTCACAACCTGCATATAAATCACAATCTGTTGTTATCCCACGTTCTGTTAACATTCCACAACCAATCAATATTTCACGTTCAATTAACACTACAAATGTTTTTAAACCGGCACCAACTCCAAATAATGTACAAAATGATAAAAATTCACCTATTATTAATGTGACGGATAATCATGTTGAATTAATTGATAACTGTTCAAAATCAATTAATACCGATAATGGTTTGTATGAGGAGGATCTTATTAATTTTGATGAACCCATATGTTCAGAATCAATCAGTACTGATAATCATTCATATGATGAAGATCTTATTAATTTTGATGAAATTGTATGTACATATTCCAATGAATCTAACAGTTGTAGCGAATCAGATGATATACATATATTTAATGAATGTTCTACCAGTACAGATGATGATATTAATAGCATAAATAATGAACATGAAGTCAAAGATGATGATCTAATTACGTTTGATGAAGTATTAAATTCTGATGATTTAATCACATTTGAAGAAGCATTGAATCCTGATGATTTTAACAATAATAATAGTCCAAATTCTATAAATTCAGACATTGTTAATCGCGACGATGTGTTAGATCTGATGTATGGCTTCAATAATAACAATGACGTTAGTATTTCAGAAAATGAAATAATTGGAATGGGTAAGACTGATGTCAGTTCATATATCAATGTAATAGAATTAATTTATATAAACCATATGAAGAAACATATATGCAAACCACATAATGTAAATAATCACAATATTTTTAATCAATGTTTGGCAGTAGTTTATTTAAAAATAGTAGAAATAATGGGTGGTAAACAATTTATGGATGATAATAATTTATAATCTAATTATCATATGGTTAGATTATATGATATAATATATGTATAGAATAAATGAATAAATTTAAATTATGTTTATAGTAGAGTATCTTTTCAAATGACAACATTCAATTCAAATTATGTTTATGGTGGAGTATCTTCTAAATAATAATAATTAATTTTTATAATGCACAAATAGAGTATCTTCTCAAGCGATAATGATTAATTTAAATTATGTTTATAGTAGAGTATCTTCTCAAGTGACAATAATTAATTTATGTAATAAACGGATAGAGTATCTTCCAAAATGACAATATACGAAAACGAACAAATAAAATTAATTTTTTTAAAATCAAATATAAATGACCAGTTTAAGAGATCTAACGTTTGTAAATCTTAATGAAAATGTGGAGGTGGGGAAGTTACTTTTTCTCTACAATTCTAACATGTTAACAAATGCACAGAAAAAATCGGTTGTATCCAAAGTCTTAACAAACTCAGAATTTATTATAAGTGCAGTTGAAAAACATAATAGCGAATTGGAAAAATTTAAGTATGGTAGAGAAGTATTTTATTTATATGATATATTAGTGAATTACAACGAAGATAGATTATCAACGAATATTAACGAGGATAAGTTATTAAATTATTACGACAATATGGACAGGTTTACCAATGGAAATTTCAATGGAAATGATATAGCATTCTTAAGTCATATAATATATCATTTATTACAAGAAAGTAGAACAGAAGATTACGTAGACACATCCTTTACAAATATGTTTTCCAAAACTAATTTAGTCAATGATATAAAGAAGCCAAATAAGAAATCTGTTGAGAATGTCATTAAATCAATTTATAACACAAAATTTAACCATTCCACTACATTACAAAAAATGGTAGGTTACATTAGGATAAATGAGTTCAATATGGATATAATCAAATATACTAAAGACTGGCATATTCTCAATAATCATGGAGATAATTATGTTATTTTAAACGATGTATATAATTTACTTGATTGTAAGACATCTCAATCTCCGTTTACATTTGCAATCAAGTTAACGAGAGATTATAAATTTCAAATATCTAAAGAGAAACTTAAATATGTGAATATTTGGGAGGAAACAAATATTTTTGGTTGTTTATTTGAGTACAATGATAAATATTATGTTGGTTCGTATAGAAAAGTAACAAAAATTAAAAATAATAATTTTGATTTCAGTATGTTTAATATTTATGGTGAATCTGCAATACTACCGTATATCAGAGGTGAAATAGATTATGTTAGATCTTATGGTGGTAAAATTGTTTACGGTCAGTATATTAAAGATAATTTATATGAGAATTTTCCAAAAATACCCATTGATTTGGAGGATATTATCAAGTTTTTCAAAAATGAACTGAATGATTTTCTCGAAATAAAGGGGACATATATGGCTCTTTTACAAAAAGTTTTAAGTTTAACTGCTAGTCTAGATGATTTGAGAGAGATGAATAATATTACGGAACATTTTAACGATGAAATGAAAGATTTTTTCACGATATTTCCACGACTGGCTGAATCATTATAATTATTTGTATTCTCAATGAAAGTATGATATTATTCTAAGTGCCAAAAATGACAATATAATTCAAAATTAACATTTAAAACATGACGGACAAACATGAGAAGAACAAACTGAAGAAAGAAAAGTATCTGGCAAAACAAATGAAAGAGGTGAAGATTAAAAAGGATGTAGTTAAAAAGTCCAAAAAGAATATTGATGATGTTCTCCCAATTGATAATACACCTTATGGTGAGAAAAAAATACTAACATCTGAATTACCCAATAGTTATCATCCAAAATATGTAGAATCAGCATGGTATAGTTGGTGGGAGAAATCTGGATTCTTTAAACCAGTTTTAAACGACAATAAAGAAATATTTGTTATTCCAATTCCACCGCCAAATGTTACTGGTTCACTTCATCTGGGTCACGCTCTCACAAATTCAATTCAAGATGCTTTATGTAGATGGTACAGAATGAAGGGTAAAACAGTGTTATGGAATCCAGGATGTGATCATGCAGGGATAGCTACTCAGGTTGTTGTTGAGAAAAAATTAATGAAAGAATCATCACAGACAAGACATGATATTGGGAGGGAGGCATTTATCGAAAAAGTCTGGGAATGGAAAGAAATTCACGGTACGAAAATATATGATCAACTACGCAGATTAGGTTCATCTGTTGATTGGGACAGAGCTGTATTTACAATGGATTCAAAATACTCAAAAGCTGTAACAGAAGCATTTGTTCGACTATATGAAATGAATTATATTTATAGATCAACAAGATTGGTAAGCTGGTGTTCTAAATTAAAAACTACTATCTCCAATTTGGAGATCGATTATATGAGCCTCACCGGAAGAACACTTCTCAGCGTCCATGGACATGATCCAAACAAAAAATAAAATGTTGTAAGAATTTCACAAATGTGAAATTCACAACATCTCAATTTTTCACACAGTTATGTGTGAAAAAATACGAGTTTGGCGTTTTAATACATTTTGTTTACAAAATTGAGGGAACAGACGAGGAGATAATAGTTGCTACAACAAGAATAGAAACAATGTTAGGAGATACTGCAATTGCAGTTCATCCAGATGATAGCAGATATAATCATTTAATCGGATTAAATGTAATTCATCCATTCATCACCAGAATATTTCCAATAATTGCTGACAAATCTGTGGATCCATTATTTGGTTCAGGTGCTGTTAAGATTACACCAGCTCACGACCCAAATGATTATGAAACTGGAATAAAATATAATCTTCAGTTTATAAATATCTTAAACGATGACGGAACAATCAATGAAAATGGAGGTAAATATGCTGGTATGATGAGATTTGACTGTCGTGAAAAAATTATAGCTGATTTAAAGGGGAAGGGTCTTTATAGAGATAAAACTGAGAATGTCATGGATATTCCCGTATGTAGTAGAAGTGGTGATATTATAGAATTTTTGCTAAAACCACAGTGGTATGTTAAAACTGATGAAATGTCTAAATCTGCTGTTAATTGTGTAAAGAACAAGGAGTTGGAGATTATTCCAAATCAATTTGAGAAAACATGGTTTAACTGGTTGGAAAAACCAATAGATTGGTGTATTTCAAGACAACTTTGGTGGGGACATAGAATTCCTGCATATTATGTAAATTTAGAAGAAAATAAAACTGATATAACCAATGAAGATAGATGGGTAATTGGAAGAAGTTATGAAGAAGCGATGGAGGCAGCCAGATTAAAATTCCCAAATGAAACATTTACATTAGAACGAGATCAAGATGTGTTAGATACATGGTTTTCTTCAGGATTATTTCCGTTTGCAATGCTTGGTTGGCCGGATCAAAGTCTGGATTTTGAAAAGTTTTATCCCAACACGTTGTTAGAAACAGGACATGATATTCTTTTCTTTTGGGTAGCCCGTATGGTAATGTTAGGAATAACACTTACTGGAAAGGTTCCCTTTAAACAGGTATATTTGCATGCTATGGTTAGAGATTCTCATGGTAGAAAAATGTCCAAAAGTTTGGGTAACGTTATTGATCCATTAGATGTAATTAATGGGATATCACTTGAACAGCTTCAAGACTCTCTTGATTTAAATTCTAATATTGACCAAAAAGAAAGGGAGAAGGCAAAAAAAGCTCAAAAAGCTGATTTTCCTAATGGAATAGCTGAATGTGGAACTGATGCTCTTAGATTTGCACTTTGTTCATATACATGCCAACCTCGTGACATTAATCTGGACATTAAAAGAGTCGAAGGGTATAGACATTTTTGTAACAAAATATGGAATGCTTTCAGATTTTCAATGATAAATTTAGGTGATTACAAGCCAACAGACACGTCTGGATATAAAGGATATACTTTGACGGAGAAGTGGATTCTATCCAGATTAAATCATACCGTTGATCAGTGTAATAATGGCTTCCAGACATTCAATTTTACTGCTATCACAACAGCAATATACAATTTTTGGCTTTATGAGCTATGTGATTATTATCTAGAGTTAATGAAACCAATATTACAGTCAGATAATACAGAAAAAATAAATTCGATGAAAGATATTTTATATACATGTCTGGAGACAGGCCTAAGATTATTACATCCAATTATGCCGTTCATAACTGAGGAATTGTGGCAAAGATTACCAAAACGTCCCAACAACTCATACGAATCAATTTGTATAGCACCATATCCAGAACCAATTGCAGATTTAAATGATCAAGACGCTGAATTGCAATTTAAAACAGTTACCGATACTATTAAAGAAATTAGATCCTTACGCTCTATTGGTAATAATAAACCAAATGAAATTGTGTTTATTTTTATAACGTGTGCAACTAAAGAAATATACGACACATTAATATCTGAAAAGGAAGCAATATCCACTTTAACAAAAAGTAAAATTTGGATCAAAGATGAAATTATACCCAGCTTATCTTCCACTCCTGAAAGATCATATATACTTCACGGCGATTATATGATCTACGCCTTCTAAAACATACTAAAATAATTATGAGATAATGTTATCCGACCAGTTGTATATCAAAAAAATTTCAATGAAATTTTTAAAAATGACTACAAAACGAAAAATTTTTTCGGGATAAAACGATTATATTTTAAAACCTTAAAGGATTAATATTCTTAAAGCTTTTTAAAATTAAAATTTTCAAAACCAAGTAAAACCAGAGAGAATGGAACACCAACTCAAAAAGTTAAGCTTGGTATCAATGCCAATGATTGAGAGTATCCTCAAATATACTCTCACAAAAAATATTGATATTTCTTCAGATGAATGGAAGAAATATGCTTCTGATGAACATAAGAAGCGTAGGGACATACTCATCTATGACCTAAACATGTTGAAACTAAATTGTTTGAACTATGAAGAAGAAACAATTTTCAACATGGAGAAATATCGTGATAGACTCTACTACCAGGACATTAAAAGAGAGTCTAATCCAGGAGCATTGTTTGTTTTTGTCAATGATTTGTCAAATCATGTCGATAGAGAAGGGATCATAATTCTCGACAATGAATTTGATGATGAATTGGCAAGATATGACAATGGTATCATTCCTGGATACGAACCTACATCATCACCCATAATGTTAAATTTGCTCACACATATGGGTGTTATTGGTGAAATAACCAATGAAAGTAGGAGAAATTTTTTTGAAAAAATTGAAGAAAATGGATTTTCATTTGTCGAAAATCCAACTGATGATCATGATGGTACTTTAAGAATTTATGACGAAGATATAATTTTCAGTGAGAGCCCATCCAACTTTGAAAAATATATTATCCAGTACACAAGGAAGAATAGACACGTATGTAGTTCTGAATGGTCAGCACATGTTAATAGACGATTCAGTGAATTGGAGGATAAATATGTTAAACTTATTGATGAATATGTCGATAAATGGTCTATTAAGAATCAATATATTATTGATAATTTTTATGATTATATTTATGGTGAGTGTACTCCTGAAGTTCAAACATATTTAAAGAAATTTATGATAACAACTCTTAATATGTTTAAGACAACTGTTGTTGAAAAACCTAAGCCTGTAGCATATGGTTTTAATGGAATTTTTGATAATGATTTTGTTTTACCACCACTTGTATTTCCTATTTCTCATAGTGATAATAAAAATGATGAAAATGATGAAGATATGGATGAGAATGTAGACGGTGATAAAGGAGATGAGACAAACAGTGAGGAAACTGAGACGGATGATGGATTAGCTGTTTTAAATGAAAATAATGAAGATGAGTCGCCTGACAATTCTGATAAATGTGTAGAAGTGGATACATCTGATGAACATATGCCGGATTTAGAAGATGTGATAAATGATGAAAATATAAATGATATATCTGAACATGAGTCAAATGTGAAAGATATATTCGAACCCAAGCCGGCTACTCGGGCTTTTAATGGAATTTTTGATGATGATTTTGTTTTGCCACAGCGCATATTTCCCGTTCAACGCGGTAATAATGCTGAACATGATGAGGATGTGGAAGAAGTCGATAATGTAGAAGAAATGAGCAACAATGAATCAGAAATAAGTGGTGGACCACCTGATCATATTTCCAATGAAAATGATGATTGTGAACAACTTGACAATTCTGATAAAAATGCGAATGTGGAAACATTTGATGAACATGACATAGACATTCATAATGCCGAAGACGATGCAGCTAAATATGAATTAAATAAGGATGATACAACGGATGAGATAATAGACGAAAACTGGCTAAATGATGAAGATGTGCAAAATATAAACAATACATCTGAAAATGAGGCAAGTGATGTAGATTTTTCTGAACATGAATGTGAATCAAATAATGAGTATGAACCAAATGATGGGAATGGACAAAAAGTAGATAATGTTATAAGTGATGTGGTTAATCGTGAAGATACATACATTAGTATAATTGATTTAGATCATGATTATGATCCAGATTATGAATATGATCCAGATTATGAATATGATGTACATGGGAACATGGAGTTAGAGAATATTTACAATGGTAACTTAGAGCACTTGAATGATTATTATGTGCAATTACAAAAATATAAAGCAATAAATGATTATTTGAATATTATTTATGATGGCGGTTTAGTGAATCTTAATGATTACTATAGCGCATGGTCGCAAAATGGTGGTGTGACTAGTGAATATGTAATAGATATAACCAGAATTAAACTTGATTACAAGAAACATAAGGTGTACTCACCTTATGGATGGAACCACCGATTAATTAGAAACAACATACCATATGTTCAAGATGAGTTAATTGAACAATATTTAAAGAATGTCCTGGATCAATTAAATGGAAAAACTGTACCAAATGTTCAAGATGAATTAGATAAATATGATGTACCAAATTTCCAAGATGAACAAGATGGACAAACTGAATCAAATGTTAAAGATCAATTGAATGGATATGATACACCAAATGTCCAAAATGAATTAAATGAATTAAATGAATTAAATGAATTAAATGAATATGATGTACATGAGCAATTAATTGAACGGCTTATACAATACATTCAAGATAAACTAGATAATCATAATCAATTATATAGACAGAATGTACAGGATAACCAACTAATTGATCTCGAGTACGATGTACAATATGTACAAAATCAATTAATCGAGTATGATGAATATGTCTTAAACAAAGATATAAATGATATAGATGATATAGATGATATAGATGGGAAAAATGTATTTGACACTTATGAAGTGGATTACTCTTCCGGTGATTCCTTATAGATACAACAAATAATGTAAATAATGTAAATATTATGAATAGAATGTAAAATATATTACCGATCCTACATATACTTATATAAATGAATTTATAGGAATTATTTACGTATAATTACCCTTACCGACTCTATTTAGCACAGTCGACCGAGAGGGAGATCTGTGCTAAATAGAGTCGGTATAACTCGATTGGACGTATACAAACGCAATTAACACTTAAATATAATATATAACTTTCATGCAAATTATAGATAAACAATTAACATTAACATGTTATTTTACCAACGATGTATATTAGATATACGATAAAACATTTTCCAACGATCCATAATGCATATACTATGAAATACATTTATAAAAATTATTTTACGTATAAAATACCTTATCGAATCTATCTAGTACAGAACGACCGTAAGGGAGGACTGTAGTAGATAGACTCGATATAACTCAATTAGAGTGTATACAATTACAATTAACACATAAATAAGACACATATTTTATGCAAATTATTGATAATCAACATATATTAATAAATTAATTCTTCAGCAATGTTAATGAGATACAAATTAAACATCAAAATGTGCAAACCTTATGAAACATATTTATGAAAATTATTCACGTATAAAATACCTTATCGAGTCTATCTACTGCAGAACGACCGTTAGGGAGGACTGTAGTAGATAGATTCGATATAACTCGATTAGAGTGTATACAATTACAATTAACACATAAATAAGACGCATATTTTTCATGCAAATTACTGATAATTAATATATACATCATCATTCCATTCTCTTAATAAAAAAAATAATAATTTTAAATACACAGCACATGACAGAGTATTTACAGATACAAATATAAAATCATGACATCAACCGATCAATTGTCAATAAATAATTGTTTATTCAACATTTTTTAAAAATGATAAATATATTTTTCACACTAATTGTATAAATTAACATTAAAAAAAATTATTTTTTAAAAAGAAATTTTCCCACAAACTCACCCTAACAGTCCACCATGAGTGACTCAAGTTGCAAAATCATCAGATTATGTGTAGAAGAAAAGACTGTGGTTATTCATGGAAATACATGGGACGATATCAAAAATCACCCATTACTTAACAGAATTAAAATAAGTGAAACATACAGATATTGTGAAGAGATGAAAGAGATTTATTTAGCTGTTAAGGGAGATATGGGTGAATTAAATGATTATTACTATGTTGATGGACACGTCACAGTGAAAGGTAGATTTAAAACATTATCAGTACCGGATGCAAATGGTGTCAGTAAATATATGGAGGAAGAAATTAACATGGACATCAATTTCAAGGATAATATGTTAGATGGTGAATATAATATTTCAACCTGTTACACGAGCGCGTCATTGAGCGTAAATAATCCATATGATATACAGTTTAGATATTTCATGTTTAAAGATGGTAAAATAATGACATATATTTACATATACTTAAATAACATCGTTATTAAAACATATGAAAATGGAAAAATACAAAGTGATAGATTGTACAGATATTTTGAAAGAATAAATTTCAAATCCTTTCTAATAATATATCCAGAGATGAGGAGTACTTCCAAATGGGAAGAAAAAGTAACGTTCATCAAAAACTTGGTAGAAGGAAGATATCAAAACTTTTATGAACTCATATATGTGAAAAGGATAAACGGTAATATTTACACATCAGAAGATAAATACAGTGTGAAGAGAGTACTTATGGATGGTGATAAATATTATGAATTGAAACCTATGAAGAAGGTTAGATTCGATTCTGATCTATTTACAATATAAAAGTATAAATTTATATAGATGCACTTGAATATGTCAAAATATATTTTATATTATACTAATAGTATAATAGTATGATCATAAATACTTCAAAAAATAGACAGACAATAATTCTTTTTTTTTGCAAAAAATCAAAACACAATTTTTTACCAATAATGAGTGTGTTAAAAATACCATATGCTATCAGCAGAACTACGTGTAATAAAGTGATTCCCATAGATGCTAATAAAGATGATAAATATATATGTCCAGGTTGTAACAATGATATTATTCTGAGGGACGGTGGGAATAATAGAGCACATTTTTCACATTTGTCACACAGCACTTGCGGTGGAGAATCGGACATTCATATATCTGCTAAATTACATTTAAAGTATATATTGGAAAACAAACATTTGAAAATCTTGAAAAATAATGGATATTCTGTAATTATCAATTTGGACAAAAAAGCTGAGGTTAAAATGGAATATAAATTTGAATACAAGCGTGAACAGACTGATGTTATTTCAATTATAGACGTGGTGCGCTATGGATGGATTGGAACGGAGAGAAAAATGCACGGTTTTGAAATTTATAATACACATAAGATTTCCGAAAAAGATAGACCTGAAGAATTAGAGTGGTATGAATTCGATGCTGATGAAGTAAACAAAAGATTTGAGGATAGTATGAATAACATTATGGTAGAGTTGAAATGTATTAGAGGTCAGAAAAGAACTAATGGAAGTGTTAACTCAAAAGATAAGAAAGACAAACTAGGTGAAAATATAATAAACATAAGTCAAAGGTGTGCAGGTAATGGTAAAACATTTGAAATAGTTAGAATACCATATAGTGATGATAAATTTCAAGATAAGGAAGTGTTTATTTATATCACAAAAATGCATTCCGCCAAAAATGCCATACATGAGGAATTTAACAATCAACGCAACAAAGGGCTCTTGGAGGGTGTTAATGTAGGTGAATACGATAAGAATAAAAGACAATATAAAATAGAATGTAAAGACATAAATAAAAATAAAAATATTACAATTATAATTGCTACAGTGGACTCTTTTTTATTTTCAATCAAAGATCCATCTATATCTCTCGAAAACCGTGATTATTTTAAATCACAGATTGATAGTATAGTCAAAGGATATATGAACGAGTATGTTAATTATGCAGGAGCTACAGATATTTTCAGTAAAAGATGTATGATAATAATTGATGAATCACAAAATTTACATAAGTGTTATATGATGGCAATGGAATCCATTATATCAGAATATAAAGTGGATTTATACATCGTTGGTGATATAATGCAAAGTGCAGTAACACCTGAAAATATGCTCACATATCTACTCGATATCAAAAAGAATATAGGGAATAAATATGAATCTGACGGGAAAGAATTTACTATAGTACAACACATTGGTGTTAATAGAGTAAGAAGATTTCAGAATGAAAATTTTGTACCTTTCATCAATGGAATAATACCATTCAAAGATTATGATTTAGAACCCATTGAAAGCATATGCGATGATGAAGGAAAGTGTGGATATAAGCACGAAAATAATATAAAACCATGGACACTGTTTGATGTACCTATAATATATGCAGGTAAATATGATGAATCTAATCTTCATAAAGCAGATAAAGCTATAGAAGTAATTCTCTCATATATGGATGAAGAAATTAATAAGTATAATTATGTTCCTAACAACTTCATGATCATATTTCCAATATTGAAAAAAAATGTTTTAGCAGAAAAATTGGCAGAAAGTATACAAGATTTTTGGGTGAAGAAGTTTAATAACAATGAGTACGTAAAGAATGTATTAATGAATAATACATATTGGAAGGATAAATTAGAAAAAATAAATGTTAATTTTTTTGATTATGTTTATTTGCATAAATCTGATATAGAAGGATGTATAGATTTGACAATTTCTGAAAATTCAACAAGAATTTTAACTATCCATTCATCTCAAGGATTTGGTCGCGAGGTAGTTTTTCTCTTATGTCCAACAGACGTGGCTCTAAATAAGTTGACACTTTATGATAAAAATAAATTATCATATAATTCGCTTTTAAATATCGCAATTACAAGACAAAAAAAATCATTATATGTTGGATTTGATAGGGATAATGAAATTTATAAAAGATTTATTAAAGCAGAAGGTGGGAGAGAGGGTCCGATAAAACCACAATTATCATCTATTAGGAATTACAATAAATCGGGAGAATTTTTTGAAAACATTGATAATGATACATTTGGGGAAATAAAGAGTAAAATAATTGACAGATATAATTTGAGAAGTGGAATAGTGGACAACATGAAGGAAATTGTAGATTTGTCACATCATCATATATTATATGCTACATATAAGTATCACATAATGGTTTATATCGTAGAAAGTAGAGAAACGAGGTGGGATCAACTTTTGACAATTATCGCTGATTTGCGCTACAACAAACCTGAAATTCTTAATTGTGAAAACTATTATAAAAAATTAAAAGATATCAGTAGAATTAACAAAGAAAATTTAAAAAGGGAAGGTAGTGATAAAATAAAAATAAGGGAGATACCAATATTGAAATTTGAGGACAGAACAGGAGGAAAGATAGTATATAGCGCACATTGTGAGTTTATAGAGTGTACAATGAATGATATAATAGAGAAAGTTGAGAATAGTATGAAAGTAAATAAAATTCCAGAATTAGATCCTCACGAGAGTGCTGTATTATTCTACATGATAGAGACAAAGAAAAATGGAATATACAATACAAATACAGTAATGTTAAAAATATATGAGATTACAAAACCATATGTACTGAAACTATGTGATGGTAAATTACAAGAATATTTTGATGAAAGACTAATTGAACACTATAAGGTATTAGAGGAAATAAAGAATAAATACAATATATGTGTGAAGAAAATGAATGGTTTAAATTTAACAGACGTTGTATATAATGTAGATCAAGTAGTATCAACCGGGAGCAATAAAAATTTTATATTGAGAAATACATTCTCACTAATAGGACATACAAGTGATACTGTTATTTATTTTGTTGTGAAACCACAATTAAATAGTTTGAACTTTAACAATATAATATGTGATGAAATAATTAATAACTACATCATATATAATTGTAATACTGGAAAATATAATAATTCAAAAAATATCATTAAAAACATATATACATGCATTTTCACATATGATACTGAACCAATAATATATAATTTCAGAATTAACGAAAACAATGATTTAATAAATAATATAATTGGTAATTTATTGTATAAAAAATATATACAACATAATGAACTTCTTCTATATTATTATAATAATTGTACCATTGATGCACCAAATGATGAATCAGATAAATCTCTCACAAGTATATTAAATAGCATAGAAGCAGATGATTCTATACCACATTACATTTATGAATTTTATAAAAAATTATCAAAAAAATCTGAAAAATATGCTGGTAAGGAAACGGAATTAATTAACAAATGTTTAAAAGAATCCATAGAAGATTTCAAAATGTCTAACAAGAAAAAATAATAAATAAATAAATAAATAAATGAACACGAACAAATTATATACAATGTATATAATAAATATAATAAATATATTCAAGGACAACTACATTTTGGTTGTCCTGGTACTTTTCCAATTAATGGAGTTAATCTCTTTTTCTTACACTCTTCTTTTAGAATTTTTTTCAAAGTTTTCATAATTCCTTTATATTCATGATTACTTGCCAAATTATTTAATTCCATTGGATCATCTTCCAAATTGTAAAGTTCAAATTCTGGACTCAAAGGTTCGGTTTTTACAGTTCTAGTGGATGCAACCAAAGGTTCTCCAAGTAGATCATTAACTTTGAAATTTTTGACCACATCGTCTTCAATGCCTGGATTTGTCCAAAATTGTGGATTATCAAAATATTGATTATATTTCCACAAACCTTTGACATCAGCCAATCTAGTTATCACCGAATATATATGATTTGGTTGAACAACTGAAAAAGGTGGTAATCCCAAGAAATCATTTTCTGAAATACCTCTTGTAACATCATCATCTGTCATAAAGAAAATGGGGTCATCCTTTAGCTTATACTCTTTTTCAGGATTTAACAATATTTTTGACAAATCCCTTCCTACTAAATTTTGGAAATTCAAAAATTTCTTTGTCCACTTTTGTCCATTAATGCTCTTTATACCAGACAAACCTAAAAGTGTCGGAATCATATCTATATGTGATGTTAAAATATTTAAAGATACAGGTTTAATCACACCAGGCCATCTTATATAAAATGGAACATGAACACTTTCTTCATAAACATTGTACCACTTTTGATGCATATAACCATGAGATCCCAAGAGATCACCATGATCTGATGTGCAGACTGTTATAGTATTTGTAAATTTGTATTTTTTCAATGCGTCCAATACTCTTTGCACTTGTATATTTACTTTTCTTTGAAGATTGTAATACACTCTATAATATTCATTTGCTTCAATTATAACTGGAAACCAATATTTATATACTTCTTGGTATGATTTTTGTGCAGATGGTTTTTTATTTAAATCATCGTTTAAGGTCAAATTGAACAATTTTTCATCATATACTTTTTCTGGAACAGATGGATCAACTGAAAAATCAAACTTACCAGATGCTCTTGATTGAAAACCATAAAGTGCGATATCATGTGGATTAACAAATGAAACAACAGCCAACCATGGTTTTTTAGAATCACTTTTACACAAGCTCATTAATAATTTTTCAGCTTGTTCAGCATAAAAATCATCTCTTCCACTTGCATCTTTTGCAGAATCTCCTGTATTTAGTGGACTGGGACCGTGTGGTTCAGGTCCAACCCAATATTTAAATCCCCAAGGTTCCAATCTATTTGATTTCAAATACATGTCAATTTTTTCAACATTTGGACTTCCATCGGAATTGTATGAAACCAATGCATCGCGAGTGCCAGGAGTTGTTATGTCTGCCTCAGATGCATGCCACTTACCGACCCAATAAGTATCATAACCATTTTCCATAAACATATGACCAAGTGTTGGTATATTTTGTGGATCAAGCCAAAACATATCGGGATCGTATGATCCTTTTGCTGCACCAGCCGTTGAAGATACACCATGTAAAGACGGATACTGACCAGTGTATAAACTTGTACGACTTGGAGAACATGCAGTGCTAGCAACATAATGTTTTTCCAATTTTAAACCCTCATTCCTCAACTCAGAAAAGGCAGAAAAGTTTCTCGTAAACTCTTTCATTTCGTTTGATTCATATATCACGGGATACCTGAATTCATCAACTAAAATTATTAATATATTAGGTCTGCATTCACCCTCCATGCCTTTTTGTTACTAATGAATATTTAGAATAAATTTTTAGTGGATGGTTTACAATAAATTTCCAATGGAAATTTATCAATCACTGTAGATTATTTCATTTATTTTGATTTATTGACAATGCATTAAATCTATCATTTATGTTTTGTTGAGGACTATTTACAGCGGGTAATCCTCCTTGACGTGTAGGGCCATATGATGGTCTAAATATAGATGACACTTGTCCATGAGTTTGAGGTGTGTTAACATATTGTGGTGTATATTGAGAATGTGGAGAGCTGCTAGATTGTTGTCCGAGGACAGGTGGTCTACCACCAACTTGTGGAATATTGGCAGTTCTTTGCATATTTAAAGGAGGTGTATAAACTGGTGGATTGTATCCAGGTTGTTTTGCACCGGTAGGTGGAAGACCAGTTATTTTAGGTGAATATACGGGCTGTTGCACACTCACAGGAGGAAGACCAGTTACTTTAGGTGAATACACAGGTTGTTGTACATTTACAGGAGGAAGACCAATTACTTTAGGTGAATACACAGGTTGTTGTACATTTACAGGAGGAAGACCAGTTACTTGTGGTCTATATACGGGTTGTTGCACATTTACAGGTGGAAGACCAGTTACTTTAGGTGAATATGCAGGTTGTTGTACATTTACAGGTGGAAGACCAGTTACATGTGGTCTATATACGGGTTGTTGCACATTTACAGGTGGAAGATTACTTACTTGTGGTTTATATACAGGTTGACCCACGTTAACAGGTGGAAGACCAGTTATTTTAGGTGAATATACAGGTGGAAGATTACTTACCTGTGGTTTATATACAGGTTGACCCACATTAGCAGGTGGAAGGCCGGTTATTTTTGGACTATGTACAGGTTGATCCACATTGACAGGTTGTTGCATATTCACAGGTGGAATGTCAGTTATTTTTGGACTATGTACAGGTTGTTGCACATTTGCGGGCGGAAGGCCGGTTATTTTTGGACTATACACAGGTTGACCCACATTAAGTGGTGGGGTATACACAGGTTTTTGTACGTTAAGAGGTGGGGTATATACAGGTTTTTGTACGTTAAGAGGTGGGGTATATACAGGTTGTTGTGTATTAAGAGGTGGAGTATATATAGGCACTGGCTGTGGTCTATTTTGTGAAATAGATGTTGGTTGTGGGACAAATGCAGGTTGTTTAGGTGTATTTAAATGACGTAATTCCCCAGTCAAAGGTGGTGTGTATGAAGTTTGAGAAAGTATAGGATTGGGGGATGATCCAGAGCTCACTGGTGATTCTTTTACCTTCCTTGGTCTACCTCTTCCTTTTTTAGGAGTAGATGGAGAAGAAGATACTAATCTCAGTGGTGAAGTGGGGCTAAGTGTGGAGCTACCAGTACTGGAATCTTCTGCAACATCCTCTTCTTCATCTTCATTTTCAAATTCTGTTGGAACAATTGGTGGTAAGTAATTTATTGTTGGAACACCTTTTACAATAGTATATCCTTCAGGACCAATTGGCTCAATATCACTGAGTATTATCTCATCTTCTGGTAATCTTAAATCTCTTCCTTGTTCTTTATTAAATTCTTTGACCACACTAATACTTCTACCTATAGAACCAATAATTCTGTCTTCTCTTCCATGATCAGAATTACCATAAACAATATAACATGAGCTGCCACCAACACTTCCTCTTCTGAAAAATCTACCAAAAATTTGGATTTGATTTGTTAGTTCAAAATCACTCATGATGAAGGCTATTCTTGGAAATCTACCTGTAGTATCATTCAAACTTATACTCTCGGATGTGATTTTTGTGTTGATAATCAAAAGTCTTATGTTATTGTTTGGAGCTTGGAATTCTCTGAAAATTGGAATTCTTTGAGTTTCTTTCAATGCACCAGTAATGACTCTTGGATTATATTTGTACAATCTTCTTTCCAATTCGCGAATGGTGTTATTAAATTTAGAATAGATGACAACTTTTGGATACACTTCCACACCATTTTCATCATAATATTTGCTTTGGAACATAATATCTACTTCCTTTACCACGGAATTAACTTTAGCGAGTTGTAACTTTTGGAGAGGAATTGTCAATGCAAATTTCTCTCTTCTATCTCTTTCATAAGATGCAATAACATTTTCAAGTTCGTTCAATGCTTCATCGTACAAAATTTTGTCACTTCCATATCTTTCGTAAAGGAAAGCTTCACCAGTTTGTGAATTTTCAGCACTTACATATGTAGAACCAATGTGAACCTTGTTAGTATCATCCAAAGGTAAAAATAAATTATGAATATTTTGCTCAGCATTTTCGTAAAATTCATCTGGAAGAGACATAGTACTGGACACGACCGGCATTAAAACATCCATAAAGTATAGTGCTGCATAGTCAATGGTCTCTTTCTGTTTATATTGATTATTGTCTATATCTCCATATATTCTTATGTAATTTTCAGACTCATCAGGATTTAATCTTTCACCTTCTTCTACTAGTTCATATACACCTGGATAAATATATCTACTTTCAGATCTGACATATTCTGACAATCTATCTTCGTCGACGATACCCGATGTGCTCAAGAATGTAGCAATGTGATCCATTTTACTCACCATAGTTGCAGATAAAAATGCTACTCTAGATCTACCACCCATTTTAAATCTGTCAGTTACCAATTTCACAATTTGGGTAACAGCCTTATTGGTCATAGTACCTTTATTCTTTGCTTTATGAACCTCATCAAAGATAACTAAACAACCAGTATCAATTATATCAATCAAATATTGGCTTGGCTCAAATACAACCTCAGTGGTTACCTTTTCCTTGCCAGCTTTTGTTTCAATTTTTGTAACTTCAAACTTTGTGAGTAAACCATTCTTTGGTTGACTATGACCTTTAGATATTAATTGTGTGTATGGTATGACAATAGGTTTATCATTAACGTCATCGTACACATTTACACCATTCTTTGTTAAAACTGGTAACCAGACAAGCTCTGAAGATGTATGAGAAGGTGTTAAAACAATAACTGGCAAACCTAAATCTAAAGCAATCTTGATAGTGACAAATGTTTTACCTGAACCAGTGGCGGAATTATCAATATAATATGAATTAACATCCAATATATTCCTGATCTTGTTATAATGTGGCACTTGATCGGGAAATAGTCGTAAAGCTTCTTTTGCTTGGGAAGACATTTTTATTATAAGGAAAATATTTTTTATTTTTTTAAAATAATCTTCCATTGGAAGGTTATTAATACTCTTTATCAAAGATGTCATAACATTACATATATTTAAAATATCTTTTAAGTACATCTGAATTTTTTTACGCTAGTCTCCAACTTTTCATTATCACTGTCTTCATTTTCATCTTCCTCTTCCCAATAATTTGAAATCCCTAACTTACTCCACATATTCATTAATGCCGACTCACCTGGATTTATGATAATGGGTTCATCTTTACTTATGTTTCTAACACATAAACTATTAATAAAATATGAGTTACCCCTAAGCATTCCCCCAGCAGTGGAATTGTTGATTAAATATAGAGCATCCTCAGACAAACCTCCATCAGTAGAATCATTAATAATTTGTGGTCCACCTTCCAATATGTTTATCATTTTTTCAAGGTGCTCATCTTGCATTTGTTTTATCGATTTATCTTCAGAAGCCATTGCTATTAATTTTTTAGTGAAAATTTAATATTAAAAAAAACAATTTATTCTTCATCTTCTTCATCTCCATATTCACCCTCTTCTTCTTCATCTCCTTCCTCTTCATTTTCTTCAACATTAATAACCTCAGGTTGTCTTGCACGCATTTGTATGTCTCTTGGAATTCTTCCTGTAAACATTCTTCCATTTTCCTCAAAAAATCTCTTTAAAGAGTTACATATAGCATCAATACCGTAGTTTGGCTTAATCCATTGATAATATACTTCAATTCTTTCATCTGGATATATACTTGGATTAAAAACATTTGATCCTTCATTCGCTAATGCATGGCTCAAGAATTGTCTCATAGTGTACATGTCCTCCAATGGAAATTCTGTTCTGATTCCCAGTTTATATATAATATCTATTAATTCATGTTTCTTCAGTGTTTTACATACCCTTCCTTTATTCTTTGGTGAACTGATCAAATCTCTTATTGAAAATGCATCGCTAAAAGGTAACATTATGCCATAAATTTTAAATCTTTCATAATAGGATTCTATATTTTTAATTATTTTTTGTATAAGCTTATTGTATACATCAAATTCTGCTTCATTTACATCTCTCCATCCAATTCCTTCTGACAATTTCAATATACGTATTCTACCTTCTGCTTTTTGATATTTGCTTACAGATCCATATTCTGTCTTTTTAGGTGCAAATGCTAAAATATTGTGAAGATATACTATTTCCCCATTAGTATCAGATGGAATTTCAAAATCAGAGTCTATTTTTTTTACCTTTGTTGCTTTTTCAGATTGTGGTCTTCTTCCCCTTCTAGTTATGGTTGTATTTATTTCATGCTCTTTCACTTTCAACATTGAAATGGGTTCATGTACTTTAAATATAACATTACTATGTTCAGATATAATTTTATTATTAAATGGATTACTCACCCCACTGCTTAGAGTATTATATAAAATAGCTTCAATTAACATAACCTTGCTTATAAAGGCCAATGATTTAAATCTAAACATGAAGTTTGGATCATCAACATCCATCTTAATTAGATCAAATATATTTCTTTGGTCATCTGCAAAGACTTTGTTATAACTATATTCTTGGAATATGTTTCTCTTTTGATTTTGTACACCAACAATATTTTCAGTATATACAACATTATCTGCAAATCCATTTGAAGAAAATTCATCCTTGTCTAAATATACAATATCTCCTTCAATTCTCAAATATGTTCTGAATCCAAACTTATCAATAATTGCTTTATTTTCTCTTAACATTTTATCCAATGCCATGTAAACAAATACAGGTTTTGTTCTTCCAATAATATCGATAATTTTCTTAACATGTAAAGAGCTGTTTCTTTTAAACAGATTCTTAATTTGTACTTCTGCCTCTTCTGTCTCTTCCTTTGAAAAATACATTAACTTCGTTTTCCAATCAATGCTTTTCATCAATTCTATATCGATACCAGAACAATCATAATTACATAATTGATAATCACACTCTTCGCTGAAATCTACATCTGTTGCTCTAACATTTCTCGAGTAATTAATTTGACATGCAAAATCTGCCCTTTTAATGTGTCTTTGAATAATCTTTTCATCTTTAGATTTACTTTCAATCAATGAATGTTTAAGAACATCAATAGTGTTAAAATTTGAGGATCTGCCTAATTCTTCATTTCCAAAATATACACCCACCATGTAGTAAACTTTAACTGGAAAAACTGCTTTATTAGGATCTAGTCCATTTGCCATGAATCTATTTCTTAAATCTTTTAATCTATCCTCATGCGAAACAGCCCTAAATATTCTTCTTTCAGATTGTTTCTTCCTGGCTGGATTCCAACTTGGTGAAAAATTGATATATTTTACAGCATTATATACATTGATCCCTTCTTCACCAATTTCAGAAACAATTAATACTTGCAAATATCTACCATATCTGTTCTCTCTTGAATTTAAAGTATCAAAAATTGCTTGAGATTGCAAAGATGTCGATGTAGTAAATAAAGCCACTCTCTTTCTTTTTTCAATTCCTTCTCTTTCCGAATTTGATGTAAATGTAGACATTGATGGACATGCACTCACTCCACCCACTGATTTTTGGAATAGACCCGAAGTATTTGTAAATAATTCATAACCATGATATGTTAATATAGTTGCTAAATCAATTGCTCCTGATCCATTTACCCCTGGTATGTAAATAAAAACTATACCTTTATCATCGGGTACATTTACATCTGATTCGGCCCATGAACTCAGACAAATATTTACCATTTCATATGCTTTACTGGAAATTATCTTTAATTTGTCAAGATCTGAGAAATACTCAGCAAGAAGATTACCATCAGGATTGTTTTTGAGTCTTCTATGAACAGGTCCTATAGGATTTCCCTTCTCGTTCATCCTAGTTGGTCTCATTTCGTAATACTTGTCAAGTCCTGCTTTACCAATTGAACCATCAGGATAGACTAAATCTAAAGCTTGTGATTCTTTCACAAAAACACCTTTAGCTCCAATTTGTCTCAGATAAATATCATATTGGAAATCTGATATACCGCAGACATAAAATGTTCCACTTAAAATATTGTTCCCATCATTGTAGTCTATTAAATCCTCATCTTGATTTAAACTGGATATTCTGTTCGACCTATATAATTTACCATGCATATCTTCACCGTATAATCTGCTCATAATTTCATCTGAACCTTCATTTGTTTGAAGAATACTTACAGTGCTTGTATCCAATGCTCTAACCCATGATACCTTACCTCTTAAATATTTTTCAATAGTTTCAAATTCAATGTTTCTTAACTCATGTGCAGGATACTGTGGCATCTGATTGTCCAATGGTAATATTAAATTCATTAGAAGGACAAACTCTGTTATATTGTTCATAATAGGAGTGGCGGTGAAAAGTAAAATTATATTATTGCTCCCCATATGAAAGTAATCATGATATGACTTGTAGTTTGTAAGTTTCTTTTCATCATATGTGTTTGTTTCGCTATATCCTTCTGGGATATTATATACATTTTCATCTGTATAATCTGCATAATCTCGAAAATCTTCAAAATCACTGATAGGTATATCTGTAGAACCTTTAACAATATCTTTCATTGTCACAATATTATGTGCCTCATCACATACAATAATTTTGTTACTCAGGAATTTTTTAACGACATCTTTGGATGTTATTTTATTCAAAAAACTTAGAAATGCTCCATATGTATAAACTGAATACCATCTCTTAATGGATTTTCTTATAGCTGCTTTTACTTTCTTTTCATCACTAGCATGTAAAATATCAGGAGTTTCGTACACTTTGTTTGTACATCTGCAATATATTTGATCTATTATACTCATTGCCTGTGTCTTACTCTTACATAGAATAATCGTCTTGTCTATAGCAGATGGATCGTTTGGATTTTGTTGACGCATATATTTGTATGCTTCTGCTATTTGCGCGAATAAACATGTTTTACCTGTACCTGGATCATCAACGATCAGACCTTTCTTATAATGCATATAGTAATTAGCAACATATTTTTGTCTTTTATATGGTTTACCTATTTTTGGTACACTTTCCTTTATCTGAGCTTTATTTTCCAAAAATTCTTGTTTTCTTTGAATATATGAATTGAAATATTTTTCACTCAAATCTGGATAATCACCAAAGAGATCAGAAATTTGAATATCTCCTTCTGGTATTCCTGAATCTGTTGTAGTTGGCAAAAATTTTTCTTCTACTTCAATATTATCTTTCTGTATTTCATATTGCTGGATTGTATAAGGGTCATATTCGGTGGTTTCTAAATTTGTATTTACCGGAACGATGACACCTCCCACGAAAATTGTTGGTTCTGAAGTACCATGATAATAAAAGTCCTTGTCTGAGTAACCTCTATCATCTATGTATTGATCGTCAGCTTCTTCTAAATCACCATAATCTTCGAGGAGATCTATACTCTCCATTTCAAAATTTAATTGATCCATCTTTAGGAAGTTAAAAAAAATAATTTTAATTTATGAAATAATAACCATTTAAAAGTGTCCAATGTATGTCCCAAATATTTCTTGTAAAGTAGACAATGATATAAATATTGTTGAACCAAACACGTGGATTATATATGAGAAAGAACTTGAATTTCCATTAGTAGATGATGTATTTATATTTCAATTTCCCAATAATATTAATATATGTATAAATAATATATGGTTACCTGTAGATGCATTTGATTTTTTTTATCCATTATATATAACACCGTCTTTAAGCTGTAAGATGGAAATATATGATGATGGTAAGATAACAAACAAAATTAAAGTGTGGTGTATAGATTTGAACGGATATGATATGGTAGGTAAATTGACAGGTATGATTGGTTATCAAAATAAACTTGTTATTGATTATAATGACAATACTGCAAAATATGGTAGATGTAAATATAGTATATATCAAATTTTATATGACAGAATTCTGTTGAATAGGAGAAGTAACACCATGAATATGTTGGATAGAGTTAGAGACAATGACAGTAGAGATTATACCAGATATAGAGAAATATTATATGATGAAAATGACAGTAGCAATGGAGTTACGTTAGTGATGACAGGGGGTAGTAATTTCTTTAATTCTATTCTTAATGATATAAACCAAATGTAGATTAATTTATCATAAATCAATATATGCGCTATAAAAATAAATGATGGTCGACATTTTTAAATTGTTGTGTGTTTTGTATCTATACAGACATATATTGCGACATAGCTATATCACATATGAGAAAGAGATGATTTTCAGATTACTGTTCAAATGCTTTATAAAAACAATGATAAAATAAAAGCCTTCACAGATTAGCAAACAAATTAATAATTTGTTTGCTTTTAAACTACATATTTACATACTTCTACTTCTGTTCTTGAGTTTGGATTTCATCTCAATTAGATTATTCACAAACTCCTCATGTTCTTTAGATGATGTGTTATCTTTGTCTTCAACATCAGAAGATGTACTTTTGAGATTTTTCTTTGCGTTAATTACATCCTCTCTCAATGCATCGATATATATATTCTGATTTGTAACTGGCTTTAAATTATTTTTCTTTTTCAATATAGATTCCAACAAAGGATTGCTGACATCATTCACATTTTCAGATAAATCATTGTTGGATTTATCTGAATAATCGTAACCAAATAACCATGTTATATAACTCCACATGACGCTTGTTTATAATTAACTAGAAATTAATAATAAATATTTTTTTTACATATTTTTACTTATGACAAATATTGGTTATTAATTACAAATTAATTATAAATTAATTTTTTGTATGAACTAGTCGCTGAAGTCCAATTCTTCAATCTCAACTTTGTATATGTATTTCACGACATCACCTTGGAATAATTCATCTGCTAAACATTTTAACAATATATAATTATATTCATGTATTTCAAAATATTTGTTCACTATATCTTCGCGATCATCACCATTGTAGACTATAATATTATGATCATCATCTATTATTTTATCGTTATTCTCTAGCACCTCTTTCATTTTGTTACATAGTAACTCGTTTCTATGATCTTCAGCATTTTTCTTTTCTTGAAAAATATAAAGATATGTTTCTATTTCATCCATGTCAATTATGTATGAATCTTCACAAATAAATTCTTTCACTAAATACATGATGTAAATAAAAATTAGATTATGTTCCAGATGATTTTAACATGTTGGGAATAAATATTATGATGTCAAATTTAATTTTGAATAAAAATGAATGTTAAAGTAAGATTTTTTAATTTAAATTAATTATTCAATGTTAAAATGATTGTCACATATAAAAAATTTTTTTTACAGTTTGATCAAGTTTTTCAGAGTTAGTACTTTTTTAAACATTTTAAGTATTGGATATATCCTTTCTAATTTTGTTACAAATCCATTAGGGCCAATTTCGTCTGATCCTTCTACGATTAATAGATTCTTATCCTTATTGGTATTATTCGAATCTAAAATATCAGATGTCATTGGAAATAAAGCCTCGTGATATATTTCATGATATATCAAATCACCTATAACATTATCTACTTTATTACGGTTAAAATAATATGATAATATTATTATGCCATCAGTATTCACAAACGTATATTTTATGTTAATATAAATATTGTTTCCATTCATTTCATGTACAAAACCAGTTAAAAAATGTTCTTTATTATTTACACCAACGTAATATTTTTTTGATCTCATTATAATTTTATTTTTATTTTCTTTTAAGAAATAGTTCTTTATCAAGTACGATTCAATACTTGGTAACTCCCAATGAATGTTATAAATATTATTAGAGTCCTTTTTTATCTTTTTATTAGAACTATCAATCATGCTATGAGGTATAAAATCTCTATCTTTCAGATTGATTATTAATTCATAATTATTTGATAATGAAGAAACATCTCCTATAGTTTTTAATTTCCTTTTATCAAAAACTTTTAATATTGGATATATTTCCTCCAATTTCGTCACGAATTCATCCACAATTAACAGATACTTGCTTTTATTAACAAGACTTAAATTTGGGACATCTGTATATATTGGGAATAATGATTCACTATATATTTTATAAAATATTACATCATCTGATATTACTTCCTGTATAAAGATATATATTAAATGCTCATTACTTTTAAAAATATAATTTAACATTTTATGTTTTATCATCACAACAATTGATGATAAAACAATTTTACATTTGTTTTAAATATACCATAAACATAGAAATTGAATATTAAATAAATTATCTAATATTGATTAAAATGTAATCAATTTACTATTTATGTATATAATATAAGAAATATATGTACCTGATTGTTATATTTAAAAGATCTTTTATAATTTGGTCAAAATTTTCAAAGTCGGTACTTTTCATTAATTTATCTGATCTCTTAAACATATTAATCCATGAGTGTCCACGGATGACAGATATTAGTATATTATAATCAGGATTTTCTTTACCTAGTTCATCTAAGGCTTTGTTCCACATAAAATTACCATATGGTATATAATTTACATTTTTTAATGCGTTTTTTAGTCCAGAGAGATAATATCCTTTATTTTTAGCACCTGTGAAATATTTTTTCAGCCTATCATGTACTTTTACTTTATCATTCTTTTTTATATAATCTAGTAACAAGTAAGATTCTATACATGGTAGTTCCCAATTGATATTATATATACCATTAAGATCTTTCTCCATCATTTTATTTGACATATCTGATATGTCGTGAGGAAGAAAGTCCTTGTCTTTTAAATTTATTATTAGATCATATTTTTTAGATAATATATACATGTTAGTGATGGTTTTTATCTTTCTTACTTCATATATATTCAGTATAGGGTGTATGGTACCCAATTTTTGTGATGAATCCATTTTGCCCTACCTCATCCGGTCCTTCGACTATTAATAAACATTTTAATTTTTTATATTTAATAGTAGGGGGAATATTTATTATTGGAGAACATTCGTTTGTAATTGCAAAATATCCACATATACTGGTATTATATACTTTTGAAAAATCTTCCGATACATTACATATTTTGAAATGTATTATTTCGATAATATGTTTTACATCCTCATGATCTATAATATAGTCATTCTCACATAAAGTATAATTATTTTTTTGTGATACACGGTACATCAATAACTTAACTCCATTTGTAGTATTGACAATACATAATATGTCGATGCAATAAATATTTATATATCTAATTATCAAATTATTATTTAAAAATATTATCATACTTTTTATTGATAAAATTTTATTTATAAATTTTTTTAATTTAAAAAATTAAAAAAATGGCGTAATACAACTTTTTATTTCCGTTATGTTTTACGACAAAACATGATGTTATCAGAAGGTGTATGATACACGGAAAATATCTAGTAAAAACTGTGAAATTAATAGGTAAATTAGTATTTCTCATACTAGCTCTCAATTCCTCTTGATAACAAATTAAACATTCTACAAATATTTTTGTATTATGATAAATTTCAAAAGATGAACTTTCTAAATGATATATATTAAAACATATAGTTTTAATAATATATTCTACTTCTTCACTTATCACATAGTATCTTCTATACGAAATATTATATACAAATCTTATTATATTGTTTGTAATATTAAACATATATATTATGTTTGCGTGGTGAACATTGTTATCTTTTGTTGCAAATATATTATAATTTATGAATAATATCATATTTTTTCATGATTAAATTTTTTTAATTTTAAGAATTAAAAATAGCGGAAAATATAATACATTGTTTTTACTATGTCATTAAAATAACAATAATAATATTATTTCTACAGTTAGAAGAAAGCGACAATCACAGACATCCGAATATATTCTAATACTACTAATTGTTTACAAGATGTTAAAATGATCTTGATGAAACATTAAATATTGTTGATAAATATTAAATATTGTTGATAAATATCAAATTTGAAACTCAAAAAATGATTTTTCGTGGTACAAAAAATCCTTGAGTATTAAACAGGAAAAGATTGGACCTTAATCACGCATATATTACAGTATAATTACTTATGGAATTAATATCAACAGAATCATACGAGGATAAGTTACTTTCAGACTATATAAAATTTTATATCAAAGGAAAAATTCATGATGACGATAAGGACAGCATTAAATCTATTGATCTCACTATTTCAAAAATAAAGGAAGATGTTAAAAACGACAATATTCAATCACATGATGTATTTGAAGATCTTGATATTGTAAAATCAATGAGAAAAATTGATCCAAATGTGAATATTACCGATTTTTTAGATAGTAACATGTTGGATATTTATAGACAATTGAGTACAACAAAAAATTATGAATTTACCGACGAGTTATTGGAATTATATATGGATTTCTTAATTTATGTTGGTGCTCCCGATGAACATATTTCTTTAACAACAAAATATGTGGATGAAAAGAACATAAACAAAATATTCACAAATCCTAATATATTTCAAATATTTATAGTTTATATTCCATATGAAGTAGCGGTAGTTCATAATTTATTCGGTAAAGTAAAAGAATTTTGGCTGACATACAATTTTAAAACCATGAACATGAAATATGAGATAGATGAATTCTTCAATCTTAATAAGGAAGATAATTCAAAATATTATTTCAATGACCTCCAAGATGAATATTTGGTAATGGAATATAACACTATGTCAGAAAAATTCAGATTTGATATTCTATATGTATATAATATGCTCGTAGAAGATTTTTATCCATGTTTAGATTATCTTGAAAAAAATAACATTGAAGCATACAACAACAGTATGAAATCTGTTCTTCTAGAGGGTAAAAATAAATATTATCTTATATATGGAAAAGTCTATACCATTGTTGATGTAAGGGACAAAATATTAGATTTAAATTATGCTGTTCATACTGGTAACTTAGAAATAGTTAAGCACTTTTTTAACAACAATGAATATTCAATTTACAGTTATAATGAAAAATCATTTTTAATGAACGCAGTATATTGTGGTAAACTTGAAATGTTAAAATTCTTTGTAGAAAATGGAGGAGATTTTAATGTAGATAATGGAAAATTATTATATTTAGCATGTTGTGTGGACAATTTTACAATTGTTGAATATTTAATAGAAAAAGGAGTTGATGTAATAACCAGGAAAAAAGAAGTGATAACCACCTCTGTCAAAAATGGATCCTTAAATATCGTCAAACTTTTACATAAGACATATGCAGATGATGATTTTGTTAACTTGATTAGGGGGAATTTTTATGATATGTTTGGATATGAAAATTTTGAATTATATAAATATATTAGAAATATTATAGGAGAAATAGATTATATAAAATGCATGAGATGTATCGCCGAATTATACACATGTGTATCTGATTTTAAATTGATAAAATTTATTATGGAGGAACATATTTTGAAAGAAAGAGGATATGTATCAGATGACGTTAAAAACAACACTGTGAATGGTTATGATGAACTTATAAATTTTTATTATAACAACAAAGAAGGAAATTCTACAATGAACAATATTTATATCACTTATGATAAAATTAAATATTATTTATTAATTAGAACCATGATGTATGTAATATCTGGTGAAGATGGGAATTTGGATTTAATAAAATATTTAGGTTGTAGAAAATATCCATTTTCTTCCCCAGAATTTTATATCAAGCATATTATTAAGGAGAAAAACACCGAATTATTAAAATATATATTTTCAGAAGGTGTACAATGTAGTCTCGATTTTGATTGTAAAAATGAAGATAATGTCATATGTATGTCAATAAGATCAAAAAATGTGGGTATAGTTGAGTTAGTAATTAAATATCATCATATAATGCTGAATGTGAAGAAGGAAACTATAGATAATTATTTATACAATTATTTGTATGTGGCAGTTGAAGATGGAACAGCCGAGATTGTTGAGTTGTTATACAATAAATATTTAGAACATAGTTACAATTTGATCAACAAAATTAAAAAATATTGTGAAGTATCTTTTTTATTATGTGCTGAAAGTGGTAAAATTGATATGTTGAAATTTTTTGTGGAAAAGAAGGTTGATATACACATTGAAAATGACAAAGGTTTATATATAGCATGCAAAAATAAACATTACAACATTGTCAGATATTTAATTTCAATTGAAGAAGATGTAAGTAAATGGAATATTTATATGTTGTATAGGATAAGAAATAATGCAGATGATTTAGAAACATATGATGATATTGTAAATCTTATTGGTCAAATTAATAAGTGTAATAGTTTGTAAAATACTAATTATTTTTTATATAATTAATAAATCATTGATTTAATATTATCATCTCATAAACCTTTAAATAAATTATTTAATATTAATTAATTATGATAAAGAATATATTTTTTATTATTTATCATGATATGGTTATGTGATAAGTGTTTTAGATGCCTATTATTTTAATTTAAAAAAATTAAAATATCATACATATTTTATATTAAATTACAGACGATATGATGTGATGATAAAATTATAAATTGAAACCTTTATCAATCTCGGCTTTATTGTTTGTGATTCATTATAAAAGTTGTACATATATCAAAAATTGATTATCGAATAATTTCTATTTAATTTGGACAATGATTGATTACATAATTGTAGAACAATATATATATATATAACATAGTGATATTAAAATCACTTTTTACATCAGGATGTAATCCCTTGAAATCAGTACTCTTTATCCATTTCTTAGTGCTTTTCGCTATTTTATCAGATCTTTTAAACATGTCAATCCATGAATGACCTCTAATGACAGAAATTAATGTATTATAATTAGGATTATTATTAGCTATTTCATTAAGTGCATTGTTCCATAATATGATACCTACATCGTAATAATCCATATTGTCATTCATTCCGTGCACAAACCCGGATAAAAAGTTTTCCCTATTTCTCGCCCCAGTAAAATATTTCCTTAATCTTTCAGTAATTTCACTCTTATTTCCTGTTAGGAAATAATTTTTTATCAAGTATGATTCAATACATGGTAATTCCCAATGAACATTGTAAATATTGTTAGGGTCTGCTTCCATTTTTTTGTTTGAAACATCTATAGTATTGTGGGGAGTAAAATCTTTGTCTTTCAAATTGACAATTAATTTATATTCATTTGATAGAAGGGAAAGGTCTCTTATCTCTTTTATTTTCCTTTTCTCGAATATCTTAAGAATTGGATATATTTCTTCTAGTTTTGTTATAAAACCATTGGGACCGATCTCGTCCGACCCTTCTACGATTAATAAATATTTACTTTTGTCAATGATATTTATATATGAAAATTTTATATCTATTAAGTGTGGTGATTTATAGTACATTTCAACGTGCACCAACTCATTAATTGTATCACAGTCAAAATAATATGACATTATCACTACATTATCCTGATTGATAAACATATATTTTATGTTAACACAATTATTATCTATATTATTATTAATGATTTTTAATAAATTATTTTCCAATAAATACAACATATTTATAATATAAATTTTTCATGAAAAATTTTTTTTGATTTCCTGAATTAAAAATAGCAGAAAATATAATACATCGTCATTCACCATGTTATTATAATAGTAATTGTAATATCGTGTTACATAATTAGAAGTAAGCGATAAGCATGTATATTCGTACATATTTTCAAACTCTCATAATGAAATATTGAAACCACACTAATGAAATCCAAATATGAAACTCAAAAAATGATTTTTCACAGTGTAAAAATTTATCGAGTATCAGATAGATAAAGATTGGATATTTAACTAAGCATACATTACATCACATTCACTTATGGACATATTAAATACAGAGACATATGAAGATAAGTTGCTTTCAGACTATCTAGAAAATAAAATCAATATAAAACATTATGATGAAATTAAAGACAGTATAAAAAGCATCGAATTAACAATTTCGAAGATATCGCAAGATGTTGAACCACATGATATATTAGAAGATCTTGATATTGTAAAATCGATGAAGAAAATTGATTTAAATGTGAGTATTACTGATTTTTTGAATGTCAACATGTTGGATATTTATAAACAATTGAACACAGAAAAAAAATATGAATTTACAGACGAATTACTTGAATCTTACATGAATTTTTTAATTTATGCTGGTGCTCCCGATAGACAATTTTCTCTTGCTGCAAAATATGTGAATGTTAAGAATATAAACAAAGTATTTACAAATATGAACATATTTCAAATATTCATTGTTTATATTCCATATGATATAGCAATTGTCCATAATTTATTCGGTAAAGTGAAAGAGTTTTACCTGACACACAATTTTAAAACTTTGAACATGGTATATGAGATAGGTGAATTCTTCGGTCTTAATAAAGAAGATAGTTCAAAATATGATTTCAACGATCTTCAGAATGAATACTTAATAATGAAATATGATACAATATCAGACAAATTCAGGTTCGATATTATTTATTTATATAATTTTCATATCGATGAATTTCATCCATATTTGGATGATCTTAAAAAAGGCAAGATTGATGCATACAATAACAGTATGAGTTCACTTCTAACAAGAGGTAAAAATAAATATTATCTTATAAATAAAAAAGTTTACACCACTGTTGATGTAAGAGATAAAATATTTGACTTAAATTATGCTGTTCACACAGGTAATTTAGAAATAGTTAAACATTTTTTCGATAACAACGAATACTCAATTTACAGTTACAATGAAAAATCATTTTTGATGAACGCGGTATACTGTGGCAAACTCGAAATGTTAAGATTCTTTGTAGAAAATGGTGGTGATTTCAATATGGACAATGGTAAATTACTTTATTTAGCATGTTGTATTGATAACATTGAAATCATTGAATATTTAATAGAAAAAGGAGTTGATGTGATAACAAGAAAAAAAGAAATAATAAGTATTGCTGTCGGAAATGGATCCTTAAATATTGTTAAACTTCTACATAAGATATATGCAGATGTAGACTTTATAGAACAGATCAGAATAAATCTTTATAAAAAATTTAAATATGATAATTTCGAACTTTACACATATATGAGGAATATTGTTGATGAAATAGATTATGTAAAATGGATAAAGTATATCAATGAGAAACACACATATAAAACTAATTTCAGATTGATAAAAAGCATAATGGAAGAGCATATTTTGAAAGAAAAAGGGTTTGTATCTGATGATGTTAAAAACAACACTGTAAACGGTTATATTGAACTTTTAAAGTTTTATTATATTGACGAGGAGGGAAATTCTATTTTAAATGGTATTTACAGTCGTTATGATGCAATGGTATATTATCCATTTTTTAGAAGCATGATGTATGTAATATCTGCTGAAGATGGGAATTTGGATTTAATAAAATATTTAGATGGTAAGAAAAATAAATTTTCGTCTTCAGAGTTTTGTGTCAAATATGTTATTAAAAGGAAGAATATTGAATTGTTAAAGAATATATTTTCAGAGGGTGTACAATGCAGTCTCATTTCTGATTGTAGAGATAAAAATAATATCATGTGTATGTCAATAAGATCAAAAGATGTGGATATAGTTGAATTAGTAATAAAATATCATCATATAATGTTGAATGTAAAGAAAGGAACTATAGATAATAATTTATATAATTATTTATATGTAGCTGTTGAAGATGGTACAGTTGAAATTGTTGAAATGTTATACAATAAATATTTAGAACATAATTATAATTTTATTAACAGAATTAAAAAATATTGTGAAGCATCTTTTTTATTATGTGCTGAAAGTGGTAAAATTGATATGTTGAAATTTTTTGTGGAAAAGAAGGTTGATATTCATGTAGAAAATGATAAGGCATTATATATAGCATGTAAAAACAAACATTATAATATTGTCAGATATTTAATTTCAATTGAAGAAGATGTAAATAAATGGAATGTTTATACGCTGTACAGGATAAGAAATAACGCAGATGATTTAGAAACATATGATGATATTGTAAATCTTATTAATAAACGTAATGATTTGTAAATTGTAATTTATAAATGATTCAGTGAATTATTTATCATAATTGATTCAATAACAGTCTCCGTGTTTTAAAATTAATACAAATATATCCGATGCTTTTTTTTCCTTAATCATATTCCAATATTCCTTATATTTTTCACTTTCTTTAGTCTTCACTATGATATCATTAGATCTATCACAATATTCATCAGATACATTAATTATGTTATAAAATGCAAGAGTAGAAATTGTATCATATTTTGAAAACATCAGTTTATATTTATCAATAAACAAATCATGATTCAAAATTTTTATCACATCTTCATGATATCTTTCCAATATCATTTTCAAAGATTTCCAATAATCTTTTAAAATACATATATTAACACATGTTTTAATATCACTTATAGGTATTTTACAAATGTTAAAAATTATGATCATTGTGTAAACATGGTTATTTTTACATACCGTTACAAACAATCCATTGTTTCTCACTTTATCCAAAATAAAATCGCGAATATGTTTATTATTAACTATCAATCTCGTAAGCTCTATCTTTTTCGACATATCTATTTTTGCAAATAACATATTAATATCATTTAAGTTAACATCTGATAATTCTACATCATTACGCTTAAGCAATATTTTAATATATTCTAATTTTAAATCGTTACATAAAATGGATAGCATGTTAACGGAACTGCTACCTAATTTGTTAATATTTATCCTGTCGTTCAATAATAATAAATTTATAATATCATCATTACATTTTTCTTTATATGCAATATGTAATAGCGTATTTCTATTTCCACTACAATTATTAATATTCTTATAATACTTAAGGAGAAGATTTATTATGTTAATATTATTATTTGTAATACAGTGATATATTGTTCCTTTAGGGTTGTGATATTTGTCAAAAATGTAATAATCCTGATTTTTACCATTCTCTAATAATAATTCTAACATATGCATGTTATTTATCTTATATGCATGATTAATACACCTCTCATAATTTTTAATTTTATCACTATATTTAAATAATAACTTTATTGCGTCAATATTCCCTATTTTACATAATTTAAATAATATGACCCCATTCCACACCGCGCTAGTATTATACAATGTATTTTTGTTTTGGAATAAGTACTCAACCACATTTAAATTATTATTTAAACATGCTATTTCTATATACGTGTTTCCATAATTATCAGTGTCCTCTACATAAAATCTTTTATTTTTCACACATGTTTTAACTTCTTCTAAATTTCCCTTCTTAAACACATTTTTAAACATCTTTAAGATGAAATTTTATTTTATATTAAAAATATAAATTATTCATTTTACCTTAAGAATGCAACATAATAATGTGGTGAAGCGGATAATTTTTTAATATCTTCCACACCAGGATATTATTACAATTAATAATAAATTTATTTGACAAAAATTGATAAAAAAAATATTTTTTCAAAAACAAAATGTCTGGAGAAGATATTATACAAAGAGTACACTACCAAATATTTTATAGAAAAACATGAGAAGAGAAGCAATAGGAAAAAGAATCCTGATAATTCAGAAATCTATACTGAAAAACATCAAAAAATTTATGATACACCCATATGATTACAGTAATTATAATTTCACCGCAAACGCAGATGGGTATTACATGTTTGATTTAACAATAGCATGTTCCAATTTAGCAACAAGTGGTTTATTGACAGTTAAACTTACTACTAGTGCTATCATATATGGAAAATTGAATACAATACGTACTATTTACACTGTTGATGAACCTATGAACTTTACTATGAAGTACTATGTCGAAGCAAATGTGGGTGATGAGTTTACTTTTAAATGTAGATCAGAAACTGATATACTTATAGAAAATTACGTTCTATTTATATCATATAATCCATCATTTCAACCCCGTTAATCAGATTGTCCCTTATATTGAAAGTTATTTTTATTTTACAACTACCAATAAAAAAAATATTTTCATTTATTTTCATCTATTTTTTTCATTATAAAATAGTTAATATTATGGACATAGAATGCAAAATAACTTTTGATATGACAGACATTAAACGTGTTCCATTTTACAGTGATTTGGTATCAACATATCCTGATTTGAACATAAGTGAATATTGTGATAGTAGAAAATTATTTTTACACCTGGTGCTAAACAATAAAATTTCCGATGAGGAAATAATAGACTATATTAAATTTATTAACTTCACATCATTACCAATATCATCTTATGAGAAGGTAATCAAATATATTAATGTTAATAATATTCACAAGTTCATTGATTTATTCAGTAATTATGATATAAGAGATAACTTAGTTCCACTATTACCTTTAAGAGTCATTTTAAAAATATTAAATCATAGTAACATTGTATCAATTAAAGATAAATTGTTGCCCATTTTACACAAAGTTTTAACTACATACAATAATGAATTTTATAATGATTATGATATACATTATAATTTCTGTAGTAATCATAAAATATTTAACACACAAACAAATTACATTAAAAGAATGTATATTAAAGAATATTTTGATTATGTTCATGAGGGAATAGACGATGGTAGTATCTGTAAGAAAGAGATACACATTACGGAGAAGATGTACATTATACGAATGGCTATTTCATCTATTTATAGTGGGTCCAGTGACATGTTTTTAAGGATTGTTAATTTAATTGATATATTTACTGAGAACAACATATTGTTGAGATGTTCCATTGATAATAAAGATATATTGACTGATTTTTTGAATTATAATGATATTAGCAAATGTCATGTAAATTCACATGATTATGATAAATGTGTAGCGGTCAAAAAAACAATTATAAGTTATGATAATACAAACGGTTTAAATAATGTTATAAAATGGATTTACGATTTTAATATTAAGCTATATGAAGATAATGTTAAGGTTAATGGTAAAATATCATATTCATATGGTATATTATGGTTCACCGAAAATAAAACGTTCTATGCAAAGTTATATAGAACAAAGTAAACACATAAGTTGATTCAACTTATGTGTATAAGAATATTCAATATATTCCTATATGAATGTAATGTTATAAAATTTACAATGAATATTTTTAATTTTCAAATAAAAATATACAATTATATACACAAACGATGAATAATAAAATTTTCAATATTGATGATCATACGGAGTACAAAGTTATAAAAGTTACATCACACATAGATAATAGTGGTAGAGAAAGATTTACAGTAGAGCTCAGGAACAATGAAAATTTTACCTATGATAGTTTAAAAGAATCTCAAGTTAATTATTTTAAGAGACTGAAAAGATAAGTAAAATGTAAACATAAATATAAATATACAATGTATATTTAAAAATACACTCTTAAATGAATTTTAATTAATATAAAATAAATAATAAAGGAAAAGAGAAAGAGGATATGGAAAGTGAAGAGAAGATATATTCTGTAAATGAGTCAATTAAGGACATAACCTCTGAGATTAATATTAATTTTCTTGAAAAAAAATACACTGACATCTGTATCGAATACAAGTCTGAATTATCAGATGATTATAAAACATATCTGGGTCACACTTTCATTCTATCCTTATTTGACTTTTTCAAAAAACTCTTTATAATTGGAAAATCGGACACCATATTCATTGACAATAAATATCATAATAAATTCAAGATAACTATACCAATGTGTGAGGATATATTTGTGCAAAGTTTAAATATGATTTACATTATACATTTTGATAGATATTTCAACAGAAGAAAGAATTACATAAATGAAGAATATATTGACAAATATAATGAATGTGTCAAAAATTTCGGAATTGGTTATGATTATGGGAATATTTTATACAGTTTTGATTATTTACTTTTGGATGAGAATTACATGTTACAATTTATGAAAAAAATACACAAAAATATTGATATGGTGGTTGACAAGCAATTATTCTTTACCGCTTTACACGATATAAAAGTTTTCAAAGATGAACATAAGAGAGTTTATTATGAAATCTTTTATGGAGAATATAAAGAACTGAGAAGTGTGTTGAAAAATAACGGTATTACTTTGAAGAGCTACATTGTTAATGGACATAGATATAACAAAAAAGAAAATAGTATCAGAATTTCAAATAAGAAATTATTAGACAAATGTTTGTCTATTAATGGGATTACTTACACCCTTGGATTAAAACCATTAGATGAGTTTGACTTAACCACAACATGCTATTCTCTACTAGCATGTCCAAAAGATGAAGTGATTGACTGTAATAAAAATGAAGAAGATGAAAAGATGAGAATATATAATTTGTTACAAGAGCGTATGGAAGATGAACCATTATGTTTTGCAAAATTTTATATAAGGATATATGACCTTGACAAATTAACAATTAAAAATGAGACTATATCAAAAACTAAATTTGGTAAAGGGATGGATTTAAAATATATATATGACCTTCCAATACCGTGTAGCATAGATTATTTCAATTCAAATATAGTAGATGGAAATGTTGTATATCTCGGAGTATATAGAGATGATATATTATTGAATTTTGGTATTAACCTACATGACAACCCGTTTGAAATAAAAATTGTGTATTCGAAGAAGTGATAAAAAATTAAATTAATTTTTTTTAAGTATGTAGAGCAAACTTTTTAATTTGTTTCTTGCGCCAACTTAAACTGTTCACGCTTTGATAAGTCATAAATTGATAAATAACTGTAATTTACCACATCGTGCGTTTCAGTACCATCTTTCCAATTTTCAAGAGCACCTGTAATAGTTAAAACATGAGGAAGATGTCTTAATGTATGAAATCCAAATGCTTTATATGACATATTGAATCTTTGTTCCAATGAATTAATATTAAATTTTGTACCCTCCCTATTTATATATTCAAGTAAATAATTTTCCACTATATCCAATACTTCATTGCTCATCATATATGCTGGTATATCAACATTTGTAAACAAATGAGGTAATTCTCTCTTTAATCTGTTGGCAAAAGTATAGTCAACGACAATATCATCTCCTCTATTTTGAAATGCATTATATATATTCTTTGTCACTGAGACTGGATATTCCGGAGTGGGATCATTTTCCATATATATGTTTAATTTTTTTATTATTATGTGATACAATAAATTTTGTAATGTATACTGTGGAAACTTTTTAGTCACATCAAAATAATTATTAATTTTATGAATAGCACCTGGAATAAATATTGCATAACCTACATAACAACTATTAAATAAATATTCATTATATGTGGATGATCTTCTGTAGGGATTTATAATATTAAATCTGTGTTCCAATGCAAACTTGTACCGTGGTAAATAACTGACACATATTTTATTATTGATAGAATATAAAGCACATGCTGATGAATCTGTGTCAAAATCAATCAATATATTGGATATACTTTTATATTTCTTTTTAATTATTCTGAAAGGAGATAATAATAATATGGTTATTGCATCATCGTCTTGATAAATATTAATGTTGTTATATGCTTTGTGTATACATTCTATAATACTGTAAACTTTATCTGCCAATTTACCATCACCATATACGTATATATCTATGTTGTATACACTATTTTTATTTCCATTTATTAACCTGTCGACAAAATCACCACATACTGCAACACCTTTTATTTTAATTATGTTCAAAATTACATACCCCGGTATATCATGTCCATTTCCATTTTTAAGAATATTTACCACCTCCTTGTAAGTGTTTAACTTTAATTTACTCACCTCTTCGTTTTCCATTTTTCCTTTGACAGTTAACCCATCTCCAAAAATAAAATCATGTTTTGAAACTATGTAATCACTATATTTGTAAAAATTGCTTGGATCTATTATCAATATGTCCTTATTAAGATGTATTAATTTTTGTTGTAAATCGGGATTATTTCTATAATATTCGTCTTCCATAACTCTGTCATAAATTTCCTTTGTTTCATAAAGTAACGCCAAATAATATGTGTCATTTAGAAAATTTTCCTTATAACCATGTTTTATCAAAAACGATGCTATTTCAAAAGGAAATGTTATTTTTCCATCTTCAAGTGGATTGAAGAAATTATGAATAGTTAACATTATATTATATAAATCGTATTGATCATAGACATTGTAGACGTCGTTATTATTCATCACATTTGTAAAATTATCTTGAATTTCAAAATATAATATTACGAACTCATCTTCTACTCCAATTTCAATATTTATTTTATCGCTCATAGATTCTTGTGTTACATTTTTATCCTTCATACCCTCCCATCTCATTAAAGTATTGTAATAATTTGTTTTTCTAACAGAATCAGTAACATTTATAAGCACCATTTAAATATGATAAAATTAATTAATAATTAATTTTCATGTATATGATAATCAGAGATTATAAATATATTTGAGTATTTTAAGTAAGTCTTTTTTTAGCTCCACTCTCAATAAATGTAAATTATTACAGATATAATTAATCTCAAACAGGTTCAAATCTTTTGTTTCCAGAAGTATATATTTCTCATTTTCACAAATTATTGCTTTATATTCATTGTATTTAACACAGTTATTATTTAAAAATGAATAAACATTGTTAAACACTTTATTGAGGCCACTAATGTGGTCTTCATCCGCAATATCTTTAAGTGGTAAATAATATATCCTAATTCTACCATCGTCATAATATTCACATGTTTTCAATTTATTATATATAATATCTCTTTTTGCCACTATACCATAAGTTTCCTCATCAAATTCTCTAGCAGCTTCCAATGCTAGATCATCAGAATCTGGACCACCTCCCGGGAATGACCACTTATTTGCTTTTTTACTGTTAACCACATCCTCTTCTTGTATAAATAAGATATAATTTTCATAATATGCTAGTACACCTGCATAAACATGCATTTTTTAGTGGATCATTTATTTTCATTGTTTTTTATCAATATGTAATATTTATCCAAGTATTTCTTTGCCAATTCATAATTATCATGTTTATTATATATACCTGCTAAATTGTAGATAGCTTCAACATGATTGAGTTTCGCTGCCTTTTTGTAATATACAATAGCATTTTTATAATCATTCATATTATCGTACAAAAATCCCAAACAGAACATAGACTCTATATTGTCATTCTTTATACTGTTCATGAAATAATATATTGCCACATCGTAATCATTCTTTAAAACAGATATGACACCTAAATAATGTTCTGCATCCAAATTACCATTATTTTTAGACATGATGAAATATTTTTTAGATCTATCATAATTATTGTGTTCAAAATATAATATCGCTAATTCGTGTATTGAAACATTACAACCTTTTTTGATAGCATCCATATAATATTTTTTGGATAGTTCAAACATATCCATCTTCTTATAAAGTTGTGCCAGCCCCCTCAAAGACTCAATATCATTCTTTTTTGAAAAATATTTTTCAGCAAGTTCATATTTATTAAATCTAGAATATAATTTTGCTAATGGAATAATTGCTTTCTCTCTTCCTGACTCAATTGATAATAAATAGTATTTTTCTGCATTTGTGAAGTCATTTATACTATCATATATTGAAGCTATATTAAACAAAGATTTTTTATACATATCTTTGTCACAAGGTTTTAATTCTAAAAAATATTTGAGAGCTTCATTATTCTTTCCAAAATATTGATTTAATATACCCAAATTGTACAAATCAAATCTGTTACCATTCAAATATGACATTAAATAATATTTTTCAGCTTTTTCATATTCTTCACCAATACTGTAATATGAAGCAGCACAATGACATAATGTTTTATTCTTGTACTCATTTCTTATTTTACCGTTTAGAATATCAATAACATCAAATATAATCTTTGGCTCCTTCAGATAAACTGAAGAATATTTAAATTTGTTAATGAGCTCAAGTTTGGACATCTCTATTATATTTTATATAGGAGAGAATATTCATATATTTATGTAAATAAATATTTGTTTTATTACATACATTATATAATATTTAAAATTTTAAAATATTAATCCAGATTATATTGTGGATGAAGAACCACTCGAATCAGGTATATTTACAGCTATTTTCTTGATATGTGATGGTTATCTCAAAATTAAATGGCATATACATTCAATGAATGTATATTATTATTTATTTGAATTTCTTATTATTGTCAAAGAACATATTAATAATCTCATCTGACACCCCACTTTTATGTCTATTGTGATTCTCAATTATTTTGCATATAACATCAGCTGTTATTTTCTTTATTTCACCAGTTGTCATCTCACCACATGAATATTTTCTAGCCACTTCCCCCAACATATCTTCATCTTCCATAAAATATGTTAAATATTTATAACTTACATCTACCGACAGATCCGCTCCTTTACTTCTTAATTCTTCTAATGTCTCAGGTGCTCCTGAAAAAGCACGCCTTTTTAATATATTATGAACATCTTCTGGCTTAGTGTCCAAAAATATTGTGGAAATAACATTGTTAGATGAGGACATTTTGCCGTTTGGTTTATCCAGACTTGGCAAAAATTGTGAATGTATTACAGCTGGTTTAGGACAGCCTAATTTCTTGTGTACGTCTCGACACATTCTAAAATATGGAGCTTGATCAATAGCCATTGGAACCAGGGAATATATTGGTTTTTCACCGAATATTTCCGGAAAGCTTGTACTAAATGCGGGACCAGATTGGAAACATGGCCATGTTAACTGGCCTATATTATTTGATAAATTTAATCCATAAATATTGTTTATAACATTCCCACTTACATTTTTCATGATAATTGCATTATTTCTATAAAGACTTCCACCCATCGACTCCAGATTTGAAAATATATATGTTTTATTAACATCAAAACCACATGCTATTATATCTTTTGCATTTTCTCTACACAGCTTATTATATTCTTCCAATTTTAATTTATTATCCTTTCCAAAAAAATATTTTTCATCATCTGATAATTGAATAATTACAAATGCATCAAGAGCATCTTGGAGATATTTTGTAAAAATGAATGGGATTAAGTGTCCCAGATGCATAGTTTTAGAACTGGGACCCCTTCCAGTGTAAATATAAATTGGTCTACCAGCTTCTTTTTCATCCAATATTAAATCCAAATCCTGATGTGAATAAAATATTCCCCTCTTCAAAAAATAATGTGCTGGCTTACCAGTTACATTTTCAAATCTTTTAATCAGTTCTTCATCAATTGCGTTTGTTCCAAATTTGTCAATTAATTTAATATAATCATACTCATCTGATGGAGTCCATGGATTGACTAAAACATCCATTTGTGTTCCCTTTGTAAAAAAATCCCTTTATATCAAAAAATTTGTAATAAATTTTTAAATTTTCAACATAAAATATTTCCATGAGCGTGAGAGTTGGAAAGATTCCTAATAGATTTGGGGAAGGGGATAAAACACATCCAAGAATACCCGGTTATGAAAATATAAATGTAACAAGTGCGTCCCGTAGTATATTTTTGAATCTGAGTCCAATGAAGTTAGGACCGTTTACAATAATAGAACCAATAAATGGTAATGTTGAACATGGTTATAAAGATCTTCAAAATGGTTATCAATCTGCAGACATAAACATTTTTGAAAATTACTGGCAAGGTTCAAAGATATTTAAAGAAGATTTAATTGATGGAGATCATATTACACTTGGGAATTTGAAAGCCTCATTTTTTCAGAGAAGAATTAAAATGTACAATGATCCAAAACCACATAGGAGAGCACTTCCAAAAACACACGGTTATCCAATTGCAGGTTATTATTATGGAAATATATATGATTATGTTCCCAGTAGAACATTTTATGTTTATTATTATAAAGCATTGGTAGAACAAACTGAAGCATACAAAAAATTACAAGATATGTATAGATCAGGTAAAAATTTACACATTATAGGATATGATGGTAGGGATATTGGGCCTATAACAAAAGAGAGTATATTACAAGCATATAATGATAAAACTGAAATATTTGGCCATGAATTAGTGTTGGCAGCAATGTTAACGGACACATTACCATAATTTTAAATATTGTGAATGATTAGAAAATATAAGTCATAAAATATTTATATATCAATGATATATTGATGAATAATAAATTATAATTATAAATAAAACATGGAAATAAAGAATTTCAAAAAACATTACTCAACAACTATTCCACTTGACAAAAATATTTTAATAATATCTGGGCCTAATGGTGCTGGAAAGACACAAATTTTATATTCAATAATATTATTTGTAACTGCTTACAACCAATATTTACACCATTCTAAACCCATTCCAATGAGTTTGATATTCATGGCAGATAAATTATTTCATCCCTCTTTTAAGCATACAACTGATTATAAACATTTTATTCGTGGGGTGGATGATGAAAAATCAGCCACATTCACATGCAAGAGTATAGACAAAGAAGTTATTTTACATTCTGATGGTGTTTTTTATGTATACGAAGGGGTAAGAATGAAAAGGGATCTCATCAGTAAAAGAATAAAGGATTTGACAATATTTAACAGTAAATGTAAGTGGGGATTTATGAGTACATCCTTTCAATTTTCGGATAAAGTTGAGGAGTCTATTCAATACATAACATCCAACATGCATAATATTCGGGTACATAGTAAAATTCTATGTAATAACGATAAACAATGGAGTATATTTGTCTCTCAAATAAGTCGTATATTTCCATCAGTAACTGAAATAGAGGTTAATGGTAATTACAAAAAAGGAATAAACTATTCAATTATGATTACGGAGGTAAAATTTCCTGAACCGCAAACATTGGAAATAAACGATATGGGAACTGGATTTTGTAAAGTCTATACAACGTTAATTTTGCTTAACACTCTTGTTCTACAATGTGATTTATTAAAAGAAGAAAATAATTTTGGTAATTTCTTTTTGATGGACAATATAGAAGCATATTTACAAGAAGATTTGATTGTGGATTTATATTACATAATCAGGAAAACATGTGAGAATAACAATATAAAATTAATAATTACCAGTAATCATCCATTTGTTTTGAAATCAACTGATAATGTTTGCAATCTAGAATAATTAAAAAATATATTATTAGATCTAATAGATTTAATAATTCATATCAACTATGTAAATTATCTGAATGAATCAAGTCCATCTTTGTGAATGTACCAATCATCATATGCATCTTCTTTATGATAAACATACCCTTTATCCTCTAAAAATTTTCTTATTAACGGTCTGTTTTTAGACCAATTATGTTCAATATTAATTACTCCGAAACTATATTTATCCCAATCTATACCATGTATTGCTACGTATTCTCCACCTTCAATATCTAATGATAAATATTGTATTTTGTTAGGCATGTTATGTTTATCCAATAAATCTGTTAATGTAGATGTTGTTACTTCAACAAGAGTATCATTTCCCTTACATCTATTTATGTCCATATGTTCTTGTATACCGCTTAAATATATATTATCCTTTACCACTCTAAATTGTAATTTATTTCCAGATACATTGGATAATGCAAATTTTTCAGTATAACATTTTCTATTTACAATTAACTCATCATATAAATGATCAATCGGTTCAACACATAAACCTTTCCATCCAATTTCTTCTAATGCCAATGTATTTGATAAAATAACACCACCTGCAGCACCTGCTTCTACAAACCAACCATCAGTTTTACCAGGATAGAGTGTGTTCATAACATATTTGTCTTGTCCTAATTGGCTATATGGCTTATACATATTTATAATAGAAAAAATCATTTAAGATATATTTTTATATTATTGCATAATAATTTTACATTGTACTTATGTAAAATTTCATGTTTCTTTCCACTTCATATTTCTTCTCTGGATCTTTTTCTAAATGTTTACATGCCAACAAGCCCTCCGCTTTCTTTCCAACATAATATGATGCTATACTAAGCTCATATTGAAAATCATTGTATTCTTTATAATATGCTGTTTCTAAAAACAATCTATTTTCAGGAAGTGTTGCTGGTCTTTCTTGTAACCCTTTCTTTGCAAAATCATATGCTAATTTATTCTTTCCTCTGACCCTATAAAATTTGGAAAGATCACCTAATGTTTCCAATCTAGATGAATCATAATTGTATGCTTCTAAATAATAATATACTGCAGATTTTTCATCTCCCATATATTCATAACATTTACCTATCATTCTATATGAGAACCAAATTTCCTCACCATATCCACCTAGTTTTGTTCTCTTGAGATAATCTTCAATAGCCTCCTTATATTTACAAAGTGCTCTATAACTGTTTGCTCTATAGAAATATGCTCTAGGTTCATTTGGAGCATCTTCGATATCCAATGTTAATAAAAGTATATCTCTTTCATATTTATCTGCTTTACATCCACCATCATTTCTATCATCTATCTCCAATGTTTTGAGAAGTATTTTATTTACATCTATTCCAACTGATGTTACATATTCATGTGTTCTACATTTATATTCCCATTTTATTGATGTCTTTATAAGTCTCAAATTTGGATAAATTAAATGGCTGCTTCCCTGGTTTACCATATAACTATCCTCTCTTAACGATTGTTTATCGAAATTTTTTGATTTAGTCAATATCATATCTGCATCCAACAATAAAATATATGTTGATTGTGGAAATGATTCTTGTGCTTTAGTAACACTATTTGTCCTGTTTTTTCCAAAATCAACAAACCATTGAGTTTCCAATTTACCCTTTAACCCCAACTTATTTGTTATGTGGCTGGGTGCTTCTTTTACAAATGTAGTTCTTTCAGCTTCATATAACATAGTTTTAGCATACCATAATTGACTAGTCTTATTTGGACCCTCTTTAACACAGAAAAATTTTGGAAGTTTATAAGACTCATTATTTTCATAATCAGCAATACAATCATTTGGGTCATTTGGATCAGCTGGAATATATTTATATGTATGTATTTTTGTAGGTATATTATTTTTAATCCCAAAATTATAAATTAGATCGGGTGTGTTATCAATTGACCCAGTATCACAGATTGATATATAATCAGCTACGCCAATTACACTGTTTAACAATCTTAATATCACACTTGATTCATTTCTCACAATCATTGCAAGACATATTGTAACATTACTATTTTTGGTCATATTTTATATATAAAAATTTTTCATATAACAAATTTATAATTTTGATATTCTTAAAAAATTCATTTCAAAAAAAATAAATTTCATGGATATTGAACAGTACATCTCCTCCCACTTTGAGGAATCATTCAAGTTGTATTTTCTAATAAGTTATGCTCACTCTATAATTGACACATATATAATATTAAATTATGGTTGTGCGTACGATAATTTAATTCCATACATGTTTATTCTAACATTATATCCTTACTTCTTACTTTTCACAGCATATGTAAGACGTTATATGCCAATGTTAATAGTTTTTTATCATGTTTGTTTTGGTATATATGGGATAATTGTTATATTTATGAACAATTCCATTCTAATTTTACATGACTTAAATATACAATATTTTTTATATCGTGCAATGTACATGTTGTTTTCAAGTTATTTTATGTACACATTTAATGAAGTAATGATAAAAAATGAAGAAGGGAACGGTCATAATATAATAGATTTAAAAAATATCATTTGATTTACAACCAATATTGCAAAATATCTATTAGATATTTTAACAATGATATTGTTTACACAATACTTTGTTGAAATTTAAACACATTATGTGGATCATATTTCTTTTTTATTTCTCTCAATCTTTCCAAATTGTTTCCATAATAGGCTGTAAGGGCTTGTTCTCTTGTCAAATCGAAATTTAAGAAATTAACATATTTTGGTGATTCTGGAGGATAAAATTTAGATAATTTTTCAGTTAACGAATTCATCCAAATGTTATTAACTTTCTCTTCTGTTTCTAAATCCCAAAGTGCTGAGTATAATCCCCAAAATTTAGCATTTCTATATGAAAATGCTGTATCATTACTTGAAACATCAGCAATTTTTCCACCCATTGTATTTAACTCAATAAAGCTGTAAATATTGTTATCATCAATTGATGATGCGGCATCAACCAAAATTTCCAATACTTCCTTTGGCATAAAATCTTCGAATATGTTTCCTTTATTATTGAAGAAGAATGGTCTTGCATATCCACCCTCTGATAAGTATCTGTACATTTCATTTGTATTCATAACTTTCCAATAAAATTCAGAGTGTAAATTTAAGTTTAATAAAGGTGCTAGATGCTCTGTTATTTCACATCTTGGATCTCTTCCTTCTAATACAATAATTCCATTTACATATATTGGTTGCTTACTATTATGAAGTTTTAATTCAGTTGTAATATTGCTGGGAATATTATATGACCAATGTTGCCAAGTATCCAAGATTTTAACGGATGTCTCCTTTTCAAACGTGAATTTAATATTAAATGCAATAACTTTAGGTAAATACACAGGTTTGTATATTATTTCTGTCACAACACCAAAATTATTACCTCCAGCACCTCTTAATGCAAAGAAAAGATCAGAATTTTCCTTCTCAGATGCTATCAAAATATCACCTTTATAATCGACCATTTTGATAGATTTAACAGTATCAATACACATTCCATATTTTCTTTGTAACAGTCCAAAACCTCCACCTAACGTAAATCCACCTAAACCATTGGTAGGACATGTTCCGACTGGTAATGCAAGTTTTCTCTTAGATATTTCGTTTACAAATGGACCCAAAGTAATTCCGACTTGCGCCACAACCTCTTCTTCACTTATTTTCAAAATTTTGTTCATTTCTTGCATATCAATAATAAGTCCAAATTGAATGATACTTGCTGGTTCAAATGCATGTGCTCCCGATCTTATGCAAAATGGTAAATTATTTTTAATACAGAATTTGACAGATCTGCTTATATCCCTTGTTGTTCTTGCTAATACAATTGCGGCCGGATACAAATTAAACTTCTTGTTGTAGTTTAACCTCAAAAATTCATATTCTTCCCTGCTGGGAGGTATAAATGAATTGGGGGATAATCTATTTTCTAATGATAGTAATGTTTCACTGGTCACTCCATATTCTGAATAAACCATTTTATAAATATAACATGCTACTTCCATATTAGCGGGTCTAGTTAAAATATTGCTGGATACACAGACACATGACTTTATTTCGTCTACATTCTTATTAAAGCATTTATTTATTCTTTCAACGTGAGTACCGTCCTTCGTTATTTTTATACTGCTCATGGTCTGTTTTAATTGTAAAAAATTTTTACAATTTTTTGTTTAATATATGTACATTTACATATCTAGACGTGATACAGATTCTCAATAATTCTTAACAACTTTTTGTATTTCTTTTCAAGATCAGAATTGGGATCCCATGATTTCTCTTCATTTATATATTCATGAAGCTGTTCCTCTAAAGAAATGCTGTTGGTGAGAAATCTATCATTCTTTTCCATATCTTTAGCAACTGAAGTAGCCATATTAACACATCTTCTTTTTACAGCATAGTGTAATAAAAATTGTGGATCATTACATACACTTTCAAGAGTTTCGACTAAATATTCCTCAATATCATTGGGTCCTAGCTCCCCTGGATAAACATATATATCATATTCATATTTGGATGCTAGATAAACAAGAGGTCTTAAATCATATCTGTCATCAATATAATTTGTATAATTACATTTTATTATTTTTATGTCATCATCATAATTGGGTAACATCATGAATCTATCTTCCAGTTCTAAATGCTTTAAATGTAATTCTTCATCTATAACACTAGACTGTGTAACATCAACTTCCAAATTTAAATATCCCAAATCTTTTGAATCTCTATCAACTATATCTCTCATATATGCCATTTTTACATCATATCTGTGACTGAGAGAATGTCTCAAATTTGAAAAATCTGATAATTTATATTCTGAATTCTTGTTTACAATGTTGTCGTAATATCCCAATAAATTAATATCCATGTCTAGTAAGTAATAATCCAATAATTTTTCATCCATACCAGCATATACAACAAATGTGGATAAATCAGTGATATAATTTTCTATGTCGACAATTTGATTTTCTACATCTGGTACGGGATTTCCTGGATATAATTTTGTATAAACTTCTAATATATAAATTGTTCTTTGCTGTGACACGGGTAACTCATTGTCAAACAAATTCTTTCTGATTTTCAAATATAAATCAATGAGAGTGCTAGAGTAATCACTTTTGGATGTATATTCTTTCAGTCTGGATAAAGCAGCATCTTCTCTCTTTTCTGAATCATACACACTTTCACTATATTTATCACTATTGTACTCCTCCAATTTCTTCAGAGTACTCATTGATGGATCTAGAGGAAAATCAATGATATCCAATTCACCTACCTCACCCATTTCACCTAATTCAAAAATTCTTGCATATGAATAATCGTTATCATCAATAGTTCCTACATTTTTAAGATTGTTGTATAAGTTAACAGTATCATAAGTTGAGACCATATTCGTCAATGTTTTAATCGTAAAAAAAAATTTTTTTACAATTACTATATCTTATTTTACATTATATATTATTTGAATATAATGATATTACTTACTGATTTATTCATGATATCATCAGGTAGATTGATCTTGCCGAATTAGTGTCACATTTATTATGATTGTGGAACATATCTGATTTACCTATTATATCAAACATGTTTTTAGTATACATCCGAGATATTACCTTTGGGAATATCATTATATACAAAACATTCATATGGTATGTGTTTCCTCTTTACCATTAACAATTTTATAATAATTGTCACACAACAATATGATTAAAGAGCTGATATCAGATGCCATTAATTTTTTATAAGCTGGTGGTATTATATTCAATGGAGCTTTTTTCAATAATCTCTCTAAACTGTCACTTTTCGCTATGGTGAACAAATCTTCAGTTATTAATATATTTTCTTTTTCAAGAAGAATGTTGAACATTTCATAATTACCGCTTAACAAAGAACAATATAATAATGTTTTTCCATTAGTGTCCATAATATTTATATTCATCTTGGAAGAGTTTATAATCTCTCCGATTGAAGCATTGTACTTTTTAAAACATATAAAAAAGAATATATTTACATCTATATTTACACGATCTTCCGACATTAACATCTTAACCATATTATGATTATTATTTTGACATGCAATATGTAACGGCGTCCAACTATATGAATTTTTACAATTAAAATCATAATTTCTATCATTTGTTAATTCATTCAACAGATCACAATAATCATTATATGCTATTATGTGAAGAAGAGTGTCATTATTTTCATCTTTAAAGTATTTATTGGATGTTAGCATATTTTTACAAAAACTGTGATCATACATTTATATTATAAAAATTTACTTATAATTAATTATTTAAATTGTTGAATAAATATAGTTATATAAATTACTATAAACTATCATAAATCTCATAATATTTATATTAATGACATTAAATTTATTGAAAACAATTATTGAAGGTAACTTCAAAAATCATTTGATTGAATCATATGATGAAGAGAATAAAATTGTTACTTTGATTGATGGTGTTACTGGTTGTATGGTAAAAAAAGTTTTAGATGATTTACCAGAAAAATATGAATTTATAACATGTACATCATTTTATCCATTTCTTTCTAATTTGAGAATATTAGATGTTGACATTAATGGTTATTCTGAAGGTAAATATATAAAATATGTACTTGTACATAGTTTGGGAATAGTTAAAGCATTGTTTTCAGAAGCGGGGAAACCATCACTTGTTTTTGCCATTTTGACCACAGAAGATGGAGATATATATTTCTTATCACAAGGTACAAAATATGTTTATGTATCTTTTAATTATTCTATGTCAGATGAATATTTGTTTAAAAGATTATTAAAATGCACTGTTATATCGCCAGAAGTTTTTGAGAAAGACACTTTGGAAGCAGTTTTTAATAAGTACTATAAAGATTACAAAGATAACAAAGATGAACTGGATATAGAAGAAGATGTAAATGAGGTTGTCAAAGAATATAATTTAAAAATTAAAGTTTAATATGTCATCATTGATGGTGTAAAAATGCACACGTTTATTTTTTCATTTTTTCAAAAAATTTTTTATATTATAACATTCATAAGTATTAAACATCATATAAAATATTAGATGAGAGACAACATCATCAAATTTTTACAGTCACATAATTTAGTAGACTCTGTTAGGTTATTTGATGTACATATTCACAATAATGAAAGTATTATTAAAAAAATTCATGATGTCATAAACGGCAACTTTATTAATATAAATTTAAATGATGTTGCTGAAGAAAGCAATATTCTGAATTACTACGCTGGTATATATTATCATTTTGAATTAGACGATATTGATAAAGCTAAAGAACATTACAATTTATCTACAAATATTAAAAATAATTTTAATATTCCACATTTTCATATAGCTAGGTTATTCAACAAATTAGAACAATATGATGAGTGTATCGAATATTATCAGTATGAGATAGAAAATAACAATTGTAGTAAATCAATGCATAATGTTGCTAATATATACAGAAAAACAGACAGAATGGATCTAGCAATTGCATATTACTTACTTTCCATAAATAACAAAAATCAAAAATCAATGTATTTCTTGGGAACTCTCTATCAAGGAATGAAAATGAATGTTGAAGCTGAAAAATATTACAAAATGGCGGCATCACCTCCTTATTCTAATAAAAATGCAATGTGTAAACTAGGAAAGCTATATAACACCCTCAATAAAAAAGTGTTAAGTGAAAAGTATTATTTAATGTCATACGAGGCTGGTTGTGATTCCGCATTAACATATATAGAAGAGATGTATAAACATAATTCATTAAAACTATATCATGTTTTACAAAAAATTAAGACTAAAAATGGCATCGTTAGAATGAAAATAGAAAATATGAGAAAGAAGAGGAGGATTCATTGTTATGAGAACAAAATAAGATTTTTGTCAAAAGTAGATGAATGTGTCATATGTTATGATACAAAAACTCTTATTCCAACAGAATGTGCTCATTACCACTGTAAAGACTGTATTGTAGAATTAACCAGATGTAGTCAATGTAACACCAGATTTACATAAAATTAAATAATTTTCAAAGTATTGTAAAGCTTTGAATACATTATTAAAGTTTACATTGTAAACTTTAAAATATTGAAGATTATACCACATTAATCCTTATTTAAAGTAGCATACACTGAGAGATAATGTGTTGATAATTGATCTAATTTATATTTTTGGTACATAGCTGCCAGATTATATGCAGCATCTGCATATTTTTTCATCACTGCCATTTTGTAATACTTTTCAGCTTGTTTAAAATTATCTTCTCTATCAAAAATAAGTGCTATATTATACATTGAATTTACATCTCCATTTTCAGCACCTTTTGTATAATTCTCTTTTGCCAAAGATATCTTTTCTTGCTCTTCATAAAGAAGTCCTAAATTGTTATACGACGACGTATCACCCTTTTCAATTGATAATTTAAAATATTTCTCTGACAGATCCCACTGGCCCTGATCAAAATATAACTGTGCTAAATTGTACAGAGATTTCACACTTCCATTATCAATTGCTTTAAGATACGCCTTTATGGCAAGATCGTCTTTATTTGTAGAATCATAAAATAATGCCAAATTTTCCATAGCTTCAAGATGATTATTTTGAATAGCATCGTTGAAATATTTAATTGCTAACTGTGGTTTACTCTTTTTCTGATATATTAAACCCAAATTATTTCTCGAATCATTAATCTTGTTGTATCTCATCTTAATTATAATCGTGTGTTTGTTTATAGCTTCGTCTAAATTCCCTTCTTTTTCATAAATTAATGCAAGATTATATAATGTATCTGCATATTCTGGATAATACTGTTTAACTTTTCCATAATATTCTTTTGCCTTATCCAGCATGTCATTTGAATGGTATAAATATCCAAGTCTATATATTGACTCTTTGTCACCTAGGAAAATAGCTCTAAAATAATTTTTTTCTGCTTTGTCAAAGTTGTATAAAACTTCGTTGTAAATTCCCATATATCTTAACAATAGCTTATTATCATTGTACTCACTCTTAACACCTCCAGAAAATATATTTGCAATCTCTGGCAAATGTGGATCATTAGTGATCTCATTTACATCTAAAGAGAGCTTGTTTAACTTAATGAAATTATCAACAATTTGATTATCCATGTTTTATTTTTTACGCAAAAAAAAATATTTTTTCCCATCATTTGAATATATTTATCTGTATTTTTTCGTACTACTTCAATCCACAAATTGAAATTTCATACATATATACAACGCTTACAAAGAATGTTAGAATTAAAATTTTAATTTTATTTTTAAAAATATTTTTTAGTAATAAGTGTTAATATTAATTATAAAATGGATAAATACATATCCAGTATGGACTTATGTATGGAGTATATAATATCATTATTGACATGTAAGAACATCAAGAAAAACGGATTACTCAACAAAGTTTCTGATATGTTTCATATATCCACAAATAGATATAGTTCTAATAAAAAATTCGCTGTTCCCATTGAAAATATTAACAGGTTTTATTTAACAATTAAATATTCTAATAGTGGAATCTCATGTAATTCAGATTACATATATTTTATTTTGAAAAAAGATAGAAAGTACTATATTGTAATTTCATACATAAATTCAGATACATCTGATAATAATACAATGGTTAACATTATATTGTATAAAAATAATGATTATATATATACTCTTTCAAAAAATTTGGGAGGTAAGCCGTTAACCTTTGGTACATATTTTGATTATTATGCAGCTAGTGGTGATGAGTTTATCCATATGTATTATGATAAAAACAATGATGGACGTAAAAAGATTGATCAATATAAGATCGAAGATTCAAATGAAAAAAATATAATATTGTCTGATCCAATAACAGGTGATAAATATATCGTTGTTGATTATAAATTACAGTCATTGTCTAAAATAAGGCAAGAAACTTCAAGTTATTTGTATTGGAACATCATAATGTTATCAGACGGATATTTAAATATTAAAAATTAATATGTTCATAAATGTATGATTTTTATTATATTGTAATACAATATAATCTTGATAAACAGATCAATCAACTTCTTCCATCTTACTTTCCTCTACATCTTCTATTCTGTTCTTAACTACAAATTCTGGATTTTCATCTTCTTCATCAATTGATAATCCTAAACTAACAAATTTATAAAGTTTAGTCGAAAAATCTTGAGGATCCTCCAATGTAAAGCCGGAGTTTAGCAATGTAGATTCGTACATAAATAAAACTAAATCTTTAACAGTTTTATCGTTTGCATCTTCATCTAGTTTAGCTTTAATGTGTTGTATAATTTTGTTGTATGGATTAATTTCAAATGTTTTCTTACCTGCCATATATTGACTTACCGATTTATCTTTTACAGCCTGTGCTTTCATTATTCTCTCCATATTTGCAGATAAACCATATTGACTGGTTGTTATATAACATGGTGAATCAACGATATTATTTGATACTCGTACATTCTCCACACAATTACCAAGTATGTCTTTTATTTTTTTACAACAATCTTCATATTCCTTTACTTTTCTTTCAAATACCTCCTTCTCCTCATCACATTCTGGAAGTTTTAAACCCTCTTTTGTTATAGATACGAATTTCTTTCCATCATATTCAGTTAATTTTTGCATAAAATATTCATCAAGTGGATCAACCATATATATTACCTCATACCCTTTACTTCTTAATTTTCCTAAAATTGGCGATTTGGATATACTCTTAATACTTTCACCAGCTATATAGTAAATATCACTTTGTTCAGGTTTCATTCTTGTAACATAGTCTTTCAATGATACCATCACATCCTCATATTTAGTTGTGTTAAATCTCAAAAGTTCTGAAAGTTTTACCCTGTTCTTATCATCATCATGAATACCTAGCTTAATGTTTTTGGAAAAGTTGTCATAAAATTTCTCATATTTTTCACTGTCAGATGATAAGTCATTGAACATTTCGATACATTTTTTAACTATGTTCTTCTTAATTACCTTGAGAATATTGTTTTGTTGCAACATTTCACGGGATATGTTCAATGGCAAATCCTCTGAATCAACAACTCCTTTAACGAAACTTAAATATTCAGGAAGTAAATCTTTACAATCATCCATAATAAACACACGTCTAACATACAATTTAATATTTCCACTTCTCTTCTTCATATCAAACATTTCCATGGGAGCCCTTCTGGGAATAAACAATAATGACTTGAATTCAATCTGTCCTTCAACTGAAAAATGTTTTACAGCCATGTATTCTTCCCAATCACTTGTAAGTGCTTTGTAAAATGAAACATATTCACCCTGACTTATATCACTTGCATTTCTTATCCATAATGGTTTATTTGAATTTAAGACTTGCAACTCATTAACAGTCTTCTTTATTTTTTTGGTTTTCTTAACATCTTCTTTAATCTCTTCAACCTTAACATCTTCCTCTTTCTTTTCATCATCGCTTTCATCATCAGATACTTCTTCTTCCACTTCTTTTGTAACGTAGAGAGAAATTGGGTAGCTAATAAATTCAGAATGTTTTTTGATAATTTCTTTAAGTTTACTTTCCTCCAAATAACAAAGTTGATCATCTTTTAAGTGAAGTTGAATACATGTACCACGGGTTAACTTAGAATTGGATGTATCTTGTGTAATAGTAAATGATCCACCTGCTGATGATTCCCAAATATATTGTTCATCATCATTGTGTTTAGTGATAACCTTTACAGTACTTGCTACCAAATATGCAGAATAAAATCCAACACCAAATTGACCAATCATACTTATATCGCTACCTGCACTTAATGCTTCCATAAATGATTTAGTACCAGACTTAGCAATTGTTCCTAGATTGTTTATCAAATCTGCTTTTGTCATACCAATACCAGTATCAATAATAGATAAAGTTTTCTCTTCTTTGTTTGGAATAATCTTTATACATAATTCTTTCTCAGTATTTAAGAGAGAAGGATTTGTTAATGAATTGTATCTTATTTTGTCAAGTGCATCCGATGAGTTTGAAATTAGTTCACGTAAAAATATTTCCTTGTTTGTATAAAATGTATTGATGATTAAACTCATCAATTGAGAAATCTCCGCTTGAAATGCAAAAGTTTCGGCCATCTTGACACTATATTTTAAAATATAATTTGTGCTTAAGATAAAAATTAAATATATAATCTATTTATCTCCCCATAAATACTCTTTATATTTTCTATCTATTAGAGGTTCTTCTATATTGTATCGATCATTTTCATTTAAAACTATACTAGAGTCATCACTAGCATGGAAATCATTTTCTGGGATGAACAACATCCTGATGTTTCTGAAAAATATCTTCCATCCAACAAATTCAATTTTTGGAAAGCAAGACATTTTATTTGAAAAAAATTAATATTTTATTATTTGTTTGTCTTAAACAAAATATTGTTTATTCATACATGTTCGAGGATTATTATTATGTTGATTTGTGTTTCGACTATATATCATCAATACTATTAAAAGATGATGTAAAGAGAAATAAATTGGAAAAAACTGTTTCTGAAATATTTCATCTATCTCAATTTTGCTATATCAATATCGAACATTTTGAAGAATATACTATTCCTTATTCAAATATAGATAAATATATCAATAAAAATAATCTTAAAATTCATTTTGTTGTAAAAGAAAATAGAGATTATTATGTAAGTGTAAATGAAGAAATTTACACTAGTATAAAATTATTACGCGTGTCATTATATGGTGGTTGTTACAAATCATTATATATTACGAAAAAATTGAATGGTGATTTAGTAAATTTTGGGACCCTTTTCGATAATTTTAGATTTTATGATCATGGTGGGCTGTATAATATAAGTGTATATATTAATAATAATGAGCATTATAAAGAATACAAAAATACATCAATATATTCCGATCTTATTGTTTTTACAGATATGGAGACGAAATTGAAATATATTTTGAAAAATTATAAACTTCATTTGTTAGACGATGTGGATCAAATGATAGCAGGTAATATTTTTCATATAATTGTTATGCTAACGGATAACTATTTAGCTTTAAAATGATATCAAACGTGTTTAGTAAACATGTTAATAATTTTAATATAAGAAATCTGGTCTCTTAATTCTACCAATGTTATCTACACCAACTATTGTATAATATCTGCTTCCTAGATGATCTCTAAATTCATAAAAATTTCTGTTTATATTATTATTTCCACCAACAAATTCTTTAAATTCTGGTCTTATTGTACCATTGTAAACTGATCTCATAGAAACATATTCTTTAAATTCACCATAATCAATCTTTGCCATATGTCTAACATAATCTTTAAATTGATATCTGTCCATGTTTTATATGAATAAAAAATATTATTTTTTATCTTCATTGAAGATAAATAAAAAACAAATTAGCATCTATTATTTATTTTTTTTGCGCGAGCGCATAAAATAATTATTTATGATTTGCATATATGTACTCAAATACTTCATTTTTAAATAACACTGCTTCGGGTGTAACATAAGATCCGTCTCTAACAAAATCTCTTCTATTTCTTCCCGCTATTGAACCTCTCTTTGTATGCATATCTACCACATAATCATCTATCACTAATTCATAATCACATTTTAACATTTTTTCTACATCATATTCAAAATATGGAATCTCTGATGGTGTATATTCAATATTGTATAAAACGGTTGTAATAGCTGTCATCAAAAATGTATTTCTTTCAGTAAATTTAAAATATGCCCAAAACAACATATCATAAACTGCACTATTCATTACATTTTTCAAATATAACCATATTATTATCATTGGGTCCGTTCTTCTATTTCTTGGAACTACTTTCTTACCTTTAATACTTTCGACATATAAATTCAACCATGTAAAGCATAATACATTTCTTTGTGTAAGTCTGACATAAAACATATTTGCATAATTCATGATATCTTCAGGATCACCATTCTTCCACACATCTACATTTATCATTTTTATTTGTTCATGATCCACCTCATCATCAACTTTTAATCCAATAAATTTCGCTAATTCTCTACCGGTACTAGTAATGTATGCTCCATTAAACCAACTATTACATCTTGTTTTTAAAGATGGACACATCACATGTATTAATGAAATGAGCTCGTCTGGTTTTCTTAAATCATCTTTCACTATCTTTAAACAATTTACAACTAAAGATATATTCGCTGCTCCAATATCTTCACTTGAAATAATAGCAAGTCTATTGTACATATTACTTTGTATTCTCTTACCATCACCTATTTCATGAAATTTGTAAAGTTCAAACGCACACATTATGGCTTTTTCAAAATTATTTCTCCTTATATATTTTTGCAATCCTGACTTAAGAACATCTGTTTCAAATCCATTATATGAAATATTAATTGTGAGCGGATTAATGTATTTCATTTTTCCCATGTCTATATTAACATTAGAATTTTCTTTACTTTCAGCTGAAAGTGATAATAATGTAAGACCATCAACTGATGCATTTGTGAGAAATTTTGACAATAATGTACTAACTTCAAAAACTCTCACTTCATTAATGAACTCTTTCAGTCTGTCCAGCACATTTCCATAATGTGGTCTCACAATTGTTAACCAATATGCAAGATTTCCTTTACATGGTGATTTACTGAAATAGAAATCTTCAGTGTCCCTATCTTCCAATTTATTACAATCATAATCAATGATTTTTATTTCTTTTGTCACCTTATTCACAATTATATTACTCATATGCATATCACCAACTTGCAAAATTCTGAGACATATCAATGAATAAAATATTTCTGATATTTGTTCCTTTATCCACTCTTCTTCAAGGACTGTGTTCAACTTAACAGCTTCAATTCTTTCAATAACCGTTAATACAAAATCTGAAAATGACTCTTTATGTTTGAATGTAATTAATTCTTTATTCTTGACAATATTCGGATACACGATAAAATAATTCTTCTTAACAGTGTTATTTATATCAACATTTGTAGATAGAGTGAAATAACCAATTGGATGTATAACATTGTTACACTTGTATCTTTTTAAAGATATACTTTTTGTATATATTTGTTCAACAGATTTTTTCTCATAAGGTCCCTTCACAACTGTCAAATCGTTCCAAAACACAAACTGTTTATGTTTACCTGTTCTTTTCTGAAATGTTGGTATATTTTCAATCGCATAATCCAAATTGTAAACTCCGTAATATGGTAATCCTTGTTCAAAAGACATCCTATAATAAATTCGTGAAAAAGATTTTTTTTTGAATTTAAAAATTTTTCACCATTAATTTTTGTGTTATGAGTATTGTTGGGGATATATATTTATTATTTTACCAATGTCGTTAATTATTGTATCATAAATCATCTGAATCATGATATGAATTGTTTGCTAAGTTAGTGAATAGTTTCTCAGCTTCTGTTAAAATTTCATCTTGTTGATATGCTGTCAGACTTGACATTTCATCATCGGTATTATAATATCTAAATAATGTTTTATTGATAAAGCCAGATAATGTACCACAACCTGAACAATTTCCAATAAAAAGAAAATTGTCTTTCTGTATAAAACCATAATAATCACAATCAAATTTGCCAGAATTGGCATTATAGCAACTAAATCTTATCATTGTATCTCCTTCTTTATTTTGGTATAAGGTGTATATTTTTGCGGATATATTTTCAATAACAGTATATTGAATATCAATTATCCTTACAAGATTATCTAATTCCTTAAAATAATTAAGCATACCAACACCACCTAAGATAAAATCATCGGAAATTTTTTCATCAAGATATGATATTATTTCTATTTTGTAATTACCCTCCTTTACACCATCAATGAATATGTCTGATATATATCCATTATTTACAGCAGATGTTATATTTTCCCAATTTATGATGTTTATTAGGTGGTATTTAAACATATTTTATAATATAAATTTTTATAAATTGTATAATTATTAATTATTAATTACTAATTAGGAAAAAAATCATACAAATTCTATTTCACCCCTGGGAGTATTTCCAATTTTTTGGAGTGTTAGCAAGTCATTGTCGGTAAACGTGGGGTCAAGGACTGATGTGTTATTATATGTTTTTAAGACATACCACGCTGTTTTTATTAAAGGGGTGGATGCAATTCTTATGCATATTTCAAGGTTTACAATGCCTATTAAAATAGATTCTATTGTCACATCTACATAATCATCATATAGCACCTTTCCTAAAATAGGATACAATTTTATAATATCATACAAATGTCCAACTTTACTTCTAACAAATGATTCAATAAAATAATAATGTAAAAGTTTGCTGTCTGTAACTGATGAATAAATATCAACTAATTGATAATAGAGATCTCTCGAGACGTGTCTTACAAATTTTCTACTATTCATATTTGTTTCAGATTCTACCAATGGATATGGATTACCTGGTCCAAGCCATCTCCTAAAATACATTCCCAGGTAAAACAGATCTTTAAAAAAATTTATAACAACATTTGGTTCATTCTTGTACAAAACATCCAGCGTTTTATTAATATCGGGATATAATATTTTGTACAGTAGTCTATTAAATTCATCATCATGTTTATTTGTATAAGTTAGCAAGTATTTTACATCATTGTCATTTAGTCTACAATTTTGATCATATGGTATCTTTAGTCCATAATGTGATATCCACTGCTTTAATTCATCTAATTTAATACATGTATATCCATTAATTAAATTTCCATATGTTAGAACATATTCTTCAGTAAACTCTTCTGCACATAATGATAAATTACCTTTTGTATCGCTTCTCTTCATAACTGAGAATCTGGACACTATCATTTCATCATATCTTTTGTTGATTATATCCAGTCTACTCTTATATCCCTTAATTTCAGGTTTTAATTTTATAAGTGCATCATCACTATAATTGCATAAAACGTTTTTAATATTATGTTTCTCAAGCTTATCCCATCCATCCGTGTTAATCTCATTTTTACAGTCACTATATAAAGATATACATAAATAGAATATTAAAAGACCAGCAAAATCTTTGGATGATCCCATATTAATGCATTGTTCATAAGATATTTCACTTATAATTATATTTAAATCAAAATCATTAGATACAACATCTGTTAAACTTGTCACTAATTTAAACATATCACTAATCACAGAGATTTCCAAATAATGTACAAATCTATTACATATAAACATTAATTCGATGTATAGCTGCGATGGATAACTATCCTGATCTAAATCATCATCATTTCCTTCCATCAAGGTGGACATTAATTCTATATAAATTTTTAACATATTTAAATCGATAATCTTAAATATATGTGATGATATCATTGAAATATATATTATTTGTAACGTGAATGATTGTTTAATACTGTCAAGATTATCCTTGAATTCTTTATATGCTGCTGACCTTAATACACTTGCAAAAAATGGTAATTCAAAACCTAATAAACATTTCATTGACTTATTATATTCCATAAGTTCAATATTACATTTTGAATATAATATTCTATCAATGTTGGTTCCACCATAATTTCTTAAATCTTGTGTTATATATTCAATAATTTTTGGATTTATTAATCCAGTGTATTGAATATCATCTATATATATTATTATGTTTGTGTCTTCTTCTACCTGTTCATCTGGATCATATAAATCATTATAAAATAAGGGATATATATTTATATGTGAACTATATATATTTACATCAATCATTTCATCGTCTTCCAAAAAATGGAAATTTTCCATATCGTCTTTCGTTTTATTAGCATAAATATTTTTAATTAATATTATGTATACACTCATGAGAGTGTCTATATTTGGCTGTTACAATGAATATTACATTTCGTTGCTACCATAAGAACTATAATTAACTGTAAATGGATCTGAGTGAGTATTATATAATAAAAAGTGAAATAGATTTGTGTGAAAATGAGAATAAGAAAGTGGTTGATACACCACCCTGGATTTTTTTGAAAGAAAAGGGAAATGATGTGGACATAGTAATTATCGAAAATAAAACACATGTAGATAGTTATTATACATCAATATGTAGATATATGTCAAGTATTTTTACTTGGAATACGCAAGAGGAAAAATAATATATTTTTATTTTTCAATATAAAGAATGGAAGGAGATATAAATACAAACGAATTAGATTTGTTATATAGAATGGAAGAATACACATCAGCAGGATTACCCCTTGGAGATTTATCTCTGTTGTATTTACATATTAGAAAGAATTTATTTGGTAACGATTTACCAATTGCCGAGCAAGGATCCACTTCTATATTGGAAAAATATATAGAGTTGTTCCCAACCAAAGAAATATTGATCACAGAATTTCAAATTTCAAGTATTGAAGAGTATATAAGTGATTTAGCAATCTTTTCAAGTCATTTTGATTATGATACAAAAGTATTGGGATTATATTTGTTAGACAAAGATTATAATCTTCTCCTTGATTCTGGTAAGTTTCGATCTATTTATGAACAGGGGGAAATAGATACCCCTTTAAATGGTTTAAAGGCGTCTTTGAGATTCAGAAGTAAATTAAAATACAAATTGATGATCGACTCCGTTGACGAAATGTTAGATAAATTAAAAATCCCTGTATCACATGTGTTATCAAATGCTACTGTAAAAAATATCATAAATAGAAATGATGAACTACTCTTTTCACATAAGGTCAATATGGAAAGATTGGATGATATTCCCCCATATTTTGAAGATATCAGGGTTGTAAAAAATTTATATCCAACAAGTTATAACAATAAAATAGATTACAGACCACTTGTATATATAGCAAATAAATATGACCCTAATTTCTTGTTGGATGTTCAGTATGATATTGAAGAAAATGCTATAAATGTCATAGAGTATGTCTATTCAGATGCTCAAGGTTTGTTGTATAACGCTATTCTTAATAATGATTTGGTACCGGCATTCATTATAGCTGATGACATAATAGGAAGAAATTTACCATACAGGCCTAATTATGATTCAGTTTCAATTTTGAAAAAACGCATAGATGAAGAAGATTCGTGGGATTCAGAGGGTTCGATTGTAAGTGGGTATAAAGAATTACTCGAAATTATTGAATATATGAATGCAGAATATTATTAAATTATCAAAATTGTTTATATATAAAATTTATATATAATTATTCCTTTCCTGGTATATTTATTGGTAAACTTCTGCTTAACTCACTATTGTCCAAATATTTATCTGTGTTTATAATCTCGCTATTTATTTTTAATTTTTCATAATATTTATATCTGTGGTTGTTCTGTTCACTATTTATATTATCTGTCAATGTTGTTAGGTTTACTGGTGTTTTATCTGTATTATTTTTTGGAATATTTATGCCATCATCTATGTTATCTTGTGATGTTGACAATAATATAAATTCTGACATATTTTATAAAGGAAATTTTTTATGTTAATCTTAAAAATGAGTTATATATTAACTTTTTTACATTTAAATAATAAAAAGCATGTCTGAGGCAGATACAGAAATGGAAAAAGAAAAGATCGTGGTTGGTTCAATAGATATTATCACTGGTGTGATTCGCTCTCTTTCTTATGATCAACATGAAGATAATCCATCTTCCCATTCTTCCTTTGAGAATGAAGAAGAAAAGGATGTAAGTGAAGAGGAATACGATGAAGATGAAATGATTACTTTTGAACAAGCACAGAGACTGATTAAAAAGAAAGCAGTTGAAAAAGGACCTGAATTTATAAAAACTTTTAAGGATGGTATCTTTAAACCAGATAAGACAGTTAATGAAGATAATGTTGATAATGGTAATAGTTCAAAAGAAAATGAAAAGACAATCGCTTTTGAAGAAGCATGTGTATTTGCTAGTAGGGAAGCAGCTGAAGAAAATGCTAGAATAGCAAGAGCTGTAGAAAAAGTTACTCTCCAATTGAAAAAATCGGCTGAAGAGGAAATCGATAACAATGAAGAAAAATTCACTTTTGAACAAATATGTGAACTTGTCAAGAAAGAAATTGCTGAAGACGAAGCAAGAACTAAAAAAGAAATTGCTGAAAATAATAACAAAAATAAGAAAGAAGTTGAGAGAGCATTTCGTAAAGTTAATAAATTAATTAAATCAAATAATGAGGAATTAAAGACTGTTAATAACGATATTGAGGTTATAACAAAAATGTTGTATGAACGTGATTTCTCAAATATCGGATATTCAGTCTTTAAAATGGTTGTATTATCATTTATCGTTCTCGTCATCTTTGGAAGTGCTTTTTCAGTAATGACATATATCATACTTTTTTACACTGAAGCAATATATTTGGAAAATTTTACACCATGGATTATTTTCAGAAAATTTGACAATAAAGAAAAACGTGATATAATTAACCATATTAAAATAAAACATGATATGAATGTGGAAGATATCATTGAAAATAATATAGTTGTAGATGATTTGGTGTACAATATAAGAAGACGATATACAAAAAAAGATCATTAATGATTTGTATTTATTAAATACAAATTTTATATGTTTTTATATAAACATTTTATTGATTCCACAATAGCTAGCATCTGCTCCTCTTTCTTCAATCAAATATTTGACTATATCAGTAGCACCTCTGCAGAAAGCCATTAACAATAAATTATTTTTGTTAATTTCATTATCCGATACTTTTTCAATGAAATATATAAACATACGATAATTATTTTGCATGATTGTTAATGTTATTATATTTTCATTAATGTCTACACCTTTATCCATCATACACTTTGCTAAATCAATGTTATTATTTAAAATACATAAATTTAAAGAATATTTATCAAAAGAATTTACATCAGCGCCATTTTCAATTAAAACTTTAGCAATTTCTGTGTTATTATCTTTACACGCTATTCTTAAACAATAATCTTTATCGTCTAAAGAATACACACCTTTTTCTAACAAATAATTTACCGCTTTTAATTTTCCACCATAACACGCTCTTCTAATAGGTGAATCAAGTAAAGAATCAACATATACTTTAACTTCTTCTACTAAATATTTAATAACATCCATATGTTCATTTTCACACGCACATACTAAAGATCTACCTATTTTAAATTCAAGATTTGTAAAGCCGACATCTAACTCTTCCTCAATTAACTGTTTTATCATACTCTCATATATGCATTTTACAACTTCTATAAACCCATCTTTTGACGCATTAATGAAATCATCCCCTATTTTCTCTTTAAAATCTTTTTTACATCTGATTACAGGACGTATATTCTCTATTTTATAATATATATATGAATATTTACATACAATGAATTTATCAAGGAGATGTGGATCACTCTCCAAAATTTTTTCAAAATTATGTTCAAACCACTGTTTTTCTATTAAATCAAAATATGGACATAGTGACACAACATTATATGGTAAATGTGGTGTTAAACAATCCCTAATATTAATATTATTTAGCAATGTATAAAAAGATGGAAAATTATTATCAGTTATATATTTGCTAATGAGCTTGTATTGTTTGTCACCTAAGGTAGTGAAATCTATAAATTTTACATAGTTGTGAATGTCTTCGTCAGTTATTTCTACATCATATATTATTCCATCGCCGCTATTCAAAAACATATAAATATCTATTATTTTTGGATCAAAAAATTTCAAAATTTCCGCGAGGGTGAAATTCTTTATGAGATCATTTAACAACGGAATGTCCTTAAGCATATCTTCATTATATTTTTCCATCTTGAAAATATATTTTTTTCATAAAGAAATAACATGATTTTTCACATTTATACTACTATACCATGAACAGATAGTATGCAAGAAATATAATGAGGAGTATTTTTAACACCAAATTTTTACTGCATAAGACAATAAAGGTGATTAATCTCAGATTTTTGAGACTTATCCACAGCACTTCAAAATTGTTATAATGTAACATGTCATCTGTGCGTACCATCATATTAATGACACTTACACTACCATATTTTGCACATGTTTTAAATGGTAAATCATTGTCATGATGTATATTCGCTCCTTTGTTTATCAAACATTCAGATGTTATTGGATTATTTTTCATACATGTTATTAGAAGACATTTGTTTAAAACATCAGTACTTATGTAAGGAGCTTCACGAGTTAAAAACACTACTATAATATTGTATTTATCAGAAAAATATCCATTGTTACATGCTTCCATTAATAATCTATCTATATCTTCTTGTGTCTTAACACACATGTTGTATAAGTACATAACGAGTTCATAATTTCCTAATCTACAACATTTACTGACAGGATCGTCTACTATATTAATATCCACATTCATCTCAAGGAAAAAATCAACAATATATATGTTTCCTCTTAATATTGCCATGTATAAAGCCAGACTTATTTTTTCCTTATAATCCAGCCATTTATTATTATCTTTGGTAATATTCAATTTATTGTTAGTTATATTTTTTACTTTCTCAAAATCACTGTCGAATGAAGCTGATATAAGATCATCTAGATCAGTCTCTATATTCATTGTATATTTTAATTATAAATGTTAATTTAAGAATATAAATAATATATGACATTCTATGAATATATGGATGTTTTGGCTAAAGTGAATAATATAAGCGCAAGTATTGATGTTAGTAAAAAAATAAAATTCTTTGGTAAAAATAAAACATGTATATCACTGTCAGTGTTTGACATTGCATACAAAATTGGAAATAGAATTCTGATGATGGAAATCATTAAAGATAAAAATTTTAACATTAATGACGATCTTACGCTCTATTATCTGGATTCGAGTATTGAATTTAATATTACAAATTATATCTCTCTGCTGAAGAATATAATTTGTGACAAGGATTATGAATTGTTTAATCTCATGTTGGAAAGAGATGATTTAAATGTAAATATAAAAGATTGTAAATATAAGTCTGTATTATCATGGTTGTTAAATAGTTCACATTATGACAAAAATATTGTTAATCTATTGTTAGGACACATTAATACAAATCTGGATGTACCAGATGTCAGTGGTCATATATTGAGAAAGATTCATAAATTATCTAATTTTAAAGATTGTTGTCACAGAAGCTACATGAGAAACAAAATATCTGATAATCTGTTACCTTATGTACGAAGACATTTTTATCCCTCTGATATACTTTCATTAATTGTATTGATTAGTGATAATTATTATACAATTAAATAATCTTTATAAATTAATTAAAGATGTAAAATATGGAAGTTTCTGAAATTTACAATTCTATTTATAACTATTTATTTGGGGAAATGAAATCTGATGTTGACCAAATAAAAGTTGAGACAGATACCATTAAAAAATTATATGTTTTTGATAAAAATTCGTATATTTCATCTTGGACTGTGGAAGACGTCGATGTAAGTCCGAATTTTAAAATGTATTCATCATACGATGTTGTAATACATTTAAAGTCTACTATATTTGATAATACTTATAAAGACTTACTTGTGCATATGAGCAAATTAACTAATAAAAAAATTTTACAAGATGGAAGGGTATATAAGCTGTGTGATTGGAAAATTGATAATATAGATGATTTTAACGTCATTGTCTCGTCTATTATTGCTGTAAATTAATATGGTTGAAAATATATATGTTGTGAGCGCGAGTAACTATGTATAAAAATGTAAATACATAAAAAATTTTTTTAAAAGGAAATTTTTCTTTCCGACATGAATATAGAACTTTTAGCAAGTGTGGCTGTAAATGAAGCAAAACGCATTGAGGACGATAGAAATGAGGAAAATATAATGATCAGAAAACACACATTAATTAAAAATAAGTTGAGGAGAGTGTTGGAATACATGAAAGCTATTAAAAGGGAGGATGTAAATAGTATTTATGAGAACGGCGTTTCAATCTTGATGAAAATACCACTGTTGAAAATCAAAAAATACACAATAAATAAAGTTGTCACAACCATTTCATCTACATCGTTGAGGGAAAAAGGATACAATATACCACTGAAGAAAATAATGGATATTGTCAAAAGACATACGTACGATGGTGAATTTACAAGATCATCCAAAAGTACACTTGATAGACACTCTGTCTCAAGTCTTAAATTTATAATGGAATATGTTGACAATATTAGTGGTCCGTATGAGCCTTCAGTAAAAGAAATGGCCGTTGATTTATGTAATAAGTTAAAATATCCACAAAAAATAATAAACGAGGTTGTAGATTTGATGTATGTGGCAGATGATGTCACATTATTATCACGAAGAAAATTAACAGTTTCGTCTTCTCTGGTGTATTTTGTTGCAAAAAGAAATGGTCTAAACGTGTCACTGGATTATATATCAGATGCTTCAGGTTCTAAACCATGGTGTATTAGTAAAGCGTGTTCAGCTATAAATAAGTTACTTGCAAGAGAAAAAGAAAATGTAATTGTGGAAATAAACACTACAATGAATAATTAATTGCTTAATAACTATAAATATATTAATAATATGAATGAATGTTATATGTAATTGTCATCATTGATGATAATATAAATAATATAATAAAAATTATTTTTTTAACAAAGATAAATATATTAATATAAATAAACATTGTATGTAATTATCATCATTGATGATAATATAAACGAGTTTTATATCACTATAGTATTATATATATTTTATGTACAGTAAAAACAATCATCTGGTACTATTAATTCTATTGGTTCGATATCAATGTTTAATTCTTTTAATGCATTATTTAAATCATCTCTTTCTTCGTCTAAAATTTCCTCTGAAAAGAAAAATCTATCAATTTCCTTCCTAGCATCTTTGCCTATTATTTTTTTAAAAAGATCACACATGTGTTCCATTTTGATACATTCAATCATGATCCCTAAATAATATTTATGTTCTGTTTTCTCAGCATAACAACATGGTTGTCTTTTAAATCTAATTTCTGTATATGGAAATTTCTCTGTCATTAAATTGTTAATATTTTCAATATTTTCATAGTAATTTTCATAAGGATCATCTTCATTTTCATCTATTTTAAGATTAAAATTGAAATATTTTAAAACATCCTCATCTGTTAATGGGACGGCTAAATATCTGTAAACGCACTCTCTTGTAGTTCTTGTTCTTGTTTGTTGTCTCATTCTTTTTTCTTAAAAAATTAAAAAATTGGTACATCATTTGACATATTATACGCAAGAGAATATCTTCTTCCGACAGCATAGTATGTTAAATGATTATTTTATGTTTTTCATTTTCTCGTTATAAATCAATTAATTTTTTAAAAAATACATATATATGATTATGGAATATATATAATAATATTTTTAACATATTTACAAAAAAGATATAGCTGATAAATTGTTAAAATATTTAATTAAGAATGAATATGAATGTTTATATATTTCCATGGTGAAAATTTACAAAAATGAAAGAATTTCATATATATTTATATTGGACTTTAAGTGAGTGTCGTCAATTGAAAATGATATAAATTTATATTAATATTGTGAATAAATACATATGTATTAAATATCACTCATAAAATATCCCATTATTTTGTTTCACTATCTTCAAAAAAATATTTGTTTATTTTTATTTTAAAACATAAAATTTTTTCAGAAAACCATGGTTGTATGTCAGCTTTTAAGCGATATCCATTTGGAATTTTATGACGGAAGACCTGGAAAGTCTATGAGCAAAATAATAGATGATATAATTGAAAAAAGTAAAGGAAATAGTGCCAAATATTTATTTTTAGCTGGCGATATTGCAAATAATGTAAAATCATTAGAAAATTTCTTGACAAGGTGTATAAATGAAGGAGAATGGGAAAAGATTTTCTATATTCCCGGAAATCATGAATATTATGGAAAAGATAAAAATTTACCCATAGCCACATTAAAATATAAATACATAAATATTGAAAATGTCCATTGTTTACATCATAATATTATAGAATTACCTGAAATGTTTGTGACAGGCGCTACTTTATGGACAGTCCCATCTGCATATATGTATGACAGAATGAATGATAAGAAAATTAGATATAACTTATGTAGATTAAAAAGAAATCAGATAGTGGCAATGCATAATGACGATATAGCTTATATAAATAACACTTTAAATAAACATAAGGAGAATAATAGCGGTAAGAAGATCATATGTATGACACACCATGCTCCCAGTTTTTCATTAACAAATGATGATATACATAGTAGAGACGATAATACAGGTCATTATTCGAATTGTGATTTCTTAATAGAGAAATCCAATTATTGGTTGTATGGACATACACACACTAAAAAGGATGTGGTCCTACATGGTTGTAGAATGATCAACAATCCATTTGGTTATCCCAACGAGATTGTTGATAAAGTTGTAAATTTCACATTCACTATTGATAATTGAGCATAATATGTTATAAAATTTTATATAGTTGTCTATTAGACAATTATAATTCGGTCAATATTATAATTTTATTTGTTTTTTCTCCATACCCACATTGGTTGTGGTTTGAATGCTAATTCTGTCTTGTTACTTAAATTACATACTGCAATAACACCCAGATGTTCACCTCCTAAAACGTTTGACACATAATTTATCATATCGGTTATAAATGTTCCACCAGGTATATCTGATATATATAGAACCATGTGACCCCCAACAATTAAAGCCTTCCATGACTTGTTCAAATATTCACTGAAGAAATCATTAAACCATGTTCTTAAATCTTTTCTATTTGTTATACTCTGTCTAGCATTTTCACTTTCAGTTCCAGTGTAATAAATTTCATAATCAAAAAATGGAGGACTTGTAAAAACTAAGTCATAAGCATTATTTTGTAAATCTACTTTAAGAAAGTCAGCTGGATACATTGTAAAATTATTAATATCCACACCTTTTGTGGACAGAAAATTTCTTATCTCTTCATATCCTTTTATTAATTTCGGATTAGGATCAACTGAGTGATAACAATCGACACCTGCTGCGGCCGCACCCAACATTCTATCTCCCCAACCTGCACTTGGATCTAATATTTTTTTTGCTTTAAAGTATTTTGCAACACATTTTGTTAGGCTTATTTTAAAATTTGTACACGCCACAGAATCTTCATATAGAATATTCTCTAAATAATATCTGAGAGGTCTATCCTTTACCACATCACTCTCTTTCCGGAATCTTGCTTTTCTAATTATTGATTCATAATTCTGTGTATAATAATCATATGGTGATATACACATAGAACGATTTGCTGTCATTCTTGCTTCCTCAGTAAAATAATCAGTTAATCTATCAACAACTGTATATCCATCAGCATCTACTGCAATTACAACTCTCTGTTCTTTAAATAACCAATTGTAATTTTTAGGCAATGAATTTCTCGGCAAATTTCCATTAAATATTCTAACATTGGCTACGTCACGAGTAACTGCATTCTCCCACAATTCATCAGGATTGATATCAACCTTTTTGTATGGAAACTCTTCCCTTTCCATTTTTAATAAAAATTTTAGATTAAAATCAAATCATTTATATAACATTTTTATGTCAATACCATCGGTATTGATTATATTGTTTATATTACTACTTATATATTTATATAATCGAGGTTATCTTACTCTTATATTATTCCACTATCATTGGTATATTTTTATTTATGCATATTGCTTTTACCATTAACATTCTTTTTACTCCAATACATCCAGTCCCTGCAGGTGCATGTCTATCTCTACAACAACCTCTACTTCCTGCACTGTCATTATAATGAACAAGTATTGTATAATCTAAAACTTGCTCTAAAAACCACGCTGGATCATATCCTGCAGAAAATACATGACATGTATCAACACATAATTTTAACCTTCTATCATTTATCTCTCTCACAAGATTTAATAGTTCATCGGGTGAACAACATGTATCATTTCCTTCCCCAGCTGATGTTTCTAATATTAATGGTGTTTTTTCAGTGACATATGGTAATAACCTCCTTATATTTTCTTTTTGTTTTTCTAACGCAACATTAATGTCTTGACCAACATATGATCCAAGGTGAACTACAACCCCTGATGATTTTATTTTAACAGCTGCTTCAAGTTGACTTCTTAGTCCTTCATGAATCCACGATTCATTTTTACACATATTGTATATATATGGTGCATGTACGAAGCATTTTTGTTTTAATTGCATTATTTTTAATTCAAATGATTCTGTTCCAGTTACCAAGGCCTTGCTTCGTGGATCACATAAATATATTTGGTATGGTGTATTTATAAAAGAAGTTGATGAAATATTAAATATTTCCCTTCCTAGTGGATGATTATATTCACCTGAACAGATTGCATATCCCAGTGGATTTGGAACACTTTCTTTATCTAGCACTTCCCATAGCCTTTCTAATTCCATTTGTTTATAAAAATTACTCGTGTCCCATTGAGATAAATCAAATATAAAGATTTTCTGTTGTAATAAATATATTGCTGCTGCATGTGTAATTGATTTTGATTCATTATTTGCAACAGTGAATGACTGTAGAAGTTTTATTGCGTGTTCTTCTAAGGCTTTTCCAGAAATATAAACGTTTGCTACAAATTTCTCATTCCATATATCGATTATATGATTATCAATTATAACGTTCGAAATTACCTTATGATTTCCCAAAATTTCTTTGTAAAATTTATTAAATTCATTTTTAAGGGATTTATAATTAACAAAATCACTAATAACTTTTGTTTCTCCTTCTGCTTTTATCCAGTCAGGTATTTTTTTGGTGTTAACATTTAAATGTGGAAAAATATCAACAATATAACCTTTATTTACTAAATGTTTGTATTTCATTTTTTATGAAATTTTATCAAAAAATATATTTTATTTTCTCCTTCAATTTATTATTATACTTAAAAATGAATATATCTGATAACAAACATAATATATTTTCCTGTTTGGGAATAGGTGATGTATTATTGTCAAAACTTTATTATGATTCTATATCTTCAAAATATTCTAAGGTGATACTTAACACAAAATTGGATATTGCTAAAACATATAGATCAAATAATAATTCAAATACATATGAAAATTTTATTCAAAAATTAATAAACTCATTGTATGAAAACGATGATAAAATAAGTATAAATTATAATTACGGAGGTAATATCTGTCAGAATATATCAGGCAAATTCACATATAGTCACAACAACCTTAGTAAATATTTAACAAAATATGATGATAAATATTTCATAAATGAACCATATATTGTTGTGTCTACTAAAGCTGTTAGAGTAGATATTTCTGAATATATGGTAAACAAGGATCATTTTCTTAATTTATTAGAAAATTTATCCAAACACTTTAAAATAATCCTGATCGGTGAAAAATGTTCATCTGAATGTGTTGAGTATAAGATTTTAAGCAGGAGTGGTTGTATACATAATATATACAATGATTTAATTAAAGTTACTAATGTTATCGATATGACTATAGATAAAGATTTATGTATTGATGTTGATTTCGATAATTATAAGAAGGACTGTTACTTGATATCTAGAGCCTTATTCTCATTAAATCTCGGCATAGGAGGTTTATTTGTAACATCTTTAGTTTTATGTAGAACATTATGCATGTATGTTATAAATCATAATCATGGTCATATTGCTGAAATGGATTCCATTAGCAATATTAATTCTGTGGATGTTGCAAATAATTATAAAGATTTCTCGGATAAAATTACAGAGATAGACGAAATTATTTTTGGTTGTGAATCAATAGAGAATGTAATTTTTGAAAAATATATAAGACGACTTTATAATAATATGGAATACATTGGAAATATTAACATTATATCTGATAATTTAGATGATACGGATGACTTAGCTGAACTGTATATTAGTGTAAAAAATACATATAAATTTAACATTTATAACCTAGACGATAAATTTTTTACATACCCATTAATAATATTTTCTAACAACTTTAATTTCATTGAAAATACGTTGTATAAAACATTTTATAAAAACAATTTGGTTATCAGTAGCTTAGAATTGGATAATTTTGAAAAAATTGATACATTTTATGGATTTAACCTTTATATTTCTCTTTAATTTCATTGACTATCTTATTCCTCATTATGAAAAACTCCATACTTTTTGGAAATTGATCAATATATTTTGTATATTCATCACTCATTTCACCATATTCTTTATTATTTAAAGTTAACCCATATATAATTAAAAGCTTTATGATTTCGCTTTTACTTTTATTTATTTCATGACGCAGCTTATTATTAGAACACAATAATTTACTGTTATGATCATCTACAATAGAATAATATAATGCCCCATAACCTTGCTTATTTTTGTGATGTATGTCTATCTTATGACCATGAAGAAGTTTAATGAGATCAATGTTCTTATTAATACATGATATTATAAAAGCATTATTTCCTTCTTCGTCTGAACAGTTAATGTGTAATTTGGGTGACCTTAACATTATTTTTATGGTTTCAATATCAGAGTTGTAACAAAAGTATAAAAAGGGAGAGCATATTTTGTTTTTCATCGTAAATGACTTATTTATATCAACTCTGTCGTCTTGTAATAACGTTTTAAATATAACATCTGATCCTATTCCACTATATACCATTCTGTCTCCGATTAAACAATTAGCTTCAGTGGGTGATGCAAGTAGTAAAATCGACACATTGGCAGGATTACTATTCAAGTCTATTCTGTCACTGTTAATAAACAATGATAGAATTTTTGTATCTCCATATTTATATACGTTTTGAAATGATCTGTATAAAGCATTTTCACCACTTTCTACCTTCATATTAACATCAATCTTGTCATAATCCATTAATAAATTTACTAAACCTACATCTCCAGTGAGACATGCCAACATAAATGGAGTATTTACATTTTGATCATCTAATAAGTGAGAGTCAATGTATATATTGTTAACATCTATTCTGTCATCTTCTAATATAGTGTGTATCATTTCATAATCTATTCGCTTCCAGTATTCAAAGAGTCTGATACAAAACTTGAATATATTCTCATCTTGACTGTTTGTAACATTAGTGTTAACCCTGTTGGACTTCAATAAAATTGATAATACTTGCAAATCTACCTTTTTTATATAAATACCCTTGCATATTACAAAAAGTAATGGATTATTTTTGCCGTTTACCACATTAACATTTACCCTGTCATTGTTTATAAGCAAGTTAATTATGTTTATATGATTAAATATACATGCATAATAAAAAGAACTAACTTTGTCTTCATCTGTTGCATTTACATCTATAAAATCTAATGTTAATAAATATCCGACAACATAAATTCTGTTATTGTAACATGCCCATATGAATGGAGTTTTGCCAGAATCATCCTTCTTGTTGAAATCAATATTTCTTCTTTTGAATTTATTATAAAATGTGCTATTCTTTCTTGCAGCTTTAACCAACATTTCAACTATATTAATATTTCCAGCATAACATGCTAACATAAAACCATCTCGACCTTTATCATTTGTCTTGTTCAAATCATAGTTTTTATGATTTATGAACAATTCTACTATATCATCATATCCATAAAAACATGAGAGATGAAAACCTGTATTTCCAGCATCATCTACTGTATGTATCAATGGATTGTCATCTCTCAAATATGTCTTCACCTTTTCATAATTTCCTTCCTTGCAGTACTTTAAGAAAATATATTTAAAATTACTCCCTTTGATTTCATACAGTTCATTCAAAAATAAATTAATAGAAAGAGGGTCCACCTTGTCCATTTTTGTAAGCATAAATAGTTTTTCGAAAATGAATGGAAAATCATTTATTTTATGACAAAATATTATAAAAAGAAAATGTCTGTAATTGAGATTACAACATCTGATAATAAAAAAGCATATATTTATTCAGGTACTGATACATCAGTATATATTAATGTCAACGGTAAAATTGATGTGATCGAAAATAATTTTATGTCACCCCACGCTATAATTGGTGAAGATTTTATACTTCCCGGAGGTTATTCAGGTCATAATGATACTTCATTAATTAAAGCATTAATTGTTCACGATAATTTTGATAACATTCCAAAAAATATAATTTCCATGATTGAAGATTCATTACCACTTAAAAAGGTAAAATTATCATCCTCGTAAATTTAAATAATATCATTGATAATGTTATTATTCATAAGTATTCATTCTCCCTTAAAATTGACTGGAATATCATTTATTTTATAACAAAATATTACAAAAGAAAAATGTCTATAATTGAGATTACAACATCCGATAATAAAAAAGCATATATTTATTCAAGTACTGAATCAACAGTATATATTGATTTTTACGGTGATATTGTAACATTGTTAAAAAATCCTACATCTCCTCATGTTATAATTAGTGAAGATTTCGCATTTCCAGGTACTCATACAGGCTATGATAATATCCCACTAATTAAAACATTAATTGTTCACGATAATTTTGACAATATTCCAGAGAATATAGTGTCAACAATCAAAAATTCATATTCCTATTGTAAAGGGATGTGATTATACTTAATCATAAATATTATCATTGATAATATTATTGTTCAACAATTGTCCTTTTGTCTGACATATAAAGCATCACCATAATTCATTTTGTTTATTAAGGTCCATTCTCTCTTAAAGTTGATTTTATCAAAGAATTCATCTAAATCGCTCATCAAACAGCACCCTTCATATAATTCTGATATATTAACCTCAGTGAAAACATAATCTATTTTTTTTAATGTTTCAGTCATACCTTGCAAGCATTTTAATTCACTACCTTGAATATCCAATAACGCAAAGTTTGGTTGAACTTCCCAATAATTGTTTTTTATTAATGTGTCCATAGTAGTGCATATCACATCAATTCTATAAACCTCACTTATTTCAGGATGAAAATCTTTATGTTCTTTAAAGTCAAGTAAAGATGATGAATATGAATTACTAGCAACTTTTAATTGTAACATTTTTCCTTCGTCTTCAGGTGATGAAAGTACTGCTTGATATATATGACTTACTCGTCCTTTCATTCTATTAACTACTGCAGGTTGTCCTTCAAACCAGTATATATCACTCTCCTTTACACCAGCTCCGATATAAATATCATTTTCCTCACAGAATGATGCTCCAATGTGGATGATACCAGTGATTTTGTCTATATTTTCTTTCAAAAATTTACCCAAAAATTCCCTTTCTCCCATTTTAGATACATTTATTCTTCTTAAGGAAAATTTAAATATTATCATTGATAATATTAAAGTTATTCAGTGTTAACAGATGAGTATGCTTTGGTAATTGATACTTTTGTTAGTATATAATGATGCAAATATGCTTGTTTTATTAATTCTTTACTTGGTTCACTTGATGGGTAATAATTGGCCAAATTCGGCATACTGAAAAATAATTTTTTCTCATCAACAAATTTTTGATATGATTCTCTTAAAAAAGATAGATTTGAGTATTTATCACACTTTTCTGTTTCAAATATTTCACGTACTATTTGAAGCGCATATTTATCTGAATATTTTTTACCCATAACCGATAAAATATTCATATATAACATTTGACATTCATCTTTTTCATCCATTGTTTCTTATTTTATTTTAATCAATTATAAATTATAAGTGATCAAATTTTTTAAATTTACCAGTGAATTTTCATAAACTTTATAAACTTTATAAACTCTTCAATGTTTTTTTCTTTAAGCATTCATTCAAATATGATATATTTGGAATTTCAACACTAGTGTTACATATCACTAACATTTTATAATCACTGTTGTACACATATTTTATATTCCACTTCCCTAGGTTTATCAACAAATTAATAATATTGCCATTAAGATTAACATATTCACAATACAAGTCAGAGACATTGTAATGTATCAGATACGAATTGAGAAGTATCGTTAAATATATATCCCCGTGATCTATTGTTAAATAATTATAAAATTCATTATCTATATCTGCGTTATCCATAACCCCCCTTTTATTAAAAATATATTTTACGTTATCTTTTTTAAAATTAACCATAGGTTAATTTATGAAAATCAGCAATAATTATAATTATAGTTTCGATGATACGGAAGGTATTTCTGATAATAATTTCACAATTTCTCTTATCTTTTGTATTTCTTTCTCACCGTGTATATCTGTCATTTCTTGCTCCAATTTATCATCAAAATCTGCGTTTCTAACAAATATACACTTTGATATTTTTATCTTCTCCAATATATCTATCATATCATCTAAATTTTTCTCACGATATACTTCGTAAAAATCATTTATTAATAATCTAATGTTTCTTTTTAAATAACTGTTTATATTATTAGACTCTATGATTGGTTTTCTACTGATTGATTTATTATAATTCTTGATAGTTATTTCACTCACTTTCATATTTATTAAATCGCGTATCTGATCATTATTTTTACCACTTGTATCTATTTTCAAATTCTCAACAATGCCGGATATTTTGACATTATTCCATATTCTTTCAACATTTTTATACATATCATTCGGATTGACACCCTTCCATATTCTTTTAAAATTTTTGTCCATACCTTCTGAATAGGTAAAAACACTCATATTTACATATTTAAAAATGTAATCTTTATAAATGCTTTTGTAAAAACGCATAAACATCATTATTTCAGTTAGCATATCATATCGACCATCATAGTCATAACGCTTAAGCTGAAACTTGTCAATTATTTTTATTAATGTACTATTATTGTAGCTTAAAATGTTTAAACATCCATCATCATATTCTGTACTGAGCAAACCATATAATTCGGGAATTGTGTTTGGTATCACAAATAATGTTACTTTCTTTGAATCATCTGTATATAAATCATCTATGATCTTGCTATTATGGTTCTTAAATCTAAAATATATGTCAAATTCATCGTGAGTAGTTATTTTCAATATACTCATTATCTTCACCGAATAATCATCATCCATATGTTTTTGTTCACTTGATCTATTTATATCATATGTCCTATCTTTATTTACCGTTGTGTTGTAATCGTCGTATATTCTTTCATATTCAGTTAAAGACAGATCTAACAATTTATATTCAATTAATTTTAATAATATGCTATTGTTTTGAATAATAGAGTCATATCTGGGAATGTTCAAATCATCCATAATATTAAGAGAATCAACAATGTTAATCATTCGGTGAGTATTTAATTGGTCTATTTTTGTGTATATTTTCAATCGATCTTTGACATTATTGTAAATCTTTGAAAATTTGCTAATGGTGCTGACTATCTCCTCTTCACTCAAATCAGATATTCTTTGGAAATATACCATATCACACAAATAATCTAACATAACATCAGTGTATATATGCTTATGTCTGTCAAAATCAGATAGTATTCCATCCACATCTGAATTATCCAGCATTTTGTTTATCATCTTGGACATATTTCTTACTTCTATACCTCTCTTATATCCTTTTAAAAATGCATCTGTGTATATGTTACTACTATTTGAATATAAATTGTAACTCTCCAATGAATTGTCAAGTGTCAGAGATTTTTGATATGTATTGTCAATTGGTGGATTGTAAAATTCACTCTCAAAATTTGATAGATTTTCTACTTCTTCATGTTTAAAGGTTGGTCTGCTGAGATTCTGTTTCAATTCACCCTGTTTATCAAATGTTTCGTTAAATTTGTTGAACGTGTTTGTAGAGCAGGAAATATCCATTTTTTTGGACAAAAATTTAAAAAATTATTGTAACATTTGTATCGTTTATACCCTATGTATGATTTATACCCTATGTATTAGATTATACCCTATGTATTAGATTATACTCTATGTATCAGATTATACCCTATGTATATTTTATACCCTATGTATTAGATTATACCCTATATATAATTTATACCCTATGTATGATTTATACCCTATGTATATTTTATACCTTATGTATTAGATTATACCCTATGTATATTATATACCCTATGTATTAGATTATACCCTATGTATATTTTTATACCCTATGTATATTTTTATATTTCTTCATATGTATATATGCGTCACACGTGTATTACTTATATCAATTATTTTACTCACATATATCATCGAAGCTAATCATATCACCCACTTCAATTATTTCAGTTACTTTATTCGTATCATTTATCATATTTACATTGTTGAAACTAATCATGTTATTTGCACCATTTACACTATTTGAGTTAATCAAGTCTTCTTTTGTATATTGAGATTCACCTATTTCATGATTTACCATTATCTTCTCTACTTTTTTCTCTGCCGATGATTTTTTAATTTCATGTATTTTGGCTAAAATATTTTCCATATGTTCAGATGCGTCAATGAATCGACCCCTTGGCATACTGTTCACTCTGCTCATATTTATCAATTTATGATCATCATGTTTGATTACATTTACTGTTTGACCCGCTAATGATTTTTTAACTTCACATATTTTAGCTAAAATATTTTCCAAATATTCAGGTGTATCAATAGATTGAATCATTGGTTTGCTTTTCATTTCTTTTGGATTCTCTCCGCTCTTATCCACCAATTCATGTTCTTCATGTTTAACCAAGTTTATTGTTTGTTCTACTGTTTGTTTTGCCTTTTGTCTTGAAGATAATTTTGCAGCTTTCCTTGCAATTATTTGACATACTGGTGGCTCTATTACTTCACTATCAAAATCGATTAAGTCAATTGTTTGATCAATTATTGAATCTACTGATGGACTTTCAACTACATTATTTATTTCAATAATAGGCTCATGTTCAGAAATATCATTATTAGATCTGGATGTAGATACATCAATATCATCATTCGTTTTGATAACAGGTTCACATTTATTGATGTTATCATTTGTATCAACAGCAGATCCAGATCCAGATCCAAATTCAGATATTTCACTGTCAGTTTTATCACCAGATTCAGGTTCGGGCTCAGGTACTTCAATGTTTTCACCACCATTATTTTCGCTTAAATCATCATGAATTTCATCATTTATATCGCTCATAGAGTCGGAATCACATTCATCTTTTTTAGAATAGGATGGAGATTCAATTGGACTTAACATTAGGTTAATATCAGTTGAATCATCTGATGTGGTATTTGATTCGGAAATATCACATGGAAATTCATCAGACGAATCACTTGATTTGGAAATGTTTAAAGATAAGTTAGCAATGGATAGACTATCATGTGAATTGTTTGTTTCAGAATCTGAGACATCATCGGATAATTCATGACATTCTTTGTATGAATCAACATAAGATGGAATTGATTCTTTTTCCAATACGATAGGTTTTATCATTGGCACAGTATTATTATTTGTATTTGGTCTAAAAATTATTGGTATCGTAGGAATAACATTTACTCTGGGGATTATTTTAGGGATTACTGACAATGTTGGGATAACATCTGGTTTGGAAATAACTGGTAATTTAGGAATTACTGGCAATGTTGGAATAATATTTGGTTTGAGAATAACTGGTAATTTGGGAATCATTGGTAATGTTGGAATAACATTTGGTTTGGAAATAACTGGTAGTTTGGGAATAGTGGTTAATTTGGGAATTAATGGCAATGTTGGAATAACTGGTAATTTAGGAATGACATTTAATTTGGATACCACTGGTAATATTGGGACAACATTTAATTTGGGAATAACATTCACTCTGGGAGTAACTGATAATATTGGAACATTTAATTTGGGGGTAATCGTCGGTTTAAGAATAACTGTCGGTTTGGGAATGACATTTATTCTGGGTGCAACATCCACATCAGGTGTAATTTTTATTCTGGAAACAGCATTAATATTGGGATTAACTGTTAAATTGGGAATAACTTTTACATTTGAATTAACTATTGGATTAAAAGTAGTATTTATATTTGAATTAATTATTGGTTTGGAAACAACATTTATATTTCTTTTAGATGATCTAGTTGCTGACGAGATCATATTATCATGGTGAGGTATAAATCGTGAATTACTTTTAACGGTAGCGGCTGAAACTACTGTTTCTGGTAAAACTTTTCCAGTTGTGAAATCAAGTTGTGAATTCAAAATAGATAATGCTGATTGTGATGTTCCAATTCTGTTTGTGAAATTAGGATGTTTTGGATCTGATTTGCGATTGATTATCACTTTAACTTCTTCTTTAATTTCTTCTTTCTTCTTATCTTTTTCAATACATTTTTTTGGACATTCTATTAAATGAATTGGTATGTTAAGAAGAGATTCATAAGTTTCCATTGTGAATTTGAATTTTTTTATTTCTGGATTAAATTCACCAACAATTGGAATTCCATTTACAGATGTGACAAGATTTCTGATTGGTTGTCCTTCTTCCTCTGGATGATATGTCATGTTGGGATATTTGGATGTGAATTCAGCATAATATCTCTCCTTTGTACCAACATAATTTTTAATTTTATCTGGTAATTCTGGTTCATTTGCTGTAGCAAATATTGTTTCACTAGTTGATTCATCCTCCAATATTGTTGTAATATAACTATCAATTGATTTATGATCACTGAAGAAAGACAAGAATGAAGCATATGTGTAATATTTATGTCTGCTAATGCCATTTTTTTCAAGTACGATTTCATCAACGGGTAAGACATTATCAGTTCCATCAATTATCTTTTGCAATACTTCATCATATTTCTTTCCAAGTATCATTTCTCTTAAACAACTAATTGCTGATGAATTGATTTCAATCCACTTATTCATATAATCATTGATCGACTCCTTCAATGATTCCATAATTTTCTTGAATTCCTTTTCAGCATTATGTGTCCATTTGAGCATTGAGAAATCTTTATTTTTTCTGCTGTATTGGAACAAGTATAATTCAAACATGGTTGGATTTTTTCTCATCACAATGTCCTTATCAACAATAACCACATGTTCTTTTGTCAATGCTGTTGGACCAATATTAATACTTCCCACTTTTCTACCCATTCTTTTGGCTTTTTCTTTTTCTTCTCGTTCATTACCAGCAACTTTGGGTTTATTTGTGCTACCTACTTGACGTCCTCGTCTTACAATTAGATCTGGATGATATGCAGGACGTTCAATTGGGATTGGAGCTGGAACTGAAATTAATGAAATTGGTTTTTCAAGTGGTGCCCTTGGAATTTTAAAGGTAATTTTACGTCTGGGATTACCTCTTCCTCTTTTAGATTTAATTCTTTCTTCTTCAATACGTCTGTCTGCCTCCTCTTCTGCTTTACTTTGAGGGGTTTCAGTGTAATTTTGAATAAATCTATAATTTTCAGCAGCTGAGGAAAAAGGGTTGTTCTTTTTTCTTCCTCTATTTTCTTTCTTTTTCTCAAAAGCACCATCGGGAATAATATAACCACCTGTAGAGAACTTAGGTAGTTCTTCTGGTTCATAGCCAGGAATAACAATATCGTCAATTTCGGAGAAGACATCATCAAGTTCATTCTCCATTGTAACACTTGCTGGAAGATTGCAACCATACTCTTTTCTAATAGAGTTTTGTTCATGTACTCGTTCGTGATACTTTCCAGTGTTATTGATGGTGCAAGTTTCGTGATATTCAAGTTCTTCAGCAAGGTTATTTAATTCTTTGTGAACTTTCTTCTTTTCTTCATCATATAATTCTTCTACAAATATATCCCACTCAAAAGAACTTAATCTATTGAGATCAGACATACTGTAGTTGTACACACAGAGGATCAATGATTTAGATAACAAGAAAGATTCCATATCGCTGTTTATTTAATGTCGCTTTTATATATTTAAGGCTGTAAAAAAGTTTCAGACACTAAAAAATTTTATTTTCCCAGGTAAAATTTTTTATTATCAATTTCTAAAAAAAATTTTTTAAAAATTCTTGGAGAAACTTTTAAAAATTTGGGTAAGATGGACCGTGTTGTAAATGAAAGATTATTTTGGATATACATGTGTTAAGGGAAAATTAAAAGTGTGTATTAGTCAAAATATTTATAATGACATATAATATGTTAAACTTGTGATAGTAGAAATCATGATTAATTTATTGATAAAAGTATACATGGTACTGTATTTATTATTGGAAATTTTGAAATGAGAGCATAATGTAAAGTATTACTTTATATGATTATCACTTGAATATATTAACATTTTATGATTATGTGTAATAATTTATTATATCATTAAATAATTGTGTAATTTTTCTGTTTATTTGACACCGATATAATATAATAGAAAATATTTTATTGATTTACACTTGCAAGATTTAATGTTTTAAATTATTTGAAGTTTTAGATGTTTAACATGTTTATAGAATAGACATATATTTTGTATCTGAAATAATTTAACATTTAATGTATTCCATCTATACTGTTATATTTTTTTGTACTGTTAATTATTTTATATATTCATTATGTAAAATAAATAATTATATATAATAAAATATTTAGAAATTATTAAAAATAAATATGAATTAGTATCAAGATTATTTGACTCAATGATAATGATATCCAAATAGTAATTTTATTAATTTATCTATAAAATATGTTTGTAATTAAGATTTAAAAAAATTTAGATCATTATAAGACTGTATGACTTAATGATAAAATAACTCAAATAACAGTTTCAATATCATTATTGTGAACAAAGAATATATTATATTAATGAATTCCAATGTTAAACAAATATAAGTCAGATGTTGTCTAGTATATTCAATAAATTTTTTATAATTCATTATGATTGTATTTTATGGTAATGATATTAAAGATGTTATTTAGATAACTATTAATATTGAGTCAAATAATCTTGATACTATATCATGTTTAATTTTAATAATTTTTAAATATTTTATTATATATAATTAATTTTTTTATATAACAAATAAATAAGATATTAAAATATATAATAAATACAATGGTATAGATAGAATACATTGAATAATATATTCTTCCAGATAGAAGAATATTATGATTGAATTAAATAGTTGTAGTTTATTCTTTGATTTAAAAATATCATTAATATTGAGTCAAATAGACATGATATATATACTTTTAAAATAAAAGTATATTAAGGTTGAGTCAAATAGACATAATATATACTTTTAATTTAAAAGCATATTAAGGTTGAGTCAAATAAACATGATATATGCTTTTAAATTAAAAGTGTATTAAGGTTGAGTCAAATAAACATGATATATGCTTTTAAATTAAAAGTGTATTAAGGTTGAGTCAAATAGACATGATATATACTTTTTGTTAAAAAGAAAATTGTAATTGTATGGAACCGTTGTGATATATATTTAATTTTTGTTTAGCTATTCTAGATCTATTTTTAAATAATAATTTCATTATCTTTATTTGAATAACTGTCAATATTGAGTCAAATAGTCTTGGTATAAAATCATATTTAAATTAAATAATTTTTAAATATTTTATTCTATATAATTAATTTTTTTTATATAACAAATAAATAAAAAATTATATATGTAATAAATACAATAATATAGTTAAAATACTTTGAATAGTTTATTCTTTCAAATGAAAGAATAATATATGTGTTTGATTCAATCATAATATACTTTAATCTGAAAAAAATATATCATATCTATTTGACTCAACCTTAATATACTTTTAAATTAAAAGTATATATCATATCTATTTGACTCAACCTTAATATACTTTTAATTTAAAAGTATATATCATATCTATTTGACTCAACCTTAATATACTTTTAATTTAAAAGCATATATCATGTCTATTTGACTCAACCTTAATATACTTTTAATTTAAAAGTATATATCATATCTATTTGACTCAACCTTAACATACTTTTAATTTAAAAGCATATATCATGTCTATTTGACTCAACCTTAATATACTTTTAATTTAAAAGTATATATCATATCTATTTGATTCAACCTTAATATACTTTTAAATTAAAAGTATATATCATGTCTATTTGACTCAGCGTTAATAATTCTTCTATTCAACTAAGAATATCATATTTGTGTTACTTAACTATTATATCTTTTAATTTAGAATGATAATTATCCAATGTATTTTAACAATATTATTGTATTTATTACATATCTAATTTTTTTATTTATTCTATATATAAAAAAATTAATTATATAGAATAAAATATTTAAAAATTATTTAACTTAAACATGATTTACTATCAAGAGTATTTGACTCAATGTTAATGGTATTCCAAAAGTCAATTTTATTATTATTATAACAAAACATGTATATGATAACCATACAAAATTTTTAATATTTATCACAAATATTCTATATTGTTACAATATTCTTTTAAAGTAAAAATACATCATATCTATGCGAACACTAGTACTTTACAACTAGATGTATTAACATTTATTTTTGCCGCAAGTTTAATATTTCAGTAATTATTGAATCTAATATTTATTTAAAGTAAAAAATACATCATATCTATTATATGTGTATGTATTACAAGTAATTATCATTTGTACTCCCAATCGACAGCTAATCCCCTTTATATTAATTGATACAGATCTCCCTACCGGTCGTTCTGTATCAATTAATATAAAGACTATTGCAATTTTTTCGCTATTTTGTACAATAGTAATTGTGTTAATACATTTAATTATAATGTTTTATCAAATGAGTGAATGTATATTATATTTACAAATAGAAATATATAAAGTATCTGGATGGATATCAAATGTTGATGAATACATTATATTCATATCATAACCATGTGTACGGTACAATATTAAAAGTGTTATCTAAATCGTTAATTCGACTCATCTATCTCATGAATATCTATCAAGAAATTATTATATCACTTTATAGTATAAATTTTCCCGCATATATATGTTATTTTTGACCATCTGAAGAGGTGTGCCTTTGCGCCAATACTAACGTGTCTAGAAATACTAGACACCCTAGAGAATGCGATCAATATTATATTTTCTGTACAGGTACACAGGTGTTTTTTTTTATTTTCTGGAAAAATTCCAGAAATTAAAATTTATTCTGGAGTTCAAATAAATTTTTCTGTATACCTATAAAAAAAGTATAAAATTGGGTACTTTTGAGACACGCTGGATTAGTCTTCAGATGACCAAAATTTGTTATTTTCGACTATTCTGAAAAAATTCCGGAAAATTCCCTAGGGAAAACACGAATATTATGACTGTTGGAGATAGTTGTGAATTATTCACATTAAATGATATCATATACATACGGGATAAATCTTACTATATAGTGGTACAATAATTTTCTGATAGATATTCGTCAGGAAAATACAGTGATAAATAAAATTAAGTTAATATTTTAATAATGTAATTTAGACATGGTTGTGATATGAGCATATAAAATATTTGCTTATATTTAGTTTTATCTCATTTACATCATATATACATCTTGGATAAACAAACAAGGTGTATACGTCATGTTTATTTAACTTATTTTTCTATTGGAAAAAATACGATATTGAAAGAATTTCTAAAAACACTAGATCCCTAAGGATCTAGTGTTTTAGGAAGCGAAATTCGCAATATCTCAATTTTCTGTGCAAGTACAGAAAAATAATTAATCTAGTATATCAGGCTGTTCCATTTATCCAACAAATTAAAGAATGATGTGTCAGAATTGAGTAATCATGGTTTATATTTTAAAAATAAAAGAATATAATATCAGTATGAGTTACCTATGATAGACAATTAAAATTTTAATTGTCTATCATATATGCATTTTACTGTAATAAAATTGAAATTGAAATTTAAACAACTATCATGATTGAGTCAAATAGTCTTAATAAAAGATCATGTATAAATTAAATAATTTTTAAATATTTTATTATACATAATTAATTTTTTTTTATATAAAGAATAAATAAAATAATTAAACATGTAATAAATATAATAATATAAATGAAATATATTGGATAGTTTATTCTTCCAATGAAAGAATAAAATAGTTAGGCTAAATAAACATGATATATTGATTTACTTTAAACTAATATCACAATTAAGTCAAATAGATATGATTTAATCTCAGATTTTAAAAGAATATTATGATTCAATCAAATAAACATAATATATTGATTTACTTTAAATTAATATCATAATTGAGTCAAATAGATATGATTTAATCTCAGATTTTAAAAGAATAACATGATTCAATCGAATAAACATAATATATTGGCTTATTTTTAAATTAATAATAATCCCTATAACATATAGTTGTATTTAATTTTTTATATTAAAAATATGTTATGATTGAGTCAAATAAATATAATATTTTCCAATTAGAAGAATAAGCTGTTCAACGTATTTTGTCTATACTATTGTATTTATTACATGTTTATTATTTTATTTATTCTTTATATAAAAAAATTAATTATATATAATAAAATATTTAAAAATTATTTAGCCTAAACATGATTTTTTATTAAGACTATTTGACTCAATCTTAATAGTTATTCAAATAAAATTTTTATTATTATCATAGTAAAATACAATCATGATAAACAATTAAATTTTAATATAGTTATCATAACTAACCCATTCAATTATGATATTCTTTCATCCGAAAATATATCATTATGTTATTTTCAAACACTCTAATTGAAACAATTAGATTTTTTTTTAATTTAATATATCTATATGGTGTAGTTTGTAAAATATAGCCTCAGTATAATTTCTATCACATGTTGTGGGTTATTTTATTATTCAAAAATATAACTTTCATATTCCTCACATATATGATATTTTTAACAACTATATTATTACATCATTTATTCTAGCAAATCTAATATTCACTTAAACATTAGATTTAAAATATTTTTACTATCTTTTTGGATATTTTTGTTTTACTACATTGTATTTTTTGCGTATTACTATACAGTAATATCTGTATTTTTTTATAGCTTATTCCATAACATAATTTTATTATGGGTAGATATTATTTTATTATTCAGGATATGTTTATCACTATATACATCAACTTCATAATTACCTATATTAAATGTACTATCAAAAATTCTTTCCTTGAAAAACAGTCTCATGAAGAATAAAATTCAAGTTTTTTTAATCCCGGGTAATTTTATTTTTTCTGGAAATTTTCCAGAAGAAATCTAGAGTTCCAGAAAAATTCCAGAATTTTCCCAGAAAATTAAAAATTTTTCTGTATAACTATACAGAAAGTGTAAAATTGAACACTTTCGAGACACATTGGAATAGTCTTCAGATGACCAAAAAACCCTATTTTTGAGTGCTTTAGAAAAATTCCAGAAAAACTCCATAGAGAAAACACTATTATCATGTCTATTGGGAAAGGTTATAAGATATCCAAACAAAATGATATCATATGGATACGGAATAAACCTTACTATAAAATAACATAATAGTTTTCTTAATAAATGAACACGGTGTGAATAAGGTAATAATAGTAATTATGTTAATAATATAATGTTATATTGCAAATATTGCAAATATAGTAATCACATATGTATGAAATATTTTATATTCACATCATAATCATATGTGGGATGTAATGTTAATATTGTTACTTTATTTACTCTTCATGTCCCCATTTATAACATAGATATCTATCAAAAATTATTATAATATTTACAGCAGAGATTTCTCACATATATGTGTTATCAATTTACATAGATATGATACATATGTTTCTTCTTGAGGAAATTTCTGAAATTTTCCAATATGTCCAAAAAGAAAAGATACCATTTTGATCATTTGAAGATGGTCATAACATGTGTTAAACGTACATAAATATATATTTCCTGTATATAAATACAAAAAAATCAGAGAATCTGGAAGTATGGAGTTTTTCTGATTTTCTGATTTTTCGAAGAAAGACAAAATTACGGAGATTATGGAGTGCTTAAACTTCTGAGATATACCATATAATGAATTAAAAGTGATATCAATATATGTGTAACAAAATAAAATAATACATGTTTATACAATTTAAATAAACGTATGTAAGAAATATATTTACACACTTATCACAATAACTTATTGTGTTAAAATCAATTTCTTACCACTTTGTAACTTTAGAAATTTTCATATTACTCTGCACAAATGTTTTATATCAAAAAAATTAAATCACTGATTGTATCGTTGAAGAATGATGTAATACATTTTTTTTTACTTGATAGAATATTATGTCAGAGGGGAATAGTTGTAATGATTATCCAGAAAATCAATTGTTTATCTTATATGCATTTTACTTTATTATTATTGAAATCATAATTTGATGTATCTCCATAATTGAGTCAAATAGTCTTGGTATAAATTCATGATTAATTTAAATAATTTTTAAATATTTTATTATATATAATTAATTTTTTTATATAACAAATAAATAAAATATTAAAATGTATAATAAATACAATGATATAGATGAAATACATTGAATAATATATTCTTTCATTTGGAAGAATATCGTGATTGAGTCAAATAAACATGATATATGTTTTAAAACTGAAAGTATATTAAGATTGAGTCAAATAAACATAATATATACTTTTAGACTAAAAATATATTAAGATTGAGTCAAATAAATATGATATATGACTTTTAGTTTAAAAGTATATTATGATTGAGTCAAATAAATATGATATATGGCTTTTAGTTTAAAAGTATATTATGATTGAGTTAAATAAACATGATATATGTTTTTAAACTGAAAGTATATTAAGATTGAGTCAAATAAACATGATGTATTCTTTTAGACTAAAAGTTATTAAGATTAAGTCAAATAAACATGATATATGTTTTTAAACTGAAAGTATATTAAGATTGAGTCAAATACATATTTTGTTCTTTCAACTAAGAGAACAAAATATTCAATATATTTCATCTATATCAATGTGTTTATTACATATTTAAATATTTTATTTATTTGTTATATAAAAAAATTAATTATATATAATAAAATATTTAAAAATTATTTAATTTAAACATGAATTTATATCAAGAGTATTTGACTCAACCTTGATAATCATTCAAATAACAATTTCACTATTTTCAGTATAAAATAATTTTATGATAACCATATAAAAAAATAAATGTTTATCATAAGAATTCCATATAATTATAATTTTCTTCTTAACTAAAAGAATATATCATGTTTATTTGACTCAATCTTAATATACTTTTAAACTAAAAACATATATTATATTTATTTGACTCAATCTTAATATAATATATGTTTTTAGTTTAAAAGTATATATCATATTTATTTGATTCAATCTTAATATACTTTTAATCTAAAAGAATATATCATATTTATTTGATTCAATCTTAATATACTTTTAATCTAAAAGAATATATCATGTTTATTTGACTCAATCTTAATATAATTTTAGACTAAAAACATATATCATATTTATTTGATTCAATCTTAATATACTTTTAATCTAAAAGAATATATCATGTTTATTTGATTCAATCTTAATATACTTTTAATCTAAAAGTATATATCATGTTTATTTAGCTCAATCTTAATATACTTTTAGACTAAAAGCCATATATCATATTTATTTGACTCAATCTTAATATAATTTTAGACTAAAAGCATATATCATATTTATTTGATTCAATCTTAATATACTTTTAATTTAAAAGAATATATCATGTTTATTTGATTCAATCTTAATATACTTTTAATCTAAAAGAATATATCATGTTTATTTAGCTCAATCTTAATATACTTTTAGATTAAATAAATATATCATGTTTATTTAGCTCAATCTTAATATACTTTCAAATTAAAAGTATATATCATGTTTATTTGATTCAATCTTAATATACTTTTAATCTAAAAGAATATATCATGTTTATTTGATTCAATCTTAATATACTTTTAATCTAAAAGTATATATCATGTTTATTTAGCTCAATCTTAATATACTTTTAGACTAAAAGCCATATATCATATTTATTTGACTCAATCTTAATATAATTTTAGACTAAAAGCATATATCATATTTATTTGATTCAATCTTAATATACTTTTAATTTAAAAGAATATATCATGTTTATTTGATTCAATCTTAATATACTTTTAATCTAAAAGAATATATCATGTTTATTTAGCTCAATCTTAATATACTTTTAGATTAAATAAATATATCATGTTTATTTAGCTCAATCTTAATATACTTTCAAATTAAAAGTATATATCATGTTTATTTGACTCAATCATAATAATTTTTTTAATCTAAAAGCACATATTATGATTATTTGATTCAATCTGTTTATTCTTTCAATTGAAAGAATAAACTATTCAATGTATTTCATCTATATCATTGTATTTATTACTTATTTAAATATTTTATTTATTTGTTATATAAAAAAATTAATTATATAGAATAAAATATTTAAAAATTATTTAACTTAAACATGAATTTATATCAAGACTATTTGACTCAACATTGACAGTTACTCAAATAACAATTTCACTATCGTCAGAGTAAAATGCATATATGATAGTAAAATAAAATTTTGGATGTATATCACTATGGTTTCATATAGTTATAATATTTCTTTATTATTAAAATATAAACTATGACTAGATAGATACCAGAATTAATGATCCTTCTCTCATGAAAGGGTCATTATATTTAGTATTCCTATAGCTCAGATATGATATATATTTAAAGTGAAAATATTAATAAAGACAGTTTGATATAACATATATTTTTTTAAGTGGGTGAATATATTGTATCTATTTTATGTTAATGTATATTGTAAATATATAAAAGTTATTTAAGTATGATTATACCGCACATAATATTCAAATACCTGCAATAACCTTTATGTTAAGCAATATAGGACGACCAACAGGAAGTCCTATATTGTTTAACATAAAGGGGATTAGCTTTCAATTATTAGTGCAATATCAATCAACTTTAAATAATTTATATAATCCGTAAACATATATCAATAATATTATATATGTGTGTATTACATGTAATTACCATTTGTACTCCCAATCAACAGCTAATCCCCTTTATATTAACTAGTATAGTGCTCCCTGCCGGTCGCTCTATACTAGTTAATATAAAGATTATTGCAAATTTTTGCTATTTTGTACATAGTAATTGTGTTAATACACTCATATATAATGTTTATCAAAAAGAGAAAATGTATGTTTTACATCCATTTGAAAATACTAAGTATACAAATATACGATAATAATTTTATATTCACATGACAATTTTATTATTATCACAGTAAAACATATCTGTGACAAACGACTAAATTTTTATACATCTATTATAATTTAATCATTGAGTATGAATATTATCATTAATTCATTTGAGAATATATATCATATGAAATAACTGATCTTTCTAATGCATTATTTCTAACTAAGAATTTGATACATGAATATATGTAAGTATTTTAGTACATACAAATGTTGGTTTTTAATCATGATGTCATATTATATTTGTAGATTGTTACGATAGAAAGATATAAAACATATTTTACTATGAAATATTTACGACTGTATTTTTCTCACACATTTTGTCATCTCCATCTGTGAGAAAAATGTCCTTACCATATGGCTTATTTTAAGATGTTTAAATATAATGTATTTTTATTAACTTTTAAGTTGTCGATATTTTCCCAGCAAATGGGTTCACTATTTAATATTTTATTTTCTGGGGTTCCAGGAAATTTCTAGGATCTTAAAATTTTCCAGAATTTTCTGGAATTTTTCTAGAAAATTATAAAAATTTCCTGTATAGATATACAGAAAGTATAAAATTAGGCACTTTTAAGACACGTTGGATTAGTCTTCAGATGACCAAAATTTGCTATTTTAGACTGTTCTGAAAAAAATCCAGAAAATTCCCTAGAGAAAACACGAATATTATAACTGTTGGAGACCGTTGTGATTTGTTCATATTAAATGATATCATACGAATACGGGGTAAATCTTACTATATAGTGGTACAATAATTTTCTGATGAATAATCATCGAGAAAATACCGTGATAAATAAAATTAAGTTAATATTTTAATAATATGACTTAAACATAGTTGTAATTTAAACATGTAAAATATTCGCTTATATTTAATTTCATCTCATTTATACCAAACATACATCTTGAATAAACAATCAAGGTGTATATATCATGTTTATTTAATATATTTTTCTATTGGAAAAATACGATATTCGCAATATCTCAATTTTCTGTGCTTACACAGAAAAATAATTAATCCAATATGTCAGACTGTTCTATTTATCCAACAAATTAAAGAACATTATGTAAAAGTTGAGTAATCATAGTTTATATTTCAAAAATGAAAGAATATAATAACTGAATGAGATACCCATGATAAACAATTAAAATTTTAGTTGTTTATCATATATTCATTTCATTGTAATAATATTCAATTTGAAATTTAAACAACTATCAAGATTGAGTCAAATAGTCTTAATAGAATTTCATATTTAAATTAAATAATTTTTAAATATTTTATTATATATAATTTATTTTTTTATATAACAAATAAATAAAATATTAAAATGTATAATAAATACAATAGTATAAATGAAATACATTGAATAATATATTTTCTAGATGGAAGAATATCGTGATTGAGTCAAATAGTTATAGTTTATCCTTTGATTAAAAATAATATTGTGATTGAGTCAAATAAATATGATATACATTCAAAATTAAAAAGAATATCACAACCGAATCAAATAAATATAATATATTAATTTATTTTAAATTATTATCATAATAGATTTAATTTATTCTCAGACTTAAAAAGAATACTATGATTAAGTCAAATAAACATAATATATTGATTTAATTTAAATCGTATATGATTGATTCATACATATATGATTTATTCTCAGATTTAAAAAGAATATTATGGTTGAGTCAAATAGATATAATATTTTTCATTTACTTGATAAAATATTATGTTTGTGTGAAATAGTTATAATTATTATCCAAATAATTAATTGTTTATTTTATATGCTTTTTACATTAATTGTATTGAATTCATATTTTGATATATTTTCATGATTGAGTCAAATAATCTTGGTATAAATTCATGTTTTAGTTAAATAATTTTTAAATATTTTATTCTATATAATTATTTTTTTTATATAACAAATAAATAAAATATTAAAATATATAATAAATACAATAGTATAGATGAAATCCATTGTATTGTTTATTCTTTCAATTGAAAGATTAAACATATTGAGTCAAATAAACATGATATATGCTTTTAGATTAAAAGTATATTAAGATTGAGTCAAATAAACATGATATATACTTTTAATCTAAAAGTATATTAAGATTGAGTCAAATAAACATAATATATACTTTTAAATTAAAAGTATATTAAGATTGAGTCAAATAAACATGATATATACTTTTAATTTAAAAGTATATTAAGATTGAGTCAAATAAACATGATATATACTTTTAAATTAAAAGTATATTAAGATTGAGTCAAATAAACATGATATATACTCTTAGTTTAAAAGTATATTAAGATTGAGTCAAATAAACATGTATTACTCTTGTTTATTTGGAATAAAATTATAATTGTATGGAATTCTTTTGATAATCATTTAATTTTTCATATGGCTATCATAAAAATAATTTATACTGAAAATAGTAAAAATGTTATTTGAATAACCATCAAGGTTGAGTCAAATAATCTTGGTATAAAATCATGTTTAAATTAAATAATTTTTAAATATTTTATTCTATATAATTATTTTTTTTATATAACAAATAAATAAAAAAAATTATATGTAATAAATACAATAATATAGTTAAAATATATTGAATAGTTTGTTCTTTAAATTGAAAGAATAATATATGTATTTGACTCAATCTTTATATACTTTTAAATTAAAAACATATATTATGTTTATTTGACTCAATCTCAATATACTTTTTAGTCTAAAGTATATATCATGTTTATTTGACTTAATCTTAATATACTTTTAGATTAAAAGTATATATCATGTTTATTTGACTGAATCATAATATACTTTTAATTTAAAAGTATATATCATGTTTATTTGACTCAATCTTAATATACTTTTAGATTAAAAACATATATCATGTTTATTTGACTTAATCTTAATATACTTTTAGATTAAAAGTATATATATCATGTTTATTTGACTCAATCTGTTTATTTTTTCAATTGAGAGAATAAACAATACAATATATTTCATCTATACCATTGTATTTATTATATGTTTAAGTATTTTATTTATTTTTTATATAAAAAAATAAATTATATATAATAAAATATTTAAAAATTATTTAATTTAAGCATGAATTTATACCAAGATTATTTGATTCAATATTGACAGTTAATCAAATAACAATTTTTCTACTATCGCAATAAAACACATATATGTTAGTAAAATAAAATTTTGGATATCTATCATAATTATTTCATGTAATTATAATATTTCTAGATAAATATCAGAATCAATAATCCTCTCCCCACGTAAAGATTATTTAAATATGATTACACTGTGCATAATATTCAGATACTTGCAATAGTCTTTATATTAAACAATATAAGACGACCAACAGGGAGTCTTATATTGTTTAACATAAAGGGGATTAGCTGTCAATTATCAGCACAAAATCAATCAACCTTAAATAATTTTCGCAACACATATACATATACAAAGTCCCTTGAGAATTGGATTTATCCAGTGAAACACTAGACTCCTGTGGGAGTCTAGTGTTTCAATCCCCAGTATAGAAATGAAATTTTCAAAGGTATTTCAGTTGATCGTTCTCTAATAAAATTGGTATCATTCGATACCTGAAAAATATTAGATGTTAGTTTAGTATTTTTGAGGAACTTTAAATATATATAATATTGATAATATTATATATGTATGTATTACATGTAATTATCATTTGTACTCCCAATCGACAGCTAATCCCCTTTATATTAACTGATATAGTGCTCCTTACCAGTCGCTCTATATCAGTTAATATAAAGACTATTGCAATTTTTTCACAATTTTGTACATAATAATTGTGTTAATACACACATATATAATGTTTATCAAAAGGAGAAAATGTATGTTTTATATTTGTGAATATTTACAGTGTTTTTCTCACGTATAATATCATCTTCATCCGTGAGAAAAATGTCTTTACCATATGGCTTGTTTTAAGATGTTTAAATACAGTGTATTTTTACTAACTTTTAAGTTGTCGATATTTTCTCAGCAAATGAGTTCTTTATTTAATATTTTATTTTCTGGGGTTCCGGGAAATTTCCAGATTTTTCTAGAATTTTTCTGGAAAATTTTAAAAATTTCCCGTATAGATATACAGAAAGTATAAAATTAGACACTTTCAAGACACGCTGGATTAGTCTTCAGATGACCAAAATTTGCTATTTTTGAGTGCTCTAGAAAAATTCTAGAAAAACACCATAGAGAATATACTATTATCATGTTTATCGGGAAGGGTTATAGGATGTCCACATAAAATGATATCATATGAATACGGGATAAACCTTACTATAAAATAACATGATATTTTTACCAATAAATGAACATGGTGTGGATAAGGCAATAATTACAATATTATATTACAAATACAACTATCACATTATAATCACCTGTGAAATACAATATTAAAATCGCTACTTATTTACTCTTCATGTAAACTTATAACACATATGTTTCTTTTTGAGGAAATTTCTGAAGATTGTTATAACATATCTTAAATATACATAAATATACACTTACTGTATACAAATGTAAAAAAATAAGAGAATTTGGAAGTATGGTGTTTTTCTTATTTTTCGAAGAAGGGCAAAATCATGGAGATTATAAAGTACTTAAACTTTTAAGATAAAGCATATAATGAATTAGAAATGATATTAATATATATGTAACAATATAATATAGTACATGTAAGGTTCCGAATTTTATATCGAACAATACCAATTTTATTGAAGAATGATAAGATGGAATAATCTCGAAATTTTTTCAATACATGTTCATACAATTTAAATAAACTTATGTAAGAAACATATATACACTTATCACAATAAGTTATTGTGATAAAACTAATTTCTTAGCACTTTATAACAGTAGAAATTTTCATATTACTCTACACAAATGTTCTATATCAAAAAAAAATTAAATCTCTAATTGTATCATTAGAGAATGATGTAATATATTTCTTTTTACTTGATAGAATATTATGTTAGAGAGAATAGTTGTAATGATTATTCAGAAAATTAATTGTTTATCTTATATGCATTTTACTTTATTAATATTGAAATTATATTTTGATACATCTTCATAATTGAGTCAAATAATCTTGGTATAAATTCGTGTTTAAGTTAAATAAATTTTAAATATTTTATTATATATAATTTATTTTTTTATATAACAAATAAATAAAATATTTAAAATATATAATAAATCCAATGGTATAGATGAAATATATTGAATAATATTTTTCTATTTGGAAGAATATCGTAATTGAATCAAATAAATATGATATATACTTTCAATCTAAAAGTATATTATGATTGAGTCAAATAAATATGATATATACTTTTAATCTAAAAAGCATATTATGATTGAGTCAAATAAATATGATTTATACTTTTAATTTAAAAGTATATTAAGATTAAGTCAAATAAATATGATATATACTTTTAAATTAAAAGTATATTAAGATTAAGTCAAATAAACATGATATATACTTTTAATTTAAAAGTATATTAAGATTAAGTCAAATAAACATGATATATACTTTTAATTTAAAAGTATATTAAGATTAAGTCAAATAAACATGATATATACTTTTAATTTAAAAGTATATTAAGATTAAGTCAAATAAACATGATATATACTTTTAATTTAAAAGTATATTAAGATTAAGTCAAATAAATATGATATATACTTTCAATCTAAAAGTATATTATGATTGAGTCAAATAAACATGATATATACTTTTAGTTTAAAAGCATATTAAGATTGAGTCAAATAAATATGATATATACTATTAATCTAAAAGTATATTAAGATTGAGTCAAATAAATATGATATATTATTTTAGTTAATAAGAAAAATTATAATTATATTAAGTTTTTATGATGAACATTTAATTTCTTATATGATTATCATATGTATATATTACACTAACAATAGTGAAATTGTTATTTATGTAACTGTCAATGTCGAGTCAAATAGTCTTGTTATAAAATCATGTTTAAATTAAATAATTTTTAAATATTTTATTATATATAATTAATTTTTTTATATAACAAATAAATAAAAAATTATATATGTAATAAATACAATAGTATAGTTAAAATACATTGAATAGTTTGTTCTATCAAATGAAAGAATAATATATGTGTTTGACTCAATCATAATATATTTCAGTCTGAAAAAATATATCATATTTATTTGACTCAATCTTAATATACTTTTAGATTAAAAGTAAATATCATGTTTATTTGACTCAATCTTAATTTACTTTTTAATTTAAAAGTAAATATCATGTTTATTTGACTCAATCTTAATTTACTTTTAAATTAAAAAGTAAATATCATGTTTATTTGACTCAATCTTAATATACTTTTAATCTAAAAGTATATTATGTTTATTTGACTCAATCTGTTTATTCTTTCAATTGAAAGGATAAACTATTCAATATATTTCATCTATATCATTGTATTTATTATATATTTTAATATTTTATTTATTTGTTATATAAAAAAATAAATTATATATAATAAAATATTTAAAAATTATTTAATTTAAACATGAATTTATACCAAGACTATTTGACTCAACATTGATAGTTACTCAAATAGCAATTTCACTATTGTTAGAGTAAAATACATATATGATAGTAAAATAAAATTTTTAGTGTATATCATTACTGTTTCATATAGTTATAATATTTCTTTAATGTTAAAATATAAACCATGACTAGATAAATACTGGAATTAACGATCCTTTCCCATGAAAAGAGTCATTATATTTATTATTCTTATGACTTAGATATAATAGATGTTTAAAATGAAAGTATTGGTAAAGACTGTTTGATATAACATATATTCTTTAAAGTGGAAGACTATATCGTGTTTATTTTATGCTAATGTATATTATAAAACATAAAAGTTATTTAAATATGATTACACTGCACATAATATTCAAATACCTGCAATAACCTTCATGTTAAGCAATATAGGACGACCAACAGGGAGTCCCATATTGCTTAACATAAAGGGGATTAGCTGTCAATTATCAGTGCAAAATAAATCAACTTTAAATATTTTCTGTAATACACATATATCAACAATATTATATGTGTGTATTACATGTAATTATTATTTGTACTCCCAATCGACAGCTAATCCTCTTTATATTAACTGATATAGTGCTCCCTACCGGTCGCTCTATATCAGCCGATATAAAGACTATTGCATTTTTTTTTCGCATTTTTGTACATAGTAATTGTGTTAATATACTCATATATAATTATGGTATAAGCATGTATGATATTTAACAATATTTAATAATATTTAATAATGTTATATACTAGTTTATTCACATCATGTATACTTTTAGAATAAATAAATATATTAGGAAAATATATTAGGAAAATATATCTCGTTCTTTTGATATATTTTCCTAATATAAAAATAATTAATTTGTATGTCATACTATTTTGTTTATTCATTTATTTGAAAGAACAATACAGCTGAACTTATATGTTATAGATTATTCTTATCAATGGATGAATATAATAACTGAGCCATATAGTCATAAATTACTTTTTTTCAAACGGAAGAATATAATGGTTGAGATACATAATCATAAATTATTCTTTCATTTTGAAAGAATATAGTGATTATATAAACTGTTTACGATAGATTCTAAAATTTTTAGTTATCTATCTTATATGTATATTATCATAATAATATTGACACTATCATTTAACAACCGCCAGAATTATGTCGAATAATCAGTTAAAATTTTGAATATCTACCATAACCATCTCATTCAATTATGATATTCTTTCTGATGGAAGAATACAATATGTTAGTCTCCAAATCTTCTAATTGAAACAATTAGATTTTTCAAGTTAATACATTTATACTATGTAATTTGTAAAATCTTAATTATTTGGAATGTTAAAATTTTATCCTATTGTCCCCAATACGATTTTTACTATATGTTTGGGGTCATTTTATTATATGGGAATATGTTATTTTCATCTTCAACAGTTCTGTTAATTTTATTTATTTCTGAAATTCCCAGGTACATAACTATAAATTTCTCCCAGATTTTTCTAGATAAATTTCTCCCAGATTTTTCTAGAAAAATTTCAGAAAAAATTTTTAATTAAAAAAATTTTCTGTATACATATACAGAAAGTGTAAAATTGAACACTTTTGAGACATGCTGGAACAGTCTTCAGATGATCAAAAAACCCTATTTTTGAATACTCTAAAAAATTCCAGAAAAACTCCCTAGAAAAAACACTATTATCATGTCTATTGGAAAGGGTTGTAAGATATCCACGTAAAATGATATCATATGAATACGGGATAAACCTTACCATACAATAACATGATATTTTTACTAATAAATAAACACGGTGTGTATAAGGCAATAATAGTAATTATGTCAATAATATAATGTTAATAATATAATGTTATATTGCAATTACAGTCATCACATATGTGTAAAATATTTTACATTCACATTATAATCATGTATGAGATATAATGTTAAAATTGTTATTTAATTACTTTTTACATCCCATTTATAACATGAATATCCACCAAAAATTATTATGATATACATGTTTCTTCTTGGAGAAATTTCGGAAATTTCTAATATATCTAAAAAGACAAAGATCCTATTATGATCATCTCTATATAACCATAACATGTCTTAAACATACACAAATATACACTCACTGTATATAGATGCTGGAAAACAAAATTATGGAGATTTTAAAGTGCTTAAATTACTGAGACGTATCATATAATAAATTAAAAGTGATATTACTATATGTGTAACAAAAATAAAATAACATATGTTTGTACGATTTAAATAAACGTATGTAAGAAACATACTTATGCTCTTATTACAATAATCTATTGTGATAAAATCAAAATTTTACCATTTTAGCTGTAAAAATTTTGATATTAATCCATACATATGTTCTATATCAAAATTTTTTTTAATCTTTAATTATATCATTCGATAATGATATAATGTCTTTCATTTACTTGATAAAATATTATGTTCGTGTAGAATAGTTATAATGATTGTCCAAAAAATTAATTGTTTATTTTGTATGCTTTTTACATTAATAATATTGAAATTGTATTTTAATGTATCTTCATGATTGAGTCAAACAGTCTTGATATAATTTCATGTTTTAATTAAATAAATTTTAAATATTTTATTATATATAATTTATTTTTTTATATAACAAATAAATAAAATATTAAAATACATAATAAATACAATGGTATAGATGAAATACATTGTATTGTTTATTCTTTCAATTGAAAGAATAAACAGATTGAGTCAAATAAACATGATATATATTTTTAATTTAAAAGTATATTAAGATTGAGTCAAATAAACATGATATTTATTTTTAATTTAAAAGTATATTAAGATTGAGTCAAATAAACATGATATTTATATTTAATTTAAAAGTATATTAAGATTGAGTCAAATAAACATGATATATATTTAATTTAAAAGTATATTAAGATTGAGTCAAATAAACATGATATATATTTAATTTAAAAGTATATTAAGATTGAGTCAAATAAACATGATATATGCTTTTAAACTAAAAGTATATTAAAATTGAGTCAAATAAACATGATATATGCTTTTTAAATTAAAAGTATATTAAGATTGAGTCAAATAAACATGATATATACTTTTAGTTTAAAAGTATATTAAGATTGAGTCAAATAAACATGATATATACTCTTAGTTTAAAAGTATATTAAGATTGAGTCAAATAAACATGATATATACTCTTAGTTTAAAAGTATATTAAGATTGAGTCAAATAAACATGATATATACTTTTAGTTTAAAAGTATATTAAAATTGAGTCAAATAATCATGATATATGTTTTTAGATTAAAAATATATTAAGATTAAGTCAAACACATATATTATTCTTTCATTTGAAAGAACAAACTATTCAATGTATTTTAACTATATTATTGTATTTATTACATATATAATTTTTTATTTATTTGTTATATAAAAAAATTAATTATATAGAATAAAATATTTAAAAATTAATTAATTTAAACATGATTTTATACCAAGACTATTTGACTCAACCTTGATAGTCATTCAAATAATATTTTCACTATTTTCAGTGTAAAATATTTTCATGATAGCCATACGAAAAATTAAATGATTATCAAAATAATTCCATACAATTATAATTTTATTCCAAATAAACAAGAATAATACATGTTTGTTTGACTCAATCTTAATATGCTTTTAGATTAAAAGCATATATCATGTTTATTTGACTCAATGTTAATATATTTTTAGACTAAAAGTATATATCATGTTTATTTGATTCAATCTTAATATACTTTTAGTTTAAAAACATATATCATGCTTATTTGACTCAATCTTAATATACTTTTAGTTTAAAATCATATATCATGTTTATTTGACTCAATCTTAATATACTTTTAGTTTAAAAACATATATCATGTTTATTTGATTCAATCTTAATATACTTTTAGTTTAAAAACATATATCATGCTTATTTGACTCAATCTTAATATACTTTTAGTTTAAAAGTATATATCATGTTTATTTGACTCAATCTGTTTATTCTTTCAATTGAAAGAATAAACAATACAATGTATTTCATCTATACCATTATATTTATTATATATTTAAGTATTTTATTTATTTGTTATATAAAAAAATTAATTATATAGAATAAAATATTTAAAAATTATTTAACTTAAAAATGAATTTATATCAAGACTATTTGACTCAAGGTTGTCAGTTACTCAAATATCAATTTTGCTACCATCACAATAAAACACATATATGTTAGTAAAATAATTTTCTGGATATCTATCATAATGATTTCATGTAGTTATAATATTTCCTAAACATCAAAATTTAAATCATGTTTAGGTAAATATCAGAATCATTAATCCTCTCCTCACGTAAAGATTATTTAAATATGATTACACTGCGCATAATATTCAAATACTTGCAATAATCTTTATATTAAGCAATATAGGACGACCGACAGGGAGTCCTATATTGTTTAACATAAAGGGGATTAGCCGTCAATTATTAGCGCAAAATCAATCAACTTTAAGTAATTTCCACAACACATAAACACATACAATGTACCTTGAGAATTGGATAAATCTAATTCTCCCAGTATTGGAATGAAATTTTCATGGATGTTTCAATTGATCATTCTTCAATAAAATTGGTATCGAATGATACCAAATCAAAACTTTAAATATATATTAACAATATTATATATGTGTGTATTACATGTAATTATCATTTGTACTCCCAATCGACAGCTAATCCCCTTTATATTAACTGATATAGTACTCCCTGTCGGTCGCTCTACATCAGTTAATATAAAGACTATTGCAAATTTTTCACAATTTTGTACATAATAATTGTGTTAATACACACATATATAATGTTTATCGAAAAGAGAAAATGTATGTTTTATATTTGTGAATTATTACAATAGAAAGATATTGAACTTATTTTACCATGAAATATTTACGACCTTATTTTTCACAAAATATTTACAGTGTTTTTTCTCACATAAATATCATCTTCATCTGTGAGAAAAATGTCCTTATCATATGGCTTATTTTAAGATGTTTGAATATGGTGTTCTTTCACTAACTTTTAAGTTGACGATATTTTCCCAGCAAATAGGTTTATTATTTAATATTTTATTTTCTGGAGTTCCAGGAAATTTCCGGAATCTTAAAAATTTCCAGAATTTTCCTGGAATTTTTCTGGAAAATTATAAAAATTTTCTGTATAGATATACAGAAAGTATAAAATTGAGTACTTTCAAGACACTCTGGAGTAGTTCTCAGATGATCAAAAATACCAATTTTTGACTGTTCTAGAAAAATTCTGGAAAATTCCCCAGAGAAAAGCACTAGTATTGTGTCCATTGGAGATGGTTGTGAATTGTCCACATAAAATGATATTATATACATACGGGATAAACATTACTATAAAGTGTTATAATAATTTTTTAGTGAATAATCATGGGAAATTACCGTGATAAATAAAGTTAAATTAATATTTTAACAATATATTTTGTACTTAATTATGGTATATGATGTGGATGAAATAATATTTAATCATGTTAAGTATTATTTCATCCACATCATATATACTTTTAGAATAAACTAATACATTACATCCATCTTATTTTAACATATTTTCCTAATAGAAAAATAATTAATATGTATATCATACTGTTTTGTTTATACATTTGTTTGGAATAATAATATAACTGAGTTAATATAGCTATAGTTTATTCTTTCAAAATGAAAGAATAAAATAGCGGAATCATTATATTCTCTTATTTTAGAAAAAATAAGAGAATATAATGATTGTATGAGCTATTTATGATGAATACTAAAAATCTTAACTATTTATCATATATGTGTTTTATTGTGATGATATCAAAATTGTTATTTTAACAATCATCAAGATTGAGTCAAATAGTCTTGATAAAATTTCATGTTTAAATTAAAATAATTTTTAAATATTTTATTATATATAATTAATTTTTTTATATAACAAATAAATAAAAATATTTAAATATACAATAAATATAATGGTATGATTTAAATACATTAAATAATATATTTTTATAATAGAAGAATATCATGATTGAGCCAAACAATTATAGTTTATTTTATTTTTAATCAATATTATGATTGAGTCAAATAGTTATGTTTTATTCTTTAAATTTAAAACAATATTATGATTGAGTCAAATAGTCATGTTTTATTCTTTAAATTTAAAACAATATTATGATTGAGTCAAATAGTCATGTTTTATTCTTTAAACTTAAATTAATATTATGATTGAGTCAAATAGTCATGTTTTATTCTTTAAATTTAAATCAATATTATGATTGAGTCAAATAGATATAATATTTTTCTAATAAAAAGATTTACTATTTAATGTATTTCAACTATATTATTGTATTTATTATATTTATTATATACTTAAAATTTTTATTTATTCTATATATAAAAAAATTAATTATATAGAATAAAATATTTAAAAATTATTTAATTCAAAAATGAATTTTGTTAAGGTTATTTGACTCAATCTAAGATGTTATCCAGATGAAATTTTCATTATTATCACAATAAAATACAATTATGATAAACATCTAAAATTTCGAATCTCTGTTATGACTTTTATATTCAAATATTATACACTTTCACAATAATGAAGATAAATCACACTTATTTGACTCAATCATAATATTATTTTAAAAGTGAAGAATAATATCATGATTGTTTGACTCAACCATAATAATATTTTAAAAGTAAAGAATAATATCATGATTGTTTGACTCAACCATAATAATATTTTAAAAGTAAAGAATAATATTATGATTGTTTGATTCACTTATAATATTATTCTAATTGTAAGAATATACTACTCAATATGTTTAAACTATACCATTATATTTATTGTATATATAATTATTTTATTTATTTATTATATAAAAAAATTAATTATATATAATAAAATATTTAAAAATTATTTAACTTAAACATGAAAAATTATCAAGACTATTTGACTCAATCTTGATGATTGTTAAAATAACAATTTTAATATCATCACAATAAAACATATATATGATAGTCAATAAAATTTTTAACTATATATCGCGACAGCTCTATATGGTCATAATATCCTTTAAACGGAAGAATGTGTTTATCAAAATAAACACATAGTGTTAAAATTATATGTATAAGGAAGTTAAACATAATAGTTCTCCTCTTATGAGCAAAAATACTAGATTCTTCAGAAGTTTAGTGTTTTATAACCACCAAATCTAATATCCACTTAATTATTTCTCTGTATTCTCAACCGAAGACTAGTCTCTTTATTTAAAACAACATAGAATTCGTAACAAAATGTAATACTAATGTATCTTTCTCTTATCAGATCTTTCTATGATGTTTAACATAAATATTATTGATATCACACAGACAATATCTATATGATGTTAATGACATTATATGTAATTCATATGTAAGTGTTTATTAGACTCAATGGTTACCAAAACACTAGACTTTAAATAGTGTCTAATATTTTTACTTGTGAGGGAGGGCTATTATATTTAGTATTCTTACACATATAATGTTAATAGTATATTATATATCAAATTAGCTGTTTCTCACTGAGATGAATATGTAAATATACATCTTATGATTATATACAGAACATAATCTCGATATTATTATTTCGATCATCTTTATTATCACGTCTATTACATGATCATCTGGCAAAAATTTATTGTGTCATTTTATAGTAAGATTTTTACCGTATGCATATGTTATCATTTTGCATGGTTATTTTACAACCATCTCAAACAGTCATGATAATCGTGTTTTCTCTGGGAGATTTTCTGGAATTTTTCCAGAACATTCAAAAATAGCGAATTTTGATCATCTGAAGACTACTCCAGCCTGTCTTGAAAGTACCCAATTTTATACTTTCTGTATATCTATACAGGAAATTTTTATAATTTTCTAGAAAAATTCTGGAAAAATTCCAGAAAAATCTCCAGAAAAAACACAATTATCACTACTGTTTGAGCGAATACTAATTGGCTCTACAAAATGATAATATGTATATATGGTATAAATCTTACTTTACAACAATGTAGCCAAATATTAGACAAATAAATATGTGAAAAATACTGTGATAAATACAGTTGATTTAACAATTTAAATATTATATTCCGTGGACAACTAAACTATATAAATAAAATATTTGTTCATATTGATTATTGTCTCATTTATACAACTTATTCTTCCAGATTAGATAGACATACTCTATCCAATAGGTATATATCATATTTTTCAATTGAAAAACAATCAATCTAACACATTACACTATTTGTTCTGTCATTTATCAATTAGAAGATCATTATATCTGAATAGAAAAACATTATTTACTTTTTAGGAATGAAAGAATATAATAACCGAACAACTGAATAAGCTAATTATGATAGACATCATAATTTTTGATTGTTTATCATGTATGTATTTTCCAATGAAGATAATAAAATTAACATTTGAATTACTGTTAAGACTGAGTCAAATAGTCCTAGTATATTTTTCATGATTAATTTAAATAATTTTTAAATATTTTATTCTATATAATTATTTTTCTGTGCTTGCACAGAAAATTGAGATATTGCGAAATTCTTGCAATATCGTAATTTTTTATATAGCAAATAAATAAAAATATTAAATATACAATAATATATAGTGATATAATTTAAATACATTAAATAGTATATTCATCCAATAGATGAATATCATAATAGAACTAAATAATAATTGTATATTCTTTAACTTTAAATTAATATTATGATTGAATCAAATAAACATGATGTATTCTTGAAAAATAAAAGAATTTAATAATTAGATAGACTGATTATAATAAACATCTAAAAATTTTAGATGTTTATTATATATGTATTTTTCAACGAAGATAATAAAATTAATATTTTAATAACTGTTAAGGTTGAGTCAAATAATCATGAAAATTTCTATTTTTAATTTAAATAATTTTTAAATATTTTATTATATATAATTAATTTTTTTATATAACAAATAAATAAAAATATTAAATATATAATAAATACAATGATATAGTTCAAATGTAGTAAATAGTATATTTTTTAAATTAAAATATATTTTAACAGAATCAAATAAACATGATTTAATTTTTATTTCGAAAGAATATCAATCTTGAGTCAAATAGCAATAATTAATTATTTTATTTTTTAAATAATATTATAACTGGGTCATATAATCATAATATATTAATTTATTTTTAATAATGTATTATAATTAAATCAAATAGACATGTTTGATTTTTTTGACCTAAAGCGTATTAAAATTTAGTCATATAGATATATTATTCTTTCGATTAAAAATAAATTATATAATATACATTAACTATATCATTGTATTTATTATATATTTAATTATTTTTATTTATTTGTTATATAAAAAAATTAATTATATAGAATAAAATATTTAAAAATTATTTAAATTAATCATGAAATTGTACTAAGACTATTTGACTCAATCTTAATAATCATTCAATTGTTAATTTTATTATTTTCATTGGAAAATACATTATAATAAATATCTGAAATTTTTGATATCTATTATGATTATTTGATTCAGTTATAATATTCTTTTCAAAATGAAAGAACATATCATATTTATTTGATTCAGTTATAATATTCTTTCGAAATAAAAGAACATATCATATTTATTTGATTCAGTTATAATATTCTTTCAAAATAAAAGAACATATCATATTTATTTGTTTCAGTTATAATATTCTTTCGAAATGAAAGAACATATCATATTTATTTGTTTCAATTATAAGATTTACTAATTGAAAAAATATACATTTTATTATATTTGAATTATATCATTGTATTTATAGTATATTTTAATATTTTATATATTTGTTATATAAAAAAATTAATTATATATAATAAAATATTTAAAAATTATTTAAATTAAAAATAGAAAATTTTCATGATTATTTGACTCAATCTTAGCATGTATCCAAATAAAAATTTTACTATTAACAGTGTAAAATACAATATTGATAATCAATTAAAATTTCAGACATTTACCATAACCAGTTCATTCAATTATGATATTCTTTCATTAAAAAAATACAATATGTTAATCTCCAAAATGTTTTAATTGAAACATTTAGATTTTTCAATTTAATACATCTACATGATATAGTTTATAAAAATTTAGTTATTTGTGTAATTCACGTTTCAACATACAATAAAATATGATTTTTACCATATATTAGAAGTTATTTTATTATACAAAACATGTTCTTCTTCTTTTCATGTACATGAAATTATTACTACATCTGGCTTTTTCTGACAATATTTTTTTACCATGGGCATTAAGATATTCTAGAAATAATAAAGAGATCCCTATAACCTTATTGACTATTTTTTTAAAGGGAATATTTAAGTATTTCCAGGATCCTGTTAATTTTATTTTTTTATGGTATTAAGATATTCCAGAAATAATCATCTACATAATCCTGTTAATTTTATTTTTTTTTCTGAAACTCCCAGAGCAGATAATTATAATTTTCTCCCAGATTTTTTCTGGAAATTTTCCAGAAAAATTTTTAATTAAAAAAATTTTTCTGTATAACTATACAGAAAGTGTAAAATTGAACACTTTTGAGACACGTTGGAACAGTCTTCAGATGACCAAAAATCCGTATTTTTGAATGTTTTGGAAAAAATTCCAGAAAACTCCCAGAGAAAATGTTGGTATTATGCCCTTCTGGGACTGTTAGCAGATGTTCGTAAAAAATAGTATCATGTATGTATGGTATAAATCTTATGTCATAGTAATATACTGGATAAATATCACAATCATGTCGGTAAAATACCGTGATTGAAATGTAATTCCAAAGTAAATTAAAATAAATAATTTAATTTAATTTAATTTAATTTAAAAAAATTAACATGGCTTATAATTGTATGAACCACGCCTTAAAGTGTATTATCTTTTTAGATTTTCTAAAAAGATTACCGAATGTGAGAGAGTGTTTAAATTTTACATTAAAATCATTTGGAAATAAGATACTCTATCATCTGTTTAAATTTTGAATTAAAATTATTTGGAAATAAGATACCCTATCGTCTGTTTAAATTTTGTAATAAAATACCCTATCTCTTTTTTTTTAATTTAGTATTAAAATCATTTGGAAATAAGATACTCTAACCCTTGTTTAAATTTTGAATTAAAAATTATCTGGAAACAAGATACCCTAGCTCTTGTTTAAATTTAGTATTAAAATCATTTGGAAATAAGATACCCTATCGTCTGTTTAAATTTTGAATTAAAAATTATCTGGAAACAAGATACCCTATCGTCTGTTTAAATTTTGAATTAAAAATCATTTGGAAACAAGATACCCTAGCTCTTGTTTAAATTTTGTATTAAAATCATTTGGAAATAAGATACCCTATCGTCTGTTTAAATCTTGAATTAAAAATCATTTGGAAATAAGATACCCTATCTCTTTTTTTTTTAATTTTGTATTAAAATTATTTGGAAATAAGATACTCTAGCTCTTGTTTAAATTTTGAATTAAAAATCATCTGGAAACAAGATACCCTAGCTCTTGTTTAAATTTTGTATTAAAATCATTTGGAAATAAGATACTCTAGCCCTTGTTTAAATCTTGAATTAAAAATCATCTGGAGATAAGATACTCTAGCTTTTATTTAAATTCTGTATTAGAATCATTTTTTGGAAAATAAGACACTCTATCGTCTGATTAATTTTTGGTTTAAATTGTCTGGAAATAATATACTTTACTGTTTATTTATATTTTGAATTAAAATCGCCTTAAAATAAAATCTTTATTGTTTATTTTAATTCTTAATCCTAAATCATATGGGAATAATGTATATATCTGTACATTTGTTTACATTTTGAATTTAGATAATGTGTAAAAACAATGTTATATACTACTGATTATAAATAAACTTTATGAATTTGAATGCTTTACCCTTAATATATATTTGTTTAAATAATCATATATACAAATGCTAGATCTTTAAGGGGGTCTAAAATCTTACATATTATTTTTAAATTTAGTATATTATTGACCTTGTGACACATTATGTGTTTCAATATAAAAATTTTGTTTAATTAACATCATATATAATATTGTCAGACATTTATAAAATACATTATAATATCTAACCCTTACATTTTCCAAATCTATTAGATTATCATAGTACCATAACCTACAATAAATGCAGGTATTGATCCATAATATTTTCTTCCCTTATAATTGTTTTATTGTTTATACTATCATATATAATATCGATTACATCCACACTAAGGTCATTTTCATCATCTATTCCTGAATCAACTGTATTGCTATCATGTTCACAATCATAATTATAATCGTTATTCGGATTTTCTACAATAATATCATCGAAACTAATAAGATCAGATTCATATCCACTATCAGATGGTGTAACACATTGTTCAACTGATTCATTGTCAGAAATATTCAGATTATCTACATCCTCAAAAATAATTAAATCATTATCATCATCATATGCATCGTAATCACGCGTAATTATTTCCATATTTTGGTCTGTTAGTAAATCATCGATAAATATTGAACTATATTCAACGTCGGACACATCGGTACTGGAATCATCTACAAGATATGGTAATTTAATATCATCTGAAGAATCTGAAGAATTTGAATCGTCCGTATCAATTAAATTATCTTTAAGAAGGGGAGTGGAATTAATATTACTGATAACATATGGACATGGAACTATTATCATATTGTCGTGAGCAGATATATCAATTAAAATGGAAATATTGTTTTCGTTTTCAGAAGTAACTAGTTTTTCAGGAATATCCACACGTTTGTTGCTCGTCAATTTCTTGTAAATTTCAATATCTGCATTTTCAGCATTAAAAGTGGAAGGAATATCAGAATCCATAATATTTTCAATTTTAATAGAACACACATCTAATTCATTGGATATATCAAGATCAAAAATATCAGAAGAATCATCAGAAATATCAGAAATATCATCAGTGGAAATATTTTGTTCGTCAATATCGGAAATATCAGAAACAATTAAATCATCAATATATCTTAAAGTTTCAACATTTACATTAATTTTTGGAGTAAAATCAGTATTGGGAATAATTTGATCTTTAACATGTTTTAAAGGTCCGTCATGTGCGCGAGTTACATCAATTTTTGAGACATTGGGAATAATTTGATTTTTAACAGGTATACCACATGATTTAATTTTAGGAATAGTAGAAACAATGGGAATGGTTGGAATATTCATAAATGATAATGTTGATTTAATATTTAAAGATGGTGTAATTGTCGAAACATTTATATTGGATGAATTGTATGTTTTCTTCTTGTATGATGCTGATGTACATGGAAGAATGTTATCGTGATGAGGTATATATCGTGAATTATTACCAATTTTATTACTGATAAAGTTATATGATGTATTAATTTCGCGTGTGCGAAGACTGGGTGTAAAATTTGGATTATTAGCATTATATGTTGAAGGTGATGAAATTGACAATTTTGGTGTAACGGTATTGAATAATTTAATTCGTACAATTTCTTCTGATTTAACTGATTTAGCTACCTTATCCACTTTATTTGGTTTTCTACCGAGTTTTTTCTTGAACACTGCGGTTTTCAATTTTTCGGGAATATTTTCAATTGATTTAATCTGCTCTCTTGTAATTGGTAATTTAGATGGTTCAGGTGTATGAATGCTAGCAATTCGAATACCGTTAATTGATTCAATTATTTTTCTTCTACCTGAGATATCATCACCATCGATTTTATGATATGTAACATTTGGAGCATTAAAATCGAATTGAATATATAATTTATCCCGTGTTCCAGTGTAGCTGGTTTTAATGGGTTTATTGGCAGTAGCATCAATTGTCTCACTAGGGGATTCTTCAGTGAACAAATTACCAATATATACACCAGCTGAACCATTTTTAAGGAAGAAGCACGAAAATATGGCATATGTAAGATGACAATGTTTGTCGATGCCATTACGAACTGAAATAAGATCTGTATCACAATATTCTCCAGGGTGATTAATTATTCTCAACAGATCTTCATCGTACTTCTTCCCACGAAGTATATCTCTTAACACGTTTAAACCACGTGAATTTACCTCCCTCCACATCCTCATGAAATCATTGACAGATTCTTTCAGTGAGTCCATTAATTTCTCCAACTCTCTTTCAGCATTTTGTTCCCATTCAGCAGTTGTTATGTCCCTGTTCAATCTGCTATATTGGAACAAATATTTTTCGAAGAGAGTTGGATTTTTTCTCATCACAATATCTCTGTCAATGATTACAGCATGACCATTTGTCAATGCTGTTGGACCAATATTATAGCCTCCTAATGGTCTACCTCTATTATCTTTTTTAGGGGCTTTTTTCTTAGTGCTCATATTATTACTTATATTGGCGGGAGCTGCGCCAATATTGGTAGTTTTAATTACCTCACTATCAGCTGGTATTGGTAAGGTTTTTGGTGTCCTATCAACATCAGGATCACCAGGTCGTCCTCTCCCTCTCTTACACTTCAACTTTTCTTCTTGATGAAGTCTGTCTAACTCCTGCTCTAATCTGTCCTGAGGAGTCTCGACATAATTCATCAAGAAGGCGAAGTTCTCGACTGCTGATGCTACTGCAATTGCATCCTTCTTGGGTCTACCCCTGTTGTCCTTTTTCTTTCCGAAGAAAGAATCAGGAACAACATAACCGCCAATAGTGAATGGTAGCGGTTCTGCAGTGGGTGATGATTCGTACCCAAGGATAACTTCATTATCCAATTCATGGAAGTGACCGTCTAGTTCGTCACACATCACAACAGTGCTGGGAATCTTAGTTCCATATTCTTTCCTGATACGATATTGTTTGCACAATATCTCCCAGTACTTCTGTACATTTTGAATAGTACAGCACTCGTGAAGGTATATCTCTTCAACTAGACGGTTGAGCTCTTCTTCAACTCTACGTCTCTCTCTATCGTACGCATCTTCTACGAACATATCCCACTTGAAAGAATCGATTCTTTCAATGTCGGACATACTGTATCCGTAAACGCAGAGGATAAGAGAAACGCTGAGGATAATTGATTCAACTTCCATTTCTGATGTGAATAATAACTATTTTATATGAAAATAAGAATTTAAGGCGAAACAAAAATTTTAAATTCAGATAAATTTAAATTCTGGGCTAAAAAAAAATTTTTTCAATTTTATATTTTTTTTATTTTTTTTTGAAAATTTTTTTTGCCTCTTACAGTGAATAAAAATATCAGTGATATTTTTATTGTGAATGAATGATTAATTGATGTGGGTTGAAATATTATATGTTAATATAAATATTTTGATATTGTTTGTACTGGTTATATTTTGTTGAAAAAAAACTCATGATTATAATTTAATTGTTAGATGTTTGTATTGTGTTATATGAAATATTGAAATATAAATGTATATTGATGAATAAGCATATAATATTTTTAAATGTGATATTTAGAAATTACCTCAATAGTGAATATCATTGATGTTCAATATAGTCTTAAATATAATTATGATGACGAAATTCAGTCTATGTTATTTATATAATACTTGAGACAATATTGAGATTATTTGGTTAAATAGTGATTTTTATCATTTTGAAGAAAATCTATTTTGGTTGCAATTTTATTATATTGCTAATTTTAACATGTTTTAATTTTTTTTATATATTCTTTATATAAAAAAATAAATTATATATAATAAAATATTTAAAAATTATTTAAATTTAACATGAAATTGTATTAAGACTATTTGACTCAACTATAACAGTTGTTAAATTATTGATAATACTAAGTTAAATGTAAAATGTAGTATTGATAAACATATAATTTTTGGAATAATGTTAATATTATATGACTCAATTATTCTAATTACCAGATAATTAGTGTTTTTATTTTAAATGTAAAATACACTGTCGTTATTCATATAAAAATATGATTTATTAGTAAGACTATTTGACTAAACAATTATTTTCTTCAATTTTTGAATAGAATTTATTTTGTTACAATTTTATTATATTACTAATTTTTAACATATTTTAATTTTTTATATATTCTTTGTATAAAAAAAATTAATTATATAGAATAAAATATTTAAAAATTATTTAAATTAAACATGAAATAATAGTAAGACTATTTGACTCAATCATGGAAATTATCAAATTATTAATAATAATAGATTAAATGTAAAATACAGTATTAATAAATATATATTTTTTTGGGATAATATTAATGTTATATGACTTAATCATTACAATTATCAGATAATCAATATTATCAATTTAAATGTACAATACAATGTTATTATTTATATAAATTCTAACTTATTATTGAGATTATTTGATTAAATGTTAATTCTCTTCAAATTGAAGAAAATCTATTTCAATTACATAATTAATAGTATTGCTAATTTTTACTATATTTATTTTTTTATATATTCTTTATATAAAAAAAATAATTATATAGAGTAAAATATTTAAAAATTATTAAAAATTAACATATAAATGTACTAAGACTATTTGATTCAAGTATAAAAGTTATTAAATTATTAATGATAATAAATTAAGCATAAAATATCATACTGATAAAAATATAAAATTTTATAGTAATAACAACATTATATGACTCATTCATTCTAATTATCAGATGATTCATTTTATTATTTTAACGTTAAAATATAATATTAATATACAAATAAAGTTTGATTTATTAGTAAGATTGTTTGATTAGACAATAATTTTTTTTTCAAGTTAATGGAGATCTATTTTGATTACAATTTAGTTATATTGTTAATTTTAACATATTTTAAATTTTTATATATTCATTATATAAAAAAATACGATATTGTAAAAATTTCATTTAGAGAAATTTGCAATATCTCATTTATAAAATACTAGACACCTATGGGTGTCTAGTATTTTATGTGCTCGTACAGAAAAAATAATTATATAGAATAAAATATTTAAAAATTATTTAAATTTAACATGAAATAATAGTAAGACTATTTGACTCAAGTGTAACAGTTATTAAGTTATTAATGATAATAAATTAAGCATAAATATCACATTGATAAACATATAATTTTTTTTATAATAATAGTAACATTATATATTTTAATCATTCTAATTATCAGATAAATTTTTACTTATTAGTAGGATTATCTGATTAGATGATAATTTCTTTCAATTTGAAAAAAAATTAACATTATATAATAAATATATAAAAGTTATCAAATTAAACATATTATATTTTCATAATTATATGTCTCAATCATTAAACTACCAAAATATAAATAATAATGAGTTGATCATTACATTAATAGACATATAACTTTTACATCAACATTAAAAATATATGATTCAAACATTCATGGTAAAATTTTATCTATGGTAACAGCGTGAACATGAAATATTAGATGTTATATAAAATTTATTTTACTATTAATATTAATTGATCCAATTATGTCAGCTAATAAATAAATAATAATTTATATTCAAGATATCAGTAAATATTAAGTAATTTGATTATAAATGAATATAATAATTAAAAATATTAATATATTAATGGACATATAAGTAATTTTAGAATGTTTATTTATTATGTCTGACGTATCAATCGATATTAAGTAATTTAATTATAAATGGTGGAAATAATTAGAAATAATATATTTTATCTATAAAATAATTATGTATTGATTATGGTACTCAATAAATATTTTACTATCAGAATGAATAAATATATCTTGATAATTTTATTGATTTATCGGATTAATAATATTGACAGATAATTTACTGAATCTTATTTCTAAGATGAATTGACAAAATTTTTTGTTATCGTGATCACCATCAATATTATTGAGATTATCAATATTAATATCATCGATATTATCAATAACGTTGGTATCGATGATGTTATTGATAATAATAACATCAACATTATCAATATTATCAATGTATATATATCATTAATTTCAATATTATTATCAATATTATCATTATGGTTAATATCAGTAATATTATCGCTATCAATATTATCACTATCAATATTATTACTATCAATATTATCACTATCAATGTTATTATCACTATGGATAGTATATTGTCTTTTCATTATACTATCAATCAGTATAATCGTTATCAATATGTAAGCATCTATTTTATAGATGTCACAAGTAAAATCATTTTTTATTAACAGAAAAAATCTCATTTTTTTATATGGAAAAATTTTTTTAGGTAAAATTTTTTTAATTTTCTAAATTAAAAATACTGTAAAATAATGTAAATATAACATACCTTTATTGATCAGGAGATAAATGAATGGTCGGCGTATGATAAATTTGTACATATACAAATTTGTAACATATTCTTCCCTACAAGTAAAATTTCGAATAAATACTCATAACGTTCAACAGATTAGAAAAAATAAAATATGTTTATTTTGTTAGTAAAATTGCACATGATTGATATATTAATACTTCTTATGTATATATAATTAAAAATATTTAAAGTCATATCTTATACATATATGTGATAACAGTTTCAATATTTAATGACAATATTGAATATTATGCAGCAAAAAACTATTTAAGTGTATAAAATTTATTTTACCATTGAGATTGTTTTACGCAATTATGTTGGTTAATAACTAAATAATAATATTATATTTAAAGAATTGATAAATATTAAGCAATTTGATCATAAATGAAGAAAATAATTAAAAACATTATATATTCGCTTAAAATATTATTTATTCACCCAAAAATATCAATATATCAACATATTAATAGACATATAAGTAATCTTAGAATATTGATTTATTATATCTGATGTATCAATCGATATTAGGTAATTTAATTATAAATAGAGAAAATAATTAGAAATAATATATATTTATTTATAAATAATTATGTATAGATTGAATAAATATATCTTGATAGTTTATTGATTTATAGGATTAATAATATTGACAAATAATTTACCGAATCCTATTTAAGACGAATTGACAAAATCTTTTATTATTGTGGTCACCATCAATATTACTAAAATTACCAATATTATTGATAATATCGATGATATTATCAATAATATTGATTCTGTTGGTGACGTTAATACTAATAATAACATCAGTATTATTAGTATCACCAATGTATATGTATCTTTAATTTCATCATTTTTAACAATATTACTATTATTGATGTAATCGTTAATATTATCATTATTGATAATATCATCATTGATATTATCATTATCATTATTAACTGTATATTTATTTTTCGTTATACTACCAATAAATATAATTATTATCAATATGTAGACATCCATTTTATAGATGTTACAAGTTAAATTATCTTCTATTATATGAAAAAATACTTTGTTTATCAGTAAAAATCTCATTTTTTAATTTTTTAAATTAAAAATACTGTAAAAATAACGTAAATATAACATACCTTTATTAATAAGAAGACAAATAAATGGTTCATATATGATAATTTTTGTACATATATACAAAATTACAACATATTCATCCCTATAAGTAAAATTTCAAACAAATACTCATAAGATTCAACAGAATAGAAAAATAAAATATGTTTATTTTGTTAGTAAAATCACACATGAAAGAAAATAAAATATATTTCAACCATCGACATATAAATAATTGAAAAATATCTAAACTTATATCTTATACATACATATGATATCAGTTTCAATATTTAATGACATTATTAATATTGAATACTGAGCAATAATAAACTATTTAAGTGTAATTAAGCTATACATAAAGGGGGTAAGCGTACGATTCAATCATAATATATACATTAAAATTATTTTGATATTAATATTGTATGATTCAACTATAATATATACATAAAAATTATTATATCATTGAGACTATATTACCTAATTAATATATTTACTTGAATCTTATTTTATAATCAAAAACAGTATAGTCTAATAAGAATGTTTTTCAAATTGAAGAACATAATACTTTCTATACAAGTCAAATCTATCGTTAATTAAATATCTTATACTTTCATGATTATTTAGTTCTAACATTGAAATTACTAAAATATAAATGATAATGAGTTGTGTATAAAATATTACGATACTAAACATGTAATTTTATATTGATATTAAGATTGTATAATTCAAATATTCATAGCAAAAATTTATTCATAATAGCAGTATAAACATGAAATACTAGACATTAGATATATAAAATTTATTTTACTACTGAGATTATTTGACTCAATTATGTTAGTTAATAAATAAATAATAATAATATATTTGAAGTATCGGTAAATATTGTGCAATTTGATCATAAATGGAAAAAATAATTAAAAATATTATATATTCATCTAAAAATATCTATATATTAATCGTTGTATTCAATGAATCTTTTATATCTGGATTAAATAAATATATTCTCGATAACTTCATCGGTTTTATTAGTTTAATTGTATTAACGGATAAATTGTTAAATCTTATTTTAAAATGAATTAGCAAAATCCTCCGTTGTTGAGATTATTATTATTATTATTAACATTATTAATATTAATATCATCAATATTATTAATAACATCGACATCGTTGGTGATAATATTGTTATTAATAACATCAATATAAACAACTTTATTAATGTATTTGCATCGTCAATTTTATCAACTTTAGGGATATTATTGTTATAATTAATATCAATATCAATATTAATATCAATATCAATATTAATATCAATGTCGTCAGTATTATGGTTACTATTATCATCAATATTTTGTATATTATCGACAAGTATTATTACTATCAATAAGTAAACAAAAAAATTCAATATTATATAAAAATTTTTTTTATTTTTTAGAAAAACTCTCATCTTTTATATGAAAAGATTTTTTTTTTAGGTAAAAATTTTTTAATTTAAAAAATTAAAAAAAAAATATCGTAATAATAATGTAAATATGACTAAAGTTCTGAATATGGTATCGAATGATATCAAAAAAAAATTAAAATTATACTAATAAATAACCTAATTTTAGAAATTAAAATTAAATCTTAGGTGCTTATACAAAAAGTATAAATTTGAGTATATACATAACATACTGGAAATTTTTTCGAATAAACAAAATGTTATTTTTTTTCCAAAAAAATAACCGAGAATATATAAGTCCTAAAATACGGCATAAATATATTTAGTTTATAAGTATAATAATGTATTGAAAAATCAATAATAATATGAATTTTCTTAAATTTGCTGATGAACATAAAACATATAATTTTATACTGATATTCATAATAAAAATTTATTTATAATAACAGTATGAAAAATGAAATGTTATAAATTAAGTAGATAAAATTTATATTACCACTGAAATTATTTGACTTAAGTATGTTAGCTAATAAATAAACAATAATATATAAGTAACACTGAAATATCAAACAATATTGAATAATTTAACTATAAATGAAGAAAATGATTAGAAATATTATACATTTATCTATAAATTAATCATAATATTCAATGAATATTTCACAAACAGATCAAATAAATATATTTTTGATAGTTTCATTAGTTTATTATATTAATTATATTGACAAACAATTCATTAAATCTTATTTTAAGGGTAATTATTAAAATCTTCTATTATTGAGATTATTATTGATATTAATAATATTGTCAATATAAATATCATCGATATTATTAATAATATCGGTATTATTGGCGATAATAATGTTATTAATAACATCAGTATAATTAATGTTATAAATGTATGTATGTAGTCAATTTTAGTGATATTATTATCATAATCATTATTATCATAATCATTATTATCATAATCATTATTATCATAATCATTATTATCATAATCATTGTTATGACTATCATCATAATCATTATTATAACCACTATCATTATCATAGTCATAGTTATTATTATAACCATTATCATTATCAATAATATTATCATCATCGTTAATATTATTGTTACTATCAACTGTATATTGTATGTCCATCATATTAGCAAACAACATAATTATTATCAATAAGTAAGCATCTACTTTATAGATGTTACAAACAAAATCATTCTTTACTAGAAAAATCCTCATGTTTTATATGAAAAAAATTTTTTTAGATAAATTTTTTTAATTTAAAAAATTAAAAAATATAATTAAAGTTATGAATTTGTACAGAATTATGTGAAGAAAATTGAAACTATATTAGTCAACGTTTTTTTAGAAATAAAATATATTTATGTTGTTAGTAAAATTATATATGAAAATTAAAAAAAATATCATAAAGCAGTTCGTGATAGCGAATTGATGTATATAAAGCTGTATTAAAATAAACATAAGTCAGTCTGTGTTAAAAATACTAAATTCTTTAGGGAATTTATCATTTTCAAACGTGACATAATACACAAAATTATTTAAATGTAATTATGTGCGCACAAATTGCAATAGTCTTTATGTTAATCAGTATGGAACGACCATTAGGGAGTTCCATATTAATTAACATAAAGGGGATTAGCTGTCGATTGTGATGTTGGTGCAAAACATAATTAAGCTTAAATAATTTTTGTGTTAATAATACTATAAACAATTAGTGTTCAAAATATTAGACTTTTAAAGAGTTTAGAATTTTAAGAATGTAGCGTAATAAACAAAATTGTTAGATTTAATTACACACACACAAATTGTAATAGTTTTTATTCTTACTAACATAAAAGTGATTAGCTGTTGAATGTGTGGGAGGTGTAAAACATAATTATATCTTGATGATCAATATTCCCCAGAAATCGATAAATTTAAAAATTTTTTAAATTAAGAAAAGTAAAATTTTAATTATGATAACTTGTGTACATTTAATAGTTTTAATCGCACAAAACACGTATTTTACATATATCAACATTTATATAAAAAAAATATATCAAAATTATTAAAATGTTATACTTTTCATGATTATTTAGTTCAATTATTGAAATATGAGTAATAATGAATTAAACGTGGAAAATCAAATATGTAGTTTATATTGACATTAAGATTGTATAAATAAATATTGATGGCGAAAATTTATTTATAATAACAATATAAACATGATATACTGAATATTATATGTGTAAAATTCATCCTACTATTAAAAATATTTAACACAATTATGTTGATCAATAAATATATAAATAATTTCGGATCATTGATTTATTATATCTGACATATCAATCAATACAAAGTAATTTGATTATAAATGGATTAAATAACTAAAAATATTATATATTTCACGGTCGAATTAGATAAATATTTATGATATTTTTATTAATTTATTTAGTTGATCATATTGACGTATGATTTATTGATTTTTTCTTTAAAAAGAATGAACAAAATATTTTATTATTGTGATTATCATCAATAACATTGATTTCGTTGATACCAATAATAATAATATCAACAGAATTATCGGTGTATGTATATCATTATTGTCGATATTGATGTTAATACTGTCATCAATATCAACATCAATAATAGTATCATCATTATTACTATATTGTGTTTTTCTTATATTATTTATCAATATGATTATTAACAAGTAAAATTATCTTTATATATTATGGAAATTACCATGTTTTATATAAAAAAATTTTTTTATAAATGTTGTGGACAAGATTATTTTCCACTATGCAAAAAAATTTCCTGTTTATTAGAAAAATTACCATGTTTTATATGGGAAAATTTTTTTTGGGTAAAAATTTTTTAATTTAACTTAATAATATATATAAATAACTGGAAATATTTATGTCATATCCAAGATATCTTATTTAAAGTTATATCGCATACATTTTCATATAAATTTTAAAAATATTTTATATTTATGTAAAAGGATTTTATTGTATTTTTAACACACATTATTCATATGATATACTTCCTTATGTGATTTATATTTATATTAATGAATATTATTGAATATTATTGAATTTTAAACAAGTAACAATGGGTTAAACATAAGATATTAAATGTTAAACGTATAATTTTTATAAAGATCACGTAACCTAAATAAATACGAAATATTGGATATTATGTGTATAATTTAGTTTAAGTATGTTAATCGATAAATATATAAGTAACTTTATAATATTGATTTATTATGTCTGACATGTCAATCAATACAAAGTAATTTGATTATAAATAGAAAAAATAACTAAAAATATTATATATTATTGATAGTTTTAATGGTTTATCTAATTAATCATATTGACAAATAATTTATTGAATCTTATTTTAAGAGAGATCAATAAAATCTTTTATTATTGAAGTCATCATAAATATTATTAAGATTACCAATATTAATATCATCTATATTATCAATAACATTGGTGTGGTTGATGACATTATTAATAATAATAACAACAATATTATCAGTATTACCAATGTATGTATATGGTTAACATTGTTAATTTCATCAGTCTTAACGATATTATCATCATAATTATTATCATTGATATCATAATTATTATTTTCATTACTATTGATATATTGTGTATTTGTTAATAGTATAATTACTATTATCGAGTAAATATTTACTTTACAGATATCACAAACAAAATCATCTTTTCCTATACAAAAATTTCCTCTATTTATTAGAAAAATTTCCATGTTTTATATAAAAAGATTTTTTTTAAGTAAAAATTTTTTTTAATTTAAAAAATTAAAAAAACACCATAAAAATAATGTAAATATAACACTTCAACAAATCAGAAGATAAATAATCCATATGTGATAATTTTATATATGTGTACAAAATTTCAACACATTCTTTTTTATAAGTAAAATCTCAAATAAATACTCATGACATTCAATAGATTAGAAAATAAAAAATACGTTTATCTTGTTAGTAAAATTACACATGAAAGAAAATACATTTCAACCGTTGGTATATTAACATTTCTCATGTATATAATTAAATATTTAATTTAATAATGTATATAAATAACTGGAAATATTCATATTATATCTAAGATATCTTATTTAAAGTTATATCGTATATATTTGCATATAAATGTTAAAAATATTTTATGTTTATGTAAAGGGTTTTATTGTATTTTTAACACACATTATTCATATGACATACTTCCCTATATGATTTATAGTTAAATTAAATGAATATTATTGAATTTTAAATAAGTAACAATGAGTTAAACATAAGATATTAAATGTCAAACGTATAATTTTTATAAAGATTATGTAACCTAAATATTCATGGTGGGGGAGGGAGAATTTTTATTTGTGATAACAATATAAACATGAAATCCTGGATATTAAGTGTATAAATTTATTTTGTCGTTAATAATATTTAGTTTAAGTATGTTAATCGACAAATATAAGTAACCCTGTAATATTGATTTATTATGTCTGATATATTAGTTAATACAGGGAAATTTGATTATAAATAGAGAAAATAATTAGAAATATTATATATTTGTCTATAAAATAACTATATATTAACAATAATATTTAATGTATATATTCTTAATAGTTTTATAGATACATCCAATCAATTATATTGATAAATAATTTATTGGGTTTTATTTTGAGAAAATTCGACAAAATCTTTCGTAATTGAAATAACCAACAATATAATTAAAATTACTAATATTAGTATTATCGATATTATCAATAACATTGGCGTTGTCGATTCCATTAATAGTAATAATAACATCAATATTATCAATGTTACTAATGTACGTATATTATTATTGTCAATATTATCATTATTATTATTTTCGACAATATGATCACTATTATCATTATTTTCGACAATATGATCACTATTATCATTATCATTATCATTGTCATTAACACCTATGTGATGTTTATTTGTTAATAGTATAATTATTATTAACAAATAAACATCTACTTCACGGATGTTATAAACAAAATTATCTTCTATAATACAGAAAGATCTCATTTTTTATATGAAAAAATTTTTTTAAGTAAAATTTTTTTTAATTTTTTAAATTAAAAAAAATGTAAATATAATATATCTATATGAATCTGGAAACAGACAAATAATTCACATATTACAGTAATTTTACATGACAATTTTTATATCATATTTTTAGTTATTATTTTTAGTTATTATTTTTAGTTATTATTTTTAGTTATTATAATGAGAATGATATATGTGACGATGTATTAGTGCTTATAATATAAAGTATTAAACTCTTGAGGAAATTTAATATTTTAAACTCTATTATCCGTGACAACACATTAATGTTTACAGCATAATATTTATAAATTTTTTTATCAGTATGTATTGAATATGATATAACACAAAAATTATTTAAATGTAATTGAATCATACATGTGTAAAATTTTTTGCAATAGCCTTTATGTTAACGGATATAGAATGACCGTTAGAAAATTCTATATTTATCAACATAATGGGATTAGCGGTTTTTATGAATGTAAAGTGTAATTATCTCTAAATAATACATATGTGTTATATCAGGTTGATATTTGAGATATAATATTTGATAATGTTATTTGTACTGAATATGATACAACACAAAATTATTTAAATTTAATTAAACTGTACATATATAAAAGTTTTGCAATAATCTTTATGCTAACAAATATTAACATAAAGGGGATTAGCTGTTTTATGGGGGTACAAAACATAATTATCTTTAAATATTTTTGTGTAGAGAATGCTGAATTGTTGATCATAATATTCTTAAGCATATATTTATAATATTTTATAAAAATTGACGTGAATAAAAAATTATTTTGTAAAAAAAAATCAGTCTCTTCTGTGGGAGTTTGACAGCCGTGATTAATATATTTTATTTGCTATTTGATCACAAAATTTACCAATAGTTTATCTTATTTTACTTTATTTTATAACATACTCCTTTCTGACCAAACCACACAAAAATACTGATAATTAAAATGTAACCTTTTCCTCCCTATTCTTTTTATTTTAAATATATCTATAATTTGACTATCTTGTCAATATTTGGCGCAATTGTAATTTATCCCATCATATTTTAATAATTTCAAGTGTTGAAATTCAGTTACATAATCTACAGATAATAAAATTTTAATTTACTTTACATTATTTCCACAAATTTTAAATAGTACAATAATAATTTAATTTTCCACAAATATTAATGTAATCATATTACATACACAATGTAAAAATTTCAATATTTACGCTAATTTTCAGATTATCACCTAAATCAATGTGATATTTTTAATTTTTAATTAAGATAAAAAAAATTTTTTTTAATAACGTGTAATTACAACATGGATGAAAATATAAATAAAATTGCTGGCGACATTTTAATAACCGCATGTCACATGGGAAACGAATCTGTTGTGAACGATATAATGAGTGAAATAAAGAAATATGGAATAGACATTAATAAAATAGGAAATTTAGGTGAAACAGCATTAACATCAGCATGTATTGGTGGTAATTTTCCAGCAATTAAAATTTTAATTGCTAATGGTGCTGACGTCAATATTAAAAACAAATATGGTGAAACTGCAATATACAAAGCATGCAGACATGGGAATATCAACATTGTTAAATATTTAATTGAAAATAAAGCTGATATTAACTATGTTCGTATAGATTCTTGTATATTTACAACAATATTTAATGGACACACTGAAATTGCTAAGCTATTGATTGAAAACAATATAGACATAAATGCGAAAGACGATATTGGTAATACAATATTAACATATGCTTGTGATAATCATGATTATGACCTTGTGAAGTTCTTGATAGGAAAAATTGACATTGAAAGTAAAAACAATTATGGTGAAACAGCACTAGCTGTAACATGTAAATGTAGAGAATTTGAAATGTGTAGAGAGAGTTCAAATAGAAGTAAATGTAGTGAAAAAACACTCAAGATTCTTGATGATTATGTTAACATCTTCAAATTATTGGTGGAACATGGAGCGAATATTAATAGTATAAGCGATTTGGGATTATCATGTATGATGATAGCTTGCCAATATGAAAACATTGACATTGTGAGAGAATTAATACTTAAAGGTGCTGATATTAATTATGTAAATAAAAATAAGATGACAGCATTTTTATATTCACTCAATGACGAAACTAAACAAAATGCAAAAATGATATTATCAATGGGTTACGATTACAGTGAAGATATTAAACAAATAAATGATTTGGATAAAGAATTTGTAACAACTTATGTTAAAAGTGATGAATATATTACAGTGAAGGACAATATATTCCAGCCGACAGCAGCTAATATATTCTCGACAATTGTTTATGTTTCAGATGATTATTTAAGGATGTAAGTGTGCAAAGTACAAAAATATAAGATTGATATCTATATTTGTATCCAATGGATATAAATAATAACTCATGAAAAATGTATATGTCTCAAATCCTCTCATTTGAAGGATAAATGAAATCACATATTTTGTTAAAAAAAATAAAAAAATTTTTCTACAAGTTATCATTAACATGAGTGAGAAACATGACAATGTAATTATTAAAAATGTTATTAGAATTTTAATAACCTCATGTTATATGGGAGATGAATCTATTATGATAAATGCAATAAAAGAGGTTAAAAAGCATCATGTGGATATTAATATGTTAGGAATATCTGGAGATACACCCTTGACAACAGCATGTACTTATGAAAATTTCATTGCGGTAAAAATTTTAGTAAAGAATGGTGCGGATGTAAATGTAAAAAATGTTATTGGTATACATGCTTTACATAAAGCATGTAGTCGTGGAAATATAGAAATTGTTAAATTATTAATAAAGTACGGAGCTGATATTAATATTGTAAATAGAGAAGGGATAACATGTATAATGATAGCATGTCTTCACAATAATTATAATATTGTAAAAGAATTGATTCTCAACGGTGCCGATCTAAAACATAAAAATAAATTTGGTGAAACTGCATTTTTGATGTCACTTACTTATGGATGTAACTATACCACTAAAATGATATTATCGACAGGTTATAACTACAGTGAGGATATAAAACGTGTTAATAATAAAACTAAAAAATTTGTTGATACATATGTTAAAAGTAATGAATATGTGATAGTGAAAAACAGTATATATCATTCATTAGCAGCTGATATTTTTACATTAATCGTTTTGATTTCCGATGAATATTTGAGAGTATAATGTAAGCGCATCAAAAATAATAAAAACATTTATAAGTTAAGCATTGCTTTACTTACATTATTATTAGATAATTATATTCAAACACAATATTTATCTATCATGTATAACATGTATTTTGAATAGCAGTTGTCCATTAACATTTTAAATATGAAATCATTGTCCTTAATTCTATCTATGTATTCATCCCATACCTTTTTCATTTCTACTCTATTTTTAATCCAATGAATTGGGTCGGAAAGATCACTATCACCAACCATTTCTCTATGTGCAGCATTATAAAGTTTGATAGCTTCCTGGTCAAATTTAACGTTTAGATATTTTGATTTAATCTTATCTTTAAGATAAACCTCACCACTATCCCAATCAATGTATCTATAAAGAGTGTTCTCATTTCTGTGTCTTATAAATTCCTCATCAGCTCCTTCAGCAGTATCCTTTACACATTTAATATGATAACCATCATCAAGTTTATTGGTCTTTTCATCCCCGTCTTTTACATATAAAATATTATCATTTGAACAATAAAAATCTTTAAATCTGCTAGCAATTCCTTCTTTGTGATCAGTGGAATACTTATAAATGACATTTGGATTCATTCTAGTACAGATCAATACGAATGACCAATAATCCATACTTATGTTATCACTACAATTATGATCTTTTAATACAACTCCCTTTGGATATGTCACATAATAATGTGTAACATAACCCAGATCACTTTCTTCCATTAAAAATTGTGACCTTTCCAATACATAATCAAGTTCATCTTTCCAATAAGTCCTCATATGTTCATTGATATAACCATTTAAACCTAAATTTTTGTAATGTTTAAGTTCTCTTTCTATGAAATCCTTATATTCACCACATACCTTTTTGTGCTCTTTCCAATCACTTTTCTGACATTCTTTACTACAATATCTTTGAAATTTACAGTTTGAACATGACTTAATTCCAGCCTTTCCACAAAAACAATTGTGACCTTTTAAAGACATCTACTTTTTCGAATGTGTGCTTGAGGTAAGTTGTGGGTCGTGGGAAAAAAATTTTTTATTAAAAAAAATAATTAACATCTTCTGTTTTCTCTAAGATATTGTGAAGAATTTTCAGAAAATTCAAGAAAAATATATAAAACGCAACAAATTGTAATTTAGAATGTTTCATTTAATAACATATTGTTATTTTTAACACATGGTGGGGATAATAACAATATTGTTATCTGTCAATTTTATTTTCTTACTTATATCATCATTTATCGCATTGTTTTTATACCTATAAAGTATCAAATTCGATAGTACATCATTATGTGATAAATGTGAAATTTTTAATAATTCATTTTATGATATTTAAGAAAAAAAACAAATAAAAATTTTTTTCTTATAAAAGACGCAACATGTCATTAGGAAGCAACGAATTATTTAACCCCACGGCAATATCATCTAGTAAAAATAACAGTGGATATTACGACGCCATCGCAAGTGCAAGTACTGCATATTATTCAGTTATAGATAGCAACATCTTAGATCCCAAAGTCGAAAGTTTTCTAACTGATTTCATTGTGAATGTTCAATCATTCTATACAACTTTATATCAAGTTGATTTTCAAGAGAGAGACATTTTCTTTACTTTAGGAAGAATGTCTAGCGCATTCATTTATGATGTTGCTAAAGTAGCAGATCCATTCAAATATGTCAAAATCTTAACCAGAGGAGACATATATTTACTTTCAATCGTCACTGCATTGAGTCCATTATTAGGTAGAGATATCCCAGCCACAAACAGATACCTAATTTTGAGAACATTCTTTAACTTTGTCTACAACTTTTACAAGAGCTACCAAAGAAATTTCGGACCATTATCAGATCTTCTTCTTCTCCCCTTATCTGATTATGAGAAGAATGTCATAATCATTGAGAACTTCATATATCAAGTTTTACAATGTTTATTTGACAAATGTAAAACTGGCTGTGACTGTAATTGTAAATGTAAATGTAATAGAAAATGTGGTGAAAAACACGACAATAGTAAAGAGGAAGAATTAAAAACAAACGATAGAATTTTCAGATATCTTTTTGAATTAACAAAAGTTTTATATGAAGCAGTTGCATCAATCACAATTGCAGATAAAAGCTTTGCTATTGAAGCATATACCTTGATTGATAAAATACTTTATCAATTAAGACATAGAAGATGTAATATCGACAGACCACAATTGATTGTCTCAGGTTGTTAAATCGAATACAATTGATTGAAATAAATTTTAATTATTAATTAAAATTTACAAAACGATAATCTTCAAAAATGGAAGTGGAACATGTGGAAGAAGTGATAAAATATCTTGGTATGGAGGGAAAGATAAATCCTGATAAATTGCTGGGAGAAATAAACATTACTTTTTCTAACTACCCTTTTACTGCACCGATTACCAATCTTCCGGAATGTGATCTTTCGAACAAAGAAAAGGAAGTGAATGGTTACAGTGTTTCTGGTCCGATGGGATCTGGTAAATCAACGATTGTGAATATATTGGTTAAACATGGTTATAAACAATATACATTTGCTGACGCTTTAAAGGACATAGTAGCATATCTTTTTAATTTGGATAGAAAATTACTTGAAGGTGATACTGATGAATCAAGAATGTGGAGGGAAAAAGAAATTCCTGGGACCAACATCACTCCAAGATTTATTTTACAGAGAATGGGAACTGATGTGTTTAGAAAATTTGATTCAAATATATGGTTAGATGCTTTAGATAACAGATTGTCGGGAAATGTTGCTGTTACTGATGCTAGATTTTTGAACGAATTACATTTTTGTAAAAATAAAAATATCAAAACTATTAGGGTTATAAGACCCAGTTTACCTGTTTTACCCAATCAACATATATCTGAAACAGAACATACACAATATAATGATTATGATTATGTAATTGTAAATGATGGTTCTCTAGTCGATCTTGAAACAAAAGTAAACTATATATTGGCTAAATAATTTTTCTGGAATATATTATAAATATAAAATTTTGGAAGCAGTGCTTTAAAAATGTAACACATATATACATTTATACATAATATCTTTTACCATCTACACACATAAGCTTTTCCGTGATATTTCCATCAATATCATAAATACAGAAATATCCATCTACTTTACCATTAATATAATTTACAGAGCTTTTAATACTTCCATTGTCATAATATGATTCATATATACCATCAAGAACATCATTTGTAAAATATTTTATATAATTTATACCACCGTTTCTATGATATGTGACATCCTTTCCATTTTTCAAACCACACACAAAATTATATTCAGAATGTAATCCTCCGTCCAAATACCATTCTCTAACAACACCGTGATATGAACCCATGAAAAAATTGTATTCTCTTATTAGTAATCCATCTTTATTCCAGATTTTATAATTTCCATCTAGAGCGCCATTTTTATAATGGAATTTTTGCGATATATTACCATTATCATGGTAAAGAATACCATCTCCATTCTTCACACCATTTACATAATTTATAGTTGATTTTATGGTTCCATCTGGATAAAATTCCGAAACTTCACCATCAATAATACCTTTAATGTAGGAAGTTTTTTTGATTAACACATTCTTATCATTCCATTCATTTTCTAAACCATGCTTTAAATCATCTGCATAAGGTGTCACTTTATGAATTGATCCATTTTCATGGTATTTAGAATAATCACCAATTATGTTACATGAAAATAAGTCCAAATAGTTAGCTGATCGTATGATATCATTTTTATATAATATTCTGCATACAACACCATCATCTATAATACATTTTATAGTATATACACATTCCTCGTTAATTGAGAGATATATTATCAACAACTTTCCACCGTTATCAGCACTCGACAAACTGTATCTTACACTATATCTATCTATATTATCAACTATACGATTGATAATTTCAGGATTTGGAAAAATATTATCAGGTAATTGATTAGAAAGTATAGTACTTTTATTCCTCATGTATATTCTTGATGTTATAACATTGGGGTTAACATAGTCGTTCATTTTAGAAATAGGATAATTTTTAATATTTTCATTGAAAATATTTGTTTATTTATAATCAGAAAGCATCAGATTTTTCATTAGCGGGAGAATTCCCTTGTTGTTTTTAATGTTAATGTAAAATTCAGCGTTTGTATATACATAGATCCCATTATGTAAACATATATTGTAACTATGTATATTTTTGTTAAAACCATATATATTTCTTATTGAGAAATATGAATCTTTGTTATCTCTTAAAATAATATATTTTTCATATTCATCGTTGTATTTGATAAATCTTAATATATGTTTTTCATTGTCACATTTTAGAATATTTGCACAATTATTTCTAACTGCTATATCTTCAATCCTTGGAATCAGATATAAATTAAAGTGTCTTTTCAGTGATGTTGGGACGTAAAAATTAAAAACTTTATATATTGTCATTATTTTTAATATAATTTAAATTATTTACGGCATCAATATTTCCCTCTTTAATAGCCATTTTAAAATATTCTTCCGCAACTCCCCTTTTACCGAGATTATAATATAAAATACCCAAATTATTCATTGCTTTATCACTTCCCCTTTCAATAGCTAACAAATAATACTCAATTGCTAAATTATACTTCTTCTGTAATTCATACGAATCTGCCAAATTTATAATTACATTAGTATTACTTCCCACGTACCTCAAATATAACAGATAATATATTTCAGCTTTATGGTAATTTCCCATTTCCATGTATAAATTTGCTAGATTATCTGCAGATTTATAATATCCGGCATCAATTGCCATTAAATAATATTTAATTGCTAGATCGTATGAACCTTCTTCCCAGTATATTGATGCAAGATTGTTTATAGCATTTTTATTGCCTAGCCTTATAGCTTTCAAATAATATGATTTTGATAAATCATTACGTCCTTTATCCTTGTAATCCGTTGCCATAATATTAAAATTTTCAGCTTCATCAAATAAATAATTTTTATTACCAAAACTGACCATTTTATGATGTCAAATAATTTTCATGAATTATTCGCATCCATCGGATATTATAGTTTATAAAAATTATAACATCCATTGGATATTATAATTTAAGAACAATATTATTTATATACCGCATACAATAAATTATAAGTGACTATACAAGACCATAGTAAAGCATATATTTTTGTGTTTTCATATTGCATATAGGACATATTCTTTTGTCAATTCTATGATTACTATCACAATTAACACAATAAATATTTGAATGTCCACAAGGAATAAATGCTTTATTCACTTTTTGTTTGCCCGAATTGCAACACATATATTTTTCATTATTTATTATTTCACCACATCTGTAAACCCCATCATTTTCATTAATTTTAACATAGCAGAATGGACATTTAGTCAAATTTGGCAAACATGTAGTACAACAAATATAATGACCACATTTAAAAATTACATCCACTCGATTCACCATACATATACAACATTCTGGATTTAAAGCATCCACATTGACAATTGTAGAATTGTATATTTTTAATAAATTGAATATATGTGAAATAACTCTGGAACTGCCATTATTTCCATAAGGTGTCAATACTTTAATCGATTTGAATGCTTTTATAATGTCAGGATTATTTTTTGTCATTTTGAGAAGGCTAAACAAAATACCATTAGCACAGTTGGCATAAGATATTCCATTATTTGTGCCAAAAGTGGGTATTAATAGAGTCAGTTGTGAACAGTCTTTTCCGAGATCCTTTTCATAGTATTCTATAACAAATTTGAACATAGTTACAAACATTTCATACCAATCTTCAATATTAAAACTATATATGAAAAATACAGAAAATGGCACGTTTCTGTTGTTTGTTTCACCTATGTACAATTTATAGGATTTTTGTTTAACCACATCTACGTGATACTGTGAAAATTTTTTATACAAAAACCCATCAGTATAAGCTGGGATGAATGGAACTGAATTTGGTCCAAAATTAAATAAATCTCCAAATTCGAAAGTAATATTTCCAATTGTCTCAGATTGATTAACATTGAAATTTGGTAATATTAAGGTTTTATCAGCCCCTCTCATGTTGTAAATTTTGTTGTTCATTTTGCTTCTTACTTATCACTTGTTTTAATAAGGAAAATTTCGTCAAAAAATTTTTAATAACACACTAATTTTACATGTGTATATGGACAACAATTGACATATTTTGTTAATTTTTTTTCATTAAAACTATTAACAAAAGATGGAGGTGAATGAATATGAGATTATTAAATTATATTTGGATATACTGAGACTTAAGTTTGATATATGCAAAAAAGAGAAGAAAACAATGTTTATAATTAGGAATAAAAATACATGTAATGTTAAAAAAAGAAATAAAGTGGATAAACAAAATATTATTGTAACGGTTATGAGTTATATATATTATTTCATATTATATATACCAATGTATTATGTTGAAATGAGTAGAATTAATACAAAATATTATGAACTAAGTAAAATTATCAATGATCTGTACATGATAAATTTTATTAATAAAAAATATATAAAAGATGTCAGGAAATGTATAATATCAGCAAATGAAATATGTAAAATAGAGAATACATTGTACACATTTAACAGAAATTTTGCTATTATTTATATATTTCTGTATCCACTATATAATTACATAAATACCAAAATATACAATGTTATAATGTTAATAAACATGATCTTATTTATGTATTACAACATAATATATTATTTTCACATGGAATACTTAAAGGACTCATTTCCAGATTATATTCAATTGAAGGATAGCATTGAATTCCTTGAACATTATATAAAATAAACATATTGTAATTTTTTGCCAACAACTTATAATATAAAATAATTAATAATTATTTTGCTAAGTTATATTAGAATACTTATTTTTATTACGTCTTATTAATGCATACGATATTATACATGTTATTGCTAGACAGATGGGGAATATACTAAATATTATATATGATTTTGGACTATGTATAAACACCTGTTCTATTACAGCTGATATAATTTTATTATTTTCACTTATGTACAAACAATTTACTTTATCACCTACAACAAAATTTATGTTTCTCACATAAATCTCTTGTAAAAACAACTTTTTATTCATATCTTTATCAATCATGTATTTAACTGTAGCACGTGAATTATAATCATTAATTCTGAAAACTGATATAAACTTGATATTACACGTACCGTTTAAACCATATTTAGATGTTTCAATTATTACCTGCTCATCTGTGTATATTATAATTCCGCCAATCAATAAAAAGAATAATGTTATTATAAAGGACACTGTGATTATTTTAATATTTTCACTATTGTAATTCATTATTTCTGATATTTGTTTTAAAACATAAAAATAGCTTAAGATAAATGTTTACCAAATATCCAAAGATTTATCCTGAGATTGAACATTGGGGTTATATTTAGAACTGGGTACTTTTAGTCTGTGTTTTCTAATTACTACAAGTACTAAAGCTGTAGCCACAGTTATCACAATTGCATAAACAAGTTGTCCGACAACTTTATTTTTGAAAATATCTCTTTCATTTAACCATTTAATCATCACATCATTCCATGCCATAGACGTAATTAATATTAATGCGGCCGTGAGAAGACCAGTTACTTCACGGAAATAGCTTATCATTTTATATTTTATACGAATAAATATTTTTGGTAGAAAATTCATTCTATGTATATTTAACTATAAATAAATAGATTTTCACCCATTGTAATTTTGAATCATTCAACCTTTTCAAAAACGCGCGTTACAAACTAGGTATTTAACGATCTATGTTGGATTCACTTACAAATACATATCAATTGAAGATATACACGGATGGTATATTATTCACATAATTTTCAATGATATATATGAATATGATAATAATAGGTATCTTGCACAAATGATTGCATATTTAAAAAAATTTTCAAAAAAAAATAAATAATGGATTATTACACGATACTACAAAATTATTGTCATGAAAATGACTACCCAGAACCAAAGTTAGAAATAGAATGTTGCAAGGTAAAGGAAGTGTTATTGTATAAATGTAGCATAGTATGTATCATTGATAATGTAGAATACATAGGTGTGTCAAATATATGTTTAACAAATGCAGACGCAATTAACCAGGCTATTGGTGAAATTATTCGTAAAACAACAATTGAAATATATCAGGAAGAAGTAATTTTACCCAAAAATAATTATATCTTAAATAATAAGAGCTCCTCAGTTTTGAACAAGTTAAATAATAAAAATAGACCATTGAAGACCATAAGTACAAATTCAAAAGTTAGAGAACTCCACAGTAGTGTAAAGGATTCAGTAGAAATGCATGATACATTACCAACATTATATTTTATGGATTTGGAAAATATACCTATGAAGTATTTACCCAATCCAAATTCATTTTATATTGGTTTCATTAGGGAGGCGACATATATAAGAAGATATGATAATTGGTATGCACTTGATAAATTTGAAGAGCTTCACAAAATAGATTCCAATAAAATTTTAATTAAAATAAAAGGTGATGAGAAGGAATTATGTGATCATTTCATCACTGCATATATATCATATTGTATCGAATTTTTGAAAAATAACAATTTACCCATTGTTATTGTGTCGAGGGACAAGTGTGTATATGCCATAGCAAAGTGTTTCAAATATGTATTAAATTACAACAAATTGCCCCACACTGTGAGAATTTTGACAAATTTACAGTGATTTGTAAATATTTAATACATAAACACAAATTGAATTTTTTTGTCAATTAATGTTTATTATTCAAAGAATAATAATATTATATTTACCAATATAAATGCTGTTGAAAGTCACCGAGTCAGTTAAAAAGACAAAATATTATGATTCGTTGTCAGATAAAAATGTTGATCACATTGATGTGAATATTAATAATGTAGACGATGAATATATTGAATTATATTTTAAAATCCAAGATGATTTTGTCAAAGTTATGAACAGGTACAGTGATGTGGAGGATGAGAACGATATATATGTTGTCTTATATCTAATAAATGAATATTTTTATTTTGAAGATTCTTTATTTCCATTTGAGGTAGCGGTTTATTTGATAGATAGAGGATATAAAAAATATTTTTTGAGAGATGAATATTTTCTAGCATTACTTTATGAAACACCTGAAATATATGATATTGTAACAGAGAATATGTCCAACATAGAGATAAATAATATTATAAATGGTAACATATTTGTACATAGGGAAGATTTGAGAAATAAATATTCTAAATATTTGTTTACATTGGAAGATGTTGATAATTATCGGGATATTGATATAGATGGGATTAGAAGAAATGGATTACCATATATTATAAATTCTTATGATACTAGTATGAGAATGATAAGTAATGGTTTAAGTCGTTCTAAATGGATCATAATAAAAAAAGTATTAGAAATTCCAGGAATTGTAGCATATGGTGAATTTGTAAATACATTTTTACATTGGAAGAAAGATAGTCAAAGGGATTTATTTCATAAACATATAGATTTATGTTTTTATGGTGATGAACATAATGTGGATAAAATAGTGGATAAAATATATAGAATGATATCAGTAATATATGATAATTCACCTGAAATCAACAATACTGGATATATAGATGTTATGCATTCTGATGAACATATCATTATATCCAAAACACCACAACAAATATTATTTAGAATATATAAAAAAATATATAAAGATATAGGTGATGTTCTCTCGAATGTAGAAATAGATTACTGTGCATGTTGTATGTATGTTTATGGTGAAGAGATGAAAATTGGATATACAAATCGTTACAAATTTTCTGTTGAAAACAAGATAAATGTGTTAAACCCATATAAAAATTCAAAAATATATAATGGGGGATTAGTTGAGTGTATTAATAATAAATATTCATTGTTTATACCAGGTGCCGTGCACAAGTTTGACAATTATCTTGATATAAGCAAAAGATATCCTTCTGATACATTACAAGAGCTTCTTTTCTTGATTGTTAATCCAATTATAAATCCTCCCGCTGATAAGGATTTAGAAGAAGATGTTTACCACGAATATAAAAAAATATTTCAGATAAACAGTGACACAAAGAATGGTATTGATAATGCAAAATCTTTGATTAGTATGGGTTATATTCCTGATTATATAAAAGGAAATTATAATGGTGAGTCTAATTATAAAGAGATATTAGATTATTATTATCAAACATATTTTTATGATAAAATGTTAAAGGATGGGGCAAATTTTTCTATGGAGAACAATATTGTATTTTATGATTTATCAAAATTAATGGAGGTGTTAACTATGACAAAAATTGCCGATGGGTGGAACATAGATAATTTTAAACATATTAATTATTTGACATTATATGATGTGCCAGAAAAGAAAGATAAATTCAGTGAAAGTAAAATACAAATTTCAGATAATAACGACGAGTTGGAATCAATTGATTAATAAATTTTGTTAAAGATATAAAATGGGTGATGAACTGGAAGAAATTAAAAGTATATATGGTGAAAATACATACAACATAATATGTGAAAGACTGAAAAATGTTACTAATTTTTCTGACTATGAGAATATTTCTTTCTTAGCTGTTAAATATGGGATACCTGAACTAATATCTTACATCTATCTGTACAAAGAAAAACCTTTAAAATTAAATAAGTTGATAACAGACTATACGAATATTGTTAATATGAGCAATGATAATTTAGGATCTGTATCTATAGTTACTGATGTGAACAATAATTGTAATTTTTCACCGGTTATCATAGATGAATACATTAATGACAGACGTCGCACTCTAACATATATAAACTATTTAATAAGGTTTAGTATCAGAAATGTTAAGAATAACTATTATAAAATAAACAAGAAGTACATACAACATTATAAATTATTATATGCTTATTAAAATTCAACATTTTATTCATATAACTGTATCAATTGACAATATTATTATTTTTTTCTTTAAAAAAAATAACCGAATAACAGTGGAAAAATGTATGAATTTATAGGCTGTTTAGATTTTGAAGCAAATTGTTTGCAAGATAAAGTAATCTATCCACAAGAAATCATTGAGTTTCCAATTGTTGTGTATGATGTGAAAAGGGACCTAATAAATAGAAACATGGATTTTCATTTTTACTGTAAAACATCTATTCCATTAACAAAGTTTTGCACCAGTTTAACACATATTACGCAAGAAACAGTGGATAATGGTTTAGAATTTCAAGATGTCATGAAATTTTTTAATCAATGGATGTTTGAAAATGGTTTTAACAATGATAATTTTCTATTAGTAACATGTGGATCCTGGGATTTACAAACATGTCTTCCAAATTATTTGAAATATTTGGGAATCAAATCCCCATCTTGTCTTAAAAAATGGAATAATGTAAAAGAAGCGCATAGAAAAATACACAATTCTAAAATTAGCGGAATGGATAATTTATTGAGTTTTTATGGCTTAAGATTTGAAGGACATCCACACAGTGGTATTGATGATGCTTATAATCTAGCAAGAGTTGTTCAAAGAATTTATAAATCAGGTCATGTTTTGGACGTGAATGAATCATTATAAATAAAATGATAAAATATTAATATTAATTTTAATAAAAATGAATTCTATCGAAAAGGAGTTTAAAGCTCTAAAAGAAGAAACTAAAAAATTCCATGATCTAAACGATCATTTAAAAAAAGAACTAAACACTAGTGATATTCCAAGTAAATCATCCTTATGTATAAATAAAAAATTGGAAGGGAATAAGGGCAGGTTGAGCGAAAAAATTAAAAATTTCAATATTAAAGTAGGTTCTATATACATGATAAACAAATTAATGCAGGATAACGAGGATATAAATAAAATGTTGACATTCAATGAAAATGATAGGTTCTTGAAATGGTACGATAATGTTTATGTTAAGGATAAAATAAATATTTAAAATTAACAAAAATAATTTATGTAATACATAAATTATAGATATTATAACCAAATTACATTTTTTTTGCCACCATAATATGGATCACCGTCTGCCATATATAAATTTTTACCATATTTATCCATATATATGGCTATCAAGAATCTTCCATATTTATCAGTTCCTAAAATTCTAATGTAAAATATATTGGGAAGTTTATTCATCAGCACATTTTTAGATTCTTTACCTTCACTGGTATTTATTTCAGCAGTGTTTACACCATATAATCTGCATTTAAGCTTAATGATCATTTTACCATCTTTAATGCATGCCGAACTATTTCCAGTTTTACCGCATTTGGACAGTTCACTGATTGTAACAATAGTCCACACCTTAATGGTGTCTCCATCTGTGACATCTGCCAGTCTAGCCTTTAAGAACAACCCATCTAGCGAAAAATCATTTATCTTGTTTAAAATATTGACATCAATTTTCTCAATATCATCATCTGGTGCGTTTAAAGGACATGTTAATTTTAAACTCTTCAAATTAACCATTGTTTCAATATCATTGTATGGGATGTATTTTAATTTATTATAATCATGATTTTTGAAGTAGCCGACATTTGTTTTCCAAAATTCTTTTACATCCTCTTCACATCCCAAAATCATAATGTCTTTAAGTGAAAATTCATCTGAGGAGGTTGGTGCCATTTTAAATTTTTTTGTTGATAAATTCAACCATTTGCTATCACAAGAGATATTCTTGTTTACTAAATCAGAATATTCTTTTCCCTTCCAAGTAAATGTCATTCTATCTTCTGCTTATTCAAAAAATTTTTATTTTTGAAAAATAAAAAATGTTATGATAATTTTGAACAAATTATTGTATAATAACACAGTCATAATCAATGAAAATCCAGCCTGTACATTTTATCTTTGAACTCCTCCAACATATTGATGAAATATTCTACTCCTCTATCTGGTTCCTTAATGAGCGTTATTATGATATTCTTTAAATCATTTTGGAGATTATAACTGAAAAATTCTTCTTTGAAATTATTTTCATAAATATAAATATTACCTTTTTTAGTAACCTTATAAGGTCTATATTTGTGATAATATTGATACAACATTACACCCAGTGCATATAAATCAGATATTTTATAATTTTCCAAATCAGCTTCTTTATTTTTTAACATCAAATCTGGCAGCACATATGCTGGAGTACCAGCTATGCTATTACATTTACTATTGGATATATTAATATCCGATGTACATGATAATCCAAAATCAATTAATGTGAATATTTTTTGATCACAATCATAAATAATATTAGCTGGCTTAATATCTCTATGTGCTATATCGTTATCGTGAAGCCTTTTGAGAGTGTACAAAATCTGGCTCAGCAAATTAATGGAAAAAATTACAGATGGTGGTTCATCCATTTTATCTGATAATGATATACCTTTTACAAATTCATATATTACAAAATAAATGAATTCCTCATTTATATCACTAATTTTATTACTGTCAATACAGAAAGTACTATATAGCTCGTTCTTCTTATCAACGAAATAAGTACCAATATATTTTTGTATATGAACATTTTTATATTTATCTGGATCATTTGGATGATTAATTATTTTCATTGTATAATCAGAACAGTCTGCAATTTCATTCAGATAACTTAAAATCTTTGCTTCACCAGTTATAACTGACATTTTTCTCTCACCTTTAAATGTTTTAACAGTATACAAATTGGAGTCACACATGAATAAATATGTATCACCCTGGCTACCGAACCCCAACTTAAATTGAAAAATAAATTCATTTCCATTTGGTAAAATGAATGAAGACATTTATAATGTTAATTTAAAATAAATTATTTTATTATTTAAATTACGCCACGATGTTTTCATTCGTATCTTATCTTAACAATTGTATATTTAGCATAACGAAAAAATTTATTAATATTTTGGACGAGTATTTATTCAACACATTTGATCATGTACCTGACAAACATGTATTATTTAAAAACAATGTAACATTTAATTTTGATACATTACAATATAAACAGACAACAGATGTTGAATTAACCTTTAACAAAAAATTATCAGTCAACTTCAAATTTAATCATGATTATAATATTGATTCAGAAACGCAAATTTATATTAATTTATTAGAATCTTTATTTTTATCAGTAAATGATATTTATCTGAATTCAACAATCGACTCATATAACATCATAACACAAAATTTGAAATTATTGATAAATAACCATTATTTATATGATACATTATATCCACTTTGTGTCTATAATATGGAGATAGACATATATAAAAACAGAAAGATATCTACATCTAATGAATATTTAAACAAAGGGTATCATGAAATTAAAATAAATAATAATAATTTCAGATTATTATCAATAAATGAATTGGAAATCATATTTTCTGTATTTATAACTCACTTGCTGGTAAAAAGGGCATCTGATATTTATATTTTATGTACTAATGTTAGATAATTCAACTATCTTCCATTGGAAGTTAGAAATAAAATTAATTCAACTATATATTTATTGTATTTTTATATTTTATGTGTATGTGGTAGTTGATTACATTGTTTGTAAAATTTTTGACAAAACTCCACTATCAACTTGATTTTTTCTGTTATTGTTACCCATCATACCACTATTGTATTCGTTGACACTTTTCTCACGGCCTCTATCAAGTGAACTACCTGTTGTAATTTCTTCATCTCCATTATCATAATTTTCTCTGTCATAATTATTATTTTCTCTGTTGTAATTATTATTTTCTCTGTTATATCCATTACGGTTTCTATCATATCCACCTCTACCTCTGTGATGGCCACCTCTGCCTCTACCTCCACCTCTTTTATTACCAATATCACCATAATGTCTTTTTTCGTAATGTTTCTTTTCACCTTGATCATTTCCATCACCGCCAAAATTCATAGGTGTGCTTTCACACCAATCACTACCACCATCAAGTTTGTCATCTACAACTGGACTATTAGTACCATTAGTATTCACTTCACTGTAATTTTTTCTTGGTTTATTTAATTTTGGTTTACTTTGTGAATATCTTTCAACCAATGCATTGATTTTTCCAGTAGATTTAATATGCTCAAGTAAATTGCTGAGAAGTTCTAAATAAGAATCATCTGTTTTGACTTTTTCAGAAATTTCCATTGCAAGATTATGTTTGATAAGTGGATGACCGCTTCCTCTAAAAAAATTTTCATCGAAAATGCAACCTTCCTTTAAATGTCTACAACATGAAAGATATTTTTCAATTGTCTCATCTTTTTTATGCATTTTGTCAACAACAGATGAGACAAACATATATATTTCATTCACAGACAATGGTGCAATATCTTTCATTAACATTTCTCTTTTGTCAGGAACAACATGTTCAGATCTCACCTTGTTATTTTTTGGTCTCAACATGGGTGACCCCACAGTTTCTTCATTATGTGTTTCTTCGTCTTGAATTGGTGAAGTCATATTTGTTTCGACCACAGTTGTGTTTTCTAAAACGGTGTTGTTTTCCTCTGAGATGATGTTATTTTCCATTCTTACTTATATCCAATCGATAAAATTTTTATTTGAAAAAAATTATTTTAAGCGTATAGTTTTATAATAAATATATACTACAGGATTTTATAACTGAAAATTAAATTATTTTGACGAACAACCATATAAATTATTACCGTTTATAATTATATTTTGTATATTTTCACAGATTAATATAAGAAAGATTCAATATTTGAATAATTAAATGGACAGAAGGATATCTTTACTTATATACGGTGTTGTAAATGTGCTCATTTACATTACATTAGATGTAATAGCTATCTATTGTTATGATGATTATTTATCATATAAATTTAAATATTTGAGTGCTTGTGGTACGGGTGATATTAAAACAGTCAATAAATTTTTGGATATGATAGAGAATTTTAAGATTAGCAGATATTTTTATCATGAAGGATTAATAGTTGCGTGTGAACGTGGTCGCTTGGATGTGTGTAAATTATTACTGAAAAGAAACCCAAACTGTGTTAATATTTATATAGCAAATCCAAAAACTGAATTTCATCTAACTTGCGACCGTGGTAATATGGATATATTTAAATTACTGTTAAGTTATAATGTAAATATACATCGTGTTGGTATGTCAAACAAAGATGGATTTACTTATGCTTGTGAGCGGGGTCATTTGGAAATAGTTAAAATTTTACACAAAAAATTGCTTGATGAAAAATATAGACCCGGTTTGATTTCCAATGTGCTACGCTTGTTTGGCTCGGATGTGTATGATCCGAAAAAGCATATATCATCAGGTTTTTTATCAGCTTGTGAAAGAAATAATATTGAAATTGTAAAATATTTTTTAAATGAGGGAGTGGATGTAAATGTCAAAGATTATATGGGAAGAAATTCTTTTATGATAGCTTGTGAATACGGACATGTTGATATGATGAAATTTTTAATATACAAAAATGTTGATATAAGTATAATTGACAAAAATAATCGTAGTGCATTACAACATTGCTGTCGTGGAATGGATACAGAATATGATTTATACTTAAAAGTATTGGAAGTACTTTTAGCTGCTGGTTACGATTATAATCATGAAATATTCGACAAATATAAATATTACATGGATGAAATTGAGGACTATGATGGATCTAAAGAATATTGTAGATTAAAACACGATCTTTATATAAAAACAGCATCTGAAATATATGCACTAATAGTAAAAAGTGAATTATTTGGAAATTATTTATAATTTTATTTATTACATTAATAAATAATTGATTAATATGTTGGAAAAACAAATTGAGATAAATACTCTCACTTCCACTCTTTTTATAATTGGGTTTTTAATAATTTTTATTACAACATATGACTACACATGTAATATCGACAGTATATTAGCATCAATGGGAGAGTTGAATAATTGTTTGGTCATTTTTAGAGATGTGGAGGACATAAGAATAACATTTCACTATAAGTTAAACTATCTTAATTCGACCTTACAATCCCAGATTGTTAGTAAAAATGACATTTACTTGCAAGATATGTATGATTTTAATAAAACTGTTAACTGTTGGATGGATGAGGTAAGTGGTAGAGTTGTTGTTGAAAAATTGGTTGATTACATGAATTTTTACAAAGTATCATTTTCAATAGGAATTTCTATATTACTTATATCTATTTCAAATGTATTTATGAAAAGGTCATTAAAATTTTAGACCATTAAGAATTAATGATTATTTAAAAATTTAATGATCTAAAAGGTATATGGACGATGATGTTTAAAAGAGAGAAGGAAAATTTATACGCTGAACAACACGATATTATAACAATAGAAAGAATGCTTTATAATCCCGATCATAATATTATTGAAAGGTTACTACAGGAATTATCAGATGAAACATATAAAATATTTGTTAGAAAAATAAGGAGGAGAAACTTTTTTTCTAGATCAAAAATAATTGACTGTGATAGTTTGTTGATAAACATGATGTATAATATTGGTATATGGCTAAAAGATAATTGTATTTTACATAATGGTAATTACTCTTATTTGAATTATCAGAAAGAAAATAAGAGTAATTTTTCTGATGATGTTATAGTTAAAATTAAAGTGGGTAAAAGTAAAAAGATAACTGCTTTAAAAGAGGAAATCATAAATTACATGAGAACTTATAAAACTACTACCTGCGTTTTAGTTAAAATAACACCACATACTTTGTACAAGTATAATCGTACTAATAGTTTAAGTGATATTTTATTATATTTTCATTATGATACAAAAAAGAACGCTTTGTATAGGGTAAATGGCATAAAAAAGAAAAAGATATTATATAGTAGCATATAATTGATTGTATATTAAATAATATTTTTGCTAACGGACGATTACAATGTAACACACTCTAAAATTATAATATTATAAAAAAAATTTTTTTATAAAACTTTTCTTTCTTTGAGTAACATGAGTGGATTAATCGGATACACAGGAGCCCTTAGCATTAACAAGGTTATTGTCTTAGGTAATACAGGTATAGGAAAAACAAAAATGTTTAAATACATATGTTACGAAGAAGACGTGGATGATATTGTTCTTCCAGCAGGTGTCGATCAATTTACACAAAATTTGCTTGATATCTTAGGAAAACCAACATACGGTGCACATATATATTCTTATGATTATGACAACGGTGATTCATTATATCATGCAAATTTTTTTGAATTAGCAGGTTTGCATAAGGGGGAGAATTGGGAAATGTACTATAATGGAGCAGGTGCGGCAATTATATATTATAAAAACGAAACAGAAAAAGAATATTACACAAACAATGTCCGTAGATTGACCCTTGCAAATACACCTATTATATATGTTAAAATGTTGGAGGATGGGGATATATTAAAAGAAAACATTAAAGATGAGGGAGTTATATATTTGGATATTAGAAAAAAGAATTTTTACAAAATACCCGTTTTAAAGCTTATTTCCACGGTGTTTAACATAACCGTGGAAGATGCAGATATGGATGAATACAATGGAGTTGTAAATGAACATAAAGCAAATTGTAATGCATCTGATATATTTACCACCATCGTGTTAAATGATGATGGATATGTTGAGAAACATTAAGATTTGGGAAGAGAGGGTAAATAATAAAAAATGAAAAAATGTAAAAATTAAACTAACAATATTAGAATAAAAATAATTTTTATATATGTGAAATTCACATATAAACGTCCAGAAATACTATAAAATGAAAACATACACATTTGATTTGAATAGGAGAGGAAGTGAAAGATGGTTAGAAGTGTTAAATGATAATGTTCATAAAAAGGGAGAAATAAGAAATTTCATAAAATCATTATTTTCATCTTATGCGATAGGTTTATCATTGCTGGATGGTCTGATATCAGATATGAAAATGAAAAATGCTATTTTGTACAAAGGTGAGATTGAATCAATTGCGAATTTTTTTGACGTTTCTTTTACTGAAATATTGTTACTCCAACTTATATATGAAACATCAGCAGCATGTACTGTTGCAATGTTAAACATTATGGGAAATGATTTTTATTTTAGAACACTGGATTGGAGAATGGATTTCTTGAAAAAAATAACAATTGGTTTAAATATTGTTAAAGACGGGAGGATAATAGGATCTGCAGTTACATGGATTGGATATATTGGATTTACAACATGCAGTGTTAGAGACGAATACAATATTGCTTTGAATTACAGAAATACAAAGCCGTTGAACTCTATATCATTATCTGAAAATGTATACAAAATTGTGAAATTCTACTGGCCTATAACATATTTGATCAGAACCGTACTGGAAAACGAGCTTTCATATGAAGATGCTGTTAATGAATTATCAGATAGTTTATTAGTATCACCGTGCTACATAAGCGTATATTCAAAACATTACAAATCTGTTATAATAACCCGTGACTCCGAATCAGTTGTGTCTTTAAGAGATTATGATTTGGTTCAGACTAATTGTGATTTTGATAAGTGTACTCCAAATATTTCGAACAGTGTGGAAAGGAAGAAATTAGTATATGACGTAGAAAAGATGTGCAATGAATATAATATTACATCGTATGATGAAATTTTGAGCATGTTGTTAAAATACCCAGTTTTAAACCAAAACACAATATACTATGTTTCAGAATATATGGGTGAAAAGCGTATTAAAGTTATGAATTAAAAAATTAAATAATTTTATTGAGGTTAATTAAAATATTATAGTTGTTAACATGGTTTTTCGTGTTGTTCCATGGTTAATATTCGATACATTTGTATTTGGAATATCATCTTTATTTTTCGGATATATTGTTGATGATTTAATTGCACAATATAATGAGAATGAAAGTATTTATACAACTGTATGGTTATTATTATTGCAAACATTTGTAAATATTGTCCTTATTTATTTAATAGATTATGTATATGAAACATTGGTGGGAAGAGATTCTGACGAAACATTTGGAATAACAATTTTAACTGTTTTGTTATTTATTCCACAAGCTCAAATATATGATCGAGCGGAGGTAATATATACATATTTCACTGGTTATAAACATTTTGATCACAGAAACTGATTTTCCATTAATTACTATTAATGGAAATAAACGAAGATAGATACATATTTATTAAATATGTATACATCATTTGTAACAATACATTAAATGTTTAACAACTAAGGAATAAGCATTATTGTTTAGCTTTTCTAATTTATTGACAACATCATCTCTATTATACTTGTTGAAAATTATGGTTAACAATCGATAAAAATATTCATTATGTATAGCAGTTTCAAACACATCTAAATACTCAAAAGCTTTATCTATTTTCACATTGTTCTTCTTAATGTTTATTAGCATGAGTTCAGAAATATACTTTGTATCCACGTCATCTAAAAAATTGCATATTTTAAATAATTTCAATAAATTGCTGGTAGTATTTTTATCGTCATAAACAGATAAGTTTGTAATGTATTCTTTGTATATATGCATATCATCATAATTGTCAGATATAATAGACATATTACCAACATTATTATTAAAATCTTTGTATAAATTTCTGATAACAGGACTTCTATTCATGAGGATTTCTAAATTCATATTCACTTTATATTTTTGTGTACCAATTAGTATATTATTATTTTTTAGAATGTCGTTAACTGATTCATTTCTACTCAAGTTCATATCTATCGTCAAATATTGATCATATTCACAATTAAGTTTGATGTAATGATCTATTCCATCGTAATTAAAATATGTTACTAATGCGTTTACGTTAAAAGACGGTACACTACCAATGGGGTAGTTAAAAGGAGTGTCTGTTTCATTTATAAAATCATATATGTAAAAACCTTTATTCTTTTCATTGAAATATATAATGTTTCTTCTTTCATAAACCTCCATTCTCGATTCATAATCATCGTTACGACGTTTAAATTCTTCACCATTTGTCATGTATATTAAAGATTTACATTCTTTCTTACTCTCATCAATATAACTAGAAAAGCATTCCCTTGTATCCAAATTAATTCTTTCAAAATAACCATTTTCACTGCATAGAATTAAAAAATTATCATAATAATATATATCATCCCATGTTTTTGTTTTACTATATATGTGATTGTCACACATGTGAAAATCCTTACTTTTATATATAATTTTGAAATATGTCTCGTCTGTCTTTATATTAACAAAATAGTATGTGTTGTCTGTATCATCCTCATCATTTTTCCACATCATAATATACACTTCATTTTTAATTTTGACTAAACATATACATTCATATTCTTTTTTAACATATCTCTGAGATGAGACATTATTATCGTCATCTATATCATATTTAAAAATTACTCTATTATGACAAGCATATATGATATTATCTGACAAAAGAATATATCCAGGTTTATTAAACGTCAGTTCCACAAGGGAGTTACATATTTCCCTTCTACTTTTCATGTCAAATTTGATTAAATTCCATTGGAACTCTCTGCACGATAAACAATATATAATTAGAGATAAGACATTATCCTTTATTTGATATGAGGCGATTGTATCAGCATATTTATATACCTTTCCGTAAATTTCCAGCATTTTTAGTAATACGTTTAATTTAAAAAATCACAAATTATTAATTATCGATCACTTTGTATATTATTATTTACTGTCGACAAAAGAATATACACCATTTTCATCATCATTTCCATCATTCATTCCGACCATAACATATACTTCATTTTTAATTTTATCGAAATTAATTTCTTTATCTACTGATTTTAATGTATTCCAAACATTATGAGAAACATTTAATATACCTATCAGATTCTATTTTTTTCCATTTAACTTGAAATCTTTTATCATTGTGTTTGCGTAAAACATATAAATATATATATATATATAAAATATGTTATAAATATATTTTTTATGTTTAAAAGTAATGATGATGATTATTTTTTAATATTTACCTTTTTTTAATTAAAAATTTTAATATCCCATTGTTATTTACCCATTACTAGTATCTATATTTTATGCCAAAATAAAATATAAAAAATAACATAATTATTATTAGGGTGGTTAATGTCATATTCAATATTATCAATGTAAATGATAAAAATATTACCATCATAATCAATATGATTAATATATAATTTACATGATTTATGTTTATATTGTTATTATTTGAAATTTCTAAATTCATGCTCATTGAAATTTTCATTTTCCTTTTAAATGTAAAAAATTTTATAAATTTTTTTTTCACAAAAATTGTCTCCGCCAATATAATTTAATATGTCGTACTATCTGATACTGTTTAGTGATTTGTCCGTCAAGTCATTGTCGGAACTAATATGTAATATTTACAGTTGTTTATCAAAATCTTAAGAGTGAGAATGTGATAAATTACAACGTTTATTACACTATTCATATCCACATCTACACTGAGACTGAGATTAGGATTCGTAATTTTCCTCTTAAAGCACTAATGGTTAAATTTACTTTTATTACTAATAGTTTATTCATAAGTATAAGTGTAACGTTCTCTGACAATATATTGTCAATCAATAATATTATAATCACAATCATGGTTAATGTCAATATTGTTATCTTCAATAACTTCTTCGTGAATATAGTAAGGATTCTTATTTATTTTTTTGTGTTTCTTTATGATATAATAAGTGAATATTTACACTATTTATCTGGTAATCATACAAAAATATTTTGATATTATCATTTGTATTTGTTTTATTGCATATAAAATTGTTTGTTTTTTGAAATACGTACATATATTCACATATATAGTAATTCACATCATAATATAATGAAATACAAATTATACTACATATTTCATCAACCCTTATTATTTTCATTTCTATTTATATTAAATAACTCATTTTTAGAGGAAAAATTTTTTTAATGAAAAAATTTTTTTTTACGATAATCTTATGTTTATTTATGAATCTTACGTTATCCTTTATATACCTTTCCATAAATTTCCATCACTACAAACTTGTTTATAAGTTTATATACACTTAAAAATTTTTAATTCATTGATTATGTTCCACTTTATCTATTTTCATACAAAACTAAATAAGTTAAGTGTTGTGATAGCATACTACATGTTCTAGATTCAGGTGCTGAATATACATATTCATCAATAAAACTCCATTTATTTTCAGGATCTAACAAAACATTTTGTAAAAGTTCATATAAATGATACAATTTATCGACACTCTCGGTAATATATTTATAAGATTCCAATATCTTCAAATCTGTTACTTTTTCTTTCAATATATCAATTCTTAACTGACATATATAATAGAACTTTAAAAGTCTCATTAACCAAACATTATGTGCTAATTTCAATGATAATATTTGTCGATATGAAAAATATTTATTGATAAACGATCTGAAGCCACTATCTGTGTGTACACACAAAGAAATTGGATTGATATCTTCACTTATTGATAATGTACTGAGTATTTCATCATATAACTGTGAAAACTTTACAAATGAATACTCCAACAACATATGTGTCCGATGTGAATAGTTGTAAAGTTGAGTCGGCGGGGAAAGGAAGAATGAGTTTATTCTTGCAAATTTTGTTAGTGTGTCTGACATTTTATTTCTAATTAAAAAAATGCATTTAAGGAAATTAATAAAATATAAAAATATATGTAAATTGTGAAAAGTGAAATGAACAGCATAAAAGTTAATGATACAGATATTTACACATCAAGGAATATAGAATTTATGAATGCTTGTTTTATTAATAATGTTCACAAAGTTAAGGAAATTTTAGATGGTGGTGGAGTAGATATAAATTTCAGAAATTTTGAAAAATATACAATGTTTATCATTGCATGTAGATATAAACAAATGGAAATTATAAAATTATTATTGAAATACAAAGAACTTGATATAAATGCAAAAAATATTTTAGGTCATACTGCATTTACTTCAGCATGTTGTTATGGTTATGATGAAGTGGTTAAACTGTTACTGGAGAATGTAAACTTGGATATTAATATAACAACAAATGAAGGATATACAGGCTATATATTTTCATGTTTTTATGGCTATTCAGAAATTATAAAATTATTAATTAATGATAAACGGTTAAATATTAATATTAAAACAAAAAAAGGTAACGATGGATTCACTACAGCATGTATACATTCTAGAATTGAAATTGTAAAATTATTGATAAACAATAATAAAGTAACAAATATTATTGACGCTTATGTAAAATCATGTTTTAACAGAAATAGGGAAGTAATAAAATTATTGCTTTTAATCAATCATGATCTGGTTAATTATGACACAAGTGAACATGAAAATAAGAATTTGAGAATTATTGACGATGATATAATTGAATTTATTGTTAATTATGTAAAATCAAAAGAATATAGTGATGAAAAAAAGAGAATAAATAATAAGATTGGAAGCGATATATTTTCTTTATCAGTGCTATTATCAGATGAATATTATTTCATTAAAAATTAACATTACCACTTAAGAGATGTATAAATTATATTTTCAGTTATTAGACGTTTTTCCATATAATCCATTTTTATTGAAAATGAATTGTTAATCTTAAAATGTATGTTAAATCGTTTATAACACAGCCAATCACAAAAAGATCGCCAATTTTTGAAAATTTAAAGAAGGCTTGTTGGAATAATTATGTTGATTTCCCACATTTGCAAGAGAATTTATGCTTCTGTTGTAGAGTTGAAAAAATAACCAGTTTTAATTTTGAATTAGGTCACGTCGTTGCCAAAGCAAAAGGTGGGGATTTAAACATAGATAATGTGAGGCCTATCTGTTCAAAATGTAATAAAGTTTGCCAAACTAAAAATTTATTAGACTTCCAACGAATGAGGCATAATATCTATTACTGTCTTAAATGTAACAATGAGGCCATTTGTGGATGGTTTTGTAAAGAACATAACAGCATGAGAGCCAGCATAAACCTGACAGATGTTGAGCTGCTAACCATGTTTAAATTGAAATTACTAATACCAGACGAGCTTAGAAGTAATTATATTGAAACACATATAAAAGAGACGGGAAGGAAAGGATCATATTTTGAATCTGATGAAAATATGTTAAATCAGAAAAAGTCAGCTGGTAAAAATAATACATCGATAAATGAAGATATATTGGAGGTACCCAAGAAAGCTGGTGGTAAAAAACAATCTGTTGTAGAAGAAGATATTAAGGGGAAGAAAAAGAAAAATATTTCTGATAAAGAATTGGAATGTCACATGTCTAATTTATCAATTGGTGATGAAAAAGTTGTCCTCTCTTGTGAACAAATAGATACGACATATTATGATGTTCATAATAATTGTCTTAAATTTAATAACGCGCTCGCTGTACTGTCAAACGGAAATGATAAAATTGTATGTGACCACACTGTCAAGCAATACGATCATAAGGATCTGATCGAAAAATTTGACATATACAGATTACCTATATCACATTTAACCTTCTTCTTGTTTAACAGTTCGAATATTGTCATCGAAGAATTGATTGTAAAGGGAAGAATTGATGCTTTCGAATATTTATTCGACATTAATTATAAGATTAATAAAAATTTATGTACTCTTTCAGCTGAGATAAACTCACTCACAATGTTAAAATATTTTTGTGAGGGGAATGTTTCAAGTCTAACACACTTTACATTCTCTAATGCATGTAAACATGGTAACTTACCTATGATTAAATATCTTCATGATAATAAGTGTAACTCAAATATAAACGTTTATAAAGAAGTTATCAAAAATTCACATATGGATTGTTTAATATTCCTCCGCAATAATTCATACAAATATAAAAAAGGTGATCTCTTAGAAATAGCAAAAGGTGACATTCTTAATTATATACAAAATAATATGTGATTGGGTGAAACAGTTATAAATAATTCATTGAATTATTTTTATATCTTTTTATCGATGCAAATGTGATTATATATCACCCTCAATGTGTATTTCAAATATTTCCTCTTTTACATTTACTAGTCAAAAATTTTAACATATCCATTATATTGTCTTTGGCAGCATCATCAACAACAAGTATATCTGCACCATTTTCTATCAATAGGGTAAAAATATCATAATATGAATATTTAATAGATAATAATAACGGTAAGTCATTTGAGTGATGAACATCAGCACCATTTTTAATCAAAATTTTAATTGTTTCTAAAATATCCTCTTTTTCTTCATCTGTTTTTGCATATTTGTACCCATATTCTATACATTTTGCAATTGTAGATTCCCCCTTTTCTGTAATAATTGCACCATTCTCAATCAGATATGACACAACTTCAGGATTGCCTTTTTTACATGCTAACATAAATAAATCATTATTTTGAGCTACATAAATATTACCTTTAACTATGTGTTTAATTGTATCCATATTGTCATGGAGAATAGCCATCATAATTACATCATTATTATATCTGTATCTATTTTCACCATCTTCGACTAGATAATTGATAAGAAGCGAATTTCCCATACTGATGTAATGATTAATAAGACTTGAAAACGTTACATTGGTGTTTATACCACACTCTATTAAATAATTCACCATCTTAAAGTCTCCTTTTATACATGGTTTTGATAATGGTGTATTTTTACATAAATTCACATCCGCACCATTTTCAACAAAAAGTTTAACTATTTCTAAAGATTTGTATGTAGCAATATAAAAAATATCACCATCTCTACCATTTACATTAGCACCTTTACTGATTAAATATTCAACAATATTTAAATATCCATTTTTACACGATATTAATAATGGACATTCATTATCGGCATGTATATCTGCACCCAGTTCCACTAATTGTTTAACCAAATCAAAATAGCCATTCCAACAACATTCTATTAGAGCTTTATTACCTCTAGCATGTATATCAACATTTAAGGCTAGCATATAGTTAAATATTTTTGGATATGGGGCGCTGAGTACAAAAATCGATTCTATATATTTTTTAATTTCATCAGGCCCACTTTTTTCAAAAATAGATTGGATAATCTTTAATAATAAATCTTCATCTTTTATTTTAGAATATTCAAGCAACTTTGATATGTCGCAAATTATATCTCTTTGTACACTATCAACATTATTGATATATTTACATTGGGAGATATTCCGGATATTATTATAAACTTTACCATGTAACAAATAATATCTATGATTTGAATCCAAAACTAAATATTTTCCGAGTAATTCTTTTTTATGAATTGACACCCATTCAATATTATATGCTATCCACTCTTCTTCAAATTTTGTAAAGTTTGGAAGAGATGTAATTATTTCATAAGGGAGAATTTTCAACAAATTTTCTCTGATGTTACAGTTGTTAAATAAATCTTCCAATTGATTAATGTTATCATTTGTGATAAATGACCCTGCTAATTTAAATTGACGCGTGTCTACTGATGTAAAGTCCAAAAAATTAATATATTCGCGAATCTCTGTTATGGATAAATTTAAGTTGAGTAATTCATAAATTTTTAACATTTTCTCTCCGAATTGTTTAGTTATTTTTTCCATTATATCCTGATTACTATAATCTGCATTTGAAAATGTATTGATTATGTCGTTGATGAGGGGAATGTTCTTGTATAAATTTATTTGCTCTCTCATTTTGTGATGAATTTTTTATTATTTTGTTTCAAATATTTTATAGTTTTAATAATTGTTATATTAATACCACAAGAGTTGTTCATTTAGACCATATTATACACACTAGTCAGCATGCGTACGAACGGCATCTTTGTTGACGAGTACAGAACGACCGACAGGGAGTCTGTATCCGTCAACAAAGATGGAGTTACGAGTCGAATAAATGTATAACAGATGTCAGTTTATGAACAAATTTTGTGATACACTGTATAATTATTGTAAATAATTCATTTTATTCGAAAACATGTTTAATATACCACAAGATTTGTTCACTTAGACCACTTTATCCATACTAGTCAGCATGCGTACGAACGGCATCTTTGCTAACGAGTACAGAACGACCGACAGGGAGTCTGTATCCGTCAGTAAAGATGGAGTTACGAGGCGGATAAATGGATAATGATTGTCAACTGTGAACAAATCTTGTGAATTATCATATTTCCAATAATTATTATAAATAATTCATTGAATTATTCATTAACTTATTAATTTGATAATACTCTCAATTTATTTTTTTCATTTGATATATATGTGATAATATCTTTGTTAAGATAATTACTTGCTATCCTCAGAGCCAGATTCAAATATTCTATCTTTTTACATTTGTCAACTAAAAATTTCAGCATAAACATCTCATTATTTCTGATCACTTTCGTTAGAATATCATCATTGTTAACATACATATCCGCTCCATTTTCTATCAACATAATACATACCTCATAATATGAATTTTTGATAGATATTGATAATGGTAAATTATCTGAATGACATACATTAGCACCATTCTTAATCAAAATTTTTATTGTTTCCAAAACACCCTCTCTACCCTCAATTGTACTATCATATCTATATCTATATTCTATACATTTTAAAATGGTTGACTCTTTTTCTTCTGTTATAACAGCACCTTTTTCAATTAAATATGATACAACCTCAGGATTACCTTTTTTACATGCTAACATAAATAAACCATTCTCTTTAACTGAAACTATGTTATTTTCAATTAAATGTTTAATTGTATCCATATTATCATGGAGAATAGCCATTACAATTACACTATTAAGAGATTCGTAGTTGTTTTTACCATTTTCAACTAAATATCTAAATAAAAGTAAATTATTGTTGCCAATATAATATGTAATACGATTTGAAAAAAATATGTTTGTATTTATACCACATCCTATTAAATAATTTACTATTTTAAAATCTCCTTTTATACATGGTTCTGCCAGTGGTGCGCGTCTGCATAAGTTTACATCTACACCATTTTCAATAAAGAGTTGAACCATATACAAGGAATCTTTAACTGCTTCATAAAAGATATCACCTTTTCTACCATTTACATTTGCGCCATTACTAATTAAATATTCGACAATATTTAAATAACCTTTTTTACATGATACATATAATGGTGATTCATCTTCCGTATGCACATCTGTACCTAATTCCACTAATTGTTTAACTAAATCAAATTTTCCTTTTTCACAACATTTTACTAATGCTTTATTTTTAACATGTATATCAATATTTAATGTTAACATATGATTAAATATATTTGGACGTGTTATGCTATTTATGAAAACTTCTTCTATGTATGTTTGAGTTTCAACGGGATTAACTTTCTCAAAAATGGATAAAATTATCTTCAGTACTACATCTTCGTTTTTTATATTAGAACTTCCAAGTAATTTTACTAGATCATTATGTACGTTATCGCAATTAATTGTATATTTACGATGATAAATATTATTGATGTTATTATAAATTTTACCAAGTAATAAATAGTACTTGTAATATGATTGAAAAACCATATATTTTGTAAGCATTTCTATACTGTTGATAATTACCCATTCAAAATTATATGAAATCCATTCTTCTTCAACGGTTTCAAAATTTGAGAGAGACGTAACTACATCATATGAGAGGATCTTCAATAAATTCTCTCTAATATTACAGTTTTGAAACAGGTCTTCCAACTGTTTGATATTATCCTTTGTAATAAATATTCCCACTAGCTTAAATTGATGTGTACTGGCTGATGTGAAGTCTAAAAATTTGATATATTCGCGGAGTTCGTTTGGAGATAGGTCCAAATTAAGCAATTCATAAATTCTCAATGTTTTATTACCAAAATGCTCAGATATTTTTTCCATTACAACCTGTTCATTATAATTTGCATGTGAGAATGTGTTGATCATGTCGCTGATAAGGGGAATGTCTTTGTACAAATTTATTCGTTCACTCATTTGTGGAAATTTATTTTTTTTATACTTTTTGTTTAATTATCTTACAGTTTTAATGTTTATTGTATATACGATAACCCACATAGTTTGTTCATAAATCGACCTCAACTATCCATTTATTCAACTCGTAACTCCATCTTTACTGACGGATACAGACTCCCTGTCGGTCGTTCTGTACTCGTCAGCAAAGATGCCGTTCGTACGCATGCTGACTAATATGGATAAAATGGTCTAAGTGAACAAACCATGTGATTTATTTATAAACATGTACATGTCGTACAAATTTACAATTATTGTAAATCACAAAATTTGTTCATGTGCGACCATTATTATCCATTTATTCGACTCGTAACCCCATCTTTGCTGATGATACAGGCTCCCTGTTGGTCGCTCTGTATCATCAGCAAAGATGCCGTTCGTACGCATGCTGACTAATATGGATAAAATGGTCTAAGTGAACAAACCATGTGATTTATTTATAAACATGTACATGTCGTACAAATTTACAATTATTGTAAATCACAAAATTTGTTCATGTGCGACCATTATTATCCATTTATTCGACTCGTAACCCCATCTTTGCTGATGATACAGGCTCCCTGTTGGTCGCTCTGTATCATCAGCAAAGATGTCGTTCGTACGCATACTGACTAATGTGGATAAAATGGTCTGAATGAACAAAATTGTGATCCACACGAACAAAAATAATACATCATTAATGCATTATGCTTTCTCATAAGTACATATATTATATAAATTTACAATTATTGTGATAAATCAAATGGAATATTTCTGTTATTTACAACAATGGGCCTCATTTTTCTCTCTTCCCCTTCTTCATTTTCTTTACCAGCATTTATTTTAATATTATATGGATACAAATAATTATAATTTGTTGGGTTAAAGCTTCCTGATATTTGTGTTCCAGGATCTTGGATATTCCATCCCTCAGCTACTCCAGTCTCTTTTAAAACATCGTAAAGAATATTCAAACTGTTAACAGATGTACGGAATCTACCATCACGATTATTTCCATCATTTGCTACACGGAGACTACCATTTTCATTTCTGGTTATAAGACCGCCATAAGTACGATCAGGACCAACGTTTTCTGTTAATCTTTTCTTAATTATATGAGTTCCGAAATCTTTCTTATGTGCTCTTACAAAATCTAATACATAATTTTCTATATTTCTACTATGGTGACGTTTTTGTGCTTCGGTCATAATATCTATATCTTCATCGTTAACACGTTCAACACGACCATTAAGGGATAAAAGTCTTGGAAATGCGAGTCTAAGATAATCAAGTCGTGTCTTTTTTACATAATCAAATATTTCTCTCATATAATCATCTGAATAGTCACTTGGGGAAATACTAATCAATCTATCCTCACTAATATAATTCCTTTTGTAAATTATTTTATATAACATCTCTTGTAATGTATGTGTTGGAATTAAACCATTAAGTGAATAATATAATGAAACTGTGTGTATTGCACCTGGAATAAATACAGAATATCCCCTTGTCATGTATTTCATTAATCTATAATTGTATGTTAATGATTGTCTATAAGGATTAATGATATTCATTCTATTTTCAACAGCAAACTTATATCTCGGTAAATAACTTACATATATCTTGTCATCCAGTGAATAAAGTGAACATGCAGCCGAATCAAGGTCAAATCCCAATAATATTTGTGAAATATTTTTGTATACTCTCTTAATTATCTGAATTTTGAAATCAGCTTCGCCATAATTGAACATATATACCATTATTTCCACTGAATTTTTTGAATGTCTCACAGAAAAATTATCATAATCACCAAATCTAATAGTTATGTTGTTGATTATCAATAATATCCTGTCTAAAATATCATTTTCACTAATATCTCCATAAAAGAATATGTCAATATCATTCGCATATGACATTATATTTTGAATAATATTGTCTTTTTTACTGTGTTTATAATGATGTATTAAAGAATTCACATAACCACCACATATGGCAACGTTTGGCATGGATATTATATCCAAAATTATTTTGTTTAAAATATAATATTCTCTGAGTAATCCAATCACTTCATCATAAGTATTTAATTTAAAAAAAGATATATTGTTATACCCACTAGTTAATATATGATCTTTTTCAAAACTCATCTCATGTCTATTTAAAGTGTATTTTTTATAACGATGATGATTCTTTGGATCAATAATAAGTGTGTCTTTGTTTAAATGTATTAATTCTTGCACCTCATCATGATTATTTCTATAATATTCATCTTCTACTATTCTATTATAAACTTCAGGTGTCTCGTATAACAATGCTAAGTAATATGTGTCGTTCATAAAATGTTCTTTATATCCATTCTTAATTAAGAACGCTGCTATCTCAAATGGAAATATATTATCTTTAAATTCATTTAAAGGGTGTAGAAAATCGTTTATAGCCGACATTATTTCATATAAATTATCATGACATTCACAATCATAATTAATATACTCTTTAAAGTCATTTATAAGGTTGAAATATAATATAATAAAATCATCATTGATATCAAGGATGTTTATGTCGATATATTCACCAATTTCACTTTTGGGACTTTTCATCTCCTCCCATTCTAACAATTTTTTGTAATAATCTGTTCCCTTAACATAATCATTTACCCTAATTTTTACCATTTTTTATTATAAATAAAAAATATTAATAATTTATTTTTATTATTGTTATATGGACTGATATCCATCAATTTATTTGATAGACATCACTAGATTAGACTTTTTACTTTGTGGTAAATACCCTTTAATAGACATCAAAGGTACATCATTGCGCGATTCTAAAACATAATTACTGTACGAAACGTTTTCTTTTACTTTACCCACTTCAAGATTTTCCGGCTTAGCAAATAATCTTCTAACATCCACTTTCGGTTCATTGAGTTTTCCTTGTAAATTATAATTTGATAAATAATTATAATGAGTTGGATTGAATGTACCAGATATTTGTGTACCTGGATTTTGTTTAATCCACCCAACATGTACTTTTGTTTTTAGTAGAACAACGTTTAGATATTCCATGGAATTAAATCTTATTGAATATGGATTACGGTAAATTTTCTTTAATGTGAAATCTTCACCGTACCTTTCGAGATTATATATTAAAAGATCATTAATTTCATGAGTTGAGTCTACTCCCAATGACTCATTTAAACTTTTAAGATAATATTTTATATCTTGATTATAATATTCATCTTCCTCATCCATTTCTTCCATTTCTCGAAAACTGTAATTATGACCACTATTATCATGTAAATGAATATTAAATATATATTTGATATTCTGGAAATTTTCATAATCAGAGTGATTTTTAATTCTACAATTGTATTTCTCTACAGTGTTTATATTATTTCTTACAATGGAACATAATAGACTTTGAAGTGTATGTTTTGTATACTTTTTATATGTATCAATATAATTTTCTTCCAAATGAATAGCACCTGGTATAAATATCGAATATCCACGTTTTGTATATTTAATGAGTCTGGTATTATATGTAGATGATTGTCTGAAAGGGTTTATAATGTTGATCCTGTTCTCCATTGCAAATTTGTATCTTGGTAAATAACCTATCAATAATTTACCATTTTCAGAATATAGCGAACATGCTGATGAATCTAAATCAAATCCTAATAAAATTTGCGATATATTCTTGTACACTCTCTTTATGATTTGAAATTTCATAATGTCGTTAAACCAGTCAAAACATTGAATTGTTATTGAATTGTCTGTATGAAAAATATTCATGTTAAGAGGTGACCTCATGTCATATATAATCTCAATTATTTCTTCCACTTTCCTTAATATCTGAAAATCATTGATTATATCTTCGCCATAAAGAAAAATATCAATATCTAGAGGACATATTTTTGGATCATTCACAAGATTTTCCCGAAAATATTCATCAACATCATATAGGAGTTGATTTACACTTCCACCACATATACATACTCCTGGAATTTTTAATATATTTTTTATATGCAACATCAATCCTCTATATATGTCAGTATATTCTCTAAATTTCATTTTCCATGAAAACTCTTTATTTTTATAATTAACCAAATTAATAGTTCTGTCAATTTCAGTTGAATATGGTGACACTATATAATCCTTATACTTTTCAATTTTATCTTGTGAAACATTAATTGTATCATTGTGGTAATGAATTAATTCTTGAGTTAAATTATGATTATTTCTATAATATTCATCTTCTACTACTCTATTGTATATTTCAGGTGTTTCATAAAGTAATGCTAAATAATATGAATCACTTAGAAAATATCTCTTATAACCATGTTTAATCAAAAACACTGCTACTTCAAATGGAAATAATGTTTCTTTATCATTTATTGGTGGATAAAATACATTATTGATGGCTTTCATTATATCATAAAGATAGTAATCTTCATATTTGTCATTATTATTAATGATACTATCCAGATTATCCTGAATTTCAAAGTATAATCCGATGAATTTGTCATCAATACCCTCAATACTGTCTATGTCTATATAATCTCCAATATTATATTCGTTTACATCATTCGCATAATCTGTTTTCAACACTGACTCGGTCACTCTGATTTGCATATTTATAATATATTTTTTTTCTTAAAAAAATTATAAAAATATATTATAAATTATAATATTTTTCTACATTATTGTTTATCTACAGAAGGATGATTGCTTTTATCGTTATCATCTACATCTGATCCTTTTTCATCTGGAACTGACAGTAATTTAAAGGGTAATTTCTCAATATCGTATCGTTTAGTGTCACATCTACCTTTATCCGATAACTTCATTCTATAATTGTCAGCATCTACTATATTGTCAAAAATGCCCAAACATCCACCATAATAATCATCACTTACAACCACGTATAACATTTTGTTTTATTTGTTTTTTTCAAAAAAATTGAACAAAAATGTCAATTTTTTTGGAATAAACGATGGATAACTTTAAGCAAAGTATATACAATGGTAACTTTAACGATGTGACACTGGTTCTTAATGATGATTATACTTTTATGGGACACTTTTTTGTTCTGACAACATCCCCATTTTTTGACAAATATTTTAGAAATACAAAACCTGAACCACATTACGAAAATAACAAATTTTGCAATAAATATAATTTGAATTTTCCAACAGATGTTGAAGCATTTAAGTTATCATTGAATCTCATTTACAAAATGTACTTTAAGGAGCCACTTTCAATGTTGAATGATGTGGTGCTAAAAGCTTATAGTAAACCAAATAATGATGATGATCCGTCATCAATATTTGTTGAATTGTTATACATGTTTGATTTCTTATTTCTGGATGGAGAGCGCATGTATATGATATTGAAAATATGCTATGATAACATTGGTATAATTAAAGATAAGAAGCGATTATTTACAGCAATTAATGAAGTTCAAACAATAGATGTTAAGCATAAAACATTCTTCAATAAATATTTTTATGACAAATGTGATGAAATGAAGGAGGTGTTGAGCGAGATGAACATTAATGTGAATAATTATTTAAACCATAAGGAAAAATACATTATAACAGATAAAAGTATAATAATAAATGGATCGGTTGTTAATGATAATTTTTCTGAAGATGTTCCCCTTAAAAACAATTTGAGATACACTGCATTTTATGTTGAAGTTGATAAAATAGTTTATATGCTATATTTTATCAACTTTACAAGACATTATGCAAATGATGATGGTGATGTTTATCTAACATATGTCGATAATAACTCGAAACACAAAGAATATGTTAAATATGATCGTTATATTTACTTAGGTGAATATCCTTATCGTGGTGATTGTCACCTTGATAATTGCAAAAAATATCAATATATGTTTACATCATTTTTAAGGAATGAATTGCATCATAAACATGAAATGAGATATTTTAATACGTCAGAACATGAACTTAAAATGAAAACAGAATTTCCCCAGCATACTGTGACGATATATATAGATTATTATGATTTAATCAATTTGACTGTGACTGAAGATGTACCTTTGTCAAATAATTCACTATTTTTAGACGACATAAAGGGTACAAATATGGGGGTGAATGCAAAAACATTTAATATTCCCAATGATTTTTATGATAAGTATTCAGTTACATATGATGGAAATTATTATGATAGAACTAATTGTCGCTTCACAACAAACAAAAAAAAAGATGAACATCATCTGAAGATTAAAATAGTAAAAACATAACAAAATTTAATTGTATCAATTAAATTAATTTTTAAAATTTCTTTTAATTACAGATGGAGAGTAAAGGGATACCTCTTTTAGATGACGTTAGTAGAACATTCAAAAATGTTGATATTTATGACTACTTCGATCAAGATATGATATTTATGTACAATGTTTTGAATGGAAATATTTCAGATGATCTTGTTTATAAATATATAAAATTTATAAATTATACATGTTTACCAGCATCACAGTATGATCATATTTTAAAATATATTAATGAGGATAACATCAATACGTTTGGAGACTTATTTGAAAATATTGATATTGTGACAGAAATCATTCCTTTATTAGATTATGAAATAGCTTCAAAATATTCATCTTTTCATAGAGTGAAAGAATTATGGATTATGAAAAATTTTGAATGGGTATATGATAATCTACAGCATATAAAAGAATTTAGAATTTTGGATGTAAATAATGCTTTTAACCATCACAATGAATATTATAAAATAGGTGGAAAGGTATACATATTGTATCCTGGCAGACTTAGGAATAATGTTAAATTTACAAATGTTAAACATCCATATAATTTTGACGAACACTATTATACATATCATTATGATGTACAGATTGCTAGATTTGAAAATAATGCAAATATGGCAGACATAATAGAATATATAATTTCTACCACACATCATCCTTTCACAATCCAAGAATGTGCTCTGTCTGCAGTGTATATGAACCTTATTCAGCTACTAGAAAAAATATTAATTATATTCAAACATATTATTGATATAAGTGAAATTTTCATATATGCTATAAAAAGAAACAATATTGAAATTATAGATTTGTGTATTACACACGGTGCAGATATATGTTCTTTTTATGGAAGTAATGTGGAATTGTCAGACAGTTGTATAGAAACACTCAAACATCTGGTGTTACGTGGTTTGAATGTAAAGCGTATAATGGTTACAAAATATATATGTGGTAATAATGCTATGAAATATTTACTTTATAATGGTGTACATCTTAATAAGCTGGATAAGCATTATTTTGATAATTTACATTTTGCAGACATTTGTGTTTTAAACAATGATTTAAAAAGTTTCAAAAGATATTATGAACGATTACGGCATGGATGTATGGATTCAGATATGAATAACAGATTTTTAAAAATATGTATTGAAACAGAATGGTTGGAGGGGATAAATTTTTTGATAGAGAAAGGAGTGTCTATTGTTAACATGAAATACAATGTGAATAATGTAGATGTTTTAATTTTACTGATAAAGAACGGGTTGGACGTAAAAAGTGCTTTAACATTATTTGCTAGACAGTCATCATATAAATCTGTTAAGTATATTATTGAAAATTATCCTGAATTGGACGATTTTTCACGTAATGAATACAACGGAAAAATACAATCATTATTTAATAGAAGTGTGATGGATGGGGATCTGGAATCAGTTAAATTCTTTGGAAGATATAATGTAAATATTAATCACAATAATGGTGAATTATTTGCAATATGTGAAACTTATTGGTATATGGACATTATTGATTATTTGAAAAACAGAAAGGTGGTTTAAACATGAATGTTTATATTATCATTGATAATATGAACTTAGTACATAAACTGTTAATATTATGATTTTATTTAGAGGTGCTAGCACTCCAATGTATACCACATCTTAAACACTGATACATATAAGTACCTGGCTCATCACCTGCTCTCTTTTGTGTTATATATTTACGTACTGAATTCATTCTACAAACTTGACATATAATGTTTGCAATAGTGAATGATTCATCATCCACAACCAATAATATTCTTTCTTCATCTTTCATAACCTTCTTGTTTGATTCTTGAAATTTTGAGTTAAATATAATACTTCTAGGTTTAGATAAATCTATAGTCTTAATGTAATTCCCCAGTTCCTCTTTTGTATACTCTCCACTGGTAAGCATGTCCAACAAATCAGGTAAAATATCTGGTGCTAAAAAATATGCAAGTGTATTTATATCTACACCCAAATAGAAAATATCTCTATATGTAGGATCATTATTTAAATATGTTATTACATTATTATAATATTCAACTGTAACTTGTGGTTGTTTTTCGAAATCAGATATTTTATCTTTTTTGGAAGTGGCACCCGTTGCTGTCTTCGCTTTAGTACTTTTGCTCATTTTAAAAATTTATTTTTTATAAAAAAGTTATAATAAAATCAATTATAATATTTTCAAACTATTATAAATGAATAGTAGATCAGGATCATTTACATCTAGATTGCAACATGGGGGAAATTTAGGATCTCCAAACATTACATCAAGTCCATTACCAAATCCTACATATACGCCTAGACTTACTTCCATACCACAGACTGATACATCAAGACTTAGATTATCATCTAGACATACTCCCTTACCACGGGTTGATCCATCACAAATTAATATATCACCCAGGTTACCAGATGGAACTTTGAGACCAATTAGTTCTGCATTAAGACCTAAATATTCCCATGATTCAGATTATGACTTAGATTCTGATGATGATGAATATACTGGGGGTAGAACATGTCCCATTGGTGGTACATGTGGTAATTCAGCAGTTGGTGCACCAAATCTGACTACGAATAGCAGTTTGGAAAATTTAACGGTGGGAGATAGAATAGTGCTTAGATCGCTCGCACCACAAGGAATTAATTACACCCCGCCATTGTTAAGCACATCTTCCGATATTCCACCATTATCAAGACTACCTTCTCATGGTAGCACTTCAAGACTACCACCAATTGTAAGCAGTTCTTCCAATATTCCACGTTCAGGTAATATAAGACCATTCACATCAAATGTAAGTAATTATACTCCACCATTGTTAAACACATCTTCTCAGGGACACACTTCAAGATTATCACCAATTGTAAATAGTTCTTCCAATATTCCACGTTCAGATTATATAAGACCAACGTCTAACGTAAGTAGTCCCACATATATTTCGCCTTCAAACAATACTGTCCAGACAAATATTACAAATAGAAATTTATCAGGTGGATCAAGTATGGGTATGATGGGAAATACATATAGAACAGATGTGGGTAGATCATCATATAGCCCAGAAACAATTGAAAGTTCATTAGGTGGCGCATACTCAGATTTGATACAACAAGCATATAATACAAATTTAGAAAGAATCAATAATGGTGAAATTTATCCCATTACCACTCTCTCTTCTGTTTCAAATATTCCCAAGAAAACAGTAAGTCCATTGCCAGCTCCAGTAAGTACTGGATCCACAAATTTATTGAAAAATAAAGTTATAGACGAGGACGATTTGATTATACCAGATTTGAAAGTAAAAGAATTTAATCCAAATTATATGGGATCTATACCCACTATAGATTATGTAGAAGTAGACAGATTAGGTCAAGAAAGTAGAAGATAATTTTTGTATTGTTAGTATTGCACTGTAGACATAAATAAATAATTTATTTATTTTATTTAAAACAGATATTTATTCATGAACGGGGAAATGTTATACAGATTAGAATCTCTTGTTATGAACAAGATAAAGGAATTACATAAAGACGTTAGCCATGATTATCAACATATACAAAGGGTTAGGGATTTAGCGAAGATCATTGCGATTAATATAAAAGCAGATTTATATATTGTGGATGTGATTGCTCTGTTACACGAAATTGATAATGTAGAAGAACTACTTGCATCTGTTGGTTTTAACCAAATACCTAGAATTTCATCTTTAATTAAATTCATTGGATATTCAACGGGACCTCTCAGGAAAAACGGTATTAATTTATCAAAAGAAGATTTTGATATAGTTTCATGTGTGTCAGATGCTGATAATTTAGATGCTCTTGGATCAATTGGAATAGCGAGGGTATTTGCATATTGTGGATATTTCAAAATAGATATTTCAAATGGTGTTATACCGGAATATGAACATTCATTTGAAAATTATAGGAAAAGTAAATGTTCAAGCGGTATAAATGTATTTTTTGAAAAAATTATTCATATTCCTGATTATATAATAACAAATATTGGAAAAAATATAGCAGAAAAAAGAATAGCTATCGTATTAATTTTCTTGGATTCTTTTGCAGAAGAAACAGGACATAGATATCTGAAGCATATATATGATAAAGTAAAACCAAAATATAATATTTCATCATCAAAATCTCATCCAACATATAACAATTATACATTTTATCTTAAAGATGTGACATTTGTCATTGGTTGGGAACGTGAATATAATAAATTGGTACCTAATGGTTATGTTGCATTTATTAATGATAAATTTATAATAAGATTTCCATTAGACATGGATTCTAAAGTTGTAGATGGTTATCTAGACACAAATATTCCTTTTACAAGAAAAAAATATTATACAAAATGATATAAATAAAATTTATTTGTAATTTAATAATTTAATTTGTAAATTAACAACATATTTACCATAAGATGAATAGTTACATACAGTACACTCAAGAGCAGAGATTAATAGCTGAAAATCTGAAAAATAAAAGCAATGTAATTGTCGATGCTGTTGCTGGTTCAGGTAAAACTACCACTATAAATCACATTATTGAAATGTTAAGCAATAAAAGTATTCTAACAATTCTATACAGTAAATTCCTGACCATTGAAACAAGATCAAGACTTCCTCACAAAAATGTTGATATAAGCACAATACACAGTATATGTCAATCATCTTATGGAATTCCATGTGGTGATGATTTTGGAATTAAAAGCATATTAAAAAATAATCTACCATATCGTGGTAAACATTATGATATTGTGATTATTGATGAAGCGCAAGATTTGACTCCGCTACTGGCTAGGGTTATATTGAAAATAATATCAGATTCAGGTTCGTCAAATTTAATCTTTTTAGGTGATAATAGACAATGTATTTATAAATTCAAAGGTGCTGATGAAAGATTTCTAATGATGGCTGACAATATATTTGAGTCAAAAATACCGTGGACTCGGTTAAAATTGTCAGAAACTTTCAGATGTTCTATTCCAATCACTGATTTCATAAATGAATGTATGTTAAAAGAAAATAGACTTGTTTCAAACAGACGCGATACAGTAAAACCAATATATATTTGCAAAAATGTATTTACATTGGGTTATGATATAAACAAGATAATAGATGACTATTTGAAAGAAGGAAACACTTTGAATGACATTGCAATATTAGCATTTAGTGTTAGATCTGAGAAGTCACCAGTTAACAAGTTGGTCAATTTTTTGAGTTCAAAAGGTAAAATGATTTATAAGCCAAACGACGATTATGTTGAAAATAATGACGAAAGATTAATGATGAATAAAATTGTTTTCACAACATATCATCAAATGAAGGGTAGACAAAGGAAGATGGTCATATTATTTGGATTTGATAAAGGATATTATCAAATGGCTGAAAATGATCCAAAAGATGAATGTCCTAACCTTTTATATGTAGCTGCAACTAGAGCAAGAGATAGATTGATTTTAATTCATGACGATAAGCAAGGTTGTTTACCTTTTCTCAGTATGGAGAAATTACAAACATATGCAACTATAAAGGGAAAAATAAATTTTGACACTAGAATAGATCCTCCAAATAATATCAAATTTTACTCTGTGAGTGGACTGGTAAGATTTATGTCAAACAATTTGATTGATGAATTAAGCAAGTATTTCAAAGTAGAGATAGTATCCGAACAAAAATATTTTATCAACATTAACACTAAAATAAATTTTGGAACATATTATGAAGATGTTTCATTTATTTATGGTTCAGCCGTTCCCTTGATTAAACAGTACACTTTACAAAAATATTTTGCTATCTATGAGTCTTTAAAGACATTGAAATTTCTCGCTAAATCATTGAAAATGGAAGATAGACTTGATTATTTGCTAACATTAATTGAAGGTTTGTTAAAAGATGGTAAAATGGACGACGTTTGGAAATATCTACCATATATGATAAATATGCACTGTTGTATTTTGGAAAGATTAATACATCCTTTAAATCAAATTAAGCAGTATGATTGGTTTTATGAGGAAAAAAATTGGAAATGTACAATGGAAGCAGTTGGTAAACTAGACTTTTTAGATGTATCGGATGAATTTGAGAAAAAGGTAGAGTGTGAGGGAACAGTGAAGATATCAGAGAATAGAGAGGTAACCTATTCTATTGCTGGATCAATTGATTGTATTAACAAAACATATGGTCCCATTGAATTTAAATTTGTTCAGGGCTTTAAAGTAGATCACATTTTACAATCACTAGTGTACTCATGTATGTTATATTTGCAGGATAAAACATATCAACCATACTGTTTATACAACATTATGACGGGAGAGATGTTAAAAATAACTATTCTCAATCATGAAAAATATGCTGAAACAATTTTAAATAAAATTGTAAACAACAAAATTATGAGCAATGATGTCAGTGTTGATCTATCTGGACTTTTAAACGCTATACACACATCTTATAAATAATCCATTTTCAAAATTATTACGATTTTCAATCCATTATCCATTGGATAATAGTATATAATAACATATAATTGTGTTTACAATACTTTATATCAGAATGTTTTAAGAAATTTCGTTAACTTCTGATGATATGGTGGACATTGGTTCTCCTTTACTAAACAATTCGATAGCACCTCTCAAAATTTTCGCCCAATCTTCTAATTTATTTGCCATATTTCCCCATTCTGCCAAATGTATACCTTCATCAAACCTCATTATATTATTCATAACGTCATCTTGAAGACCGTTTCCAATTTGTTCATTATACATATTATGTAATATAAATTTATATCTTCCCTCAGAAATGGGTTTAACTAAATTTCTTTCAAGTGCATCTTTCAGTCTAATTCTTTCCTTGACTTCTTTACAGGTTGAAATTTTCTTCACAGCGATTTTGAATTTATTTATATCAAATGGTCCTTCCATAATATCAATGACACTATTATAATACTTATGATAATAATGAGTGTATTCGTGACACAATTTGGTAACAGCATTATAATAGTTAGTTTCTTTTTCTGATGTATTTTCCTTATCAATATATTTAGCTCTTTCATGGTGTAGATAAGATATAGCATAACAAAGATCTTCTTCATCTGGTTTATTAAAAGATGCACTAATTTTTTTTAAGTTATATATCGCATCTTTTAATCCAAGAGCATCTTCATGCTCTGATATTTTGTCTTTTTCAACAATTTCAATATATTCACATGTTTCGCTATCTAATTTAGCTGTGTCTTTAAGGACTCTTGGAAAGTCTAATTCATACCAATCTTCGTCTTCATCACGAATAAATGCTCTGTACTTATGAGCATCTGCTTCGGGATATTCTTTGAGAAGATTGTCAAAATTTTCGTGTGTGTTAAATCGTTCAAATGCCATGTCGTAATTAGTAATTATTTTCTTGAAAAATTTTGAAATTTTAGTGCTGTTTTATTTATTATCGATGACCAGTACATTGTATTGGTCACAAACTTTAATTTATATTGTGTTTGAAGCAGATGATTAATTATATGCTGGATCTATAAGATACCAATTATTGGGTAAAGGTATTGCTGGTGAGAAATTTATATTCATAATATCATTATTTGAAACAGATGGTGAATATAAACTGATGTTATTACCGTTTATCGACATTATGGATTCTGCTCCAGAAGTTAAAAATACACAATTTGATAATTTTATGGAAGTATCACCTGGCTGACCAGTTATCATTAATATATGAGAATTTGAATTTACATATCTGCCCGTTATAATTACTGTGCTGTTTGCTATAATTGAATTAACATATATAAATGTCGCTATATTCATACATGTTGAATCATCTATATTAATTTTTATTTTTGATAAGGAAATATCATTGTTAATATTTATTAAACCTCTGTTTACTCTCATAATTTGTCCATTAATAAATACATCTCTGCTTTTTAAATTGTGAATATTGATTATGGCTAATGCTTCAGTATAATTATTTATAATCTTAATATTTTTTGAATCAAAATAAAAATTGGAATCATTAATATCTATCAAATATTTTAAATCTACTGTATTTGGAACTATAACAATTGGACTTTTTGTTGTGATATTAATAGATGTCGTGTTAAAGTAAACGGTTGATCCCTCTGATGTTAAAATTTTTGCAATATTATTTCCTGTGGGGCTATTTATCAGTTCACCGATATTAATATGTGCCACATCATTTTCAGTTACAAACACATTATATGCAGATATATTTGTGTTAACAACTTCTAAATAAGATATGTTTATATGTGAGTTAATATTTTTAGCAGATCTAAAAATGTCCAAAATTACATCATCAGTTTCATAAGTAAATAATTCAGCTCTTATTTTATTTATGTTCAAATATGATGTGCTGTCTCCAATATTTATTAATGATCCTCCATTCTTATCATATCTAGTATACAAATAATTTATGGTTGTATGACAATTCCCACTTATATTCAAGAAACTGTTCATTCTTGTTGCATACACATTATTTAAATATATCGTATTATTATCGGTTGTATAAATTATTCCACTATCAACAGGAGATATATAAAACCTATTTATGTTAGTGTAACTATTTGAAGTCGTCAAAAATTTACATTCATTCCCAACTTCACATGTATAACTAAATATATTACATCTGAATGTTGATGACGTAATGTTGAAAGTAGATGAATTATTATTAATTTGATCATAACTATATATTATTGAATACATGTAATTAAAATTTACATTACTTCCATCAAATATGTAACTACTTTCGGGAATTGCTTGGTTTATAAATGATACTTGATGATTATCAATGTTTAACGTAGCACTATAACAGAGTATAAAACAATAATAATAATCTCCCAACTTATCATAAATATCATAAGCATCAAACTGAATATATTCTATATTTACTTTTGAGAAAGAAATGGATAATATATAAGTGTATGATATGTATCCAGCTAATATATTTATCGCGTTTATGTCAGCATATGAATTACTAAATGTTAGCAAATAATCTATTACACCAGCAGAGATTATCACATTTATGGCATTTATTTTAAATATGATATTTACATCACTGAAATAAGGTCTTATAGTCCAGTATTTTATACATGAAATTCCATTACCAGTTGATGAAAATTCTACATTATTACCATATAACAGAACTGTATTTATGTTTATGTTGGGACAAACATTCGAATATCGTAAAGAATTACCGATTACGATTATCACAACTGATGAATAACTGTAATTTTTTAAAGTTGGATTTAGTTCAATTGGTGCATATAAATCAATAGATGAACTTATATTGTCTGTAAATATGAGAACTACATTATTGGAATTCAGATTTAATGGAGAATTATTGATTAACACCGTGTAAAATTCATAAAAATATATATGATTATCATTTAAAGATACATCGTTTGTTATCAATAAAACCGATCTACTATTTAATGTTACAGGAACGGGCAACCCTGTCATTCTCACCGATCTTGATAATATTGTTATTAAATATGATTGTGTGTATGGTATATCAGCTGGTGGATCAGATGGAGGTGTGGTCGATGAAGAATTGAAGCCCTTGATCGCGATATATATTTTATTACTGTTTATCAATATACCATTTCCCACATTATCTCCTGTCAGAATATTTACGGCAGTGAATCTTCCCAAGGTTACTGTTGCATTAGGTAAATAAATAAAAATATCATTAATATTTATCACCACATTTTGTGAAAAAATATTGATACAGCTGTAATCATTATCATCAGTGTTTGTTATAGCGTCCATTGTAACAATGGATACAGTATCAAATTTAACGTTACATTGTCCTAAGTTATTATTAATGTTTATCACTGATGTGGGACCATTATTTAAAGACGTTATGGTTGCACTTTTTCCTTCTATATTAAAAACATTATTTATGAGTGTAGAATTACCTATATTAAAAAGTGTTCCGACTGAATTACTCTGAAATACACCATAGCCTCTCACATCAAAACCAGTTAAAACTGATGATGCTTCAAAAATAACATTATTACCAATAATATATGTCCCTTCCTCAAAATACCAATTAACATAGTTTCTTGCTAGATTATCATTTACAATATATGTACCAGGTCTCACATATACCGTAATTATTTTGTTGGAATTTGCAGCTTGTCCAGCTGCATTAGCTGCATCGTTTATATATAAATATGGATCTGTAAAATTTTCTATTTCACCTGGAGTTTTTCCAAAAATGGAATCAACAAAAATAGAATTTCCAACATATGATATAGTCAGGCCGGGAGGACCAGCGGGTCCAGTTACTCCAACAGGATATGGTATAATGCATGCGTTATTGTTATTATTTCGTGTTTTATGACAGTTACAGTTCATTGCGTGTTTAAATTGGAGAATAAAATTGATTGTTAAAATTTATAATTTTTTATTTTAAACATATTTTGAATATACAAAAATGGGCAAAGAAATTTTCAAAGACGATGAAAATGAAGAGATTATCAGTAGTTTAAATATTAATGATAGTGTCGAGGAAGAGGAAGAGGAAAAAAGAGAGGGTAGAAGATATGAAGATTATACAGATGATGAAAATAAAATATACAAATTTTTTGCAGTAGTCTTTCGACTTTATAATGCTTTCTCACCTGAATTAATTTTTAGCGATTCATCATCATGTACAGATGAGGAAAGGTTAAGATTTATGGAAGAACTTGCTGGTCTAAAGTCTGTTACTGTTGGTGTCTATGATTCAGAGGATAAACTTGAATCATTTGCACATACCCTAGACACAGATGGTTTGACATATGGTGAAATATATAATATGATTAGATCAATTAAGGAAAGAGATGAACTGGTGAGTTCAGTCAATAAAATTGAAATTATTGATGATAATTTATCAGTGTTTCCAAATATATCTGAATGGAATTTGGATGAATATAGTGAAGAAGAAAAGAGAATCGGTAAATTTCATGCCATTATGTCCACAATTTATGAAGGTTATTCTGATGATTATGCTACAAAACATGAGGTGTTTGAATACTATGAGCACAAAATAGATGAATTTAAAGATGAAGATGCTGGACTTAAGTCCGTTACCGTTACATTAATTTCAAAAAATGATGATACTGAAGAGCTAAAAATTGATACTGAAGGTTTGACATATGATCAAATTTATAATAAATTAGAATTTTACAGATTACTTGATGATTTCGACGATATTGTTATCGATAATGAAAACAACCTTGTTGTAAAACATTTTTAATTTACATATAATTACAATTACATTTTATAAATGTAAATGTCTCCAAAAAAATATTTATGATATAAACAGAAAGGAATGAACAATACTCATTATTATGATGGTAAATGGAATATTGAGTTCACTAATTATAAGGTTAACCATGATGATTTTGTAAAATGTATAAATGAAATTAATCTGACATTTAACACTGAGAAAGTTAAAAAAGCATCATTTTTAGTTTTAACTGACATCAATAATAATTGGGACCCCTCAAATAAAATTTCATTTGAATATTTGTGTGTACACGTTTGGAATAAAGTAAGAGATAATAAAGATTTATTAGATATATTTAAAGAACAATATGAAGATATTTTAAATGGTACTTGTTCACAAGGTAGAACTACAAGGATGTATCAATTATATATTATTCTTAAAGATTTACAAATATTATGAATGTTATGATATTGCAAACTTATCATTTAAACAAAAAATTTTTTTCGAAATATTAGAAATGGCATACGGACTAAAGGACATATCTTTAAAGTATATTATTGACAATGGAGATGTACACAAACTTTTAATTCTTTTAACCACTAATAGAATTAACACTTTTCAAAAAAATAAAATTATTGGTAAAATATTGTCAGATAAATATTTGATTATAGATGTCGTTGAAAATTATTATGATATATTGGCCCAGATATCGTATAAAAATGATATATTAACATTATATAAACTAATTACAGATTATAATGAAAGTAGAGTTGAAAATTATATTAAAGATATGGAAAGCTTCAATAAATGTGAAATAGCATTTTTGTGGTTTCTTTTAAGCATAGTTTTGGGAAGGGGTGCGTCAAAATATTCAGAAGATGGTAAATCAGTATATAGTATACATCTATCTATTCATGATTCAAACTTTATACTTAGTAATTTTAGAAAAACATCAAATAAGTATAAAATACTCGGATTTATTAGAGTTAAAGAATTCGGGTTAGATGCAGAAAAATATTTTAAAATGTGGGATGACATATTAAATTATGCTTCTGACATACATAAAATAACACATATATATGATAATAGAGGTTTAATTTTTGAATACAGACATGTAACCGATAATAATTTGTATATTATAAAATTATATAACGATCATACTTTTGAAGATTATATAGGTAATAATCTGCATAAAAGACATTATAAAGGTGTAATAGATAAAAAAAGTAATGGATATTATTTTAGTAAGTTTGTCAGTACATACTCTATAATCAAACCATATAGATATTCTAATATTAATTCTAGAATACTGCTTGAAAATCCATATATTACATCAGCATCAAAACATTTAAACGATATATTACCATTCTTTAAAGGTGAAGTGGATGAAACTGGCGAAATATATTACGGATATTTAAATGGAAATATATATGGTTTAAAATTCACTTATAAGAATAAAATGAATTGTGAATACTACAATGTAGAAAAAATAGAGAAAGAAATATTAAATTTACGATAAATGTAGTAAATTATATATGTATCCAATGGATGCATATCATTATTGATAGATGATATAACAAATATTATTCAATTGACAAATATTCAAAAAGACCCACGTAATTTTCAGATATTTTTACATCCTCCCTGAGTGAGTCTCTCGCTTCTTCTAATTCATTTCTTAAAACTTTATAAATATAATTGTTTAACATTAAATTTTTGTCCATTATTTTGTTTAGAAAATCAACAATATCATATTTATGAAATATTGCATATATTAATATATTTAATTGTTCATCACATATGCTTGTATACAATAAATCTAAATATTTAAACGATTCATCAATATCCATCTTACTTTCCTTTACATGTAAAATAATCATTTCTGCTAAATAATTAATATTACAGTCGTGCATGTAATTTGCTATTGTATACAAATCATATAATTTATCAGTGTCATATATTCTATTTTCAATAAAATTTTTGTATAATGTTATATTTTTGAAATTACTGGATATTAATTCATTCTCATGATTAAGTTCCAAAGCATCATATATTGATCTTATGAAGTGACTCCTATTAATTAGTAAATCATGAGATATTTCCACATTTTCATTTTCCGTCCCGATTTTAATAATTTTGTCTTTATTTATATTATTGTCACTTATGTTTGTAAAATATTCATCTTCATCAATGTAAATAGTATATTCTTCATCCTCGTTAATTATTACATAATATTTTTTATCATTATAGTTAAAGCAAGTCATGGACATAATATATTTATCATATTTTAACTTTATACTAGTATCATTCACTAAATCATATATAATTTTTGTCCTTAAATCTTTTCCATATCGGTGATTATGTAATCCAGGCTCCTCTCCATATAAACACAATAATTTACTGTCACTAATAGGTTTCAAGTCAAAAATATATTTATTTTCAATTGATGTGTCCGTCAAATCTGATACATTCTTAATTTCATATTTCATAGTGTTAAGATTAATTTTCATATAGGACAAAGATTCATTAGAATCAAGAAATATCAAAGTGTTATCGTCGTTAAAAATACTACATTCTTTAAATGGTAATTCTACCATAATACCGTTCGTTGTCACAGAAAGAGAGAATTCATTTCTAAACAAGGTAACTATCATTAATGTTTCATTAGTTCCCAATTTTTTAAATACATATTTATTTTCAGAAATATTGTTAATCTCCCTCTCTCCTTCATATTCTGAGTGATTGTAATCTTCTCTTATGATATTCAAACAGTAATAAATAGAACCTTTTAATTTATATAAATTGTGTATGGTTATGTATGAATCATCATGATATGCTTCTTCAAAATTGTTAGCCATAATATTGTTCATGTCCTCAAAATCATCAAAATCTAAATCATATAAATCTACATATTTTATCTTTTGTAGGGTATCTATATCATAAAATTCAATTCTGTTTCTCGATACTGCAACCATTTCATCATCTATTAATTTTAATGGAGTAAAATCTAATTTATAACTTGCTACTTCTACTCTCTTATCCATATCTACTTTAACCAAAATGTGATATTGATGACTACTAGTATATCCGTAATAATTGTCAACATAAATTACTGTCATAACAATATTCAAAATATTTTTTGTTACATTATGTGTAACAATAGAATCAAAGTGGGATGGAGTGCTATTGAAAAGTTTAATCATGTTGTGAAATATTTTTTCTATAATTAAAATTTTATGATTTTAATTTTTAGTGAATTAAGGAAGGGTTTTCTGGGATAAAATTAACGATTAATATATGATATTTACAGGATTATGATGTTTTATGAACAATAAAAATACAAAAATTATAAATGAATATATAAATGATACAGTTTATATTGTTTACATTATGAAAATTAAATTAAATTGATGAGATATACATATAATGTTTATATGAATCACTGTTTATTTTACCATATTTAAACAGTGATCCTAAATTATTTGTTTTATTTTTAATGTCATCAAGAGACACCTTATTATGTAGGTCATAAAGTAATTCTTTTAACATCTTACCTTTTTCCTTACATTTTTCATAATATTTTGATATCACATTTAATGAATGTGTTTGCATATAGTATTTATTGTAACTGATAACTGTTGAAAATTCAAAATTGTTTTTAAACTCATGTACTTTATCGTCATCAACATGTTCATATTTTGTCATATCAATATCTGGAGATATGTCAAAATTTCCACGAGGTGGTCTTAACTTCTTCTCATTTGTATTGTTATTATTGTGAGATATGTTAGTATATTTATTTTTGACATTATTGATAATTGCAGTTCGTCTTGTTATGCTTTTAGAATAATCATCTCTTCTCTTCTCACGTGCAGATTTTACATCTTGTGTGATTTCAACACAATTATTTAAATCTTTAAGGATTTGTTCAGCAAACAATCTTCTACTTTCGCTTATCTCCAAATGTGATCTGTTGTCAACATCAGGTCCAAATTTACATTCCATTTGTATTTTTCTCTTTGGATAGACTTTTCTGGGTATTTTAACATAATTATTTAAAGTTGGTTTTATGCTGTTGCTGGATTTATTAAAATTATCAGAGATTTTACCGATATGAATAGGTTCTGGAATAACAGCAATATTTCTAAATGAAACTGCACCTATATATTCACCACAAAATATAGATGTTGTAACAGTAATTTGGTTGTCAACAATTTTCCATAATCCATTTACTAACTGGATTTTATTTAAATCAACATTGAACAAATATTCATATCTATTTTCGTCATATATTTTATAATTGGTTAATGGTATATTCAATTCATTTAGATTGAAATTTCTAATATTTTCAGCTGTTTCGTTGTTGACAAATTTTGTAACTCTATTCATGATAATTTCAATCGTTTTAATGACGAATTTATACCATTTGTAACGATTTTCATTTTCATGTTCGGTGTATTTCATTATCCATTGATTGATATCAAAATTTTTAGTATTGAATCTTAAATTTCTGATAATATTTACCATTTTACTTTCTTCCCACTCTACTCTTAGACACAATTCAATTAACAATTCTTTTTCAATAATGTTTTTAATATCTTGAATTGACAAAGTATTATCTTTGTTGTGATAAAATTGATCTGATATTGCGCTTGAAATGGAATGACTTTTTCTTGATAACATTTCGGGAAAATTATTTAACATTGATAAATTTCTGCTTTTAAGTTCCCAGTAGATATTGTACATCTTTAAATTTTTGTCAAAATCTTCTGTTCTACTATTGAAGCTGATGAAATCGTGGTATTTATGGTAATATACCATACTGACTGCTTCGTCCTCTGGAATAATATGAATGAAACTTGATGGATGTTGGTATTTGATATCATTCATGTTAACATTAATAATATTGTGTGTAAGTTTGGTGAATTTGTACACAGATATATCATTATTATCTTCACTATATAAACAATTACTTGATGTCATTTTGGTTATATATTTTAGATTTATAGTTTATGGGTTAAAAATTTTGATGTTAAAGTTTGGATTAATATGTTTAGATATTTATAGGTTTGAGGTTATATTTTAAAAATTATGTGGTTAATATTTAAATATGTTATTAGGTTTAAGAATTAAGGTTGTTAATTAAAAATTATATTTAAGTGATTAGGAGTTAATATTTTAGGGTTAATAATTAAAAAAAATAGTTGTTACAGTTAATAATAAAAAAAATTTTTAATGTTAATAGTTAAAAGTTAATAGTTAAATGTTGTTGGTTAATAATTAGTGTTTAATATTTTAAATGGTTAATGCTTTAAAAAGCTATCTTTTGAAAAGTTTAAAAAATTTTAAGGCTTTATCTTTGAAAAAGAGAACTTTTAAATGATTTAGCAAATTTAAGATTAGAAAAAAATTTTTTTAATTTTCAATTTTTAAAAAATTTTTTAATTTTTAATTATATGTAATGCATATAATATCAGTTGTGCCTCATTTTAATATGTTTGATGTAAAAAATAAATGATGTGTGTATTGATTTATATGTTAATTTACAAAATTGGTGTGAATTGTATACTATCCTTAATAATATCATTTAATTATATATATATTCAGCACAAAAACACGCCACTGACCATCCACACATTCATAATATATGTTATAATTTGATATAATATCCACAATTCACAATGTTATTCCCATGTTTGCATAAAATTAATTACATCTAATAAGGATACCCACTCGCTTTACAGCGAGTCCCCCACCCGCCCAATCCTGATTCTTATTAATAGTAATTATACTTATGCTCATATGGGAATATCATTGTGTATTGTGGTGTTTTATCATCATTTACATTATTTTATGTTTATTTACTTATTTATTATTGATAACAATAATATGCTGATAATTATCCACATATATTATTAATATATGTTATTCCCATGTTTTGCATAAAATTAATTACATCTAATAAGGATACCCACTCGCTTTACAGAGAGTCCCCCCCCCCACCCGCCCAACCCTGGTTCTTATTAATAATAATTATATTTATGCTCATATGGGAATATTATTGTGATATTGTGGTGTTTTATCATTATTTACAATATTTATTTGTTTATTATTGACAACAATAGCTAGTCGAAAATTATTCACATATATTAATAATATACACTATTAACAATTCTATCCACTTTTGAGTCTTTGCTATACATAAATTAATTACATCTGATAGGATACTCATTCGCTCCTTAAAATATTAAATTCTTACAAGAATTTAATGTTTTCTAAATCTCACACAATCGTGATCCTTATTAATTGTAATTAATAAAGACATCAAAGTTTCAAATGTTTTAAGTTTTTGCTATGAATAACATTGTGATATAATAATATTTTATCATTATCTATATCAACTTATGTTAATTACTAATAATTATAATTGATTAATCTTATCATGATATTATTACTATTTTATAGATTTATTACCTTATAAAATACTCTGTATAACTCATATAAATATGTAAATTATACGTTTAATAAATCGATACTGTTTATTTTGAACATAACACACTTGTTGTGTTAAACATTTAATTCATTTCATATTCTTTATATTAATTTTTAAATTACTTATAATAAATAATTTAAAAATTAATATACTTAAAAATACAATAGTATAAACTATATTATTATGAAACAAATAAATTAAATATGTATAATAAACATACTATATAATTAATATAGTATACGAAAAATGTACATTTAATAAATTAATACTGTTTGTTTTAATAATAATATGTAGTTTGATAAATTATATCATTCATTAAACTACATATTACTGATATTTAGATATATCAAAATTAATGAATAATAAATTCATTGTAATAAACAGTCTTAAAAATAAACTATTTATTCATAATTAACATATTTAGGTGGAAAACCTATTTGATAATAAATTTGTTATTGGGTGTTATTAACACACAATTATATATGTATTAGTAATTCTAAATATTTAATTTTACTGTATATTCTTTATATTAATTTTTATTTTATTTATAATAAAAAATTTAAAAATTAATATACTTAAAAACACAATTATTTGAACAATATCATTGTAAATTAAATAAATTCATTATAATTAAAAATAACATACATAATCTCTATAAGATATGAAAAATATACATTTATTAAATTATTACTGTTTGTTTTGAAGATGGTATGTATATTAATAAAATATATTATTTATAATACTGTATGTTATTGATATTTAGATATATCAAAATTATTTAATAATAATTTCATTGAAATAAACCGTCTAAAAAATTTAATTGTTTATTATGTACTTAACATATTTGAATTAAATAGTCTGTCTAATAATCAATATATATTTCGAGTGTTATTATCATTCGAAATATATATTGTTATTTTTCAACATTTAATATTTTTATATTCTTTATATTAATTAATTTTTTTATTATAAATAAAAAAATTTAAAAATTAATATACTTAAAAATACAATTATTTGAACAATAGTATTATAGATTAAATAATTTTAATATAATTTAAAATATTCGATATGATAAATATATATTTTGAAAATTATACATTTATCAAATTATCATTGTTTGTTTCAAAGAATAATATATTTATTAATAATTATATCACTTACAATATGATATATTACTGTTATATTAGATATAACAAATTAATGAATGTTAAATTCATTGTAATAAACAGTCTAAAATTACAATTATTTATTCCATTCAATACAATGTATTTAATTCCTAAGCTGTTTAATAACAGATATATTCTTTAAATATTGTTTATATTCAAAATCAACATATTTTAATTTGAACATTTAATTTATTTATATATTCTTTATATTAATTTTTATTTTATTTATAATAAAAAATTTAAAAATTAATATACTTAAAAATACAATGATTTGAATTATAATATTAAAGATTAAATATATTCAATATTAGCTAAAATATCTTTTATGATCAATATGTGATATAAAAATATATATTTTAATAAATTAACACTGTTTGTTTTAAATATAATATTCTTAACATTAAATTATATCATTTACAATACGATACATTACTGATATATTAAATATAATAAATTAACAGATATTAAATTCATTGTAATAAACGGTTTAGAAAATTAAACTGTATATGTTAATCAATATAATTGAATGATATTATTGATTAACAATAAATTTATTTTTTTAATATTGTTACTACTTAAATTAATACGTTATTAATTTTGTATATTTAATTTATTTATATATGATTATATTAATTTTTATTTTATTTATAATAAAAAAATTTAAAAATTAATATACTTAAAAATACAATAGTATAAATTATATTATTATGAAAACGAATAAATTCATTATAATTTAAAATAATCTGTATGATAAACATATAATATTAAAAATATATAATTAACAAATTAATACTATTTGTTTCAAAGATAATATATCTGTTAATATATTATAATATTTAATATATTATATGTTGTTTATGTTTTAAATATATTAAAATTTTGATTTATTATAATCATTGGATTAAACAGTCTTAAAAATAAAATTATATATTTTTGATTTTAAGACCATTTATTTACCCATTTATACTTTTAATTGTAAATTGATATATACATTATAATATAAATATACAGTATATCAATTAATTTATTACCATATATTATCAACATCAAAGTGGAAAATAATATTATTGATAATAAGTATACAATATCATATGTTTTATTAACATTTGAATTATACCCACAAAATTGAATTCCACATATGTTATGTAAAATCCTAACTCATCATATTTATCAATGTTCTATATAGTTCATCATTATTTATAACATTTTATTAAATACTATTTTTCAGTAACACCATTGAAAATTTTTCAATGTTTTTATTTCCATCATCTACATAAAAATATTTTATATGATAGACATATACGCTCTTTATTTTCATATATAATTTTTTAATTTAACAGAATACTGTTTATTACATGTTTAAAAAATTGCTGATATACATGTAAACAGAAAAATTTCTTACAAATGTATTTTCACAAAATTTTAGAATTAATAATTCCCAGAATTTTTCCAGAATTTTTCCAGAATTTTTTTTTAATTTTGAAAATTTTTTCTGTGTATAGATATAGAAAATTAAAAATATACCACTTTCAAGATACGTCTATTCCGTCTTCACTTTGTCAAAATATGATTTTTTGATAGTTCTGAAAAAAATCCAGAAAAATCTGGAGATAAAATGGTGTGTTGGATGTCATGTGGAAATCATTTTGAATACTATCAATATTTGGAAAATCTATCATAAAGGTAATATGTGGTTATTAACCACATATCATATAAATGAATTGTTGTTATAACGGTAAAATCCCATAATAAAAAAATCAAAAATAAATATTTGAATATTAATATTAATGTAAATATCACTATGTATACACTAAGGTTCCTCAAAAATACTAGACGTAGTCTAGTATTTTTCAGGTATCGTTCTATACCAATTTTTTTGGAAAATAGTTTGTTAGAGTAGTCTCGAAAAAAAATTTCAATATCATTCGATACCAGATTCGGAACATTAGTACACACAATTATTCGACATATATTATGCGTTAAAATATTAAAATATAACAGTTGACAAATATTAAACTTATAATTTTTTCTCATGAAATAATTATTATACCTAATATCTTCTTGAGTAAATAAATGATAATATTAAATAAAAGTCATATAATTTTGATAGACATCTCATGATTAAAAATTAATATGTATAAACGAATAACTAAAAATTTAAAAATATTAATATTTTTAAGAAATTTCACTGTCGAAATAAAGTAAATCAGTTAAAATAATTTTAATTTCAGACTCTTTATTATCTTATTAATTCAATATGAGACTAAATAAAAAAAAATTAATATATATAAACAAATAACTGAAAAAATTCTTAAAAAAATATTAATTTTTTTTAAGAAAAATTCACTGTCAAAAGAAGTAAACCAGTTAAAATAACTTTATTTTTAAATGTTTTATTATTCAATTAATCCAATGTGAGACTAAAATAAAAATCATATATTTTTAATAAATACCTGTAATTTTGAAGGACAACATTGTTGTCTTTCAAATCTGTTACAATCAGTATCAGATTTTATATGGTTTTTTATTTATACTACATAATTTTTAATTATTAAATAAAGAAAAAAAATTAATATATATAAAAGAATAGCTGGAAAATTAAAAAAAAATATTAATATTTTTAAGAAATTTCACTGTCAAGAAGAAGTAAACCAGTAAAAATCATTTTGTTTTTAAATGTTTTACTATCCAATTAATCCAATGTGAGACTAAAATAAAAATCATATATTTTTGATAAATACCTGTAATTTTGAAGGACAACATTGTTGTCCTTCAAATCTGTTACAATCACTATCAGATTTTATATGATTTTTATTTATACTACATAATTTTTAATTATTAAATAAAGAAAAAAAATTAATATATATAAGAGAATAGCTGGAAAATTTTTTAAAAAAATATTAATATTTTTAAGAAATTTCACTGTCAATAAGAAGTAAACCAGTAAAAATAATTTTAATTTCTGTTTCTTTACTATCCAATTAATCCATCCTGAGATTAAAATAAAAATCATATAATTTTTGATAAACCCCTGTAATTTTAAAGGACAACATTGTTGTCCTTTAAATCTATTACAATCACTATCAAATTTGTATGATTTTCATTTAATACTATATAATTTTTAATTATTTAATAAAGAAAAAAATTAATATATATAAACAAATAACTAAAAAAATTTAAAAAAATATTAATATTTTTTAAGAAATTTCACTGTCAAGAAGAAGTAAACCAGTAAAAATAACCTTAATTTCTGTTTCTTTACTATCCAATTAATCCAATGTGAAACTAAAATAGAAATCATATATTTTTGATAAATACCTGTAATTTTGAAGGACAACATTGTTGTCCTTCAAATCTGTTACAATCACTATCAGATTTTATATGATTTTTATTTATACTACATAATTTTTAATTATTAAATAAAGAAAAAAAATTAATATATATAAGAGAATAGCTGGAAAATTTTTTAAAAAAATATTAATATTTTTAAGAAATTTCACTGTCAATAAGAAGTAAACCAGTAAAAATAATTTTAATTTCTGTTTCTTTACTATCCAATTAATCCATCCTGAGATTAAAATAAAAATCATATAATTTTTGATAAACCCCTGTAATTTTAAAGGACAACATTGTTGTCCTTCAAATCTGCTACAATATTCTATCAGATTTTATATGATTTTTATTTATACTACATAATTTTTAATTATTAAATAAAGAAAAAAAATTAATATATATAAGAGAATAGCTGGAAAATTTTTTAAAAAAATATTAATATTTTTTTTTAAAAAAATATTAATATTTTTAAGAAATTTCACTGTCAATAAGAAGTAAACCAGTAAAAATAACTTTAATTTTAAATGTTTTACTATCCAATTAATCCATCCTGAGATTAAAATAAAAATCATATAATTTTTGATAAACACCTGTAATTTTAAAGGACAACATCGTTGTCCTTTAAATCTATTACAATCACTATCATATTTGTATGGTTTTCATTTATACTATATAATTAAAAAATTATACAATAAATATATAGTTTTAATATTTGTTTGTTATTTAATTATGGCTCCATTTCGATATTTTCGATACTGGATTCAGAACCTTATATTTAATAGATAATTTTTACTTACTCTGAAATTTCAATATTTTATCCAGAATATATATATATAGGCTAATATCAGTAACATATCAATGATCAAAACATATTTCAAAATTAGTACTACTGGATCATGATTCAATCATAACTGAATTTACTACACTTTTTAATGTTAACTAACTAAATTATATGGGTTATATACACTGATGATATACATACAATATGATTGAAACAAATCAATATAGATGTTAAAATATCTTATAGTTTCATTTCTATATATTTATAAACAACAGTTATCAGTGATAAATATTGTGAACAATCAGGTTATTATAACACATATAATTAATTTACAGGTAATTGTCATTATATTACGTACATCCTTATTTAATGGAATCTTCTTTAAGATAAATTATGTGTGAATTCCCAGATATATAATATTTATTTATTTTAATTTCCTGGAGTTCCAGAAATTTTCCAGAATTTTTCTGGAAAATTATAAAAAATTCCTGTGTACATATACAGAAAGTTAAAAATTGATCACTTTCAAGACACGTCCATTTCGTCTTCACTTTACCAAAAATATGGTTTTTCAGTAGTTCTAGAAAAATTCTGGAAAATCCCTGGGTGATAAAGTTTACATATATTGCGTGTAGGAAAGGGTTGACAGATATACAAATTTTTATACTGTTAAAATCACGGTAAAATACAGTTAATTTGATGAAATAGTTTTAATGATTACTATTGAATCAACATAATACTGTATTGAATATACAACAGAATTTAAAATTATATAATAATTAATATTTCATTTATAAATATTAATTATGATTGGAATATTATTAGGTTGTATAAATTCTTACTATGAGAAATCTATACAACATGTATTAATTTAGTTTATATTTATTTTATATGCTGTAATAATTTATGAAAATATTAGATTATGATCATGTATAAATTGATTAGTCTTTATTCAGAGATGTAATTTTCTAGATTGGATTAATATTATGTTAATTGGTTTCTCTTACGAGAAACCAATCAATCAAATAATGGAATAATCAATTATTTGTATCATTTGAATTGATTCTAGTTATATTGTATTATTTCAGTCTGACTATTTATTCTTCTAAATGTATATTTTCAAGATTAGATTAATGTTATATTTGATAGATTCCTCGTGAGAGGAATCTATCAACATGTAATAGAATTAATCATTTACTATGTTAGTAAAAATTTATTCTAAATATATTGTATTAATTCAGTTTATGTTTATTTTATATATTTAAATTATTATTTTATTTATTAATATAAGAAAATAAATTAATATAATAAATAAAAATAATATGAATATTTTTGATTAAAAACTACACAGACGAATCCTATACAATATAACTAGTCTTTATTCGGGTATGTAAATATTTTTGATTAGATTAACTTCATGTTGATTGGTTTCTCGTAAGAGAAACCAATCAACCAAATAATGGAATAATCAATTATTTACATCATCTGAATAGAATTTAGTTACATTGTATTATTTCAGTCTGATTATTTATTCATTTAAATGTATATTTTCAAGATTAGATTAATGTTATATTTGATAGATTCTTCGTGAGAAGAATCTATCAACATGTAGTAGAATCAATAATTTATTATGTCAGTAAATTTTTATTCTAAATATATTGTGTTAATTCAGTCTATATTTATTTTATATATTTAAATTACTATTTTATTTATTAATATAAGAAAATAAATTAATATAATAAATAAAAATAATAGGAATATTTTTGATTAATTACTACACAGACTGATCCTATACAATGTAACTAGTCTTTATTCAGAGATGTAAATTTTCTTAATTAGACTAGCTTCATGTTGATTGGTTTCTCGTAAGAGAAACCAATCAACCAAATAATGAAATAATTAATTATTTACATCATCTGAATAGATTCTAGTTACATTGTATCGTTTCAGTGTGACTATTTATTCTTTCAAATGAATATTTCCTATATTAGATTAATGTTATATTTGATAGATTCTTCGTGAGAAGAATCTATCAACATGTAGTAGAATCAATAATTTGTTATGTCAGTAAAATTTTATTCTAAATATATTGTGTTAATCCAGTCTATATCTATTTTATATATTTAAATTACTATTTTATTTATTAATATAAGAAAATAAATTAATATAATAAATAAAAATAATAAGAATATTTTTGATTAAAAACTACACAGACGAATCCTATACAATGTAACTAGTCTTTATTCGGGTATGTAAATATTTTTGATTAGATTAACTTCATGTTGATTGGTTTCTCTTACGAGAAACCAATCAACCAAATAGTGGAATAATCAATTATTTACATCATCTGAATAGAATTTAATTATATTGTATTATTTCAGTCTGACTATTTATATCTCTAAATGTATATTTTCAAGATTAGATTAATGTTATATTTGATAGATTCTTCGTGAGAGGAATCTACCAACATGTAGTAGAATCAATAATTTTCTGTGTCAGTAATATTTTATTCTAAATGTATTGTATTAATTCAGTCTATGTTTATTTTATATATTTAAATTATTATTTTATTTATTAATATAAGAAAATAAATTAATATAATAAATAAAAAATAATAAGAATATTTTTGATTAAATACTACACAGACTGATCCTATACAATGTAGCTAGTCTTTATTTAGGTATGTAAATATTTTTGATTAGATTAACTTCATGTTGATTGGTTTCTCTTAAGGGAAACAAATCAACCAAATAATGGAATAATCAATTATTTACATCATCTGAATAAAGACTAGTTATATTGTATTGTTTTAGTCTGATTATTTATTCTTTTAAATGTATATTTTTAAGATTGGATTGGTGTTATATTTGATAGATTCCTCTCACGAGGGATCTATCAACACATAATAGAATCAATAATTTGTTATACCATTTAAAATTCATTCTAATAACATTGTGTTAATCCAGTCTATATCTATTTTACATATTTAAATTACTATTTTATTTATTAATATAATAAAATAAATTAATATAATAAATAAAAATAATAAGAATATTTTTGATCGAATATTACACAGACTGATCCTATACAATGTAACTAGTCTTTATTTAGGTATGTAAATATTCTTGATTAGATTAATTTCATGTTGATTGGTTTCTCGTAAGAGAAACCAATCAACCAAATAATAGAATAATCAATTATTTACAACATCTAAATAGAATTTAGTTATATTGTATTATTTCAGTCTGATTATTTATTCTTCTAAATAAATGTTTTCAAGATTAGATTAGTGTTATATTTAATAGATTCTTCGTGAGAGGAATCTATCAATATGTAGTAGAATTAATCATTTGCTATACTATCTAAAATTCATTCTAAATGTATTGTATTAATTCAGTCTATATTTATTTTGTATATTTAAATTACTATTTTATTTATTAATATAAAAATAAATTAATATATATAATAAATATAATAGGAATATTTTTGATTAAATACTATATGGACTAATCCTATACAATGTAACTAGTCTTTATTCAGGAATGTAAATTTTCTTGATTATACTAGCTTTATGTTGATTGGTTTCACGTATGAGAAACCAATCAACCAAGTAATGGAGTAATCAATTATTTACATCATCTGAATAAAGACTAGTTACACTGTATTATTTCGGTCTGATTATTTATTCTTCTAAATGTATATTTTTAAGATTAGATTGGTGTTATATTTGATAGATTCCTCTCATGAAGAATCTATCAACATGTAGTAGAATCAATAATTTGTTATGTCAGTAAATTTTTATTTTAATATATATTGTGTTAATTCAGTCTATGTTTATTTCATATATTTAAATTATTATTTTATTTATTAATATAAGAAAATAAATTAATATAATAAATAAAAATAATAGGAATATTTTTGATTAAATACTACATAGACGAATCCTATACAATGTAACTAATCTTTATTCAGGAATATAAATATTTTTGATTATACTAGCTTCATGTTGATTGGTTTCTCTTACGAGAAACCAATCAACTAAATAATGAAATAATCAATTATTTACATCATCTGAATTGATTCTAGTTATATTGTATAGAATCAGTCTAACTATTTATTATTCTAAATGTATATTTTCAAAATTAGATTAATGTTATATTTGATAGATTTCTCGTGAGAGGAATCTATCAACATGTAATAGAATTAATCATTTGCTATATTATCTAAAATTCATTCTAATAACATTGTGTTAATTCAGTCTATATCTATTTTATATGTTTAAATTACTATTTTATTTATTAATATAATAAAATAAATTAATATATATAATAAAAATAATAGGAATATTTTTGATTAAATACTACATAGACGAATCCTATACAATGTAACTAATCTTTATTCAGGAGCATAAATATTCTTGATTAGACTAGCTTCATGTTAATTGATTTCTCTTACGAGAAATCAATCAACCAAGTAATGGAATAATCAATTATTTATATCATCTGAATAGATATTAGTTATACTGTATTATTTCAGTCTAATTATTTATATCTTTAAATGAATATTTTCAAGATTGGATTAATGTTATATTTGATAGATTCCTCTCACGAGGAATCTATCAACATATAGTAGAATTAATTACTTGCTATACTATCTAAAATTCATTCTAAATACACTGTATTAATTCAGTCTATATCTATTTTATATATTTAAATTACTATTTTATTTATTAATATAAGAAAATAAATTAATATAATAAATAAAAATAATAGGAATATTTTTAATTGAATATTACACAGACTGATCCTATACAATGTAACTAGTCTTTATTCAAAGATGTAAATATTTTTGATTAGATTAACTTCATGTTGATTGATTTCTCGTAAGAGAAACCAATCAACCAAGTAATGGAATAATCAATTATTTACATCATTTGAATGGATTTTAGTTACATTGTATTATTTCAGTCTAATTATTTATTCATCTAAATGTATATTTTTAAGATTAAATCAATATTATATTTGATAGATTTCTCGTGAGAGGAATCTATCAACACATATTAGAATCGATTATTTGACATATCATCTAAAATTCATTCTAGTAACATTGTATTAATTCAGTCTATATCTATTTTATATGTTTAAATTATTATTTTATTTATTAATATAAGAAAATAAATTAATACATATAATAAAAATAATAGGAATATTTCTGATTAAACACCACACAGATGAATCCTATACAATGTAACTAGTCTTTATTCAGAAATGTAAATATTCTTGATTAGATTAGCTTCATGTTGATTGGTTTCTTTTAAGAGAAACCAATCAACCAAATAATAGAATAATCAATTATTTACATCATTTGAATAGAATTTAGTTACATTGTATTGTTTCAATCTGACTATTTATTCTTCTAAATGTATATTTTCAAGATTAGATCAGTATTATATTTGATAAATTTCACACATATTAAGTCTGCCAACATATAGTATAATTAATAAATTGTTATATCGATAAATTTCCAATTCACACATGTGTATATATAAATATTACAAAAATCACAAATGAAAATTTTCTCAACATTCAAAATAACCACTTTCATTTACATCATCTAGATGAGTTTGAATCATATTAAACCAGTTAAATCTATCCAATACATTCAAATTCTAACAACATAATTGATTCTTACACATTTATTACCATATAACATTAAAATATCAGTGATATTTTAACCTCATAAATCAACTATCAAAAAAATTCAAAAATAAATAATTAAAAAAAATTGATAAAAAAATTTTTTAATTCTGGATTTTTAAATTTTTCTATATCAAGTAAAGCGTTTTTTTTCAGCGATATAGTGCTATTCTTAGCCTTCAAAAAATTTTTACAAAGCAAAACCCCAAACAAAAAAATTCATATAAAATTAACAAAAACAAAAATAAAAGAGAAACCATGATGAAAAACATGAGATCATATAATTCTTTATATCCAGATACATACGGTAAAGAAGTGACAGAATATAAATTCACCAAAGAAATATTTAATAACGTGAAAATTGATAGAAATAATATTATATTCCAACACCCAATTAGTTTCATCAACATGATTAAGGAAGACGAAGCAGTTTGTATGACACAATATCATAGATATCATGATTATATTCTTTCTGACGGTAAAAATACTGATTTCACCAAAATGATAAAAATGTATAATATTTACTGGGAACTCAACAAAGAATGTTTATCAGTCACTAATAATATTTCAGGGATCTTTAAAAGACAATATAAATCAATTAATTGTGTTTTGATAAATCATTTTGAATCTAATGATAATAAAAATTTTTCTTCTGAATATATTAAAAATTTAATTTATAGAGAATTGGTGAACGAATTGTATCTCAGAATAGAATGGGAAGAAAGTAGAACATTAGATGTTATTAAAACTATTAAATCTCAAAATAAAGAATTTGATATTAACACATGGATGTACAAATATATTAATCATGAAAATGAGTCCCGTTACAGATGGTATGACTTTATAATCAAAATAATTAAGATGTCATTGAAAAAAATAAAAGAGTTTGTAGACGATGAAACTGTAAAAATCATTAATGACATTGACATGAATGAAATTAGTATACCAATTAGTAGTTATGAAATTTACGACAAGGACAAATATGATTATTTATTCAGCATTAATTTAAACAAGATTCAATTAATTGATGGATTATGGAAAATTGTAGAGAACGGCAATATTATTACAACTGCTAATGTCAGTGAAGATCATGAAGATTCAATTTCATTTAAAAGAGTTGCGATTATTCCAGAACCTGTATGTGTTGGTAAATTTGAATCATGTACAAATAATTTTGTTAATATAAATAATGTACAACATAATATTCCGATGAAAAAGAATCTCCAAAGAAGAAAGAAGCAGATGATAGATAAATTTGGATATGATGTTGAGAGATCCTTCTTAGAGATAAAACAAATTAGAAAAACTACCACTGACATGATTCTTGCTGATCTTTATAAACGTGATGAAATAACGGTGGAAGTCAAATCCATTCGTGAACAAAATAGAGATAAGTATTTTGCAAATCTCTCAAAAAATAAAACATCTGTCGATAATACAAACGTATATGTAAGTAAATATACGGGTACATGTACAAATAAAAATAAATATGCAAGTAGTTCTAAAAATACAAGTTATAATACAAAACAATCAACTGTAAGTCATACGAAAATAAAATGTGAAAAAGATGACACTCGTCGTGACAAAATTTTTTCTGATAAAATTTTTGATATTCCACCATATATGGATATGACAAAATATGAGGTCGTTAGTCAGGATGAGATGAATGAATTTAAAAACAATTTCATATTTAACACTGTTTATAGTCTTGGTAAATATTATATGATGAGTACTACAATAAACACAATTTTGAATTATTATGAAAGATGTAATAAGAAATACAAGACGATGAAAGAATACCTCAGTGAATTATATAATAAAATATCTTTCGATGACATGAAAAATAAGACAAGTAATTTACAAACTATATTCAAAGATGGTAAAATTGATGCTGATATATGTAAACATCAAATGTTTATAATGTAAATTTTGTAAATAATATGAATGTTGTAAATAATGTACAAAATATTTTTTTAACACATGTATATAAGAGTGAAATATTTTTATTTTTAATATTTAGACTAAAGTAAACAAGAGCTTGGGTACGCGATTTTTTTTAATAATTAGATTGAAATAAACAAGAGGTCGAGTACGCAATTTTTTAATAATTAGATTGAAATAAACAAGAGCTCGGGTACGCGATTTTTTTAATAATTAGATTGAAATAAACAAGAGGTCGAGTACGCGATTTTTTTAATAATTAGACTGAAATAAACAAGAGCTTGAGTACGTAATTTTTTAATAATTAGACTGAAGTAAGCAAGAGGCTGGGTACGCGATTTTTTTAATAATTAGATTGAAATAAACTAGAGGCTGGGTACGCGATTTTTTTAATAATTAGATTGAAATAAACTAGAGGTTGGGTACGCGATTTTTTAATAATTAGACTGAAGTAAACAAGAGGTTGGGTACACAATTTTTAATATTTAGACTAAAGTGAAAATATCTTTATTACTTAATATTTAATGTTTAACATTAATGGAAAATAATTATTCTGTGTGAATACATAATTTCTGATAATATAAATGTGTACATGTAGATTATCATATCCATACTTTTGAATATATATTATATTCAAAATTTTAAAACGTTATACCCATGTATTTTTTGTATTTACAATAGGATAATTTATTACTGTTTATATTATTTTATATTTTCTCTGACTATATGAATTTACCACAATGTTAGAATATTATTGAAAATGTATTTATGTATATGAACAAAAAACTTTTTGTAAATATTATTTCTGGGATTTTTAAATTAATATTTTCTGGAAAATTTATTCCTGGGAGAATTTTTTTAATTAAAAAAAATTTTCTGTATAAGTATACAGAAAATTAAAAATTGGTTACATTCATGTTACGTCTACACCCTCTTTACTTTACCAAAAATACTGTTTTAGAATAATTCTCAAAAAAATCCAGAAAAATCTCAGGAAAAATAATACTTATATATACTGCTTATGGGAAGGATTATTAAAAGCATAAAATTTTATATTAATAAAATCACTCTGAAATAGGGTAAATTTGACGAAATAGAAAAAGTAATTATTATTGAGTCAATAGATTGTTATGTTAAATATATAACATAAAATAAATTGTAGTATGTCTGAATTAATACAGTATAACTAACATCTTTTTTCTCGTTTGTAAAATTTCCAAAATTAATTTGGTGTTTGATCTGATTGGTTTCTCATATGATCAATCCATTTATTATTTAATGGATTAATCAATATTTACACTGGTCCAAAATTATTTTGGTTACATTGTATAGAGGTAGTTTATATTTGTTTTAATTATATAATATAAACTGCCTCTATACGGCGTAACTAAATTCTATTCAGAAATATAAATTTTCTAGATTAGATTAACTTCATGTTGATTGGTTTCTCTTACGAGAAACCAATTAACCAAAATAATGGAATAATCAATTATTTACATCATTTGAATAGATTCTAGTTACATTGTATTATTTTAATCTAACTGTTTATTCTTTTAAATGTATATTTTCAAGATTATATTAATGTTAAATTTGATAGATTACTCGTGAGAGGAATCTATCAACATGTAATAGAATTAATCATTTGCTATACTATCTAAAATTCATTCTAAATGTATTGTATTAATTCAGTCTATATCTATTTTATATATTTATTTTACTATTTTATTTAATAATATAATAAAATAAATTAATATATTAAATAAAAATAATAGGAATATTTTTATTTAAATACTACATAGACTGATCCTATACAATGTAACTAGTATTTATTCAGAGATGTAAATATTTTTGATTAGATTAGCTTCATGTTGATTGGTTTCTCTTATGAGAAACCAATCAACCAAATAATAGAATAATCAATTATTTACATCATTTGAATAGATTCTAATTACATTGTATAGGATCAGTCTAACTGTTTATTCTTCTAAATATATATTTTCAAGATTAGATTAATGTTATATTTGATATATTCCTCATGAGAGGAATATATCAACATGTAACAGAATCAATAATTTTCTGTGTCAGTAAAATTTTATTCTAAATGTATTGTATTAATTCAGTCTATATTTATTTTGTATATTTATATTATTATTTTATTTATTAATATATAAAAATAAATTAATATAATAAATGAAAATAATAGGAATATTTTTAATTAAATACTACACAGACTGATCCTATACAATGTAACTAGTCTTTATTCAGAGATGTAAATATTCTTGATTAGATTAACTTTATGTTGATTGGTTTCTCTTACGAGAAACCAATCAACCAAATAATAGAATAATCAATTATTTACATCATCTGAATAGATTTTAGTTATACTGTATTATTTCAGTCTAATTATTTATACTTTAAATGTATATTTTTAAGATTAAATTAGTGTTATATTTGATAGATTCCTCGTGAAAGGAATCTATCAACATGTAGTATAATCAATAATTTGCTATACTATCTAAAATTTGTTCTAAATGTATTGTATTAATTCAGTCTATGTTTATTTTGTATATTTATATTATTATTTTATTTATTAATATATAAAAATAAATTAATATAATAAATGAAAATAATAGGAATATTTTAATTAAATACTACACAGACTGATCCTATACAATGTAACTAGTCTTTATTCAGAGATGTAAATATTCTTGATTAGATTAACTTTATGTTGATTGGTTTCTCTTAAGAGAAACCAATCAACCAAATAATAGAATAATCTATTATTTACATCATTTGAATAAGGATTAGTTATACCGTATTATTTTAGTTTGACTATTTATTCTTCCAAATGTATATTTTTAAGATTGGATTAATGTTATATTTAATAGATTCCTCTCACTAGGAATCTATCAACATGTAGTAGAGTTAATCATTTTCTGTGTCAGTAATATTTCATTCTAAATGTATTGTATTAATTCAGTCTATATTTATTTTCTTTTATTATATTACTATTTTATTTATTAATATATAAAAATAAATTAATATAATAAAAGAAAATAATAGGAATATTTTTGATTAAATATTACACAGACTGATCCTATACAATGTAACTAGTCTTTATTCAGAGATGTAAATATTCTTGATTAGATTAACTTTATGTTGATTGGTTTCTCTTACGAGAAACCAATCAACCAAATAATGGAATAATCAATTATTTACATCATCTGAATAGATTTTAGTTATACTGTATTGTCTCAGTCTGACTATTTATATCTCTAAATGTATATTTTAAAGATTAGATTAGTGTTATATTTGATAGATTCTCCTCATAAAAAACTATCAACATATAATAGAATTAATAATTTGATATACTATCTAAAATTCATTCTAAATATATTGTATTAATTCAGTCTATGTTTATGATATATATTTAAATTACTATTTTATTTATTAATATAAAAAAATAAATTAATATAATAAATAAAAATAATAGGAATATTTTTGATTAAATACTACATAGACTGATCCTATACAATGTAACTAGTCTTTATTCAGGAGTGTAAATATTCTTGATTAGATTAGCTTCATGTTGATTGGTTTCTCATAAGAGAAACCAATCAACCAAATAATAGAATAATCAATTATTTACATCATCTGAATAAATTTTAGTTATACTGTATTGTTTTAGTCTGGCTATTTATTTTTCTAAATGTATATTTTCAAAATTAGATTAATTTCATATTTGATATATTCCTCATGAGAGGAATATATCAACATGTAGTAGAATCAATAATTTTCTGTGTCAGTAAAATTTTATTCTAAATGTATTGTATTAATTCAGTCTATATTTATTTTGTATATTTAAATTACTATTTTATTTATTAATATAAGAAAATAAATTAATATAATAAATAAAAATAATAGGAATATTTTTAATTAAATACTACACAGACTGATCCTATACAATGTAACTAGTATTTATTCAGAGATGTAAATATTTTTGATTAGATTAGCTTCATGTTGATTGGTTTCTCTTACGAGAAACCAATCAACCAAATAATAGAATAATCAATTATTTACATCATCTGAATAGAATTTAGTTACATTGTATTATTCAAATCTAACTGTTTATTTTTTCTAAATGTATATTTTTAAGATTAAATTAGTGTTATATTTGATAGATTCCTCGTGAGAGGAATATATCAACATATAGTAGAATCAATAATTTATTATGTCAGTAAAAATTTCTTTTAAATATATTGTATTAATTCAGTCTATATTTATTTTGTATATTTATATTATTATTTTATTTATTAATATATAAAAATAAATTAATATAATAAATGAAAATAATAGGAATATTTTTGATTAAAAACTACATAGATGAATCCTATACAATGTAACTAGTCTTTATTTAGAAATGTAAATATTCTTAATTAGATTAACTTTATGTTGATTGGTTTCTCTTACGAGAAACCAATCAACCAAATAATAGAATAATCAATTATTTACACCATCTGAATAGATTTTAGTTATACTGTATTGTTTCAGTCTAATTATTTATTCTTTCAAATGTATATTTTTAAGATTAAATTAGTGTTATATTTAATAGATTTCTTTCATAAAAATTTATCAGCATGCAATAGAATTAATTATTTGCTATACCATCTAAAATTTATTCTAATTGTATTGTATTAATACAGTCTATATCTATTTTAGAGTAAAACTCCAAAAACTGTTATTACATAGCATAATTGGTTTTTCAATTTCCAATTAAAAATTTCAACACATGGTTAACATTATATTGTTTTTCACAAAATTAATTTTCATTCACATATGTGAAAAATAAGGATATTATAAAAACACAAATAATAAAATTTTATAACATACTGAAATATTCACTTTCATCCACATCACATAAATAAGTTTGAATTATACTACATCATTCAAATCTATCCAACACATTCAAATCTACACAACAAAATTGATTCTTATACATTTACTACTATACCACATTAAAATATCAGTAATATTTTAACCTCATAAATCGACCATCAAAAAAATTCGAAAAAAAAATAATTAAAAAAAATTGATAAAAATTTTTTTTTCTTAAACATCCAAAAATATATAAAAGTTAATATAGTCAAGATGAGCGATTTAATCAAGAATATCAACGATTATATTGAAACAAGCGATGTCGGCTATCTTTCAATCGATTTACTCGAGTTCATCAACGACGAGTATAATCGTGAGAAAGATAAAAAGTCCGATGAAGAGGACAGAAGAATGGAGGAAGTTGATTTCCACAATCTCACAACTGTGCATAACATTGCGAAATTGTGGGAGCTCCTCCATTCCGAAACTATTGTGAAAAGGGGGAGAAAGTCCAAAAACTCCCCTGTAAATGCTGAAGTACTTAAGTCTATTAAGTCTTCAGTTGAAGGAATTGTAACGGGATTTGAGGCTCCACCAAATCCCGATTTCATCATTGGTGGATACACAATTCCCGATGAAATTAAATTTGAGGGGAAAAGAAAAGGCAGAAAGCCCTCATGGCTTAAAACCTATTCTTTTCCTGTATCTTATAGGGCTGCTCTAAATGATACTATTGCTGAGGAGTTTGCACCAAAAAATGAAGTTATCAGTACCAATAATGCTGATAACGATAATATTGTTAATACTGTTGAAAATACTTCCAAGACAGTATTAGATAATGATCAATTTGATAATGATTGTTATCACGTTGTTCTATATAAGAAACCCGATCCACCCAAACGTAAATCCAAATCCAAATCTAAATCCAACGTTAATGTTAATTCTAATTCTAATTCTAATTTACCCGCTAATATAATCACTGATTCTCCCAAAACCAGTAGTTTAAGCAGTTGTTCATCCAATAACAGCACGACTTCAAATTCTGATTCAAATCCATTTAATAATAATGTTAGGACCCCATTTATTTTACCAGCTGAATTTGTTCAACCAGCTCCATTTATCCCAACAGTTACTCTTGATACTTCCAAATTTTCCAAACCAACTTTACATATTCGTGGTGAAAGACAATTAGTAGACAGAATGGATGTACTTCGTGCTGGTTTAAGACATGTATCATCTAATAAATTATCAAGTAAATTAAATTATAATGTTAACCATAATTGTGTTGTAGGTCTTGCATCTTCCAAATCAACATTAACATTATCAGAATCAGCACCTGTATCAACACTTAAATCTGAATCATCTCCTGCACCAAGATCAATTATTACAAATATATCACGAAAAAATGTTCCATGTATTGTTGAACGTGTTATTCCCGAACCCACACCAAAAATACAATCATTATCATTGACAACAACCCTCCCATTTATTACACCACGTCTTGAATCAATTCTTGCATCCGGACCTACATTTAAGTCAGTAGTTAAACCAGGTAGACCTTTAGGTAGTCCAAACAAAACACCCGAACAGAAGGAGCAAGAAATGTTGAACAAAAAACCCAAAGGCAGACAATTAGGTAGTGGAAATAAAAAGGCTACAAAGAAGAAGGATGAAGATGTTATTATTTATGACCGTGAAATTCCCTTAAGAATCAATCCCAATAAATTTGAGGTCCATATGATACAATATACACTTGAGAATCCATATATATCATATGCAGAATGGAACAGATATTCTGAAAGACTTATGGAAAAAGTGAGGGAATTGAACAAGGAAACATCAAGACAGCGCCTTAATGTCTGGGAAGAGAATACTATGCGGAAAATTAACAGGATTAAGGGCAGAATGTCGTTAGGTTCCGGTAAGGGTAAGGAGAAGGTGTTGTACGAGCCAGATAGTGAAATAGATAAAGAGACGTTGGAGTATAAATATGAGCTTTTGGAAACACGTAAACATGATCCATTTTTTGTAAATTTATTAAAACGATCATTTGAGCTCAGATCATCAGGTGTGTCAGGTTCTACAGGTACAGGAAGATCTTCAAGGAAATCCAGATTTGATGACATTGGTAATTCAGACGCTTGTTCAGTTGTTTCAGATTATGGTATTTATGTTGACAGTTATGATAATAACAGTGTATTGGATGTAGATTGTTCAAGTGAAAAAGATATGTTTGTTAGTGATTTGATTGATCTGTCAGATAAACCTGTAAATAATGAATTGAGTGTGGGTGAGTTGTACATGAATGAATTATTGGATAGAAATAATGATAACGGTGATAATGAGGATGTAATCAGTAAATTATTGAACGAATTACATAGTGGATATGCTAATAATTCAAAGAAGGAAGATGTTGATGTTAAGTCAAATGATGTTATGTTGTTATGTATGAATATATACCAATGTGTTTATTCTATGTATAATATGTGTAAACAATAAATTGTATTTGTAGATTTGTAAATGGTTTAATGTGTATATGATATAAATTTGGTGTGAATGTGTTAATTTGTACATATGTAATAAATGAAAATATGATGTCTTTAAAGATGATTATGGTGAATAGAATATTTTTATAAGATAATTTTAATAAACAGATAATTTTAATAAACAGATAATAAATATTTCACTTTAAAATGTTTTGACAAACAAGAGATAGGGTATCTTAACTTATGATGATATTAAACAAGAGATAGGGTATTTATTTTTAAGATGGTTTTTAATAAGAGATAGTGTATTTTACTTTATGATGATTATAAACAGGTGATAGGGTATTTATTTTTAAAATGGTTTTAAACAAGAGATAGGGTATTTTACTTTAAGATGATTATAAACAGGAGATAGGGTATTTTACTTTAAGATGATTATAGTCAGGAGATAGGGTATCTTACTTTAAAATGATTTTAAGCAATGGATAGTGTATTTTATTTTTAAGATGGTTTTAAACAAGATATAGTGTATTTTATTTTTAAGATGGTTTTAAACAAGGAGTAGAATATTTTATTTTTGAGATGGTTTTAAACAAGAGATAGAATATTTTATTTTTTTAAGATGGTTTTAAACAAGAGATAGAGTATTTTATTTTTTTAAGATGGTTTTAAACAAGGAATAGGGTATTTTATTTTTAAGATGACTTTAAACAAGAGATAGAGTATTTTATTTTTAAGATGATTTTAAACAAGATATAGGGTATTTTACTTATAAGATGGTTTTAAACAAGGAATAGGGTATTTTATTTTTAAGATGATTTTAAACAAGAGATAGAGTATTTTATTTTTAAGATGATTTTAAACAAGATGTGGGTATTTTACTTTAAAATGATTTTAAATAAGAGATAGAGTATTTTATTTTTAAGATGATTATAAATAAAAGATAGAGTATTTTATTTTCAAAATGATTTTGAACAAGATATAGGATATTTCACTTTAAGATGATTTTAAACAAGAGATAGGGTATTTCACTTTAAGATGATTTTGAACAAGATATAGGATATTTCACTTTAAGATGATTTTAAACAAGAGATAGAGTATTTTATTTTTAAGATGGTTTTAAACAAGATATAGAGTATTTTACTTTAAGATAATGTTTAAATTATTTTTTCTGGAATTTTTTAATTAAAAATATTTTTCTGTATACCTATACAGAAAGTTAAAAAATAGACACTTTTATAACACGTCTATTCCGTCTCCATTGTGTCAAAAAATGTGTTTTTGAGATGGTTCTCAAAAAAAAAACGGAGTTCCTGGGAAATATAAGTCATTTATATGTTCTAGAATGAGGGTTGTAAGTGTATAAAAATATTTTATTACTATCATCTCAGGAATATTAAATATGATTATTAATATGTATTTGACTAATGTTATCAATATGGTAAATAACCGTCTTAATATACATTTTTATATTAATCAATATGATTAATATTTGGGTAGTTACTATTCTTTGAAATTCCATGGATATAGATGAGTTTAAAATACCAATTAGCAACAGTGAAATTTATGACAGCGATGATAAATATAATTACTTGTTTAACATTGATTTAAATGAAATTGAATTAGCTGATACTCTATGGGTGATAATGGATTTGTTCAAAGGTGATGATATTTTAATCACAACTGCCAATGTTAGAATTGAAAATATAGTTACAATTTCATTTAAAGACATCATAACTGTATCTGAACTTAATGTCGGTAACGTCTTAGTGAAAAAAGTTTTACATTGTGTTATTTCAGTTTGATTATTTATATCTATAAAAGCATATTTTCAAGATTAGCTTAGTGTTACATATTGATAGATCCCTCTTACGAGGAATCTATCAACATACAGTATAATTAATCATTTTCTATGTGAGTGAAATTTTATTCTAAATATATTGTATTAATTCGGTCTATATTTATTTTATACATTTAAATTACTATTTTATTTATTAATATAAAAAAATTAATTAATATAATAAATAAAAATAATAAGAATATTTTTGATTAAATACTGCATGGTCTGATCCTATACAGTATAACTAATCTTTATTCAGAGATGTAAATATTTTGATTAGATTAGCTTCATGTTGATTGGTTTCTCGTAAGAGAAACCAATCAACCAAATAATAGAATAATCAATTATTTACAGCATCTGAATAGAATTTAGTTACATTGTATTGTTTCAGTCTGACTATTTATTCTTCTAAATATATATTTTCAAGATTAGTTTAATATTATATTTGATAGATTCCTCTCATGAGGAATCTATCAACATGTAGTAGAATTAATTATTTATTATGTCAGTAAAATTTTATTCTAAATGTATTGTATTAATTCAGTCTATGTTTATTTTATATATTTAAATTATTATTTTATTTATTAATATATAAAAATAAATTAATATAATAAATAAAAATAATAGGAATATTTTTAATTAAATACTACACAGACTGATCCTATACAACGTAACTAGTATTTAATCAAAGATGTAAATATTTTTGATTAAATTAGCTTCATGTTGATTGGTTTCTCTTACGAGAAACCAATCAACCAAATAATAAAATAATCAATTATTTACATCATCTGAATAGATTCTAGTTATACTGTATTGTTTCAGTCTAATTATTTATTCTTCTAAATGTATATTTTCAAGATTATACTAATGTTAAATTTGATAGATTCCTCGTGAGAGGAATCTATCAACATGTATCAGAATTAATCATTTACTATGTTAGCAAAATTTTATTCTAAATGTATTGTATTAATTCAGTCTATGTTTATTTTATATATTTAGATTACTATTTTATTTATTAATATATAAAAATAAATTAATATAATAAATAAAAATAATAGGAATATTTTTAATTAAATACTACACAGACTGATCCTATACAACGTAACTAGTATTTAATCAAAGATGTAAATATTTTTGATTAAATTAGCTTCATGTTGATTGGTTTCTCTTACGAGAAACCAATCAACCAAACAATGGTATAATCAATTATTTACAACATCTGAATAGAATTTAGTTATACTGTATAATTTCAGTTTGATTATTTGTCTTTTTAAATGAATATTTTCAAGATTAGATCAGTGTTAAATTTGATAGATTCCTCTCACGAGGAATCTATCAAAATGTAATAGAATCAATAATTTTATATACTATTTAAAATTCATCCTAATAATATTGTATTAATTCAGTCTATATTTATTTTATATATTTAAATAATTAATTTATTTATTAATATAATAAAATAAATTAATATATATAATAAAAATAATAGGAATATTTTTAATAAAATACTACATAGACGAATCCTATACAATATAACTAGTATTTATTCAGAGATGTAAATATTCTTGATTAGATTAACTTCATGTTAATTGGTTTCTCTTACGAGAAACCAATCAACCAAACAATGGAATAATCAATTATTTACATCATTTAAATAGATTCTAGTTACATTGTATTATTTCAGTCTAATTATTTATTCTTCTAAATGTATATTTTCAAGATTAGATTATTGTTATATTTGACAGATTCCTCGTGAGAGGAATCTATCAACATATAGTAGAATTAATTATTTACTATGTTAGTAAAATTTTATTCTAAATGTATTGTATTAATTCGGTCTATATCTATTTTATATATTTAAATTACTATTTTATTTATTAATATATAAAAATAAATTAATATAATAAATAAAAATAATAGGAATATTTTTAATTAAATACTACATAGACGAATCCTATACAATGTAACTAGTGTTTATTCAGAGATGTAAATATTTTTGATTAGATTAGCTTCATGTTGATTGATTTCTCGTAAGAGAAACCAATCAACCAAATAATAGAATAATCAATTATTTACAACATCTGAATAGATTCTAGTTATACTGTATTGTTTCAGTCTAATTATTTATTCTTCTAAATGTATATTTTCAAGATTAGTTTAATATTATATTTGATAGGTTCCTCGTGAGAGGAATCTATCAATATGTATCAGAATTAATAATTTGCTATATCAGTAATTTTTAGACTAAATGTATTGTATTAATTCAGTCTATATCTATTTTATATATTTGAATAATTAATTTATTTATTAATATAATAAAATAAATTAATATATATAATAAAAATAATAGGAATATTTTTAGATAAAAACTACATAGACGAATCCTATATAAAGCAACCAGTCTTTATTTTCAGATTCAAAATTTCATGACAGACCTAACGTTTATACATCAGAATTCTTCATTAAAATATTTTGTCATGTACCAGATCCATAATAATTAAAACTATTTGTATAAATTACAAACATATTATATTGAGTCGACTTACATACATACTATTCAAAATATATCTTAATTATATCACATTAATATTGTTTATATTAATGATTACAGTCTAACATATTATATATCAAAACATCAAATACATGGTATTATAATCTGTGTTATATACAAACTTTGCTTACAATACCATTATTAATTTCACAAATGAGATGTTATGAATTTCTTATGACATCGTATTCATGATCATAACAAACAAAATCTTACATATATTATATGTAATATCAGACATTGAAATCTAACAATTTAAATTAATCAATGTGTTTTTAATACAGTCCATCATGTCTCACATAATTTAAATTATTTTTCTTTGCGCTCACGCATAAAATACTAGACACCCATAGGTGTCTAGTATTTTCATAAATGAGATGTTGCGAAATTCTTGCAACATCGTATTTTTATCATGCATCATCCCCAGTAATAACAATACATAGCTGAGAAATTTTCAATAATAACATCTTCATTTGTTCAAACGATACATATCCACATAGCCTTTAACATACGAATATTTTTAGAAGTTCACACTGTACTTTCACATTTAACCAAAAGTTCCAGGTATTTAAAAAAATTAAAAAAATTAAAAAAAATTGACAAAATTTTTTTAAATCTGGGATTTTAAAATTTCTCAAAATTTTTTAATTCAAAAAAAACTTTTCTACAAAGTCAAAAAGTCAAAAAAAATCTTAACAAAAACAAAAAACAAGAACATCGGTAAAAAAAAACAAAAAAAATAAGAATAAAACCAAGAACATTAATATCCACATCTACGATAATCGACAATAAAAAAATATGAAATCAATCAATTGTTTGTACCTCAAAACATATGTTGTAGATTCCAGAATATATGGTGGAGAAGCAACTGTGTATAAATTTATCAAGGATAAACACAACCTTGTGGAATTCGATAGAGAAAATCTCGAATTAAAATATCATTATCCAGTCAGTTTCATTCGTACTTATGGAGAAGATGAAGCGATCAGTGTCACACCATATCATAGATATCATGATTATATTTGTTCTGATAATAAAGATTGTGATTTTGCTAAAATGTTACCCATGTACAATATTTACTGGGAACTTAATGAAGAATACTGTTCATTAATCAAAAAGAGTGGGGAAGATCTTTCAAGACGTTATAAATCAATCAACCGTATAATAATAGAACACTTTCAATCTAATGATTACAAAAATTTCTCAGCTGAATACATTAAAGATTTTATTTACAAAGAATTGATGGAAGAATTGTATCTTAGAATACAATGGGAAGAGAGTAAATTATTAGATATTGTCAAATCTATTAGATCACAAAATAAAGATATTGATGTAAACAAATGGAAACTTAAATATATTGAACGTGAAAATAAGTTTCGTTCTCAATGGTACAATTTTATAATCAATATAGTCAAAATGTCTTTAGGAAGGATAACAGATTTTGTTGATGAAAAAACAGTAAGAAAAATCATGAGTATCAATATAGATGAGTTTAAAATACCAATTAACGACAGTGAAATTTATGATGATGATAAATATAATTACTTGTTTACCATTAATTTAAATAAAATTGTATTAACTGATGGTTTATGGGTGATCATGGATTCTTTCAAAGGTAATAATGTTTTAATCACAACTGCTAATATTAAAATGGAAAATATAGTCACAATTTCATTTAAAGATATCATAACTGATTTCGAACCTAATATTAACAATGTTCCAGTGAAAAAGAGTTTTCCAAGAAGAGAAAAGCAGATGATGGATAAATTTGGATATGATGTTGAAAGATCACCCTTGGAGATGGAAAAAAGCAAAAAAGCCTTTACTGATATGATTCTTGCTGATTTAAATACACCCAAATCCACTCGTGAGAAAAATAGGGAAAAATATCTTACAAATCTTTCAAAAGATAAAACAGCTACTGATAATACAAATTCATATGTGAGTAAATATACAGGACCATATGTAAGCAAAAATACAAATACAAATAGTGTTAAAAGTAGTAATAAAAATATAAATTATGATACAAAACAATATTCTACAACCAATACCAATACCAATACCAAGATAAAAAGTGAAAAAGATGATACACGTCGTGATAAAATATTTTCTGATAAAGTTTTTGATATTCCATCATATATGGATATGACACGGTATGAACAGGTTGATCAAAATAAAATGTTAGAACTCAAGAATAATTTTGTATTTAATACAGTTTTCAGTCTTGGTAAATATTATATGATGAGCAGTACATTGAACACAATATCCAAATATTATAAAATTTGTAATGAGAAGGGTAAGATGTTAAAAGAATATATTAGTGAATTATATAACAAAATATCTTTTGATGATATGAAGAACAAAACAAAAATTTTACAAGATCTATTTAAAGATGGTAAGATTGATGCTGATATATTCAAATATCAAAAATTCATATTATAAATTCATATTATAAATATGTTTATTTATAATATGAACAATGTAAATAGTGTAAATAATATATAAAATACGTGGCTCATATGAGTCTGGCGTTTTGTAAATAATAAATGTAATATTTAATTTTAATAATTTAACTGGAGTAAACGAGAGCTCGAGTACGCAAATTTTTAATAATTTAACTGAAGTAAACAAGAGCTCGAGTACGTAAATTTTTAATAATTTGACTGAAGTAAACAAGAGTTCGGGTACGCAATTTTTTGATAATTTAACTAAAGTAAACAAGACTCCGAGTACACAATTTTTAATAATTTAACCCAAGTAAATAAGAGTCAGAGTACGCAATTTTTAAATTTAGATTGAAATAAATGAGATATTGTATATTTCACTCAGTGAAATTCTTACAATATTATATTTATATACATACAAAAATCACCTGTGTAAATTAAAAGTATATTGATAACAATATTTTGCTAGAATAACATTTAAAATATTTCTTTAAATTTAATATGATATATATATTCGAAAACGCATACTGGATCCTTATCCGATTCGGTTTGAATCATTGATTAAAATATTAGACTCATAAAAATTTAATATTTTTACACGTACTTTTATTTTACTTTAATTCAAATTAAAAAAATATATGTCTTATTCTCATATTTATTTCAGTCTAAATCTAAAAAAAATATATAAATCTGAACTCTTGCCTATTTCAATCTAAATTATTAAAAAATTGCGTACCCAAACTCTTGTTTATTTTGGTTAAATTATTTAAAAATTGCACATTCAACCTCTTGTTCATCTAAGTTAAATTATTTAAAAATTGTGTATTCAACCTCTTGTTTATTTAAGTTAAATTATTAAAAATTACGTATTCAACCTCTTGTTCATTTAAGTTAAATTATTAAAAATTATGTACCCAGACTCTTGTTTATTTTAGTTAATTCATAAAAAAATAAAATTAAGTACTTATATATTATTTACACTATTTACATTATTTACAATATTCACATTATACATAAACATGTTTATATTATGAATGTTCGATATTTGAATATATCGGCATCAATCTTACCATCTTTAAATAGATCTTGTAAATTTTTTGTTTTGTTCATCATATCATCAAAAGATATTTTATTATATAATTCGCCAATATATTCTTTTATCATTTTGCCCTTCTCATTACAAATTTTATAATATTTAGATATTGTGTTCAATGTACTGCTCATCATGTAATATTTACCAAGACTAAAAACTGTATTAAATACAAAATTATCCTTGAGTTCTAACATTCTATTTTGATCAACTTGTTCATACCGTGTCATATCCATATATGGTGGAATATCGAAAACTTTATCAGAAAATATTTTATCGCGGCGGGTATCATCTTTTTCACTTTTTATCTTGATATGACTTACAGAATGTTGTTTTGTAATAAAGTTTGTGTTTTTACTCACATATGAATTTGTATCAGTAGATATTTTACCATTTGAAATATTCACAAAATACTTTTCTCTATTTTTTTCACGGATAGATTTAGGTGTGTTTAAATAAGCAAGAACCATATCGGAAAAAGCTTTTTTGCTATTCTCTATCTCCAAGGGTGATCTTTCAATATCACATCCAAATTTATCTATCATTTGTTTTTCTCTTCTTGGTAAATTCTTTTTAATAGGATTGTTATATGTGTTGTAGAATTTACTAATATAAACAGGTTCTGAAGTAATTACAATTCTTTTAAATGAAGTTGCAAATCTATATTCTTCATTAGCATTAGCAGTTGTAACAAGAATGTCACTCTCCTTAATTTTCCATAATCCATCAATTAATTCAATTTTATTTAGATCAGTGTTAAACATGTATTCATATTTATCATTATCATAAATCACGCGACTGTCAATTGGTATGCTAAATTCATTCATGTTAATGTTCATGATTTTTCTCACTGTTTCTTCATCTGAGAATTCCATTACTTTTTCCAATGACATCTTGATTACACCGATTATAAAATTATACCATCTGAGACGAGACTCGCTTTCATAATTAATATATTTAAACATCCATTTGTTAATATCGAAATCGTTATTTTGTGATCTGATAGTTCTAATAGCATCTAATACTTTACTTTCTTCCCAATGGATTCTAAGGTATAATTCATTTATTAATTCGTTACTTATTAATCTTTTAATATCTTCAGCGGAATAATTTGTAACTTCATTAGATTTAAAGTATGATATCAATACACGATTGATTGAATTATATTCCCTTGAAATGTATTTAAAATCATTATTAGATAATGTTAAATATTCTTTATTGAGCTCCCAGAAAATGTTATACATTTCTAACATTTTGGTAAAATCTGTATTTTTATTATCAAAAGAAATATAATCATGATATCTATGATATTGTGTCATGTAAACTGCTTCGTCACTTTTGATCATATGGATAAAACTAGTTGGATGTTGAAATTTAGGATTATTTTTATTGATTTTCACTATTTTAAAGTTATTTTTGATGAATTTATACGCTGTTCCTCCTTCACTGTATGTATCGGGATATAAACAATTATCAGACCTCATGTTTTTCATCATGTTTCTATTTTTTATTTTTTTATTTTTTGTTTTGTTGAGACTTCGTTTGAAAGTTTTGAAGATTAAAAATTGCACTTTATCACGTAAAAGGAATCTTTTGCTTGATATAGAAAATTTAAAATTCCAGATTAAAAAAAATTTTGTCAATTTTTTTAAAAATTTTTTTTAATTATTCTGAAAATTAGATAAATATATGAAAGCAACATTGTGTTCATGACAGATTCTAATGTTATTAATTATATGAATATATACAATATAAAATGTGGATAACAAAAGTATTGAAAAATTTTCAATAATGTAACTATATTACCGAAAATAATATATGATAAAAATAATATGAACATATCTATGGTAATTAACTGTATTAATTATTGATGTGTTTAAAATGAACAATTATGTCAGATTAAAACTTTACAGTATATATGTAAAGTTTCAGATAATATCAATATAAGTTATAATTATGTTATATAAGGTTTAAATATAAATACATAATATTATATTATGTACTTTAATGATAAAATTATTTGTTAATTTAGTTTAATTGTTCGGTATTTTAACATATAATATGTAAAATTACATAATATAAATATTAATTAAATTAGTATAATGTGTTCATGATTTATACCAATGGTTTAAATCGCGTTATATCCTACATGAGATAAAAAACTATTTTAAATAAAAAAGTTGTAGTATGTAATGTTAAAAACTATTTTAAATGAAAAAAGTTGTAGTATGTAACGTTAATAATGTTTATAATTAAAAATAAAGACTAACAACTAACCATAAGAAGAGTCTATATAGTTTTATTTCAAAAATAAAACATAGGCTGGGTTAATATAGTATAACTAGAATAAATTAAAATTATGTAAAATAGTAATTAAATTATCATATGTTGATTTGATTTCTCTTATGAGAAATTTATCAAGATGTAATAGAGTCAATTAATTATTTAAATCACTTGAATAGATATTAGTTATACTGTATTGTTTCAGTCTAATTATTTATATCTATAAATGTATATTTTCAAAATTAGATTAGCGTTATATTTGATAAATTCTTCTTACGAGGAATCTATCAACATGTAGTAGAATTAATTATTTATTGTGTCAGTAAATTTTTATTCTAAATGTATTGTATTAATTCAGTCTATATTTATTTTATATATTTAAATTAATATTTTATTTATTAATATAATAAAATAAATTAATATAATAAATAAAAATAATAGGAATATTTTTGGTTAAATACTACACAGACTGATCCTATACAATGTAACTAGTCTTTATTCAGAGATGTAAATATTCTTGATTAGACTAGCTTCATGTTGATTGATTTCTCGTACGAGAAATCAATCAACCAAACGATGGAATAATCAATTATTTACATCAGGTGAATATAATTTAGTTATATTGTATTGTTTCAGTCTGACTATTTATACTTTTAAATGTATATTTTCAAGATTAGAATATTGTTATATTTGACAGATTCCTTGTAAGAGGAATCTATCAACATGTAGTAGAATTAATTATTTATTGTGTCGGTAAAATTTTATTCTAATAACATCGTATTAATTCAGTCTATATCTATTTTATATATTTAAATTATTATTTTATTTATTAATATATAAAAATAAATTAATATGATAAATGAAAATAATAGGAATATTTTTGAATAAATATTAGATAGACCGATCCTATACAATGTAACTAGTCTTTATTCAGAGATGTAAATATTCTTGATTAGATTAGCTTCATGTTGATTGGTTTCTCTTATGAGAAACCAATCAACCAAATAATGGAATAATCAATTATTTACATCATCTGAATAGATTTTTAGTTATACTGTATTATTTCAGTCTGATTATTTATTCTTCTAGATGATTATTTTCAAGATTAGATTAGTGTTATATTTGATAGATTCCTCGTGAGAGGAATCTATCAAATATAGTAGAATTAATTATTTACTATGTTAGTAAAAATTTATTCTAATAACATTGTATTAATTCAGTCTATATCTATTTTATATATTTAAATTATTATTTTATTTATTAATATATAAAAATAAATTAATATGATAAATGAAAATAATAGGAATATTTTTGAATAAATATTAGATAGACCGATCCTATACAATGTAACTAGTCTTTATTCAGAGATGTAAATATTCTTGATTAGATTAGCTTCATGTTGATTGGTTTCTCTTAAGAGAAACCAATCAACCAAATAATGGAATAATCAATTATTTACATCATCTGAATAGATTTTTAGTTATACTGTATTATTTCAGTCTGATTATTTATTCTTCTAAATGATTATTTTCAAGATTAGATTATTGTTATATTTGATAGATTCCTCGTGAGAGGAATCTATCAACATATAGTAGAATTAATTATTTACTATGTTAGTAAAATTTTATTCTAATAACATTGTATTAATTCAGTCTATATCTGTTTTATATATTTAAATTATTATTTTATTTATTAATATATAAAAACAAATTAATATAATAAATAAAAATAATAGGAATATTTTTAATTAAATGCTACACAGACTGATCCTATACAATGTAACTAGTCTTTATTTAGAGATGTAAATATTCTTGATTAGATTAACTTTATGTTGATTGGTTTCTCGTAAGAGAAACCAATCAACCAAATAATGGAATAATCAATTATTTACATCATCTAAATAGATTCTAGTTACATTGTATTGTTTCAGTCTGATTATTATACTTTTAAATGTATATTTTCAAGATTAGAATAGTGTTATATTTGATAGATTCCTCTCACGAGGAATCTATCAACATGTAGCAGAATTAATTATTTACCATACCAGTAAAATTTTATTCTAAATGTATTGTATTAATTCAGTCTATATCTGTTTTATATATTCAAATAATTATTTTATTTATTAATATAATAAAATAAATTAATATAATAAATAAAAATAATAAGAATATTTTTGAATAAATATTAGATAGACTGATCCTATACAATGTAACTAGTCTTTATTCAGAGATGTAAATATTCTTAATTAGATTAGCTTCATGTTGATTGGTTTCTCTTACGAGAAACCAATCAACCAAATAATGGAATAATCAATTATTTACATCGTCTGAATAGAATTTAGTTACATTGTATTGTTTCAGTCTAATTATTTGTATCTCTAAATGTATATTTTTCAAGATTAGATTAATGTTATATTTAATAGATTCTTCATGAGAGGAATCTATCAACATACAATAAAATTAATCATTTGCTATATTAGTAAAATTTTATTCTAAATGTATTGTACTAATTCAGTCTATATTTATTTTATATATTTAAATTACTATTTTATTTATTAATATATAAAAATAAATTAATATGATAAATGAAAATAATAGGAATATTTTTAATTAAATGTTACACAGACTGATCTTATACAATGTAACTAGTCTTTATTCAGAGATGTAAATATTCTTGATTAAATTAGCTTCATGTTGATTGGTTTCTCTTACGAGAAACCAATCAATCAAATAATAGAATAATCAATTATTTACATCATCTAAATAGATTATAGTTATACTGTATTGTTTCAGTCTGACTATTTATTCTCCCAAATGTATATTTTCAAGATCAGATTAATGTCATATTTGATAGATTCCTCGTGAGAGGAATCTATCAACATATAGTAGAATCAATAATTTACTATGTCAGTAAAATTTTCTTCTAAATGTATTGTATTAATTCAGTCTATATTTATTTTATACATTTAAATAGTTATTTTATTTATTAATATATGAAAAATATTAAATATAATAAATAAAAATAATCAGAATATTTTTGATTAAAAACTAGTTACACTATTCCTATACAATGTAACTAGTCTTTATTTTTCAATTAAAATATTCAAGATATGATTAATACTACATCATTTAAAATATAGCCAATTATTCACTTATACATCTAAGAATAAAGACATTACAAAAATACAAATAGAAAATCTTTTCAACATGTAATAGTACCCATTTTCACTTACATCATATAAATGAATATAAATCATACTGCTCCAATCTAATCTATTTAATTCGCCCAAATTTTAGCAATAAAATTAGTTCCTACACAATTATTATTATTCTATGTTACAATATCAGTGATATTTTAACCTCAAAAACCGACCATCAAAAAAATTCAAAAAAAAATAAATTAAAAAAATTGATAAAATTTATTTTTCCTTAAATCTCCAAAAATATATAAAACGTGATATAATCAAAGATGAGCGATTTAATTAAAAGAATCAATGATTATATTAAATCAAGCGGTGTCGGCTATCTTTCGATCGATTTACTCGAATTCATTAATGACGAGTACAATCGTGAGAAGGATAAAAAGTCCGACGAAGAAGCCAGAAGGATGGAGGAGGTTGATTTCCACAATCTCACAACGGTTCACAATATTGAGAAATTGTGGGAAACCCTCCATCCTGAAACTGTTGTAAGAAGGGGAAGAAAATCCAAGAAATCTTCCCCCGTTAATGCTGAAGTCCTAAAGACCATCAAGACTTCAGTTGAAGGAATTGTGACTGGATTTGAGGCACTTCCAAATCCAGACTTCATCATTGGAGGTTATACCATTCCTGATGAAATCACATTTGAAGGAAAAAGAAAAGGTAGAAAATCAGCTACCCTTAAAGCCTTTTCTTTTCCCGAATCCTTCAGGGTCGCTCTGAATGAAGAGTTTGCACCAAAAAGTGAAATTGTCAGTACTATTAATACTGGCGATGATATTATTGATAATCCTGTTGTTAATTCCAGGAAGGTATTGGACACTGATCAATGCGATAATGATTGTCATCATGTTATCTTATACAAGAAACCTGTTGATCCACCAAAAATTAAACGCAAGTCCAAATTCAAATCAAAACCAAAATCTGTTCCCGATTCAGCTCCTATTTCTATCCTTAAACCCGAACCCATCCCTACTCCTGTTCCCGTTCTTAAATCCAAATCTGATGTAGCTGCTAAAGTCAGATTAATGATTAATGCTATTTTAGATGTAGCTAAAACCAGTAGTTCAAGCAATTGTTCGTCTGATAATACAGTTACAACTTCATCATCGTCATCATCTTCGCCTTTAATTGGAAAATCAGATTCTACCCCAGCTACAAATTCAACTTTAACCCCAAATGATATTTCAGATTCATCAACTACTAATCCAATTCCAATTCCAACCACAACTGATTTTAAAGCACCATTTGTTCAACCAACAACCATTGATTTTTCTAAATTTTCCAAACCAGTTTTACGTATGCACAAAGATAATCAATTGGTAGATAGAGTTGATGTATTTAATGCTAGATTAAGACATAGTTCAACACATGGATTGGTAAGCAAGTTAAACTATAATGTTAATCATGATTGTGTTGTAGGATTAGTATCATCAAAACCACCAGTAACGTCACCATCAACAAAATCCGAACCAGAATCAGTTCCAGTCATCACATCCAAACCCCGATCAAATATTCCATGTGTTACTGAATGTGTTATCTCCAAACCCCCACCAAAAATAGGAACTTTAACAGAAACACTTCCATTTATCACCCCACGCCTTGAATCGATTCTTGCAGCCGGACCTAAATTTAAACCAGTAGTTAAGCCAGGGAGACCATTAGGAAGTCCAAACAAAACCCCTGAGCAAAAAGAACAAGAACGGTTAAATAAGAAGCCAGTAGGAAGGCCATTGGGTAGTGGAAACAAAAAGGCCACGAGCAAGAAGGACGAGGAAGTTATCATTTATGATCGTGAAATCCCTCTTAGAATCAATCCCAACAAGTTTGAAATTCACTTGATCCAGTACACCTTAGAGAATCCACATGTTTCTTATGCTGAATGGTCAAGACATGCTATGAAAACTTTGGATAAAGTAAGGGAGGAAAATAAAGAATCATCAAGACAGCGCCTTAATGCTTGGAGTGAAAATATCATGAGGGAGATCAACAGAGTCAAGGGAAGGATGTCATTAGGTTCTGGTAAAGGCAAGGTGAAGGTATTGTATGAACCAGATGAGTACATGGATAAGGAAACATTGGAGTACAAGTATGAGCTTTTGGAAACTCGTAAGAATGATCCCTTCTTCGTGAGTTTGTTAAGGAAGTCATTTGAGCTCAGATCATCCAGTGTGTCCGGTTCAGTATGTTCAGCAAGTTCTTCAGGTTCAGTAAAATCGTCAAGAAAATCCAGATTTGATAATATTGGTTCTTTAAGTACATTTTCAGATTATGGTATTTATGCTGATAGTTATGGTAATAACAGTGTGATTGGTGATGATTATTCAAGTGAAAGAGGTATGTTTGTTGCTGATTTAATTGATTTGTCAGATATAAATGATAAACCTGTTAGTGATGGCGATGGTGAATATGACATTAATGGATTAAATATTGATGAATCTTATATTGATGATTTATTGGAAGAGGGTGATAACAGTGATATAATTAATGAATTATTGGATGATTTCCATGGTGATAATTCTAATAATACTGCTATGTCAGACGATGTTAAAATGTTATGCTTAAATACATATCAATGTGTGTATGATGTTTATAATATGCTCAAGAATTAAATTGTGTATAACCTGTAAATTTGTAAATAATTTAATGATGTAATTTAGAATAAATATTTTTGTAAGTGGTTAATGTTAAGGATGTAAATATGGTAATTCAATTTCTGTGTATGCATAATGAATAAGAGGTAAAATATCTCGTTTATTGCGGTTTTAATAAGATTGAGAAGTGTAATATCATATTTACGGTGGTTTTAATAAACAGAAAATAGAGCATATCAATTCAGAATGACTCTAAGATGATTTTAATAAACAAGAAGTAGGGTATCTTGTTTCGAAATGATTTCAAGATAACTTTAATAAACGAGAGACAGGGTATCTTGTTTCAAAATAATTTTAAGATGATTTTAATAAACAAGAGATAGAGTATCTTGTTTCAGAATGATTTTAAGATGATTTTAATAAACAAGAGGTAAGGTATCTTGTTTTCAAAATAATTTTAAGATGATTTTAATAAACAAGAGGTAAGGTATCTTGTTTCAGAATGATTCCAAGATAGCTTTAATAAATAAGAGATAGTGTATCTTGTTTCAGAATGATTCCAAGATGGTTTTAATAAACAAGAGACAGGGTATCTTGTTTCAGAATGATTTTAAATTGATTTAATAAACGAGAGATGTCGGAGTTAAACGCCAAGACAATTAATTAATTTGCACTACATCTTAATTTAGGATAATTATATTAAACAAGATGTATTAACACATGACGTTAAAACAATTAATTATTCCATTTTAAGATAATTCTAATAAATGAAAGATACTAGCTTTTAACATTAAGATGATGATATTTTGTTTTAGGATGATTTTAGTAAACAAGTAATAGAGCTCTATTTGGAGAAATTTTAATGTTATATATGATCGAATATAACTTATGTTCGATCTGTTTCTTTGAATATTTTCTTAATATTTCACACATACTAAATTAGGCACCATTATCACCCCCTTATATCGTTTTCATGAAACCAAATCTGGAATTTTCGGACAGTTATCAAAAAATTCCAGATTTTCTAGGAAATATGAATCATCTACACCTCCCAAAACGTGAGGATAATAAACATATAAATATATTGTACTATTAACATCATGACAATGCTGAATATGTTTATTAATGTGTTTTATTGATCATTGTCGACATGGTAAAAAGCTGATTCTTGAAGTGAATCATATGTAAAATTATGGTGATTTTTATATGTGAATGATAAATTTGTTAGTATAACACGTTTGATAATTATATACTATTATGTGTACACACAAATATTATACAATGATAATTAATATACAATGATAATTAATATACATTCTCAATTGACTCGTAACCTCATGATATTTGGTAAAATATGATGCCGTTCGTATTATACTATATCAATTTATGTAGTATAATTTCTGTTGTATGATATTTGTGAAAATTTACATATCTGTATCTCTGCTATTTTAGACATCAACATTTTAATTTTCTGGAAATTTTCCAGAAAATTTTTTAATTAAAATTTTTTCTGTATATACATACAGAAAGTTAAAAATTGGTTACTTTTGTAACATGTCCATTCCGTCTTCATGAAGTCAAAAATCGTACTTTTTAGATAGTTATCAAAAAAATTCCGGAATTCTTGAGGAATATGGATAATCAACACAGTCTAAAATGAGGGGTTGTAGGTATATAAAAATATTGTATTACTAACAATTCAGGAATATCAAATGTGTATATCAATGTATGTTCAATAATCAATTTCAACATTGTAAATAACCATCTTGTTATATATTCTTGATAATGATTAATATGATTAATATTCTGGATGGTAGCTTGTACTTAAAATTTATGGATATTGGTAACTTTACGACAAGCCATATATATATTATCTGCTATACGATGTATAATAGATATAAATGCAGATTATAATCTATTACATAATTTTATATGTTGTTTGTCGAATACAACTGGATAGTTATAATTTTGACATATTGATGGTAGCCTCAAAATATTAGATACTTCAACACCTAGTATTTTATAAGTGAAAATCTTCTAGGTTACTGTGGGACAATATTAAAAAATTCAGATAACCTTTACTTTTAGTATGCTATCATTTGGAATAGGATGGGATAACTGATATTCATTTTCAAATGTAAATTTTAAAGATTGTACTGATACTAAATTGATAATTTTTTACGAGAAACCTATCAACATGGAATGAAAACAATTATTATTTATACTATTTAAATTGAAAACTATATATACTGTTTTATACAGTGTAACTAATATTTATTCGAAAATGTAATTTTTATGATTATGAAAATATTAGGTTGAATAGATTCCTCTTTGAGGAATCTATTCAACATGTAATGATTTTATCACGGTTTTTACATTATTTGAATTTATTCTAGTTACATTGTATGGGATCAGTCTATATTTATTTTATATATTTAAATAGTTATTTTATTTATTGATATAATAAAATAATTAAATATATATAATAAAAATAATAAGAATATTTCTGAATAAATATTAGATAGACTGATCCTATACAATGTTAATAGTATTTAATTTCGGATATAAAATTTCAAGATTGAATTAATTTCAAATTGATAGATTTCTCGTAAGAGAAATCTATCAACATATAGCTGAAACAATTATTATTTATATCATTTAAAAATGAAAACTATATTGACTATTTTATACAGTGTAACTAATATTTATTCAAAAATGTAAATTTTATGATTATGAAAATATTAGATCGAATAGATTACTCACAGAGTAATCTATTCAACATGTAATAGTTTAATCACATCTTTTACATTAATTAAATTCATTCTAGTTACATTGTATAGGAACAGTCTATATTTATTTTATATATTTAAATTACTATTTTATTTATTAATATAATAAAATAAATTAATATATATAATAAAAATAATAGGAATATTTTTAAATAAAAACTACATACACTGTTCCTATACAGTCTATCTAGTATTTAATTTCGGATATAAAATTTCAAGATTGAATTAATTTCAAATTGATAGATTTCTCTTACGAGAAATCTATCAACATATAGCTGAAACAATTATTATTTACACCATTTAAAATGGAAATTGTATTGACTATTTTATACAGTGTAACTAGTATTTATTCAGAAATGTAAATTTCATGATTATGAAAAATATTAGGTTGAATAGATTCCTCTTTGAGGAATCTATTCAACATGTAATAGTTTAATCACAGTTTTTACATTATTTGAATTCATTCTAGTTACATTGTATAGGAACAATCTATATTTATTTTATATATTTAAATTATTATTTTATTTATTAATATAATAAAATAAATTAATATATATAATAAAAATAATAGGAATATTTTTAAATAAAAACTACATACACTGTTCCTATACAGTCTATCTAGTATTTAATTTCGGATATAAAATTTCAAGATTGAATTAATTTCAAATTGATAGATTTCTCGTAAGAGAAATCTATCAACATATAGCTGAATTAATTATTATTTACACCATTTAAATTGGAAAACTATATAGACATTTTTATATAGTGTAGCTAGTATTTATTCAGAAATGTAAATTTCATAATTATAAAAATATTAGATTGGATAGATTCCTCAAAGAGGAATCTATTCAACATGTAGTGGTTTAATCATAATTTTTACAACATTTGAATTTATTATAATTACATTGTATAGGAACAGTCTATATTTATTTTATATATTTAAATTATTATTTTATTTATTAATATAATAAAATAAATTAATATATATAATAAAAATAATAGGAATACTTTTGATTAAATACTAGATAAACTGTTCCTATACAGTGTTGTTAGTTCTTAAATTTAGATATAAAATTTTAAGACTGAACTAACATTAGATTGATATGTTTCTCGTAAGAGAAACATATCAACATATAATGTAATAAATTATTATTTGTATCACTTAAATTAGAAACTGTATAGATTGTTTTATACAGTGTAACTAGTATTTATTCAAAAATATAATTTTCATGATTAGAAAAATATTGGGCTGAATAGATTCCTCTATGAGAAATCTATTCAACATGTAGTGGTTTAATCACAATTTTTACATCATTTGAATTCATTCTAATTATATTGTATAAGAACAGTCTATATTTATTTTATACATTTAAATAGTTATTTTATTTATTAATATAAAAAAATAATTAAATATAATAAATAAAAATAATAGGAATATTTTTATTTAAATATTACATAGACTGTTCCTATACAGTGTTGCTAGTCCTTATTTTTGAATATATGTTTTTAAGATTGAATCAGCTTTATGTTAATAAATTTTCATAAAGAAATCTATCAATATATAATGGAATTAATTGTCATATACACTATTTAAATTATTTTCGATTTCTATTATAACTGAATTGTGGAACATTGAATAACATTACATTGACAATAATATTCTTAAAAATCCGAACAGCAGCTCGCTCAAGCGAGCGTCTCCTGTGCGCGAGCACAGTGTTGCCTTAATAATAATATTCTTAAAAATCCGAATAGCAGCTCGCGTAAGCGAGCGTCTCCTGTGCGCAAGCACAGTGTTGCTTTAATAATAATATTCTAGAAAAACCGAATAGCAGCTCGCGTAAGCGAGCGTCTCCTGTGCGCAAGCACAGTGTTGTTTTGGGAACAATATTCTAAAAAAAAAACCGAATAGCAGCTCGCGTAAGCGAGCGTCTCCTGTGCGCAAGCACAGTGTTGTTTTAAGGACGGTATTCTAAAAAAACCGAATAGCAGCTCGCGTAAGCGAGCGTCTCCTGTGCGCAAGCACAGTGTTGTTTTAAGGACGGTATTCTAAAAAAACCGAATAGCAGCTCGCGTAAGCGAGCGTCTTCTGTGCGCAAGCACAGTGTTGCTCTAAGAACAATATTCCCAAAAATCCGAATAGCAGATCGCGTAAGTGGATGTTTCCTATGTGTAAGCACAGTATTATTTACATTGCTCATATGAGGTATGACTAATAATTATTAAGAAATGTAAAATTTGAATAAACATAACAGTATAACGATAGGTTTTCTCGCTAATTGTTTCACGCTTCAGCGTGAAATAACTAGTGAGAAATCACATCATGTTTGTTAAGATCATTCACATTTTACATTAATAAAATTGTATATCGGAAAATTTTTTATCAACATTAAAATGGATTTCAATCATATTTAACTCGCTCTTCTCACATAAAACAATGTAAATTTTTCAATAAATTTACACATACAATAAACGTTGTATAATAGTTATATATTAAAATTTTTAGATTTACACGCCATTCCACCAAATAGACATATCCATTTAGTTGATAACATAATTTTATGATAACACTGCTACCATATTTATACACCATTTCAATAACATACACAACATATCGTTAAAATTCCATAACAACCAATTTATTCACTCTTATAATTACAACTACATCGCCAATCCATGAATATCGAACGTACAAAATATCAGTAATATTTTAACTGTACCACAAAGTAAAATCAAAAAAAAATAAAAAAATTTTTCTAAAATTGAAAAATTTTTTCATCTTAAATACAAATTAAAATATAAAAGGTATAAATCACTATGAGCGACAGAATTAGATCCTCTAGCGATTTATTAAAAAGAATCAATGACCACATTGATACAATCGCGGTTGACAGTCTTTCTCCATATGTGTGTGAGTTCATCAATGATGAATACAATATGGAGAAAGACAAAATTGTCACCAATGAACATAAGAGGATGGAGGAAGTAGAATTTCATAATCTTACCACTATTCATAATATTGGTAAGTTGTGGGAAATCCTCCATACCCAAACTATTATTAAAAGGGAAGGAAGTCTAGACAACCTTCCCCTATAGACGCCAGTTAAGGGTATTATTACGGGATTTGAGGCACAACCAAATCCCGAATTCACTATCGGCGGATATAAGATTCCTGATAATATTATATTTGAAGGTAAAAAGAGAGGGAGAAAATCTTCTCCCTTTAAGGATACCGACGATAAAGTTACCGACATCAAAAATGTCGGTGACGAATGTATTATAGACGACACTCCTAGGGATGTGTTAAATAATGATCAATGTGATAATACTACTTACCATATTGATTTGTACAAAAAGAAAAGTGCTGGTTCACTTAATACTAATTCTAAAGGTGCTGGTTCGCCTAAATTTAAATCTAAATCTAATGTAAATACTAGGTCAACTATCAAAAACATATGTGCTGGTTCACTTATTGACAAAAATGTAAATAATAGTGCAAACAATAATGAGAAGCTTAAATCATTTATCAAAAATTTATATGCAGACTCTCTCACCAACACTGATGTAAATATTAGGATATGTAATAATAATATTGATGCTGGTTCATCTGTAAATAATGTAAATAGTAAATTAAACAATAATGATTCATCAGCAAATAATGTAAATACTAGGTCAATTGATAATAATATAAATTCTGGATCATCTGTAAATAATGTAAATAATGATACCTCTCAAACATGGACTATGTCAACTCTTCCAAAAATTCAAATGGTACCATGTAAGAAATCTACAAGTCATTTTAATATTTCAAACCCATTAGTAGATAGAATTAATGTACATTATGCTAAGTTAAGATTATTATCACCACCAAAAATTAACAATATTAATCTTAATGATAATGAATCACTATTGGCCAATTCTAGTAAGAAGCTTGATACTGGTTATTATAAGTCTCTTGTCCAAGATGTACCAATTCCCGAACCTGTTGAATCAATTACCAAATTTCCTCCACCATTAAGAATTAATCGGAATATAGGCCCTGGTAGACCCATCGGTAGTAAGAACAAAACCGAAGAGGAAAAAGAACAGGAAAGGTTAAATAAAAAGCCAAGGGGTAGGCCTTTAGGAAGTGGAAATAAAAAATCAACTAATAAAAAGGATAGAGAAGTAATAATCTATGATAATGAGGTAGCTTTAAGAACAAACCCTAATAAATTTGAGGTACATTTAATACAGTATACATTAGCAAATCCTCATGTATCTTATGCTGAATGGAATCATTATGCTGAAAAAATATTTAATAGAGCAAATAATGAAGGTAGGGCTTCATCAAGACAGTACCTTAATGAATGGGAAGAAAATACCACACGCGAGATTAATAGGATTAAGGGAAAATTATCTTTAAGTAGGTTAAAAGATAAGGGTAAAATTCTATATGAACCAGAAGATGAATCAGCTAGGGAAACAATGAATTATAAATATGAGCTTCTAGAAACTCGTAAGGATGATCCATTTTTCATTAATTTATTGAAGAGATCTTTTGAAATTAAATCTTCCAGAAAATCTAGATTTGATAATATACCATGTTCATCCACATCTTCATCATCATACAATTACAATCCTCCTAATTTTAAATCTTCCAATACAGCTGTCAATAATTTACTAGATTCTGATAATGACTATTTCTGTGATAATGTACTCGAATTCACTAATTCATCAAATGTAAATGATAATTATGAAAAAGATCTGATTGATTTGACAGATTCATATGCAGATTTTGTAGATAATATACCAGAGGGATTTAATGTAAATGATATATTAGAAAAAGATACAGACGATGATGTAATTGACAGATTGTTGAATGAATTACATGATGAATATAATAATGAAATCAAGAAAAACGATGAAAACCTTAAAAATATCATGATTATATATCTGATGGCGTGTCAATCTATATACAATAAAATGTAATTTTAATAAATTTAGCAAAGCTAAACTTGTATTCAATTATCAATTACCAATTAATTAATATTTAAACCATTAACAAGTGTAATACATTCATCATCCATCATATCATTTAATTCATTTTTCAACATTTTATGTATATAAATGTTTAGCAGTAACCTTTTGTCAGATATCATATTTAAAAATAACGAATTATCGTATTTTTTTGTAAACAACATATATCAAAGCAATTAATTGTTCATCACATGTACTACTATGCAGCAGCTCCAAATATCTAAAAGCTTCATTAATATCAATATTCATCTGTTTTACATACAACACAATAATTTCAGCTAAATAATTTATGTTGTAATCCTGCATATAATTTGCTATTACATATAAATCATATAAATTTTTAATATTGTATTTTCTTTCCTCCACAAACTCTTTATACACAATTATATTCTTAAAATTGTTAGATATCAATACATCTTCGTTATTTCCCTTTAAAACTTCACGTAATGAATTAATGAAATAACTTTTGTTAATGAGTAGGTACAATGATATCTTTACATTTTCATCTTTGGTTCCTATTGTAATAACTGAATCTTTTTCGAATATCGCAGGAGGATTATGTATACTTTTGAAATAATCATTTTCATTCACATAGATATTGAAATTAAAATTAATATCAACAATTATATAATGTCTTTTCCCATTATATATGAATGTTTTCATAACTGTGATAAATCTGTTAAAATTCAAAATTTCATGAGTATCATCAAATAAATTATATATAATTTTTCTTCTGTTGTCAACATCTGTTACAAGTTCACCATTTTCATAAAAAATTGGTTTATCTCCATAATGACATAATATTTCATAATCACTGATAATTTTCACATCTTTCATGCCCAACGATCCTCCTATCATTTCTCTTATATTCACAATTTTAAATATTCCACTATCCAGATCAACTCTTATATAAGATGAAATTTTATCAAAAAATATCAACGTATGTTCATGATGTAGAATATCACAACTTTTAAATGGTAAATTTATGACAAATTAACTACTTGATTTATCAACGAACACATTTTCCATCAATAAATTAACTATTAGATATACGCTATCATCTTCAAATCTTCTAAAAATAAATTTATTGTAAGGTACATCCGAATAATCATCTACCACATTTACACAATAATAAATATCATCCTTTGAATTACGTGATATTTTGATAAACATAATATTTTTAAAATTATTATCTATAATTGTTTGCTCTCTTTCTAAAATTTTAGAAAATATAAAATGGTAACCATAATCTGGTGAGTGTTCAACATTAACGTTTTGTATAGTAAGATTATCTCTTATAGAAATATACATATTATCATCTATGATCGATGAAAAATGTGAATTAAGTGGCTCATAGACGATATTGATTCTTTTATTCATATCGATGGCCAACAGTATACTAGATAATATAAAAACATTGTAACCTCTCTCATTTACAATATCCCCAACACGTATTGAAATAATCAAATTATTTTTCACTATATTACATGAATCGATAGACACAATATCATTGATACGATCACTGAATATTTTCAACATTTTATTATTAAAAATATAATTTTATATTTTGTTATTTTGTAATATGTCATATGAACAATATTAATATAAAATCAGTGTTTTTGATATTTTGCAAAAGTGTATGAAGTCGTAACCTTACAAAAAATTATAAAAAAATAATAAATCTGGCATAGCTAGATTTGTATTTAAAAATTTTGTATATTATTAATTAGTTAATATTTATTTGATCAGGTTTATATTTCAACTCATTTTCCAACACCTTATATATATAATTGTTCAACAACAATTTTGTGTCAGCAATCATTTCTAAAAATAAAAATTCATCATATTTTTTATAAATGATATATATTAGAACAGTTAATTGTTCATCACATGTGCTACTGTGTAGCAGTTCTAAATATTTAAAAGCTTCGTAAATATCAATATCGTTCTGTTTCACATATAATACAATAATTTCTGCCAAATAATTTATATTGACATCCTGCATGTAATTTGCAATCACATATAGATTATATAAATTTTCAACATCGTATTTTCTTTCCTCCACGAAATTTTTATACAAAAATATATTTTTAAAATTACTGGATAACAACACATCTTCACTGTTTCCCTTTAAAACTTCAAATAGTGAATTAATGAAATAGCTTCTATTGATAAGTAGGTCGAATGGTATTTTTACATTTTCATCTTCGGATCCTATGGTAATAAAGGAATCTTTTTTTAATGTCACTGGGGGATTATATATGTTTTTAAAATAATCATTCTCTTTCACATAAATATCGAGATTAAAATTAATATCAACAATTATATAATGTTTTTTCCCATTATATATGAATATATTCATAGCCACAACATACTTATCAAAATTAAAAATTTCATGAGTATCATCAAGTAAATTATATATGATTTTTCTTCTATTGTCAACATCACTTACATAACTACCATTTTCAATATTTTCAATTGGATCCGGTTTACTTCCATACTGATATAATATTTCATAATCACTAATGATCATTACATCATGTTTATCACCAGACATATCCTCTACAGTTATAGTTTTAAAATGTTCATAATCTTCTATATTTTTCACATTAGGTGACAAACCCTCTATGTTAACAATTTTAAATATTCCTGTATTCAAATTAACCCTTACATACTGTGAAATTCTATCGAAAAATATTAATGTATCTGTATCATGCAAAATTTTACAATTTTTGAATGGTAAATTTACAACAAATTTACTATCAGACTTAATAACAGATACATTTAGCATTAATAAATTAACGGTTAGGAGTTCACTGTTATCTTCAAATCTTCTAAAAATAAATTTGTTGTAGATTACACCCTCATTATCACCCGCCAAGTTTGCACAGTAGTAAATATCATTTTTTAGTTTAAAAACTCCAATAATAGTTGTTACACGATTATTTACAAAATCATTATCCATAATCGCTTGCCACACTTCTAAATCTTTGGGAAAATTCAAACTGTAACCATAAGGTTGTGAATATTCAATTTTAATTTTATTCATAATAAGATCATCTCTCTTATAAATATATACACTATCATCTATACTCGATAATGGATTGAAATTGGTTGGATAATTAATGATCATTATTCTTTTGTTCATATCAATAACTATCAAGTCGGTGGATATTTTAAATTTATTATAACCATTTACAATTGTGGTACTTCCAACATGTGATGAAATGATCAAACTATTGCCCACTACATAGCATGAATTGATACTCATGATACCATAAACATGTTGTTTAAGTATGTTCAACATTTTATTATTAAAAAAATAATTTAATATACATATTAATTATTAATAGACATGTATTCAAAAATATTCAGATCTATTAATAAGAGCAATACATTTACTTATTTGCTCAGGAGCATATTTCAATTAATTCTTCAATACTTTATATATGTAATTATTCAACAACAATTTTGTGTCAGCAATCATTTCCAGAAATAAAATTTCATTGTATTTTTTATAAACAACATGTATTAAGACAGTTAATTGTTCATCACATGTGCTACTATGCAACAGGTCCAGATATTTAAAACTCTCGATAATATCTATATCATTCTGTTTCACATACAATATAATAATTTCTGCCAAATAGTTTATATTGCAATCCTGCATATAATTCGCTATCACATATAAATCGTACAAATTTTCATCATCATATTTTCTCTCCTCAACAAATTTTTTGTACAGAGTTACATTCTTAAAATTGTTAGATATCAATACATCCTCACTGTTTCCTTTTAAAACATCATGTAATGAATTAATAAAATAACTTCTATTAACAAGTAAGTCAAACGATATAGCCACATTCTCATCTTTGGTACCAATGGTAATTATGGAATCTTTCTCAAATGTTTTAGGTGGATTATATATGTTTTTGAAATAATCTATTTCCCTTACATAAATATCAAGATTGAAATTAACATCAACAATAATATAATGTTTTTTCCCATTATATATGAATGATCTCATAGTCTCAATATATTTGTTAAAGTTTAAAATGTCGTGAGTGTCATTAAACAAATTGTATATAATTTTTACCCTATTATCAACATCTGACATAATTTTACCATCATTGATAATAATTGGATCATCTCCATACTGACACAATATTTCACAATCACTGATAATTATTCTATTGAATTTATTATCTGACATTACTTCCATATTCATAACTTTAAATGTACAGCTATCTAAATCAACTTTCACGTAACACGAAACTTCATCAAAAAATATTAATGTATTTTTATGATGTAGAATATTACAGCTTTCAAATGATAAATTTATAATATATTCACCATTTGTTACATTAACAGATGTGTCATCCATTGATAAATTAACAGTTAAGTACACACTGTTATCCTCAAATTTCCTGAAAATATATTTAGCTATGGGATCATCTACACCACCGTTTGTTACTTTAACATAATAATAAATATCATTTTTTAATTTATAAAACCTTCCGATAATTGCGGAACGAATACCTCCAAAATTATCATCTACAATAGATTGCCATTTTTCTAATTTTTTAGGAAATATAAAATAGTGGCCAAAATCTGACGCATATTCAATTTTAATATTTTGCCTAACAAGGCCATTCCTCTCATAAATATACATATTATCATCTATGATTGATATCGGATGTGAATCGGATGTATCATAAATAATAATGTCTCTTTTATTCATATCAATAGCCAGCATAATACTAGATATTTCAAAAGTATTATAATCACTCACATTTATATATTTTCTGACATATAATGAAATTATTAAATTGTTATTTACCACACTATACGGATTGAGAGTCATAATACCGTGAATGTTATGTTTGAATATGTTCAACATTTTATTACTAAAAGTAAATTTATATTATGACAAATTTAATAAATTTGTCGTAATTAGATTTATATTCATATATATTATGAATTAATTAACTTTAAAGTATCTCTTAGCACACTAAAGAAATTTTTCTGATCTTTATTATCATCAATATTATTTACACCCAGAGACAATTGTTTTAATTCATATTCCAATGTCTTACGTATATAGTTATTCAGCAACAATTTTTCATCAGATATCATGCTTAAAAATAGGTTATTATCGTATTTTTTGAATACAACATGTATTAACACTATAAACTGTTCATCACATGTACTGGTACGTAATAATTCTAAATATTTAAATGATTCTTCAATACTAATATTACTTTCCCTAACGTGAGAAATAATAATTTCTGCCAAATAGTTTATATCACAATCCTGCATATAATTTGCTATTACATATAAGTCGTATAGATTATCCGCATCATATTCCTTATTTTCAACGAATTTTTTGTATATACTTATGTTCTTGAAATTGTCAGATATTAGTGAATTATTATCATTCTTTTTAAGATCGTTGAACAATGAATTAATAAAATAACTCTTCTTCATTAATGAACCAAACGACATCTCCACTTTTTCACATTCAGTTCCTATTGTAATAGTGGAATTATCATTCATAACATCACATATGTTCTTAAAATAATCACTTTCTCTCACGTAAATGCTAAACTCAAAGCTTTTATCGACAATAATGTAGTACTTTCTTCCATTATGAATAAATAATCTTATAGCCACAATGTATTTATCAAATTTTAGAATTTCAAAACTATCGTCAATAAAGTTATATATAACTTTTGTTCTATTATCAACATCTGAATCATGTAATATAGGTCCATATTGTATCAGAATTTCATAATTACTTGCCACTTTTATATCACTTATACGTGAATATACTTTTGTACTGTTCCATATATGTTTGATATCCATTGAATTAAATGTTCCTGTATTCACATTCACTTTAACGTATGTTGAGGATTTATCAAAAAATATTAAAGTATCATTGTGATGGAGCGTCTGACAACTTTCAAATGGTAAACATATAATAAAATCATCTTCTGATTTCTCGACCGATATATTCTCACATGATAATCTAACAATTATAAATTTACTGTTATCTTTCAGTTTTCTAAAAATAAATTTATCACGAGTATCATCTAATAGTAAATTAGAATATACACAATAATAAATTTCACCGTTTAGCTTATATATAATACTGTCGACCAAATTATCAATTGGGATATCATTATTTTCAAGGATGTTGCCTATAATTTTTTGACCATCTTCAAATTTATTGAGATAAACAATTTGACGTATTTCATCCGAAATGGTTTTCACACTAAAATTATGTGTATCAATATTACCGTCCTTAAAGCTGTATATCATATCATCAACAATTGAAATTATATTAGTGTCCAATTCTTCACAAGTAATGGTGATTCTTTTTTTCATATTTATAACAACTAACATTCTTGAAATATTAAATGTATTACAACCATCCACATTTTTAATATTTGCAAGATAAGATGAGATAACCAAATAATTGTTTATAATATTACATCCTTTAAATAATACTAGACCATTAATGTTACTGCTGAATATTTTAATCATTTTTTTTTTTGAAATTTTTTTTAACTTAATTTCATGTCAATTTTCTCATATCAGTCTCTTTTCATATGCTTTTCGACAATATTTTCAAAATCTTCAATAAATATGGCATAGCCACACTTGTGTTTACATATATTATATACTAATTTTTAAAGCTGAATTTAGAGCTTTAAATAAATTATCATTATTATTGTTTTGATCTATTATGTTCTCAGTTTTTTCCAAGAATAAATTATTTAATTCAAACTTTAACACTTTGCGTATATAATTGTTCAACAGTAAATTCTCATCAGATATCATGTTTAAAAATAAAGAATTGTCGTATTTTTTGAATATAGTATATATTAATACAAGAAATTGTTCATCACATGTGCTGGTACGCAATGATTCCAAATATTTAAATGATTTATCAATATCAATATCATTTTGATTCACATGTGAAATAATAATTTCTGCCAAATAATTTATATTGCAATCTTGCATATAATTCGCTATCACGTATAAATCATACAAGCTATCAGTGTCATATTTATTATTTTCAATAAAATCTTTATATAATGTAATATTTTTAAAATTGTCAGATATTAATTCACTTTTAATGTTCCCTTTAAGATCGTTAAATAACGAATTAATGAAATAACTTTTCATCATCAATAAATTAAAAGACATCCCCACTTTTTCATTTTCTGTTCCTATAGTAATAATGAAATCATCTTTCATAACATCACATATACTTTTTATATAGTCGCCCTCCTTCACAAAGATGTTAAACTCAAAACTTCTGTCTACAATAATATAATGTTTCCTTCCATTATACGTAAATAATTTCATAACCACTATATGTTTGTAAAATTTTAAGATTTCGAAAGTGTCGTCTATAAAATTATATATAATTTTTGTTCTGTTATCAACGTCAGTCACATGCGATATATCTCCATATTGACATAACACTTCATAATCACCTATTATTTGCGTACTGCTTATATATGCACTACTTATATGTATATTACATATATGTGAATGTATTTTTGTATCGTTATATATACGTTCGATATTCATTGATTTAAATTCTCCAGTGTTTAAATTAACCTTTATGTATGTAGAGTAATCATCATAAAATATTAATGTATCATTGTGAGAGAGAGTGTGACAACTTTCAAATGGTAGATTTATAACAAAATTATATTCTGATTTTTCAACTGATGTATGATCACATGATAATTTGACGGTTAGATATTTGCTGTTATCTTTCAGTTTTCTAAAAATAAATCTGGAACATATTTTTTCCTGCGCTAAATTATTATATACACAATAATAAATTTCATTGTTTAGCTTATATATTTTGTTGTCAACCAATTCATCAATTGAAATGATAACATCTTGAAAAGTATCAGCTACGATCTTTTGACTATGTCCAATTTTATTGAGAAGAACGCATCGACGAGCATTATCTGGGACAGTTACAATATCGAAATTATATATGTCAATATTACCATCAATAATACAGTATATATTATCATCTACAATTGTAAGTAGATTTATGTCTAATTTATCATAAATAATGATGATTCTTTTGTTCATATCAATAACAATTAATATTTTAGAAATATCAAACATATTATCATCATTTACATGTCTAATGTTTGCAAGATAACCTGAAATGGTCAGGTAGTTATTTATAACACTACATCCGTTGATCAATACTAGACCATTAATATTACTACTGAATATTTTGATCATTTTTTTTTGAAAATTTTTAACTTAATTCCTTATTAATTTTGACAATACACAAATGAATAATAAGTTATTATTCATAAATGTTATAAATGTAATAAAAAATTACAATGTAGGTTAGCGTAAAATACATTTCATTTTCTCGTATTTAGCGCTCATAACATATGCTTCAATGACATCTTCAAAATATTTGTAGTAGACATCGTTCTTATGTACACTGTAATCATATCCGGCAGCTATCAACATTTTTAAAATATAAATATAATCATTGCTTTTATTTTTGCCATATTTATCACCATATTCTTTCCCATACTTACATGCAAGTAAGAATCCAGTATATCCTTTTTTATTTTTATGGTGAATATCAACAGATTTGTATATAAGTGATCTAACAATAAGTATATGGCCTATTCTACATGATATCGTTAAAATTGTATCACCATCATCATTTATATAATTCAAGCCAGCATTGACACTAATCAAATATTCAACTATTTTATAATTATGATTTAAACAGGCTAACATTATAGGTGAAGATCCATCACTATCCAAAACATTTAAATTACATCCAGCATATACTAACAATTTAACAACATTGAGATTGTCGAATTTACACGCTGTCAACACAGGATTTAACCTGTCTCTTGTTTTTAATTCAATATCTGCTCCATTAACCAATAATAATTGAACGATATTGCAATTATTGCGTCTACAGCCAATTGTTAAAATAGTATCACCTCTCATATCATATTTATTGATATCCACTCCCTTCAAAATCAAATAATTGACCATATTATAATCTTCCTCAATACATGCCTTTTCCAATCAATGAATTGTTAAATTTGTCAATATCGTCTATATTTGCATGCGACACAACTAAAAATTTAACAATGTTATAGTGTTTAAATTTGTAAGCAATACCAATTGCTGTCTCTTTTGATTTATTCTTTTTGTCAATATCTGCTCCGTTTTTTATCAATAATTTTATTATATTAAGATGTCCATATTCTGAAGCGGTTATCAGTGGAAAATATCCTAAAATATCTTCATGATTTACATCCAGTCCCAAATTTAACAATATGATCATTAAATTGTAATTTCCACTATTACATATGAATGATGACAGTATGTGACCATATAATTTTATATTTATGGACAACATTATCTCCTCACATGTTTTTAAGTTATTATTTTCTAATGCTTTTACAAACGATGATATCTTACATTCTATACTCATTGTTAGTCACAAATTTTTTTAATTTTGTAAGTCTGGTCTATACTAATGAAATATCAAAATTATCGCAAAAATTAGAAATTTTTAAAAATAAATTACATACAAACAATGGACTCTGAGAAAGGAACAACCTCTAAAGCTAACGGCTCTTTATTCTTTAAACAATGGGTAATAGCGTTGTTAGTTTTAATTACATTTTTAACATTTATAGCTGCAATTATTTTCACTGGTTTCTTTTCCAGAGATAGAATAATATATTTAAGGATGATAAAAGATGTTGATTGTATGCAATATTCATCTACAAATTTAACAGTTATCATACCTGATAATGTTAAATTAAACATTAAAACTGGTGTTGAAGGATCCATAACATATAACTACGAACTCAAAAATGATGTTGGATCTGAAATGTTCAAATGTGATTGGAATCCATGCTATACCGCCACATTTTACACAATTGATAATAAAAAGATGGAGTGTACATATTTGATTAACAATGTTATTTATTATTATATAACAGATGCACCTGTTTATAATGATGTGTTTGAAGATTATTATAAACCGAGAATTATAGCTATTTCTGTTTTATGGATATTATCAATTCCTTTTATAATATTATTGTGTATTGCATGTGTAGTCTCAAAAAAATAAAAATTTTTTTCTTTGAAATTAAGATAAATTTAAGGTAAATAATAAAAAAAATGTAAAAAATGAAGATAACCCCTTCCAGCTCTTCACTGAAGGACAAAAAACATGGTTTATTTTAAAAAATTTTTTAAATAAAGAATTATATCGAATTATCACAGATAAGGTTCCGAATTTAGTATCGTTCGATACCAATTTTTTTGAAGAATAGTTTGTTAGAGTAGTCTCGAAAATTTTTTTCGATACCAGATTCGGAACATTAATCACAGACATGTTCAAAAAGAATATACTTGTAGTTGGAAACCATAATAGTGGAAAAACTTCATACATTAATAGAATTATAAATGCAGAATTTATTGTAAATCATGTTCCCACAAATGAAATTACAAATACAATTTATGAAACAAAATCAAAAGAGTTCAACTTAATTGAGGCAAATTTCGAAAATTATGAAAATTTTATTGAAAGTTATGAAGAAGATATAGATGGAGTTATGGTATTTTATAATCGTACGACACGCGTGAAAAAGGATAAAATAGACGAAATAGTTGAATTTTTTAAACATATACCCACAATAATATGTGGGAATAAAAATGAATATGAATATATTAAAGGAAGCAAATTATATAAGTACAAGAATACACATAATAAGGAACATATATTTATTTCTGTTAAAAGTAATGAAAATCACATGAAACCTATTTTATTTTTTAAAAGTAAAATAGATTATACGAATATGCCAAGCGTATAGATATGAAGCAAACAAAAATATTCATATATATGTACAATGTACATATATCAAAAATGTAATATACTATTTTTCGATCTCGTATAATAATTTCCATGCCAAACAATAACCATGTCCAAATGGATGTTTATCATCGTTTAAGAAAATATCCAATTTTATTTTTATCAATTATTGACATATTATGTGGAAGAATAAAGTCATCATCTACGGAATATTTTTCTTTGTAATAATTCAAAGATTCATAATGTGGTCCATCAACTTCGATAATGAGGATATTTTTACCATTTTTCAACTTGTCCCTTAAAGCGTTTAGCTTTTTATAACCATCACTTTTTACATGTAAATTATCCAGAGATTTGAGATAATTTGGAAGATATGTCTTTTTTCTAGAATCAATATAATTCAAAAACTCCCATTGACCATTTTCGAAGTGTAATGAGCATATACATTTTGCTCTATCATTAAATCCAACAGGATATCTTATGGGCTCTTTAGTGATAAATCCTTTGTCTCTCCATAACCAATATTCTTTTTGAATGACACCATCTTTAATATGTACTTCAAATGGATGATTCCAAATGATTGTACTGTCAAACTTTGATTTTCTTTGAATAGATTCGTTTACGACCGGGTACAATTTAGAAAACTGCCATATATTTTCCAAATTTGCATTTATTTTAAAACCGTTTGACAAAGTAACTTCATTTGTCAATACATATGGACTTAAAGAACCATACGGTGTTGATTTAGTCAAACATAAAATATTATCAAAACCTTCCAAAGATGGATCTATTGAACCCACTCTTCTCCCCACTGCTATCATTGTTAAAAATTCAATTTAAGAAAATAAAAATCAGCAATTAAATATAATTTTTAAACAGTGATTTATGTTAATAACGGTGAAAATTGTAAACAATAATTTTTTAATTTTAAGTATAAATTTTCTTTATTATGGACGAGAATATAAATGATGATACTGTCTTTGAAGATCTGGGTATAGTCAAACATATAAGAGAGATTGATAAAAACGTCAAGTTGACAGATGTATTAGACAAAGACATGTTGGAAATTTATGTTGAAATAAACAAGGAAGGAAAATACATATTTACAAATGAATTGTTGGAGAAATATATTAATTTTTTGATATATGCAGATGCAGAAGATGTGCAATTTTATTTGGCTGGCGTATATGTCAACAGAGAAAACATTAACGAGGTTCTCACAAATTACAATATATTAGAAATATTTATAATTTATCTTCCTTATGAAATAGCAATAGCGCATAATTCTTTTGGTTCACTTAAAGAACGCTGGTTAGAAAACAATTTTGGATATATAAATGGAAGAGAAGAGATAGCAGATATTGAAAGATATACTTATGATGCATATGACCGTGATGAACAGGATAAAAAATTTATAATTCTTGAAAAGAAGAAGGTAAAAGTAAGCCCGCCGAGTGAGGAAATGATAATTTTAAATACGAATTTTTTCAGATATAAACATATAAATCTACAGTATGGTGTAGATGGATTTAGTAGTGCCGCGTCAAACGCAAATGATTTATTAAATAATTATCTCATAATGGGTTTGATAAGTTTATGCACACAACATTGAGATTTTACACTTATAGTGGAGATATTGTTGAATATGATATATATCCTGATTTTGTTAAGTTGTATAAAAATAGCAATTTCAACAATTTAGATAAAGAAGACCCTTCTGATTACATTAAATCATATTATGAATTAAACAGAAACAATAAATATTATTTGTTAAATGGTAATATATGCACAATGGTAAACGTCAGAGACAAAGTTTTAGACTTAAATTATGCTGTTTTCACGGGTAATTTGCAGCTAGTCAAATATTTTTTCAAAAATAATGAATTATCCTTGTTTGACCTAATGTTCCGAATTTGGTATCGAACGATACCAATTTAATTGAAGAATAGTTAGCTGGAATAGTCATGAAATTTTCATTTCGATACTTTCGATACCGGATTCGGAACCTTAGTTTGACCATTCTGAAAAATGTTTTTTAACAAATTCGGTGTTAAGCGGTAATTTAGAAATGTTTGAATATTTTATAGATAATGGACACCATGAGAAAATAGATTATGATAAATTATTAATACTTGCATGTAATTTCAATAAGAGCGATATCATAAGATTTTTATTGAACAAAGGAGCTAATATATATACTTATAATAATGCAGCATTAAGGATGATAACACAATATGGAAATTTGGAGATAGCAAAATTGTTTTATGAAAAAGCTGGATACAATAATGAATATTTAAAAATATCACTTCAAGATGCATGTAAATATTATGTCAATGAAATTGTTTACTACCTATATGGAGTAGTAAAAGATATAGATTATTATACATGTTTAAGATGTTCCACAAGCAGTCATTTCGATGAAATAAAAGGCAATTTAAAAACATTTGAATATACACTGAGGAAGAGTATGGAAGAAATGGGAAAATGTGTTTCATCTAATATTAATAAATTGTCAATTGTCGATTTTGAAAATATACTTTCTATTTACAACAATGGTGACGAACGTGGATTCATGTATAGATTAAAATTATATTTATATTTCTGTGCTATTGAAGAGGGAAATATGGAAGTAGTAAAATTTTTTGATTATTATAGTATCAGGTTTCTTGAGACATCCAATATATTTGATGCTAGAATATTATATTTGCTAAAAGGTTCCAATGAAAAAATAATAAAATTTCTCATGCGTGAGATAGACTCAATGGATAAAAAGAAGATAAAAAAATATTTATTCACTTCAGTTATAAATTGTGAGCTGGATGTTGTTAAAATAGTGTATAACAATATAATTAAAAATGGTTGTGTAAATGGCGCTAAAAATGAAGTTATCAAAACATTATTTGAAAAATCATTGAATTTGTGTGTTTTAAACAATAAATTAGACACATTAAAATTTTTCGTGGAAGAGGGAGTAGATATTCACAATTATTATGATGAGTGTCTATGTTATGCAGCCAAACATGAATATTATGACATAGTAAAATATTTAATATCTGTGGAAGCAAATACTGAAAAATGGTACATATATTCATTATATAAAGCGAGAGATTATGTAAAGGATGACGAGACGCGTGAATTATTAATAAATTTAATTAATGAAAGGAAAAACGTCTATATTAAAATAAATTGTAAATATAATCAATGATTATATTAGTAAGAATGGAAATATTTTTTTCCTTGCAAAAAAATTCATGACATTGTTAAGAGGTCGAATATTGTATAGTGAGAATGATGTCAGAAATATCAGTTGTAAATTGTTACTAGTAATAAAGAGTAACAGATGTAAACTTTATAAATTTGTAAACAATGAATACAAATTATGTAAAATCCCAACCAGTTTTGAGTTTGTAGATGTGTTAACGGATGATAGAGTAGTTTATTTATTTGGTAATATGAAAATAATGAATAGATGCCATCGTGATGACGACAGTACTGATTGTAAATGTATTATACCATATCCAGTTGGAATAACGGGAATTGCAGGTCCTACTGGGTCTGACGGTATGCAAGGTGTAACCGGATCACAAGGTGCGACTGGCTTACAAGGTTTAACTGGATTGAGAGGCGAAAAAGGAGATACTGGTTTACAGGGAGCTACTGGGTTACAAGGTGTCACTGGTTTAAAAGGTGATACTGGTCAGCAAGGTTTAATTGGACCACAAGGCGTAACTGGTTTAAGAGGTGCTACTGGTCTGCAAGGTATAACTGGTTTAAGAGGTGATACTGGATTACAAGGAGTCACCGGTCTAAAGGGTGAAACCGGACTACAAGGAATTACTGGTTTAAGGGGTGATACTGGATTGCAAGGTGCAACCGGTTTACAAGGTGTTACTGGTCTAAAAGGTGTAACTGGATCTCAAGGTGCAACTGGATTTCAAGGTACAACTGGTTCAAAGGGTGAAACCGGATTACAAGGTGCTACTGGATTACAAGGTGAAACTGGGTCACAAGGTGTTACTGGTTTAAGAGGTGCCACTGGTTTAAAGGGTGATACTGGTCTAAAAGGTGAAACTGGATTACATGGTGAAACTGGTCCAAAAGGTGAAACTGGGTCACAAGGGGCTACTGGATTACAAGGAGTCACTGGTTTAAAGGGTGATACAGGATCGCAAGGAGTCACTGGAAAGGTCGGTGAGACAGGCATGATAGGTCCTACAGGGGTACCTGGGGGGGGTGGAGCTACTGGATTAAAGGGTGATACTGGATCACATGGTGTCACTGGTTTAAGAGGTGAAACTGGACCATATGGATTTACAGGTTTAATAGGTGATACTGGATTGAAAGGGGAAACTGGATCACAAGGTGTTACAGGACCATATGGATTGACTGGTTTAAAAGGCGAAACAGGATTACAAGGTGTTACTGGTTTAAAAGGTGAAACAGGAATACAAGGTGTTACTGGAACACAAGGGGCTACTGGAATACAAGGTCCGACCGGATCACAAGGTTTTACTGGACCACAAGGGTTAACTGGACCTACTGGAATGAATGGTGTTACTGGTTCTAAGGGAGATACTGGGTCAACAGGCATTCAAGGTGAAAAAGGTGATACCGGTGAAAGAGGCGCTACTGGATTTCAAGGTGCTACAGGGTCTAATGGACCTACAGGGTTAAAAGGTGAAACTGGTCAAATTGGGTCAACGGGATTAACAGGTCCAACCGGAATGAGAGGGGATAATGGATCAACAGGTATGAAAGGTGAAACGGGATTAATTGGACCGACTGGATTAACGGGAATGAAGGGTGAAACTGGATCGACCGGAATAAAGGGTGAAACTGGTCCAACCGGAATAAAAGGTGAAACGGGGCCAACTGGAATCAAAGGTGAAACAGGACAAACCGGAATGAAGGGCGATACGGGGCCAACCGGAATTAAAGGTGAAACTGGGTCAACGGGTTTAAAAGGAGAAACTGGACCAACAGGATTAAAAGGAGAAACTGGAGTAGCGGGGGCTACAGGTATGAGAGGTGAAACGGGTGAACAGGGAGCAACAGGTATGAGAGGTCCAACTGGAGTAGCGGGAACTACAGGTATGAAAGGAGATACTGGTTCAATCGGTCCAACTGGGATAAAAGGCGAAACTGGACCAACCGGAATTAAAGGTGAAACTGGATCGATAGGTTTAAAAGGTGATACTGGACCAATAGGTTTAAAGGGTGATACCGGAGCAACGGGATTAAAGGGTGAGACCGGAATTAAAGGTGAAACAGGAATAACCGGAATGAATGGTGAAACTGGACCAACGGGAATAAAAGGTGAAACGGGACCAACCGGAATCAAAGGTGAAACAGGACAAACCGGAATGAAGGGCGATACGGGGCCAACAGGAATTAAAGGAGAAACTGGGTCAATGGGTTTAAAAGGAGAAACTGGACCAACAGGATTAAAAGGAGAAACTGGTGTAGCGGGGGCTACAGGCATGAGAGGTGAAACGGGTGAACAGGGAGCAACAGGTATGAGAGGTCCAACTGGAGTAGCGGGAACTACAGGTATGAAAGGCGATACTGGTTCAATCGGTCCAACTGGATCAACCGGAATTAAAGGTGAAACTGGATCAACGGGAGCAAAGGGAGAGACGGGTCCAGTGGGAACAACAGGTATGAAGGGTGAAACAGGTGTCACTGGAATGAGGGGTGATACTGGTGCAATCGGCCCAACCGGAATTAAAGGCGAAACTGGGTTAAAGGGGGATACGGGTCCAACTGGATTAAGGGGAGAAACAGGTCCAACAGGTATGAGAGGTGGAACTGGATCAACGGGTGTAAAGGGTAGCACTGGATTAATTGGTTTTACTGGGTCTATTGGTTTAACGGGCCCATCGGGATTAAAGGGGGATACTGGTTCAACCGGGCCATTTGGACCTACTGGGACAACCGGAATAAAAGGTGAAACTGGTCAACAAGGACCGACCGGCTTACAAGGTGACACTGGGTCAATTGGTCCGACGGGAACAACAGGTTTAAAAGGTGAAACAGGTGCTACAGGAATAAAAGGTGAGACTGGGTTAATGGGACCGACTGGATTAAAAGGTGAAACAGGAGCAATTGGTGCAACCGGTACAACCGGAATGATGGGTGAGACTGGAATAAGAGGTGAAACAGGTATGAAGGGAGAAACTGGGTCAACGGGTGTAACAGGAATTAGAGGTGAGACTGGATTAATTGGACCGACGGGTGTAACAGGTATAAAGGGTGATACGGGTGCAACGGGAATGAAAGGCGATACAGGGATGATCGGCCCAACAGGTGTAAAAGGTGACACAGGGATGACCGGCCCAACAGGTGTGAAAGGTGATACTGGAATGATTGGACCGACCGGAATAAAAGGTGAAACTGGAATGGTTGGACCAACTGGAATGACTGGACCTACTGGATTTAAAGGCGATACTGGAATGACTGGACCATGCTGTGGAGGATCTACAGGACCTCCTGGACCACAAATAGTGGATGTGGGTAATTCAGTATTTGTAGATGCTATATTTGGAACTGCTCCAGGTAAAGTAGAAAATTTTATAGGTCCATATATAGATGTTCTAGCTGCAGCTGATGCAGCAGGTCTTGCAGCATCCTCTAATAAAATTATAACAGTTTATGTTAGACCTGGTGTTTATAATATGACTGGGAATTTAGCGAGAAATTATGTTAATTGGTATTTTGAGGAAGGTTCCGTGGTTAATTACACTGGTTCAGGTTATTTATTTGATGGGGTTATTTCAAGCGTATTTGGTTTTGATGTTAGGGGATATGGTGTGTTTAATACAAATGGATCCGGTAAATTTCTTAACACTATTATTAATCTTAATTATATTATAGAGGGAAAATCTATAATTTCAAGCGTGACGTCAGATCCAACAGCAGCTATTGTGAATGTAATTGGTGGTACTGGTAGATGTAGTATTACTTTTGAAACAGCCCAACTAACTACATCTCATGATGATTCACACACATATTTCAATTTATCTGGGAATAATGTAGTAAATATAAACTCGTTAATAATATCAGGAGCTGGTTCTGAGCATTTAACATGTATATCTGTTGCTGGAACAAATAAAATATCCATTAATTATGTTGTATTTCCAAATATAAGCACATTTTTTAATACAACTGGTATAAACACAACATATATTGACATTAATTATCTAAACGACACAATTTTAACAAGTGCATCAAGATTGTGTAATATTACATACGGGAATATATATATGAATATAAATCGCATGGGATTTAATGTTAGTGCTAATGCTAATTATATCAATATACTGTCTGGAGATGTTGCAAATAATAATGTAAGTGTATATTTAAACATTGGAATATTGGGAAGCGGTAATGGTGTGGCAGCTGGTAATATTTTTATCGTGGCTCCAGCTACAGGAGCCAATGCTATAAATACCAATCTTTATTTAAATGTTGATAAAATATCATTCAGTGGAACAACAGCAAATATAATAAACTCTATTCAAGATACAAACAAAACAATATACATGTTAGTTAATATAAACTGTATACTTTTATCATCATTATCGAATACGTCGTCACTTTTTATTTTGACTGGGTATAACAAAATAAATATAAATAGTTTGAGAATATCAGGTAATGCTATTTCTTTAAATTGTATATCAGTGAGAGATTATAATTTTATAACCATTAATTATGTTGAAATTACAAACATATCGTCACTTTTTAGAACAGTAAATACAAATACAACATATATACATGTAAATGAAATACATGATACTATGACTTCCACTAGTACATCTAGATTATTTAATATTACATATGGAAATGTATATATAAATATAACAAGTATATATTTGAATGTAAGTTTAGAAGGAATCAATTATATTTACATAGAACCTGCAAATACCGCAAATAATAATGTGAGTGTGTATATGAATATAGATTCATTGGGTAGATCTGAGGGAGGTATATTTCTTAGTTCAATTTTCAACATCGTTGGGAGCGGGAGTAATGCAAAGAATACTGTATTTTATCTTAATATTAACAAATTATCGTTTACTAGTATTACTTCTACCACTGCCGGTATTTCATATATTGTAAAATCTAGTATTTCCAACTCTAATACCATACAAATGTTAATTAATATTAATCATATATTAGTAAATCTAGTAGACTCAGATAATACATTCACATTTTTTAATTTAGTTGGAAACAATGAAGTGAACATCAATTCTTTCGTAATAAAAGGAACTGTTCCGGATAATACAATATGTGTAAGTACTAATGGTGTCAACACAATAAATGTAAATTATTTTAACACTTCCCAGTTGTCAGTTTTTTATATTACTGCTACAGGTAGCATAACTTATTTAACAGTGAATAATATGAACAGTTCCATATTTACTGTTAGTGCAGGAATATCATATATAAATATTAATAGTATGGTTTTAAACATTAGTTCAACAACTTCATATTTTGGTATTACTGGGGGTAATTCATATTTAAATATAAAATCGATAATAAGTACTTCTTCACAATCAATCACAATATTCTCTATTAATTCGAATTCATACATAAATGTAGATTATATATCTGTTAACTCAAGTGCCGATTATTTTAATATTACTGGAGGAACAGTCACTGTTAATGTGAAATCAATAATATACACTGTACTAGTGTTAACGAATAGACTGTTTACCATCACTTCAACTGCAGGAGATTTATATATAGAAGTAGACAAAATATCATATATAACACTAAATAATTACTTTAATATTTCAGGTGGAAATAACAATATTATTATAAAATCAATACTTCCCAATGATGGTTTATTGGGTATATTATTTTCAATTACTTCCGGAACTTCATATTTTGAAATAGATAGTATAGATATATACACGTCAGCTAGTTATTTTACTATTACTGGTGGTAACACGGAAATTGACATTAAAACATTTAATATTTTAACAACTTCTGCTGTGGCCATACTTTTTAACACAAGTAACACAACGGCTAAATATGTTGATATAAATGTGAATAAAATGCTAATAACATGTTCGACCATAGTAGCCATTGTTACTTCTAACTCAAATATAAATACTTCCAATTATATTACAATAGGATATTTAAATGTAGCGGGTGATCTTTTTGTTGATCCAATAACCCCTGTTCCTGTAGGTTTATTTTATTTACAAAACACTATTGCATACTTGAATATTAAAAATGCAGCAATTGCATACACGACTGCAGATTCACTTCGTAATTTCATTTTCATATACTCCGTTAGTACATTTTCGGCACCACAAATAAATATTAATATGAGAAATTTTAATGGAAATTGCACATTTTTACGCATAGATACATATTCTTCAGTAATTTATGCAAATGTGGTAAATTGTGTAACTAGCAGTAATAGAAATATTGATATAGTATATCCCACAACAACCGGTAATTCTTATTTAGAATCATCTAGTACAAATAAATATGTAATTAGTGGCTGTTATAGGGCAGCTGAATATAATATATATATTAATGGATCTATTTTAAGTGGTGTAACAAGAATTACACCTCTTATACTTAACAGTATATCATTAGTGGTAACTTCTGGTAATAGTGTTATTAGTAATAATACCGATGGTGGTAATAATCCGGTTGCATTACAAATAAGAATATATATAAATGTATATGCAAACGCAAACATGTCTAATACAACTTCACTTCTGGCAACTTTAACTCAAAATGCTAATGTCATTTGATTGATGTTATTTGTTTGATGTTTATAAAATTTGTATATTATAATTTTTACAGATAAACAAAACATAAATCAAGAACGTCAATGATTGAAATAAATCATTTATTTGATAAATAAATCATTTATTTGATAAATAAATCATTTATTTGATAAATAAATGATAATCACTACAGTTTAATGAGAGTAACGTTTTATTTTTCAATGCAGATCGTTAAAAAAATATGTGAATAATATATTAATATAAAGTATTTAAATGTTATAGGAAATCTTGTTTTAACACCCACTCCTCCCGACACCACCGTAGGACTAATTTATTTGTATAATCCCATAACATATTCAAATATAGAAAATGTTATAGTTTTAATAGGTACAGATCCCAACTGCAACTTTATTAATATTACATCATATGTAACTACTAATCCATATTCTTATACAAACATAAACATACAAAATTTCAATGGGGGGATTGTGTATATTTATTTATTGATACATACAGTTCCATAATATATTCAAATGTAACAAACTGTGTAAGTGGTGACAGAAATATTAACATTAATTACATCATAATTAGTGATGATTATCTACCCTGAAGTATAACAAACATGTATGTTATTAATGGATATTATAGAGCAACTAACGATAATATATATATATATGGTGGCACTTTTATATCTCCAGTAAAAAAATACCCCCTTATACTTAAAGATATAACACTGATGTCTACTACAGGTAGTACATCATATGGAGTTAATGGTAATAGTCTTGCAATAGTTGGCGTATCTTATAGAATAAGAGTATATTCATTATCATATACAAGAAAAAATATAAATACTTCAACAATTGCTTATTTAATGGGGTCATTAACCCAAAATGCCAATGTCATTTAAATTATTATCACATATTATCTAAACTCTTCATAAAATATTATTAATATTTTAGAGTATAATTTCCCTTCACCAATTCTATTTTTTATTCATATTGATAATAATTTTCCTCAAATAGTATTCTTCTTCCTTTAACATATGCTCTATAAGAAATGGTTCTAAATTTCCTAATAATAGTCCCTCGATTCTATTTTCATAAATTTCATTCAAGAGATCGATAAATAGTTTAATTTGTAATTCGGAATCCGAATCTAATTTCTTTAAAGATACAAAAGGTGATCCATATATTCTCATAGCATATCCAATGAATTCTTCACATCTCTCATACAAAAAACTAAATTTCTTTTTATGTTTTTTCAACTCTTTTCTCATAGTTGTTTCAACAACATCCAAACCATCAATTAAAACACTTGCATGTCCACAAGCATCTTTTAACCATAATCTATGAACTTCTAATATATCTCTATTCATAACCTTGTCAGTTTCCTTATAATGTGATAAAATGAGTTTATATTCATCTAATTCATTTAACATATGATTGACGAATGTTGGTGATAAATTGATTTTAACAAATGGTGGTCGAACCATTCTATCTAATATATTTCTTTTCACCATTTGTACTTCTTCTACTAATTCTACCGCACTCTCAGATACATCTATATCTATCATTGATACCTCAAGTAGTTTATCAATCTTACTTTTTATGATCTTAATAGTGTCCAACAATTGATATTCATCATTATTGAGAGTCGATAAAAATATTTGCATATGATCACTCAACACGTCTAACCAAAAATTATTTTCATCAATGATTGACCCCATTTCCATATTTTACAATCCATTAAAAAATAAAAAATATTTTATTATGAATAAATAAAGTATTTGTTCATAAATAATCATTGATTATTTATCGATGTCAACACATGTCGATATAATTATATTAACATGTTACCATGTTACCATTTTAACAGTTAGTATATTTTGGACATCCTGCAGCATGTCTTAAAGTATAAATGTTTAACTTTTTCCAATCAGTTCCAACTGTTTTTGAGCTCATAAAATATATATCACCATGATTCAGCACCAATTTCAATACATTACCAACCTTTTCTCTTTTAAAAAACCACTGAAAATGTAATGGAAACGATGCTCCCAGTCTAATTCCAACAACAATTTTACGTTCACTATCACCATGGTATCCAATTCCACATTCTCTTAAATTATAATAATAATTACCCTCTGCTACCAAACTACGTCCTTTATCACCAACAATTTCTGGTAAAGTTTCTCTCACATGATTTAACAACTTGACATCTTTAAAAGCAACAATTCTTCCTGATTTTTCTTCATAATTAGGCTCTTGCGAATTATTTCCAAAACATAAATTGTATCTGGCTTTTTTATTAACAACTCTTCCATACATATATGCTTTAGTGTCTTTTTCCAGTACATCCTGTTCAGCATATAAATCATTAATATCTGTAATAACACTAGCTCCATCTCTCGCTATTAACAAATAAGCTTCATCACCGACACCATCTATTAATGGGTTCAAACATAAAAAATCAGTTGCAACTCCTTTCATCTTGAACCATTCATTTGCTTTCTTTAAATCATCAAAATTAAATCCACTTTCAGCCAAATTTCCCAATTTTAACATACCAACATGATTTTCTGCTTGATCACCAAATGTTATTGTAAATGTCTGGTTGTATCTGACATCAGATCTGACCTTATTAATTTCATTTTCGACGTATTTTTTAAACTGATCACTGTATCCCTCCAAAGTTTTAATCAATTCATCCTTATCATTAATATACTGTACTAATAACTGATGTGTTATTTCATTAATTGAATATATCTCTTCTATTTTTCTACCACTTCTCCATATTTCATTATAAAGTGATTCAATTTGCTCAAACATGATATGTAAATTTATTTATATTTTAATCAATTTATTTGTCAATTTATGTCGGTTATCATAGTAATTATCATTGATAATTATTATTATTGTTTTTTACTTTAATTTGTAACAAACATGTCAATAATATTATTTTTGAATATTATGAAGATCATTATAATATATTTTATCTTTAACAGGTTCTATCAAAACGTTATTTTTGATAGCCTTATTAATTATTCGTTTTATATAACTGTCAGTTACACCTGTTTGTCCCATTGGTATCCGTTCGGTTTTATCATTGTATTCTTTGTAATCATTATTTAAAGCCTTTCTGTACATATCATATATGTCATATTTTTCATCATAAATATAATTATTTATGTCATAATCCGCAACACCACCTCCCGAATCCTTCACATAATTTATAATTGTATCATACATTGCCTTATCATAAGCAGTTATTTCTGAATTAATATATATACGTCCAGATCTTCCAGGTTGTGATAATAATCCATTAGTGATAAAAATACCAATATCCCCTCTTATAGTTTTATCAATTTCATCTGCTCTCTCTGGAGATATTCTATAGTTATTTATCACATATTTTATTATTTCATCTACTGTTGCTCCCCTACTAGACTTCAAATTTTCAATTTCTTTTATAATTACATCATATTGTGGAATAATTGGGACATTCTTATAAATTTCAACATTTTGACCAATATATGGATCCCTTTTAACAGAATATGATCCATTAATTTCAGTTAACATATTTTCTCCAACGCTCGCATTAATAGCATTTCTAGTCATCAACATTAATTGGTCTGTGAAAACAAATTTATATTTCTTATTAACAAGATTGAATATTTCTTTTTGTGTATATAAGTGACCCATATCATTGCCATAATACATAATTTTTAAAACATCTTCAAAATCATCAACCATACCTTCATGATAAGTATGGAATTCGCGAGGGTTGCTTTCATACAAGAAATATTCATTACATCCTTTGTATAAAAGATCAAGAATATAATCATCATTCCCATCTGATCTATCAATATTCAAATAGTCTTGTAAATGATATGATAAATAATCGGATGAAAAATTATTATCTAAATCCCACGCGAATTTTAAAATATATTCATATAATTTATTATATGGAATGTCATCATTTACTAAGTAAAAATTATCATATTCTCTGGGTTTTAACAAAATTCCTGATCTTACACCATAATTCAATTCTTTATCAACGGCAGATGATAAATTGTTTGGGACTTCATATGCAAAATATATGTCATCATAGTTATCATAAATATATGACCTTATTTCATCAATATTTGCTGATCCTTCATAGTGTTTGATTGCTTTTAAGATCATTGTAAATAATGATGTTCTCACGTTAATTAAATATACAACATCCTTTTCATAATTATAAGAAATATCCCTTTCCTGATATTCCATATCTCTGACTTCTGTTCTTACAGCTATCTCCAAATCTTCAGCATCTTCTTTAGAATAGTATCCATTATCTAAAATATAATAAAATATGTCTGTTATACTTGCTCTTCCCCCAAAATGTTTCAACACTTTGTGTATTACATTCCCTAATGATAAACCTCTGAGAGCTATACGGTCGGAAAGCATAATATATTGATCGTTGGGTTTATCAAGAAATCCTGCCTCAATGTATTCATCTATCTCATCATCTAACATCTGGTTGTTCCTCTCTGATCTGGGAAGTAAGTTATTTTTGAAGATATATTCTTTAATCTCATCTTCAGTGGCTATTTCACCCGAATTTTCAATAGCTTCTAATATAAGGTAGAAATGTTTTGACTCTGAATCATAAGGAGAATTACTCATTGTTTATGGTGTAAAATATTTTTTTCTCATTTTCAATTTAAATTTATATATGTATATAAACCGGTTATAGAATGACAAGTGTAAGTGATGAATTTTTGATATTTCTCAAAAAATATAATTTTAATTATGGTGAAGTTGTGGTGATATTAAACACATATTTAATATATTGTGGTGTAAGAGAAGGATTTTTTGGCGATATTATTATATCTGATATGTTCCATACATTTCTTATATATTTAAAAGTATGGAGATTAAAATATGTATATGATTATGATAAGAAGAAATTATTTATAACTAAAGCTGGCAGAGAAATACCTAGTGTTGGTATACATTCATCAACAAATCTTGGTAAGTTTTTAGGATATATACAACCGTCTGAAATTTCAGGTATTATAGATCACAATTTCAGCTTTACATTCTGCGTATCTCTGTTTAGAAATAAAATTCCAGATAATGATATAATTACTCTAAATATGAGTCAGGGGTTACACAAGTTTACGGACATGCAAGATAGACATAATTATTATGTTCTGTGGAGCGAGAAATTTGATTATGTACCTTTAGACACGCTCGTCGATATCCTGATAAGAGCAAATAAATGTTTAAGTAAAATTAATTCTTATGGTTATATTATTGTTTATTCCAGAAATTTACAAAAATCCATTGTAATGTCAATAGAAAATATTGATGTACACTATGAATATTTTAATAATTTCCTACAATACAATTACTAATGATTATTTATATAAATATTTGTTTATGTATATATAAACGAATATCTTAACATTGTTAAGATATGTATCTGTTAATATTAATATTAACACAAACGTAATCATTTAAAAACCATGAATTTTGATATAATCCTTTTCAATAATCTTCTTTGTCACCAAAAAATTATATATTTTATCTCTATCATCACCTTGAAATTGTAAAACTGTTTTTATAATCACCCCCTTGTCATCCTTAACGTATATTTTAGTTCCACCACTGGAGAGTTCCTTTCTGAGGCTTTTTAGAACTATGTCAATCTTTTCTTTATCTAAATAACTATCTAATCCCTCCACTGTAGTTATTGTCTTTTTAGCATTTCTTTGCTTCAATCTTATATGGACATTTTCGTTCATTTTTTCATTAACATTATCGATGTCAAATTCATCAATATATGTTCCATATGTTACGGGTACACCTTCATTACATTTTTCACTACTATCATTTGTTTCGCTTTGCATTGATTGTTCTTTTCGTGGTGAATCCAAAATATTTATTTTATTTATGATGTCCGGCAATATTTTTGTATTTAATTAAATAAAAATATGTTTCAATTTTATTTTATTCTGAAAATTGTATGTATGAGGGGAAGGACGATTTTGATAAGTTCATCGAGGCATGTTTTATGAATGATATAAATAGTGTGGAAGCTTTAGTTACTCATGTAGATATTAATGAATGTGATTATGGACATACATCTGGACTTATTTATTCGTGTAAATATGGTTATTTTGAAATAGCTAAATTATTGGTGAGCAATGGTGCCGATATTAATATTGTAAATGATGTAGGTATGAACGCCTTCCTTTACGCATGTGAGAAAGGATATGTTAATATTGTTAAGCTCCTTTTAGAAAAAAATGTGGATATGAGTCAAAAGGATTATAGGGGCAGATCAGAATTTACTCTTGCTTACATAAATAGAAGAATTGATGTTGTAAAGTTTCTCATAGATTATGGTGTAGATATAAATGAAAAATCTGTCGGTGGTGGTACTATTTTCACATATTCATGTCAAGAAGGTTATGATGATGTACTGTCCTTGTTAGATTTTAATAAAGTTGATGTAGAGCAAAGAACATTATATGGTCATACTGGTTTAATGTTATCCTGTATAGGTGGACATTCTGATGTTATTAAATTTTTAATTAAAAAGGGGGTTAATATTAATCAGAAAACAAAACATAGTCAGACTGGATTGATTCTGGCATGTATGTGTGGACATTACAATATTGTTAAATTATTAATTGAAAATAATGTTGACATATATTCTGAAGATGAAGATTGTTTTACTGGATTTTTGCACGCATGCAGATTTAAAAACGAAGAAATTATCAAATTATTTTTGGCTTTAGATTATGATTACAATAAAGATATGGCGAAGGAAAGAGTAAGCTGTTCAATGAGGTCTGCAGAGGAAATAGTATCTGAAAATATGGAATTTATAGAAAATTTTAAGAAAAGTAAGGAATGTTTTATGTTGAGAAACGATATATTTCAGAAAAAAGCGTCATGTGTATTTTCATGTATTGTGTTGATATCTGATGATTATCTTAAGATTGGGATGGGCAATTGATCATGGATCAATTGTTAATAGATATTATTTATTATTTTCAATATTCTCAAATAATTTTTCAAAATAATGACAAAACATGACAACAGACGGCACCTCATATATATGATGTGTATTGGTAAATCTTCATAAGGATCACTTAGTAAACCCTCGTAAAGATCACGTGGTTAAACGTCCAATATTTTTCTGCTGAATATTTCGGGGAAAATAATATTTGTATCCTTTTTCAAGATTTCATATTTAGCCTTCATAAGAATATTAAGGGAGGCATTTAAGTCTCTGTTCCACACTTTATATTTCTTCCCATCCTTCCATATTTTAGGATTTTCATTTTTCTTAATAGACATCAATTTCCCGAAACGTTCAGCAATATTCATAGACTCCATGTTATAGCAGTTTTTACACCGTAGGACACCATGAACGTATGCGTCTCTTTCATCTTCTACGTCTTCAGCATTTTCCTTCTTTTTTCTATCGCTCTTTTTGTGAAAATATTTTAATTCACCGTGACAGGAATGACACAACTTGCTAGTTTTAAATTCATCAATGAGGAAGACCTTATAACCTCTCTTCTTAAACAATCTTCTATATTCCTTTCCCTTAACAGGTTCTGCTCCCTTGAGATGTCCCTGACCGTAGTTTCCGAAACAGACAATCGTTTCATTCACATCTCCAAACTTTTTCTTGAAATTGTTTAACATATTAGATTCAGATCTATCCAAGTTCATTTTATAGTTGAGTCTCATTTTTCTGTAGGAAGCGTCATCTACTTCAGCGATTACATTAGGTGGCTTATCATATCTGTAATGGTTTAGCAGTTTTTCACTTAAGGTCCTTATCTTCACTTCTAGATATTCAACAAATACTTTATAATTATTCGACTTAGGATGTGTATGAGATAATTCACTCTCAATATCATTTATTTTGGATACTTTTTTTGCATCATTTATTATGTTCTCATACTTCCTTTTACCACTCTCATGATTAATCTGAGGTTTTGTATATCTAAAAGTGTTAATTTTCTTTTTCCTTATATCATTACTCGCTGGATTAATTCTATTTTTATATGTGTCGGTGTGACCATCTGTACAATATAAAACATCAACTTTATTAGGATCGATAGCTACTACATTTAAACCATCATAGACGCTAGCATCAATATTTTCATCTGATAAATATGGAGTATCTTCTTTTTCGTTAGAAGGACAGCCTGCTTTATCTACGTATTTAGTTTTTGATTCATTTTTCTTGTTTGATATTTTATTATTCTCAAAGAGAATTGTGGCACCCACACCGTCTGTTAATATATAATGAAAGTGGTATCCCTTTCTCCTAAACTGTTTCCTCAATTCAGTTCCCTGCTTATTTTCTATTGTGTCATTCTTGAATAAGTGAAAATGTTTTCTCCATTTATCATAGTCCGATATAGATTTATTTTCTTTGGTCTTATCTTTATTTTTATCTTTGATTTCTCCATTGGATAGATTATTTTCGGTAAATAACTTCTCAACAGAACTAGTGGTTAGAGTGATATAAGGAGGAATTGCTGATTTAAACAATGGAAGAGAATGAAATTTACCGACCTCATCTTCTTTTAACAAATTATTAATCCTGAATAAACTCTGTAAATACAATGTGGGATTACGACTGAATTGATGGTTGTAATTATAGCTTTGTTCCAGATATATTCTTTCTTTTTCTACTTCCAATCTAATCTTTTCTCTATTATTATTGTAATTAATCTCCTTATCATTTACACATTTAATTAACAAATTTAATCTATCATCAGGTGGTTGTTCATTGTTCAACATCTGTCTGTGTAGTGTGAAATCATCGTATAATTCTTCCAGGATTTTTGGATATCCCTTTTTCTTTAATATCTCTATTTTAATCGGCAGATCCACTTCTTTATATTCAGATAAATTTGGAATTTTAGCTGTTTGGAAAATACTCGCATAATCAGGGTCATTAGAATTATTATTATTTGTTAATAGATCAAACTGTAATGCTGTAGTTACCCTAGTAATATCGCCTTTTTCTTTAATTTTATCCTTGGGCAATTTATTTGGATCGCTGTCTATTATTCTCTTATTTTCCTTGACATTTTTCTTTATATTAATGTATTCTTTTAATCTATTCCAATACTGAGCATGAATATTATTGTTAATATTGGTGAGATATAGATCTAACTGAGAATCTAATATAGATCTGATGCCAGATCGACATATCTTGACAGGAAGAAATTTCACATAATGTTCGTTGTAAAATTTCGTTAAGATACTTATCACTCTTTTATTTTTTTCTGTGAAACGGCCATTATTACGAATTGCATATGTTAAAGGACATATTGCATTAAATAAGAAACTCTTGTCTATTATAGGGAATAGATTATCTGTAGAGTCGAGATGGCATAAATAGAGCTTAACAAAATGGGACAAATGAATCATTATCATCTGCACTCGATAGACTACATCTCGGATTAAATCATTGACACTTTTTTGTGGTATATTGCATTCTCTTTTCGATATTCCTCTCCTTTCATGCTTCTTTGTTGTACATTGTATTACCTTCTCAGTATATAAAAGACTCTTCAATGTGCACTTTCTGGAGACATAGTCAGTACCCCCAGATGTTTCATTCATCTTTCTGTAAATTTTATTAAAAAAAATTTTATTTTCTAACATTAATTGGTTTTAAGGTTCTGAATCCAGTATCGAAAATGAAAATTTTGAGACCATTCCATCATATTATTCTTCAATAAAATTGATATCGTTCGATACCAAATTCGGAACCTTAATTGGTTTAAATATATATATATGTTATACTATGTATAAGAAAGAATTGTAAAATATTATAGTAAATATCATCAATAACGTTATAATGTTCATTTTTGAATACTCAAACATGAGGGAATTACAAACGTTAATAATGTGCAAGTGAAAAGCTCTGTTAATGGTAAAGAACATAATTATTTCCAAATTTCTTTCTTTGTATATTATACATGCAATTTTTTGTAATTATATATTTATTTTATACTTTTGCATATTTGTATTACATATATATTGTATACATAATTATTAACATCATATTTACTCAGAGTATTCGTCAATTCTGTATCCACAACAAAGTTTAACCAATGTCAAAATTGCATGTTTTGGGTATGGTAAGTCATATAAAGCTTTACAATTTTCTTCAAATGTTAAGAAGTATGCGTTTTTATATTCTTCTGAATCTTCTGGATATTTCCAATAACCACCATATGATTCTCCTTTTACATCTGATTTAGACCATTCTGAGCACGCTACCTCTCTAAATTCATCGTGAAACGTGTCATAGTTGTCTAACTTACCGTTGGGCATATCCCACTTTTCTTTAATTTCTTCATAAAGTGGCAGAGATATATGCTTTTTATTTTCATCTTCAATTATATTCATGATGATTTTATGACCATGTATAACATCACCTTTGTTAATGACTATGGGAATTTTAAATCCTTTGGGTGAATATAAATCTGTTAATTTTTCGTTTATATTTTCAATCTCATCACCATATGGATTGTACGGACTATATATACCAAAATCCCTAAATGGTGACATCCTCATGTTTGTGTCACGTAAATCTTCCACTAAATCTAAAAATTCAAGTAAAAACTCCTTCGTTGTGTTACTCAATGATATATATTTATATTGGTAATATTTCTCTAATTTTGCTTTAAATATCTCTTCCATATAATAATTTATTTATTCCAATTTAAAATTTAATAAATATAATCATTTATAACCTTTGAAAGATACAAAAATATATTATGAATTTGTCCAAGGTTGATGTGCTAAACAATTATCAAACTGCACATGAACTGGATACAAAAAGTAAAGAGTATATAAAAAGATTTTCAGATGCGGTTAGTAATGGAGATATTGAAATGGTAAAGTTATATTTAAACAAAGGTGTTGATTTGAGCAATGTTGAAATTAATGATATATTTGGCATCATAATGGCTTGTAGACGTGGATATTATGATGTTGTAAAATTATTAATAGACAATGGGGTAAATGTTAATATCGAAACATCGAGTGGATATAGTAGTTTTGATCTAGCTTGTCGATTCAATCATATCAATATTGCAAAATTAATATTAATGTCAGACGCTGATGTTAATTATAAAACTAATTTTAGTATGTTCTGTTCAGCATGTTCATACGGTCATGTTGATATAGCAAAAATTTTAGTGGAAAAGGGTGCCAATATTAATTTTAGAACAGATAGTGGAGATACAGGATTTATGCTAGCATGTATTCATGGTCATATTGAAATAATTAAATATTTGATATCTATCGATGTGAATATTAACGAGAGAGACAATTGTGGTGATTCTGGATTTATTAAAGCATGTGTTCATTGTAGGTTAGATATAGTAGAATTATTATTATCTCATCATGTAGATGTTAATCAAGAGGGTGAAAAATGTAATAGAGCAATTAAAATCGCATGTACTTTTATGAACTGTAAATTATTTGAAATTCTTCTGCGTAATTATGTTAACATGTACGTCCGTGATAGCATTAATTACACTCCTCTGATGTTTATATGTTCTGTTTTTAACCTAGATGAAAGTTATCCGCCTTATATGAAAATGTTCAAGATGATATTGGCTGCCGATTATGATTACAATAGAGATGTCAAACATTTTAGAGTTAAAGGTATGGTGTCAACTATAGAACAATTTTTAAATAGTAGCGAATATATGGAAGTTAAAAACGAAATATTTCAACCATCAGCAGCAAATATATTAGGTAATACGAGAACAAGTATGGATCTATTGTCAGCTACAAGGAATGAAAGATATTTGAAACATTCTAAGATATCTGAAATAATTGAAAAGATAATAAGAAATACAATGTCAGCCTATATTTTTTCTACCATCGTGCTACTGTCAGATTATTATTTAAAAATTAGAGATAACCTATAACTCATTGTTTTACGTAAAGTTATCAAAATTTGATGCTCCAAATATTCATTTTTTTTAATAAAAAAATGTTCGAAGATTACCTGGTTACCATAGATGAAGTACATAGAGTAAATAAAATAGATCATGATTCAATGAAACGTATGGTTGATATAATAATGAGGAATACAAGGGATGACAGAATGCGTATGCCCTTGTTACCAGCTACAAGATATGAGAATGATTTGAAAATTTGCGAATTAAATAGAGAAATAGAAATCTTAACAAAAATGATAAAGGAAGAAAAATCAGCTTCTATATTTTCCATTATTGTTCTACTGTCAGATGATTATTTAAAGATTAATGATGAAGCATTAATCAACATAAAATTGTAAAAACTGTGACGAAAACATATGGTATGGGTCGTATTTATTCTTAATTTTCTTATAAAGGTCTTTATTGTACATTATGTTAAACTGATTTTTTGTTAATAACCTCAGATACGGTAAATAAAAATAACCATTCAAATCAATTGTCTTACATATCAATATATTTGTCCACTCCTTCGTACATTTGTAACCATATTCATTATTTAGAACATTATAATACAGAACAAATGATATAGTATCAACAGGTGAATAATTTAAAATGGGTATTCTCGTAGCTTTAATATATCTCATGGATATGTTAAGATAATTTACGTCATATTTATCCAACACATTCAAAAGACTTAAGAGAAATGTAAATGCATTATCTACTGGTATCATGTATTCTTGTAATACAGTTGTAGTTGGATATTTGACCAATGTTTTATGTTTATTTACATCATGACTTAATTCATAATTTCTCCAAAATATATTCTCTTCTTTTACTTCAACATTTGGTTCAATCACACCTCTCACATATTTGAATAATGGTATACGCCTTATGGCTTGTTCTGCTATCATGTGAATAGGATAATATGTGTTTACATCTTGTAATCTTTTCAATTTTACAACGTCAACGTTTATATTTATATCCTTCACTTTATGATATACATATGATACAAGTCTGTCACGATGATACGGATATATGTTACAATTGAAAAACACAGATTTTGTTGAATAATTTAACATTTTGTAAAAGTTATCTCGTGTATTATCATATATAATTCTTTCTTTGAATAATAAATCATTGTTAACCAGTCTTAAAGCAGCTGATATTATTATTGCTACTCCACCATACCCACCGACAACAGATCTAAATAAATCATCATTTGGATATGTTCTTCTTATTTCTCCATTGCATAACATCACATCCATGTATATTATAGTGTCTGCGATAGTACCATACTCCATTCCTCTTCCATGACAATTTACAGAAATAGATCCACCTACAGAAAAGTTTGAATAAGATTGCATTTCAGCAACACTTAAATTATATTTATCTACATATTCTAAAACATGTCTCCATGTTGAACCAGATTCAGCTTCAACATATTTTTTAGAGAGATCTATTTTTAATTTATTTAAGTTAACCATATTAATGTATATTGCATTATTTAACAAAGTGTGTCCACCATGTGAATATTTACTACCCACAATGCATATTTCCTTGCCTTTATTATTTAAAATAATGGATTTGAGCTCCGTTACATTGTTAGGAACATAATGTTGCATTTTTGCTTCATAAAATCCAGCATAATCATTTGTGTGAATGAGATTACTCATTTTAATTATATTTTGTTTACTTATGGATTGGAATATAATTTAATACATATTTTTTATTTTTAAATGATCTACATTTTGAAGATCGAAATATTTTGAAAAATTATATTATGGAAGAAATAGGTAGTGATAAGCAGCGAGTGTATCCGATTAATCATTAATGCTAGACTATTCTGGGGTATGTGTCACTTATAACCAATGAAATATTAATTTTTTTTATTTTTTTATAAAAAAAATGGCTTCTCCACATGGTTATGACAAACAATATGAAGATGATATCATCAGCAGTTTGAAAAATTTGAATGAATATTACAAATACGTGAATTGGGACGGTAATGTTGCTTATTTGTTACCAAATTCTCTTGCAGTGCTACTCAATCTGGAGAAATATTCCAACAATCCTGAACTTCTGGATGATAGAGAAATATATAAAAGATTTAAAATAAAAACGGTGTTGGATGTTTATAAACATATCAAAAAAATGTTGCTTGAAACAGATGCTCCACTAGAATCATTGAACGTTGAAGATCTTAGCAATGCTTATAATCATATTCTTTATTTACATGATGTTAATCATACAAATAAAGCATTTTTAATCGGAAAACTCGAAGATTATATTGGTGGTCTTGCTATACTTGCAGTGTTAGACAATTCTAACAAAGAGATGGTAGGTAAATTGCACTACAGGGACTTGGTGATATTATCTGATTTAAATTTACCAGAATCATTTGAAGTGAGAAGGATGTCGAATTTACATTGGAGTTTAAATGAAATATTGTCAAAGAGAAATGCCATTATAAATAAAGTTTATAATGATTCTGTAGATGATATAGTAAATAAATTACCCCCGGATGTTGCTGCACGTTTGAATGAAAAATTGATATCTAATTTTTATATTAGAGATCCATATTCCTATTATGATGCTTTAGATCATATAAATAAGATTAAACATGTAATAGATCCCTTCACAGGTGAAAAGTATATTTCATTCCATATTACCTTTGATACGAGTTCAGATAAAGATGATATACATAATAAAATAATCGATCTAATTCCTTATGATGAAAATTTTAATTTCGATACTATATTATACCCAAGACATTTGAATATTGTGAAGGCGATGCGTGATTTGAAATTTAAAAATGTTCCTGATCCAATTGATGATATTGAATATTCAAAATTTGAACATATGGATAATATGAGAAGATTACATCATATATATGATAAACTTGATAAAGAAAGTCAAGAGCTTATAGATTCCTACCCCAATAAAGAAGAAGGTCTCTCGTCTAACGAAGGATTGGTATATATTATTGATTATAGACCGCTTGTTTACATTGCTTTACATTATGATCCCGATTTTTTGACACGCGATCATAAAAACATTGAGACAGATGTTGTCACTACTTTGGAAAATATCGTTTAAACATATTTAAATTTATATATATTTACATATTTAAATGTTGATAATTTATCAATAATTTGACTGTATCAATGGACCCAATGTTTTACATTCGTGAAATATTGGAAACATCAAAAAATAATAATATATTTTTATATAATTAAAAATGGATTCTGCTGATGTTTATGACGTTAATTTTGAAAAAGATTTGTTGAATAGTTTGGAAAACTTAGACGAATATTACAAATATGTAAATTGGATGGGTATATGTCTTATCTTCTACCTGATTCCCTTTATTTTACAGCTTCTATTCATTACGTTAAATAAACGATGAATTATACAAAATGTCGAAACAGTAGCATATTTTAAGATCCCGTATACATGATACTTATACGACATGTGAATAAAAGTCTTTACAGAACATACTACCAATTTATTGAAGTATATCTTGCAAATGTCAAACAGCAGTACATTTAAATACATACTTCTCATGATAGTTAGATAATGATTTAACGAAAAATATGTTTTCCAAAATGACTTTAAAATAAATGTCTGTGATATATCGTATTATTTTTCATTTTTGCGAATGATTACACGAATAAAAATTCGATATTTTTTTCCAACAAATAAAAAAATGAACGTCGTTGCTAGTTCTTATGAATATGATAATAAAAATATTATAGATGTTAAACAAAAAATATCGTTTAAACATATTTAAATTTATACATATTTACATATAAATATTGATAATTTATCAGTAGTTTAACCGGACGATCAAAAAATATTAATATATTTTTATATAATTAAAAATGGATCCCGCTGATGCATACAATGTTAATTTCGAAAGAGATTTATTGAATAATTTGAAAAACTTAAATGAATATTACAAATATGTAAATTGGGATGGTTACATGTCATATGATGCACCACATCTTCTTCATTTTTTGGATGATTTGGAAAAATACGTCAACGATCCCGGATTATTACAAGATAAACATATGATTGAAAGATTTAAGACAAACTCATTATTGGACGTTTACAGCCTTATTAGATATAAATTATTTGGAAATGACAGTCCATTAGAATTGCAAGACATAAATGCACTTGACGATGTTTATAGTAAAATAACTAACGGAGTAAGAAAAAGTGGTGACAATAAAAAATCTGTTGTAGATGCTATTGAAAATTATATCAATGGCCTTACTTTACTCACTGTTTTAGATAATTCTAATAAAGGTATGATAGATAGGTTGAACTCTTTCGATTTATCTTTAATTGATGATTTAAACTTTCCTGAATCGTCTGAAGTAAGAAGATTGGGAGACATATTTAAAAAATTTGATGATGTATTGACAATCAGATATAATAATATAAACAGTGCATATATTGATATCGTAGACAGAATGGTTCAAGAAAACGGTATGATAAATACTGTAGAAGATTTAGTGTCAACATTTTACATAAGAAATAAACACATGAAATATAGTCCCATTGATGTTATAAAACAGGTTAGACACGTAATAGATCCATTCACTGGTGATAAATACATATCATTCAAGACATTTAATGAACATGACGGTATAGAAATGTATGATCTTATCCCTTATAGGGAGGGTTTAAATTTTGAAAATATCTATTATCCAAAGAGAGTGAGTATTAATGGTGTTATGCATAACTTAAGATTCAAGGATGTTCCAGACCAGGTTAACGATGAAGAATATCTTAAATTCCAACATATGAACAACGTGAGAAGATTAAAAAATATAGTTGACAGACTTTATTCTGAAGATCAAGGAATTATAAATTCATATCCTAATAGGGACAAAAGTCCAGCTGCTAGTAGTGGTGGTAAATATCATGTGAATTATAAACCCCTTGTATACTTGGCTTTAAAATACGATCCTGATTTTTTAACACGTCCTCATGAGAGCATTGAGACAGATGCAGTTACAGTGTTGGAAAATGTTGTTTAGATAATTGTATAACAATATAAATAATTAATATATATGAATAATATATACATTGTATGTGTTTATAAAATTATCATTTATTTTAATTTTTACAGTTAAAATGCCGCATCACGATAAAGAATTTGAAGATGAGCTTCTTTCATCAGCAGTAGACGATAAAGATTTTGTTAAATATGTTGATTGGGACGGCAATATTGCATATTCTCTTCCCAAATCATATGATACATTATTTAAATTAGAACATTTTGCAAATAATCCTGATTATCCATTAATGGATAAAGTTAAAAAGAGATTCAGAATAAATGACCTCGTAGATGTTTATAAACATGTAAGACATGGATTATTTGCAAATGATTTGCCTCTAGATCAGCAATCTGATCAAGATTTAAGTAACATATACAACCGTATACTTAATGATGTTGGGCTTACAGGTGATAGAAATAAAATGTTAACAACTATTGAAGATTATATTGTTGGTTTAACTTTATTGGTTGTTTTAGACAATGATAACAAGAAATTAATAGATAGATTAGAGGATTTTGATCTAGATCTGGTAGCAACTTTGAAATTACCAGAATCATCTGAGCTTGGAAGATTTGGAAAGATACATAAGAAGTTTAAAAACATTTTAGACAGAAGATATCAAAAAGTATACAAAAAGCAGATTAAAGATGTAGATGACTATATTAAAAAATATGGCATGTTAAATGACAAAGAGGATTTGGAATCTCCAATTTCTGCCAGAAGTAATTTTAAAAGATTCAGATATGAATCAATAATATACATTAAACATATTATTGATCCATTTACTGGTGACAGATATATTTCGTTTTATATTGATAATGGCAACTTTAGAACACATGATTTAATACCCTATAAAGAGGGTTTAAATTTTGATAATATTGTCAATTCAAATCTTCTCGACATAACAAGGGCTATGGATAGTCGTTTCCTCAAATTCAAAGATATTCCCGATAATGTTAATGCTAAAGAATATCGTATATTTGTACACAAGAACAACATGAGAAGGATGGAAAAAATTAAGGATATGTTAGATATGGAAGATCAAGAAGTTATAAACAATTATCCATTCAATGATATGAGCAAGTTTCCTTCATATTATAGTAGGTCATACCACTTTAATTACAAACCATTAGTGTTTTTAGCATTGAAGTACGAGCCAAATTTCTTAAGATATCACCACGAAAATGTTGAAACAGATGCTGTGTCTGTATTGGAAGTTATTGTTAGGAAATATTATGGATCCAATTAGTGACTATTATATATCAAAAAATGTAAAAATTTTATTTTTGCAATAAAAATGGGCGACATACTTAACAGATCAAGGGTTAACAGAACAATGTTAAATAATGAAATTATGCCACCAAGATATAAAGAATATCCATCTTCATTTTCATTTTCCACACCTCCAAAATATAAAGAATTCCCATCTAAATCCCTTTATTATCAAAAGCTCCTGATGTGGTAAACGAAGAGATCTTAGAGAATGAAATAGTAGATATGTTTGGGAATAGGTTGAACCAACATTATAAGAGTATAGATTTTGAAGGAAATGAATATTATAATTTACCTAAATCATATTATGGATTAATAAAATTAGAATATTATGCAAATAATCCAGAGGATGAATCTAGATATAAACTTATGGATAGATTCAAGATTGATGTTTTGGTAAATAATTACATGATTGTCAGAAAAAGATTGTTTAACAGTGATCTTCCATTAGATCATCATGATATTCAAACTCTTATGAAAGCTTATGATAGTATAGTAATTAATGACCCTAAAGGACATGATAAAGAATATTATATTCTTGAGATTAGTGGTTATCTTAATGGTTTAGTATTGCTGATAACATTAGACAGTTCATATGAAAAATTAATGGATAGATTAGATGATTTTGATTTATTTTTGGCAAAAGATTTACAAATAATAAGTCGTCATGAACTCAGCAAATTTAGACCCATTCATAATAGATTTAATAGAGTTTTAACCACAAGATATAGTTTAACAAACGCTAATTATGATATAGATTTGATGATATTGTTCGTTCAAGGAGATTATCATATATAAAAGATGAACTACTATCTAGTTTTCTTGTCAGTGATGAGAAGGAGATGAGTGAAACAGACACTATAAAGGAAGTTAGACATGTTATTGACCCATTTACTGGTGATAAATATATTTCTTTCCTCATTGGTAAAGATTATGCTAATGACGTTATCAAACAATATTATCCATATACAATGTATGAGTTAGTCCCATTTAAAGATTATTCAGATCTTAAGCTTGAGAAGTATCCCAAACGTAAAAATATAACGAATATATTGCGTGGAACGGTGTTTAAAGATGTTCCAGATAAATTGAATGATATAGAATATTCTAAATTTGAACATATGAACAATTTGAGAAGATTGAAGAATATAAAACATAAATTGGATGATATGGGCCAAGAAGTCATAACGGCTTATCCTAATATGAATAATGCGTACATATTCGATCATAATAATAGAACTTATTATTTAGATTACAAACCGTTGTTATGTATTACCTTAAAATATGATCCAGATTTCTCATTATACGATCCAGATTCTCTTAAATTAGCAAAATACGACCCAGTTTCTTTTAAATTATTAAACTATAAATATAAGAATATGCAAAGTGAAGCTGTTTCAGTATTGGAAAGAGCAACTGGCTTATGAATATTTATTATAAAAATTATTGATAAATTATCAATAATTACCAATAATTATCAATAATTTTTCATGTACAGTAAATGGATGTTCAGGTGAGTGAAATTATTGTTGATAATAAAGAATCAAATAATGAGTTCGTTAAAACAGTAGATTGGTGTGGTAATGTTGTGTATGAGATACCTTACAAATATCCTCTTTTAAATCTGGAAGAGTACGTAAATTTTTTGAGAGATAGATCAGAATATATTGTGAGAGATAGATATATGATTGATGATTTGAGAAAAAATTACGATCACATTAAATACAAACTTTTTAATAATACATTGATGTTAGCTAAACAAGATATCAACGATTTGAACAGAGTACTTTTTGATATAATTGGATGGAATGCAAATGAACCTATGGTGAATTTGGTGGAAATTATTGGAAATTACATTAACGGTTTAACTTTGTTGGTAACATTGGATACCTCAAATGAAAATATAGTAAACAGATTAAACGATTTTGATCTAAATTTACTGAAAGATTTGAACATTAAAACATCCTCCGAAATTGAAATATTTGCAAACATATATTATTTTTTTAACATAATTTTGTCATCCAGATATTTACCAATTTATACGCATTATGTTGAAGCTGTTGATGAATATATCAAAAAACATGGTATGAAAAATAATGTAAATGATTTGGCTTCAAAATTTTACATAAGAGATATATATTCAGTCGTTTTGATGCCGCAAAGACCTGAAGAGACCAAATATGTTGTAAAACCGTTTATTGGTGGGATGCCGCGAAAATCTAGAGAGATCAAATATATTAAAGATCCGTTCACTGGTAAAGGATATGTATCTACCATTAACTCTTATTATAAACATGAAATAACGGATATAATACCAGATATAAATGGTAATATAAAACTTATTGCTAGTGCTTCAGGGATCGTAAAGAATTCGGGATTTTTAAGTGATGAGGAGACCTTCAAATTTAAACATATGGACAATATGAGAAGATTAAACATCATAAAGGAGAAGTTAGTTGATGAAGACAAGAATATCATAAATAATTATCCTTATAATAATACAATTCATGATCCAATATATAAGATTGATTACAGACCTTTAATATATGTGGTTTTGAAATATGATCCAAAATTTTTAGAAATACATCATGATGATATAGAATCTGACATTGTTGACGTTCTTGAAAAATTATAGATTTTAAACCGTGTGATTGGATGATCAATTAATGGTGTTAACATTTGAGTTACATGTATATGACCACTGGTTATGTATTAATGTACAAAATTCATTGTTTTATTTGAAAATTTCAACATAAATTTACTCTTACACACGATGGATAAGAGCACGACATTTTCAAAAATTTCTAATATAAGGGATGATTATGATAAATTCAGAGAAGATAAAGGATTTCATGAAAATAATATGGAGAATATCTCTTCAAGCTCACGAATGGATCCAGTGGAATCAGATTTTTATACTTATTCCAATAAGAAACATTACAGTCTGGAGAGCAGTGGTGAAAATTCACGGGAAATGTTTGACATACAATGGTCAGATGAATTTGTTCATCAATCTCAAATTTTAAATAATAATATAACAGTTAATTCTGCACAAAGTAGCTGGGCAGATGAATTTCAGCAATATAATCAGTCGTGGGTAAGTGAATTCGAACAACAATATACAGAAGATAAATACGCTCACGATGAAGAGCTTGAGAAAGAAATTATCAAAGTAACATGGGGTGATTATTACAAACTTATAGATTGGGAAGGTAATATTGTATACAAACTTCCATTACAATATGCATTAAACAGCTTAGAATCATATGTGAATGGTTTAAAAGAGGGAAGAAAGGAGAAAGTGATGGACAGATTTAAAATAAATAAATTAATTGATAATTATAGGCACATTAGGAATAAATTATTTAGAAATAATTTGCCTTTAAGAAAACAAAAACTGGAGGATTTACACAATGTTTATGCTGAAGGAATTTTGTGTGGCTACGTTGATGCTGAAAAGAACATTAGAAATTTTAAATGGGTTGCTGCTGTAAACGGTTATGCAAATGTTATAGAAAGATATATTAATGGGTTGGCACTACTGGTAACATTGGACAATACTAACGAAAGAATGATGAATAAATTAAACAATTTTGATTTGAGTTTGGTATCAGACTTACATCTTGAAAAATCATCTGTTCTCAGCAAATTCAAAAGTGTGTATTTTTTTTGCGTGAGCGCAAAAAAATTGAGATGTTGCGAATTTCACATCGCGAAATTCTTGCAACATCGTATTTTCATCTTGATAGAACTTTGTCATATAGATATCATCATCTGAATAAGAAATATGACACCATTGTTGATGAAAATAATCTTACATCTACTAAAAATGAATTTACATCAATAAAAAATAGATTCACATCTATTTTTGAAGTGAGAGATCTCAATTCACCTTATTACGCATCATATAGTGTGTTGGATGTAAAACATGTTGTTGATCCTTTCACTGGTGACAAATACATATCATTCACGATGGACAATGACAAAACTATGTATGATCTGATTCCATACAAGGAAAATCTGAATTTCAACAATGTTATATACCCGAATTATTTGAATATCACGAAAGTTATGGACGGATTGGTGTTTAAGGATACTCCCGATGAATTAGATTCCATTGAATATTCCAGATTTGAACATATGAATAATGTGAGGCGGTTGAGAAAAATAAAAAACTATTTGGGAAAAGAGGGTATCGATATTATAAACACATACCCTAACAATAATATGGTTAAACTTGAAACCCATCCACATTACTCAACTTATCCTGTAAATTATAAGCCATTGATATACATCGCTCTGAAATATGATCCTAATTTTCTTAAAGTACATCATAAGAATATTGAATCAGATGCTGTTTCTACCCTAGAAGCATATATAATTAAAATGTCTATCAAAAAAACAATTAATGAATATAAAAAAGATCTGGATACTTTAATCAAAAATAAAGATATTTTTGGAGCGCTTTCATTTGCTGAACTTATGTATGAAAATAACATACCTTATGTAAAAAACAAAAAACTTATAAAATCTCTATGTAATTATGTCGACACAGTTAAACATGATAAAGATTGGAATTGTAGAGAATCATATAAAAAATTAATGAAAACATTATATAATTTGGACAGTCCTTCCAAGAGATCCAAAATCTAAATTGTTGTAATGTAATTTAATTTGTAATATAATCACTGATTATGTACACATGTGCCAATTTCTCTCAAAACATTATAATTTTAATTTGCATTCTAAACGTTAATGGACAAGAGTTCGTCTTTTTCAAAACTTGGTAAATTAAAAGATGATTATGATAGATTCAGGGAGGATAAGGGATACCGTGACGATGTGAACGATACTTCATCAAATTTACAGGCGGATCCTCAAGAACAAGAATTTTATGCGAGTTCACGTAATAGATATTATGGACAAGGTAGTAGTAGTGGGTCTACACAACAGCCACAAACTTGGTCGGATGAATTTAGACAGCAACAACATTCATGGGTGGACGAATTTGGACGAGTTTCAACAATATCATGGGCTGACGAATTTGATCAAGGTTATCAATCACGGGCGGATGAGTTCAATCAGAATAAATGGTTACAAAAAGATGAGCTTAGTCTACAACCTGGTGCTAGTAAACTTAAACAAAATCAACAATTACAGACGAATAAATTAAAACAAAATCAACAGTCACGGCCGAATCAGTTTAGACAAAATCAACAATTGAGATCAGATGATTTTAATCAAAATCAGTGGGTACAAACAAACAATTTTAATCAAGATAAAAGGGAGTTATTCAAGGCCAAACACGATCAAACTTTTGAAGATGAAATATTAGATGGTAGAAGCAAGGATATAGAAGACTATATGAGATACGATGAAGATAAACCAGAATGGTATCTCGAAACAATTATGCCTTATAAATTTGTAGATTGGGACGGATATATGGTTTACAAAATGCCTAAAGATTATAATTTGAATAATTTGGAATATTATGCAGATTACAAATGGGATGACGTTAATCATCTAGTACATAAAAGGTTCAAAATGGGCGAGCTTGTGAATAACTATAAACATATTAGAAATAGGTTATTCGGTAACAATCTCCCTTTAAATGAACAAAATGTAAATGATTTATATAGTGTATATGTTAATGGTGTTCTTGATGGAGTCTGGATAGAAAAATCTATAAAACATTTCGATGAACACGATGCTAAACTTTACTTTATCAAAAAAATGAAAGAATACATTAATGGTTTAACTCTGTTGGTAACACTTGATAATACAAATAAGAGAATGATAAATCGGCTAAGCGATTTTGATTTACGTTTATTGGTGGGTCTAAACATTGAAGAATCATCTGAGTTAGGCAAGATTGATGGTGTACATTCTAAACTGGATAAGATACTTTCCTATAGATATAAATATCATAATAAAAAATATGATGATATTGTGGATAAACATGTGTCAAAGAGTAACAAAAATGACTTTATGTCAGATTTTTATATAAGGAACGTAAGTTCTAATCATGATATGGAAGATAAAGATAGAGCATCGTTCGAAACAACCGAAGTTAAATATATAATTGATCCATTTACAGGTGATAAGTATGTTTCATTCTTAAATGAATATACAACTCATGGTGGTCCAAAAGAAAGAATGTATGATCTCATACCTTACAGAGAAAATTTGAATTTTAACAACGTAATAGGAGGAGGATTTGAAGACACTAATAGAATTATGGAACGTTCAAAATCTAAGGATTTCTCAGACATGCTTAACCAGGAAGAATATTCTAGATTTATTCACATGGATAATATGAGACGACTGGAAAAATTGAAAGACAGTTTGGGAAATGAGGATGTTGCTACCATAAATACATATGATAATAATACTGAACCATTGCATAATGATGACTCTTATTATAAAATAAACTATAAACCGTTAGTATATATTGCTTTAAAGTATAATCCTGATTTTCTTAAAACACATCATAACAATATTGAAACAGATGCAATTACTGTGATAGAAAATCATATGAAAAAAATTCAGGGAAAAAAATCACCTACATCCTATTCAAATGAGTTGAATATGTCAATTAAAAATAAAGATATTGATGGCGCTATTAAAACTGCTACTTATATGTACAAAAATAATATACCTTATGCTAGAAACACAAAATTGACATCAGATTTACTAGAATATGTTAAAAATATCAGGAATAATAAAATTAAAGAATCTTATACAGAATTAATAAATATTGTTTCTAAATTAGGTACAGTGACAAGTAGATTGTAAATTTAATTTATCACAAATATGATCATTGATTGTATATGTTAATATTTGTATATAGCTAAATAAACATAGTGTTATATGTATTAGTGACTATAACAAATTATAAAGCGTTACAGATAGTTGGGTCCTCATAATATTAATTTTATTTTGAAGCAACAAAAAATAAAAATTTCATTTAAATTTTTATTTATTGAGCACATGGTTGATATGAATAAGGGATCTGTATTCTCAAAAATTGTCAAAATAAGAGATGATTATGACGAATTTAAAGAGGACAAAAATTTTCATAATATTGGGAATGATGCTTCACACAATTCTCAAATGGATTCTTATGAGAAAACTTTTTATAATTCTTATGGTAAACAACATGATCAGGGCAGCAGTAGTGAAAATTCACAAAATAAGATCAGTCTGAGTTGGGAAAATGAATTTGTTTATCAACCGGTAAATAATCAATCTTGGACGGATGAATTTGAACAAAATAAGGAATTGTGGGTAAACGAATTTGAAAATGGACATCAGTTGTGGATAAATGAGTTTAACGAAAAATATAGTAAAAATACAAATGTTAAGGATAGTCCTCATGATGAAGAATTTGAAAGAGAAATTATCGAGACTGCTCGCAATGATTATTATAAAGTCGTAGATTGGGAAGGTAACATGACATATGAAATGCCTCATAAATATAATATAACCTGCTTGGAACATTTTGCGAATGACCCCAACGATATGTCAAAATATAATGAAAAAGAAAGGTTTAAAATAGATGAGCTGATCAATAATTATAAACATATCAGAAACAAATTATTTGGAAATGATCTACCAATAAAGGATCAAAATTTTGATGATTTGCATAAAGTATTTGTTGGTGGCATTTTGTGCGGTGTAAGTCATGAAAAACATGCTGATTTCCGTTATATTGAGAATGTTAAACGTTATTTTGAAGATAAAATAAAAGATTACATTAATGATTTGACTTTATTGGTTACATTGGAAAACACAAATGTGAAAATGATGAATAGGCTAAATGATTTTGATTTGGAATTAATTAAAGATTTAAATGTTCAACCATCATCGGTGCTTAAAAGAATCAAAAGTACATATTATACTCTCGACAATATATTGTCATACAGGTATCATTATTTACATATGAAATATAATAATGTTGTGGATATGCATGAATCTAAGAATAATGAGAAAAGTTTTAAATCAAGCTTTGAAATAAGAAACATACACTCTTATTATGATCCATTGTATGATATTTTATCTGTCAAACATGTGATCGATCCATTTACTGGTGAAAAATATGTTTCGTTTAAAATAGAATATGATGACATACTTACAGAATTAATTCCATATAATGAAGGATTGAATTTTGACAAGGTTTTATATCCAGATGAAAAAAGATATCCTCATCATACTAATATTACAAAGATTCTGAGCAAATTGAAATTTAAAGATATTCCAGATGAATTAAATTCTGTAGAGCTCTCAAAATTTGTACATATGAACAATTTAAGAAAATTGGATAAAATGAAGAAGAAGTTGGACAAAGAAGACAATGATATTATAAATACATATCCCAATAACACGTGCGTAATGTATAATGAAGACAGTACTTACAACATAAATTATAAACCTCTTGTGTATATAGCTCTAAAATATAATCCTGATTTTCTTACAACATACCATGAGAATTTGGAATCAGATGCTGTTGAAACAATCGAAAAGTATTTGGAGAATGAATCCATGTTTTATTCAGTTGAAGTTTTGAGGAGTGAGTTGGATAAATCAATTGAAAATAAAAATGTTAATGAGGCTCTCAAAATTGCGACATATATGCATAATAATGAAATACCATATATTAAAAATAAAAAATTATTGATGGATTTGGGAGATTATATAGATGATGTAAAACGTGATAGACGTTGGAAAGATGGGGAACAATATAAGCAGTTGATGAAAATAATTTACAGTCTTGACTCTGTTAAGTCTAAAATTTAAAATCTAGAATTTGTTTTGTTTAATATTTTATTAGTTTTAAATATAATCAATGATTATGTATATTTAGTATTCTTTCCTTTCATTCAGCACCCACCCTTTGCTTAACATATGATCTATCCGTTTTTGTGTTGGTTTTATCTTTTCAGCATGTTTTTCTTTAATATTATGTATTATGCCGCTTACGTCCCACTCAGGATCCCAAAAATCATATAATTTATCACCATCCCAAGCTAAGCAATTTACATCAAAATCGGGTGGTAAATTAATATTAACTGTGGCACCGTCGACAAGTGAATTTTCACAAACATCAATAATTATGTTGTCTTTATGGAATTTATTGCTGAATTGTTCAATTTCATTATAACCCAGATATATCAGTTCTTCGTAAAAATCTTGACAATTATCATCGGGAATTGAAACATCAATGTCATTTATCCTTTCATTTCTTATAATATCTCGTACAGCACCTCCAAAGATTACTCCCTTATGTGAAATTATCAAATCGAAGATATCTTTGTATTCTTCGGGAGGCGTGAATTTGTGTTGGTTTGACATTGTGAATTTTATAATTTTTTTGTAAATTATTTTTTTTCAATTTTTGGGAATTAAAAAATTTTTGAAAAATGGTTGAATATGAGTGATAATAAAATCAATAGAATGTGTGGATAAAGAATATTCGCGTAAAACTACTCATTAATAATTAATATTATATTCATCTCTATTCATATTTTCACTGTGTTTAGCTAACGTAGAAAATAGATAGGCTTTATATTAATTAAATATAATGCTATTCACATTTAGAATACTTAACTAATTTTGTGAAAATTATACAAATTGTATTTGTATATATAATCTATTTTAACATCAGAATTTATATCTAGGGATATAAATAACAGAATTAACGTTATATTTGACAAAATTTTTTACAAAAATTTATCTACACTGTATGAGGTCAATCAATATTTTATATTTATTAATTTTACTTTGATTACATCGTATTAATCAAATTCATACTTGTTTATGAAAATACTGGGTACAAATAAGTGTCTAATATTTTATGCGCTCATATAGAAAAAATAAAATATTGAGAATTTAATACAACATCATATTTTTGAATAAATAACATGTAGATTTTACCCTGTACTGGGTAGCTAGTATTTATTCAGAGATGTAAATATTCAATATTAATTTGATCTTATGTTGATTAGTTTCTTTTATGAGAAACCAATCAACAAGATAATGGTGTAATCATTTATTTACATCATTTGAATAAACTTTAGTTATATCGTATTATTTCAATCTAACTATTTATGTTTAAAAAATATTTATTTTTAGGATTGGATTAACATTATATTTGATAGATTCCTCGTAAGAGGAATCTATTAATATGTAATAAAATCAATCATTTATTTACATCATTTGAATAGATTCTAGTTATATTGCATTATTTCAATCTAACTATTTATATTTTAAAATGTATATTTTCAAGATTGGATTAACATTATATTTGATAGATTCTTCGTAAGAGGAATCTATTAATATGCAATAAAATCAATCATTTATTACATCATCTGAATAGTTTTTAGTCATACTGTATTATTATAATCTAATTATTTGTCCTTTAAAATATATATTCTCAATATTAGATTTGTGTTAATTTTGATAGATTCCTCGTGAGAGAAATCTATCAACATATAGTAGAATTAATTATTTATTATATCACTGAAAATTTATTCTATTTGTATTGTATCAGTTCAGTCTATGTTTATTTTATATATTTATATTACTATTTTATTTATTAATATATAAGAATAAATTAATATAATAAATAAAAATAATGGGAATATTTTTGATTAAATACTACATAGACTAATCCTATACAGGGTAACTAATATTTATTCAGAGATGTAAATTTTCTAGATTAGACTATCTTCATGTTGATTGGTTTCTCTTAAGAGAAACCAATCAATCAAATGGTAGAGTAATCAATTATTTACACCATCTGAATAGATTTTAGTTATACTGTATTATTATAGTCTAATTATTTGTCTTTTAAAATGTATGTTCTCAATATTAAATTTGTGTTAATTTTGATAGATTCCTCTTACGAGGAATCTATCAACATGTAGTAGAATTAATTATTTATTATATCAATGAAATTTAATTCTATTTGTATTGTATCAGTTCAGTCTATGTTTATTTTATATATTTATATTACTATTTTATTTATTAATATATATAAAAATAAATTAATATAATAAATAAAAATAATAGGAATATTTTTGATTAAATACTACATAGACTGATCCTATACAATGTAACTAGTCTTTATTCAGAGATGTAAATCTTCTAGATTAGACTATCTTCATGTTGATTGGTTTCTCGTAAGAGAAACCAATCAACCAAATAATAAAGTAATCAATTATTTACATCGTCTGAATAGTTTTTAGTTATACTGTATTATTATAGCCTAATTATTTGTCCTTTAAAATGTATATTCTCAAGATTAGATTTATGTTAATTTTGATAGATTCCTCGTAAGAGGAATCTATCAACATATAGTAGAATTAAGTATCTATTAAACCATTGAAAATTTATCCTAATTGTATTATGTTAGTCCAGTCTATGTTTATTTTATATATTTATATTACTATTTTATTCATTAATATATAAAAATAAATTAATATAATATATAAAAATAATAAGAATATTTTTGATTAAATATTACATAGACTGATCCTATACAGGGTAACTAGTCTTTATTCAGAGATGTAAATATTCTAGATTAGACTATCTTCATGTTGATTGGTTTTTCTTACGAGAAACCAATCAACCAAATAGTAAAGTAATCAATTATTTACATCGTCTGAATAGATTCTAGTTGTACTGTATTATCTTAGTCTAATCACTTATACTTCTAAATGTAAAATTTCAAGATTAGACTAACGTTAAATTTGATAGATTCCTCTTACGAGGAATCTATTAACATGTAATAAAATCAATCATTTATTATATCACTGAAATTAATTATATCCGTATTATATTAACTCAGTCTATGTTTATTTTATATATTTATATTACTATTTTATTTATTAATATATAAAAATAAATTAATATAATATATAAAAATAATAAGAATATTTTTGATTAAATATTACATAGACTGATCCTATACAGGGTAACTAATATTTATTCAGAGATGTAAATCTTCTAGATTAGACTATCTTCATATTGATTGGTTTCTCGTAGGAGAAATCAATCAACCAAATAGTAAAGTAATAAATTATTTACATCGTCTGAATAGTTTTTAGTTATACTGTATTATTATAGTTTAATTATTTGTCCTTTAAAATGTATATTCTCAAGATTAGATTTGTGATAATTTTGATAGATTCCTCTTACGAGGAATCTATCAACATGTAATAAAATCAATCATTTATTATGTCAGTAAAATTTTATTCTAGTTACATTGTATCAATTCAGTCTATGTTTATTTTATACATTTAAATTACTATTTTATTTATTAATACATAAAAATAAATTAATAAATAAATAAAAATAATAGGAATATTTTTGATTAAATACTACATAGACTGATCCTATACAATGTAACTAGTCTTTATTCAGAGATGTAAATATTCTAGATTAGACTATCTTCATGTTGATTGATTTCTCGTAAGAGAAACCAATCAACCAAATAATGGATTAATCAATTATTTACGTCATTTGAATAGATTCTAGTTATACTGTATTATTTCAATCTGATTACTTAAACTTTTAAATGTATATTTCAAAATTAGATTAGTATTATATTTGATATATTCCTCTCACGAGGAATCTATCATCATGTAGTAGAATTAATCATTTATTATGTCAGTAAAATTTTATTCTAGTTACATTGTATCAATTCAGTCTATGTTTATTTTATACATTTAAATTACTATTTTATTTATTAATATATAAAAATAAATTAATATAATAAATAAAAATAATAGGAATATTTTTGACTAAATACTACATAGACTGATCCTATACAATGTAACTAGTCTTTATTCAGAGATGTAAATTTTCAAGATTAACTATTTACATGTTGATTGGTTTCTCGTAAGAGAAACCAATCAACCAAATAATGGGTTAATCAATTATTTACATCATTTGAATGGATTATAGTTACACTGTATTATTTCAATCTAACTACTCATGTTTTAAAATATACATTTTCAAGATTGTATTAATGTTAAATTTAATTTGTGTGTACATCATAAAATATATTATTATAGCAACATTTCATCATGTGTTTAAAATATCATTGATATTTTATTTATGCTGATAAACAATATAAAATATATAAATAAGATAATCATGAGTGAGAAATTTGCATCTTTAAATGACTTCTATTATATATCTAAAATATCAGTGATATTTTAACCATATTATCAGATCATATCTATAAATGTAAAATAAAAAATATATCAAAAATTAATATTTTTTTCAATTAAAATGAAATTGAAGGTACTCAGAAGTTATACAAATTTATTGATGAATTTGTACAACAAGGGAGTGGATATAATTATCAATTAACTATTGCTAATCAACAACCAACTATTGCTAATCAACAACCAACTATTTGCTAATCAACATCCAACTATTGTTAATCAACATCCAACTATTGTTAATCAACAACTAACTATTGTTAATCAACAACTAACTATTATTAATCAACAACCAACTATTATTAATCAACAACTAACTATTGTTAGGATTAACAGTCTTTCTCCCAAATTGAATACATTCATCAAGAGAAGAATAGGAAAACTCGAAATTCATAAACTTGCCATTCTTCAACGATCGTTAAGTGAAGAAAATCTTAAAATTTTTTTACAAATTATTTTAAATTTAATTTTTCAAATTTTAAAAATATGATTTTTTTTTAAACATCATATAAATTAAAAATAAATTGTGATGTTTGTAGTTTATAATTGTAGATGTTTTAATTTTATTCAATAATTACTATTAATTTTATGTCAAAAGTTAAACAATTATTGTAATATTATATTAAAAAAAAATTATCAACAATATATAAATCATGATGTTACTACAGTTATAAAAGTCATTGTCAAGGACAAATCGGACTTAGTTAAAAATTATTTTTTATCATCCCTCATAAAAAATATCCATTTATAATTATTAATATCTAGTTGGTTAACATTAATATTAGAATAAATAAATTCATTCGTAAACATATTAATTACTGATTAATATATCATTCATCATCGTATTGATTTTATAACAAAAGTAAACAGACAATTAATATTTTATCATGACAGCATAATGTAATTAACTTTCACTGTAGATGTAAATTTTCAAGATGAATTGACAATGATTCATTATCATTTCGTAATAATATTTTCATCAATATATTGTAGATCTCGATATCATTCATATTATTCATATATCTTTCACATGTAACGTTATTACCATATTGCATAATATTTTATTTTTTATTAACTTTTATCATAGGACGTAACCATCTCCACTATATACTAGAAATATCGGTAAATATATCATCCACTCTATCAGATCACATCAAATAATTAGAGATAATTTTTTTTAATTTTTTTTCGCCTTAAATAGAAATTAAAATATAAAAGCGATAATGAGCGAGAGATATTCATCCAGCGAATTAATCAACAAAATTAATAATTTTATTAAATCAAGTGATATTGACAGTCTTTCTCCTAAATTGTGTGAGTTCATCGATGATGAATACAATAAGGAGAAAGACAAAGTTGTCAATGATTTAGGGATGATGATGGAGGAGGTATACTTCCACAATTTAACCACTGTGTATAACATTGGTAAATTGTGGGAAATCCTCCACTCTCCAACTGTTGTTAAGAGGGGAAGAAAACCTAAGATCTCCCCCATAGATAATGTAAAATTGCAGGTCTTAAAATCTGCAATTGATAATGTTGTTACAGGATTAGAGGACCTTCCTAATCCTGAGTTCACCATCGGAGGCTATAAAATTCCCGATGGTGTAACATTCAAAGGTGCAAAACTTGGGAGAAAACCAGATTCTCTCAAGAATTATTCCTTTGCAGTCTCATACAGAGCTGCTCGCGATGATGCTAAACTTGCTAAATCTATTGAGTCTGTTAAACTTATCGATCTAACTACCATTACCAACAAATCAATTATTACATCTGAACCAACTAGTTCTTCCGATGTTAATTCTATAAATATATTGAACAATGATCAATATGATAATAGGTGTTACTATGTTGATCTTTATGACAAAAAATCTGTCCTCATAATTCCATCCACCAATATTGTAAATACTAATTCAACCAATCCAACTGATTTAGCCACCAATAATGTAAATATTGATTCATCCGGTAAATCTGATCAATCTGGTCCATCCGATATATTAAATTTAGTTGGTACAATTGATACATCTACCCCATCTACCCCATATGTTCCATGTGTAATTAATTCACCAATAAACAAACCTGCTCCAACCTCATCATCATCCTCAATTCCAGACCCTATTTCTCAATTAAAAATAGGAGCATATGTATTACCACCACCCAAATTGTCCAAAGCAGCACTTAAAGAAATGTCAAGACCAAAACCTATTGTTGACAGAATGGACGTATTCTTAGCCAGATCAAGAGCATTAGGTCCACCACGTAACAGTATCAATTATATACCGGATAACAGTTCTTCATTACTTGTAAATAACAGCATTAAATTGGACTCAGGTACATTCGCTTCATTTTTCCCAACTACAACATGTGATACTTCTTCCACTGATTCATCCTCACCATCAGATCTAGTTATAAATAAAATTAGAAGATTAGGTCCAGGTAGGCCCATAGGGAGCAAGAACAAGACACTAGAGGAAAAAGAGTTAGAGATGTTGAACAGAAGACCCAGAGGCAGACCATTGGGAAGTCCTAACAAAAAAGGTGTAAAAAGTACCAAGAAGAGCGATAAAGAGGTTATAATTCGCGATAACGAGGTTGCCTTAAGGATAAATCCCAATATGTTTGAAGTCCACATGCTTCAATACACTTTAAATAATCCCCACGTGTCATATGCCGAGTGGTTAAATCATTCTAATAAAATTATGGATAGAGTAAGGGACAAAAATGATGAAACCATAAAACAGAATGTTGCCGAATGGGAAAAGAACACTATGAGGGAAATTAACAGAATTAAAGGTAAGCTGTCAATGGGTGGATTTAAGGGTAAGGGCAAAGGTAAAATTATTTATGAACCAAAAAATGAGGAAGAGAAGGAGGCATTGGAATACAAGTACGAGTTGTTAGAAACTCGGAAAGACGACCCATTTTTCATCAATTTATTGAAAAGATCCTTTGAAGTTGGTTCATCAAGAAAGTCCAGATTTGCTAATATTGCCGATATCAATGATTTGTATGACATGAAAGAGAACAGCTTACTTGATTCTGATAATAATATAAATGTGCTAGAATCTATCGGTAGTGTGGATATTAAAGATAAATTTGTAGATGATTTGATTGATTTGTCAGATTCTGCTGTTGTAAATAATGACATTGGTAATTATTATATGAGTGGTTTGTTGGAAAATAATATTGTGAATGGATCAGCAACAGTTGATAATCAAAATAATTTTGGTTCAGATATAGATATGGCTATGAAAGCATATTTGACAATATGTCAATATGTTTATTCCATGTATAATACAATGAAATAAATTGTGGATGTTTGTTTGTAGGTTGGGTGTAAGTTAAGTGTAGGTTAAGTGTAAATTAAATGTAAATATAAGTAGATGTGGATATAATTGTAAATGTGGACAGGTGTGGATGTAAATATAAATAAATGTAGGTGTGAATAGGTATATGTGCAGGTAAATATAGATGTAAACAAGAGAAATAATACGCATTTTTTGACAATTTTGAAAAAATAAACATACGGTACTCTACGCATTTTTTTGACAATTTTGAAAAAAACAAACATACGGTACTCTACGTATTTTTTGATAATTTTGAAAAAATAAACATACGGTACTCTACGCGATTTTTTGACAATTTTTGTCAAGATTAACATATAATGCAAATTGCTACATTTTGTCACAATTAACATGTTTCAATATACTGCTCCCTATTAATTTTGATAATTTTGTCAAGATTAACACATGGTAAACATGCAATTCTTTGTTGGTTTTGACAAGTTCTGTCAAGACTAACGTGAAATACTTACAACATCGTATTTTCTTATGTTTTTGTCTACAGTGGTGATATTGAAATGTGTTTATTGAACACATTATTTACAAATATTGATGCGTTGTGATATTTACACATGATTATAAACAATTTGATATGTAACACAACAAGAACAGCATATAATTTTTTGAAAATTGTATTTTTGTGTAAAGTCACCCACATGGACAGGGATATACATTATATATTATATTTGTTTTTATGTACAGACTGTGTTTCACCGTCATGATCATGTTGGTGTTTTTTGTGTGAACTTCAGACACCACCACTTGGGGATCCATTTATCTATTTGAATCTCTAGGATTCTGGGAATTTTTTGAGAACTGCCAAAAAAGCCGTTTTTTTACTTCATGAAGACCGGTCCAGCGTGTCTTGAAAGTGGTCATTTTATGACTTTCTGTATATGTATACAGAAATTTTTTTTAATTTTCCAGAAAAAATTCCGGAATTTTTCTGGAAAATTAAACTGCAAAATGTTGAAATAGTACATCTGGATGTGGGTTAAATGATCACCAAAAATTACCATTGATTATCATTATGGTAAAATCAGTGATTATATGTTTATTAATATTCTGTGTTAATTGTAAACTATAAACAACAGTGTGTGGATAAATAAACATATTTTTAGTATCATAAATAAAAAACAATGTGTAAAGAATTAAAGATATAATTTGGTATTAAAATCACAGAATATTGTCCTATGTTAAAAATCCACACATTTTAAATAAACTCATAATCTCATGTTATTATATTAAATATGGTCAACTTTTGAGAGTTTATATTTAACAGAATATGAATTCATTCATTATGTATATGTAATAATTTATAGAGAACAATTTTCCATGATTTTTCGAGATTTTGTAAATTACATCATGTTTAGAACAGAGATATTATTTATATTATCTAAATAAATTCTAATCACTCTGTATTATTACAATCTAATTACTTATACTTTTAAATATATATTTCAAGATTAGATTAATGTTAAATTTAATTGATTCCTCATAAGAGGAATCTATCATCGTGCAATAGAATTGATTATTTACTGTATTTATAAAATTCATTCTAATTACGCTACAGTAGTTCAATCTATGTTTATTTTTTTGTGATCACGCGGAAAAAATAATAAGAATATTTTTGGTTAAAATTAGATAGATTGATCTTATACAGGATAACTAGTATTTATTTAGTGATGTAAATTTTCAAGATTAGATCAAATTGACTGATTGATTGGTTTCTCGTAAGAGAAAACCAATTAACCAAATAATGGATTAATCAATTATTTATATCATTTTGAATAGATTCTAGTTACACTGTATTATTCTAATCTAATTACATATATTTTCAAGATCAGATTAACGCTAAATTTGATAGAATTAATCATTTACTATGTCAGTAAATTTTTATTCTAGTTGTATATGATCAATCTAAGTTAATCATATATATTTAAATAATTATTTTATTTATTAATATACAAAATTAAATTAATATATATAATAAAAATAATAGGATTATTTTTCATTTAAAACTACATAGATTGATCCCATACAATGTAACTAGTCTTTATTCAGAGATGTAAACTTTCATGATTAAATTATCTCCATGTTGATTGGTTTCTCTTACGAGAAATCAATCAATCAGTCAATAGAATAATCAATTATTTACACCATCTGAATAGAGACTAGTTATATTGTATTGTTTCAGTCTAATTATTTATATCTTTAAATGTATATTTTCAAGATCAGATTAACACTAAATTTGATAGATTTCTCGTAAGAGAAATCTATCAACATGCAGCAGAATTAATCATTTATTATGTCAGTAAAATTTTATTCTAGTTATATTGTATCAATTTAGTCTATGTTTATTTTATATATTTATATTACTATTTTATTTATTAATATATAAAAATAAATTAATATAATAAATAAAAATAATAAGAATATTTTTGATTAAAATATACATAGACTGATCCTATACAGGGTAACTAGTATTTATTCAGAATTATAAACTTTCAAGATTAGACTATCTACGTGTTGATTTGTTTCTCTTATGAGAAACAAATCAATCAGTCAATAGAATAATCAATTATTTATACCATTTGAATAGAGACTAGTTATAATGTATTGTTTCAGTCTAATTATTTATATCTTTAAATGTATATTTTCAAGATCAGATTAACGCTAAATTTGATAGATTTCTCGTAAGAGAAATCTATCAACATATAATAGAATTAAAAATTTACTATATCGGTAAATTTTTATTCTAGTTACATTGTATCAATTCAGTCTATGTTTATTTTATACATTTATATTACTATTTTATTTATTAATATATAAAAATAAATTAATATAATAAATAAATATAATAGGAATATTTTTGATTAAAATATACATAGACTGATCCTATACAGAGTAACTAGTCTTTATTCAGAGATGTAAACTTTCAAGATTAGACTATTTACATGTTGATTGGTTTCTCTTATGAGAAACCAATCAACCAAATAATGGATTAATCAATTATTTACATCATTTGAATAGATTCTAGTTATACTGTATTATTACAGTCTAATTATTTATATTTTTAAATGTATATTTTCAAAATTAGATTAACGCTAAATTTGATAGATTCCTCTCATGAGGAATCTATCAACATATAGCAGAACTAATTATTTACTATGTTAGTAAAATTTTATTCTAAATATATTATATCAATTCAGTCTATATCCATTTTATATATTTAAATTACTATTTTATTTATTAATATATAAAAATAAATTAATATAATAAATAAAAATAATAGGAATATTTTTGATTAAATACTACATAGACTGACCCTATACAATGTAACTAGTATTTATTCACTGATGTAAACTTTCAAGTTTAAATTATCTCCGTGTTGATTGGTTTCTCTCACGAGAAACCAATCAACTAGTTAATAATGTAATCATATATTTACATCATCTGAATAGATTCTAGTTATATTGTATTATTCCAATCTAATTACTTATACTTTTAAATGTATATTTTCAATATTGGATTAACATTAATTTTGATAGATTCCTCGTAAGAGGAATCTATCAACATGTAATAAAATTAATCAATTGTTATATCAGTAAAATTTTATTCTAGTTGTATTGTATAGGATCAATCCATGTCTATTTTATATATTTAAATAACTATTTTATTTATTAATATATAAAATTAAATTAATATATATAATAAAAATAATAGGATTATTTTTCATTAAAAACTACATAGATTGATCCTATATAATGTAACTAGTCTTTATTCAGAGATATAAACTTTCATGATTAAATTATCTCTATGTTGATTGGTTTCTCTTATGAGAAACCAATCAACCAGATAATGGATTAATCAATTATTTATAACATCTGAATATAAACTAGTTACATTGTATTATTTCAGTATAATTACTTATACTTTTAAATGTATATTTTCAATATTGGATTAACATTAATTTTGATAGATTCCTCGTAAGAGGAATCTATCAACATGCAATAAAATTAATCAATTGTTATATCAATGAAATTTTATTCTAACTGTATTGTATAGGATCAATCTATATTTATTTTATATATTTATATTATTATTTTATTTATTAATATATAAAAATAAATTAATATAATAAATAAAAATAATAAGAATATTTTTAATTAAATACTACATAGACTGATCCTATACAGGGTAACTAATCTTTATTCAGAGATGTAAATTTTTAAGATTAGATTAGCTTCATGTTGATTGGTTTCTCGTAAGAAAAACCAATCAATCAAATAATGGAATAATCAATTATTTACAACATCTGAATATAAACTAGTTACATTGTATTGTTTCAGTCTAATTATTTATACTTTTAAATGTATATTTTCAATATTGGATTAACATTAATTTTGATAGATTCCTCGTGAGAGGAATCTATCAACATGTAGTAGAATCAATAATTTGACACATCATTTAAATTCATCCTATTTTTACTGTATCAGTTCAGTCTATGTTTATTATATATATATAAATTATTATTTTATTTATTAATATAAGAAAATAAATTAATATAATAAATAAAAATAATAAGAATAGTTTTGATTAAAATATACATAGATTGATTTTATACAGGGTAACTAGTATTTATTCAGAGATGTAAACTTTCAAGATTAGACTATTTGCGTGTTGATTGGTTTCTCTTACGAGAAACCAATCAATCAACCAAATAATGGATTAATCAATTATTTACATCATTTGAATAGATTCTAGTTATACTGTATTATTACAGTCTAATTATTTATGTTTCTAAATGTTTATTTTCAAAATTAGATTAATATTATATTTGATAGATTCCTTGTGAGAGGAATCTATCAACATGTAGTAGAATTAATTATTTACTATGTCAGTAAAATTTTATTCTAGTTATATTGTATCAATTCAGTCTATGTTTATTTTATACATTTAAATTACTATTTTATTTATTAATATATAAAAATAAATTAATATAATAAATAAAAATAATAGGAATATTTTTGATCAAATACTACATAGACTGATCCTATACAGGATAACTAGTATTTATTCAGAGATGTAAACTTTCAAGATTAAACTATTTACATGTTGATTGGTTTCTCTTACGAGAAACCAATCAACCAAATAATGGATTAATCAATTATTTACATCATTTGAATAGATTCTAGTTATACTGTATTATTACAGTCTAATTATTTATGTTTCTAAATGTTTATTTTCAAAATTAGATTAGTATTATATTTGATAGATTCCTCGTGAGAGGAATCTATCAAAATTAGATTAATATTATATTTGATAGATTCCTCGTGAGAGGAATCTATCAACATGTAGTAGAATTAATTATTTATTATGTCAGTAAAATTTTTATTCTAGTTACATTGTATTAATTCAGTCTATATTTATTTTATATATTTAAATTACTATTTTATTTATTAATATATAAAAATAAATTAATATAATAAATAAAAATAATAAGAATAGTTTTGATTAAAATATACATAGATTGATTTTATACAGGGTAACTAGTATTTATTCAGAGATGTAAACTTTCAAGATTAGACTATTTGCGTGTTGATTGGTTTCTCTTACGAGAAACCAATCAACCAGTTAATGGAATAATCATATATTTACATCATTTGAATATATACTAGCTATATTGTATAGGATCAATCTAATTAATTATACTCTCAAATGTATATTTTCAAAATTGTATTAAAGCTAAATTTGATAGATTTATCATAAGAGGGATTTATCAACATATGGTAAAACTAACCACTTATTATATTCATAAAATTTATTGTAATTGTAATGTATTGTATCAATTTAGTCTATGTTCATTTTACATATTTAAATAAATATTTTCTAGGTATTTAAGGTTCTGAATTCAGCATCAATGATACCATTCATCATGAAATACATAATACCTCATTTTTAAAATTAAGTTAACATCATGTTGATTATTTCCTTGTAAAGAAAAATCATCAGTATATAATGGAGTTAATCATAATTTATGTCACATAGATAGATTTCCGTTTGACATTCTGAATCTTTATAAATATAATTACGTGAATAGAATCAATATATTACAGTAGACTTTTATTCAGGAGTATGACAGATTAGTATAATATATAATTTGTCAACAGCCCACCGAGAAAGAAGTGAGAGATAAGTAAATATAAAATATAATTTTATATTTTATCAGATGTAACAAGACATCTATTATGTTACTTACAGTTAATCATTGCCCTATTCACATTTAAAATCAATAAATGTGTTTAATAAACATATTATTTTTAATATTATCACATTATGACATACATATAAACTAATGTATATTTAAATATATTATATTGACGACATACACCATAGAATTTTTGAAAATATTGCTTATTTGTAAAAATTCCCACGCGTATGTGGAGTTGTTCATTATATTTTATTTTTGTTCCATATACAGACTGTATTTTATCGTCATATTTAACTTATCAATTTTAGTCTATACTTTTGACGCTATCATCTGGGACCCATTTGTACCTTTGAATCTCCAGGATTCTGGGATTTTTTGAGAACAGTCTAAAAATCGATTTTTTGGCCTCATGAAGACAGAATAGACGTGTCTTGAAAGTGCTTAATTTTACACTTTCTGTATATGTATACAGGAAAAATTTTTAATTTTCCAGAAAATTCTAGAAAATTTCTGGATTTTTTTTAAAACAGAAAATTATAAAATAGAACACTTAGATGTGTATTAAATGTTTAAGAAAAATTTACTATGACTATCACATCGGTAAAATCTGTAGTTATATATTTATTAAAAATTTTTACTGTTTACAAATCATGAACATCTGCATATAAATAGAATACATTCAGTTAGAATAATATATAAATTATATTATTTAATGTTATACTTTATATATCATATCACAAAATATTGTTCAGTATTAAACGTTATACTTTTTAATTGACTCGTAACCTCATGATATTCTATTAAGTGTGAACTCCCAAAGGTCGTTCATGTTTAATAGAATATGATGCCGTTCTTCGTATATTTCATACAATGATTTATGATGAACATTTTTGTGATCTTAACGTATTTAATTAAATGTTAGTGTAAATAATTATGTGTAAATCATATGTTCCACCTTATATCATTATTAAATAATATATTTAATATGACATAATAGTCTATATTGTTCAGAGTTTGATGTCTTTCAATATTGTTCGATACCATTCAACACTAGGGAAATTAAATGTATTTAGTTTTCAAAAAACCTCAGTTGTCTTTACAATAATATACATATGTAATAAAATAATAATATTAATATTTTTGGTTGATCACATACAAGATAATTAATTTTTATTCAAAGATGTAAGCTTTCAAGATTAGATTTTTTCATGTTGTTTGGTTTCTCGTAAGAGAAACCAATCAACCAAATAATGGAATGATCATACATTTACATCATTTGAATAGATTCTAGTTACACTGTATTATTCCAATTTAATTACTTATACTTTAAATGTATATTTTCAAGATTAGATTAGTGCTAAATTTGATAGATTCCTCGTGAGAGGAATCTATCAACATATAGTAGAATTAATCATTTACTATATCAGTAAAATTTTATTCTAGTTGTACTGTATAGGATTAATCCATGTTTATTTTATATATTTAAATAGTTATTTTATTTATTAATATATAAAAATAAATTAATATAATAAATAAAAATAATAGGAATATTTTAAAATAAATATTATATAGACTGATCCTATACAGTATAACTAATCTTTATTCAGAGATGTAAATTTTTTAGATTAGATTATATTTATGTTGATTGGTTTCTCGTAAGAGAAATCAATCAACCAAATAATAGAGTAATCAATTATTTACATCATCTGAATAGATATTAGTTATACTGTATTATTTCAGTCTGATTATTTATTCATTTAAATGTATAATTTCAAGATTAGATTAATGCTAAATTTGATAGATTCCTCGTGAGAGGAATCTATCAACATGTAATAGAATTAATCATTTACTATATTAGTAAATTTTATTCTAGATATATTGTATTAATTCAGTCTATGTCTATTTTATACATTTATATTACTATTTTATTTATTAATATATAAAAATAAATTAATATAATAAATAAAAATAATAAGAATATTTTTGATTAAAATATACATAGACTGATCCTATACAGGGTAACTAGTCTTTATTCAGAGATGTAAAATTTTTAGATTAGATTAACTTCATGTTGATTGGTTTCTCTTACGAGAAACCAATCAACCAAATAATGGAACAATCAATTATTTACAACATCTAAATATAAACTAGTTATATTGTATTGTTTCAGTCTAATTATATATCCATTTAAATGTATATTTTCGAGATTAAATTGGTGTTAAATTTGATAGATTCCTCGTTAGAGTAATCTATTAACATGTAATAAAATTAATCATTTGATATGTCAGTAATTTTTTATTCTAAATATCAAATGATTAATTCAGCCTATATCTATCTTATATATTTAAAATATTATTTTATTTATTAATTATAAAAATAAATTAATATAATAAATAAAAATAATAGGAATATTTTTGATTAAAATCTACATAGACTGATCCTATACAGGGTAACTAGTCTTTATTCAGAGATATAAATTTTCAGGATTAGATTATATTCATGTTGATTGGTTTCTCTTACGAGAAATCAATCAACCAGATAATAGAGCAATCAATTATTTACATCATCTGAATAAATATTAGTTATACTGTATTATTTCAGTCTGATTATTTATCCATTTAAATGTGTATTTTAAGATTGGATTAGTGCTAAATTTGATAGATTCCTCTCACGAGGAATCTATCAACATGTAATAGAATTAATCATTTACTATATCAATGAAATTTTATTCTAACTGTATTGCATAGGATTAATCCATGTCTATTTTATATATTTAAATTACTATTTTATTTATTAATATATAAAAATAAATTAATATATATAATAAAAATAATAGGAATATTTTTGATTAAAATATACATGGACTGATCCTATACAATGTAACTAGTATTTATTCAGAGATGTAAACTTTCAAGATTAGATTATCTCCATGTTGATTAGTTTCTCTTACGAGAAACTAATCAACCAAATAATGGATTAATCAATTATTTACATCATTTGAATAGATTCTAGTTATACTGTATTATTACAATCTAATTATTTATGTTTCTAAATGTTTATTTTCAAGATTAGATTAGTATTATATTTGATAGATTCCTCGTGAGAGGAATCTATCAACATGTAGTAGAATTAATCATTTACTATGTCAGTAAAATTTTATTCTAGTTATATTGTATTAATTCAGTTTATGTTTATTTTATACATTTAAATTACTATTTTATTTATAAATATATAAAAATAAATTAATATAATAAATAAAAATAATAGGAATATTTTTGATTAAATAATACATAGACTGATCCTATACAATGTAACTAGTCTTTATTCAAAAATGTAAACTTTCAAGATTAGATTGATTCCATGTTGATTGGTTTCTCTTATGAGAAACCAATCAATCAAATAATGGAATAATCAATTATTTATATCATTTGAATAGATATTAGTTATATTGTATTGTTTCAGTCTAATTATTTATCTATTTAAATGTATATTTTTAAGATTGGATTAGTGTTAAATTTGATAGATTCCTCGTTAGAGGAATCTATCAACATACAATAAAATCAATAATTTATTACACTATTTAAAATTTATTCTAATAATATTGTATTAATTCAGTCTATGTTTATTTTATATATTTAAATAGTTATTTTATTTATTAATATAAGAAAATGAATTAATATAATAAATAAAAATAATGGGAATATTTTTGATTAAAATCTACATAGACTGATCCTATACAGAGTAACTAATATTCATTCAGAGATGTAAACTTTCAAGATTAAATTATTTCAATGTTGATTGATTTCTCGTAAGAGAAACCAATCAACCAAATAATGGAATAATCAATTATTTACATCAGTTGAATAGATATTAGTTATACCATATTGTTTCAGTTTAATTATTTATCCATTTAAATGTATATTTTTAAGATTGGATTAATGCTAAATTTGATAGATTCCTCGTTAGAGGAGTCTATCAACATGTAATAGAATCAATTATTTATTATGTCAATAAAATTTTATCCTAAATGTATTGTATTAATTCAATCCATGTTTATTTTATATATTTAAATAGTTATTTTATTTATTAATATAAGAAAATAAATTAATATAATAAATAAAAATAATAGGAATATTTATGTTTAAAATCTACATAGATTGATCCTATACAGGGTAACTAGTATTCATTCAGAGATGTAAATTTTTTAGATTAGATTAGTATCATGTTGATTGGTTTCTCTTACGAGAAACCAATCAACCAAATAATGGAATAATCAATTATTTACACCATTTGAATAGATATTAGTTATACCGTATTGTTTCAGTCTAATTATTTATCCATTTAAATGTATATTTTTAAGATTAGGTCAGTGCTAAATTTGATAGAATTAATCATTTACTATGTCAGTAAATTTTTGTTCTAAATGTATTGTGTCAATTCAGTCCATGTTTATTTTATATATTTAAATAGATATTTTATTTATTAATATAAGAAAATAAATTAATATAATAAATAAAAATAATAGGAATATTTTTGATCAAATACTACATAGACTGATCCTATACAATATAACTAGTCTTTATTCAGAGATGTAAATATTCTTGATTAGACTATCTTCATGTTGATTGGTTTCTCTTACGAGAAACCAATCAACCAAATAATAGAATAATCAATTATTTACATCATTTGAATAGATATTAGTTATATTGTATTGTTTCAGTCTAATTATTTATCTATTTAAATGTATATTTTTAAGATTGGATTAGTGTTAAATTTGATAGATTCCTCGTTAGAGGAATCTATCAACATACAATAAAATCAATAATTTATTACACTATTTAAAATTTATTCTAATAATATTGTATTAATTCAGTCTATGTTTATTTTATATATTTAAATAGTTATTTTATTTATTAATATAAGAAAATGAATTAATATAATAAATAAAAATAATGGGAATATTTTTGATTAAAATCTACATAGACTGATCCTATACAGAGTAACTAATATTCATTCAGAGATGTAAACTTTCAAGATTAAATTATTTCAATGTTGATTGATTTCTCGTAAGAGAAACCAATCAACCAAATAATGGAATAATCAATTATTTACATCAGTTGAATGGATTTTAGCTATACTGTATTGTTTCAGTCTAATTATTTATCCATTTAAATGTATATTTTTAAGATTGGATTAATACTAAATTTGATAAATTCCTCTCACGAGGAATCTATCAACATGTAGTAGGATTAATCATTTACTATGTCAGTAAAATTTTATTCTATTTACATTGTATCAATTCAGTCTATGTTTATTTTCTATATTTAAATAGTTATTTTATTTATTAATATAAGAAAATAATTAAATATAATAAACAAAAATAATAAGAATATTTTTAATTAAATACTACATAGACTGATCCTATACAGTGTAACTAGTCTTCATTTTCGAATATAAATTTTCAAAACAGTCACAATATTATGTTAATAATATTTTACATCAAAATATCAACATTATTATGTTAAACTATCCACATTCCAAATCACTTGAATGAATTTCAATCATATAATATTAATATATTCTGTACATTTTCAATTTTCAATCAATAATTTATTCATCCACTAGATGAATAAACAAAAATTCTTATAATTATGGCATAATTACATCCATATATTTAATAAAATTCAATTCAATCTAAATCACATTCTTTATAAACGACATAACTCCATCATTTACAAAATATTTAATAATATCATATTTAACTTTATTTTATCAATACTATTATAATCATCTCATTATTAATCAAATGTTAACACCTTATTTTCCCTTAATAGTTTACATTGAAATATCAATGATATTTCAATACTATCCCAAAATAATAAATGGTTAAAAATAAAAGTAAAAAAAATTGAAAAGAAAATTTTTTCCTTAAATCTCTAAAATACATATAAAAGTGAGAGTTACAATGAGCACCGCTTTTAAAACTCCAAGTGATTTGTTGATGAGAATCAACAAACACATTAATTCAATTGAAGTTGACGGTCTTTCTCCCGAATTATCAGCATTCATCAATGATGAATTTATGAAGGAGAAAGATCAAAAGATCAACGATGAGGAGAAGAGGATTGAAGAGATCTATTTCCATAATCTTACCACTATCCACAATATTGGTAAATTATGGGAAATCCTTCATGAACCTGTTAGGATCAGAAGAGGGAGAAAGCTCAAGAAATCTCCCTTTGATGAAGAAAAACTGGAGACCATTAGGTCTTCAGTTAAAGATGTTGTTACAGGGTTTGAGGCACCACCAAACCCTAAATTTAGTATCGGAGGTTATGTAATTCCCGATACAATCACATTTGAAGGTAAAAGAGTGGGAAGAAAACCTGATGCTCTTAAAAACTACTCTTTTGCCGATACTTATAGAGCTGTACTCAGGGAACAAAAGAATGCTCCAGTTGAACCTGTTAAATCTGTCGAGCCAGTGGAATCAATTAACCCTGTTGTATCAGTTGAATCAGTAAATACTATTAATAATGTGTCAGCCAATACCAATAATGAAAATGTCAACACCAGTAATATTGACAATATGAATAGTGTAAATAATAACATCAGGAAAATATTGGAAGTAGATCAATGTGACAAAGCATATTACCATGTTGATTTGTTTAAGAAGAATATCAAACCCATTGCACCAGTTATACCTGTTAAACATTCAAATAATATAAGTGTTAATCTATCTAGCAATAATAATATAATCAATAAATACGTCATTCCATATATTCCAGATCCACTTAATGGTGCTATAGTTGAAGCATACATTCCACCACCCAGACCAATATCCAAAACCATGTTAAAGAAGCTCACAAAACCAGAACCAATAGTAGATAGAATGGATGTTTTTCTCGCTAGATCAAGATCACTATCATCTTCAGCAAATAAAATTTACAAAATTGAATCACCCACATCATTATTGGTCAACAACAGTATTAAGCTCGAATCTGGTACATTTTTATCATCTAATGTAAAACCAACACCATCATCTGAACCATCTATACCTGAATCTGAATCACCATCAAAATTCACCCCAAAATTAAAAATGACCTTACCACCATGTATTTTACCCAATGTTGATTTACTTCCCCCACCCACCCCATTTAATCCATCCACTCCAATAAGAACAGGACCAGGTAGACCAATTGGTGCCAAAAATAAGACTCCAGAGCAAAGAGAAGAGGAAAGATTAAATAAAAGGCGTAGAGGTAGACCATTAGGAAGTCCAAATAAGAAGGGTAAGAAAGCTTCAAATAAAGGTGATAGAGAGGTCATAATTTATGACAATGAGGTAGCTTTAAGTCTGAATCCAAATAAACTCGAAGTACATATGATTCAGTATACCCTAGATAATCCCAAAGTGTCATATGCTGAGTGGACAAATCATTCTGATAAGGTTATGGAACAGGCTAAAGACAAAATCAAAGAAATATCAAGACAAAATATTGCTAAGTGGGAAGAAGATACTATTCGTGAGATAAATGTCTTGAAGGGAAAATTGTCAATGGGTATGTTTAAGAGCAAGGGAAAGAATAAAGTTGTTTATGAACCAGAACCTGAAAATGAAGCTGAACGGGAAGCAATGAATTATAGATATGAGTTGTTAGAGACGCGAAAGGACGATCCATTCTTTATCAATCTTTTAAAACGGTCATTTGAAGTAAGAAAGCCTAGAAAATTCAGATTTGACGATATTAAAGACATTAACGATATTGGTAGTTCTAGTAGATGTTTATACAGCGATAATTATAGTGTAGATAATGAGAGTAGTAACAATGTATCTGAATTTTCTGGATTTGTTGAAAGTGTGGATGTTAAGGATGTGAATGATAAATTTGTACATGATTTAATTGATTTGTCAGATAACCATGTTGTAGAAAATATATCAGAAAAACCAAATAGTAACGGTTCACATATGGATAGTTTATTGGATTTGGATCTGAATCTGAGTAATAATGTAAATGATAATCCTGCTGTAGTTGATGGACTGTTAAATGACATATATAATAATAGTTATAATGAAAATTGTTCTTATATGGAGAATCTTATTATTGCATATTTAAAAGCGTGTCAATTTGTATATTCCATGTACAATGTAATGGATTAATTAATTTTGTATATATTTCTATATTAATTGTAATTTTTATGTATATATGTAAAATGTGTAAATTTCAAAAATATTGTTATTTTCAATTAATTACAGCAAATGTAATTAATGATCAGAATATGTTCCATTAAATCAACGACAATTATTTTGTATTAGTATATTTTTTTACCAACTGTAATAAATTCACATTATCTAAAGTATTTTTCTTTTCTTACATATAACATTATTACCGCACTGAAAATTAATTCATCTTTTATTAACTTTCATTATAGAAAACGACCGTTTACATTATATATCTAAAATATCGATAGTGTTTCAACCATATCATTTATTCATGTTAATAAATGCATAAATAAAAATATTTCAAAAAATTTTTTATCGCCTTAAATAGAAATTAAAATATAAAAGTGATAATGAGCGAGAGATATACATCTAGCGATTTAATTGATAAAATCAATAAGTATATCAATTCAAGCGAGATTGACGGTCCTTCCCCAAAGTTGTACAAGTTTATCGACGATGAGTACAATGAGGAGAAGGACAAAGTTGTCAATCAACTAGGGAAGTTGATGGAGGAGGTATATTTCCACAATTTGACCACTGTTCATAACATTGGTAAATTGTGGGAGATTCTCCATCAACCAACTATTATCAAACGGGGAAGGAAATCCAAAAAATCTTCCCCTATATGCGATGAAAAACTGATGACCTTAAAATCATCAGTTGAAGGTATTGTCACAGGGTTAGAGGATCTCCCTAATCCTGAGTTCAGTATTGGGGGTTACATAATTCCTAATGACATTACCTTCAAAGGAGTAAAACTTGGGAGAAAACCAAATTCTCTCAAGAATTACTCCTTTGCTCATTCGTATAAAGAAGCTCATATTTCTGCTATCAATGATGCTATTTATACTGAATTTGCCGGACCGATTAATATCACACCCGAATCAACCAGTACCTCATCTAATCCAACTAATCCAACTAATTCCACCTTAAATATCCTGAATAACGACCAGTATGACAAAAACTGCTATTATGTTAACCTTTATGACAAAAAACCCGTTCTCCCAGCCCCAATTATCAATAATGTAAATACCATACCATCCACTAAACTTAAATCACTTATTTCATCTATAATCAGTACAAATGATACAGTTGATTCTCCAACAAATAAATCAGCCTCAATTCATATTCCATCAGCAACTGAAATTGAAGTTTCTAAGTTAAATATAGGTCCATGTATATTACCACCAACAAAACTGTCCAAAACTACTATCAGAGAAATGTCGAAACCAAAACCTATTGTCGAAAGAATGGACGTATTTTATGCCAGATTAAGAGCTTCAAATCCATTCCGTTATCATGACAATAATAATACTTTGGATGTAGGTTCCTCGGGACTTGTCAATAATAGTATCAAATTGGACTCTGGAACATTTGCTTCATCTATTGCTAAACCATCTGATTTATCCGATTCAACCATTTCACCATGTGACACACCATCTACTTGTTTATCTCCACCACCCTCATTGTTAAAACCAGTTGTACGTCTAGGTCCTGGAAGACCAATTGGCAGTAAGAACAAGACGCCAGAAGAACGGGAACAAGAGATGTTAAATAAAAAACGTAGAGGTAGACCATTGGGAAGTCCTAACAAAAAGACCACCACTAGAAAAACCAATGAAGAAGTTATAATCCACGATAACGAAATTGCTTTGAGGATAAATCCTAATAAGTTTGAAGTGCATATGCTTCAATATACTTTGAACAATCCTCAAGTGTCATATGCTGAGTGGTTAGATCATTCTGAAAAAATTATGGGTAGGGCGAAGGAAGAAAACAATGAAACCTTAAAATCACGTATGGTTGAGTGGGAAAAGAACACTATGAAGGAGATAAACCGAATTAAGGGTAAGTTGTCACTAGGTAGATCTAAGGGTAAGGGCAAGGAGAAGATTGTATATGAGCCAAAAAATGAGGAAGATATAGAGGCGCTAGAATATAAATATGAATTATTGGAGACTAAGAAAGACGATCCATTCTTCATCAATTTATTAAAAAGATCTTTCGAAGTTGGTTCATCAAGAAAGTCTAGGTTTGCTAATATTGCCGATATTAATGATTTGTACAGTATGAATGAGAACAATTTACTTGATTTGGATAATAATGATAATATGGTGGAACCCATTTGTAATATAAACATTAAAGAGAAGTTTGTGGACGATTTAATTGATTTGTCTGATTCTGTTGTTGTAAATAATAATATTGGTGATCATTATATGAGTGGTATATTGGAGAATAATGTTATGGATCAGAATGTATTAAATGTTGATATGGATGCAGCTATGAAGGCATATTTGATTATATGTCAATATGTTTATTCTGTGTACAATACAATGAAATAAATTGTATATAGAATAAACATATTGATGAGTAAGTGAGTGTAGGTGCGAATGTAGATGTAAACATAAACATAAACAAATATTTTAACATTTTTTAAACAATTTGAGTAAATTCAAAAATGGTACCCTACGCAATTTTTTAACAATTTCAATAAATTTAGAATACGCCACTCTACGCAATTTTTTGACAATCTTAATAAATTCAAAATGTGATAATCTACGCAAAATTTTGAAAATAATGCTTTACGCAATTATAACAAATTAAACATATGCTACACTACGCGATTTTTTGATAATTCTGTCGGGGATAACAAATTATGTTATTTTTGTTATTTTTGACAATTCTGTCAGGGATAACAAATGGTGCTATTTTTTGTTATTTTTGACAATTCTGTCAGGGATAACAAATGGTGCTATTTTTGTTATTTTTGACAATTCTGTCAGAGTTAACAAATTGTGTTATTTTCGTTATTTTTGACAATTCTGTCAGAGTTAACAAATTGTGTTATTTTTGTTATTTTTGACAATTCTGATTACGGTGGAGATATTTAAATATGTTTAATAAACATATTATTTTCAAACACTGTCATAATGAAATGTATAAATACTCTGTAAAAAAGTCTAATATATTAATTAGCCAATCTAAAATCCATTCAAATATACATATTTTCAAAATAAGGTTAACACTAAATTGAATATATTTTATTTGAGGGAAACGTGGTCAACGTATGATATAGTATATTATTTTGCTTATATATGTCATAATGTGTATTTTATTCACATTAGTACGTTAAAAAAATATATCCAAAATATAATGTTTATATGAATAAACGAATGATTGAATGTGTTGTATCAACATTATACACTATACAATTTTGAAAATATCATCCGTTTGTAAAAATTCCTCCGTACAGTCAATGTTACTTATCATATTTTATTCATATATCATGTATAGACTACATTTTACCGTTATAAACATGTCCCTAATTTTTCTCTGAGATTTTGATACCACCATTGGAGGTCTATTTGTAACCTTGAACCTCTAGAATTCTGGGAATTTTTTGAGAGCAACCAAAAAACAGATATTTTAGTCTCATGAGGACGGTGTAGACGTGTCTTGAAAGTGGTCAATTTTATACTTTCTGTATCTCTATACAGAAAAAATTTTTAATTTCCCAGGATTTTTCTGGAAATTTTTCTGGAAAAAATAAATTAAAAAATAGCTGAATTATACATCTGGGAGGGATTGAATATTTTGAAAAAATTACCATGGTTATCATATAAGGTAAATATTCAGTTATACATATAATGAAATAGTGTGATATCTACAGACTATAAATATCAGTAAGTGAATGTATAAAGTATTTTACGTTAAATTACATCCTAAGAATATTGTTTTTCACTGTAAATTGAAAATAATATCTAGTGAATTGAAAATATATTCCAGGAAAGATCACTAGTATTATTATTCATTAATCTTTAATGTGTTCTGACTCAACTTACAAACATATTATATCGTCTGTGATATGTTTCATCTATCGTCTAGTTTGTTATTTCAGTGAATATTGTTATAAACAATAATATATGATATTATTGTAAATTGAATGGATATAAATTTTAATATGAATAAATGTTTGGATAATGGAGGTTCTTGATAATTAGTCTATTTAATATATAATGATGTTTGTTGATCCACAATCATCTGAATAAAATTTTATTTGAATTACATTTACATACTCCGTGATTGTTATTATATATTTAATCTTAAATATAAACTTTCAACATAAGATGGAATTAATATTTTCTTTATATTATTTATATTGATTCCAATTATATTGTATTGATATAGTCTATTTAATCTCTATCCACAAATGTAATATTATTAGATTAGATTAATATTTAATTTGATAGATTCCTCTTACGAGGAATCTATCAACATGTAGTAGAATCAATCATTATTTATATCATTTGAAATTTATTTTAGTTGTACTATATCAGAATAATCTATGTTTATTTTATATATTTAAATAATTATTTTATTTATTAATATAAGAAAATAAATTAATATATATAATAAAAATAATAGAAATATTTTTGGTTTAATATTAGCTAGACTATTCCTATACAATATGACTAGTATTTATTTTTCAGATGTAAATATCAAGATTAAACTAATGTCAGGTTGATTGATTTCTCTTACGAGAAATCAATCAACATATAATGGATTAATCAATATTTACATCAATTAAATAAAATTTAGTCATATCGTATTGACACAGTCTAAATAATTTTCATTCAAAGAGTAATATTTCAAGATTAGATAAACATACAATTTGATAGATTCCTCTTACGAGGAATCTATCAACATGTAGTGGAATCAATTATTATTTATATCATTAGAAATTTATTCTAATTGTATTATATCAGAATAATCCATATTTATTTTATATATTTAAATAGTTATTTTATTTATTAATATAAGAAAATAAATTAATATATATAATAAAAATAATAGGAATATTTTTGATTTAATATTAGCTAGACTATTTCTATACAATATGACTAGTATTTATTTTTCAGATGTAAATATCAAGATTAAACTAATGTCAGGTTGATTGATTTCTCTTACGAGAAATCAATCAACATATAATGGATTAATCAATATTTACATCAATTAAATAAAATTTAGTCATATCGTATTGACACAGTCTAAATAATTTTCATTCAAAGAGTAATATTTCAAGATTAGATAAACATACAATTTGATAGATTCCTCTTACGAGGAATCTATCAACATGTAGTGGAATCAATTATTATTTATATCATTAGAAATTTATTCTAATTGTATTATATCAGAATAATCCATATTTATTTTATATATTTAAATAGTTATTTTATTTATTAATATAAGAAAATAAATTAATATATATAATAAAAATAATAGGAATATTTTTGATTTAATATTAGCTAGACTATTTCTATACAATATGACTAGTATTTATTTAACAGATGTAAATGTCAAGATTAAACTAATGTCAGGTTGATTGATTTCTCTTACAAGAAATCAATCAACCTATGATGGAATAATCAATATTTATATCTGCTAAATAAAATTTAGTCATATTGTATTGGTACTGTCTAATTAATTTTCATTCAAAATGTAATATTTCGAGATTAGATTAACATATAATTTGATGGATTTCTCGTGAGAGGAATCTATCAATATGTAGTGGAATCAATTATTATTTATATCATTTGAAATTTATTCTAGTTACATTACATCAAAATAATCTATATTTATTTTATATATTTAAATAGTTATTTTATTTAATAATATAATAAAATAAATTAATATATATAATAAAAATAATAGGAATATTTTTGGTTTAAAATTAGCTAGACTGTTCCTATATAGTGTGACTAGTATTTATTTTTCAGATGTAAATCTCAAGATTAAACTAATGTCAGGTTGATTGATTTCTCATAAGAGAAATCAATCAACATATAATAAAATAATCAATATTTACATCAGTTAAATAAAATTTAATCATATCGTATTGACATAGTCTAATTAATTATCATTTAAAATTATATAGCTCAAGATTATATCAACATGTGATATAATCAATCATTATTTGAATTTAATTTTAGTCATACTATACCGAAATAATCCATGTTTATTTAAAAAATTCACAACAATGTTAATTTACATGCATCATAATCATGATTATAATAACGAAATCAATGTTATCAATACATCGTCACAATCCAGTTTCGAAAAATATTCAAATCATGTAACACATTTGAATATTATATTCTATCATTATTAACATACAATAAAATATCAATGATATTTTATGTTGACAACAATTAACATCAGAAAAAAATAACATTAAAAAAAATTGAAAAAAAAATTATTTTTCCTTAAACCAAAATAATATATATTAAAGAGATTTGTCATAATGAGCGAAAGATTATCTCCAAGCAAGTTATTGAAAAAAATCAATAAATATATGATATCAAGCGACGTTGACAGTTTGACTCCTCAATTGTATGAATTCATTGATAATGAATACAATAAGGAGTTAAACGAAAAGATCAACGAAGAAGAGAAAAAAATGGAGGAGATTGAATTCCATAATTTGACTACTGTTCACAACATTAGCAAATTATGGGAAATTCTTCATACTCCATTTATCATTAAAAGGGGGAGAAAATCAAAGAAATCTCCCATTAACCAAGAGAAACTGGAGACACTAAAATCTTCAGTTAATGGAATTATTACTGGATTTGAGGCTCCACCAAATCCAGCATTTTCCATTGGAGGGTATATTATTCCTGACGATATTAAATTTACAGGACCAAGATTAGGAAGAAAACCCGCCTCTCTTAAAAATTATTCATTTACTGTTGAATATAATGCTGCTCTCAGAGAACATAAAGCAGCTGTTGCAAATCAAAATCCCGAATCAGTAAACATTGTGAATAATTCAAATGTTTCTCCAAATGTCAATACCAGTAATATTAACAATAATGTAAAACCCGCTACTTTAACCGTGTTAAATGATGACCAATTTAACAATTCTACTTACCATATTGATTTATACAAAAAAGATATTGTTCCACCTCCTGTTTTATCTGATCCATCTTCTGCTAATAAGGACACTGTTAAATCACTTAAAAATACTAATACTGCCAATTATAGAATAATCAACAAATATACTATTGTAAATACACCTGATCCATTAGAAGGTAAAACTGTAGAGGCATATATTCCACCACCCAGAACACTGTCCTACACAGCACTTAAGAAGCTATCAAAACCAGATCCAATTGTTGAAAGAATGGATGTATTTCGTGCGAGAATGAGAAATCCATTAGGACCATTTATTGCTAATCAACCTAAACAAACCGAACCTGTATTGGCTAATAACACTGTTAAAATTGAAAAAGGTATATTTGTTCCATCTTACATCTTATCCAATCCAAATCAAAAAACAACATCTCCTATATCTCCCAGATATGAACCTAAATCTGAACAATCCACCAATACAGCCACTATTCCATGTATTCTAAACCCTGCTGATTTAGTTTTTCCACCAAAAATACCAAGACAGGGACCAGGTAGACCAATTGGTTCTAAAAACAAAACTCCAGAAGAAAAGGAGCAGATACGACTTAATAAAAAACCAAAAGGTAGACCTCGCGGAAGTCCCAATAAAAAGGCTACAAAGAAGAAAGATGATGCTGTTATAATTTATGACAATGAGGTTGCTTTAAGAACATATCCAAACAAATTTGAGGTCCACATGCTTCAATATACCTTGGAAAACCCACATGTGTCATACGCAGAATGGACAACTCACTCGGATAAAATGTTGGAAAAAGCAAAAGATAAAATTAAAGAAACATCAAGACAGAATATTGATGAATGGAAGAAGAATACTATGCGAGAAATTAATGTGTTGAAGGGAAGGTTGTCAGTTGGAAAGTTTAAAGATGTGAATAAAATAAATATCAAGGGTAAGAGTAAAGTTGAATATAAACAAGAGGAAGAAGATGATTACCGATATGAGCTTTTGGAAACAAAGAAAGATGACCCATTTTTTATTAACCTCTTAAAACAATCACTTGACCTCAGATCTTCCAGGAAAACACAGATTAACGATATTGGCAGTTCTAAAAGTTGTCCTAGTAATGTAGTCGAAGTACCCGAACATTCTCATAATAAATTGGAGATTGTTGAACCAGAGTCTGTTGAGTCAGATGATTACAGATATGAACTTTTAGAAACGAAGAAAGATGATCCTTTCTTTATTAATCTCTTAAAACAATCAATTGAATTGAGATCTAGCAGGTTTTCCAGAAAATTACGATCTGATGATAAAGGCAGTTCTAGTGGTTGTTCAAATAATGCAGTTGGATGTGAGCCATCTAAATATGTTTACAATAATGACAAACTAGAGATTATTAACCACGACAATCATATTAAAAATATTGATGTTAAAGATAACTCTGTGGACGATTTAATTGATTTTTCGGACGCAGAAGTTGTAGGTACTGTAGATGAACATATATGCAAATTTTATATGGAAGACCTATTGGAAAAAGAAGACAAAAATAGATTAAATGTGATTGATAATATGTTGATAAATTTACATGATAATACTGATGCAGATATGAATATTCAAACTGCTATGAAGACATATCTGACTATATGTCAACTTATTTATCCTATGTTTAACCCAACAGATTAAAATGTTTGTTTATAAATTGTAAATATGTATATATTTGAATGTTTTTGTGAATAGTTGAATTTTTGTATTTTTAGATTAGTATCATATTGATTGATTCATCATAAGAGAAATCAACATGAAGTGAGAAGATATTTTGTAAATACAAGCAAAATGTGTAATATATTAATTTATAATAATTTCAACAAATGTAAACAAGAGGTGGAATACCTTATTTTTAAGTTAATTTCAACACCAGCAATATCGACTGTGTATATAGCATGAATAATAACGGCAGGGAAATATTGGAAAATGTTCATTTTGGCGAAATATATGAAACTTGTTAAGCACGTAAATAATATAAGTGTAAGGTTATCCTCCAGCATAAACGAGACAGATATGTCTAATTTCAACAAAATTAATAAACGTGACATAATTAATTCGCCAAATTTACTTAAAAGTTATATAATAACCGTATATATTTTATCATTCAAGTCAATGACCAGAATCGTGTTAAGAGAACTCTTAAAGTCGGAACCAATAGTATTACATTCAAAAAAAATTTTTTTAAATCGTCTTAAATATTTTTTGTATTAAAAATGAGAGAATTGAAAAAATTATACAAATATTATCCCTCAAGGGAGAAGATAGAAAGATTTACCATCTGAGATGGTAACAAAAGTATTAACACATTTGCCGCAAGAAAGCATACCACGATGCTTTTTTATAAATAAATATTTTATGAATAGGTGGTTTGAAAATGGTTTCAGATTTTTTACCGTAAAAAATAAAATAGATAATTTACGTTATTTTTACAATTTCAACCAAGATCTGAAACTATTAACATGTGAATATGATAATTTATACAATATATACAGAATGATTGTTGAAAATAATAAAAATGGAAAATATGAGGTAAAATTCAAAGTTGATGATGATGGAAACATTAGAAATTTTGTATTTAGTGGATGTGGAATTAATAGCGATCCAAGCAAAATTTACATATCATTTAGAATTTAATCTTTCTCCAGAAATATTAACAGAAATAATTTCGGAAAACTTGAAGGATATTTAGAGTATTACTTATCCGAATATGCCGAAATATATGGAATATATTACAAAATTAAAGATATCATTATTGAAAAAGAATATAAGGATGGTGAAGAAATCAATACAGAAATTGTGGAAATATATGCAATGATGTGAGAACTTATTTTTTTAATATAAAAATCAAAAATTGTTATAAATTTTTTAATTACACAAACTGGACTAGTATTAAGTTGATAATCAGGTGTTAAAATATCAAAATATTAAGCACGGTAATAAATACTCACTGTGATTAGCATATATTAAAATATTAATGATATTTTACTCTCTCTTGAATGGATATCAAAATATTGTATATATTTATAATCATTGTACAATAAAATATCGATAGTATTTTATCATGAGCTAACATATATAATTCAATATAATAAATTATTTTTCAATGAAAAATAACATATAACATATGATAAATCTTTGAATTTCTTAAAATACAGATGCGTCAATATTCTCTTCTTCAAAAGTTGAATTAAGATATCTATTTATTTCCTCCACTATAACATTACTGTCAATATTATTTAAAACGTCATATATAGTATCAGTGGAAATAAGATGTTTCAATAATACATAATATTGTATACTGTGATAATCGCGCAATAATACCAAATAATTACTTGCAAGTGAAATATCTACATTTTCACCATGTAAACCAACAATATTTCCATAAACACAGAAATTAACCATACAAATAGCAATATATTCAGTGTCAACATCATACAATCCTTTGCCAAACATGAATATTCTAGACAAATAATCAGTGTTAACATATCCAGTTTTAATAAAATCTACATAATGTGGCAAACATGCAAAATCGTCAAATTTAATTTCGTCCAAGCCATAATATGATGTATCATCAAACATTAAGCTTCTTCTCATCACAATTTCTCTGGGAACATCAATTTTATGACCAAAATCTATTTCATTATTTGGTATAAATGAAATAACATCATCCGCATTTCTGACATTTATTTTTGTGTAATTGGCAGTAAACAAAACTTTATTGTTATAAACATACATACCTACATCTTCTGGATATTCTTCAGAAGCATCTCTAACAATTTCAACTGCAAAGAAATCCAAAATATATCCATTACTAATATAATCATAAAATGATTTACTATGTTGTATAAAATTAGTGTTGACTACCTCTCTTATTGTTCTGGTGGCTGTATCAAAAATTAAAACTGTATCATTCATTAATATAACAATATTTTTATATTTAACATATGCATAAATGTTACCCTTATCTTTGGTATCATATGTGTAAGATCGTTCTTCAGATAGATTGAATATTGTGATTATTCCCTTATATTCACAACATGCATAAATGTCACCATGGACTGATCCTGGAACCTTCAACAAATATTTACAACCGTTTATCAAATACCAATAACCATATTTAATTTCAGGATTATTGAGGGCAATATTTTCTGAATTTATAATGTAATGTACATCACGCGCTTTAGCTTCGTCCACTCCTCTTCTCACAAAATCATCGAATGAATCAAACATGTACAACCCGTCATTTTCCAGCAAGTAACATTTATTCTTTGTTATCAAAAGGTGTAAAAGAAATGTTTTATTTCTTGGATCGTGGATCAAATATCTACCCAATAATTGTAAAGTCTCTGAATTAGAAACATCAACATACAAGTCTTCCTGATATTTGTAAACGATATACAATTTATTCCTCAAGATTATTTTTTGTATGACATCTGTGATATCTCTGTAACCATATGAATAAGAACTTACGACAGCGTGCATTTTTATTAAACCAAAAAAAAATATTTGTAATTTACCCATAATTTACTCATAAATGATGTAAATATTAATATTTTTTGATCAGAAAAATGATAAAAGATTTCGAATTGAACCAGATCAACAATAAAGTGGTAAGAAGGATTTTAGAGGGAGAATTCTGTGATGTGCAAATACATTTAAAATCTGAGTTAACAGACGAGGAATATATTCTTAATGGACATAGTTTTATCTTATCAATGTTTAATTACTTTGACAAGTTATTCATTAATACAAATGCGGAATCTGTATATAGTGGTAAAAAATATTACAATGTCTATAAAATAAATGTTCCATTTGGGTTTAAAGCATTTGAAGAAGCTGTTAAAATAGTTTACAGCATTTACTTCAAGGATATAATACTTATGAATGATGCAAATAATGTGAATGTTCTCCACATTTTTGATTATTTATTGTTAGAAGAACTATATATTAAAAAATATTTAAAGAAATGTCTCAAGAGAATGGAATACATAGAAAATAAAGGAGAATTTTTTGAAGCAATTCATGATTTACCAATAATTAGTTCTGATATTAAAATGTTTATTTATAAGCTCTTTTACAACGAGGAATCTGATCTAAAAAATATGCTAATCAATAAGGGAATAAATATAGATTCACCTGCTGTTAATACCACACAATATGATTCTACAACCAATGTTATAATTATAACAAATGATATATTTGAGATGGTATATTTTGAACATGATGATATTATATATAGAATTAAACACACTTATGTTGATTATGATTCTACATATTTATGCACGTTTTTATCATGTCCAAAAGATGAATATATTGATAAAAATGCTAAATATGCTAATGAAGTAAAGAGAGTATATGATCTTTTACGTGATAGATTTGAAGATGATAATAATGATGATACAAAATATATAGCAAAGATAGAAACAACAATATATGATATGGATAGCTTTGAAGTATCAAATAAGTATGAATTTAAAAATATTTACGATATTAATAATAAATCATTTGCCATTCCCAATGAAGTGTATAAAGGATGTGGACTGTACGAAAGAAATAGCCTCAAAATGACAACCTCATATAGTTTGAGTAAACGCCGTTTTGAAATAAAAATTTTCCTTGAACCATATATTCCATCATAATTGAAGCACATCAATAATCCATTGGATTATTAATTATTAATATTTTATAAATTACTCGATAATGGATTTAACACATCTCCAATTTTTCATTCTATCCAAATAATCATCACAAATTGAAATTTTATAAGCGGGTGACAACAAGTATTCTCTATCACTTGTTTTGAATTTTGGACCATCTGCATAAATATTTATAATAACAGACATATTATTTTTAACCCATGTGGTGTCAACTTTATGATCTTTTCCAGATTTCTTGATAATTTCATTAACATTATTTATCAAAATGTCATAAAGAGCATCTTCATGTACGCCACCTTCTTTTGTGTGGGTACCATTCACAAAACTTAAAAATGATCCATTATTTGGATTGTCAACAACATTTAATTGATAATCCATTTCAATTTCAGTAATGTAACAGGGAATTTCACCTTTCTCATGATAAAAACGACTTGAATATGTTTGAATATTATCCATTGCATATCTATTTCCATTAAACACAACGGGAACTTCTGTACATCCATTAAAATTTGAGACATATGAGAGTGTTATACCATATGCTTCATGCACTCCAATCATATCCTTTGACAATTCCGTTATATTGAAATATTTAAAATCTGGTTGATATGATACCTCCACGTAATTTTTTTCTGATTCATATTTTTTAGCAGTAATAATGACAGGATTTTCACATTCACGTGCATTATTTTTCCATGTTTGACTATACAAAACATCACCTTCCTTAATCTTGACAGTAAAAACTGATGACAACATGTTTGTTAATTTAACACCAGTACCGAAATCATGCTCAATGTATTCATGACCATTAATACTAAATATGGTCTCTGGTAACCATTTACCATCATTATTTTTACTAATAGGAATAACAGTACCGTGATTACGAACGGTAACAGTTGTTTTTTCCACACGAATATTAACATCAGTGGGAATAATTTTGTTTTTAACTGTTCTTCTAACATTATCATGAACATTGTTGATCACCTCCATATACATTTTGATAATTCCATTGGGAATAGCAACATTCTTAAATCTAATCTTTTCACCATCGTAACACATTGTCTTGCCTTCAACATTACTTGTGTAATATTCATAAATTCGTTGAGAGTGTAAAAAATAGTTTACTTTATCTGTACCACATTTTTTATTGTCATCGGCCATCGTTTCAATATTTCTTTCGTTGTTGATAATCTCCATCTTTTTATTTAAAAAAATCACAAAATTTATATATCAATTTTATTGGTTTACCGTCGGGATGAATAGTCCCCAGTCATCCCTTACATTGCCACATATTTCTGCAAGACATCCATTTTCATCAAAATTATAAATAAGAAATTTATCATCATTAAATATTCTTTTAATGGAATCAAAACATCCGTTAATGCGATATTTAGCTATCAATATTTGATTAATTCCTATCATTGTTCTTTCTACTTCGTCAGGGTCGGGTGTTAGCGAGTGTATATTTTCAACTAACAACCCCGGAATTCCATATATTTGTATATGACCTTGATATGCACCTAGCAGAATACTCGGCATTAAACCATTTTGATAATTTCCAATATATTTTCTTTCTTGGACGATTGTTTCTCTACCATCACCATTAATATCTTTAAATATTACTGATCTTGCAACCATTTCTCCTGGATAGATGATAAATCCTTCATTAGGATTAGAAAGTACAGCACTTGAATCATAAAGATTTGTAATGTAATAATAGACGACTCTAACATTGGTTTCCATATGTATATCTTTTCCTTTTATTATATATTATAATCTTTTAGCCACATTATATGAAAATTTTATATTTTTCAATAAACTGACACAATTAAAAAATTTTTAATGTTTAAAATGATAAATATAAAAGATGTCCATAGCAGCCAGTATAATCATATCGATCGTGGTATCGATATTTGTCACTTTGTTAATATGGGGTATACAAAGTGCTACTTACAATAATTATGGATATCGTATATCACCCTGGTTATTGATAATAATCGGGGTATTAATTGCCTTTTTCATCTATTTTATAATTGGTGTAATTGGTAGAAGTTTCTCAAAGAATAAAAGAAATACATACAGTACAATTAAAACCGATGTTGATAAACCAATATATAATAATGTTTACATCAGTCCTGATATATTGTAAATATTTTTATACATTGTTATCGGCCCTAGTACTTTCTAAATATTTCTTATAATATCTAGAATAAAAATAGTTAGATATCTCTGGAGCATCTAATAATATTTTTGTAAATTTATCTTTGTTCATAACTATTAAATCATCTGCGCTCCCTCTGTAAGATAATGGAAGTGATTCACGAGATAACAACTCAGAAAGAAATTTATCAACATCTATTGTGTATTTTTGTATTGTTTTTAAAGATTCTTGCAGGCCAAGAATTTGTACAGAACCTGAAATTATTGCAGTAATTATTGTTATACATGTTGTTACTATTAATATTATTTCACCCTTCACTGAATATTGTATAAGATTGGTAAATGAAGCAGATGATGCTATAATAAATGACAATACATTTAAATATTTTAAAATACAACTAACTCTATCCAGTTCGGCATCATATACAAAAGCTATTAAAGACAAATGTTTAATCCACATTCTTATAGTTTCCTCAGAATCCTCAGGTACTTTATTTGTCAAATTTACAATATTCCCAAGTGTGTCAGCCATATTTATCCATATTTAAAATCCGTTTAAGGATTAAAATAATATAAATCGTATTTTTTATTATTTATATGAAAAATTTTTTTTACATAAATAAATGGAAATATGGGATATTAAAAATAAAAAATACAACGTTAATAGTTTCCAGACAAATAAGGTACCTTATATAACATTTCCAAAGGTATTGAAACTTCCAAATGGTAATTTGAGGGAAGCATATGTTAAATTTATCAATACTTATTGTTTAAACATTAACGTTAGTTACAAAATAATTCTTTTAAGAAGATGTATTGCAGAATGTTTATCATCAATTCACTACAGAATTCCATATTCATATATTGAAGATAATGTTAAACTGAGTAAACATATAATCATTAAAGCAGAAAGAACAAATGATCTTAAGATCATATTTAAATCGAGTAAAGACATTGACAATATAAAGGATGATTTAATTCATATTACTGATCCATTTTTCAAAAATGTTAAAACTCTAAAAAAGATAATCAGGTTGAACAATTTAGAATTTAACTTACCTCAGGGATTTTCAAAGAACAAATATTACAAATCAATATCTTATATACTGGATAAATTAAGACCGTTTGGTTACAAATTTGTGAATAGTTATTTCAAAAGATCCAGTGATTTACAGATACTGTACATTGAAAATGGTATATATGATAGAAGTCACACTTTACCAAAAAGTATACCATGTAAACTTATCAATGAAAATACACATGCTTTCAACTTTGTAATTAAATACAACTTAATAAACTGTGTTGAAAATTTTTGTATAGATAATGCATCCAAATTATTAAAAGGCTATTTGCAAATATGTGGATATGTCTTAAACAATGATGTGTACGAGACAAATATTCTTTACAGTATATTGGATCTGGAATATATTAATGTGAATAGTGTAACCTTTAATAAATATGAAAATAATAAATTTATAAATTCTGATTTTCAACTGAGATTTAGCCATAAATTATTGAGAACATTTAACAGATGTAAGAGCATAGACCCAGAAGAATATTTTTACGAAATGTTGGTAAGTGATATAGGTTGTAATGAGGCACATGCATTAATACTATTCGATATTGGAAGTGGTGTAACATATGATGATAAACAAAAAATGGTGAAAAGAGTTACGTTTGAAGAGGACCCATTCAATAAAAGAGTAAGTCATCCTAACATGAACAACATAATGATGGATGGTAATTTAGAAAAGATATATTACGGATCTGATATGACAATAGAGGAAAAGACATTGATTATATTAGAAGAATTTGGAACAATAGATGAGGGAATGTATATACTTATGAATACATTTATTGAATATCCGGAAATATTTGAAAAATATGTGTTATGTGACAAGGCTATTCCAAAATTTGTTTTAGATATGTTTTATCCAAATGCTACACTTTCACAATTGTGGTATTTATACTTAACTGGTAAAAAACTAGACATAAACATAAATGAATCATATGCACTAAGGAAATCAAGATATATAAAGTTAAATATGAAACATAGAATAATGATCATGAATCTGTATCCAAAAAGTCAAATAGAAATTACTTTTCGTAGTGATGAACATAGATTAGAAAAGTGTATGGTTGACTTATTCCATGCTGAAGAAGAAGATTTATTATCCATAATTGAGAAATATGGTATGAAAGTACCGGATATATTATTGACAAGTGAAGTAAGAGTTTACATAGAAGTGTTTATATGGATGTATGTAAGTGTTAGAAAAGAATATGATTATAAAATACAACATGATGATGTAAATATATATAGGGGAATATCGAGAGAAGACTTCTGTTCAAACATAAAAATATATTCTGATCAATCTCTAATTAAATATTTTCAATATACCCAGATGTGTATGAATAGAGTAGAATTAATTAACAGAATTTATGATAACCTTGATTTTAAAAACTTTGGAATTGAGGATAAACTTCATGGTAGAATTATTAACAGTGAAACATATTTAACCACTGACATAAGAGATCTGACTCCACCATACTTGTCATATGGTGATTTTTATGAAAAGAGAATTTTTGAAATAGATGAAATATTGATAAATTTCCACAAAGTTGGAGATGAGTACAATTTGAGGAATCCAAGTGATCCAAATAAATATTTTGAAATAAATGAAATAATCAAATTACAATCATGTGTGAAATGTTTGAATATTGATGAAAATATGATGAATGAGGTAGACGAAAAATTAAATATGGTAATAAAATCAAATCAGAGAAGAGAAGTATTGTTAAGCGATTTATATAATATGATAAGTAGAGATGTGGAAGCAAAAACTATGCTCTACGGGTATTTTTACAGAATATTTTTATTGGGAATGTACATGAGGAAATGGAGAGGTGAAGGAGAATATCCACTTTCATCTGTTAATACTAAAGTAAATGATTATGACCCCACTGATTTTGTAAGTGATAAATTAGAAGAATTATACATGTATATGGACACAATGAAAAATAATGTTTTGTGGAGAAAAATAATATCATTGCAAATGGTAGACTACAATAATACTAAAAGTGTATATGAAACAAACACATCTGGATTAATAGTTGAATATTTGAGTAAGGTTAGAAATGGTAAATATTGTATCCGAGTTTCTAGTTCACTAATGTGTACAACCGGATATTATTATTGTAATGTACTCCTGGATCATATTATTCCGAATTTTGATGTGTCAAAAATGGACAGAATATATTGATATTTCATGTACAGTGTACATGAAAGAATATAAATTATGGATCATGAATTATGTTTATGAACAAAATTGTATGTTACATTAAGTAATTGTTTAACAACAAAATCATACATTTTACTATTTTTATATTTTCCAATTTCATTATATACATCTTTTATATTATATTTCAATATAATCATGTATAACAATGAATCCAGTTGATTGTCACACAAACTTGTAGACAATAATTCTAAAAATTTGAAAGATTCTTCAATTGATAAATTGTTTTCCCTAACATGTAAAACAATGAGTTCGGAAACATAATTAATTTCGATGTCGTTAAGATAGTTACATATGTGATATAGATTATATAAATTTTTCTTTTCTATATTGTTATTTACAACAAAATCTTTATAAATTTTCATGTTGACATATGATTCATAAAGAAGTGAATCGGGTATATCTGAAATATCTGAAAATAATCCTTTTATAAGTGCACTCCTTTTAAATAATAATTCTAATGGTAACACAACATTTTCATTTTCTGTACTAATTGTTACATATTTATCATTATTATCACAAATCTTATAAGAAGGAGATTCATACATCATATGTATATTAAAACAATTGTTTTTTACATGTAATATATACATAACATTGTTATGATAGACTATATCAATATGGTCATAATCTTCTAAATCTTTTGGTAACAAATATTTATAATTATCAACAAGATTTTTTAAACATAATTTTATTTTACCTAATATATTTTCAGAACATATAATATGATAATCACTTGTAAAACTTTTAACATCGTATTCGACCACATTAATTGTTTTTTTTCAGATAAATTATATATGACACATTTATAAGGATTTATGTAGTTACTGATGTTACACCTAAAATAAATTAATAAAAAGCCGTCATAGTATCTTATTATATAAGCTCTATCTTCTGGTAAATAAAGAACATCATTTTCAAGCCTAATATCACAAATATTATTATATTTATTGTAATTTATTTTTAATAATATGCTATTATTTCGATTTACAATTGTAAAGCAATCTCTCATACCATCTTCCTTTGACATGTAGTAAACTTCGTTATCTATTACAACATTAATTTTAATGTATATATGTTGTCTGGGTATGATATTATCTGTTCCAAAATGTACAATATCTTCACGTTCCAAATTGTCTAAATTATGAATGTCCACAGAGTACTCATCTTCATAAATATTTTTGAAAATTATTAATTTATTGATAATAATATATGTGTAAGCAAAATAAATTATCGAATTACAAATTTGTACGTTATTGTTACTCACTATACACCTTTTTATCATGTTGAATTTCAACAATTTGATTGCGTCATAATAATTTTTGTTATGATAATAGAAAATATATAAGAAATTATCTACTATTTTCGAATAAATAATTTTTGTAACATTCAAACTACTACTGTATATGTTTAACATATTCTTAAAGATTGATAGCATAAATAATTTTTTTTTGAAAAAAAAATATTTGTGTTTAAGTTATGTGGATCTGTTGTTAAACAATATGGTCAGAGATACTTTAATATATTCAAAGATACTATGTCTATAGACTTCAATATATATATTTATTATTTTCGATATCGTTATAATATGAAACTTTTCAACATCTATTATATCAATATTTTTTTTATAATTTTATGAAATGTGATAAACAATTAATTAATTGAAACATAATTTCAATTTTGTTGTAAGTTATAATAGCAGTATCATATTCAAAAAATTATTTTAGGTTAATTAACATTATCATTTTCATCATTGTTTTGATTGCCTTTATTGTCTTTATTGTCTTCAAGCTTTCCACTTTTACTTATTTCACTGAAATATTTATGTAGTTTGTTTAACATTTTCAAATTTCATCATGTTCATATTAATAATGAAATTATTGTGTTTTACTGGTTTCCTTTGACTTTTATTTATCCTTTCATCATGTACACCAGTTATATTGAAAAATCTTGTAACACATCATTTAAAGCATTCGTTATCATCATTATTTTGCATATTGATGACTGTTTTCTTATCAGCAATAAATTTTGGAAAAGGAATATAAGAACTACCCTTAATAGATTGTAATTTACCAAAATGAACTTGAAACTTTATAGGACTATCATATACCCATCCATTATTTGCTAATGAAAATATTTTCTAAGTGCTTTTCAAATCCTTGAATAAAAAGATCATAAATTTCTCTAACATCAGATTCAGGATAATTACTTTGTGATCCACTTCTATATGTACTTTCAGCTTTAAGTATTTGAGCAGGAACATCCGTAAATATTTCAATTTTCATAAGTAAGAATTTGAATATTAATGTAATTAGTTCTTCTTTCTTCTTTCTTCTTTTTCGCATAATATGGTATTTTATATGTTTTCGCAATTTCTCTCAGTTCGCTTATCCGTAGTTTAACATATAAAACACTATGAATTTTAGGATATAGTATTTTAAAATGAGTTAAATTTTATAATTTATACAACATTGTTGTATAAGCATATGAGTGTATATTAAATATTTAATTTAGATAACATTTAATTTGGATAGTATTTCGTAATCAGTTATAAACGACTGTTTTGAAACAATATCGTATAATTTTGTACCATTATACTCTAAAAATTCATTGTAAATATCTTTTCTATCATATTTAAACATAATTATATATAAAAATGAAATTGATTTATCATCATACAGATCTGTAGTAAACAATTAAAAAAATTCCAGTTTTATATCATAAATTATACATCATCAATGTATAATCAATAATAAAACAATTAATCGAATTTGGAAAGTGTGTCACATGCAATATTAAACAACTGTTTATACACAAAATCATAAACCTTTGTATTTTTATATCCCATAATCATATTATAAATATTTTTTCTGTCATATTTCTTTATAATTATACACAAAAGTGAATGTAACTGATTATCACATAAACTTGTTGATAATAATTCCAAGAATTTGAAAGATTCATCAATATTTACATTATTTTCATCAACATATGATAGTATTAATTCTGAAACATAATTTATATTAATGTCATTTAAGTAGTTGCATATATAATATAGTTTATATAAATTTTCATTTTTTACATCACCATCTATTATGAATTCCTTATAAATATTCATGTTAATATATGAATCATAAAGTAGAAGATCAGGCACATTTGAGACATCTGAAAATAACCCCCTTATAAGGGCGCTCCTTTCTAACAATAATTCTAATGGTAAAACAACATTTTCTTGCTCTGTACCGATTGTTATATGTTTGACGTTCATATTTTCTATATTGTAGAATGGCTGAAGCTCATCCATCATATATATTTTTAAACGATTGTCTCCTACAATTATTAAATAGTCAGAATTCTTATATTGAAATATATCACACACACCTTTGTGAGGATAACCTGATAGAAAAATTTTATTATTGCTAATAGGATCGTAGATATAAATAATTGAATCATCCGATACTTTCTCATAACATACAAAATGATGGTTACTTGTAAAAAACAAAATTTCAGACTCGTGACAAGTAAATGTTTTCTTGGATAAATTATATAAAATATATGTGTAATCACAACTGAGATCTAGGCTCATTTGAAAGAAGATTAATAGAAACCCTTTATGATATCTTATCGTATAAGAATCTCTTTTTGGTAAGTAAATTGTATTATTGTCACAATCGACAGTGATATCAACATTGTTGTCGGAACGATTTATATCTACAAGAACTTCTTCTTTTTTATTAATAATGGTAAAGCAATTTATTTTATCTTTCACCGATGATACATAATAAAAATCACCATTAATGACGACATTAATTCTCATTATAACACCACATCTTGATATAACTTTTTCAATTTCACAATCTTCACATATTCTTAAAGTGTCTAAATTATATGGGATAACTTTATAATCATATACTGAATGGCTTGTAAACATGTATAGTTTATTGTTATCTATATATGAGAAAGAAGGAAAATCGTAATATTGCATTATATAATCGTCAGCAATGATACATCTGTGTACCATGCTAAATTTTAACATTCTTAAAACAATATTGTATACAGAACTATTGTAATATATTATATATAAAATATCTCCAATTAATACTGAATTATATATTCCGCTTATGTCAAACGTTTTGTCACATATACATAACATTGTTGTTATTATCCCAAAGAGACAAATTAATTTTATAGAGGATTTTTACATTTATGTCACAAATTATACATTAATAATGTATAATATAATTAATTATATTTAGAAATTGAGTTACATGCTGTTAGAAACAACTGTTTTGAAACAAAATCATACAGTTTTGTACCCTTATACTCTAAAATATTATTGTAAACATCTACATTATCATACTTCAACATTATTATGTATAAAAGTGAATTTAACTTGTCATCACATGAACTTACGGAAAATAGCTCTAGAAATTTGAAAGACTCGCCAATTGAAACATCATTCTCTCTAACATATGCTATTATGACTTCTGAAACATAATCTGTTTCTACATCATTTAAATAATCACATATGTGATAGAGTTTATGTAAATTTTCATTTTTAACTTTACCATCAGTTATAAATTCTTTGTAAATATCCATATTAACATATGAATTGTAAATCAGGACATCGGGCACATCAGAAAAATCTGAAAATAACCCCTTTATAAGGGCGCTTCTTCTTAACAATAATTCTAATGGTAACATAACATTTTCATTCTCTGTACCAATTTTTATATGCTTACTATCCATACCTTCTTTATTGGAAATATGTAACTGGGGATTATGTATCATACATATTTTTAAACATTTATCTTTTACATGTATTGAATAACTAACATTATTATATTGAAATATATCGTGATCGCTTTCACTGGGATAATTAGGTAGCAAAATTTTATCATTTCTGACGGGATCATGTACGCACATAATTACTTTATCCAATTCATTCTCAAAATTTACAAAACAATGACTACTCGTGAAAAATGTAACATTATATACGTGGGATGTTAATGTTTTTTTAGATAAATTATATGAAACACACGTACAATTATCACTGAGACCTACTACATCAGGATAATAGATAATTAAAAACCCATCGTGATATCTAATAATGTAAGAATAACTTTTTGGTAAATAAATTACATTTTTATTGATGTGAGCATCGATGTTATCGGTGTTAGAGTAATTTACACTTATAAGAATTTCCCCTTTTTTATTAATAATGTCGAAGTAATCTTTTTTATCTATTTTATTTGATACAAAATAAAAATCATTATTAATGACAACATTAATTATGATTTGCACATTACATCTAGATATGGTTTCTTCTACTTCAGAATCTCCACATATCCTTAAAGTATTTAGATCATATACGATGGTAGAATAGTTATGTATTGAATTATCAGTAAACATATACAATTTATTATTGTCAATGTAAGTGAAGGCAAGATAACTTACAGATGACGTTATATAATCATCAGCTACAATGCATTTGTGAATCATGCTAAATTTTAACATCCTCAGTGTTTTACTATGTTCGGCAGAGTCGAAATATAATATATATAAAATGTTCCCCACTACTGTAGAATTATAAATGTCATCAATGTCAAACTTTTTTTCATATATGTTTATCAGTGACATTTTCTCAAGAAAATCAAAGATAATTTTGTAAAAAATTTTTTTTTCTATATTATAAATTTTAAATTATAAATGATCAGTTGTGGATCAAAAAATAATATTTTCTCTTTATTGAAAGAATCATCAAAATGTAGAAATAAATAGCCGATATATTAAATTAAAAATGGTAAAAACTAATATAATAAAATGTTTTTTTTTGTAAAAAATTGGGAAATAAAGGATGATATGAATAAAATAGTGACAGAACATGAGAGGAACTATTTTGAAGTAGTCCAAAGTGTTTGATTTGTTAAGGTAAGGCTCTTAGTCTCAGATATATGTCCTTCTTTCCAAAAGATATAAATCAATCATATAACATTGTTATATAATTTAACAGTAATAAATTAATTATACTTAGAAATAGAGTCATATGCTGTGGTGAACAATTGCTTTAAAGCAAAATCATAAAGTTTGGTGTCTTTATACTCCATAATATTATTGTAAATATCCCCTCTATCATATTTCCGCATGATTATGTATAAAAGAGCATTTAATTGATTATCACATAAGGATGTAGATAATAATTCCAAAAATCTGAAAGATTTCCTTATACGGACATAATTATCCTTAATAAATAATAATATCAATTCAGATACATAATTAATTTCTGTATCATTTAAATAATTGCATATGTGGTATAGTTTATATAGATTTTCACTTTCCACTCTGCCATTCACCACAAATTCTTTGTAAATCTTCATATTAACATATGAATCATAAAGAAGAATATCAGGAACATTAGAAATATCTGAAAATAAACCTTTAATTAAAGCACTTCTCTTAAATAATAATTCTAACGGTAGAACAACGTTTTCATCTTTTGTACCAATTGTTATATGTTTATCATTATTACATTCACTAATATGCTGTAACTGAGGTTCATATATCATATGTATATTAAAACAATTATCTTTTATGTTTAATAAATATTTAATATCTTTGTAATGAACTATATCGATGTCGCCATACTTTTCTAAATGCTTTGGTAACAAATATTTATAATTACTTGTAAGATCTCCTATATATAAATTTGACACATCTAGTTCATTTTCAGAATATATAATATGGTGTTCACTTGTAAAATTTATTATATCACATGTTGATGTGCTAATTGTTTTTTCATATAAATTATATATAACACATGTATAAGGATCGTAGTAATAATCATTAGAATATCTGAAATAAATTAACAAAAATCCATTATTGTATCTTATAGTGTAAGCACCATATTTTGGCAAATAAAGTACGTCATTATTTAGATTAACATTGTTGTTATTTTCGTCATAATTTATATTTAACAATATATTTCCTTTTCTGTTCACAATCACAAAACAATTATCTACATCTTTTTCCCTTGTCACATAATATATTTCATTATCGATAGTAACGTTGATTTTTATTAATGTTTTTTGTCTAGGTATGATTTTATCTATTCCAAAATGTAAATTATCATCAAGTTTCAAATTGCTTAAATTATAAATGTTTACTAAGTAATCATAGTCATATTGATAATCCACAATGAACACTATCAAATTATTATTATTGATATAAACATAAGGAATATAATCCTTTGTAAACCCTGTTGATATATAATCATCACTCACAATGTATCTTTTCGACATATCAAATTTTAACAATTTAAGATACTTTTTCCCGTTATAGTAGCAGATGTATAAAATGTTGTCAATTATTTTTGAATCTAAAAATTTAGTGATGTCTAAATTACCATCATACACATTTAGCAACATCTTGATTAAATTTAAACATAAAAATTTTTACATTTATGTTTATTTTTAAATCTATCGTTGATTAATATATTGTTATTTTTCGAATGATAATTTCTGAAATATAATGATATTATCATATAATAACGCAAGTTTCAGTAATATAACATTATCTATCTAAACACTTATGTGAGTATTCCTAAAATTATTAAAAGTGAAATTTTAAGATATATCCACATTTTTCCGTAATGAAACATCTTTTTTCAAGAAAATGTAAATTAACTAAACAACATTGTTGTTTATTATAATAAATTAATTGTTATTTAACATAATGATAATAAATTATTTAAATTTGGAAACAGACTCATATGCGGTGGTAAACAATTGCTTTAAAGCAAAATCATAGAGCTTAGTATCTTTATACTCCATAATATTATTATAAATGTCACCTCTGTCATATTTTTGCATGATAATATACAAAAGCGCATTTAATTGATTATCACACAAAGATGTAGACAGCAATTCCAAAAATTTGAAAGATTTTTTGATATTAACATTATTTTCTTTAACATATGACAGTATCAATTCAGAGACATAATTAATATCAATGTCATTCAAATAATTACATATTTTATATAATGCATAAAGATCACTATTATTCACTTTATTTGTAGTTATAAATTTTTTATAAACGTCTATATTAGCATAAGATTCATGGATAAGTGTGTCTGGAACTTCACCAATATCTGAATATAAATCTTTTATTAGAGAACTCCTTCTAAACAATTGTTTAAGAGATATGGATGTAGAATTACTACTTGTGCCTATCGTTATGTGTTTATTAAATTTCGCGTCTATTTTTTTACTTTTACCCTTCTTACTTTTACCCTTATTACCACCCTTAAAATCATACATCACATATATGTCTAAAAAGCCATTTTTGACGGCGATTAAGTATTTATTATCATTGTAATGAATTATATCAATATGGTTGCTATTGTGTAAATGTTGTGGTAATAAATATTTATAATCATCTAACACATCCCTAATATATAAACTTTCATTATTCATTATCCCTTCAGAATATAATATATAACTACCCATCATGATTGTATTAATTTTATATGCACAACTCCTGTATGTTCTATCAGTTAAATTGTAAATTATACATTTTTCATACCTTTCTTCACCGTCTGGAATATATAATATTAGATAACCGTTATTATATCTTAAAACACTTCTATTGTGATGTGGTAAATAAAATGTATTTTCTTTTTCATCATATTTGATAACATCTCTACTATTGCTTTCACTATAATCAATGGTTAATAACGCTTCACCACTATAAAAATTAACAATTTTATATCTTTTACTCGGATGTGTAAATATACTTTCTCTAGCACAATATATAGTGTTATCTATAACAAGATCAGCCCTGAACATTAAATTGGATGACCAATTTATGTATTTGTTTATATTATCTTTTTCTTTAAAGCCATCAAGTTCAAAAATATCATGTGTATACATGTTATTACCCATGTCAGTTAAAAAGTGGATCTTATTGTTTAAAATACTGATATTATAAATATATGTTATCTGACATTTTGTGGACATTACTATGTCGTCTATTACATATCGTTTTATCATACAGAATTTGAGTAGCTTCATATAAACCATGTCTTCACCAATATAGTAGTACAGTATGTATAAGACATCATCTATAACAAAAGTCTTTAAAATTCTCCCCGTCCATAACCCCTTGCTGCATATATTAATCATCGTCTCAAAAAGTTGATTTTTTTCCAATTTTTTTACCAATTGAAGGTCAAATTATCCAATATTATTGGTAGTATTAAACAATATTATTGTTTAATACCTAATCTATATAGATTTTTTGTGGGGAAAATATGATGTTTTATTAGATAAATTTATTTCACATTCATATCTTGCCCAAAAATCGCTGAGAGGTGTACCAGATGGGATTTCTTCATTAGCGATAACTCTCAATAACACTTCAATAGCTGAATCTGTTAAATATTCAGGAGAATATTCGTATATTGTTTTTGAATATATTCCCGTTACAAAAAAATTTTTAAGACAATGTTCTTCAAATGACAATCCCTTCGATAACATTGTAAACGTATCTTTCAATCCTATCGTAAAGCTCGATATATTTTTGTTTGTCAACATTACATTGAAATATTTATAAGCCGTAAATAAAAATACATTAACCCACATTATGACACATTGTTCATCGAATTCTTTGATATTCAGATCAGAAATTAAATATTGATCAAATAATCTTATCGCTTGAAACAATGTTCTATGAGAATACCATTCACTTACTGGATTTTTGTGTCTATTACTATACACATGTATAAACCATTTCATCCCTACTTTTCTTGCTACACATGATTTATAACAAAATTTATAGACAGGTTTTAATATCCATTCACCACTATCATTAATTCTGAATTTATTTCTCATTGATGTTATTAATTCTCTACACGATTCAAAATATGGATGGTTAAGACATGCTGTAGCAGACGCTCTATTTTTATCTGTTACTACAAACATCATATCCAACATATTTGCTAATTTTTCATCTGTATTTGCGGGTAACAATCTTTTAATTCCCAAATTTCCACACTGCTGATTCCTATAAACATTTATATCATTAAAATTACTATAACTTATATTTTTATTATTGGAAATAGGCTTTACTGTTTGAACAGTCTTAACCTTTTTACTTTCCTCATCTTTATACAATTCATTGTATATATAGTAATCATCTTCTGGAAATGAAAAATTACACCAATGAAATCTTAATAAATCAGTATCTTTGTCAGCAGATACTAGAAATTTATTATCTGGAAAACAGATTAATTCATAGAAGATACATGCCAAACTCCATATGTCTGATTTATAATCATAATTTTTATTGAGTGATACTTCAGGTGCTCTATACCATGAAGTTGTTACACCCGGTACTGACATAGGTTGGTGTGAAAAAGATGTAGATAATCCAAAATCGGTTATCTTGGCACTTTTTAGACCTCCTTTATCATTTAAAAATATAATTATGTTATTTGGCTTGATATCTCTATGATATATTTCTCTGCTATGCAAAAATTCTAGAGATAGAAGAGTATGTACCATAAATAATTTTTTATCATCTTCAGATATGGTGTAGGGTATACCAGTTCTACTATTTTTCTTATGTATCCAATGATATGCGTCAGTGTCACCCATTTCCATTGCTAGATACATTTTGTCATATAACGCACCTTTTTTACCACTTGAAGATGATCTACCTCTATGATTTGGTTTACTTAAGGAATTAGTGAATGGATCCATAAAATATAATCCTACAATTTGTATAAAAAATGGATAATCTCTCACAACTTGTAAAGTATCAAATTCTTGTAAACAATTTGTTGATCCATTATAACTTTTAGATATGTTACTTCTTTTTACAGCAATCTTATATCCATCTTTATTCATTGCACTATAAACTTTACCATATGCACCACTTCCTAATATACTCATCTTTAATAATCCATCAGAAGAACTGGATCTTATTTTTGCTATTTCATCCATTATTAACTTATTTATGTCTATTTTTAATCATTTAATTTATTATTAGTGATTATGATTAAAAATTGTTCAAAATTTTAATAAAAATTTTATATTAATTTTATGCAATTTTTGGTATAAAACTAATAATATATATTGTATGTAACAGATATGATGAATATGTTATTTATAATGTTATATACACCATAAGATGATGACTGTGACAACAATAATAAAATTTTTCAATATTTTGTAAACTAATTAAAGTTAAAATAAAAATTATAAAATAATATTTTTATATGTATTAAAAATAATGTTACACGAAAGACAGTTCGCTTTTGCTTTAATACCTATTGTAGCTTACATCAAATATAAAAATTCTAAAATAAATAAAATTGAAATTACTAAACCTACTAGTGATAATTCTAAAGAATATTTAAATGATAGATACGAATACTTATTAATTGATTAAAATAATTATAAATTTTTTTTCAATATAAATGAATAACCAGAAAAAAGATATGTTAATATTAGTATTATCAACATATTGTATAGGTACATTTATTATTTTTTTAACAACATTTGATTATATATATTACATAAAATTTGTAAACAATGTAAACGATAAATATTTAGTCTCTTACAACAATTCTGTATATAAAAATTTTGATATAACCTGTAACATATGTGTTAATGATAATATTATAGAAAATAATTTCAGCGATTATGAGGGAATAAAATATGTATATAGTTACACATTTGGAATAATGTACATGATTATATTTCTCATCTCTTTTATAAAATATGTAAATTAGTTTAATAAACTAATTATAAACATGTTTATAATTTGATATCTCTTGGAACCAAATTGTTGATTGTGGATGAATCTGAAATACTGAATTGTTTACCTTCATTTACCACAACATAATCTTTGAAATTTTTGATAAAATTATTGTCGACATCACTTTCTTTTGGAACTGCTAAATAATCAACATTTGTAGGATTAAATGATCCACTTACCTGTGTTCCGGGATTATGTCTCATCCAATTTTTATTAACTTTGGTGTTTACCAAGACATCGTGTAAATGTACCAAATTTAACCCTGAAGTTTCATCTATTCTCACACAAAATCTCTCTGCCGTTATATAAATATCAAATCTATTCTCTAATATACTTGATTGTATTAGCAAATATTCAATTTGTTCTCTTGATAGCGCATCTCCCTCATAATCTGCATATACATAAAATATTCTTCTTGGAATTTTTTTATAATCATAATCTGATACCGTTTCCTCTTTATATTTAACAAGATCTGTACTACCTCCAGAGATAAACACTGAATTTCCTTTAAAATTGAAAAGGAGAAGATAGTACAGCAGTATTGTGAAGGTATTCTTTTCAATTTGTTTATTCTCCAATTTCACGTAATTTCCAACAGTGTGAACTTTTCCCGGAACAAAAATATTAAATCCTCTTTCATTGTATTTTACCAATCTTCTATTGTATGTTTTTGATTGACGTCTAGGATTTATAATATTAATACCATGTTCAACTGCAAATTTATATCTTGGAAGATAACTAACGTATATTTTATCATTGGTGTAATATATTGAACATGCGCATGAATCAACGTCAAAACCAAGCAATATTTCCGAGATATTTTTGTATACTCTTTTCACGATCTGAATATTCCTGGAATGTCTAGTACAAATTGTTATGGAATTGGAAGTTTGTAAAACTTCAGCAAGTCCATCCTCATTTGTTATATATGTTATTATTTTTTCGATCTTTTCTAAAATTTCATCATCACTGTTGTTTTCACCATAAAAGAAAATATCTATATCACCATATTTTTCGTCCAATATAAGAGAATTTACAAAACCACCACATAAAGCGACTCCTCCAATTAAAAGTATTTCAAGCATAAAATTATAATCATTGAACAATGCCCTACATATGGCATTATATGATTGTACATTTACAGATGGTCTAACGATGTTTATACTATGGTTATATGAAAAATTCATGCTTATAGATTTTAACGACATGCAGTAGTCATTATATTTATTATAATTATCTTTCTTGATGGTTAAATTATTTTCATGATAATGGATTAATGGACATTCTAGTTCGCTGTTATTTCTATATTTGTTCTCCTCCATAATATTATCATATATTTCTTTTGTTTCATAAAGTAATGCTTCATAATAAATATCACTGATAAACTCTTTTTTGTAACCTTGTTTTATTAAAAAAACTACAACTTCAAATGGAAGAGTATCTGTATCGTAAAAAAAATTATGAATTATTTTAAATAATGAATGCATACTAATACTTGAAAAATCCTCATCTGTATTATAAATACTTTCAAGATCATCTTGTATGTCAAAATATAAATTTATAATACCTAATTTTTCATCTTCTACACCCAGTATTTCAACATTTATTGTGTCTCCAATTTTTACATTCCTCACTTTATATCTAATTAATTTTTTGACATAATCAGTTTTCATAACCGATTCAGATACGAGCAATTCTAACATGTTTTTGTTTTATTTTTTCAAAAAATTTAACATCAATGTCATTTTTGTTGATATGGATAGGTGTCGGAATCCGCATTTGTAATTTTTTGATATAATCATATCATGTTTTATATATTTTGAAAATATTGATATTTTAAGAGATATGTCAGATGTAAATATTACAGTGTATTGCATAAAAATAAAATGATGTAATTTTTACATAATTTTATAATTCAAAATTTTACATAATTATAAAATTTTGAGGAAAATGAGCTACACTGACACATTCTTTGATGCTTGTACAAGTGGTGATGTGGAAAGTCTCAAAAAAGTGATTGACTATGTTGATATAAATGCTCAGACCAAACTTGCTATGAATAGTAACCAAACAGGATTAATGTTAGCATGTGAAAAAGGACATTATGATGTTGTTAAGTTTCTATTCAATTATGATGTGGCTAATAGGAAAAATAGAAGTGCACTTTTAACTTCTATTTTCAATTATCACAATATTATCGATTTTAATAAATATATACTACTCTATCACAAAAGTGCGTTCATAAATGCTTGTAAAAATGGAAATTTAGACATCTTGAAATTGTTTTTAGAAAATAAAAACGTAAACGTAGACGTATATGGTATTTTTATGGCATATAAGAAAGAAAAATATGAAGCTATTAAATTGATTTTTTCATATGATAGAGTTGATGTTAATAAATTGATAAATGGGTCGGGAATTTTATATGCTGTATGTAGGGATAACAAGTTAGATTTACTTGAAGTTTTATTGAAAAATAAAAACTTGGATATTAATTTAACAAATTCTTATGGAGACACTGGACTTATAATAGCATGTGGAAAGGGTAATTTTGACATTGTTAAAAAATTGCTTGAAGATGACAGAACATGCATTAATGCTGTCAATAATAATGGAGATTCTGCGTTAATGACAGCCTGTATTTCTGGAGAATATAATATAGTGAATCTTTTACTGAAAAATGAGAATATTAACGTGAACATTGTCAATAAAAACAAAAATAGTGCTTATGATCTAGCACGGGTCCGAGAACATACCAATATCATGGATCTTATAAGTGAAAGTGGAAAAGTATGTAAAGAAAAGGAAGTGTTAAACTTTACTAATTTTATCGACAAATGTTATGACTATTTTATGTCGTGAATATATTTATTTTAACATACTCTATTTATTTAAATATGTCTAATGGACGTGTTTATTTTTAGCATGTCTAATGGACGTGTTTATTTTTAACATGTCTAATGGACGTGTTTATTTTTAACATGTCTAATGGACGTGTTTATTTTTAGCATGTCTAATAGACATGTTAAAACTGGTTATGGGAAACAAATTTCACAAAATTCTATATCTAAATCAACATTCAGACTTAACATGTAGACCATATAACATGAACAACAATTCTCCTCCTTTAATAATTTACACACATTATCACATGTTATACATTTCTGTGTGATTTCTTTATCTTGTTTATTTATATTTGCATTTGTTATATTATTCTGAATTACATTATTAACATTATCGTTAATATTAGTTGGGAAACTGTTCCATTTATCTTCATCTGTTGACATGGTATTCCAATCAAAATGTGTTTTACATTTAACACAAAATATATGATCACATCCCTCGTCTTTAAATATGTCACATTTACAATTTGGACACTTTTTAATGTCTATGCCGTCAACTAGGATCTTTTCACATTCTCCATCATGTGAAACTTTTAAACATTTGCTACAAAATTTTGTTCTACATTTGGTACATCGTTTATTATACCTCTTAACATATCCAGTACATTGCTTATCATTTATCTTAAGAGGACAATCAAATATTGATCTTTCAACTCTTCCTACTTTATTATTTTGAGCTTTGTTGAAGGGTGTATCCCCATTGCATCTTACTCCATTTTTGTCAACATGTGGACATTTAACGACTGTTTCCCTATTACTTAATTTTAAATTAATGAAATCTCTTAAGCACACATTGTGGAACTCATGATTACATTCTAAAGTTATCAATTTTTTCTTGCTCTTGTCGTCCATACAAATTCCACATGACATATTTATAACCAATTTCATGAAAAATTAAAAAATTAAATTAATCAATTTAATTTTTTTTCATCTGAATAGCACCATTGATATTAAACATGTGTTTATAGAATTTTTTATAATATGACTTCGATATAAACTGTATATGTGTGTATCATGTTAAAATTTTATGAATTGTAATATGGTAATATGTTAGCGCTGAATAAAAGTGATTAACAATTGAAAAAATTTTTTTTAATAAAAAAAAAATAAAAATGTCCCGTTGAGTATGTTGTAGCATTTTGGTTCGTTAAAAATTTACAAAATTTGAGTAGGTATCCAATGAATTCCAGAGCGATAGGATCTTTTCTAAATTTTTAATAGATCATACATGATTTCCCAATCAATTGGATCTGGTGTAGTGTCCATTATATTCCAGGGTAATAAGATCTTTTCGAGATTTTGGGTAGGTAAATAGGTATCCATTGATTTCTAAAGCAATTATATCTTTTGAGGATTTTGTATAGTATCCATTAAATTCCAGAGCAATAAGATCTTTTCGAAATTCTATGTAGTATCCATTAATTCCAAATCAATAGGATCTTTTGAGTATTTTGTGTAATGTCCATTGAACTCCAAAGCAATCATATCTTTTGAAGATTTTGTATAGTGTCCATTAAATTTCAGTGCTATAAGATCTTTTTGAGATTTTGGGTAGATAAATAAGTATCAATTAAATTTTTAAGAAATTAGGTCTTTTCGAGATTTTGGATAAGTGGGTAGTAGGTAATTAGAGTCTTTTCGAGATTTTGGATAAGTGGGTAGTAGGTAATTAGAGTCTTTTCGAGATTTTGGATAAGTGGTAAATAGATAACCATTTAATTCCAAGATAATTAAATTTTTTGAGATTTTAAGTAAGTGTTTGAGTTCATATACAATGAGTTCAAGAGCGATGACATCTTTTTTTGGATAAACTACAACATTGAAAAATGTTGTGAAAATAACTTTCCTTATAAGATATCATCGCTCTTGAATTCATTGGATATTGACTCTTATTCATTTTAACCATAAGGGTTACCAATTCTAATATATGTTATAATCATTGATTATAATATTCTATCTCATACTGTTAATCAAGACAATAAATATTCACAAATAATGTGAGTGTCATTCCTATCCAGGTATTTGTCCTCTATCAACAACTTCCAAAATTCGTCGTCAGATTTGATTCTAATGCAGAAGTTATATACTTTTGTCCTTTTTGTATCGTCAGTATAAATCTTGGAATAAGTACCATACATAAGAAATGTTGGTATACAACTAGTGTCAAAACCTTCTTTCTCCATCATGTTTATTTGTTGTGTAATGTTTTTCTTATGAAGTTGCTTATTACTGAATATTTCTCTCGCATATGATTGTATACAATTACGTTTACAATCATAGTCGGATCTCCATTTAAAATGATTCATAATTTCATACCTCAACTCCTCTTTAAAGGATAAAATTCTGCAATCGAAACATGCAGTGTAAGAATTTGCGATGTTTATCGCTTTTTCAGAATATTTTTCTTTGTTTTTGTTTATCAGAGACATAAAGTGATAATTAAATCTTATGGTAGCAGTTGAAGCAAAGATTGATGTTAACTTCTGAATTCTTCCTGAATAAATATGTGGATAATATTCGTTCTTTTCCTCATTTTTATGTGGTTTAATTACCAATGTTATTTCATCTGAATGGGTGTAGCCTACAACACAATTGAATTTGATAATTAAATCATTAACTGTCAGGACCATAGCATCCGTAAAATTTTCGTCAAAAGGTTGTTTACAAACAGCATTTGTGAATTTCGAAAAGGAACAACCATCTAGTCTAAATACAATATATTCGTCGTTGCTTATACTGGCATCATGAATTTCTTCATACTTTTTCATGCGTTCACCAAGTGATAAACTTTTGTCTTCTTCCATGGTTTATAAAAATTTTCTTTTTGAAATTTTTTCAATATATTGATCATTTATAACTATGATAACTTATCCCTCTCATGTATGATTAAACAAATTAATGATATGTTAAATAGATATCAACCACACCATATGTTTGTTCAAATTGTCCGATAATTGTTTGCAAAAATTTCAAAAAAAATTTTTTGCTACAGTTTACAACATAATGGGTGATAAGGAGGAGTTTAAAAATTACATTGTGGATAAAGACGAGAAAATATTCATTAAACTAATAGATAAATATGGAGCTATAGGATTTATTTCAGATATGAATGGTGAATTAAAATACTGTTCACCAGAAGATAAATATTCTGTTAGAGGTATATCCTCACTGGGATTTAAAGTTAATTACAATTTTTTCTCATATTGTTTATTGAAGAGATATTGGTATGCTTTGTATCATATTATTAAAAATTACAGAGATGTCACTGAAAATTATTTTTATTATGAAGTAGATCATGAATATATAAGTGATAATAGCGGAATGTTTATTGATAATTTTTATTGTCGTAGATCTATGATGGCTCATATAGCATCTGAGATGTTGAATATAGCTATTGTTAAAGACGACACTAATTTTTACATATTACTGGAAATCATAGATATGTTAACAGATTATGACAATGTAAATTACTTACTTAGTATACTTAACGATAGAGATTTAATAAAAGATGATGAAATACAGTGCAGAGAGGTTAAGAAGAGTTTGCTTTTTATTTTCACATTCTTTAATTGTGATTTACCCGTTTATAAGAGGATAATATACAAACTTTTGTGTAAAAAGGGCAATTACTTCAATTATGAAATAAAATTATTATACAGAGAAGATGAACCAGCAGACATTGATATTTGTGAACATCAATTTGTAATTCATTTACTTAAAATGGTAACAGTGTGTTACACAGATTTAAAATACATGGAGCCGGTGAAAAGACGTCTTGAATTTGAAAATGTTGATTGTAATTTAGAAAAAGATAAATTTATGTTAAACAAAAATTTGTTCGATGATAATTGTATTAAATGGATTGCTTCTAACCCTCCCAGTTACAATCATATTTCCAGTTCAAATCTCAATGAAAATTATAACGAAGACATATACAGAAAAATCATTTTATGGTCAGCTGAAATTGTAGGTTATGATAAATGTGTAAGTATGCTTGATTATTATGCAAATGATTATTATAATATACATAAGGAGAATGAGAAACAACGTATTAAAATATATAGTAGTGAAAGATATAGAGATTATCAGATATATGACACGACCATATATGCCAAATATGATTTTGATTGGATTAATCACATAAGGGATACATTATTAAAAAAAAAATCATCTGACATAATGTCATTAATTGTCTACGTAAGCGACGACATGTTTAAAGTTGAATGACTTCATGTTAATTTATTTGTATTACAAATAAAATGTATAATAACTTTCAATAACATATATGGTTTACCATATAATATGGGTTATTACAATTATAATAGCATCGACACTGGTAGATTTGTCTGAAACGGAACATGGTTTAAATGGAGTCTATCCGTTTAACAAATATTCATATCAATTTTTATGGTTTGATAGAATTATGGCGATTACGCCAGTTACTTATCATACAAAAAAATAAATTTTTTTGCTTTGGAGTCATATGTATATTCATTTCTGAAAATTTCAATTTCAATTATAAAATTGTATTCACCTTAACACATTTATTATGGCATATAGCAGCTTACCATACAATATATCTGTACTTCATTGACAATTTATGAATGATTTTATTTGTAATACAAATAAATTAACATTAATAATTCAAAGAGTCAAGTTTAACAAATGTCCTAGAAAAATAGTTGAATATTGGTACATGTAAATCTTTATTACATTTTGCAATAAATTCACTATATTTATTCAAAGGCAATTTACTCAAATAATTATTCAACAACATATACAATTGTTTCTTACACCTCGAGTTGTATAATTTATTTAAACACACATGTATATCATCAATTTCTTTATCGGCCTTCTGATAAATATTGACAATATGGGATGCTACGTGATCTATTCCAACATCTCCTAAATAATTGCAAATTCCAAATAGTTTCAAACAGTTATCATCTCTGACATCACCTGTTCTAATGTAATTAATGTATATGTCAATGTTTTCATAATATTCGCTGTCATAAATGTTCACACCTAATTTATTTGTTTTATTAAACAAACTGAAAAGTAAGCATCTTTTAATCAAAACAATTCTTGGCACGGTTGCACTTTTATCTGATGTGGACGATTTAAATGTTATAAATTCATCTGGTTTATTTATCAAATCAACATCCGACACTGAAAAATTATCAATTATACACTTTGATTGTATATATAAGACACTACCATCTATATAGTATTTATCATCCAATATGTAGAAGATCCTGTTGTAAATTTCGTCATTTTTATTCAAAATTCTTTTACATGCTCCGTTATACTCCATAGTATTATAATTGTTGAAATCAAATATTTTATTCATTCCCTTAAAGTCATTAACAAAAAGAACAGTTGAACGACTTATCTTTTTTAAACTTATTCCACTAGCATAATCTTTAATGATACTATTGATACTTACCTCTTGAGCAGCGCTAAAATTAAAATCATATATAAATATGCTATCGGATAAAACTACATATAACTTGTTATTCACAAAAATATTAATGTTGTTGACAGCTCTAGTCCTTATCTTAAACTCATCCGTCTTATTTGTGGTCAGATTTATAATTTGTAAAGTAGTTGCGTTATTGAATAAAAGGTAAATATGTTGTCCAGATTTGAAAGTAAAGAAATTGTAAAAATTCTTTCTTTTATATTCATATTTTTGTAACGTCCCGATGTTTGATTCATTGTATAGCACAACATCATCATTTACACTCGTTTTATAAACGCAATCATTATATGAAAACATATAAATATTATCGTCAATAATATAACCATGACTACAATCTGTAAACATTATATATTTATTTATAGCATAGGTGCTCAAATCCATCGAAATATAAACTGCATGAACATTATCTTCATATTCATATCTGTATATAACGTGAAGTGTATCATTGTATATTTGTGATGACAATATCTCGTCAAAGGTAGTATCACATATGGTGACTTTGTTGTATATGGACATGTTTAAAATTTCTTGTCAAATTTAACATTAAAAAATTTTTTTTTAATTCACACTTTTGTATAAATAATATCATTGATATTATTATATAATGTATTCACGTTTAAATATTACCAATTTGATTTATGAGGTTAAGATTCCATACTGAAGCAGATTCGCCATCAACTTGGGCATACCACATATATTTCATTCTTAAACTATACTCGTATGGTTTAAACATAACTCCACCGTATTCTTTTCTAACCCATGAAAAATTAAGTGAAGTCATATTATTTTTTGTTTTATACAATCTATGCAATTTTGGAATATCCTCAGGTTTTATAACCAAAATTTTATTAGAATTATCAGTTCCAGACGCCTCCTCACTCCAGTTAATAAAAATGTCATCATTTATTTCAAAATAAAATTTCTTCATATGATATGATTGTTTCATTGAACTCATTATAAAATCATAAAATGTATGAGAATTCTTGTCGGACACAACAGGTGATACCCAAAATCCAGATGGTTTAAAATCTCTCAGAATTATTTCTTTGTTCTTTTTAATGTCATATTCTTCATCTGACTCTATGTCAACTGTATATTGTCTATTTGGATCAAATTTAAAGTTATTCACATCTTTGACGGCATATTTATTACATAAGTGTACAAATTTCATTGTGTATATTTTTTTCTTAAAATTTTAATAATTTTCTTAATTTTTCTAATTTTTGCAATGCATTTATATTTATAAAATATAAATATTTCTTATCATGTAAACTTATTTTCCCTCAATTATAACAACTGGTTCGTCATATGAATTTGTAGTATATGATAAATCAATATTTTTCATATTTTTCAACATATTTAGTTTCTTGATTATATTATGTATTTCCAAATATGTTAAATTTTTCACCTTAATGTTTATTCCCATACACCTTACTATGTCAAATTTTTCACTTTCAAAGACACGCGGATCTGGCTTAAATATAATGTTCCTAATAGATGTCTTATGTTTGTATATTTCATCAATATTATTTTCATAATAGTGATACAATTGATAATTTTCCATATACGATGTATTAAAACGATTCGTAAGTGAAGATATTGCTACTGTAAATTTGCATAATTCATTATCATTTCTTGTATATAATTCGGGAATAACATCACTAAAATCATCATCAATACTAATTATTATTATATTCATATCACCATCTAACAAAATATTTTCCATACCATCCAACACGTCATAATTTTGTAATCTTTCAAAGATTTGTGAATAAGTACAACCGTCAGTCATAATCCTCTCTCGTAATCCATCTCTTAAAGGTAATATTACACTAGTAATAACTGATACTTCAACCATTATTTTATTTAAAAAACCCATATAGTACCTATATAATTTATTTTTTCTTTCGTTACTACCGTACCTAAAATGTGAGTACGACGAGGCTATAACAGCATGAAATTTACCAATAATTTTTTCATCCTCACTGTAACTGTTGATATTGAATGGACCTTCGCTCGAAGACATATTTATTTTTTTGAAAATTAAACAAACTCACATCATCTTTAAAGATATTTGTATTCAATGAATACAAATATAATGTCTACTTTTTATTTAAAAATTTCAATATTTTAATTTATCAATATTTTTAACATTTTTTTAATTTTCCAAAAATATTACCAGTGACATTTTACTTAAATCTTCAAATGATAGAGCATATGTATATGATATTCTTTTTACAGTGTCCATTGTATATAACGCATTTATAATCATATGAATATCTCTGTATGTAAAATCAACTATTTCTATTTTATTTTGTTTCTTATCAAGTACTAATATAATTTTCTTGACAGATGATGGATGTTCATAAATTTCTTCCAGTCTATTTCTATAATAATAATATAATTGATAATTATTCAAATATACAAATGATGAATCATTTATTAACGGTGATATAGACGCATAAAATTTACATATCTCTCTATCAGCTTCTGAATATGAACTAGTATTAACAGATGTAAAATCATCATCTATATTTAAAACAATTATATTTCTGTCTTCATCTATTAACGTACCAATAACACCATCTAAAACATCATATTCTTTAAGTTTTTCAAAAACTTGCGAATAGGTTTCACCTTCTGTAAACACACTTATTCTTTCTCCACCTTGTTGTTTAAATGAAACACTTTTAAATTCAACTATTTCATCCATTATATTTTTGATCATATTCTTATAATAATTGTATATATAATTTTTTCTTCTGTTTCCAAAATCACAATTATAATAAGCCGATCCCATTACAGCATGAAATTTTCCAATTATCTTTTCATTATTGGTAAAGTCTTCTATTTTATATTCATCGTTTGTCAAATTGATTGACAGTTCCATTCCGATACTACTATATTTTATGTCATCGTCAGACATTTTTAATTTTTTTATTTTTAAACAAAAATAAAAAATCAATATATGATTATAGTTGATTTTGTCTTTAATGTGAAATAATCATATAAAATTATCACATATTAGGATGGAATTTGTTAGACACCATAGTAATCCAGAACTACAAAATTTGGCTAAATTGTATCCAGAGGATGAAGCTGATAAGTATAGAGCATTTATTCAAGGTGATGATGGTGAAACATGGTATGAACTTGATTTTAAAAGAGTTTTAAAGGATACAACCAAAATACATTATAGAAATTTAAATAATATTTCAGTACGTGAACGCGACAGTATTTTCACAAGTGTCGATTATCATAAAAGTAACAATGTTAACAAAAGTATTTATGAAGTTGTTGATGCTGTTTATAAAACTTCTCATATCATCTTAACGAGATACGATCTTAATTATATACTTTCTGCTATTGTATATATTATGGATAATTACGAGAATATAAGGGATATGAAGAAAGATAAATATGACGTGGAGATATTTACAGAGATACGTAATAATTATATAGATTTGCAAATTAAACTTTATGATGAAGTAGATAAATTGTTGGAAGGCCCTTTTACTATGTATGACCTCATGAGCAGATTAAAAAAGTGTAGAATGAGATATGATGATGTAGATAAACGTGTATATGATAGAAGCAATTTGTTAAACATGATTAAATTGAATCACTTTCTAAGAGAAAATCTTGTTGCTCCTATTCCTGAAGAAGAATATCAACATCAAATACATAAATGGCATCATTGTGGGTTTATCCAAGATTTTGAAGATGATATTGAAAATTCATTTCTCTTTAGACATAAGAAAACATACATTGAAGAATGGAAGGATCTATCTGGTAAATTTAAGAAATGGGCTTCTATCTTTGACACATTATGTGATAATTTTCAAGATGTTGAATGATATTATAAATTATAAAATTTATAATTAATTATAAAAATATAATTTAAAATAAATAAATAATATTATGGAATACGAAACAGACTATAAAAAAGAGTTTGACAATCTACACACTGATTCAGATTATGATAATTTGTTAAAACAGTATCCTGAGGAAAAAGCAGGTGAATATAGGGCATTTATACGAGATAGTGACAATAAGACATGGTATGAGCTTGACTTTAAGAGAGTTTTGAAAGAAACTACAAAAATACATTTTGAAATTCTTGATAGTTTGGTCATTCGCAAACGAGATGATTTATCCACACCTACTTGTGATGTTGATGGAGATAAATATGATGACATGATGGCTAATATGGATAGTGTTTCTGATTCCATTCATAAATTGATCAGTTATTCCGCTGAAAAAAAAGACATACATTATTTGATTTCTGCTATTACATATATTAAAGATAATTATAGGTTTATTGATCCAGAAGATAAAGAAAAATGTGATTTGGATACTCTTAAGGAGTTTGACAAAGAATTCAGAAATACCTATGTTGAAAAATATGGAAATATTGACACATTATTAAGTGGACCATTTACCGTTGATGATATCATGAAAAAATTGGATTCCTGTAGTGAAAGACATGAAAATGATAAAAAATTTCAAGAACAAAGATATAAAAAACTGGACAAAGTCAGATTGGAAGATGCACTTAAGAATGATTCTATCATACCCATTCCAGAAGAAAAATACCAATATTTTTTACACAATTGGTACCATTGGTCATTTGTTCAAGAATATTATGAAGACTTAGAGAATCAAACTAAATTGGAGGATATGGATTCACACATTGAAGAATGGAGAGAGATTTCAAATAAACTTAGAAAGTGGGCCAATATTTTCGATACATTGTGTGATAAATTTAAGGACAGAGAATAAATCATTTTATATTATTATCTAATAGATAATAATTTAATAACAAAATTTAGGCTAATTTATTTATAGATATAGTACTAGAAGCAATTTGTGTATCACTATTGAATGCATATATATACAACGTTATTGTTTGATTACTATCTGTTACATCAATAAAAAATGTTGTGGTTATAATATCAACAATCACATTTGTTTTTGTCACGAAATAAGCATCAGTACTTAGAATATTTATATCTCCATATAAAAGTATGAAATAATCTGCCACTACTGATTGTGTTAAGATATTTGTGCTCAAACTTATTGAATATCTGCCTGTATTTCCAAATGTAAAATATGATTGAATTGGTGGACCAGCATTATAAGTATATGATAATCCATCTATTTCATTAAAGAAAAATGGAGGAATATTTGTGAAAGCAATTGGTGTATAATTATTACTCGGTATAATCTGTCCAAAATTTGACGCTCCCAAAATTTGTGTTGCTGCTGACGGCCCTGTAACTCCCATCTCTCCCACTTGACCAGTAGCACCCATTTGTCCGGTAGGTCCCATTTGTCCAGTTGGTCCAGTTATGTAAACTGGGAATGGTATAATACATGGATCGTTTTTATTATTACATTTACAGTTATAGTTATAATTACAGTTACAATTATGTTCTTTTCTTATATTTAATTTTCCATTGTTATAAATTGCTCTCTCATGCTTACAATAATCGATAAATTCAAAACAAGGGGGTAATTTACATAATTTATACTCTTTGCCAATAAGTTTAAATAATTTACATCGTAAACTGCTGTTCAATAATAAAACGTATTTTTCATTTACATTATTTATATCTTCGTCGTCATATAATATTTTACCGTGAAATAACATCCCCTCTTTTCATGTATAAATAATTGTAATATTTTTTTCTAAACATTTATTTCGTTATGCATTTATTTCGTTATGCATTTATACCGTGTTTAATTTGCTTGTCAGCACTTCAAAGAAATTGTTCTCAATTACTCTGTCATACATGTAATTAGCTGCGTCATTAAAATCACGAAATTCTTCCTTTTTTGTCATATTATCATATAACATAATACCATCATGAGCTCCTTCATTTTCACTTCTCCACGCATGTGATAATTCATGTATGACTGTTGTTGATGGAAACTTTTTACCAAAGTAATCACTGTCCAAGACATATTTTATTATGCTTCCTTTATCAAATTGAAAATCATGATTCTTCATATATTTTGTATTTATTTTAATAATGTTGTCTGTGATATGATATGATCCTCTCACGTTTGCATCCATTAATTCAAATGATACTAAAGGTGTGTCCTTCACAAAATATTTGTTATAAACATCAAGAGATCTTCCTACTTCCCAAAATGATTGAACAAATGCATATGTAAATATTTTAGTCTTATTTGACACCTTATACTTTCTCTTTGTTACATTACCAGTGTTAATATCCACATCCACATCTTCTTCCTCATTGACAATATTCTTATTTTTAGTGCTTAGCCATCTATATGCAACTTGCAATGTTAGATAATGTGTATTTTCTTCAACAATTTTATCAGATGCAAGAATATGCATAATCTCTGCTAAAGGCAATGGAAATGGTGGATTATAACTCCTATAGTATAAAACAAAAGTTGAAAGATTTATATCACTTTTTCCACTTTTCGATGGTAATATCTGTTCGACTGGAGCGGGTGATAAATAATCATCAACAATATTCAGATATGGATGTTGTAATTGTTTTAAATATAATGAATACAGACCAGTATCATTAATGGAATATTCTATATCCTTAATACTTATTACATTTTTTGTATTCAGAGTGTATTTATTACCCTGCATTCTTTTTATCACGTTTCTATTCAAATCAAAATGAACTCCTGTAAGAAAATACGGTCTTATTTGTAACATACTACTGTCATAATCTTCTCCATATAGCTTCTTATACCATTTCATATCACCAAAATCTGTCACTTCCCCATGTATCAATAATTTAAATGTTTCCAGATCATTTAAAACTTCACCACCTAAAGTGACGATGGATTTATAATTAAAAGGTATAATGTATCCAGTACCGTACTTATTATTTATCACCATAGATAAATGTTTTACCTCTGGCATATTCTCACCGTTTAACACAACGTTCTTCAAAATATTAACTTCGTCTTTAATATAAGAGAGAAGCTTGACATAATCTTCAATATTTTTGTCACCCGTCGATTTAAAAGTAACTTCAAACTTTGTTATACTTTTATCTTTCCTAGCACCTCTTGTATCATAATTACGTTTCTCAATATATAAACTTCTATTTATATCCACTACTCTTCCTCCCCTAACGACAGGTACATCCTCCCATTTAAATGTACAATCTCCAGAATATGTAATATAATTTATTCTCTCGGCATGTTTATATATGTAAAAATATCTATTGTCAAGTTTGAAATATGGTATAAACATTGATATTAATTTATCCTCTGTCGTAGTATACATGTTGGCTATACTACAGTATATACTATCTGTGTTACGTGAGATATCAATTGTTAAGTAAGATGTACTCATTGTCATAACTGATATTATATTATGTAAATAATCTACAGCCGTATCGTTTATTAAAATATCCAATATTTGCAAATTATCGCTAACTCCGCCGTATACATCGTCAATGTCAACATAATCATTAATATCATAAAAATTAAAATTATTGTAAGTATATACTTTTTTTATCAAATTCTTAATGCTGAAAGATACATCATATTCATATATATCTCTGTTAACAATACTACTGACTCCAAACTGCTGTCTGTATATTTCATATGATTTTTTCACAGGATCAATAATCGTAACCTTTAAAACATCATCAAATAATATATACGATGTTACATATTTAATCAATAGATCATAATTGCTTTTTGTCCCAAATGTTCGAATCCATAAATTTCTCAAAAATAGAAAACTTTCAAGATTGTCATCCACATTAATTAATGTATATACAACAGACAAAAACACTAATTCATATTTACTTTTAATGTAATCATATCCATATGAAGGTAATATAAAGTATGTATATGGAAGTATATATGTTGGAACATATGTTGTCTTTTCCTTTAAAACGTGGTCGACATGATCTTTTAAAATATCAAGAAACATGCCGCTGATCTTTAAACCATGTTTTGATATATTTTCGTTCATTAAATTATAATATGATGTCATACTCCTTATGTTAATACTTGGTCTTAATGTTGGTTGTGAAAAACCATATGTATATGCACTTGGCCTCAATTGATCAAAAAGTTTGTCGTACAAGTAAAATAACTTTTTATAAAATTCTGTGCTAACATTCATGTATGTAAACATGATGTTCAAAAAATAAACATACATTTTTGGAAGATCACCTATGTCATACCATGTTGACATTCCCAATATTTTCTTATAATTATTTATATACTGGCTCCTCAAATCTTTCTTAATAAATTTGGGTACATCTACATTAACATTCAAACTTAGCTGTGGGAATAAAATAAGCAATTCATCCTTCCAATTCTTCTTCATAATGAAATCCCTCCTTAAAAATAATATAGAACTACTATATGCATAGTCTGATACTGGTAAATTTTCACCTTTAAATACAAAAATATTTTTGTTGTTGATAATACTATCTTCGAATCTAAAATTTTGTAACAAATGACTTTCAATTAATGGATGTAATGTATCTTCGTCAGGAATACAATTTTCCGTTATTTTTTCATACATGGGCAGGTATATATCAGGAACTATATAAAATCCATTATTCAGATAGTTAACGATGGTGTTATCTATTATGTTTTCAATATGTGATGAAATAAAAGGATGTCTCTCAGCATATTTTCTTATGATCCTCTTTAAAGTAGCATATTTACCGCTATTCTCCATGCACAAAGTAAACAAATGCTCAACATTAATGAGAAATTCATTTTGTACCAATTCATTGTCCAATTGTATATCATCTCTTGATGATGGTATTGGTGTACTACTGTTTAACTGTATAAGAAAAATATATCTTTCCTGATTATCCTCTTCCTCTTCTTCCTCTTCTTCATCTTCTATTTCATCACCATATACTATTAGATTCTTCATATTTATAGCTTTATCTGTATACACTATTATATCACCAACTAAAATGTACAAATTATTATATTCAAGTGTACTTTCAATAGATGTCAACCTTCCAATTCTGGGTGTATAAACAACATTACTTTTTATACCTTTTGATGAAATGCTGGGAATTAACAAAGTGTTGATTAAAGTGTCTTTTGAAATACCTGTTGCATAATCATCTATCCCAATATATTTGCTTTGTAAAACTACGTCTATTCTATTGTTCAAGTCACCATTGTTTATGTAATTTTTTGTATTGAATATGTTTGCAGTTATACTTGAGCTTGTTGTATATTTGAGCTTTAACAACTCAACAATATAATTATCAATATCGACACCAACATCTGCATATATGTCAATTTTAAGGCCCGATTCATCTAAATTATCTTCAAGATCTGTTATTTCTACTGAAAAATCATATACATCTTCCCCAGGACATGATATGCATTTTTGCTTTATTGTTGCTGTCCATGAACCTGATGCATGATAAGATGTTAACTTCATCATATTATTGGGGTTTTTCAATAATATTGTAAATAATGAAAAAAAACCAAGACCAAACTTGCCAACGTTTTTATTTGTACTCTTTTCATCTAAACTGTTATAAGCATCAATACTATTTACAACTGGTTCTAATATACATTGAAATTCATTTGAAAATATACTGCTAGCTGCCGTTACAACAAGATTTCTACTCATAATTTTGGCATAAACAAAACCATCACACGATCCATTTTCTACAGGTTCATTCCTAATCTTTGAGCATATTACATCTGATAGTGACAATATTGTTTTCATTTATTATGTAATCTGTAGTTTATGAAAATTTTTCATAAAATAAATTGTAATTTTTTTCTATAAATTAATTTTGTATTAATTATATATTCTCGTCATAATATCAGTTACAATTTCTTTTGTTTTATTGATTTCTTCTTCTGCATGTGAATTAATCTCTGATATGGATAGATATCTATTGTATGATGAATGATTTGGAATTAAAGCAAATTTGCCGAACTTGAACCCGTTACTGTTATAATAATATTCCCACATTTCTATTACTTCATCCTCATTGATAAACGTGCCATTTACATCAACGAATATGTCCATACTGTAAATATACACTAATGAATGTACAATCGCTTTAAACTCCTCACCGTTTGGCAACACATCATACATGAAAACATTATATATTTCTGAATCACTAAAAATGAAAGAATTTAAAATAAAACTGAATAGATAACAATCACATTCCATATATGATTCTACAACATCATTCTCGAAATTAAAAAACATCATCGTCACAAAATATTTGGTCAAATTTAAAAATATTTTCGTTGTCATTTTGTTCATGTTATCAGTTTATGGAAGTTATTAAAATATAATCATTGATTATATATTCAAAAATAGAAACGAGATGATTATTTAAAATATATAACATTAATTTAGTCATATATGTATATTCTACCTATGATATCCAATACGATTTTATTTGTTTTATTAATTTTTTCTTCTGCTTGTAAATTAATTTCCGAATCAGTTAAATCTCTATTGTATGATGAATGGTTTGGCTAATACATCAGCAGCTATTTTAATGATCTTCCTCTTTTAAGTTTATAAATTATAATAAAGTATTGATTTAAAAATTTATTCATTTTTTAAAAATAAATGAAATCATATTATTGATAAATTTTTTAATTAAAATATAAATTTGAGAAATGGAAATTGATAAAATGCAAATTGACAATAGTTATTCGGGAAAAGCACTTTCCTCTACTAGCTCACAAGCTACATATAATGTTTTTGATTTAATAGACTCTTACGATGAATTAAAAGCAATAGTACCCGAAATACTTGACGATGATAGACTTAAGGGTATGTCTAAATCATTTTATGTAATATGTACGAATGAGGTAGGTTATGTAGTTATTGTAGAAAATTTTGAAAGTGCATCATATGAAACACAAAGTTTATTTATATCAAAATTGCTACCACAAATTTGTGAGATATCTAACACTGAACATGGGGCTGATTTAATTTATAACATGGTATTATTATCACCGAGTAGTATTCAAATTATAATTAATTATATACAATATGGACTACTATATTTTGGAAATTTTGGATCGCTGCTAGTTTGTAATATACTTAAAAGTGTGGCACCCATCTATTTGGATACATTATTATTACAACTTATAAATAACTTCGAAAAATTATCTGTGTCTGAACCAGGTAGCAAAATGATTTTAAAACTTATTGAGATGCCCCTTGATTACAAATATGTTAGATTAATTCAAGACAAGGTTATGAAGGATTTTTTTGTCCTATGTTGTAGCAAACATTCGTATAGAATTATTAGAAATTGGATACAGTTATATCCTCAATATATGTGGAACATAGTTGATCTTATAATTAGAACATGGAGATCTGACCAGCCAAGTATAATCACTTTGACAAATGATCAATATGCAAAATATGTTATTGATATAGTTCAAAAACACATTGATTCACTACCAGATCTTAAGAAAATAATTCAAGAACAAATTAAAAATTACGATCCTCACCATATCAGACGTCTAGAAGAAAAAGCAGCATCTGTAACTAAGAAAAAAGTGGACATGGTAGAAAATAAGAAAGTGGAAAAGGTGAAGAAAACACCAGCTGTAAGTAAAATGATTTTTATGATGGATCCTAATGAGATTGAAGCAAATATGAGTAAAACACAGTTGAGGAAAAAAATTCAAAGGGAAAAACAAAAAGAGATTGAAGATATGATTGCTAAACCATTTTCTTCACAATTTGTTCCAGAGAAAAAACCTGGGAATGATGAAAAAAGAAAGGAGAATAAGGTAAGTGAAAAAGATAGAATGGATGAGGAAGAAGATGAAAGTGAAAATGATATTCCTGTAGATAAAAGTGTTTTAAAAGTTACTTGTGATTCATCCGATGATAACAATAAGCGCGATCTTTCAATTTCTTTACCTGTACAAATGGCATTTGCTTTTACAAATAACAATGTAAAAAATAATAATAGTGATAGTTTGATTCCAGATGAAGATAGAAAACCTTTATGGGATGATATGATAGATGCTACACCATATTATGGATTTTACACTATACCTGAAGACGAATATTATATAAAACCTGAGGTGGAAGAGAAAACTGTTAAAGTTATTTCAGCTCAGACTGTTCTACATTATGAACCAGATGATAACGATTTAGATTTATTGGAAGATGGTATGCAGAATTTATATCCTAATCTGGATATCTACGAAGATTATGATGATCGTAATGATTGGATTATACATGATTATGATATTGATGAAATCTTTGAAAGAGAGAGGGAATGGAAAGAGGAGGATTTCTTTAAACAACTTGAATTTGAATCTCATTTGACATCTATTGGTTTATCAGGAGATAGTGTTGAAATTGATTGGAAAATAGGGGACAATTGTGAGGTGTGTATTAGTGAAAAAACAATATATTTTACAGAAAAACATATTAGCTGTAATAATCTTATGCTCGGTGAAATTTATAATAATAAAGACAAATGGTTGGTAGGTAAAATATTTGGTTTATCAAAAGGTAAAATTAATGAAAAATCTAAAATGTATCAAATTAAATTACCTCTTAATCATAATATAACTGTAGTAAGTATATCAGAATTTATGAGACCTATAATCAAATATAAAGAATGTGAAAAATTAAAATAATTTAATATTAATTATTATTAATAATTAACAAATTGATTTCGTTGTATTTTATTTTAGGCTAAAATGAACCGCAGTGCAGGGAGAGGTAATAATAAAAATAATAATAAAACTATTACAATTAATGAACCTATTGCGAATAAATCACCTGTTACAAATAACGCTACTGTTTCTGTGAATAATGCACTTATTGCAAATAAATCGCCAATTATTACAAATAATACATTTGTAAAAGATCCTAATGAACAATTGGAGAGTGAATTTTGCGATGTATGTATACAATATAAATTGTCTTTAAATCACAATGTAAAATATGATTTTTATTGCTATAATTGCTAATTACTGCATAATATCTTACAACAATGCTGTAAGATGATTAATATATGCAGCTGGTGTATTTATTACAACTGATACGGATATTTATCATTTATGAGCGATGTTCACTTAATACTATTTTACCACTAATTAAGTAATAGAATTATTTCTAATAAATAATAACATTGTCGATAATTATGAGAAGTAACAATTATTGCAAGGTATATCCATGTTCTGCATGACAATTAATTACAACTGATATGGATACCCCTTGTGAATACATATTCTACAAACATGTATTCACTGCGTCCCACCCACCCAACCCTGGAGCTTATCGCACCTAATTAATATTTATGCTTGTTTGGAATATTTTGCACATATTGTTATTATTTCATTTGATTAATATTAAGAATTTAAAAATTCCACCTTACAACCTCCGCTCGTATTTTAACTATTAGTTAAAAATTAGAATTCGCTAGCGCTAACACCGACTATAACCACGCTTACGCGTGAAATACGCTCGCAAGCTCGCTGTTTTAAGTATTGGCTAAAAATTAGAATTCGCTATCGCTAATACTGACTATAACCACGCTTACGCGTGGAATACGCTCGCAAGCTCGCTGTTTTAACTATTAGTTAAAAATTAAAATTCGCTAGCGCTAACACTGATTATAACCACGCTTACGCGTGAAATACGCTCGCAAGCTCGCTGTTTTAACTATTAGTTAAAAATTAAAATTCGCTAGCGCTAACACTGATTATAACCACGCTTACGCGTGAAATACGCTCGCAAGTTCTCTGCCTATCTTACCGACTTAAAATACAAAGAGATGAAAAGGTATTAGCAAGACTAAACTAACTGTAGAGGAACCAGTGTCTATAAACGATGGAAAAATAATCATCATTGTTTGATAAAAGATTTAAGTAGATTGTTAACAGCACAACAATCTAAACATGAAGGTAAGAAATATTATTGTAGAAAATGCTTAAATAACTTCCACAGCTAACAAACATTATTAACTCACAAAAAATACTGCAGAAATGAGGAGGCAAAATAACTATGCCCTCAGAAGGATCAATATTAAAATTCGTAAACCATCAAAACAATATGAGAGTTCCTTTTATAATTTATGCAGACTTTGAAGCATATAACATACCAGTTTATGGAGGTGACACCAATAAAAATAATAAAACAGATGAACATATAGCTCAGCTACTCAGAAGAATAACTATTATCAAAGAATTTAGATAAAATTGGCTAAGGAAAAAATCACCGTTGGTGATTTTTTAAGGCGAATTTTGCGCCAGCGCAAAATTCTGGTTCCACCCAAATCATCCTCGTCCAAATTTCCTCCGGAAATTTCTGGGACGGGATTTGGGATGGAAGTCGGGGGTAATACTATAGAATTTAATTTAAATTCTGACCCCCTACATTTGACACTCGCTTCGCTCGTTTCTAACTATTAGTTAAAAATTAAATTCGCTTCGCTAACACCATATATACACACGCTTCGCGTGGAAAACGCGAGCACAGCTCGCTGCCTACTTAACACTCTTAAAAGCTAGTTATATCATTTACGGTGTTGAAACTTGTCCTACTACTGGTAGAATTCATCACCAAGGTTATGCTGAATGGGAAACTAATCAGAGATTTAATACTCTATATAAATCAGGAATTAGTCATTGGGAAAGAAGGCTTGGAACACAACAAGAAGCAATTGACTACTGTAAAAAAGATAAGGACTATCATGAGATAGGAACTAAAAAAGAATATGCTGGCAGAGGTAAAAGAACCGATATCGCTGAGGTTAAACAACTTGTTGCCGATGGTAAAGGTATGGCCGAAATATACGATGTTTGTACTAGTTTTCAAGCCTTGAGATTTGCTGAAGCTGGACTTAAATACAAAGAAGTCAAAAGAACTTGGAAACCTAATGTTTATTGGTATTGGGGTTCTACTGGTACTGGTAAAACAAGACAAGCTGTCACTGAAGCTGTCGACTTCTGGATGTCTGGTAAAAACCTTAAATGGTTTGAAGGCTATGATGCTCATAAAAATGTTATATTCGACGATTTCAGAGCTGAACACTGTGAATTTAGTGACCTATTGAGACTATTAGATAGATATGAATATAGAGTCGAATGTAAAGGTGGATCAAGACAATTTTTGGCTGAAAATATTTGGATCACAACTACCTCTCCTCCGGAATTGTTGTATCATAATAAAACAGGATCTTATACAAGAAAAATAAACCATCACAAGCCCAGCTCATTTTGCTATTACATAAAATGCTTTGATGAAAGCATTTATAACAAACTACCAGTAAAATATTCTGCAAATTATGATAACGAAGATGTTGCTCAAATATTTATAGATAAACTGGAAGAAGAGGTTAAGGAAATATATGAAAAATTTAAAAAATACAAATTTCAATGA